ACGACCCGAAGATTTCTCCTCGGATCGTCTTTGAATTTAAAGGATTGCTCTTAGATTCCCTTATTGTCTCCGTAGATACCAAGTAGTTCCTTCACAACTGGGTGACGCTCAACATCCTGACGAGCAAACTTGATAACATCAATGTGCTTCGAAGACTCGAAGCGATTGAGGAAGTCAGCTAAGCCGTTGTCTGCACCACGGTCGCTCTGTGCCAAGTCACCGGTAACTACCATCTGCGAGCCTTCGCCAATACGAGTAAGGATCGACAGTAGGGAGTTTGGAGTAGTGCCCTGGGCTTCGTCAACTAGAATGTAGGAATTCTTAAAGGTTCGACCGCGGATAAAAGCGATTGGGACCATCTCAATGATATTTTCTTCCAGCATAGTCTGGATTTCAATTTGGGTATAGAACTCAGCAAAGACGTCAAGAACTGGCATCATCCAAGGAGTCATCTTCTTAAGAATGTCACCTGGCAAGTAGCCAATGTCTTTGTCGTCAACTGCGACGTTTGGTCGGGTGATAACAATCTTCTCTACTAGACCTGCTTTGAAGCACTTGATTGCGTGTAGGGTTGCGAGAAGAGTCTTACCGGTGCCTGCTGGGCCAACAGCAAATGTCACATACTTGCTGGGGTCTTCTAGACTAGCTAGGAGATTTTCCTGAGTCAGATTGCGTGGAACAATGTCAACGCGCTGCTTCTTTGGCTTTTGAGGGAAGTTTAGCTCAATAACATTAGATGTGCGATCCTGCTGCTGGTATCGTCCGCCACGGGCACCTGCTGGGGCACCAATGTTACGGTCTGCACGAGGATTGGCGCGGTTGGCGCCCTTTGCACGAGTCTGTTTAGCCACTTTCGACCTCCACAAATGAGGGTTGTTATTGCGGACTGCTCGAAAGTATTTAACTAATCAGATTACTCAAAAGTGTGTGCTTTAAGTCATGGGAATGGGCCACTAAATAGCGGCCCATTCTAGAGTTATTAGATGAGGATGGGTCCACCATCTAAGAGTTTGATACGCTGGTAGATTTCATCCCAGCCACTAACCCTGACTACTCGGTCATCAACATAGCGTTCGTTGTGCTTATAGTTGATCAAGAAGCTAGTGTGACCCACGTCAGCACCTGCGCTGGCATGCTTCATCTTATCCTCAACCCAGTAGGTTGGCTTATAGCGAGCTAAGTGAAGTGCTTTGCTCTCAGCCAATCCCACGCAATGAAGCGTATCGAAGACGCCAAAGCCAAACACCTCATTGAGGTTGTGCCAGCGACCCACATAGGTTTCTTCATCAGTTGCGCACGCCGTGATAGCTACGAAGCGATAATCCTCGTCATGTAGTTTTTGGACGTTTTCGACCACGCCAGGTAAAGGCTTGAAGTTCTTCCAGAACTCAGGATCGCCATTGAAGATACGGATCATGTCACGTGATTCTTCGAGGCTTGTTCCTAGCCAATGCTCTACATGCCAGAAGTCTTGTAACTTGCCAGGAGCATCACGGTGCTCTGGATAAGTCTGCCTGACCCAATCCTCGAAAGGATTGGCCCAGTCAAAAAGTACCTCGTCGCAATCAGTCAGGATTACTTTGGTCACTTAGTTCTCCAATAGGTTCAGGCTTCAACGTGATCTCATAGTTGTTGAATTCTTCAGCACCTGTTTCACGAATCCTAACATCAACCCAAAGTTCACCGGCTGCGATGCGCTCTGGGGTATTGTTGTGTTCGTTACAACGGACTGCAAATTCCTTAACCTGAATGTTACCGTTCAGGGCTTCATACAGGGCATCAACCACTTTGTCACGAGTTTCCTCGTCGTTGTCCTGAAACTTGAACTCATTGAGGACTTCAAAGATTTTATTCTGCATCGGTGGTCTCCTCCGTAGCGTCTACAACTTCTTCGGTCTTGGCCGAAAAGCGGTCAATAAATTCCTGAACCTTCTTGAGGTTCATTGGATCCTTCTGAATCCAAGTTGTGAGTGCTGCCTTGACGTCATCGAAATAACGCGACACAAACATGTTGAGAAGCTTCTCTTGCTCAGCCGCAACATCAATACCGCGAGCCTTGAGAACCTTGTTTTCGAAAAGGTCAATGACCATTTCGGCAGAGGCCATCTGCTTAGTGGAGACACGATCAACAATGACCATGTTTTCAATAGGCTCCCACTCGGCATTCTCACCAAAGTTCTTGGCACGGCTATCCTGGCCACCAGCAAGGACATAAGTGTAGGAAATCACCATGAAGGGGCGATTGCGAAGATAGTTAGACATTCTTTACCTCAAAATTCTCGTAGGGGATTTCAACCACCTCTACGCCTGCTTCAATGAAACGCCGCTTGCTATCCTCGAGGATTGCTGCCCATCGTTCTTGTTTATCTGGTGGACAACTCGGAGCGACCACCCTCGTTATACCTGCTTGGATCATGTGAACCGCACAACGATCACAAGAGAAGAATGGCCAAGTGTAGAGCGTATTACCACGAACCTGATCATGAGCACTCAATACGGCATTCATCTCACAATGGATGATGTAGCTGTATTTGGTCTCTCGGTCTTCATACCGCTCAGGAGTATCCTCAATACCACGAGGAAAGCCATTATACCCAATGCTTGCCACACTGTTATCAGGTCGCACAATAACCGCACCAGTCTGAGTGCTAGGGTCCTTGGACCAGCTCGCAACTATGCGAGCCAGTTCAATATAACGGATATCCCACTTCACAGTGCCATTCATTAGATCAATGGAGTTTTGTAGATCACTATTACTGATCATAGCTGGCTCAATTCTACCAAGCAGGCTGCTAGGTTGATTTCAGCATCAGCTGAGATTGCGTGATTCCTCAGACCACTTGCGATCACGATGATCGCAGCACTCTGTGTCATTTCATCTTCACCAAAGAGCTGAAGATTGCGATACAGGAAGCGGTAGATTTCCTCATAGTCATTCACATCAGCTTTGCTGACGATGAGCTTACGAGCATCAGTGAAGCGACGAGCCTTAAACAAGTCGACCGCTTGCTCCATGTAGTCGAGTGAGCTCGCACTGCCTTCCTCAAGTGGATGAAGAACCCCATTGCGAGAATGCTGATCAAGCAAGTTGATACATTTACGCAGATCAGGGAAGGTATTGTTGAAGAACGCATCTAAGTGATCTGGATCAAACTGAACGTTCTCAGTTGCGAGAATTTCCATAACGCGCAGGAGGAAGCTTTCAGCGTCTAATGCGTCAAAGTGGAATCCCTGCATCCTCGAATGAAGAGCACCAATAATCTTGTGTGGATAGTTACAGGTAAGAATGAACCTCACACTATCGGCAAAGCGTTCAAGCTCAGCGCGCAAACATGCCTGAGCTGCTTGCGAGAGATAGTCAGCTTCGTCAATCAGAACAACCTTGAAGTCGCCATTTGGAAAAGTGGAACAGAATCCGATAACCTTTTCACGAATCGCATCAACTGATGTTTCACGCGAACCATTGAGTTCGAGAATGTCATACCTGTTGACGCCCAGCTCATTTAGGAGAGCCTTAGCCAAAGTTGTCTTACCTACACCCGGTGAGCCACTAAGCAGCAAGTGTGGGAAGGGAATTGTTTTCTGCTCTGGATTATCAATCCATTCTTGGACTTGCTGACGAACTTGATCGTTCTTGAACACATATCCTTCAATGCCTTTGGGGCGATACTTTTCAACCCATAGGTCCGGTGTGGCCATTTGTGGCTTCTCCTATCATTAGTTAACCTAACAATAGGTGAAAACACCCCTAAACGTCAATTTATCTTTGAGCTAAATGGAAGCCCGCACAAACCCTGGAAGAGCCTATGCGGGCGTAGAAGCTAGGAGTTAATCTGGGCGTTTATAGATAGCCGCAGGGCAATCTAGAAGCTATTCGCCACCCCAAGCAAGTTTGAAAGGCAGTATGTCTTTTGAGTTCTTGAAATAAAACGTATAACCACCATATTTGTAGTGGTATGAGAACCGGCCGTGAATAAGTGGACCCTTAGCCCACTCACACGCTTCTTTGGCTCGCCGACCCATAGCTGACCAATCGGCAACTTTGTAGGAGGTATGACCGTTGCCATAGTCAGCCTGAATAACTGCCATGGTAAAAGTATGCCATGAACCTTCCATCAATGGGTTGTATTCTCTATAGATTCCCATCTGACCAACGAAGCCGGTAAGCTTCTACTCCTTGCGTTGTCTTAAACTCAAGTTGTAGCCTATATGACCTTGGTTGGTCATCTGTCAAATTGTCTAGGTAATCATAAGAAATCTTATAGGGGATCTTAGATTCTTTGAGCCATTCGATTCGGTCTTTGGCCATGTTGTGAAACTTTTCATCCTCCCAGATAAAATTGTTCAAATCATGCCAACTGCAAGGAGTAAAGATCTGCGCTATCGCGAAGGGATAGAATAGCCTATCCAGCCACCCTCTTTCTCGGGTGTCTTCCAGCATCTCATCTATTTTCATGGGGTCAGCCGTATTTCAGCTTGAATAAGAGGGCTTCGGTCTTATCGTGAAATTCGATAGACAAGTGACTATCGACGGGGTCACCTACGAAGCCATGATACCAAGTATAGTCTTTAATCAAATGTCGACTAAAGGCCACAAAGTCATTCATGGCTTCGAAGTGAGCATGGTCACGGATATAGACTAGAATCCGTAACGGATTAGAAGGGGCATTCATCCTGAACACCTAGGATGCCACTGACATCTACACGTTGAACGTAGAATGCCTGGTCATCTCCACCTTCGGGAATAGCAGTCTCGATACCATATGTCCAACGACCATGTTCGACGAGAATCCACTGGCCTGGTTCGAGGTCGGTATTTTCATGACCAACCTTCCACACTTGGCACCAACGAGGGCGAATACCACGATCCTTACCGTTATCATCAAGAATGATGATACCAGCCTCAGTAACCTTCTCGCCTTGTTCCATATTGACAACAAGGACATGGTCCTTAATAGGACGAAGATCACCACTAATCTTATTGTAAACTGTGCTTGGCATATTATCTCCGGTTCTTAGCCGAAGTCCTTAGTCATCACTATCTTTGATTAGCCTACGACCCTTCTTCGACGCCAGTTCACTTGGCATATCCGTTTCCGCTTGCGCAGCAACATTAGCAGGGGCAGTAAGCCTTGCCATTGCCTGATCTGGAGTTTCGAAGACATCAGGCATAGCTGGCTTCAAGGAAACCTGTTGTGCTGAACCTGGGTTACGGTTGTAGTAATCACGAGCAATCTGCTCTCTACGGACTTCGATCTGGCCATTGCGACCCAAGACATCCCCGCGAGCATTCATCTTCGCATTTCCAAGCGCTCTCATCTCTTCATTAGCTGAACGCATGGCATCCATATCAATAACTTTGCCGCGCATCGAAACGGTTGGCTTTCTAAAGTTGCGAGCCATTTGTGCTCCTCCAAATACGACCTATGCTCTATTTATGCGTAGTTTTCTATGCTTACTTTAGGAACTCATGAACATCTAAGTTGAAAGCCAAGCTGTCAATCTTATGAACGCCTATCAGATATAGGATGTAGGAAGCCACACTAGAACCACGACCTACTCCCCAAACAATGCCACGCTCTCTGAAGTTATCAACCAAATAGATCAATAGACGAAGAACCTGAGTCATACCACGTTCTTCGAAGAGCGCCCACTCTTCGGCAACTCTCTTTAGAGCTTCATCGGTTGGACAACGCCCAGTGAGCCATTCCAAGACATCGAGATCTTGGTACTTTTCAGGAATGAACCATTCGCTCTGGAAAGCCGTATCCCATTCTTCAACGGAAACGCTTGGTTCCTGATAGATGGGAAGCTGATCCTCTGGATGATCCCATTCCCTGCAGAGTTTGTTGAATTTATGGATATCAGAGTTGTCAATCGTCTGAAGATCATTTGACAACTCCGAACCCTGCATCAACAGATCAATAAGGCCATCCTTGTCAAAGACAACATTCCCCCAGCTATCAATTAGTCGGCCTTTTAGTTCTTTCATTCCTGTTTGCCTCCGTCAATGACCTTTGGACGAAACTCAGGCCTGACTACTACATTCGAGGGAATGGAAGATGAGGGAGCAGCAAGCTCTTCCGCGATGAAGCCGAGGCTGTAAGCCCACTGTGGAGGTGTGTTGATATCATCCTCTTCGTCAGGCAGGACATCTAAGGTTGAGGCATCATCACGGTGCCACCAAGGCTTACTGAAGTAATTGCGCTCAGTAAGCCATTCTTCATTTGAGGGGAAGGACTCACCTGGGCTACCGCCAACGAACATAAAGGACAAACCCCTACTGTCTGTTGACTCAACTTCAGCACTATGGAATTCAAACGTGCCGCCTGCTAGTGCTTTGATCTTACATAGAAGCAATTCACAAAGTAGTGCATCAGTTGGTGGTTCAGGGGTTAAGATAACCATATTGGATGTGCGAGGCTGATCGCCTTCAATGAACGAGTCAACTGCCCAATCATTATTACCGTCAAAGATGACAGAATCACTGACTACCTTGTTGAACCAATGTTCGATTTTTGCCAAAGCAATTTCCATCTTGGTCGAATAGTCATCCGAATCATCATCCAAGGTGCTTACATCAACTTTGACCTTAATCTTAGTTGGAGAAAGCCTATGGCCGATAACTCGCGTAGCCTGGAATTCATGACGCAAGCTAACAAACAAGTGATTTGGCAGAATATCTTCGTCGTCCATTTTAATCCCTATGGGACATAGGACTCTAGCCGCAAGAAGTGCGGAATATAGGAATTGCTGGGCCCAGCAACACAACTACAAGATTTGAGCAGCCCTGTTGAGCATCCTGTTGTCGTTCGTTGTATTTAGTAGGGCCTAGTCCAAACCTAGCTAGCAACCTATGTCAAAATCAATGTATCTTAACAAATAGGTCACCTGGTAGTCATTATGTGAATAACCAAGGTTTATAAAGGTTTAGGTCCATGAGGCTTATCTCACTGGCGTGAGTTTCTGACCTAGCATCATCTATGGTTACTCTGTCGAGGGTTGTAGCCCATACCGCATTACCAAAAGTAGGAGACCAAGTTCCCTCTGGTCTCACGAAGGCTTCAGGGTTGATAGAATCCCAAATGTCCTCAACCCTAGTCTCTGATCGAGAAGGATCAGGATTAATAGCATCTCGGGTTTCTTCGCCTGCAAGCCCAATCCTATCGGCCCTAGTTGAGCTTCGGGCTCGTATAGGAGAAACTTCATGTCTTGCATCTAATGAAATGACATCAGCAAAAGTCTTAGATCGAGCATCAGAGGGGTAGATGATGCTCGGGCCATGGAACTTAATAGAACCTTCATCAAATACCATAGGTGAGATAGCCTTGGTAATCTTTATATCACCTTCCCTCTTAATAACAGGAGAGTCGGATTTCGTTTGACTACGTGAAGATTTTATTCTAGGCTTGGCTACGCCGTCTATAAGTGGAGAGTCTGCTTTAGTCTTTGATAAGTTGGTACTGTGGCGAAAACCCTGGATTACTGATTCGTCAATATAAGCAACACCTGCTTGGTAGTTGTCAGCGAAGTTAAACAGACCAGTAGAATCCATTCTACCAATACCTGTTCTATTACTAATCAACAAATTAGGTGTGATGTTCTTGTTAATAAAAACACCGAACTTGCCACCTACTTCACTGAAGCGAGTTTGAGGACGATAACCAACCGGACCGTAGAAGGCATAAACCCAATCAGCGCGAGCTTCGATTCTAAGACGGATAGGTAAGCTGAAACGAGATTTACTCACGTAGGCCAATAGAGTATCGGACCCTGCGTATCTTGATATAAGACGTAGATCTGAATTTGTAGCCGTGATACCAATAAAATGCTCAGGCGACCATGCCCTCATAATGATAGGAAAATCTCCAGGGTAGGGAAATTTAAGTAGGTCGCACTCAATGTGGTGGTTTAAACCACCGGTAGGCTTCACCCAAATCGCAGATGAATAAACACTGCTTTTAAACGATAGAGCATGTTGGTTTCCCACAATAGCAACAGATGAGTCTCCATCTGGTTCAGTTGTTTCAAAGAAGAAACCAGCTTCTGTAATTGGCGTATCTATATAATACCCATTGAAGTTTTCAACCCATATGATATCAACGGCCGGTACTTCATCGGCCGTTGTATCGCTTCTAGCATCAATAGGAAAGATATCTACCATTTTACAACCTTATAGCGGATTGCCAACTTCCCACACATCGAAGGAATTAATAGTAACCTGACCACCGGAAGCTACTGGGGTAGAAGTAATGTTGCTGATAAAGTGAATAGTAGACGTCGCTTTGTTGACGATAACAGCACGAGTTACAGAACCCTGGGCTGTCGCGATACCAGTATTACCTAGATAGCGCAACTTGCGGCCGTTAGCATCACCGGGTAGTATTTCGAAGTCACTAAGCTGGACTGGAACAGCAACTAACTTGCTAGTATTCGCTGCGGCGTAAGAAGCCGGTTCGGTTGGACAAAGCCAAATTTCCTGAAGTTGCTCGCGAAGCGAAACAAGAGCAGCATCCTGGTGCGAAGCATGAACAAAAGGCATTTAGAATCTCCCTTAAAATCTTTTCCCAGTTAGGGTAAATGAAACATTTTGAACAGTTGGATCTGTCCTTGTGACTTTGAACATTAGGATTTCACCTTTGCTTATAGTCAAAGAAGATGAGGTGAATACCTTGTTAAAGGTCACTAAGCCGGTATTGTTAACACTGATAGTTCCCACTACATTCCCTAGTCGATTCAATACTGAAATCTCAAATCTAATATTTGGATTAGAAGTCACAAATCCAACAGCCTGCATATCGGCAGGGAAATTAACATCTACACCTGCGGTCCAGATTAGAACTGAATTGAGTGGAGGGTTTAGTGGGAAGAAACATGATACAGTTTCTTTTTCAGCGTAGACCGGAAGGCTAACTTGGATCTTACCAGGTTCGATCTCTTCGACAATAAGATCGGGGTGGAAGACAATTTCATCAACAGTTGAATCACCGATGGTAATTGATCCACTACCTGGTTCACCCTTAGGTCCTTCAGGACCAGCATCACCTTTAGGACCGGTAGGTCCGGCCGGGCCAGTAATACCAGCCGGGCCAGTAGGTCCTGGTGGACCTTGAATACCTTGAATCCCTTGCGGGCCTTCTGGACCGACAGGACCTGCAGGACCAACGGGACCTTGTGGTCCAGTGAATCCTCGTGGACCCATAGGACCGGGCTCGCCCATAGGTCCCATTGGACCTATTGGACCCTCGTCGCCAGTATAACCACGTGGTCCGGCCGGTCCCTGTGGACCCATTGGACCCATTGGTCCGATAGGACCTTCATTACCCGAATAACCTCTTGGCCCAGTAGGACCTGGAGGACCCATTGGACCTTCTGGACCTATTGGTCCTTCATCGCCCGAGTAGCCGCGTGGTCCAACAGGACCGGATGGACCTTCTGGTCCTTGTGGTCCAACTAAACCTGCCCTACTGGCTTCAAACTTTGTTAGTTCGGCATCTTCTTGAGAGATGGTCTTGTGAGTGAAATCACCAGTGCCTGGTTCAATGTAGACACCATCAGTGCCGCCAATACCTTCAGAACGTCCGTCTTGATTTCCAATATCGTTAGTAGACACGAAAAACCCCTCTAAAATACGTGAGTATTTATAGAAGGGGTTTCGTCTTACTTTTTGTCTTTGGGAGAGATGTATTCCTTATGGAATGTAGGGGCAGGCAAAGACATATTCTTCTTGGCAACAGCTGGCTTAACAACCTTAGTGTTAGAATCGTCCATTTCGCTCTTGTTCTTCACAAAGTCAGGATCCGACTCGGTGGTTTCAGGAAACATAGCTTGAACCATTTCAAACTGTTGCTTCTTGAGCCTCTCGCCTTTTTCTTCTTCAATCATTTCCAGCATCCAATATAGCTGATCAATGATCTCCTGACTAGAACCCCACATATGAGCTTTTGCTAACTTCTTATGTAGGTCAGACGTTTTATCGAGGAGTTCCTCCTCGCTTAGTTGCTTGAAAGAGAGAAATGGATGATCAATCAAAGGTCACCGGCCTTTCGGTTTTCCGAGCGAGAAATCTCAAACTTACCACCCGGGTAACGAGCTTCTAGCTTGCGGACGTTTTCTTCAATAATGTCGTATGGGTTGAGGTTCAGAGCCATACAAGCATTTGCCCAATACCACATGACGTCGCCGAGTTCGCGCTTCATGTGGAAAATGTTGTCAGCGTCGTAGGGCTTGCCTTGGAATGTGATCTTCTTCACAATTTCCATGAACTCACCAGCTTCGGCCGAAAGACCGTCTGCGGCAGTATGAAGACGTTCTACGTTGCAACCCTGATCATACAGCTCTTCGATACGAGCCAAGAAAGCAGCCTTGTCCTTAGAGGGCTGGCTGGTCACGCCGTCAACGAAGGTCAGGTATTGCTCGAGAAAGTTTTCCATTAGGATCTCCTATTTTCTATTTAGGAGTATCATAGCAAACCTGGTTTCCAATGTCATTATTGGCTATCAGATCAACTCGCCCATAAAACTGATAAGCAGATTCTCGATAGATAGATCCACAGAGTCTGGACCAATTAATCTAACTTCCTGACCTGCTAGAATTTTAATAGGTCCTTCGACCAAGCATTCGAGAGTGGATTTCCCAGATGGTTCGATAGTCCAACGACCTACTTGAATACCTGCCACAAATAGCCTGCATACAAAATCCTGCAATGGGTTAACATCGCAGGAAAATAAGCAGCCTGAGAAGTTGTCATTCAGCTTATGTGATCTTGGAGAACGCCAACGGTATAGAGTTGCACCAGCCGAGGGTTTGCCCTCGAAATAATGACCGTAGTCATATGCCTTAAGGCTAGAATAAGCCAAATCAGAGAATGCAACCTGATCCTCTTTGACTACGAGAAGTCTATCGTCTGACCCTACGAAAGTATTCGGAGTATCAACAAGTGACAAGAAGTCTTGAACACCGGGGGCATCGACAAATTCAATACATTCCTGGGCTGCATTTACTTTTAGGAATTTGCCATCTTGACCGAAAAAGCTCTCAGGTGTATCTGACATATCTAAGAAGCTATGGTCTGTAATGTCATCAAATACCAAACGACTATTAAGCTCATCAACAACCAAAGCCTTGCCATGTTGCCCAGTTAAGTTCGATGGCACATCCAACAAGTTGATAAAGCGTGTGACGCTCTGAGGAGCAGAGATCAAGATGGTATCGTGTTGTTCTAAGACGCTAATACCCTCGCCGCCGAGAATGCGACGGAAACTGAAGGTTTGACCATTTGGCTCTTTGCGAACAAATGGACCTGCACCTAAGCCAATGTTCTGCATCCTAACATCGACGCTCAAGGATATCTGACTAGGATTATTAGTAGAACCTGATGGGGTCAGGGGTTCATTCGTGTTGATTTGAACCCTAGCAAGGTCAGACTTGTTCACACCTGGTGCATTACCATCTAGGTTGCCTATATTTCGTCTTGACATCAAACCCTCCAAATCAACTTGAATATTTATTGGAAGGGTTACTCCGACTTAGCATCAAGCTGAATGTTAACTGGTTCACCGGGTGCAGGCATTGCCAAATCGGAACTATTGCTAGTGTACCAATTAACAGTTGTGGAGGAGTTCACAACGTTGATCGTGAATGTGCCAAACAAGGTTAACTTAGTTCGGTCAGTGACCTTGACTGTGAAAGTGTAGACAGTATCTTGTGTTACTGGTGAGATTGTTCCCGAGATTACGCCTGTTGACTTGTTTAGACTCAAACCGCCTGGTAGGGCACCACTAGTGATCTCGTATTTCTGAACATTGTTTTCACTATCGAAGACCTGGAGTGGTAGACTAATAGTAGAGTTCTCAATGTAGGTACCGATGTTGCCTGTCTGCATTGCCCAAGTAGGTGCGTTGAAGGCTTCATTTGTAATAGCTGTCAGTGAGATGTTACGAAGACGACCTACAAACCTACGAGCCAATGAACCAGCTGGGCTACTAGAGTTGACATAGGCCCAATCGGCCCCAAAACTCAAACCGTTGGACGTATCATATGGGGGATCACATTCTAGGTCAAAAACCTTAATACCATTGACTAAACCCTGGCAACGGTATTGTCCTGAGTCTTGATAGAACCTGATCTTAATCCTATACCAACGTTTGGTCATATAGTTAGGTATTAGGACTTGGCTAAACTGGTATTGAGTATTATCACCTGAACTGTAGAACATCACTGAAGTGTCTTCTTGTTCAATCGTCCACTCGCCGAGAGCTCCGCCAAAGCTTTCGCCGTTTGTAGCAATTACCTTATTGCTTCCAGCTTCCAAATAAACATCAAGCTCAATAGTGTAGGGTGCCATGACTTGGAAGGCATCTTGATGAGCATAACGAATGGTCTTTGTGCCATCAAACACCATATAGTCAGACACAGTAGAGGGGGCAATTGTGCTAGAATCAGCAGTTAGGGAATTAGCACTGTTGCTAGAATTGTTAACCATACGGAGTTGAGTGTTAGACGTATCTACCACATCGTATGGAACAAAATTAACAATCATTTACTCTTCTCCGCCCTCTTCCTCTTCTACTGGAGGATTAGGGTCACTAACTGTAATGTAGACACATTTTGGTTCAGCGATCTGACCTCTATCAGAAAGGACCGTATAGCTGAATGTATCCTGGCCGACAAAGTTATAGTTAGGAACATACACAACGGACTTTCTATCATCAGTCAGTCGAGCAAAACCATTGTAGGGCTGGGTTAGAACTACTGGCTCACAAAAGTAAGAAGCCAAATAATTGCCCGGCACTGTGTTCTTAGTCTTAGCACCTTGTGAGTTCGACACTCTAATGTAATTATCTTCAGGAAAATCATACCTGAAGAAGCGGTCGTTGATCACTTGAACTAAGCCATCGACTGGTCCCGAGAAAGAGATTACCTTATTCGAAATTGTAAAGGCGTTCCTCGTTTCTCCAAAGTTGTATGAAGCATTTACCATACGAAAGCCGTCAACATATACCTCTACCCAATTTGGGTTACTGGGAGTCCAAGGCAAAGTCAGAGTAGATGAGGTTATGGTTTCAGAGTAGACTTGGGCTCCTCTTGTAACTGTTGGGTCATCATTTCTCAATACAGTGATATACTGGACATCAACGAACGGTTGAACAAAACGAGCATTAAGCTGAGACGCCTGCATTAACCACCTCCTATCAACCAAGCAACGACTGTAAATCCAGAGTTCTTAACTTCACAAACAAGACCTGTATCTCGTTTAACAATGAAGCTAAATGTGCCTTCTGGCTGCTGATAAACTTCAGTTTCCAGCTTTGACGTATAGGCAGCGGCTGCTTCCTCAGCTTGGGCATGAGTAGAATATCCACCTGCCTTTGCGGTATTGTTGCTAGCCGAGTATAATTCTGGAGCTGTCTTACCCTTTATAGTATGACTCGATGTGCTCGCTGAGGCATACACGACACTTGGGCTGTAGACAGCCGCAGCACTAGCCTGGATCGCAGGCTTTGCTTTAAGTTGATCCCTACCTTCATTAGAACGAACCTCAGTATCAAAGATTAGATCACGCTTGGCGATATTTCCAATTTCTCTCGTCCAATGAGTTTGTGCGCCTACGTTCTGGGCTCCAATAGGAACAAGCCAGCTTACTAGAGCAGTAGTCCAGGATGATCGAGTTTGTACCTCAAATTCCATATCGCGTTCTGAAGTGTTCTCATACTCAAATACAAACCAGTTAGGCCAGAATTCACGATCACTAGGATCATTGTTGAATACAAAGAACGGCATAGCAGACACTGGTACGGCTGATGCTTCATAGTCGAACGCAGGGATAAAGGTTTGGAAGTTAGCTGACCTACCAAACGACATTTCATGATCCTTCTGGAGAGGGACATAAGTGTCAGTCTTATCCAAACCCATCATTTCAGTTTGTGGTCTATAACCCTTAAAGGTAGGCTTCGCTGGGCTATCGAATACAAGCGTCTCTGACTTTGCTGCGGTTGTTGGAACCATCATAGGTCTGACCAGTGCGCCACTTCTAGCAATCGTAGAGTTGGCAATTGTCTCGCGAAGTAATTGGGCAGCTAAATCAGTAGTTGAAGTAAATCGAGCACCGCGTTCGACCAAAGCCGTAGCGGCTGTTTCAGTATTATACTTGCCCAACGGAGCCGCACTAGAAAGCTGCTTACGAGCTGTTAGGTGTGGTACACTCGCCTTAGTTGGCTTCATAGTCTGAGTATCAAACGAACCCACACTTGCAGGTACTAAACCTTGGTTGATCTTAGTTATCTGAGGTAGAGATGTTGAGATACCTTCTGGATGCTCTTGTAGGAACTTCCAGTTAGTTTCATGACCATCAAAAGCAGACCGAGGTGCTAAGGTTTGACCAAGAGCTGGATCAATGTGTAGGAAACCGAACTCGTAAACAGTCTCACCATCTGATAGCAAGGTCTTTGCTGCTTGAATATCAAACAAGTTCTGAACTGTGTAGACAGCTCTGAGTTTATCTCCATTCTTGACTAGAGGGCGAGACTGAGGTGCGCTGCCATTGACTCTGAACTTCATGTGATCAGCATAAATTTCAATTGAATAACCGCTTGATAGTCCTGCGATACTTGGCTCTAAGTCACCCTCAAAATCAAAATCTGGAATACCCATATGGATAGTACCAAAGTTGATATTCTCAGGCATGTCGTTCACCTTCGATCGACTCTGAACCACATAATTTCGACTTGGTCCAATCAATACAGTGTCACGTAAATCCAACCACATGGAAGAAACTTTCACATGACGAATGTGAAGTTTATCACCTATCTCTAGTTCAGTTGGGAATGAAAGTTCAACATTTGAGATGATGCCTTCTTCGTCTTCAACTTCCTTATAGACCTTGACATTAGTATAGTTGGGAAGATCATAACTACCTGCCTCATCGACCACTAAAGTCGACATAGTAGTCAGGTTACCATAAGCCTGATATCTTTGAAGATCCTTAATGGTCTTATCAGAGGTGTTGACCACTAAAGCGTATTGGGCATCAGCAAAGCTCAACATACTGTAATAGTAGTCCTGATTGTCAGGAGAATGTAAGGTAATAGTTAGAGTATCACCTGATTTGACCTTAGATACACCATTGTGAATTGTTCCATTCACAGACAGTAAGCCATGGGATAAGGCAATAGGAGAGTTCACTACTTCTTCAGGAACCACGAGGTTGAATGTTACCGACGGAGCATAAGCCTTGGCAGGGACTTCGAGATATCGACTCATGTATTCAGTAGCATCGCCGTTGACCTTAAAGTCAAAGGCAAAATAACCGACAACCAAGACACCATTGGCCTTAGAATTGTTAGAACGTAGGATAGCAGACACAATGCTACCTGTGTTCACTACTCCCGATTCAACTTGGGTTCGATCTAGCAATACCTTGGTATTAGGGGAACCGTAGAATGGCATCTCTATACCTTCAGTTGAAAGCACATACTCGCCTGATCCTACATCAACATTTGCTGGAGCAAGTTTCTCTGGAATGTTGATGTTGATAGTTGGGATCGCGGGAGCAAGCATCTCATAGGCACTCAAGTGTGTCGTCGCAAAGGTATTTGTTGCCGCATAAGTTGCGAATGTGATGTATTTGGAAAAGGTCTTGATCTGAGGCTCTAACGTCATGTCACTGTAGATCGCTACATCATAGGACGACGCATGAGTGACAGTTAGAGCTGACCTGCTAGTTTTGGCAAACAGAGGAATACGTTCACCGGTATCGATGACATCAATTAGATTGAAGTCCTGATCATAGATCCTTAGTGCCCACTCAGTAGGCACGGGAACAATATACTGGTTATTAAAAGCTGCCGGCTTACCGATCATTTTGCTTTGGTATAGAAGCTCTAAGCCGGAACCTGTGAGCTTGTAAAGCTTACCCTTGTTAGTTGACACAATTGCCCCAAAGCCAAGAGCAGCACCTCCGTAAACTGTCTCATCAGTCAGAGTAAAAGTCTGACCAATGGTATTCATGTCTGAGAGAACATGAAGATAGTTTAGACCACCTACAAACAAGGAAACAGTGTCACTGAAGATTGTCTTAGCATTAGAGTAAACTGCGGTGCTATAAGAGGAGGCATAGTTCTGAGGGACTTTGTAGATCTTCCCGCTAGCTAGGAGGTAGTATTGATCCCAAGATCTGGATCCATTGTCAAATACATTAGTGGCGTCAACACCGGCAGAGTTGGGGAAATCCCTAGTCAGCTGTGTGCCATTGGTTCGATACCAAGCGATGTAAGGAACATCATTTGGGTTGGGACCACCCATGAAGGCAATTCGGTCTTGAGGTGTTCCGTCGCCCCCGCCTGTATTGAAAACAGTCGATTCTACATTAGCAGAGCTGAGGCGTAGATTTAACCTCTGACCGGTAACTGGGAGGTCAGAGGGAATGAAACCAATATACTCATTCTTCAGAGTGACCTTAGTGGAACCGCCAAAGGAGATAACGCCAAAATAGCATTCATTGCCATTATAGGTATAAGGAACAAACAAATGTTCCTCACTATCGGGAGCCAGCACATCTACCTGAATTGTATTACCGGATACCAAGTTAATGGGGCGAGTAGTAACTGGTAAGTTGTTAACCCTAACAGGCAGGTCAGTCGAGATATCAATGACACATGATTCTGTTGCGACGAATGAAGAAGTCGCAATCACATTGGGTGTAGCTAGTGAAATGGAGTTGAACATCTATGTCACCCAAAGAAAGAATTTGGGGAGGAATTAACCTCCCCAAATACTTAGCAGATCAGCTGATGCTGCCGCCCTTGGATAGGACCATGAGACGCATACCAGTGTTGGCTGGACCGTTTGCGTGTAGGGCCTTATACTTGCGAGCAGTTGATTCGCCATATACAGTGATATCAACATCAGTATTCTGAGACACAACGTCAGCCGAAGTGCTGGCAATCATATCTAGTTCATGTGGATAACGATAACGCGATGTATTCAGACGCGATGGGAAAGTAATAATATACTTGCCATCCTCAGATAGTGAAACCTGGTTAGCAGAGTTTAGGATTGCTTCTGAGTCTTCAGTATCAAGATCTGCTTGGATACGAGCCGATGGACGCATGATATCCATCTCACGAACCACAAACTTCCAGAACTTACCACCTACAGCGTTAACACAGAATACAGGTGCCTTACCATCTACAACAGTAGCACCAGTAACGCGATCAACTGGACGCTGAACTAGAACCCAATTGAAATACCTAGAACCTTCCTGGGTGGTTGCTTCTTCCCAAATACCTAGCCATACGCCACGATTTGAGATAACCAAACGGTAAGTCATTGGGAAGGCTTCTGGATTAGAAGTGCCAATGCGCTTAATGCGGTTAATAAAGCCCTTAGTAGTGTCGTCATTTGAGTTAGTCTGATCAACGCTACCTGTAACGGTACCTGATGGGTTAACAGACCAACGTAGATTCTCGTTATCTAAAAACCAAGGAGAAGTGGTATTGAAAGCGTTGTAATCAGGATTTTTATCACCATCAGTCATCATAGCTGGAATCAGCATAGAAGGTGAATAGATACCGGTGTTGCTCAGGGTCTCATTCTTAACATATCCGTTAACTTCAATTTTGTTATGTAGGCTTGGATCAGGACGAGCTGTATAGTCATAAACCTCAGATGGGGCACCCAAAGCCTTTGTCTTAGTAACCGTGAGCTTATCGCCGGTGGTTCCCACAATATCAGTTGGCTGCCAACCTGCACCTTGGGTGCTATTTCCCAACAATAGTTCCTTAGTTACAGGAAGTTTATCCACAGTAGACAAAGTGGTAGGTGACCCAGTGTGAACTAGGACTAACTGATCTTCCTGCACGTCAACAGCAATACGCCAAGGCTGAGATGCTGCTAAGGGGTCAACCGCTACAGTAGCTTCCAGGATAACACAGAATTTATTACCTGCAGTAGCCTTATTGAAAGAAGGCTCACCACTTGTTTGATTAATAAGTTCGAAACCATTGGCCAACATATCAACGATAACGTCAGCCGCTAGAGCGGCACCAGTAGCATAACCGTGTCGCTCAACTACAAAACCTGCCATTTTATTCTCCTATTGAGCTATTAGCTGATGCCGCCGCCGGTCTTGAGGATGAGAACCCTCATGCCAACGTTGTTACCGCCGTTTGCGTGAAGCGCAGTGTAGACGCGATCCGAGCCTTCGCCATAAAAGCGCAGTGGAACATCGCTATACTGGGCTACCACGTCTGCTGAAGTTACGCCCATGATATCAAGTTCATGTGGGTAACGGTAGCGCGAAGTGTTGAGTCGTGATGGGAAGGTAACAATGTATTTGCCATCTTCCGAAAGCGAAACCTGATTCTTAGTATTAATGACCTGTTCAGAGTCATTAGTATTTGAGTCAGCAATACGACGCTTACCAGGGCGAGTGATATCCGATTCGCGAACCGTAAACTGCCAATACTTGCCGCCCACAGCGTTAACGCAGAACACCGGGGCCTTGCCAGTTGTAAGAACAACGCCAGTTACGCGATCAACTGGGCGCTGAACTAGAACCCAGTTAAAGTTCGAGGCCGATTCAGCCGAAATAGCTTCTTCCCAAACGCCAAGCCAGAAACCACGAGGAGTGATTACAAGCCTATAGGAAAGAGGATAGCTGGCGCCCTTGTTACCTACTCGAGTAACGCGATTAATGAAGCCCTTAGTACCATCATCTGCCGCTGGGGTGTAGACACCTTCTGCGGTCAAAGCAGTTGAACCGAGAGCATCGCCTACACTGCCAATGATATCAGTTGCTGTAACAGCATCCACACCTAGCTCAGTAGCTACCTTACCGTCATCGGTTAGCTGAGTTGGTGTAGCGACATAGAGCATAAGACGCTGGGCATCTAAGACATCGAAGCAAACGCGCCAAGGCTGAGTCTCGGTAAGTGGATCCACAGTTGCGTCTGGTTCCAAAGTAGCACGAAACGCAGTAGCGTTAGCGTCAATTGGACCAGTAGGGTATTTCAAAACAAAGCCATGGGCAATCATATCAGTAATAACCGCCCTGGCAAGAGCGGCGGCGGTTGTATAACCGTAGCGCTCAATTACAAAACCTGCCATCTCTTTCTCCTTAAGAGTTTCTTAGCCTATTTACCTATTGGCATTATTCAGCGGCTGCTTCCAGAGGAACATAGGTAATAGTCAGAGTCACCGGACCTTCTGCTTCACCCACGTTGTCTATGGTAAAATAGATATCGTTCTTCGCAGGTTCTTCGAAGTTAGCCAAAATCGAATAATTGCGAGTTCGGAAGATTGTCCCGTCAGAGAGCTTCTGACTACCGTCATCGGTCAAATGATCATCGGTAGCAAGGAATTCATAAGGGTTGCTCTCATCCTTCAGTGGAGTGCTATAAGCCCTAACCCTTACTGCCCTGCTAACTGTGAGCTTGAGAATAATCGCCGAGGTGCCTAGTTCTAAGGAGAACTCTTCTGAACTATCCACGGTCAAATTGTCTATGGTGTGGATAACAACAGCTCGCCTCTGAACTTCGCCTGGATCAACTTCTTCGTCATCAGGGGTGCCACCAAGTAGTAATTCCTCCCAAGTAACGCTCTCTTGAACGTTAGAATCCTGTGGGGTCTTTTGGACTAGAGTCTTGACCTTCCAAATCTTGCCTGTATCTACAGTCAAGACTAGAGCACCTAGCTTTAAGTTTGCAATTGCGATCGAATCTCGATCTGTGATATTATCTCGCACTTGGAGTCCGCCTTTGAGGTAGACATCCTCCATCATGTAATAGGTCTGGCCATTTTTTGGCGCAATGTTACTGGCTAATTGAACTGCCATTAGAACGCTCCTTAGTTAATCTGCCAGTGTGTTGAACCAAGACTGTTATAGTCTGTCCTAAACAAATAGTAGGGGTGAGATACGCCATTGATCGTTAGTGTGACATTGCGAGGAACTGATCCAGTAAAAGCACCGTTGTTTTCCCACATGGCACCGCCCCAGCCTCCGCCGAGTAAGCCACTGTCTCGATCCAGGAATTGCTGGTCGCTAGTGATACCAAAGCTTACAGGAACTGCATACCAACCATATTGTCCATTTGCAACATTAACATCAAACTGGGTGGCCTTAGTGGTAGAACCTGGAGTTAAGCTGAGAACAAAGTTAGCCCAATTGATTGCACCATAGAATCCGCCGGGAATAGCTGCCGAACCATAATAGGCTTTGAGTGGTGGAGCAGTAACAGTTACTGGACGAGTTCCCGTAACTGTGGTGCCCCTATAAGTGTAACTGGCAGCTATAACACCATTCACGTTAAGTCCCACAGCAGGTGCGGTTAAAACATTACCGGCCAGGGTTCCGATGCTACCACTCTGGATTGAGAAAGTAGAGGAGGACGTAACCACTTGGGACGAGCCATCGTTGAACGTAGCTGTGGCCGTAAAAGTACCAGTTCCACTACTCGCAATCGAAGAAGGACCGCCAACTGCTAGGCTGACAACCTTGAGGGCGCGAATCTGGACGTCAGTTGAAGCTGTAAAACTCTTACCCTGGGAATCAGTATAGTTGGCTGTAACTGTGACGGTCTGATCATTCCAAACATCGTTTGCAGTCAAGAGACCAGCGTTGGTAATTGTACCAACACCGAATACACCCAAGGTATAATTGGCATTCACAACTGTTGAAGCCTGACGAATAACGTCAATGTATTGAACAGGTAAACTTACCGACCTAGTACCATAAACAAATGTTGGGGTAGGTTCGACAAATTTGAAATCCTTTAGGTTGAGGTATTCCTCGATCATTGCTCGGATGAGATCATAATCCACGACACCCTCAGGGCCCTGTGGGCCTATTGGACCCTGTGGACCTGGAGGGCCTTGTTCACCCCTTGGACCTTGAGCTCCTAATACAGTAGGAACTTCCTTTACAATGGTAGCAGCAGGAACATTGGAAGCTTTTTCATCAGTTCCAGTATAAACCTTGCCGTCAGGGCCTATTGCCATCTCATTCGAGGTGGTTGCTGCTTCACTCTGTGAGGTGTTCTTTACCTTGGCCTTGACGGTATTTCCCTTATCCTGATTAGAAGGATCGCTGAAATATTCCATGCCTGGCACAGGCACATAAGGTTTTGGTGTGTCTTCAGCCATATCGATCTCGCAGTTGGGGATTTCTGATATTTAGCTGACTTACTTCTTGGGAGGAATAGTAGAAAAGGCTGGATTTGTGACTCTATGGAGGGCCCCGCATTTGGCGCAATAGAAGTCAACTTGTCGGAATATCATGTTTTCCGATTCGAAGGATGTCTTGGTTTGGCACTTCTGACAGGTAAAAACCCAAGGACCCAAAAACATTTGAGGATTATCCTTGACGGTTGTGACTGCGGGCTTCATAGCCATGTCGCCTCTTGATGCCACAGCATTAGGAAAATGGATGATATTGTCTTCCATGCCTAACTCACTTTAACTCCTAATAAGCTGCTCAAAGATATTTAGTGGGCAAACCGCCTTAGATCTCCGCGCACTTTTACCTGACATTTTGGTAATAAGATTATTGCGATTGGTTAGATGTCAATGCTATACAAGTCCAAGAGGTGATAAATGAACGCATTGGTTAAGGTTTTGGTTCTAGGCTCAGGAGCAATGTCTGCTCTGCTTGTCTTGCTTATGTGCCTTTGCGTTCTTGCCACTGTGGTAAGTCAGTATATTGTCTGGAAGGATCGGGTTTCTTCTCTAAAGGCAAAATCAGCTATATCCTTTGCTTTGATGCTAACGACCCTTTGGGGTAGCTACCTCACGTACCAAGTCTCGCTTATATCTTGGGAACTCATCCAATACCTCAGGTGAATCCTACTTGACAATAGGACAATAGGCACTATGTTGGGTCTGACACTCTAATGTGGAAGATCGAACGTGGACCTTTTGAATCTTGTTTGGCAAGATGTGAATAATCCGCGCATTTGGAAGAATGCGCCTGATCTTGCTCAGGAAGCCTATAGGCACCATTATACCAATTACCGACATATTCTCCATAGAGTTCATCCCTTTAAACTAGATCCTAAGGCTCTTCGTGTTGCGATTGAGCTATCTATGGAAGGGCCGGAGAAAATGGCAGATCGACTTGAATTAGCTCGTCTGCCATTCCCAGAAGTGTGGATCGAATTTGATCTCCATGAAAAGCTTTATATTGGCAATCAGCTAGGTATTAGTCCTCTTCCTGCTGAAGATACTCCTTCTAGGATTGGCTATCTCTTACAAGAGGATCCAGGCGATCCTCTTCGTTGGACCGTGATAACTTGGGTGAGTGTAGATAGTATTCGTCAGCCCGTTCATAAGCCACATCGCGATGAAATGTTGACCAGTGTGTCTATGAACGCATGGATGATAGATACGGCCAAACGTGCTATTCCTGAGCGTATAGGTATGGTCAACGGCGTTCAACGCGAGATGCTCGAAAACGCTATCACATTCAATGTCAAAGGCGGTGATTATACTAGTGAAGATACGTGGCGTTCGTTTGCTCACTTAGGGTGGGGTTATGGATCCTCATTAGAAGACGCAGAAGACAAAGCTGACATTGATCCTATGAGGGTCTTAGGACAGTTCCCTATGTTGAGGAACTCTATCAATGTTGGCTGGGAGCCTCTGAGCTATCAAATACGTCCGGTTGCCGCTAGTAAAATTGACAGGCAGTTTACTAATTCGTGTGTTGAAAGTCGAGGCGATGTTAGGACCATCGTGTCTATATTGGCATTGATCAACGAAGTTCCTATTATCGAAACTCCCACGGAGCAAAAAGGAAGCTTCAGAGGACCCGGTGGAGTAATTAGGAAATACTTGACCAACAAGACCGTTACTATCAATATACCTGCTAAGAAGCCTATAAATCAAGTTAGGAGGATCCTAGCCAAGGCTTCGAAGAGCCACAAGGCAAGACATGAGGTAAGAGGTCATTGGAGAACAATCGTTCACAAGAGTGACCACTGGCGTAAAAAGGAAAATCCCGATGGTACTATCGTGGATGAGTTCATTGCCGCAGGACAACTTGAGAGAGTCTGGGTTACAAGTCACGAGCGCGGCGATGCTGCTTATGGCTATGTGAAGCATGACTACAAGGTGGAGAAGAGGAAATGAGTTCTTTGGAGTTCGGGACATTCTCCTCTAATTGGCCCCATATTGTTAAAGCCAAGCCTGGCAAGGAAAATGAGAATGCTGCTTGGCTTTGGATTAATCAGTATTGTTGGGATAATGATCTAGACGGATCAGAGATCTATACCACATTCAGTTACAGTGAGTTTGGTTTTAAAGATCCAAAGCTCGCTATGGAATTCAAGCTTCGTTTTGGCTAAATACCTCTACAGGAGGTGTTTATGTCAGAACAGCTTAACCTAAAGAAGCAGCTAATCGACCAGGGTTCTCACGCTGGTGCAGCTATCTTAATCCTTACCCCACTTATTTCATGTCCCTCAATGCTAACTGCGGCAATCGCAGGTTTTGGTTGTGGTCTCGTTCGTGAAGTCACTTCGCGAGGTACTCCAACGAAGTTGAGCAATTTCACTGATATTGTGAAATCACCTTGGTCACTTCTCGATATTTCGTTTTGGACCGCTGGTGCTGTTTTGGCTTGGAAATTCTTTGGGTAAAAAGTGGATCGTCACGTTCGCCACTTAGAGAGTTACTACCTGCAGAAGCAGGAATTGCTTCTGCAGTATCCCTTAGTGCTCACCTTGGAGCATGTTGACAGCATCATAGATATTCGTGATTGGATTTCTGATAGTCATCTTGATTGTAAATGGCATGCCTTCCTTTTTAGGAATTTCGGCTTTGAAATCGGATACGACTTTTTCTTCAGACAATCAGGTGACGCGGCAATGTTTAAGCTTGCTTGGGGCGGCCTCAAAGAAAATAGACTCGCTCCATTGAGGTTTGGATTTTTCCTCGGAGAGCAATGGATTCCTTGACAACTGGTTAATTTGTGTTAGACCAGTGGCATGAAGCAGGTCGCATCAGCTTTTAACTATTTTCCTCATGCCTTAGCTGTGCCTAGCCTTCCTAGCGAACTTCACAAAAGCCGTGGACGCGCTATCAACGAATGGCTGGTTGATCTATCTCTTCGGTATAATGTTCATTATGTCTGCTTTGAACATCGCGATCAACCTCAACAGTTGGACGATGTGGTGTGCTGGGCATTCAAAGACAAATGGATGGCTCTCCAATTCAAACTGAAGTTTAGTGCATGGTCGGATACAAATTTATAATAGACGGTCGCCCTTACGCAACATTCAGCTGGTTCGATAGTAATGTGAAGATGAAGTCAGATCTACAAGACTGGCTCCACAAGCATCGCTGTTGGGACGGAGCAGATCGAGGATGGAATGGCTGGACTGACCTTATGGATCTTCGTCCCCTCTGTAACTATGGGCAGATCGATAAAACCTGGTTGATGTTTGACTGGAACCACATACACTTGGGCAAGGCTTTTCGTGAACGCTTTTCTACGTGGAAGCAAACGATGGTTTTTGATGTTCGGGTCCATGTCCCTGATAATAAAGCAGGCGAAGCAGTATTGGAGCACCATGAGAACTGGCTAAAAGCCTTTAACTATCAAGAAGGTAACGACTGGGCTCGTTCTCCATGTGCAGAAACATTTGTGGATTCCGACAACTGGCTATATAGTTTCTCGTCGAAGAAAGCCGCAGCGGCTTTCAAGCTAGTTTTTGGGGTATAGATGTTTAGTTCGCTCAAAAGTTTCAGCGACGAGCAAAAACTTCAAATGGGAAAGGAAGTCATCCTTTTACCTGCTACCTACCTAGCGATTGCCGAACGTGAAGATATTGGTCAAACTCCGTTTGCTGATACACCTATACTGATTCGAGACTTTCTAGTAGACTGGTGTTCCAAAAACATCAAGGGTCGTTGGAAGCACTCACTAATAACGGTTGATCAGCGTCTAGCCTTTCAGTTTACCTTTCAGAAGAAGAGCGAAGCCGTTCGCTTTAAATTAGTCTGGGGCGGGAAATGAGAAAGAAGGATTGGCCTCACGACATAACGATCTATTACGAAACTGTTCGTGCCCGTGAGCTATTAACATGGCTTCGCACTCAGGGCCACATCCTTCATGAGACTGTGAAATTTGGAAAGAACCACCAGAAATCAGGTTCTCCGTATATCAGCCAACAGGTTCTTTTCAAAGACGCTAATCAGGCTATGATGTTCAAATTAGTTTGGGGTGGAAAGTGACCTTTGTATCCAATTTCCCTTATCTGGTTCAACTCTCAACCACTCAGACTGATTTTGGTCACAAGACAATTGACTGGTTGAAGGAGCGAAAGAAGCGCCCTGATCGTGACTATGATATAGATATGCACGGAGGCCATGAACCCTATGTGAGCTTTTGGTTCAAAGATCGAAAACTGGCAATCTACACTAAAACGGTCTGGGGCTGATGTTTGATCACAAGGTGCTCGTAGTGAGTAATGACTTTAACCGAAAGCTTCTTAAACGGCAAGGGTTGAAGTTTGGAATAGACTACCGTTCCGAGTCTGGTGCTGTGGAAGCTGGCAGACAAAGTAGCCTATGTCTGAAATTCAAAGATCTCAATAAGGCAATGATCTACAAGCTTCAAACTCGAACTTGAGAATCACAGGTGCGATAAATTGATGTATGGAAGACATCTTTGTTCGCACCCGCAAGCTGTCAATGCGTCAGCTCTTAGAAGTAGCAAGCTGGCTAAAAGAACACGCCACCGGTCGGGTTTCAATCAGACAGACTGATCCAACACTGTTTATTCAGCAATATTGCGCTGAAATGGACTCAGGGAAGAAGATTCATAGGCTAAAAGTGCGTTTCTTCAACGAGACAGACGCCCGACGTTTCCTCATGGTTTGGGGTTGACTTATCACCACTTTGTGCTAGAGTTGCCGCACAAAGGAGGTATTAATGTCGCCATTACCGGATATTGAAGACTTGTTTCCCCATCTCGTTCGGGTGAAACACAACGGAGACGCCCCTGGCGTTACTCTGCGGATTATGAAGTGGCTCGAAGGTCGCAAGATCATGATCCACACAGACTTCTATCTGGATATGAGCGCTGATCCTGAACGGGTTCTGGTACACTTCAAGAAAAAGAAGCCGGCCAAACTTTTCAAAGAAAACAAGAAAGCAATTCGCGATGAAGCGGAAGCTTGATCCTCTCAAGGAACATGGTAAGAAGGTCTTCATTTCATATGAGAATAAACGCGCCTTCGAGACTCGCACCCTGAAGTTCAAGGGAGGCAAATATAACGAGCGCACCTATTCCTATGAACGAGATAATGTTCCATCGAAGGAACTCACCGACTGGCTTAACAAGCGCGCTGGTCCCCATAAAGTTCTCTGGCTTGCTGAAAAGATAACAGGCGGCTTCAACTTCTATTTTGCCCGACCTGACATTGCTATGATGTTCAAACTAGCTTGGGGCGGCTTGTGATCAAAATAGACGTAGACCCTCTTGTTCCTTCTAAACAGTTTCCCGACGCTTCTAATGCCTATGTTCAAATGTTGGACTACTGGAAGGAATTTCTAGAGCAGTACCATTTGATCCACGTGAAAGGTGGTAGCGAAAGAATGTCGCTTGACCCTGGACAATGGTGTATTCAGAATTATTCTCGAACTGTAACTGAATGGAGGGGAATGAGAGTTTGCTTTCACCCCGATGATCGAATCATCGCGATGCTATTCAAACTCACATGGGGTGGACAATGACTGAGCAGCATAAAGCAATGGCCCAACTCCTTTATATGAGTTTGATGAAGTGGGCCGATACTACTATCGAAACCTTAGAGCGTATCCGTGATACTGGTGTTCATGATGACACAATTGATGACTTAGTAGTAGAGGTCCACTCCTTGATCGACAGGAAGCTCGCAGAGTCTGTGGATTCTGATGTTGTGATAGACGAAATCGAAAAGATCAATGACCATATTGTGGCAATGAAGAAGCTCTACCTATGAGTTATAATTGCCAGTGGGAAGAGGATTTCCTAGTAGTCAGCATTCATGACGCAGTGACAGGAAATCGCTACGCCTTGGGCCCTAAGCTAACAGAGGAAGAACGTCAAGCGGCTCGGGACAAGCGTAACAGTCAAACGCCGCAGGAAAACCTACGGGATCTGATGAGAGGTCATTACCTTTCCCAATGGCAAGCTTCTGATCTCTATAGCTGGTTCGAGCAGCATTGCCCTGGTTACCAGTTCAAGGGACTGTTTCAGAAGACTGTTAAGATCAAATTTGCTGAGCTTGACCACGCAATGTTGTTTAAGCTTACCTGGACATGATTCATTTCTCTCCTACTGAAATTGTCGTGATTGTAAAACATGACGACTTCTTCCACCCCAGAGAAGGTGAGGTGTTCTGGCACCTCAATGAAGATGTAGCGGAATGGCTGAAGGTTAATGTTGGTCTCCGAGCACCTATAAGTTGCGAACATGATAACGAGTGGAGGAGTCGTATCTGGTCCATTGACAAAGAGGTCCGACACGCCTTCTTTTTCAAATCAAGGAAGAAAGCTTTGTTGTTTGCTGCGAGGTGGTTATGAGGGATTTTGAGATCATTGTGCCGTTTGAGGTAGCAGCAACCTATAGTCGACAAAGAGTACCTATCGTCCAGCTTCGGACGAAGGTTCAGGATTGGGTAGATACAAGGGCTTTTAAGCCACGAGTAGACTTCTTATTCGGCGGCTCATATGAGAGCAACCATGAAAATTGGAAGATCAAATTCACCTTTGATTCTAAAGCAGATGCTATGATATTCAAATTGACTTTTTGATCTCAGGTACGCGATAACACGGCTATGAAGATAATCACACCTATTGATGTAGAGTTCAAAGGCACTGGCCGAGTTGATGGCACAGTAGAGATCTGGATTCAGAAGGATTGCGGAGAACGGTTTTCTGTTCAGATACCCAATCGGGCTGAAATCCTTGAGCAGATCCAGTGGATAAGTGATAACGATCAGCTTAAAAACCTAAAGAATATCACTCCTCAGCTGACTACCAACGAGGAAGAGATTAGCCTCATCAAACACCGAAACGCACTCAGAAAGGAAATGGACTTTAACCAGAGTAGCTACAAGGGTATCAGACACGATCCCTATTACTCTGTGATGCCGAAGTATGAAACGATTCCGGATCCAAAGTGGTCTGTTGTGTGGTCTTTCTGGGATAAAGATGCTGCCTTGATGTTTAAGCTTGCTATGGGCGGCAGCGTGTGATCATCTACGAAAAGAATGACATATGGTGCCTTCGTGCCGAGGAGGTCGAGTCAATTTGGATGTATCAGGTCCTTGATCCTCGAAAGCCTACTCCCTTTCCTAAATTAAGACCATTCCTCACTGAATGGTTAAATCATTCCTTCAAAGGTAAGTGGTTTACAGCTAGGGATGATGGCAAAAAGATCATTGCGACTTCCGACAAATCAATCCTGTTATTATTCAAGCTCACATGGCAAGGCCACCCTGATATTACTCCTAGTGGCTTTATGGGAGATGCTGCGGCATTCTATGCCCCGTATGTTCCTCTAGTAGCCACTTCCACTATAAACAAGTCTGAAGATGACACCGAGCAGGATCCCCTGTAAAGCCCTAGTAAGCCCAGTTGACTTTTAGGGCTTCAGTGTTACAAACAGGACTTTAAAGTGCTCGTTGGGCGCTATAGGGCATCTGAGGATACTGGTAAGTGTTATGGCAATGGGTGACAAATTCTACAGCGTAACTCTTCCCCGAGACAACGTGATCGACATAGACGGGGACGAAGACGGTCCCTACTATAATCTCAAGGGTAAAGTTCAAGAATGGTCTAAAGAGTATAACCTCTACCTTGATTATTCCTTTGATGATCTCGGCGATGTATGGTTCGAATTCGATGACCGAGGTATTGCGGCGATTTTCCTTTTAGCTTTTGCTTGACAGATAGGACAATTCTAGTAGCCTGTGGATATGAAGACCGCAGGTTCATTCTTTGGATCACATTTGCTCACTCCGGGACCGCTTGATTGGTCAGCGGCTACGAGCGCGGCAATAGATATCCAGTTCTATCAATGGCTTCTTGAGAATATAGGATCAGGAAGACCCTACCCCACTAGAGGATTAGGTAGTCACGAATGGTTCTGGCTCGATAATCGCAGAAATCATCTTGATACGAAGAAATGGCAGAAAGACGGCTTCGGGATCGTCTTTCGAGATTCACGCAAAGCCGTCTATGCTAAGATGGTTTGGGGTGGCCGAGACCACCCGTTTTCACTTGATGAGACCTGACATATAACGACCACCCTGTGGTGGCAAGGTCAGAACCTGCTGGCGGTTAGAGATACCGCTCCTTAGCCCGAAACCAATGTGGACCCAACGGCGCTTCTCATGGATGAGCTGGTCAAACTTAATACCGGCCTTGATCAGCTGGGCACAAACTTCATATGGTGTACCAAACGATGGGCACACGAAGTCAACCGCAAAGCCAAACGAGTGAGCCGAGGTAGTAACACCACCGACAGCGCGGTTCACTGCATCGCTCCTGTAAGCAGAGTTAACCTGAATTGGCTTATTACCTAGAGCAGCCCTAACAAGTTCCATCTGCTGAGCAGTATAGGTTAGGTTCTTGAGCAACTGACCAGCCGGTACGTTTGGAATACCAGTAGAAGTTACAGTCATTTCAGACAAGCTGAAGTTCTTTGAAAGTTGTGTCATAGCGATCCTCCTTTACTCTACTTATCCAGTAAATAGGAGGTGGAAAGTGACTTGTTTTCTCCTCTCTTTGACCCTAAACCCTATAGGGTGACCTTGCCACAGGTCATTCATGCGCACCAGCACTATGAGGTAAGACTCTACCTATTAGGTTTGAAATGGGAAGAATTTGAGGATTGGATGATCTGTCCCTACACCTACACGGTAGCAGGAGAATATGAGGTCTGGTTTAAAGACCTCAGCAAGGCAACATACTTCAAAATGTCTTTTATCTGCCCTTGAGTTCGGCTCTACGCCTAAGTAGCCGCCAAGTTAATGAATCCATATACCGCACTGGGGTACCTTTGGCTTCTTCCATGTCGAGAGATTCATTCAATAGATCATCAAAGCAAATTGTGAAGTGAAGTGCGTAACGTTTTGGGATGACGATCAAATAGTTCTCTTCACCTGGACGTTCGCTTTGGCTAATATGAAAATCACATCCTTGCTCTAGACCATAAAATCCAGTCAAGATGCGATCGATAAGAGGATGAGGGATTACTCCTCTCTTAGTGAATTTGATGAAGGATGAATGAACCTTCAGTCCAATCACATGCCACCCCATAAAGTTTTAAAGTAGATCGCGTGACGTGGATCTTTGAACCACAAGATTACAAAATCCTGATCATTTTCTCCATCATGCCATAAAGTCCAACCCCAAGGGTCAGGCACATCTAAGAATTCCTTGACATTACTGTCATTGTCTTCGGTCCACCATCGGTAATCAGGTAGTTTGCCTGCGATGCTAGTAAGAATATCTTTAGCATCTTTCCTGAGCACGATAACCATATTGCGATTAGCTACAAGGTCTTCACGAACCTTAACTCTAAAGATCTCGTTCATAGACCCCAAACCAACTTAAAGATAACAGCATGGCGTCTGTTCAAAAAAGCAACACACCAATTCCTAGCTAACTCGGACCCGTTTTTGCCATTCCACTCCAGACTAAGAGCATAATCCCAGCCTTGTGCTTCGAGCCATTCTCGTTGAGGATCGTTTAAGCGGTAATAAGATGACCCTTGCTGATGATCAGGAATATCATCGCTCCGTAGCTGCTTACTACCATCATCGGCCCAAGGAACCAATTGAATGGCCAACTCGGAATTAAATCCCCGGAGGTAGAACGCTATCCGGTGGGCAGTATCGTTATCAACTTCTACCCAATAGAGCTTAGGGTGGCGAACACCTATACCCGCTTTAGTAATTGTAGTCACAGGTTTCGTGATATCTCTCATGTGACCACTATATAGGAGATTAGGCCCAAGTCAACTTCAGCAGCAAAGCTTCATCTGGATCTTCGCATTCTACCGAAAGGCTTATCGGATCATCGACAAATTGACCATAATTTGGATAGGTAATAGCAGGATGCTTCATATTGGCTTCCATCCAATCTAGAATGGAACCTACATTCAAGGGGCCTTTAATCACAACTAGATAATAGCCTGGGATTTCGGCCGGTTGCCACTGGTATGAGATCATCCGAAGGTCAACCTAAAGAGCATTGCGACATTTGGATCCCTGAAATAGAAGGTAGTGGTCTCAGAAGCAATCGGGACACTGTTGCGCCAATTACCATCAAGGTGACGAATGGTTTGCTTCTCCCCTGCCTTTTCGGCTAGCCAGTCTAATACTTCATCGGTGAGTTTGAATTCAGTGCGGTTTTCCCAAACTGCATTGGGGACATCAACGCAAGGCCAGTCTATTAGATCCCAATCCATTACTGTCCACCCCAGCGCAATTTGAACGCTACTGCATCACTGGCTTTCTCAAAATAAACCTTGATACCTGAAAGATCTTCACGTTGTAACCACTTTGGATTAGCAGTCTCCCAAAGGAGTTCACCCATGCGCCTGAATTGTTCAATTGAATGAACGCTACCGGCTTCGATGATCCACTGACACATAGAATCATTAGGAGCCCAGCCGCTTCCTTTTCGACCTATATAGCGATCAAGATGCCCGTCTTTGTGAAAGATCTCTACGCAATACATCTTAGTATCGTAGCAACCCTCAGAGCGTCACGTCACTATTTTAGAGTTACTCTCCGCCCCATGTAAGCTTGAACAACATGGCAAGCTGTAGATCATCTATGTCAAAGAACCATTCCCAAGGATTATTCATCCAATTCCTATAAGGACGATCTCCAAACCATTCTTTGACCTCAGATCGTAAACGACATCTTGGATCAGGATCATAGACTAGTTCCGCTACGTTATCGAAGGGAACGTGGAGTCTCACCCCCAAGCAACCTTAAACATCGTAGCATCCCGGAGTTCAGCAAAGACAAATAAGCCTACGGCATTTTCTTCAATGCCTTGCTCGTCATCCATTATAGCAGACTTAGAAAACTGCCTAACGCTATCTAGGATTAGAATCTCATAGTCACCCTGAATGTTATCTTTGATCCATTCAATCAGTTCCAAGGAACCATCCTTGGTTAATGCTTGATGAAAACTCACGAGAGGCTTCATCACAATATGACCTGAAGGCATACTGAGTTTCATCTATTGCCCCATACCATCTTAAACAAAATTGCTTCCCTGGGATCCTCAAAAATCCAAAGCCATTGCTCATAAGAGCGATCACCCTCAGCGTCGTTGTCTAACACCTTCTTTTCAGAAAGGTGCATCCCTTGACGCATAAACACGGTGTCAATTTTGCCATACACATTATCAGCCACCCATTGGCCAATATCTTCGAAGAACTGAATCCTGGCCGGTTGTTCCATTAAGTGCTCAACAGAGATCACTACAATGGAACCATGATGCAAATCTAGTTTCATGCCCAGGTCATCTTGAATAAGAGGAAAGTTTTAAGGTCCTTGAAAGCCACATAGTCGTGATTGTTATAGGGATTCCAAGATCGATAATGGTGGTAAGGGGCGCACCACTCGATCATATCAGTATTCTTGGATCCTATTGTGCCTAAGTTGAACCAGAGGCCATATGGATGACCCTGCTTGGCAGCATCTTCTTCAAGCGATTTAGCAAACCGAGCCGACGCCGCATCCCATTCGCGTTGATCTTCTTCCGCGAGTTCAGCACTAGGCTTCCAATGTTGGATTTGCTTCATTGGCCACCCCATCTGAGCTTAAACAACATCGCAGAATCAGAAGTTGGAAAGAAGAATAATACATCTGAGCCAATCTCTGTAAAAATCAAATCATTGAGGATTTCAGGATATGTGGATTTAACCCAGTCAATTACATCATCATCTAAGAAGCAAGTAGGACCATCGCTGTCCCATACTATATGGGCAATGCCTTTCTTAGGGAGTCGAAGGCTTATCACTGGCCACCCCAAGTAAGCTTGAACAGAGCAGCATCAGCCTCAGTATCAAAGTAAGCCTTCATCACAGGACGACTAATCATGCGATCACTTGAATACCATACTCGTTGGTAGGCATTTTCTTTACCATAGTGATCTACCATCCATTGATACAGATTATCGATGTCGCGGATGGGATAGACGAACGTTAGGCAAAACGGACCAAATCCCTCGAATGTCTCCGGACATACCCTGCCCTCTCGCGTGAGTTTCATTTGCCACCCCATACAAGTTTGAACAATAAAGCAACCTTGGGATCTTGAATCTCAACGATGCTATTTTGACCACAAGGAGAGAGGTCATGATCCCACCCAGTTGGTCCGGCGTGATCATCTAGCCATTGGAAGATCACTGAATTGAATACCTCAACAGTGCCCCAAGGAGACTCATGACATTTCTCCACAGACCAAGCCAAGCTACCAGGGATTTCAACTCTATACATCTACTCCGCTATAGCGGGTTCCTTATAGCCATGTCAATTTGAACAATAGAGCATCACGATGGCACTCGAACTCACATGACATGAAGATAACTTGACCTGGTAAGGATTCCTTAACCGCCCAACGGAATTCATAATCATACTGGAGGAAGTCGAGAGCCCAATTATAGAAGAACTCAGCAAAGCGATGGCGGTACTGAATCTCTGGATATTCAGCAGCCAATTCATTAAGGCGGGTCGAATGAATCTCAAGCCGGTGAGGGTATTCTACATCCATGTTAATTTGAACAGCACCGCATCGGCTGGATTCTGAAAGGCAAACACCATCTTGATGACGCCACTCTCCAACCTACAGAAACAATCCCAAGACTTATCTAAACCGGCTGATCCTAATCTTTCTTTCAGCCAGTCGATCATCTGAAAGCTAACTAGGTCATATATGGTAGTGAGTTCAATCACCAGACTTCTACTTTAAACAATATGGCTTCGGAGAGCTTTTCAAACAACAAGACACAATACTCTGAGGTTGACTTCCCACTATTGTCAAACCACAAACCACCATGGCGTAGTCCCCTACGTCCAATCCATTCATTGAACCGGTCTGATGTAGTGTAGCCATCGACACCATAAGGATGCTCTTTCCAGATATTCGAGTTACTGTAGGGAGCCACTACCTCGATCAGGCCCATGTCAACTTGACCATCACTTGTTGATCAGCGGGAACCCAGAGGGTCATAGTCTCTATACCATAATGGATGAACTTGAATCCATCAACAATAGGGAAGTCGCGAGCTTTACACCATTGCCTGAACTCTTCAGACTTCTCCTGTGGGATCTTGATATTCATCTCCACATAGCCACGCTCAATTAGCTCTGCCTCGGTGACGATCTCCTCATCGTCAGATTCATCCCACTTGACTACCGTGGCGTTAAACATCATCTTGAACTGGAGAGCATAACGCTTGTCAAACAACTCCACGTTGTAGATCAGATGACCATTAGCATCTACGCGGTTGGCTCCTTTGTAATCACCATGGAGGTAATAGCGAAGTTGATGATCCATCTCAAACAGATCATTATGCTCCTCAGAGACATCAAAGACGTAACTCACAAACCACCCCACATTAGTTTAAACAACATTGCTTCCTTTTTAGTAAGGAAATGAACCAAGGAACGTCTACCAAATTGCGACCCCTTGAAAGTAGGCGTAGCATATGGATAAAGCCTAAGATCAACAATTTTCACCGTTACCCTAGGAACAACCGGCTGACAATTCTCTCGAACCCAAGTAAACATATCCAGGCGCAATCTTGACATCTGGTCCACCAATTGATGAGTTGCTTCATACGCCAACTCAACTTGATACTTGCCCTTCGGGTGTAGTTCAGTCATCCCCAGGTCAACTTAAACAAAAGAGCATCCTTATAACAGGCAAACCTGAATTCTAAAAGAGCTTTTCCATCCTCATCATAGCTTACTCTGCCGTCCCAAGTCAAACTTCCAGGAAGACCAAACTGATCTTTAGCCCAGCGAAAAGGTTTTAAGGAATCATCACCTATGGGAATCTTAACAATGTGCTTCATCCCCAGGTCAACTTGAAAAGCATAGCAGTCTTTTTGTCGGAGAAATTGTAGAATGTCCCACTGACTCTGCCATCAATACCAGAGAAGCCACACGAACCAAGCCATTTCTTCCCAGCATGAACTTTGAGCCATTCCTCAATTTCAGGACGAAGTGGCATACCAAAACCATCATAAACCCAAATCTCATGATGCAGGCCCTGCTCTACATACCGACTCATATCCATGCCAACTTTAAAAGAGTAGCCTTCCTAGGATCCTTGATGTAGAAACACAAAATCCAAGAAGCCCCTGAACGTTTCCGCCAAGCAGACCAACCGTCTCCATACCACTGCTTGTCGTGAAGACTGAAATCAGTCAAAGGTCCAATATTCCCTTCCAGCCATTCCACTAGACTACCGGGAAGATCCCCCTTCTCCAAATCAATAGGTAGATCCATAAGAACGAAACTCATCTGCCACCCCAAGCTAACTTGAAATGAAAGGCTGATTCCAAATCAGCAAACCTAACAAGACAGCTATTCGTAAAAAGACTAATCTCAAAGTCACAATTGGGATAATGGTCAACTATCCATTGCTTGAGCTCTTGAGCAAACTCATAACAGTCAACTGAACTAGGATAGCGAACTTCAATGCCAGATAACCAATTACTCATGCCACATCAACTTGAACAAAGTAGCCTGCGAAGCCTCTCCAAACTGGAATACCATACCATTGTCGCGAGCTTCCATTCCCCAATCATAGGTCATATTCTCAACTGCCCATGTCTCAAACTCAGGTTGAAGATCACGATGACTCCTACCAGAATTTTTCTCACGAATCCTCAAAAGAATACCCATCGCACCTAATGCCGGAACCCATACCTTCTCATTGGAAAATGGAATGAAAACTTCGTAACTAGAACTCATACGCCACCATACGTCAACTTGAACAAAAGAGCCACAGTGGAATCATAGATCACTAGAGTGGCAATAGGATCCCTCTTTTCTCGTGGCTCGTCGATCGGAGGCCTTACGGATCTCTCCCCACAATAATACCAGCGAGTCCTAGCATCCAACCATTCTTCAACTTCTGGTCGAAGTCGTCGACCCCAAGCCTTGTAACCAGGCTGCTCGAACATCAAAACAGCATTCGCCTTTGTAGGAGGCCGCTTGTAATCAACAGAAGCACTGGCCGGAATTTTGATCTTGGTAATCATATACCACCCCAAGTCAACTTGAACAACATAGCAACATCATAGTCATCAAACACAACTATGGCTTTCTGAGGGTTGTGACTATCTACCGTCCATAACCAAGAACAACCTGGTGAGTAGCCAGTGAACGCAGAACCTGATCCAATATGATCCAATAACCAATACAGAACATCTCCCCGCAACTTGTAACTAGGTGGCGACCTATGGAACTCTAGAAGGTCATTGGATATAGATACCCCGATCATATACCACCCCAGGTCATCTTAAACAGAAGAGCGGTATCAGGATCCTCTATAGAGAAAACCGCAGGACCATACTCAACTAACTGTGGCCCATCAATATGAATCATGTCACAATACATAAACCATACCTGAATCTCTGGAATATTATTCCAATGACGTCCGCCGCCCTCTAACTCCCAATATGACCCACTGGCGTTGAGCCAATCTTCTACCTCTCTAAAGAGAAGATACTGAACATTCTGCCCACCATGAACACCCATGACGAACACGCGCTCATTATGCGGGCTGATATCCACCTTAGTCATAAGACTCTCTATAGCGGAGACTCAAAAGGTTTGTCACTATAGAGCTACATCATACTCTATAGAGGCAAAACTACCCGCTAACCCATCGTGGGTCATTAACCCATAGTCCTCACTATAGAGAGTAACTCTATCTGTTAGGGTTAACGGTTAAGCATACTGATAACCGGAGTTGAGGAAAGGTCTAAAAGAGGTGATATATTGGCTATTTTTCCACCTATTTTCTGGGTAAGAATAGGGCTTAAGGTTTCCATGTTTGCTGGACTTTGGAGAATGACTGGAGGAGGCAATGGAGAAAATAATTCTCCTGATAGACGCCGTCTTTTTTGGTGGTTTTGACGCCTTTTATTCACACCAATATTTTCCTCTATAGAGGACTCTGAGTACGGGAGAGTCTCTATAGTAGTCTATAGTGGGTTCTATAGGCTTTACTCTACTTCTACACTATAGTGGACAGACGAGTCTTTCTGAGTGATCTATAGAGACTTATTACTATAGCTGTCACTATAGTGGTTATCTGGGTCTATGCTAGTTCTGACAATGGCGATTGTTAGTCTAGCAGTAAAGTCTCCATGGGGGTGGTTCGGGGACTTGTGGCTTTATAGAGGAATGGCATATGTGTCCAGTCTGAAAAGCGCGCAAGCGCGCTATCATTCGTAGAGGAGGTGATTGCGGAGATTTCTACATTCTCTGGCAGCTTTTGGGAAAATAGTGGGAGGAGGATTGTGGCGCGTTTTGTCAACTCTATAGTGGATTTTGAGAGTTCCACTGGCCGTTCTCACTATAGTTTATTTATGCTCAAACTATGTAGTTTTTGAGGGCTCTGAAAAATATTTTTCCACTATAGTTTTACTTGTGACCAGCTGCTAGGTCCACTATAGAGACGTTCTGGGCGCGTTCTTCCTCTATTGCGTTTTCTCGGAGAGTTTGGCTCAACACCACAGTCTCGGCTCTATACTGGTCGATCACTTCTTTCAAACCTTTCAAGTAAATCTGTCCAAATGCTTCTGGGTTGTTCTCTAGATATTCTGCCACTTCAAAGAGTTCTCGGGCGCGTGGAGGGAAGAGGTTTGCCCAGTCGGCAAATCCTCGCTCTATAGTGTTGATGTAATGGAAAACTCTCTGGCGTGTGAGTCGTTCTTGCGTTTCTGCGTCTATTGCGGCTTCTGGGCCTTGGTAATAAGTGGTCATTCTTTCCTCCATCTGTCTAATTAGCAGACTGCGTCTGCCTCATTTGTGGAGGAGGGTTTCTCCATTCTAGTCAAAAGAAAACCCGAGGCTTTTTACTTCCTCGGGTCATCTTTATTCTAGGGCGCGTCTTAGTTACGCAGGACCACTCGTGCTCTGCTAGGAGTAGTATCCACGCCTTGCTCGAAATCTGGTGTAGAAAATACCAGATAGTCTCCAACAGTTAAACTTAGATCTGCGCTTACTGGGATATCAATAGTACCAGTAGTCGATCCCGACAAGAAAGTAACAGTGCCAATAGTAACTCCATTCTTTTTAATAGGGAAGATAAGATCAATATCACCCGGTTCATCAGCTATTGCTATTGAATTAGCCAACACAATAGTAAAATTGGAGATAGCCATATTAGTAACAGGTTCGACAATTAGGAATGTTTGAACCGCAAATACTTGTGGAGTTTCTGAGACTTCAACTGCATCAATGTTATCCTGAAGAGTATCAAGTGCCGTCTGCAAGCCAGTGATGTCGGCAATTGCGTGACCATGACCAGTTGGAGACTTACCGTCTAGTTCTCCCTGAAGACCATTCACATCCTCAATCTCATGACTGTGAGTCTTTGCTGCGACCACATCAAGCAAGTCAGTAATGTCAGCGGCCACATGAGTATGAACAGTATTCGCTTTGGTCGCCAATCCAGTAGCCAAGTCATCACTTTCAAGCTTCAAGTCCAAGGCTGCTTGTAGGCCCTCAATATTCTCAACGCCAAATGCTCCGCCAACATTCATCTTGTTATCGAGTTCTGACTGAAGTCCAGTAACATCAGAGATCGCGTGGGTGTGAACTGTGGCTGCTTTGCCGTCAAGTGCTGCCTGGGTCAGAGTGCTAATTGGCTTATCTGCGTCAGCAGTATTATTGACGTTCGAGAGACCAATGACGCTCTTTACTTGGGTGGAGGTTAGTTCCTCTGCTGCACCACTTCCCGTTGTATTGCGACCCAATAGCCTCTGGGTTGCCATCTGAATGTCAGCTGGTACATGGGTGTGAGTGGTTGCTGCCTTACCATTTAGAGCAGTCTGTGTCGCGCTGCTAATTGGCTTATCTGCGTCAGTGGTATTGTCCACATTAGCCAAGCCAACTGCTGCCTTGTTGAGTGTTGCCCAAGTCTTGTCACCCTTCCAATACTGTCCAGTCGTGCCGGCCGCGATGGTAGGCTCTTTGCTGTTCAGAGCCGTTTGGGCTGCGGTGCTAATTGGCTTGTCGGCATCCGCGGTGTTGTTTACCTGATCCAGTGCCAACATTGATTTAACCGAGGTGCTATTCAGAGCAGCCACTGCACCACTAGTGGATGCAGTGCGTCCAACCAGTGCCGGACCAGTCATTGTCAGACCCGAGGTAGTGATGCTACCCTGATCTACCTTAGTGTCAAGATCAGTATAGACTTCATCAAAGTTGCTGTTGGTTTTGATGAAAGCGTCACGTAGTCCTTCACCGTCGCCAGCATTGGCGCTAGTGCCAACATTGATAGTTTGCTTTGCCATGTTGTTCTCCTTTGCTTATGGCGACTTAGGTATTCTTACCAGTTGTATCCACTGTATTGTCATCCACCTTGATCAAATTGGTGTCGCTGGTTAGTTCAGCTTCACTCAACTTTGTATCATCAAGGTCACCAAAGAGGTCCCAAGTATTTGCGGCCACCTTGGTCAATGTTGCTTGGCTGAATTGCTTGCGGAGGTATCGTCCCACTGGAGTATTGATCACCACACCAGCTGCTGGAACAATTTCCGTCTGCCCCGTTCCAATCTGAACCACTTTGATCTCTGTGCCAACCGCAAAGCCTACACTCGCGTTAGTGGGCACAACCACTTGATTGTTAGAGCTGTTGGAGCGACGAATATAAGCACCGGCATCATTTGCAGTCAGGGTATAGGCCAGACCAGTCTGAGGTGTTACCTTCATCGTACCAGCGTCGGCCATCCTCTGGCCAACCCACTTCCTCAAACGTGAGAAGTAACGGAAGAGGTAGAATGTCAAACCATTAGGGCTGCTGTTGACCGCAGTAGTGGTCAACCAAGTAATTCCCTGACTCAAGTCATCTTGGAAAGTAACGTTCCTGCCACCATTCACATCCTGCTTGATGATAATGAGCACTTCACTATACATCTCACCACTTGTAGGTAGAGGTCCAGGTGCGTAGGTAGTGGCAAGTGGTGTCTTGATCGTAATAGTGGAACTTCCAGTTAGAGTAACTTGGAAGGACTTACCCGAGTTGGGATCAATAACACCACCATCGACCACACTATTATCATCTTCATAACGAAGATTTGCACCGCTTGCGGTGTAGTGGGCAAGGAAGTGACCTTCATCTGGCTGAACATCATAAGCCATTCTTGGACCACTAATAAAGTCCTGATCAGAACGCCTCTTGACTCGATTAAATGACCACTCACAGTTGCCGCTCTTGTAAAGCTTAGAGAACACGCCCTCGTAAGAGAATATCACGTTGTTGAGTTCAAGACGACTTACACCACTATTGTTGTTAGCCGTGCTGTAAAGACCCACTGTGTAGTTCACTATAGTATCAGGTTGCTCTTCTCTAGCCTGAACGTAAATGGTCTTGAGGCTTTCTCCCGCATTATCAGGGTCATCAATAGTATTACCCTGAGGATCAAGGAGGAATACTTCAATGATGTTATCATCTTCATCCATATTAACCACTGGATCGTCATTCTGATCCAGTACGAATACAGGTTCACCATTCTCCCAAATAGGTAGGCTGGGATTATTGATGCTGATTGTATAAGACTCAGGAGCAATCGCACCGATATTCTCCATCTTGAGAATACCACCATTGTGACGAATACCCTTCATCAGAGGGGCACCACTTACCAATGTGTCAGTTCCATTTGAAACTTCAAGACCCGTCCAGCCACCGCTTGGTAGGCCCGAGTTCTGGAATACTACTCGTCCACCATCATCGCTGAAAATTCGATTAGAAATCTTACCCTGGACCATGCAATTAGTAAAGGTCACATCGCCAACAATTATACCATCTAAGTCGATAACTGGTAGATCTGATTTATCTCCACTTCCACGTAGGAAATCACAATCCTTGATTTCAGCTGAGCTTACACCATCGACAATCGAGAAAGTAGGTCGGAAATCATTAGTGTCCGCAAAACTTGTATCAACTGAGATATTGTTCATCAGGAAACGTTCAACATTGAACATAACCTGCAGATAACCCTTTACTACTGACTTAGTGGAACCAAAGAAGCCCTCTAACGCAATATTGGTCTTATCAACGATTTGAACATCTTCTTCATAGATGCCACCAAGTAACATAATGGTGTAGATATTATTGGTGCTATTATTAGGGATACTCTGAAGAGCCTTATTAATAGTCTGATAAGGATCGTTCAGTGAACCGTTTCCACTTGTATCATCACCTGCGCTACTGACAAACAAAGTGTTGGGAATGACTTGATAGAACTGAGCAGGGCTACTCCAAATGAGAGTATTGGATGGTCCAACAGTGAGGTATTGCCCGGAAGTTCCTGAGCCTACTGGCCACTGAAGTCCATTGAACTCCATAGAGGGTGCCGAGAGAACAATGGGCGCACCTGCGCTACCCTGTAACATGATTCCATCTTCCCTCACGCTGACGGTGCTCTTAGGGGCGCTATCGGCGCTCAAGAGGCGAACACCTCCACTGTTAGAGCTAGTGAGGTAGAAATTCTTTAGATCCAAGTTGCCGCCAAGCTCTGGATCAACATCGGCTGCTACCTTGACAATCTTGCTCTGAAGGTTCGCAAAGGTCACCTTCTTGGGCAAGTGGTCAGATGAACCCTGCCAGATAAACAGGTCATCATTACCAATATTGGAACTCTCAGTTGCGTTGCTGAGGTCTAGCTTGACTGTTGGTGTAACTGGATCGGAATCAACAGCAATGCCCTCACCAGCAGTAATACCAGATACTGTGCCAGTGTTCGCTGTAACCCACTGGAAGGCGCCGCCTGTGAATACTAGGTTGTAGGAGCCATTACCCGTTGGTGCGCTGAGGGTGGTGCTCTTGTTGGAAGCGCCGCCGATAAGAAGTCCACCAGTCTCAAGAGTCTGATTCAACAAGCCATATGAAATGGTTTGCTTGCCCGTAGCAGTGAGGCGTCCCAATGCGTTAAAGGTAAAGGTTGGGAGAACAAATGTTCCCGAACCCGATCCTAGTCCTGAGGTTTCACTCCCGATCTGTGATCCAGTTGCATGACCCGCCGCCCAAGTGATAACATGGTCAGATAGTGTCGTGGCAACTACTCTACCTTTGTTGTCGAGGGTAATGCTAATGTCTTTGGTCGCACTATTGAGGATTAGTTCGCCATTGTAGATTGAAGCCAAAGACATCGTGACTTCAATGACCGGATCGGCTGATCCAACCACAACTGCGCTTCCAAGTGTAGGCGTGGTACCTAGGGCATCACCCAAGAACTTTACTTGGGTCTTTTGAATTTTATCCAGTTCATCACTGGCCTGGAACAATGCCTGCTGAGTTACGGCAGTGTTATCCCTAAATCCTTGCGAGCTGTTATTCACGCCGGCGATAGGAAAGTCGGGATTTAGATTATTTGCTCTATTGCGAACGTCGCTCATTCGATCCTCTTCCTCTTAAATATCGCCAGGTGGAAATTTGTAGTATTTACTCTCCGACTTCAAAGCGCGGTCAAAAGTCGTTGGCGTAGTCGTTGGGGTGTCTGGGTTTTCTGGACCGTCAAAAATGATAATATCTAGGAAGCTCAATTCTTCTGAGTCATCGTCCTTGGCATCACCGTCCATATCATTGTAGAATGTGGTTGCTGAGAAGCCATCGCTCAATAGTAGGTATCTATCTACCTCAATTGTGCTACCCTGGAGGTCTTCATTCATACCAGCAGTCTCGAGGGCTTTGACTATTGCGGGACCACTTCCTGATCTCACGTAGGCAAGTTCAATAGCAGCCTGGTAGCCAAGAACCGTTGAGGGCTTTCCAAGTTCTTGCTCACACATCATCCAAAGTGGTAAACCTTCTCGGCCTAATATACCAAGACCTGCTTGACCGGCTAGGCGGTTTGCGGTATTGATAAGATCCAGACGCAAGTTCTTTATGCTGTTTGGATAGTATTGATTTTGATCAGCAGGGAGGTTCCATTGATTAATGGCAGTAGGGTTCTGACCCGCAACATATCTTGGTAGGTGTTCTTCCCTCTGGATAGAATTAAAACCACCTGCACCTTCCATAGGATCCACAATAGTCATGTAGATGACATCGTAGATGTGAGTTCCTTCTGGAGAGCGAGCCTTTGCGCTCTTGATCTGTCCTACCCTCAAGGTTGTAGGATGGTGGTAATCCTTGAGGTAATCCAGCAAACCTCCACTATAGTTGAGACCATTAGTGAGTAGGATTTTGTAATCACGCTTTCTACCAAAGTAAACATCAGAACGCCTAAAGAGATTATCCCATCCCAATATAGTGAGTTTGTCCTGAGTTCTCAGTTCTGCTTGGTTACCCCAAACCCAACGAGCCAGTTTCTCTCTGATTAGTGGAGAGACATTAATCTGAAGACTGGTAGTAGATTCGGAAATAAAGATGTTCCTGATCGTGATACTAAAGGTGCGTTCGCCCGCAATAGTCGACTGGCGGATAGCACCAGTTTCATTGTGAACGAATACCACCCTTGCTTCAACGGTGAATTCAAATGTCTTGTTAATGGTCACGTAGGGACAGCGACCAATAATCAATCCTGACATTGGGTCGAGCAATAAACCATCGGGTAGTGGTTTGCTCTTTGGTGTAATGGTATATTGAATGGTCTGACTCTCTAGGGAGTTCAAGCCACTGACCTCATATTGAGGAACTGCTTTAACTGCAAAGTGACTTGGGTAGGTCTCGTAAGTCGACCCTAGACTTCCCGCAGGCGTCTCCCAACGCACCGCGTCAGACAAACGGGCATCCAACACTATCTCAGTGCCAATGGTGAGGCGATAGATCTTCTCAGAAGTCCTTGGCGAACCTTCTTCGCGTGGGTTGCTCAAGAGATCATCAGGATCTCGAGCATAAACCCTGAAGTAATAGTCTCCAGGCTTATTGCCTGTAATATTGGGTGATCCCACGATCCTACCCCTGGAGTCAATTTCAAGTCCTCCGGGTAGACCTTGGAAAGTATTAGCCGGACCCACAAAGCCAACTGCTTTATAGACCAGCTTGTCTCGGTCAGGGTTCACAATATCGAGTTGAACCGTAACACCCGAACCTCTGTTGAACGTTCCTAGGTATTGAATGCCAGTTGGACTTTCCCAGTGCTGTTCTTCATCAATAGGATTGACAATTAGCTTGAATGACCTGTCATAAGTCCTGGTAGAGTTCTGGAATGTTACTCGGAAGACTACAGGATATTCAGTTTTATCCTTAGGTAGTTCCTCAATGGTTCCCATGATCTTATTTGAACCGCCATTAAAGAATAGACCCAAGGGCAAAGTGCCACCGATCATTGTAATGGCTTCAAAATCACTGAATAGAGGATGAGAAGTATCAAGTTCCAAGTTGACATTCACAACGTCAGCACGGCGCCATGGTTCTCCGTCATTCAACAGATCACCGCTTTGTGGTGCTGACCAAATTGTTGCCATGGAAATCCTCCTACTCCCTATATTTATTGGGTAGAGGAATGTCATTCTATAGCAGGAAATCTCCACTCTTTGTGTTTTTCTAATACTTCTAGGAGGTAAATAGAAACGAATTAGGAGGACGACATGGGTATTAGAATCAAAGGTCAATACAAGCCCGTGGGCATGATCAAGTTTAGACGCTCGCTCATCGCTCCAGTGTTTGCCGTCTTACCAAGCATTACCTACAATACTCTCTTAGTGGGTGATACTTTCACAGCAAATGACGGAACTGCTTCTCCTGCTAATGCGGTAGTAAGTCGTCGCTGGCTCTTGGATGGAGAACAGATCGGAACCGGCTCCTTTGTAGTCGTAGAAGTTCCTGGTTCGCTCGTCCTAGAGGTAACCTATACTAATGGCGCAGGATCGGTCACTGAAACAACTTCGGCAATTGATATCGACTATGCGGAACTAGTATTCAGCACTCTCCCAAGCATCAGTTATCCAGATCTATTTGTTGGTAGCACTTTTACGGCAGTGGACGGTGAATGGACTCCACTAAATGCTGATATGGAACGCCGCTGGCTACTAGGTGGTGTTGAGATTGGTACTGATGAAACAGTTACACCAGAAGCAGGTGGTATTCTAACACTTGAAGTGACTATTAGCAATCCAGGTGGTTCGCTGACTAAGACTGCTTCAATCACTATTGCGGCACACCAGCCGGCCTTTACCGTTGATCCAAGCATCTCACCAAATGGTGGTCCAATGGGAACTACCTTTACTGGTAATGATGGTACCTACCAGTATGGTACAGTGACTAGCAGGTCTTGGTTGTTTGATGGTCAAGTCATTAATGGCGCAACCACTGACACTTACATCTCGGATGGCATTGGTCAGGTTTCCTATCGCGTTACTATCACAGGCGCAGGTGGAACTTTAACTAAGACTTCAACTGCGGTTTCCTCTACTTCAGTTCCTGAAAAGCTCAACCCTCCAGTATGGGCAACACAGACTGGTAACTTGGGAACCTACGCAGAAGGCACTGCGATCAGCATTCCACTGTTGGTAACTGATCCTGAGAATAACGTTCAGAAGTATGAAATTACCAGTGGAGCACTGCCAAATGGTACCACGATTAACCTAACTACTGGTTTGATCTCTGGTACCCTCGCAGAAGTTGTCACCGATACCGTTTACACCTTCACCGTTAAGGTAACTGACAGAACCAACCTGACACTGACTGGAACGTTCTCGATTAACGTCGCTAACGTGAAGACCACTGTTGTTTGGGAAACAGATAATAGTTCTGACCTAGCACAGCCTGCTCCAGGTGAAACTATTACTGTGGCCTTGGGAGCAACGTCTAGCTAATGGCTAAGGTTCTATCTATCCGATATACTGTGGTCGACGGCGCGCTTCCTAATGGACTCGCGCTAAACCCTGAAACTGGGGCAATCACAGGCAGTCCTGACTATAGTGCTTTGAACCAGGGACCAGTATGGCAAACCGCTTCTGGTAGTCTAGGTACCTATAACGAGAATGATGCTTTTACACCAGTAACTTTCTCTACCACGACAACACATAGCCCGGTTGTTTTTAGTCTTTCCACCTCTAACGATAAGTTACCTTGGGGGTTGGTTCTTAATCCAACCACTGGAACTATTTCGGGAACTGTTGCACCACTAAAGCAACGAGTTAAAGAAGCCGGTGTGACCTTCGATGGTCCTACTTGGAACACTCAGTTTGGTAAGCTGGCTAACTTTGATGAAGGTCAAGTCTCAGCTATCAACTTGTCTGCCACTCCCCTTGGTAGCAGGACGATTAAGGCTTACTCAGTTGTCGAAGGCGACCTTCCATTTGGTCTAGTGTTGAACCTAAAGACTGGGGTGATTTCAGGAACTGTTGGACGATTGAAGAACCCTGGTCCATTCGTTGACGTTCCTAAACTACCAGTTCCTGTGTGGAACCAAGCAGCTGGTAATATTGCGACTATTCACGAGACTGAATCTCTCACTATGTCAATCGGAGCAACACCTGACTCTAGTCGCTCAATGTCCAAGTATATTATTCGTGAAGGCAACTTACCACTTGGTTTAAAACTCAACATCAATACTGGTGCAATTACTGGAACGGCGGCTTTCCTTCCTTATAAGGAAGCTGCCTACTATGATTCCACGATGGATCCAGTATTCAGTGACACAGTGACAATTGGCGGATCACCCTCAACCGTAGTGGATCAGGGTAGTTTGGGTTCTTATTCAAAAGGTGCTTCAGTCTCGATAGCTCTGAGTGCTACTCCTGCTTCTGGTAGAACTATCAAGAACTATTCGATAACTAATGGAGCATTGCCCTTGGGCTTGAAGCTCAACGCAACCACTGGGGTAATCTCGGGAACTATTCTCAATAGTGCTTTTGTGGCACTAAAGACTTACAACTTTACAGTAGCGGTTGTCGATAAGGATGGAAGTTTCTTCCTACAAAATAATAAGTCAAGAACCTACAAGATTGTAGTTCAGTAAAGGAATTAAGTCATGGCAGTATTCAACTTTACCGTTCGAGCCACTGATAGTGAAGGCTCCTATAGTGATCGCCAGTTCAATATCACCGTTCGTAATTCTCGAGTAGAACGCTTTATGGTTGTTGACTCGGCTGATGCCTGGACTTCACCTGATGGAACCACTTGGACACAAAGAGTCGGCCAGGGCGGTATTACTTGCGCATATGGTAATGGCTTCTGGCTAATTCTTAAGAGCACCGCTAATATGACGTGCTTGAAGTCGACTGATGGTGTAAACTTTGCCCAAATAACTAACACCAGTATGACTTTTACTGATGTTGATACTAGCACTACCCTATCTGGACCTACAGGTCTTGACGCAAGGGTCAAGTTAAAGTTCTGGAATGGAACATTTTATTATTTGACCTGCCTGGGAACTAATGGAACCTATGCTCTGTATTCAACAGTTGATGGTATTAACTGGAAGAGGAAGGTTCTCTTCCAGGAGGTAAATAGTAACAACGGTGTTGCCTTCATTCCATCAACTTCTCAGAATAGAATAGAATTATACGACGATAATGGAACATTATTTGTTCCATTCGCTGCAGGTTGTGTTACTACGGTTACTATGAATCCTGGATCTGGATTTGTAAATTGTATGGGATGGTCCACGACTGATGGTGTGACCTTTACACCAATACAGAATGCCTCTCAAACATCAAAGCTAACTTCTAAAGGTGCAGGTATAATTACTCGAATCAACGGGGTGTATTTGGCCTTCAATACAACCCACAATAATACAACAATGGTCGGATCTGTTTCTATAGGACTTTCTAGTAACGCAAATCCCTCCTATTCTACATTATGGGCAAATTACCTATATTCGACTGATGGTTTGAATTGGACAATCGGTACTAATACAGCTTTAGCTACTAGCAATTCTAACCAATCTCAAGGCTTAGATTGTCCAATAAGTGTAAACGGTCAAATCTACATGTTGCCAGCGGCAGTCAGTCCAAACAGCGAAGGTACTGATACAGTAACACAGATATCCTATATTCTCTCCACTACAGATCTTTTAACGTGGACTTCGACTGCTATGAAAAATGATATCGCTTGGAGCACCACTGGTTTGGGTTCTCCCCGATTTAGGAAAGTGATATTTAAGAACGGTGTCCTGCTTTATGTTCCATCCTCAACATCTGGAGTTGATACTAACGCGGGCACTAACAGAGGGGTCAACGGCTTTAGAGTTTCTGTCGATGGAGGAACAACTTGGACGGTAGTAAACACTTTAGGTAATTACCCTGCTGCTAGTAGCAGTGGCAATGCTAAGATCTATAACGACGTAGCAGCAATGTAATCTTTATTCAAGGAGGCGTCTAACTAATGGCTAAGATTTTATCAATTCGCTACACACTAGTGGATGGATCGCTTCCAAATGGTATGAAGCTGAATCCTGATACTGGTGTGATCTCAGGCAGTCCTGGTTTTGACGCATTGGGACAGGGTCCAGCTTGGCAGACTACTGCGGGAAGTCTTGGAACCTACAATGAGACTGATGTAATCACCCCAGTAACATTTTCGGCAACCACTACTCACAGTCCTGTAGTCTTCAGTCTCGCAACATCAAATGATAAGTTGCCTTGGGGCTTAGTCCTCAACCCAACCACTGGAGTTCTTTCTGGAACCATTGCAGCATTGAAGTTGAGGGTTAAGGAAGAAGGGGTGACCTTCGACGGTCCTACTTGGAATACCTCTTTCGGTAAGTTGGCAGGATTTGATGAAGATGCCGTGGCTAGTATAAACTTGTCTGCAACACCTCTAGGTAGCCGAACCATTGCTCGCTATACTGTGGTCGAGGGTGCTCTTCCTTGGGGTTTAAAGCTCAACCCGGCTACTGGTGTTATCACTGGCAGTGTAGCTCGCCTTAAGAACCCAGGTGCTTATGTTGACGTTCCAAAGCTTCCTGTGCCAGTCTGGTCCACAGCTTCAGCTCTCGGAACTCTAAACGAATATGAAACCGCTAATTTCACTCTAGCAGCAACACCTGATACTGGTCGATCCATGGCTAAGTATATCATTCGAGAAGGCGCTCTTCCTTGGGGTCTAAAGCTCAATAGCGTAACTGGTGCTATTACGGGAACGGCAGCTGATATCTTGAAAAGGAATGAACCTGTTTATTATGATTCTGCCAATAACCCAGTATTCAGTGATACTGTAGTGATAAATGGCAGCAATACAACGGTAACTAATAATGGTAGTATTGGTTCCTATACTAAGGGAACTGCGGTCTCGGCTACATTCTCTGCTACCCCAGTATCTGGTCGAACTGTAAAGAACTATTGGATGACTGGTGAATTGCCTTGGGGCTTGAAGTTCAACCCGACTACTGGTGTAGTTTCAGGAACTATCGTCAATAACGCAAGGGTAGTGAGTAAGACTTACACCTTTAATATTTTCGTCACCGACAAGGACGCACCAAGTTATTTGGTAAATAGTTCAAGTCGAACCTTCACAATAACTGTTCAGTAAGAGGTAAAAACAATGGCAGTATTTAATTTTACAGTAAGGGCGACTGACAGCGAAGGTTCTTATGCCGACCGTCAGTTCAATATCACTGTTCGTAACTCGCGCGTCGAGCGTTTCATGGCAGTCACCTCTACCGATGCGTGGACTTCACCCGATGGTACTACTTGGACACAAAGAAACGGCCAGAGTGGATTTACTTGTGCGTATGGTAATGGTTTCTGGCTAATCCTTAAATCTCAAGCGACTGGAACATCGGCTCTAAAGTCAACTGATGGTATTAACTATTCGGCCATTTTACCGGCAAACCAGACGTTTGTTGACGAAACTGGCACTGCAATCACCGGTCTTACCAATGGTCCAATCTTTACTGCGTTGTCACTTGCCCGTCTGCGTTTTTGGAATGGACGATTCTGGATTGTCACAACAAATGGTAGTAATCAGTCTGGTACTTCTGCCACTATGTTTTATGACTTATGGTCCACTGCTGATGGTATCACTTGGAGAAGAAATAGACTTCTCACACTCTCATCTGGTGCTTTAAATACTCCTCCTGTTCCATATTTGGTAACAATGTATGAAGACAATGGAACATTCTTTATTCCATTCTCCTGTAGTTATAACACTCCTGTTCCTGCAGCTGGAAATAACTGGTGCTATGGTTGGTCAACTACGGATGGTACAACCTTTACTCAGATCCGAGATACTACAGTAACGTCTTCAACTTCGTCGACCTTTTACGGAGCATCTATTCTTAACCGAATTAACGGTGTCTATTTCGTTATGCCTACCACTACTGGAGGCTCAACTAACTGGACACAGACAACATTTAGGTATTCAACTGATGGTCTGAACTGGACTACATCGACATTCAATGCTAATGCTGGAACCAACGCTCCATTGAATTTTGTTTATGCAAATGGCCAAGTTTATTCATTCACACAAAAACAATCATCAGGTGTTGGTTCTACTGCAAATTACTTTACGTCGTCGGACGGCGTGACCTGGAATATGACTGAATTCAAATCATTTAATACCACTGCTGGTGTTATCCACCACTCGGTTTATAAGAACGGTGTGTTCTTAATGGCAGGGTCTGTTGCTACTGGCACAGACACTAACAACTCTACGTTGTCTGTTCCTAATAATGGTTTGCGTGTCTCCGTTGATGGTTCGACTTGGACAAGCGTTAATGTTGGTTCTGGAACTATCAACTATGCAGACGTTGCTGCAATGTAATTGATATGATTATGGCCCGGACAATGTCCGGGCCATATGGTTCCCTAAGTGGTTTTCTTAGAGCTAAATCAAACCCTCAGCAGCCCTGACACCCTAGTGTCCCTACCTTACGCTGCTGGCTCCCTACGGGCTTCTTCCAATTCGCTAATGAGAACAATCCGCTCAGTAGACGAGAAGTCTGAGTTAGAGAGCTTAAACATCATCGCATCATTGGCGTTAAGGAAGAAGAACGATGCGTTCCAATCAGTGTTGGCCCGGTAATCACCTTCCCTACCCTCAAAATATTCCTGACACCATAGATTCATCTTGTTGATGTGGGAGGAATCATACTGACCTCTTTGGGTCTTGAGCTTGGCTCGAACCGCAAAGCGGTATTTGTCATAGAAGAGTTTCTTCCTCGTGATGACCTTTTCCTTCTCCAACATCTCAGAATGTTGGCTATCGAGCGGCTTCTCATACTCAACGAGGTATTGCTCGCCTATCGTCGACTTTATGTGATCAAAGATCTCGGGATCAGAAAAGAATAAGGTATAATAGGTACGCTCGGCCGCCCAACGGTTAACCACCCACGCCCATTTGTCGCTCTCTGTGCCTCTGTAATCTGCCTTGTTGAACTTCTGAGCCAATACCCATTTGATCACATCAGGAGTGGGCTTCTTATCATCGTCCTTGGTAGATTGACAGTCTACTACCAAGCGGTGATTGAACTTCTTGTAATAGATCTTACGGGTGACCAGTTCTTTCATTAACCCTCCTAGCAACTCAGCTTGATTGTCATTGCGTCTCGATCTGTTTTTGCGACGACAATCACCTGCAGCATGGAGGTGGTTACTTGATTTCCCTTTGTCTCGTAGGTTGGATACCAGACTACCTTGCCCTCAAACGACATGGAATCAAACCAAGCTTTGAAGGAGTCTAGGTCTTCGCCTTCCTCAAAATAGATGTAGAAGGTATGACCCGGCTGATCCTTAAGCCTTGGGTGATGATGACTCACAGGAGAGAAATGGAGGAAAATCTTCATGCGCCCACCATAATGGCAGGGCAGTCATGTTGTCATTATTCGTGCGACAACCTACAGCGCATCGCGTCTTTTTTGTTGAGGAAATGATAAGAATTGGTCAGAGTGGTTTCATTCAAGAGGGCAGCGGCACCTACATTATAGGTTAGGTGTTCTAAATTATCTTTACACCAAACTACCACATTGGTAAGTTCTACCACACTCCCGTGATAGACGAGCACAAATGGCAAGGGATAGCTAGGATTGCCCGTAAAGTCGTGGAAATACTTGAGCTTCACAACATCACCAACTTGAAGCGCATCGCATCATTCTTGGACTTGAATCCAAACTTCTGAACCATCAAAGCGGTTCCATTCTTAATGGCTTTAATTTTGCTGCTGAATGTACCGTCGCCTGGGATTATCTCAGGATATTCAGCTTTGTTATAGATTACAAACATGGTTTTATTCTGATCTACCCACCGACAGCACTGGCCAAGTTCAGTCTCAGTGCCTTCGACGTAGAACCAAGTCAAGTCGGTTTGGATGGTGTTTGTGATCTTCATTCCACACTCAACTTAAACATGAGGGCATCCTGTTTATTGGAGAAGGTCAAGACGCAATAGTGAAGATCTCCGGTATTCTCTCCCAAGTCCCAACAGATGGGTCCCGGAGTCATACCTGTGGGAAAGCGATCTCGCGCTTGGGAGACGATCATTCGAATAACAGAAGGAACACCTGATACCCACACGGAAGTCTGACCCTTATCAGGCCAGTCCTCCTTTGCTTTGAGGTGGTAATCTGCTAGTCGCAACCGCCGCCTCCACTATCTCCCCCGCTGCTTCCTCCATCACTAGAAGAACTCGAGTCACACGAGGAACTAGAATCGTAAGAGGAACTTGAATCAAATATCGAGGAATACCCTGAATCATAAGAAGGCGTCCAGCTGTCATTGCTGCGACTGTGGGAATAGCTTGAACGTTGTGAAACCCTCAGGGTATCGTTCATCACAATCTGTCGTGCCTTGGCACGATCCTCAGGTGAATGAACGGACTTCCTAGTCTCTTGGACTACGGGCTTGGACTTGCTAAAAAGGCGTTTAATCAGTTTAATCATACCTAATGCTAAAACGCCTTTTGCCCGATGTCAACAAAAGGTTAGATCGAGTGGGGCAGTTCGTGGGTATAGATCACGATACCTTCGCCGTAGGGCTCACCATCTTCCAAGATCTTAAACTTTGCGTGGGGCAAAGTTGTCTTGACAGTGAAGCCATCTTCGAAGTCAGTTTCGATGAATGGAAGGTGCTTTGCGAGCTTGGCAAAATAGGGACAGTCTTGTCCCTCATGACAATCACTCTCAGGGATTCCAGTCTTAGTCAGACGAATTACCCCGTGACCAGTCTCGTCACTGAAGGCTCCACGGAATTCAGTCAGATCATCCGAGTAACCAAAGATGGCGAGCAAGTTATTCTCTTTGAGAACCTTCTCAAAACCCTCCGGTAATTCGTCGCCATACTCGCGACCATTCAGTTCCTTAGCAGCTTCCTGAATAGTCATACCAATTTCAATCATACATAATCCCTTAATGTCGAGAACCCGCAAGGCACGCTCTCGAATATTTGCTTTCAGTTCTGCTGCCGTCTTAGACATTGAACATGAGTGCGAGCACACTCTGAGGCACAAAGTCCATAACCTTGAAGCCTGCGTTCTGACTCAACCAGATTGGCCATATCAATGAGATAAAGGCCATGCCGAACCAAGTTGTGGCCGAAAGCATGAACTTAAACGGCAAAGCGAGACCGAAGAAGCCAGTTGCCAAGTAGGAGAGTCCTGCGAGTTTAAACTGCTTAGTCACTAAGCCGAAGATCAAGAAGATCACTGCCAATACTGCGAGTGACCAGCAGAGAATTAGGGTTGACCAAGTGAGCATTAGTCTCTTCCAAATAGGCTAGCAAAGAAGCCGCGGTTTTCTAAGCGATCCTGCTTCATACGCCGGTCGTCAGCATAACAGTTGCAGGTCTGTGTGTTGTGGCTTAGCCATCCCATGCAGGGTGCGACAGGCTGTCTAAGGGGAAAGCCCATCTCTCCTACGCGAGGCTTGGAGGTCTTCTGACCGGGATATTCGTAACCAGGCATTATACCTTCACCCCTTTCTTCTTCATTATTCGTCCATTTGGGCAGATACACAAAGCCCTTCCGCCACATTCAAAGCCAGCCGGTGTAAAGACTTTCCCAATTGTGTCAATTACACCAGTATTACCGCAAATCATACAGTGACCTTTTGGCGTAAATTCCTCTACCCAGAGATCAGCCATTTGATTTTTAGTAATAGGACGAGGCATTACTTTGACCTCGCAATAGTAGCGGCTTCATTGGGGTGCCAACCCGTTGATGGATTGAAGTTTGAGAATGTGACTGGGGGACCACTGTTAATCCTCCATTCAGTATCATATAGACCATCCGAAACCCTACCGTTCGGTCTAAGAGCACAATTCCGGTCAACATGATTGCCGAATTTCACATAAGGATCGCCCCAAGCATCATATAGAACCTCCCGTGTCTTGTAGATCACAGGGGTCTCGAGACGACGAATATCTACAATCGTCGTCTCGCGCTTTGCTGGCTTTATTGGTGCTGCCTGAACCAGTACCAAAGATTGTTCCTTACTCGGAAACAAACTACGAAGAAACTTAAACATCATAATCCTTTACTTGGCAGGAAGCCAGCCCTTGCTCTTCAGCAGAGGTTCGACTTCCTCCCAGAGGTTCTGACTCGAGTAACTGAAGCCTGTCTCCGGGTCAACACCTGACTTCTTGTTGATCATCTGAATGTTTTCATCGTCATTCCAGTCGCCACCCAAGTCTTGGAAGAGTTCATCAAAGACTGCGCCTGGAATATCAATATTCTGGATGATCTCGAACTTGTCATTCAAGTAACCCATCTGGACGAGAATACCGGTAAACTCTACACGGTAGAACTTGTAACCAAGTCCAATGATTCGAGCGTGACGGGGACGGAAACGATCCGACCACTGGATTGCACCCGGTCCATGCTGCTGAAAGTGATCCCAAACCGCACCACAGAACTCAGGCCATTCCTCGCCCGAATCGTAGTGGATCCAGAATGAATCAGCAGGGACCTCGTCTTCATCCTTAGCAACGGTTCCGGACGTCACTGGTGCGAAACTTCCACTACCAGTAATCGGACTCTTCATCATCGGCCGAGGTGCGTTAGCGGGCTTCGCAGGGGCAGGAACCTTGCTGGTTTGAATGCTCGGCGGAATTACCTGAACGGGCGGAGGAGCATACTCAGGGACCTCCAAGTCGTAAGGAGTGGGATAATTGCTCTCATCCTCGTTGACTACGAAGCCACCCTCTTCCTCATCAAAGTCATCAAATTTGCTAGATGCAATCTTGTTGAGCTCTTCAGCAACCCGAACGTCATCCATGCCGAAGAAGTTGGGGAAAGCCAAGCCTGAGCCGTTGTCATAGTGCTCATAAAGCAACCACAAGCCATGGCTACGTTCCAACTCAATTTCGCCGTCATGTTGGAGAATGTAGAACTCGTTGTTCCACTTATCCTTGATCTCGTCCCAGTCTTCCCAGCGAGTATTCTCTTGTTCCAGACCGAGGACGCCACGTTGACGAGCCTTTTCTAGTGCTTCCTGAACCTCTAGCAACTGACCAGAGAGCTCTGGATAGGCAGAGTTAGCCGCACCAGCAGGGATGGGATTGTGTTGATGCTGGACCTGCACCGTTTGAGGATTCGCAATAGCGTCCATGTTTGCTTTGTGCTGCTCACGCGTCACATCATAAACGTCGTAGGAATCTTGGAAGAGATCCTTGTAGGGTTTGTAGTCGACTTGGAAGCCTGCATTCAAGAGGAACTCATAGGCTTCTACCATCCCAAGACCATTAGTTTCGTAGCTCTGTTCCGAGGTTTCGAACCAATCATTAGGGAGGAGATGATGGACCAAAGGAGCGACACACTGGTCAAAAGCCGTATCGGCACAGAACGCAAGGAAGGGCGTGATCTGAACCAAGATGTCACCGTCGTCATCGACCACACAAGCGAGGAAGTCATTGGCCTTCGCTGAACCATCATCCTTCAGACCAGTGTCGTAGTAGCCGCCGAGGGAATGTGACGGCGTAATGGGCGCCTGAGGGGCTGACTGAGCTATCTGAGGTGCTGCGTTCCAATTAGGATCAAGTGCAGGGAAGGGCGGCAAAGGATTGGAGGCGACCAACTGCGACTTTCCCGACGACATTTGAGTTGTGATTGACCGATTGAGGAAATCAGTCAGTGACGGATCGTGGAGGAAACCATGCTTCTTCAGAAGAATGTGGGTAGACAGTTCATCGTAGCCATCGACCACGAAAGCATTCTCCATCACTTCGTCCAAGACGCCGTCTGGAATGAGGAAGATAGTTTCGATGAGATTGGCTTGATGCTGGTCATAAATGTGACCGCAGCGATTCCACCGATCAAGCGGTTCAAAGACGACGCTCAATCCTTCAGGATGAGGTCCAGTATCGTCATCAGCTTTGTGGTAACCATAAACCCACTGACCGATTTCGCAAACTTCTGCGTCCTCGTCATCGCCGATCGTCAAGACAGAGCGATTGAGTTTGGCGTTGTGAAACTCTCGGATATTCTGCCCGTCGAGTTTGAACTTCCTAACTCGCTTCCAGTCCTTCTCAGTGGACTGAACGTTGGTGCAATCGAAATAATGAACGATTGTCTCTTTGATTTCATCGCTTGCCATATAGACTCCTTTGCTCGACCACTAACATGGTTTAACAAAAGAGCAAGAGCTTAGGAGTAGATTAATTGTACCTGGATGGCTTCTTTCCGTTCAAGCCAAACAGTTAAGGCCCATTTAGTAAGACCCGAAGTGCTCCACTGAACTTCGCTCCATTGGCAGTACGACTGGGGAAATCGTCTTGACAGGTCTTGCTCTAGGAGCAAGATGTCTGCAAAGTCACCATGGAATATTGAGAAATAGGGCTTTTCAGCTTCTTCGAAGCCCCAATCCTCTGGATCAAACTTACCAACAACTATGAGGCTAACCTCAGTCATACCTTGCTGTTCTTGCCTTGCTTCCTAAATGACCATTTGTCCATTCCATGCTTGGCTAGCTTGATCTTGTCATCAGTGATCTCAACCGTGTTGGGGCCTTTACTCGATAGAGTTCCACCTACCCACATGGACAGTTCCTGAAAGGCAGTCACCGGGTCAACAGCAGACTGGAAACCAATCGACTTGAGACCATCGCAATTGATCCGCCAACCGGAGTCTAAGGCTTTGTAATCATCGGAATTGTAAGGGCCATTTGAATGAACTTCAGGCTCTTTCTTCCACGCGATTGCGATACCCATTTCGATATGGGTTTGAATGCGAGAATCTGAGCCAATCTCACCTACCTTGAATAAATCCTCAAGAGTTTTATGTCCATATTGGCCCGGTGAAGCAATAAGATTCTTCTCTGCTGCCCACTTCTCTAGACGACTTGCGGTCCAGAAGTTGACAACTTCCTTTTCTAGATAGTTTCGTCCGTCTCTGATCCTGACTGTGAAACCTTTGTAGACTTTGCCACAGAACAGAACGGCATGACCCTCTATTGTGTATTCGTCGCCGTAGAGTTTATCGTTCTTGTCCCACATGGTTCGGTAACTGGAAACCGAGGGACAACGCCATCCTTTTGGTGGATCTTGTGGCTTTTCGATATTCTCAGAAAGAGTAAGGATAGAAGCGCTCCAGGTCCCCATCTTCTCGGCGTCGCCTCGGGTTACAACGCGATTGTCCCGCACGAATGTGATACCTGGGTCAATACCGTAGGCGGATGCGCTGTCGTAGTAATCTTTGCCGCCAACGATTCTCATAGACCCTCCGAGAGTTCCAAATACCTAGCCTCAGAAATACCTAAAGTATTGAGCCAATACTTGAAGTAGAAGTCCAGTTCAAGACTATTCGCATGAGTATCTTTGTGGTAGCGAAGGAAGTCTTTGCGGTTCTGGACCTTATCTGCGACCAACATTTCATTCACAGCCTTCAGTGGACTGAGCTTGATCATATGCGCGGGATAGATGTCCCAACGTGGATTCCCTGAGGTACCACCTACTTGCTCCTTGACGATCTTTGGAGACAAGAAGCCATTCGCAATGTTGCGATATTCCATCGCGTAGAGGACGACCAAGGGATGGAGGTCATCACACTCAAAGAAGTTCCGCTCTAGATCAGGATTAGCTTGGAAGAGTGGATGAACCGCGTAAGCTTCCATGACCACTTCATCCGAGCCGTAACGACGCAGAATCTCAATACCCTGATCGATGTGATCGATCAAAAGAACTTGGGAACGTTCAGCACGACGATCACCGTAGAAACGCTTGATCTTCTGGTAGCCGAGAGTTTCAGTAATCATGTGAGATCCTTTATGCGAGCGAGGCTTTCATCTTTCCCGAGAAGATTCAAGACATCATAGATGGGAGGGCTGACCGTGCTACCTGTGAGAGCAATCCGAAGAGGCTCAACAACTTTACCCATCTTGAGGTCAAACTTCTCCATTGTCTTTTCAATGATCCTATGCTGCTGATCAGACTCCCAGACGATCTCGCCTAGTTCCTTGTGGAAGAAGCGGAGGATATCCAAGGAGTCAACAGTCAACCTTGCCTCTGCCTTTTCCTCTAAGGCAATAGGTCGAGAAGCCCAGAGGAACATTGTTCCATCCGCAAGAGCGTTAATGTCAGAAGATCGCTCCCGTAGGGCGGGCATCGCAGTCAACAGCTTGTCAGCGTCGAAGACTACATTCCAGCTTAGTAGTTTCTCACAAGCCAGCTCACAGAGCTTCTCAGGGGAAGACTGACGGATGTAATGACCATTGATGCTAGCAAGCTTCTTCGCATCCAATCGGGCAGGATTGCGTTTGACATCCTTAATGTCAAACCATTCAATGGCCTGATCGAGGGAGAAAATCTCGTCATCACCGTGACCCCAACCTAGGCGCGCCAAGTAGTTGATCATTGCCTCAGGCAAAATACCGAGGTCATCCCGATAATCCTCAACAGCAGCCGCTCCAGTTCGCTTGCTGAGCTTCTTCCCTTGCTCATCATGGATGAGAGGTATGTGGGCATAGGTAGGACGCTCCCAACCCATCCCATCATAGATCGGAATCTGTCGGAAGGCATTATTGAGGTGGTCGTCACCTCGGATCACATGAGTAACGCCCATGTCGAAATCGTCAACCACGACGGCCAGCATGTAGGTCGGGGTGCCATCGCTTCGGAGAAGGATCATGTCATCCAGCTCTTTATTCTGAACGGTGACCTTACCCTGAACGAGATCCTCGATAGTCGTCTCACCCTGACGAGGAGCCTTCAGCCTAATTGTAAATGGACGCTCATCAGAAGGGAGGTCTAGTGGCTTACAATCTCGATAGGGGGAATCATATCGAAAAGGCCCCTTGTTACCGCTGACGCTCCAGTCCTTGCGATAGACTTCCATCTGGTCAGGAGTTGTGAAATCCATGTAGGCATGGCCCTTACCAAGCAAATACATCGCAACAGCAATATGTCGCTCTGCTCGCCAGCTTTGGATGTAGACTTCTCCGTCATGTTTCAGACCAAGCCAATCCAAGCCGTTGTAGATTGCCTGAACTGCTTCTGGAGTATTGCGCGCTTTGTCTGTATCCTCGATGCGAAGGAGGAACTCGCCTCCCATCTTCTTCGCATAAAGGTAGTTGAATAGAGCCGTGCGAGCCCCTCCAATGTGGAGGTAGCCAGTAGGCGATGGAGCAAAGCGAGTCCTAATAGTCATAGGACTGCTATGTAGCCTAATTGGTAGGAAGTCTAGCCCTTTTTAGACTGGGGCAGTGATGAATAGGCCAGCAAAGATTAAGAGGGCGATCCCGCCTATAATTATCGCTTGAACCCTATTCATAATAGAATCATGGGCCTTGTGAGTATATCGACTAGCCTTCGTCAGTTTAGCAACCTGACGACGTTCATACCAAAGGCCAAACACGATTGGCAGGGAGAATATTACCATCATGAGCAATATTCCGCCGAAGTTTAGAGCTGCCCAAAGGAGTCTATCAAGCATCAGTTATTCCCTACCAGGCGACGACATTTAGCTGAGCGATATTCAGGAGGAGTGGCTTTACACTTTGATCTGAATACCGTGGCCGCATTCACGACAGGAACAGCCGACACTGGCAAAGGTGTAAAGCTCAGGATCAAGATAGGGATGATTGCTTTAGGCATATTTCCACACAATCTGGCCACAATATTCACCTGTGCCATCAGGGTTCAATTTTACCGAACCAGTCTCAGTGGCAGGATATCTCCAAGCGGTCAAAGTACCTAAGACTGGACTGACTAAAAGAGGTGACCTCCAAGTTTTGCCTCGGACTGCTGACGTCACACCTTCTATGACAACAATCTTTCGACCTAGAAGTCGCCATATAAAGGTGTTGAAGCCGTCGCAGGTTTTAAAGAAAAGCCAAAACAACAAACAAGCCACAAAGGTGGCATAAGCGAAGACGATAATTTCCTGAGGTCTCATCGTGGAAGCGCCTTAGGCTTCTTGTCGTCACCGATATGGACGAAGATATACTGGGCTTCGCAGACCTTAGTGGCTTCGCCTGTGCAACCTGCTAGGGCGTAGGTGCAGACCATCACATTCATCGAGGAGGAACCTTCCTTCACAATGTCTGCGTAGATCACTACCTCATCGCCTACTCGGACAGGTGCAAGGAATTTGAATCCCTCAACAGCAACCGTCACGGTTCGACCTCCGGCTCGACGCTTAGTGACAGCGCCAGCCGCGAGATCCATATGAGACATCAACCAACCACCGAAGATGTCTCCATCGGGATTAGTGTCACTGGGCATTGCGGTGAGAATGCGAACGGGGCGGCGCCCCTCTTTGTCAGCCTGTTCCATGCCACTTTATGGCATGGAATCCTAGGACTGTCATTATTCTTTTCGGCTTTTCAGGTTGTCGTTGATCTCAATCAAATAAGCCACAACGATCATCAGAAGACCCATAATGATTCGATGAGTTGCAACCTGAATATCAATAATATTGGCAATTACTGCGAGGGCCATTACAACAGCAATAAGCCCGCCAACAACCTTCAAGGGTAAAGAAAACATCATTCCCCGTACTTCTTTTTCAGGGCTGCTAGTAGGGCTCGTTCCTTGGCTTCGATTTCCTTCGGTGTCTTCGCTGCTCTCTCACCAGTAATGCCGGTGAGGAACATCAACAACCACATGAATACTGCCACACACGGAATGCTAATCTTCATGAAGTCGGTCATTGCCTGAATATCAGCCGCTTGCTTGACCGACATAGGTTCGAGAAAGATTAGCTTTGGCAGAAGGATAGCCATAGCGTAAGAAACTGGAATGATGAGGAGTAGGAAGCGATTCGTAAACCAGGATCGACGAGTGCTCTCCTTCCAGCTTGGAACGTCATCGGGTCTCATACGTCAAATCCCATATCCTTTAGCATTGCGAGAGGATTCCTACAAGGGAACCAGTCAACGCTTTTGTGCCCGGCAGCAATCTCTACCGCGTTTCGACGAGCAGCTTCTGCCTTTGCTTCCTCTTCAGTCAAATCAACCGCGTTGGAATCAAATGAACGTTTGGCATTCGGCGCGGAAGCCGACATTACGATCCAGTCTTTACTCATCGGTTCATCCTTGCTTGAGCAGGACGCGATCGGCCAACTTTGCGAACATGAGCTGCTTCTGGAAGCTCTTCACAAAGTTGGGATAGATCTTTTCGATTTCAGGGTACTGGTCACCCTCGCGGGCGCAGGAAACCCGCGCATAGCCGCGGCTCTTGACCTTAGCGCGCGATTTATCGTCCAGTTCACCCTCGACCCAACGACCCTCATGAAGCTGGAATGTAAGGAACTTCTTGTCGTCTGAGGTAGCGCGGCGACCCCAAAAACTATAGAGCCGGCCCTCGACTTCAGCCCAACCCCAGATCTTATCTGAGCCCCGCTTACCAGCCTTTGAATCCTGGCACCACAGGTATCCACGAATAGTGAAATTTGCCATAACGATCTCCTTTCGCACATAGTTTAGCACAAAAGGAGAACTTGTCTACCATTTTTAGGCAGATGCTGCTACTTCTGATCTAGCCCGACGGATTGCATCAGCGACCTCCATGCCCTCAGCCTTGTAGCGTTTGATCAAGTCGATCATCTGACTATCAGCTTTGACCGTGTAGGGCACGAATTCCTTGTATTCTACTTTGTGCTCACTTGCCCAAATCTTGGCGTGCTCTTCAGCATAGAACAAGTTGGGGAAGCTCGCAAAGTAAGCTTCCCGGTCGCCAAACCCGTCGGTGGTCGGGAAATACATAGTGGGGAGAAAGCGGCCGCCGTTAACAACTTCGACCTTAACAAATGCCTTGCTCATTTCGATCTCCTGCTTCTGTTAATCACTAGATAACAGGATAGGTGAATAAGTCAACCAGTTTCTTCAAGTTCCCAGACTTGATTGCCCTCTGGGGCTTTGACATTGATCCGCTGCTGCTCAGTGAAATTATCCGTCCAAGCCTTTGTGGTTCGTCCTCGGCGCAGTCCGCCAGTCTGTTGATCAGTGGGACGGTATTTGCGAGTTCCCTTGCGGATGAATAAGCCAGTGTCATCTTCCATTATGACCACAATATTACTCATACGGCAATCTGTCCACTTCTTTCTAAATGGTATTTGGCGGCTTCGTCGAGACTTGATAGTCCCTTTACGTCGCCGGCTGCAACCGCATGAGTAATCTCAGGATAGACATCAGGATCATGCGACCACAGCTTAACAAAATAAATGCCGGGTTGCGAGTCTTCCACTACACCGTAGCCAGCTTCACCCATTCCAAGATTGACGACCACGAAGTCATTGACCTCATAGACAGTTGGGCTCTTGTCTTTTACCGCCTCAAACATCTCAGTCAATACTTCAAAGGGTAAGTCATAGCCACGATCCCAAAGAAAGGTTCTTGCGGCTTGGGTTCTCTCGTCCCTCATTTCTTTTCCTTCCATGCGTCACCATAGATTGGATGCTCCCACCAAGGACCAGCGTGGTACCAGGACTGAGCTTGGCGGCTGCGGTCGAGAATCTGCCTAATTTCATGGGATTCTCGTGAGTTGCCGAGGGTTAGAATATCACCCAATGCGGTAAAGATACTTAGAAAGCCTTCAATCAAGGCCCTCATCGAGTCAGCTCAATAGCCAACTGGTCAGCGGTCATACCGCTGTCGTAGTCCAACCCAAGCTGATGGAGGCCACGATTGTGAAGGCGCATTCCGGCATCATGTTCACTCAGGCCGGTAAGTTCTTGGATTCGATCGTAAGCGAGAACGCGCCATTTTGTAAAGGACGTCTGCGCCTTGCCTTGATGGGGAGATTCGGCGTTGTGGATTTCCCAAATGTTAGCCATATTTGCCCCTCTTGGATTTCCCAAACATCTTGTCGAAAATACCATCTTTACCGAAGGTCGACTCCATCGTTTCGTCGAACGCATCCATGCTTTTTAAGTTGCGAATTTCCTCAGAAAGTTCTCGCACCCGCTGATTTGACCTAGCGAGCTCCTCTTTTGCCCGCTGGCCGTCAACGAGCATATCATACACGGCTTTAAGCCATGCGCGCTTGACCTCGACTTTCTTTTCCTGATCGCCGAACGTAGCAGCTTTCAGGGTCGAGAGATCAATCTTCACTAGGCATCTCCTCGAGGAAGCCATCAGGGCGGATGATCCACTCCTTCACGATGCCGTCCTTGTTTTTCAGCCGCAAGATTGCGTCATACTCGCCGGTCATTTCGGCCAAGTCAGCAACTACCGCAAGCTGGATACAAGGCGCGTTGTCGAGGTCAGAAGCACTGACCTCGGGTTCACCTTCGTCGCGTGTCTCATTTGCGCAGTGGACCGCAACATCGAGCGCAGTTCTATCCAGACCCATTGCTTGACGCAGGGCATACATGGGAGGGATCTTGTCTGTCATTCGCCATACTCTCCGCGCAAAGCTGCAATTAGGTCTTTGAGGACTTCCTCAACGTCGTCGGCTTCCATGCCAGCTTCCAACATCGTTTCAGCAGCTTCCTCGACTGAATCGCCAGTATCTGAGTGCCACCAACCATCGCTTGGCTCCAAAGCTTTAGCAATGCGTTCTGCCACTTTAGTCAATGGAGCGGTCGCCATCTACGCTATCCTTGTATCGTCTTGCCCACTTCTCACATTTGCGGAGAAGGATCTCATTGATTTTCTCGTCCGTAGTCTCGGGACGGTGTATGAAAATTATGTCAAGAGCGCAAGCTATGATGTCGATGGCTTCGCCCACAACGCCATCGCTGCCCTCTTCTTCGCCAGCCCGGACCTTGGCTATCTCCTCATCCAGTTCAACAATTTCAAGTTTGGTATGGCGGCTAGCATCTTCGAGCTGTCGACCATTCTGAACGATTCGCGCATAGTGGCGAACTATATCGAGAGGGTTATTGGTATCCATATCCTATCGCTAAACAGGATATGGATACACGTCAACCTAAAACAGACCTTCTACTGCCTGAGTCAGAGCCTGAGCTACCGCGCGATGGAGGAGGCGATCCAATTCAACTTGGAGGTCATATTCGCAAAGGCTGTTCCAGCTCGTGGAACGATGAGTTTCCTTCAGCTTGCCCTGGCGGTTGTGAGCCTTACCTGTCCAGCTGTAGAGCTTATGAGGGTCAGAATCTTGACCTAGGGTTGCTACTGGCTTGTCCTTACGGAGAACCTCGGCAAAGGTCATCTGACCATCCTGGTAGACGCGGGTCTCAAACTGGTCAACCAGTTCCTTAACATGCTTCATAGCCATTGCCGATCTCCTCGTTGCTTCCTACCCACTCACATTAGCAGAATAGGTGAACTAATCAACCAGTTTATTCAGCTTTGGCAAATTTAGAGTGACGCTGGAGGTCTTCATTGGTCCAAGTGCGGGGAGGGATGCCACCGTTCTCCTCAACCAATCCGGCGATCCAGCCGTGGACCAAACCATTCATCCGGCAACGCAGGTACATGAAGGGGAAATAATCATCCCCCATATTGGATTCACGGGGATAGAGCAGCTTCAAGCCTTGGGCAGCGGAGTAATACTCCTGAGCGATGAAATACATACGCTTATTGGCACCATGGACGACCTTTTCACCGTCCTCGTTCTCCTGAGGGAGATCAACCATTGCGTCCAAGGCATTGAGCGCCTTCCAGACCAGATCCTCAAAGAGGGAATGCGAAGCCAAGCTATCGTTGAAAATCTCAATCTGCTTGTTGGTTGCTGGGTAGTTACCGATCTTCGCCATTGCTTATCTCCTGTTCCGATTTACCCGTGATAGCAGAACTGGAAGAAGAGTCAACCAGTTTTTATCGGCAGGGAAGATATCGGAGGATCCATTTGGGATAACCCTCAGGTGTCATAATGATATCAGGAACCGCAAGGGCATCATTGCCAGTTTCAATCCAGCCTTGGCCGAGACAATGATCACAATTGGCGCGCTTGCTGCGAAGACTTATGAGGTCAATCTCGGTGTTCCACTGACCGTGTCCCTTACATGTTGGGCACTTCGCATCCAGGGTAGCGCCTCGAACTGCGACAGGGATGCAGGTGAAAGCATGAGGATCATCCACACCAGTTGTTACATGGACTTTACTGGGGTGGCTCAATTGACTTCTCCTTCAATATATTCCTGCCAAAGGTCGCCAGTCCACTCGTAGGTACCGGCCTTTTTACCTGTTGGTATGGTCAGCTTTGCGCCTCTGAATAGCACGCCTTGCGCCCTTACAACAAGAAACGCCCACGTTGGGTCAGGGACTTTCACATGATTTAAACGGGCAGGCATTTCAACTTGAATGGAGCCACAATCCCAACCAAGTGGTTCATTAGCAGCGATCGTTCTCGCAGGCTTCCTAGGCGGAGGAGGCAGGGCACGAAAAGTAGGACGATCCCAGAATGGTTGAAAGCGAGGATCCGCAGGGTTGTCCTTGGAACCACCGAGCCAGTCGGGGTAGTTCCAAAAATCCAAAGGATCAACGTTCATTGCGCAGCAATGCCCAGTTCGAGGAGGAGGTTATCCAATTCGATTTCGGTTCCGCGGAAGAACCCGGTTTGGTTACAGCCAAGATCGGCCCAGACCGAAACGATATCGGTTCCGATTTGGATACCGTAACCTCCATCAGTGGAAATCGTCCGAACACCCTTGAATTCCCAACGGTCAACAAGGCTACCAGGTGTTAAAGTCCCTTCGTTCTTAACGAAGTGATGGATTGCTTCGACCTTCTTAGCGATGCTTTCATTGAGAATCATTGGGATCTCCTCGTTGCTCTTCTTGTCACCACTTTAAAGGAAATAGGTGGGGAGTCAACACCTTTATTCAGTTTCTCCGAGGGCCCATTTGCTGTAGGGCATACCACGAGCGCGACGCATACGAGCAAGCTTGATATCGGCTTCGGTCGGCCCACGAGCAATTCGAGCAGCTTCTTCCAGAGCCCGCTGTCTGTCGAGAGCGTTGAAAAAGCCCTCGATGTCAATATTCAGAAGAGCCTGATCCATTGCCCGGCTGCTACGAAACTTCCCACGTGCCATGCTCAACTCCTCTGATGTTAAAACCAAACTAGCAGAATAGGTGAAGCAGTCAACCAGTTATTTGACTTCGTTGCCGATTTCCTCGACGTTGTAGACATAGCGGAGAAAGCTGTCATTGTTGCTGAAGAAGCCAACGACGCAGTAGACTTCTTGCTTGGGCTTCTTGCTGTCTTTGACCTCGCGGGTGCGAACTTCCTTGACAGTGATCGTCGTAGGGGCATCTTGGCGCAAATAGTTGCGCTTCGTTGGCTTGACGATATACTTCTTGCCGACTTCGATCATCTTACTTCCTTATGCGAATTCAGGGTCCAGGGTGCAGAGTTCGTACCCGTAGGTCTTCACTGCGTCCCAGTTGACTCGGTTGAGATCACGAGCACACTTGGTGCAGTAATACTTGTCCATTGAATGGTTATACCATACCGCGCCGGGCTTCTGACATGCGGTAATATTGCAGGAGCCGCCCTTCAGTCCTTTGTCAGCTTTCGTGGGGCCCACGTAGTTGCCGCGACTATCGTAGTCACTTGCTGGCTTTTCGACCTGAGCTGTAGCTCGTTCATTGTGGACCACAAAGGGAGAGACTCGATACTGGCGAACTCCTCGTGATCGATCCAAACGGTCAGCGCGCATTTGGTTGAAGGACTTGGGCGGTTTACGAAGCTTTACCATTACGATCTCCTGTTTCTCTTCTGACCTGTTTAGCAGAACTAGGAAAGGTGTCAACCGTTAAGCTGGCTGCGGATGAGGTTCTTACCAGCGGTGCGCAGCTTCTTCTGGGGTTCCTTGACCTTGCTCTTGTGGTAGATGTAACTGTGATCGTTGAGCTTGTAACCACCCTCGTTGTCGACCGTAGCAGTCTGGCACTTGTCGTAAATGATAGCACCGTCCTGACCGCGCAGGATAGCATCATCGTGGCGACCGTCCCAAGACCAGAGACCCGCGTCCTTGAGCTCTCGGTTGCGACGGATATTCGCAACCAGCTTGGGATCATTCTTGCGATAAGTGCGGGCCATTTTCGATCTCCGTTTGCTGTCTACTCACCTAATTTAGCAAACTGGACGATCGTGTCAACCAGTTTTATCGCCTGCTGATCACCATTTTGGCACCTGGAGGAGCAACACTCATATTGCGGTGAATGGGACGATCCATTGCGAAATCGACTGCACTGTAACAGTGAGTCCAGGTTCCCCAACGATGGACGTAGGTGATCTGAAAACCGAGGAATTCAAGAATGCTGCGGATCATTCATCTTCTCCTTAATATTCCCAGCTGCTAACGCTGTAGCGCGACCGGTCCCAAAAGAGCTTGGCGAAGCGACGACGGACTGGCTGGCTGATCTTTTTGTGGATCCACGTTCCGAAGAGCGTAAGAGCTGCCATCTCAAGGAAGAAAATAGCAACAATCCAACCGATCAAACCTGCGTCCATGTCTGCCTCCTTGCTGTTGTGTCACCACTTTAGCAGGATAGGTGAACTAGTCAACCAGTTTCTGTCAAACTATCAGTCTGCAATTGTTCCAAGAGGCGTTCCTTAAAGATCGGTTCCTCTCTGGTAATAATGTCGAAGTTTCTTGCCACGCTTTGTGGCATTTTGAATTCATGTTCCTTGACATACCAGAACCCGCCTTCTTCGTCTCGCTCAAAGGAGATCCAACATTTACGGGGCTTCTTAACGCCATTATACTGAACGACGATCTTGACCCGTGTTTCAGTATGGGTAATGGTTTTGACCCAAGAACACTGACAGCGAGGTATTGCTGACCAAATGTGATAGGGCAGCTGAAGCATTGGATGAGTTGACGTATTCATCCATCGAGCTTAATGGTTTCCAACTTCTAATCAACCATATATTGACGCTCTGACTTGCTCTTTAATATCATTGAGGAATGACAGAAGCCAACGATAAAGCCTTGATTAAAGTAGCTCTTGAGCTTCGACAGCTTGAGAATGCTATTGATGTGGCAAAGATGATCCAAATGATCAACATTCGCCTGAATGATTTAGATTCACAAATACGCAGTGGCTATGGCGCTACGGCTTTAAAGAATAGATCCCCTAAGAGTGTCATTGAGAGCAAAGTCTTTAGCGACAACTGTTCGGATCCCATCAAGAAATATATTGGCTTCCTGAAGGGGTGGCAAGATGGATTTGAGGATGTTAAGAAGTTTCTAGAAACTTCGGAGAATCGTCGGCGAGAGTTGCATCAGCTCATTGATATCTATACAGCCGGCGGAGATATTGTGGTCGCAAAACTGAAAGGGCTTGAAGAGTGAACTGGATCTATAGTCTGAACCGTTGGTATGATGATCTAGATGACACTCATCCCAATCTTCGCTTCCTACTTTGCTTCATTCCTATGGGCATCTTTATCACCCTGATTTTTCAGAACTATAGTGTGAAGCTGTCTCTGTTGGGTCTCCTGGGCATGGCGCTGTTTGCCGTCCTGCGAATTATCCCGTTTGTCTTTCCTCAAAAGACCCAAAGTTGATCTGAATCTTCAGTTTGAGGCGGAATCTTAGCCACGTGTTGATTAAAGATTTTAGTGAATGAAGATTCCAACTCTTTCATTACAGCTCGTGGATCAAACGTTGAGATCTGATCCTCTTCTATTTCACAGATAGAAGTTGAAGAATCACAATAAGCAAAAGGCATAGCAGCACCAACCTTTCTTTCAGCTTGATGAATGAAATTAGTTAAGCTGGCTTCTTCGTGCGGATTAGCGTCCTCGATTACGGCACACCAAACTAAATGCCAAGGCTGGTTTTCCTTAGTTAGGTTTCCCCATGATCTGGATCGACTATGTGCATTTATCCTAGACTTTACACAAGTCTGACTTTGTCCATTCCTTAGGAGAACAGAGTTAGTCGAAGACCGGACTAGGTAAACACCCTTATGATAAGATGGTATTTGCCAATAAACGTTATAAAAATTCAATGTTGGCATTTTCTATCCAAAAATAAAGTCCGACACCTTTACGATGTCGGACTTTATTTTTCAATTTGTTTTTGTTTTAACGTTCGACCGAAGCGCCTGCCGGAGCCGACTGACCGACGGGGACAACTTGGCGCTCGCTCGGGACCAGGGCCAGCCAGCCGTGCTTGCGAGCTTCGACCGAGAAGTATTCCACACCGTTGATCATGTCCGCCGGGAGCGAGACGCGCTTTGCGGGGGTGCCCGAAGAGGTCTTCTTTTCGCGCAGGTCAGTGAGGTCGCGGCCGTTCACGCGGTTTGTCGGACGAACCTGTAGTTCCTGGACGCCGTTGACTTCGATCTGCCGAACCCGGACCTTGCCGTTTTCACCGATCATCACCGAAGCGTTCTTGTTGAAGTTTACAGTCTTGTTCATTTCGATCTCCTGTTTGCGTTTCCGATAAACTGGTTCTAACAGAAACTGGAAACCGATCAACCAGAAAATCTCCAGTTATCCATTTTTATGGGTAAACAGGAAGGGTTAACCGTTAGGGTGATAAGAAAAGGGGCACTAGGCCCCTTTTCTTACTTGCGGTCAAACAGTTTCATAAATTCCTCGTTGGACTTAATCCGCTTGAGGATTTCGGTCTTGGTCAGGAAACCAACGTCCCTGGACTGGTAGGCGTCGCCGTAGGGCAAGTGGATGAGGAAAAACTTTTCGCGCAGGTTGCTGCCGCGCGGCGCTTCGAAGATCATATACTGGGCATAGCCGTCTGCAACGCCGACCTGGTAGATCTTACCTGTGTTATTACCTGTGTAACCACGCGCTTCGTAGTAAGCTTTCAGAGCCTTCTGATGCGCAGCTTCGGCAGCCGCTTCCTTTTCCTGATTGTAGTTCATATAGTCAGGCTGCGGAGCAGGGACTTCATCAGGAAGACGGTAAACCTTAACACCCATTTTCGATCTCCTCGTTTGCTTCTGTTATCCAGTTTTTAGCAGAACTGGACAGGGAGTCAACCAGTTTATGAAGCGCCGAGGAGAAGAGTCACATTACCCGTTCTTACATCTGCATCCAAGAGATCCTGGCGATTAGAATGAAGAACTCGATGAAGGGTTGGTTTGATATTGAACGCTTGTGTAGATAGAGAACCAGGGAAGACTATGATGACCTCGAGGTTTATAGGCAGATCAATCCACTTGCCATCCACAAACAATTGAGTAATCATCCGATCTCTCTTACCGCACAATGCTGTAAAGAAGCGATGATCGTAATGGGCACCTTCAATGAGTTCCTGCCCCGGTTCTATAATGAGATGAGGATCTTTTCTCAAGAAATATTGGTTGATCTTTTGTGCCAATGATTTGACCCAAGGGATCTGACCCACTAAGCCATAGGCGTCAGATATCCCTCGACGATTTAGTGGGCCAGCAGCCGTCCACTTCTTTTCATCTAAGCTCGAACCTAGTCTACTCCACCGTCCCATCGAGTTTTTGGTGAGGTTTCCTAGTAGGCGAAAATCCCTTTGGGTGTCTTGATACTTGAGTCGCTGGATTGATAGATCAAAGGTTGCCTTAGGGCATTTCAAGGGAGTAATAGCAGTCATGAGTCGGTGCCCTAAAGTCCAGCATTGATCTAGAATAGACTCGGAGGGTGAATAAACCTCCGAACCTTGGCTGAATGTGCGGGGCTTGGCTACAATTTTCCCTTCCTTCTTCTCAGCTTCTATGGCTATCTTCCGAGCAAAATAGCCATGTTTCTGAGGTTGGAAATAGAATAGGTCTCCCAATCCTGATGTAATATCACCATTGCCATAAAAGTTACGCGCAATATCTAGCAGCGGTGCCTGCCAAGGTAATTGCTCACTGGGATTTTCCAATAATCCCGTCCATAAATCTTTGATAACAGTGGCACAATGGATTATCACAGCATCGTGACCGGCCATAAAACGAGACGCTAAGGACCCAGGCGATAGGTCCTTTAAATCCATCTCGCTTATCATTGAGCAATCTGCCTAAAAAGCTGAAAATCAGCAATATACTAGCAAGAAAGCTCTGCGTGTCAAACAGCCTAAACTTTGATGTAATCCTTCTCGCGATACTTCCGACCACATTTTGGATAGAGCTCGAGGAGGTCCCATTCTTCCTTGGTCAGAACTGCTCGAGCCTTTTCCCACGCTGCTTCAGTTGGCGCATGGGTGCGAGTCCTCTTTTGTTCCGCGACTATGACCGCTTCTCGGTAGTCTTCGCAGAACTCTGTCCCATAGGTCAGGTAGCTGTTAGCATGACAATGCTCACAATAATCAGATGGGTCGTAGCCGCATTGGCTAGAACGCCATTTGTGAGGTGTCTTGACTTGGATGATGTCTACCATGTTTCATCCGTATAGGAAAGGCTCCCTATTGTCAATCTGCTAAGTGGGCAAATTTCCCGCGAGGATTGACGATGTTATTGTAGCGATCCTTACAGCGGTAGGACTTCTTCTTACCCTTCTGGGTCGGAGGGCAAAACTTTTGCTGATAAGACCGCTTCACGACCTTGCGCCCGCAACAGGCGCATTCGATGGTTGCCCCGACCTCTGCGCGGCCATTGGCTTCGAAGCGATCCGACATAGCGTTCATGTCATCTTGGCGTTCCAAATCGCGCTGTAGGGAATCAGCATCATAGCCACCCCAACGATCCTCATCCAAGTCCTGATAGTAGCCGTCGCCGCTCAACGTGCCCATTATCTCTTCCTCCGATCTTTGGTCAACCGGATAACGGCAAACCCTTCCACCCACTTCGATAGTTCCAGAGTTACCTGGAGGTCAACCCCTGGATTGACTTTTTGGAGGACCTCAACGAACTTATCAGCAGAATACTGGGAGGGAATGAGTTTACCCAGGCGGTCAACAATCTCGCTGTCGACCATTACCTGGGTGATCTTATGAGCCCTAATGGCTTTTATGAGGTCTTCAGCTGTCATCCTCGACCTCTAGTTCCATATGTGCGCAGCGGTTTGAGAATACCGCTTTCATCACATTTCCAATCTTATCCCAGAAAGGGATGGTATAGAAGTCTTCTGGTTCAGCCCAAGTTTTGGTTGGGAAGATCAAGACGTCTCGAAAACGCAGGCTTTCCATCTTGCTAATAAAACAATTGAATTCAGTACGGCTCATATCATCGCAACCAGTTACAATCGTTGGCATTTTATCATCGAGGGCTGCTGGATCAACAGCATTGAGGATGCGATGAGGCTTATCACCCAATGCCTTACTGATCTGCTCTGTGGTTGCGTTGGGAATGATGATCTTCATTGCGTGACCCGAGCAGCGATTCGCCAACTGCTGAAGGATAGCTGCGTTAATTACCGGCGTCTTAATCACGTTTCGATCTCCTGCTGTTATCACAAACTGGTAACAGGATTGTGATAAAAGTCAACCAGTTTTAGATTTTGAACTCTTCCCCGGTGGCGACCACATAAACACCACCACCGGGGCGATATTCCAGGGTACCCGCTTCCAAGCCTTCAATCTCTGCGATCCCCTGAAGGGTAAAAGAGAGCATTGCCTTAGCTGCGGCATATTGACCTCGGTCGACCATGAGGGACGCATTGATCGGCGTAGCAGTTGTGTTGCTCTTCAGTACTTCTAGGTATTGTTCCTGGGTCCAAGGACGATGGGGAAATTCCAGACGCCGAGCAAAGCTGACTTTTGTTTCGTCGAGCGTCTTGCGTTCTTCCTGCGTGTAGGGCATACCGATCTCCTTGTTGCCAATTCCATTTAGCACATAGGTGAAAGGAGTCAACCAGTTTCTGATATGCTAGATACAACAATGGCCCTACGTTTCCGCAGAGCCATTGGGTTAGAGTGCTATTTAAGTGCGGCCTGAGTAGCTGCCATCTAGGCGCCTTCTCATCCGCTTGTCGCCGGTTTCTATCACAAAAGTTTCAAAGCCAACTGTTAAATCTTACGCACTCTTACCTCCTTCGCTCTGTTGATCCGCTTATTGCGTTGTGTCTACACCCTGGACTATAAAGGGTAAGTCCAGGGTGTCAACCACTTAATTGAAATATTTCAACCAAAAGTGAACGTCGCCGCCCTGCTTCACACGGTACTTCGTCCCGTCTTCCAGGGTGATCGTCAGCATTTCCTTCTGGGTGAGATAGAAGCCCTCAGGGTTCTCCGAGCCAAAGCGCACTGAAGCATTACGAAATTCGTACTGGTCAGCAGCGATCGTGCCGCGCTTTCCGGCGTTCTTACCAAAGGTGATCTCAACTGTAACACCCTTGCCCTGCTTGAGAGCTTCGACGAGTCCTTCATGCGTTACAGCATTGAGACGATTCGATGGCTTAACTTCCTGCATGTCGATCTCCGTATTTGCTATGTAGCCAACTTAGCAGAAAACAGGTGAATGTCAAACACTTAATTGACGGTTGCGCCCAAAAACCGCAAGGTGCGCTGGAATTCTTCAGCCCAGTCTGCCGTCACTGCGCGCTGCTCGCGCATCACGAGAACCAGCGTTTCTTGAGCCTGCAAGCGACGAACCCAAGTGCGAGGGATCCGCATACCGGCCTTGATCTTGCCATCGATGCGCTTGATCAAATCATAGCAGTCATCAGCGACTTGACGAAGTTCCTGGCTTTCCGGACCAGTATCGACGACCAGCTTGTCGCCCTCTACTTTGTAATGCGGGTAGTTGCGAATGATCGCAAAGCACATCTTTGCCTGGTTCAGCATGTAGGGGACATAGGTGCCTTCAAACTGTGCCATCTTTCGATCTCCTTGTTTGCTGTCTACTCACCTGTTTTAGCACATAGGTGAGCAGCGTCAACCAGTTTTTGGATTATTTCTGCTCGCGATCAATTTCGCTGACGACGCTCTGGCCGTTGATTTCTTCAACTTCGAAGGTCACGAAGTAGTCGTCACCCTCGACGGTAACCTGGCCTTGGCCTTTGAAGCTGTAGGTTTCGCAATACTTGATTGCTGCGTCTTCATAGCTGTCTGCATACAAGGTTGCATCAGGCTGATCGTAAAAACGAACGATGAAAACTAGCTGGGCCAAAGTCGATCTCCTGTTTGCTTCTGTTATCCACAACATAACAGAATAGGTGAAGGAGTCAACCTCTTTTAGGCTTCCCCGAAGACCTGAGCAAACTTTTCGCCGAGGATTCCATCCTTCTTCAGGGCGCTGATGAGATACAAGCTGACCCTGCGTTCGTCACTATCCATGAACTGGACTGCTACTCGGTCGTGAGCATCGTTGGCATGACGGCTAGGAACATTACCGCCGCGACGGCGAACCATCTTGTAGGCCATGAACGGCTTAAACGTTGATTCGAATTGCTTCGTGCGAGGATTCCAAACTTGACCGTTCTTGCTGTCGATGATCACGTAATCCATTGTCGATCTCCTGTTTCTATGCTGCCATGATAGCAAACTGGTTGAAAGAGTCAACCAGTTTATTTCTTCACAGGGACCCAGCGGATTTCGTAACGGTCGCGGTCAATGCTCTGAAGGAACTTCGCGCCCGCGCTGCTGACTTCATTGAATTTGTTGAAACCAAAGACCTGCTCATCCGTCCAATCTGCCTCAGTCTGTGCGCTAAGACGGTGGCGGGTTTGAAGCATCTTCTTCATATTCGATCTCCTGTTTCTACCTATCCAAGATAGCAGAAACAGGTGAGAAGTCAACTCCAGTTTTTAAGACTTGGGATATTTTTCCCGAAGCATGACATCTACGGCATCCTTGCGACATTGACCCTCATAATCCTTAACATCGCGAGAATCGAAATATTCCTTGCGATCCTCCTCTGTCATAGAATCGAGCCATGCCTTATGAGCAGCATTGCGGTCTTCGGATTCACGCTTGCGATCAGCAATGACCTGCATCCACTCAGGAAGGCGAACCTCTGGACCTTTATGAACATGTGCCTCGTAGAGTTCCATGAGAACCTGTCGACTCACATGCTGGGGAGAGATCTTCCTCCAGATTTCATATATCTCATTCTGGAGACGAGCACGTTCAATCCGTCGCTCTTCTTTGTCGGATATGCGAACTGCTATCGTGGACATTTGATCCTCTAGCACTAAGATGGCTTGAAGATCCTTATGGCCTTGAGAGGGAGCCTGAGGGGCTCTGTGACTACTAGGATGCTGTCGGGCTTCCCAGTTGGTCATAGGTGAGAAACTATAAAGGGATCCGTCACCTCGGATGGCAAACACAACGTTCAAACCATAGTGGTAGAAACGATTTCCCGGCTTGACTTTGGCTCGGAAGACATCCTTGAGGTGCTCGGGCTGTTTGTCCCAAGCTGGAGGTGGTCCATCGAGCTTGCCGGAGTCGCCGCCCATGAGTTCGAAGAGTTGCTGTGCTGTTTCCATAGAGCTGACTTAATACCTTATTGTTTCTCTTTCAACCGCTTTAATTCAAAGTCAATGAGGCGCTTAGACTCAGCAAGGCGTTCAGCATTGGTCCTTGTGTCTGGTTCAAAGTCATTCATCATGAATGGTTCGAGATAACCAGGGGCTGGACGTTCTCGATAGGTGAACTGATAGACGATCCATCCCATTAGACTGAAGAACAGTATGGTGCCTGTAATCGCTGCGGCTATCTCCATGATATCCTTCTCTATTATAAAAGCTACTTTGGTTTGTAACTAAACTGAACTATACAGAATGCAGGTTGTCTAGATGCACCCCGCCAGCGGGCTGAACCCAGATAACATGAATTTCGGAATAATTCAATTAAGAAACAACACAAAGGCGCGCTCTACCTCCTCAGGAAGGAGATCGAGCAGAGAAAGAGGGTTCCGCCAACTCGAGCAGGAAGGCCGTTGGATCGAGCAAAGAGGCCGGACGTTCATCCAACCATTCGAAGGTATCACGGGTTCCGTGTTGGTGAAGTTCCAAATGAAGCATCGACATAGGGCGACCCTTGTTAATCTTCAGAACCTTCTTGACCACGCCCATGAGGTCACCGGCTTTAACTTCTTGACCTACCGTTCTGGCCGTCAAGATTTCCCCGTAGACGACCACTCCTGATGATCCTTCGACTAAGACAGCTTGTGTATTGTGCCACCAAGGGCTAGGCGGATTGGCCTTCTCACCAGTGAACCACTGAACTCCTACCACAACACCATCTTCGACGGCGGAAACAGGTGAACCCTCGAAGCAATAGAGGTCAACACCTTCGTGAATGTGATTAGCCCGCTTAAACGCAAACGCACCAGGGTGAGTATTTCCTGTCGGAATGCCTACCTTACATCCAAGGACTTGGAAATCATCTGAGTTGCTGCTGGGGACAAGTTGGTAGGGAAGAGGGTTTTTCCATGTCATTTACCCTTAATAGCGGGTTAAGACAGGAAATCAATACTCTTTTGTTTCCAGAAGATGATGAAGCGTTCGTTGCGTTCATTCTGCTTTACCATAAGAGGCGAAGCAAACTGTGGAATCCCTCCAATATCCTTCTCAAGCCATTTGCGCTTGCGATAAAGATCTGCGAGGTCAGGATTGAGAACCTGCTCCGCAATGAAGGGAATAGTTGATTCATACTTCTTCAGGAAGCGCCAGTAGGATAGACCATCGCTGCCCGGTAGAGCTGAGCAATTGGCTAGTTCGATGACGCCGGGAAAGAAGAGGCTCTTCCTCACATAGTAAGAGAGGCCACTATCCTTGATATAAATGTTGCGCTCGTCTGAGGCAATGAATTCCAGTAGGTCCACGTCGATCTCCCTATAGGTTTACAATAAGGGAAATCACGTGCCTTTCAACCTATCTTTTAAGTTTTTCCATCATGAGCTTTTGACTCAGGATCTCGTCCTTGCTGAACTTTGCCAGCGCGGCATTCTTTATACTACCTTTCGTGGCCGCGATAGAAGCTTTGGCTTGAAGCGACACTTCTCTTTTGGTAATGAGGTCAGTTCCAACGATAAACCCATGTTGACTGACTTTCTTGAGCTTTAGGAAGAGCAGTTCATCAGATCGAGCAAAGATGAACATATCTCCTACTGCCAATTCGTTCCCAAACTTATCGATGGGCGTGAACGCTAGTTCGTTTACCTTTGCTCTGCGTTCTTCTTCCTTTTCCTCGGCTGACTTTGATTCAGCGCGAGTAAACACAAACTTGGTCGGACCCTCATAGTCGAGCAGCACCTCAAGGTTATTGAGATCACTGTAGTTAGTCCTCACAGGCTTGCGACCATCGAATTCATAGAGGGCAGAATGGTAACACTGGAACTCAAGCATCTCCAAGAAACCAACCCAGAAGATAGGGCTCCGCCCTCCTCGACTTCCAACAAAGGAAGCTAAGATATCGGCTTCCCATCCGATTTTGGCCACTACATTGGGAAAGTCATCAGAAACATAAGAATTGATGATATTCGCTTTGGACTTGATAGCACCTGTGCCAATGCCATCAAGAGGCAAAGTGTGAAGGACCAGAGCTTTGCGGTGAACCCTCGCAATACTTCCAGCCCTAGTGCCCTCGTTGATCTTAACGTAGATGGGCTCGCCGGCTTTGAACCGGGAGACCATTTTTGCCATTGCCTCGATAGCAGGGCGGTTACGTTCAAAGTGGGCTTCGGCTTCTGCCTTCAAGTCAGAGGGATGAGCTGGCCTCCGGAAAAGAGTTAGATCGCTCGAAGTCTTAATCATCATCTTCCCCGTATTCATTTTCCTGTCCACCCTCCGCATAAAGGTAGTTGCGGATTTCTTCAAGACATTCCTTGAGCGTCCCTACCTTGCGGGCATCGAGAACATTCCAATGCTTTGCTCGGTATTCATCGTAGATGAACCAGCGACCATCTTCGGTCTTGGCCAGCCTCCAGTTATAGTGTTCGCAAAGTCCACGATCCCTAATATCCAGGACCTTGCAGGCTTTGAGATCAACCTCCTCATCCTTGGAAAGCTTGATCATAGTAGATTTTTCCACATGACCAGTCTTCACAACGTCGATGACTGAGAGAATAGTAGCTTCCTGGACTGCTAGTTCTGCCTCGCTCCACTTGTGGTTGGAACGAACTGCGAGAACCCGCTGGTTAGTGTGGATCCAACATGAGCCATAGAAACCAAAACCAGTTCCCTTCCAGTCGCCCTTGTAGGTCTTTTCATCCAGCCACTTAGAACCTCGTGAGTTCTCACCGGACGCGATATAGGTTTCGAGGGCTTTCTCGAGGGTCATCTCATTGCGGGATTCAATCTCCAGCTGAACCTTCCGGAGACGTTCACGAGCGAGGTTGCGCTTCTTGGCAGCTTCCTCGGCTACTCGATTGAATTCTTCGTAGGAAGCCAAGAGAGCCTTGCTCGATGCTTCAAGCTGCTCGATGGTCTGCTGGGTAAGCTTCTTGCTGGTCATTCTCGATCTCCTCTTTGTTGTCCTCTTGATAACATAGAAGAGGTGAATGTCAACACCTTAATCGTTATAAACAACGAGGCGGGGACCTTCGATCCCTCGACCGAAACCGTCGACTGGTCGGAACTTCCAAGCCACAATATCGCCATGCTCAAACCGGGTCTTCTCACGCTCGACTTCGTAGAAGCAATAGCGGATGTTTCTCGTCTCGCCGTTGATCATGAAAGCTTCGTAGCGCAACGCCGCCTCAAAATTGAAGTGGGTAGCAGCCAGATCCGACACAAAGGTCGACAAAGTGTTGGTTGCCTTGTTCCACGTAAATTCGTGAACCGAAATTTCCTGAACCATACAACCTCCTGCGCTGTTTACTCCACCAGCTCTAGCACCTTTTTGCGAAGCGTCAACCAGAATCCTGGTTTTTCGGCAATTAACTGGCTGATTGCCTTGAGCCGTTCTCCGTCGACTTCTTGCCTTTTCCTCCAAGGACTTCTGAGGTTTACTCGGGTTCGAATATGCGTTTCAGTTTCCTGCCAGACTTCCCGCCCTTGCTTGGTCTGAAGTGCCCGGCTAACTTGGTTATTTTTGTGGAAGCCGGAGCGAACTTCACTATATTGCCACTCGTCCCACAAGTCTACGCAGAACCCCCACAGAGCATCATAGAGGCCCCTCTCACGCCACTCGGGCATCGTGTAAGCACCGACGATTATGATGTGTTTGTCGGACTTCATAGGGGCATAGAAGACACAAGTGAGCAGCTCGTCACCTTTGAAAAATGCCGCATAATTGTAGAGGTCAGAACGAGGCCATTTTGACGGCATGTCGTTGGCCTTGAGTTCTTCCATATAGGCATCCCAGACGTCCAGCATCATGGGATTTTTGCTTATTCGCTCGGTCTTGAATGTAAAGTCCATCCGCTGCCGATAAAGCCCACCTACCTTATAGTCAAGTTAGGTTATGATTTCTACCACAGTCCATTGGCCGATCAATTCAACATCACGGTCGAGATCGACATCAAGGTAGCGGTTAGCAAAGTCCTCAATGTCGCTGTCTTTCTTGAGACGGCACTCAATAGCAACGAGGGGAGAGTAGTCACAATTCCCAAGGACTGCTGAATCCGCGGTAGCCCTGACCAAATGCGGGAAGTTGAGGTGCTCGACGAGCTTGGGGTAGCAATACGCGAAAACCTCAGGGATGACCAGCCCGCGCTCACTTGCTACCTTTTGGTATATTGGCAAAATAAACTTCCACCGGGCAGTAAAAGCTTGACGGCTTATCAGACTTACGCCGACTGGAATAGCTTGGCTGCTGTAATGGAAACCGTCAATCATACCGAGGTAGCACCATCAACGAAAGCCTTCGCATACTGGAAGGTGGCTGCGTGACGGGTGACCACGCCCTTGTTGTGCCAACCTGGAGCCAGCTTAACAAGCGCAACACCGCCGCCTACGAACTCGACGCTCTCGACCTTCGAGCTCTTTTCCAGCTCTTCGTAGTTGTTGGCCATATTTTGATCTCCGCTGTTGCTTTGTTGTCCTCAACTTAGCAGAACTGGTGATAGCGTCAACCAGTTTTATGATATTGGGGAGGATTTCTCCTCCCCAGTAGCATTACAGTCGGGTAACGAGGTCGTCGATTTGGGCTTGTGTGAGGATGCTGAAGCCCTTCTTGGCTACAGTAACTTCCCTGTCCTCAAGCGACTTGCGGTAGCGGCGCTTTGCTTCCTCGATGGGCACGAGGGTGAGGCCGGACTGCTGGTCATTGAGGGACATTGGCATCGGATTTTTATGGCCGGAAAGGGACGCATAAACGCGGGTTCGGCCGACTTTGGAAATTCGGACCCGGCAAGGTTGGTCAGGGAAACCTTCGCTGTTGCACTGGCAAGGTGACGACCCTGCGAAGGCAACAAACACATCTCCAACTTTGATATCCTTGATGTCGAGCACGTTTCGATCTCCTCGTTGCTTCCTACCCATCCACATTAGCAAAAAGGGCGAACGAGTCAACCAGTTTTAGAAATGAAATTCACCTATTTGCTGTTTGAGCTGCTGAATGCCCTGATTGTTTAGGAACATAAAACGCTTTTGACCCTTCGGAACAGGTTGTCCAAGAGGGATGCTGATACCAAGAAAGCCTTTCCTTTCAAGTGAATCCAGCGTCTTTACATCCTCGGTATGACCTGCCTTGATTTTAAAGTCCCAGTAATTCTTTGTGGCTTTCATGCTAGTCCCACGGAGGCCGATAATCCGCATTGCGAGCTTGACTTCGTCGGCGGTCATAGTTCGTTTCATCAGGATTCTCCCTAACTGTTACACCTGTTCTAGCACAAAGGTGAGTAATGTCAACCGATTAGAAGCGACGACTGATACCCAGAATGAGTTCGAGTGCGGGGGTATCTTGGGTCAAACCAATGTTGGCATTCAGATCTAGCTCAGTGTTGCTATCTGCCGTCCAAGTGCCCGAAACGTCGAATGACACTTGAGTTTGTTCCCGATTGTGTTGCGCAAACAATTCAACGGCTGCTCCAAATGGGCCGACAATCGTTTGGTTTACACCGATGGCTCCGCTCACTTGACTAAAGGGTAGAGCAAACACCGTAGGACTTATGTAGAGCTGGGTCTCTGAACTAAGATCATAGGTCACTGCTAGCGCAACACCTGCGCCGAAGAGCTCCTGAGAGATACCCCTAGATCCCGTAGGGATAACGACCATTGGCTGAATAGCAGCGCTCAACTGGCCATCGAGGATGTTGTGGCGAACGTTGATCTTTAGATCATTCTGACCAATACGAGAACCCTTCCTCACCCAAGGGCTCACTGCGAGTTGGATTTCAGTTGAGCCACTCAGGCCATACCTGACCACTGTATCACCGAGCAGCAAAGTTGAATCAGCATCGTCGAACCAATCGGTGATACTGACTTCAACTTGAACGTGACCTGGATCAACGATACAAGGTTGAATGGCACCTCGGTCGGGACAAAGTGGTTTAAGGGTCTGACCAGCTGCCGGACTGGTCAGAACCCCTAAGAACAAGAGTGAAGGAAGAATCTTCACTCTCTTCAAAACTCCTTCAACTTGAGGGAAAAATTGCGAGCTTCCTGCTCGGCGGTTCCGATGATCGAAGTGGGCACATCGTAGTAGAAAGCTACCCAATGGCCGCGCCGGAGAACGTTGATCGTCTTCTCAACTTTGCCCTTATTCTTACCCCGTGTGATAGTCCGGGTCGTGACCTCGACTTTGCGGCGAACTTTGTGGAGGTTGTAGAGCCGGGCAATTTGGTTACCTCCTTCACCACGGATGAGGTAGTTGCCGCGCCCGTAATTGGTGCGGAAATGCGAAGATGCCCACATACCGCCTCGCAGCTTTTCGAGCAGCTGGCTCTTCGTAGCAGCTTCCATCTTCTTGGGCTTGAGCTTCATCGTGATCTGCATTTTCGATCTCCCTTTTTGCTTCTATTCACCTGTTTTAGCAGGTAGGTGAATAGAGTCAACCGCTTTTAGATTTCTGACCAAGAATTCTGGTAGTTGCTCTTCAGCTTCCACAACATAGCGCGACCTTTGGCGCTAATTACCATATTCGTGCCACCCTCGCTGCCTGCAGTGTAGCGATAAACCAGTTCGTCTTCATCGCTCTCGAGGATCATGTAATAGTTGGCAGTATCATCCAAGTAAAAGAACCGAACCACCTTGTATTCGCGACCAGTGTAGGTCTTTGCTGCGTTGATAAGTTCATGACCCTTAAAGGTCAGATGTTCAAAACGAGTAAGCGGATTAGCAACTGGTGCTTCGATGGGCAGATCAATAATCTCCCGACCCTTCGAAGATCCTCGGCCGACCTTGACGCTAATCACACCTTTGTCTTCGGTGATCTGAACCAAGCCAGTCTTGCTGCTGAAAATCTTGTTCATACTCGATCTCCTGTTTGTTTCTATGCCACATAGATAGCAAGAAACAGGAGAACGTCAACCAGTTTTAGAAAAAGATCATCAAAACGATGCAACCAAAACCGAGGAACAACAAAGTCAAGGAAACTTTACCCCAGAAGGCTTCTTCCTTGTATCCACTGCCTGGCATGTAACCGCTACCGTGACTAGCAGAAATAAAGGAAACGAGGATAAAAATACCTGCCAAAACTACCAGGATTATTTGTAAATCAGCCATTGGTCAACTTCGCGACTAGAACCTTGTCCTTGATATTATTGTTGTCGAGGACCACAATATCACATGACGACATGTTGGGAGTCATCTTTGTTGACTCGTCGTCATGACCCTTCCGAGTTTTGATCGGCTTGATCGTGATTGTTCCTGCGGCACTGATCTTCTCGATAATACCAAATCGAGTATCGAGTGAACCCTTCAAACCATGTGGGTAAATGACGTGTTGGCCAACTTCCAGCTGAACGCCGAAATGGTCGAAGAGGACTTTGTCTGCCTTCTTCTCAACCGGTTTGGTTTCATAGACGAAAAGGGTCTCAGTGACATCAAAGCGCAGAATTCCGGGCCACTTGTTGGCACCCCAATATTCTAGTTTGATCTTGACCTTGTTGGGTCGATCATCGAAGACGATCTCCCAATTGATCTTAGTGATCTGCATCTTATCACCCAGGCCAGTCTTGACTGGAGCGTAGAGATCCACACAATCCTGAGGTGTAATGTTGAGACGCCCTATCGAACCCTTCCGGGCACCTTCAGTGAACTCGATGAATATTTGCCCGCCGCCATCGAGGTATCGCTGTATCTGGCGTTCGCGTTGGCGGGCTTTGCTCTCATAGTCAACCCGACTAGATAGGATGACCCACGGGTTCTTGCCTTGAAATTCCTGCATCAGACGCCACACCATTCATAGTGATGAACTCGACACTGGCTTTCAGCGTCCTTCTTCATCATCGAATCAAAGGAGAAGAGGACCACGGCTCCAAGAGCTGCGTAGAATCCGTAGAGGGCAATCTTGTTTCGCATCGCTGCTTCCTTGTTATCCAACCTGTTCCTATGCTGAAACAGGTTGGATGTCAACCCCTCAATCCATCCATTCCATCCGACGCTTGTGTGAACGCTCGATATCAAAATCGCAGTTGCGATTCGCGAACGTTGCGAGATCCAAACGATGGGCTCGCGCCCCGTGACCGGGCTGGATCGTCACAGACTTCTCAGTGATCTTCGTGATCGAACCAAGGTAGTCGAAGTTGTAGGAATCGTAGATCGCAGTGTCGCCTTCTGCGAACGTGATATCGATGGTTTTGTGACCATACTGGCCGGTCAGATGGATTGTCTTCTTGCCTGCTTCATTCACCCCAAAGGCAGCAAACATACCGGTTTCCTGCGAGGGATAAATTTGGCCGAAACGCTTGCGTTCCTTGGTCATGATCGGCGTGCGATCTTCTTTCGGCAAGACAACTGCGCGAGCATGTTCCAGTGCCGTCACGATTGCCCGACTTTCAGGAGTGCCGAGGCCGTAGCTCTTTGCCATAGCCATAATCGCTGTCGACATCTTTTCAACGGTAACTGCGTCCATCGTTCGATCTCCTGTTTGCTCTATGTCTCCACTATAAAGCAAACAGGTGACGCGTCAACCTGTTTTAGACTGGAAAGATGAACTTGATAACCTCTAGAACGGCAGTGGTCACCAACGTGACCACACAAGCGATCAGGATAGCAGTAATGATCTTCCCATACCATGGAGTGAAGAGAATACTTTTCACTCGATCTTCACTCTCCGGCGAAGTGATAGTGAACTTCTTGTATTGGCGTCGCTCCCAGACATACTGGTAAATGAGTGACCCTATGGCCGAGCCGATGAAAACCAATAGGTAGTAGTTCACTTTTTCTTCCCCTTCATCTTTGCGATCAGGTCAGCCTTTGCCCGGGCGCTTTGGTTACGACGTTTCTGCCACTCGGGCAATCCCTCGTCAGGATCAAGGACGCTATGAATTTCTGGAATACCACCTGGGTATTCGTCATACATCACGAGGTATTCAGGAAACCGAGGCGCAGTTTCCTTATAGGAATCGCATAGTGCGAGGTGCAACCGTTCATGTGATGCGATGAATCGTGCCTCTTTAAACGATACACCTGAGAGGACTGCGCCCATATCGCTTAACCGAATATTAAGCTGATCGTCAATCCAGGCGTTAAACTCTTCAGCCGATTCCATCTGGATATTCAAGCCCTCAGGGAAAAGACTGCCCAACATGCTGAGCCGAGAATCAGCAATTAGTTGGCGAATGATAGCGTGGGTTGCCTCGTCTGCGAGGGGCTCATCCTGGGTCATTAGCTTGTCTCCCTCTGCTCGAATTGGATATAGTCAGCAGCATCGTATAGGCCGACCCGGTTAGCGATTGCGCGAAGGGCAGTCAGCTGCTCCTCCAGCGAATGCTGTGACTGAGCGAACTTGGGAATGTGCTTCAGGCCATCGTCAATAGTGAACGCCTGGTTTTCAGTGCTGAAAAGTGCGCGAGCGACCATACGATCCTTGCTCTTAGCGACTGCTTCTTCGGCGCTTCCTGCGGCGTAACTAGAGGGAAAAGTCTGCACTATCGATCTCCTGTTTCTGTTATCCCACTTTATAGGATAGGTGACATTAGTCAACCACTTTTAGGAGGTTTTTGGCCGAAAACGCTTTTCCTTGAGACAGCGGGCTTTGCCCTTCTCGGCATACTTGAGCATCTCGGTCAAACCCATCTCGCGATAGCGATCGCAAAGTTCTGCGAAATCCTCAAAGTAGCGATTATCAGCAGCATGACGAGCCATCTTCGATCTCCTGTTTTGTTGCCTTATGATAACAAAACAGGAGCCAAAGTCAACCGCTTTTAGAGCGGCGCTTCCAGTTTTTCAATCTCTGCGTTGAGCTTCGCTCGCTCCCTGTAGAGATCCTCTAGATCATGCTTTGTGATCAAGTGGTTCTTGCGTTTATAGAACGCCTCTGCCCACTCAGTACCAAACATGTCGTGAAGAGTTTCAATACCCTGACGGTCGAGTTCTTCGGGCCCCATCGTCTCATAGGCATCGAATTCAAAAGACGTCATGTCTTCTGCGTCATCAAAACAGTCGAGCAGAAGGCCAACATTCGCGACCATAATGTCATTGAATGTTGGGCTATACTTGGACCATTCTGCGCGATGAGTGACGCGGAAATCCAAGTTGCGGGCCGGCATATTAAGCTTGCGAGCTTCTGCTTCGGCCAAGATTGCGTCACGACGTGGCTGGATGAAATCGTAAAGTTCCTCAAGCGCATCAAATCGAAGGTTGTCTGAGCTAATGTCAACTGACTCTGTCATAGTTTCTATTATTGTTTTGACACGATCACGCCAGTCATTCAGCTGATTTTCAGTCTTGAACTGGTTGAGGTCTGTATAGCGAACCTTAACGCCGTCAATGAGGAAGTCCAGCTTGTCCATTAGTTTTCCACCTTGATTTCAACTTCCGGATACTTCCCGGTCACATCGTGGCGAACCTCGACCACTTCCCGCCCGCCTATACCAAAGTCAACCTTCTCACCAACGCGCGGAATGTGGCATGAAGTATATTCATGCTCAACGTCCCAGCAGCCGTAGTGTTCGCGAAGGATTTTGATTTTGATTTCCATTGTCGATCTCCTGTTGTCTTGCCACCACTTTATAGGAAAGGTGAGGAGTGTCAACCAAAATAATGGGGAGGGTTTCCCCTCCCCATTTGATCTTTCACCAGCTTCGCGGGCCTACCGTCTTCAGCACCCTTATCCGATCCGCGTTAACTCACTAAGGTGTTAATACCACGACTTGCGACGGACACCTTAGTTCTGCAGCTGGCGCCTCCAAGCCCAAGATCAGCGGACTTTTGAAAGGATCCGGGGGCACCGAAACAACTTAATTGGTTTAGCAACTTTTTAGGTAGAGTCAACACCTATTTGGCCTTTTTGATCAACTCCTCAAGACTGATCCGTTCAACAAATTGTGCGCTAGGCATGTGGAAGAGCATTTGGGTTTCGCCCTTCTTGGTCTTACGAGCATTCACGCTGTAGATAGAGAGCGCCATAGAATCATTAGCCCGATCGGCCATCTCCTTCAAACGTTCGAGGCTGATCTTGGGGAACCAATTGAGTAGCTGCTCAATCGACTCAAAAGCAAAGTGCCATTCCCGACGGTCGCGATGAACCCACTCGTAGGTAGCCTTTTTGCCTTTGCTCTTACCTTCCCACCAGTCTCTGAGTAAGTCGTCATTTTCGGGACCAACGTGGCATTCGGGTTCAGTACCACCCTCTTTGATTGCAAGCTCAGCAACCTCGAAGCCAAAGCCCCTGCTGTAAATGCCTTGATCTTCCTTGTTCTCGAGGCGAAATACCAACATGCTGATCTCCGTTTGCTTTCTACCCACCCAATTTAGCAGGATAGGTGAGCACGTCAACCAGTTTTTGAGAATTACAAAACCCTGAAAGGTAAAGCTATGAGGAATAACAGAGTGGGCACTGCTATTCCGTTGATTATTGCTTGTGTGAAGTCAAAGGGTCTGACTCTAAGTTTCTGTACCGACAGGGTTCCCACGAATACAAAGAATCCCAATTTTATAAGATTAGGATCGATCAGGCTCCCGTCCATCAGTTGGGTACCTTATCGCAATTTGCCAGCGGAGCGCAGTAGGGTTCGCCATCTTCTCCTGAGCCATACACTATCCCATCCACGATCTCTTCGACCACTACGGTCTGAACCACGCCGGGCTGAATTTCCATAAGGACCATGTCGTTGACGTTGATACGACGCTCGATACCGAGTATCGTGACTTCGCCGGTGAGGACGTTAGTCGAGGTGTGCATCATCCGGATAGGGTTGTGGTTGATTGGCAGAGGTTCGATCTTACCTGACGCAATGATGAAAACATCAGCGGGAATCTTATTATCTTCGACCACGTTCGATCTCCTCTTGCTTACTAGTTCACAATAAAGAAATAGGTGAACTAGTCAACCAGTTTATTTGCCCTTCGTGATCATACCAGCCTCGAAGTCGGCCTTCAGCTTATCGCACAGACCCGTACCATCCTCGAAAGATGTCATCCACTTCGTGGGATCATTGGGGTTCCGAGTCAGAGTCAGAACCTTACCATCGGGGTGGGTAAAACGCACTACGTCGCTCACTGCTGATCTCCTGTTGTTATGTTGTGATAATAACAGGATAGGTGAGCACGTCAACCCCTTATTCACCTATTTTGTGGAAATTCCTGACCTCACCAGCGCGACGTTCCGCTGCGGTCGTCCGGCGCCATCCCAGTTCCTTCATCTTCGCAGTCTGTTCCTTGCCGCGCAGCATATTGAACTGGCACTGCTCGTTCCAAAGTGCCCTCTCGCGCTCTACGGCGTTCTTGTGCGCAAGGCTATCCTCATTGTGTGCCTCGTTAAGCGTGGCCGAGAAAGAGTTCTCATAGGCCGTCACACCATAGTGGAAGTTGAACTTGAGAGTGTGACCATCGGGGTGAACCAGCGTATCGCCGTAGTTTACGTGGCTACCATCGGGCGAGCAGCGGTTGTGGTCTTCTGCCTTCTTGAATCCCAGCGCCTTAGCGCGCTCACTCATCTTGTGTAGCTGATTAGCGCCGCCGTGCCCGCCGCGCTTGTAGAAGCTCGCAGATCCAGGCTGGACCATCTTGCCCTCGTCGAACTCAGCTTCGTAGATTTCTACGTTCTGACCGCTGCCGAGGATCTTCTTCGCGAGCTTCTGGAATTCCATTTTCGATCTCCGCTTTGCTTCTGTTGCCCTCACATTAGCAGAATAGGTGAAACTGTCAACCAGTTTATACGGACATCTTACCGACCATAATGCGATCCATAATATTTTTGTCCATCTTCACCAACATGGAATTAAACAAGGAAATGATTCGGACTTCCTCGCCATCAATTTTGCGGATGAGGACGCCGCCCTTAGGATAATACTTGAGCAGCTTACCGAAAGCAATCCCTGCTCCAATCAGTGCGTCCTTGCTGTATTCCTTGTGTGTGAAAACAACAGTGTCGCCGACTTCAATAGTTTGCCCCAATTGATCAATAAACTTAGGCGGATCGACCTGCTCTGCTTCACGCTCGGCTTTTGATTTCTTTTTGAAGTTTGCAACAGTAGGAAGGTCGCAATCGAGTAGAACTACCAGTCGGTTATAGCCCTTAACTCGACTTGTAAAATCAGTTCCGTCGTCGAGAAGAAAAACCGCTTTGCTGCTGTAACCATAAGGAGAGAGATATCCGACTACTTCGGAAGCATCTTCAATACCGTTTTGTTGGTTATTGCTTCGCTTGAAATAGAAAACTGTCGGCTGGTCTGCCTCAATATTCTTTATTTCAACTTCAGGATGACCGTCCTCATCAATTTTGCCAGTTGCTATCCGTATCGGACGGGCGATGCGTTCAAAAATTTCAGGATTGATGCGAAGAATGGAACCATCACGAGCACCGCCTTCGATCCGAATTCGTGCAGGCTTCTTCCCCAACTTATAGTCTTCCAAATTCTTCAGAATGTCAACTATCTCTTCGTTCGACTTTGACATGTCCATATAACGACTATTGAGGAATTTATTGAAATCCATTTCGGTGTAGGTCATCTTCGATCTCCTGTTTTGTTGTTCACATCATAACAGAATAGGTGAGCTAGTCAACCTATTCTAGCCAGGAAAGTGACCCCAAGGATCAAAGAATCCGGTCATTGAATAGCAAGTTCCGTCCTCCAAACGGGCGGCCGCCACGAGCCCATCTTCGTAAACCAAGATGTCATCCCGGGAGGATAGCACGATGGTTTTTCCACCTTCAAAGGGGAGAACGATGGAACTACCAAACTGGGGCTTCGCAATGCGAGCACCCCGAACCCAGCTCGTAAACTGTTCATTCGTGCAGGGTGCAAACTGCTGGATGACCTGGTAGTTCTTCATAGTCGATCTCCTCGTTTCTTGCCACCAGTTTAGCAAAAAGGGTAGGTGTGTCAACCAGTTTTAGGTCTGGGATATCACAAAGATCAAAAGGGCAAGGACCGACCCACTTAGGGCCAGTCCTATCACACAATCAACATTCAAGCCCTTATTCACCCTCTACCTCCCGTAGCACCACAACGCGGATATACTTGCCCGTCGGACGCGCACCCTGGGTATAAGTAGCCTCAATGACCCGGAAACCCATCCGTTCCATATCGCCTTCGTCGAGTCGGCTAACATTCCTCCAACCCTGCTCGATCATCGTGCTTTTGACATCGGAGAGTCGGTTTGCGATGAATTCCTTACCATTTCGGTCAGCATACCGGCAGGGCCAAGATTCGAGCGCCTTCTTAACGCCTTCGATTAACTTTAATTCGCGTTCGTTGGAATCGACGAGCTTGCGAACTTCGCGGCCGCTATTAAGCAACATATTGGGATTCTCACGGAAGAAATCTCGGACCGCCTCGTTACTGCGAATGATTCGCTCGTTCTCGCGCTGGATGTGCTTGGCCATCAATTCGTTGGCTTTTTCTAAGTTAACGGGCGTTAACCCATTCGGGTAAACTGACTTGAAGCGCTGGAGGAGGAATTCAGGGTTAACGTCGTAGAAGGGAGCAACATTAGCAGCAACGCTTTCGGGCGTCCCACCCTTGCGGAGTTCCTGGATAAAGTCGTCGAACGCTTCTGCCTTGCTCATCTTCGATCTCCTGTGCTGCATTTCGTGTCACCACTTTAGCAGAACTGGAGACTACGTCAACCTGTTTTTCGGAAGTCGGTGGATTTTCCATCCAGAATTTTGATTGTGTCCCGATCCTGGAGACCACGATTGGCCATTGCGCTGACCTCATCAGCAAGTCGACGTTCCGATCCTGGTCCGTCCTCAACGAAGCGACAATCAATATCGCCGCTCCCATTGTTGAGGATTACCCAAGTTCCAGTGTCTCTGCTCATCAGTAAAGCATCTCCCATTCAGCAGCCAGCTCTGCGTAGAAAGCAGCTTCATAGCGCGCCATACCGTTCGACATGAAGGAAGTAGACTGGTTGGTGAACCGATTCTTGTTGATTGCCTCGCGGCTGATAAAACCGTAGAGGTGCTCAACAACCGCTTCAGCTGTCTGTGGCTGCTGCTCGCTGAGGGTACCAGTAACCTGCGCTTCTTCCCACTTGTTAATGTGGGTAAGGTAAACCGAAGCGACCTGCTTCTGCGCGGCCAGCTTCATTGTGCTCTCGGCCCAGGTGAAAGCGTGGACGGGATTCTCGTTCAAAGCTTCCTTGAACTTTTCGAGTTCGTGATCGGCCTGTGCAATAACGCTCTGGAACTTCTTCTTTACCTGCTGCAGAGTGGGCATATTCGATCTCCTGTTTCTGTTGTCCTCAAGTTAGCAGAAACAGGAGATGTGTCAACACCTATTTTAGGAATTGAGGATCTTATTAGCCCAGGAAGCAGACTTGCCCCATAGGGCACCGAGTTCGCGCTGGGTGATATTCCCACCGGTCATCACGACAGTGTCAAATACCCGCTTGACAGCATCCTCAATCGGAAGGCGCTTAGGAGTGCGGACCTTCTTTGCTACCTTGGTAGCCTTAGGGAGCAGCTCACGTGCCTCATTAAGACGGCGACGAACCGTTGGTACAGAGCAGCCCATTTCCACGGCCAATTCCTTGAGCGTGTATTTCTGCTCAGCTTCGAGAAGGGCCTTGGCAAGATTGGAATTCATCTTGCCCATATAGACCCACGTGACGCCAGTAAGTGCGATCGTTTTTGCCGAAGTCTGCATAAGACAGAAATCCCTCTATTTGCGTAAAAGCTTTTGCTTGTTACGCTTTGTTGTAAAAGTCCCAAAAGGACGACGTGGATCCCCTTATACTAGGATCCACGCCGTAAAATCAATACCTTATTTAGACTTTAGTCTTCGATGCGCCAGTTCACCACACGACCGTCGATTGCTGCGCTCTTTGCGCTAATAACACCTGCGCGCTTGATGGGATCCTCGGCCTCTCCGTCGGAGATCTGGAAGGTCTGCTCCTTGCGATGCCGACCCTTTATGTAAGTGATGATCAGCTTCTTCATACCGAAACGCGACCATCAACAACGTTTGCCAGCGTTTCGCCCTGGGCGACTCGGAACCAACCATACTTGGCGGGGACCAGTGCGATCGATTCGCCGACCTTCAGGTTTTCCGAAAATGCGCTGGGAAGACCGATCCGGCGACCATTGCCCTTGACGCTCAGGTTCTTGAGCAGCTGGTCCTTAGAGAGGTTTGCGGCCGATTCGCGATCAGTGAAGCGGATCATGACCTGACCATCCTTGACCGTGATACGCGCCTTGGTGTTCGGTCCGATCTTCGAATTGGTCGCTTCAGTGTTGAAATTGATTACCTTATACATTTCGATCTCCCTATTGTTGGGGCCCTATTGCCCCTCTTCATATGTTGACACTAACACCTGGTTAGTGGATGTCTACCACTTTTTCACCTAATTGTTAGAAAGATTTCCAGGTCATTTAGTCAAAAGAAAAGGTGGATTGCTCCACCCCTTCTCTATTGACTTAGGCTACTAGACCGTAAGTCTCGCGCTCTTCGCGCTGATCAGCAGTCATCATCTTGCCCAGAGCATGGAGGTAGCCGAAACGCGCAATCTGTCGCCACGCGTCATTCTCGTCAGCCGATGTAAAGGCAATGAGCTTCACTGCGTTATCGATGGGCAGATCATTCTCTTCTTCATCGAGGCCGTTGCCATTGAATACGGCAAACATGTTGGTTTCGACCGGCCGGTTAACCGTGACGAGGATTTCGTCACCGCACGAAATCTGTAGCAAATGCTCGCAATCGAAAGTCTGAGCCGTTAACGCATAATTGCGACGGGCGATCTCGTTATCGATGGACATTCTCTTAACTCCTGTTTGTGTTTTCTTATCACCACATTTAGAGCAAAAGGAGGTGAGCGTCAATACCTATTTTGAAAACTTGGTGAGAATCTCATCCATCTCAGCAATCCTCTCCCGAAACTCCTTCAGGGTTTGCTGATTGATCTCATCTTGACGGGCCTGACCCATAGGTCCGCGAATATGCGGTTGGGCGAGTATGAGTTCCTCGGTTCGCGCTAGCATCTGAGCGAGTTCGTCACGCAAGCCCTGAGCCATCTTTTGATTGAGGGTATGGCGATTATCCCACCATACCTTTACGTTGACGCTCACTGGGCTCCCTCTTTGGCCCATTCAGCATATCTGCTATAGACCTTTTCGACCAGGCGCTCAGTGGCCTTCTGTGGGGTCATCGGACCCTTAACAGTAAGACCCTTGGCATTTTCATACCAACCGAAGCCGAGAATGTCCATGACGAACTGTTCCTGGCACTCTTCGACCAGTTTGCTGAAGAGTTCGTGGGTTCTGATAGAAACTCTGCCATGCAGGGCTTGTGCGTTCTCATTAGCCGGATTTGCGACTGTTATGACGAGAAGCCTGGCCGTGGAACCTAGACCGTCGAAATTCTTACCGGAGATCAAATCTCGCATGACCTGATCCTGAGCCATCATCACAACTTCATTAAAGTCCATGTCCGATCTCCTCAAAAAGGTGTTGGAGCGTAGCAGATGCCCGGTTCGACTTGTTTGTTCCCTTTGGACAAGCCTATGTAGACACTTGAACTACGCTCCTCATCTCCTCTTTTATATAGGATAGGTGATACGTCAACCTATTTGTTTACGCGATTGAAAATAATGGCTCGATGGATGCCGTTAAGCTTATTATCGTTGATCTTTTCGGCCGTGATCTTTGACGTCCAATCAGCAACCTTGTTGGCTCTCGCTTGCTCAGTCTTCCTCTTGAGCAAGAACTGCTCAGCTTCCTCGGCTGAGTTGAACCCCGCTACTGTGTTGTCAACTTCGACCATAACGAACTGTTTGGTCTCGAAAGCCTTTACTTTATCGTCAGGGCAGGGAATACCATTCTGACGACAGATATAGTCGACAAGATCCTTAATCGTATTGAAGGCAAAGAGGTCTGGGATAGATGCCTTGAATTCATTTTCAAGTATCATCGTTACTTCCATCTCATCCTCATTTGAGATGTAGAGATCCTTCAGGGAGAAGGTAACGTCAATTTCTTCATAAAGGATTGATTCAAAATGGAAGCTCACACTGTGGTAAATATCGTCCCAAGTTGCCTTGATTACTTTGAAAGACTTGCGTGACTTGGGTAGAGGATCAATGCCAGCCAATTTAGCAATTGCATCAATGTCGTCATCATCGTCATCGTCAGCTTCCCATTCCTCAAAGTCATCAAATGGATCGACAACCTTCTCTTCTTTCTTAGGAGGAGCGAGCAAACTTTGAGCCACAATATCATCGGCTTCAAGCTGACGAAGGTGTCGCATTGCAGCGGGCTGATAATTCACAGGAGGTGACCACCATTCAGGTGCTGGGAGAGGCTCGGCGAGGGGACCATTGGGGTTGAGGAAGAATGCCTCAGGGTTCATCCAATACAGATCGTTCTGTTGACGCTGCTGCTCGACAGTCCAGAGGCTATTCGTGATCTTAAGAGGACCTTGCTCCTCTAGTTCTCGAGCAACCCGCTGCTCACTGGTCTGAATGAGTTGGAGTTTCTTTTCCATCTCTCCTTGGTTCTTTTGGTATTCGGTAATTTGATCCTGTAGGCGAACGTCCTTCACCATCTGTCGATTTACTGCTACCCACCACATCTTGCCCAAAGTGGTTATAAGACCATCACGACTCAAATCCACATCAGTGTAGTAGTCGACGATCTCCTTTTCGGAATTTGGCATAACTGTTGCCAAATTTTTAGACTTTTGAACCACATAACAGGCTTGTAGATTATTGCGTAATTCTACGCCTTGCTCAGTGAGCAGATAGTATTGGTTTTCAAAAATAAAAACCAACTTCTTCTGTAAAAGAGTAACGATGTCATTTGTGTGAGCATCAGGCCAAAGCGGATCTACATCCTTATAGAGCTTGAACCCATTTATCCACTTGCCGTTTTTGCTGCTAATGAGTTTGGCTGATTCGGCTGTGCGGATAAGATCCACTTGCCATTCCGATAGACCATGGCGTTCGTCGAGAACCTTGAGGGCGCCTTCCCACTTTCGGCCTCGGATCAAATCAGCAGGCGACATCCTGTTTTCTCTTATGTCCCTGCGGACTGCTTCTGCGCCACCAAAAATCATGCTGTGAAACTAACATGAGATAGGTGATTGTCAACTGAAGAACACGAGTTCCAACCTAGGAACTAGATCTTCTTGGCCAATGCTGCGGATCAGTTCAATGACCTTTGCCTCAACACCCTGATATTTAGAATGCAGAACGCTCACAACGCGCTCTCCGGTCACGGGTGCCTCAGTTAGCCGGACGATGGAATCTTGTGGAAACTTGCAGATACCTGCTCTGCAGAGCGACCAAGCTGCCGAGAGGATCGCGCAAGTGTGTTCCTCATCTCCATTATCAAAGACGTTCTTCAAGCCAATCTTTGACCCACTATCAGTGATAAAGCTCAACACTTTCTTGTTAGCTTTGCGGATAGTCTCCCAAACTAATCGGCTGCTAGGAAGCTCGCTGATAATAAAGTCAGCCACTGGTCCGAGACGACCCTCAAAGACCACGTGGTCGGGAGCAAGACCACGACGCAGGATACACCGGATAAACTCATTCACATCCAATGTATTCTCTTTTACGTGTAGATCGTCAATGAGGATTGCCGCCACCACTAAGCTATCAGGATTACTCTCGCGATCGAGATAGCCCTTCATGACGCTCAGACTTTCATGCTGCTCGTCACCCCATATCTCATCAGCGTAGATGTGGGCAAACTCCACAAACATCTCCGGGGTGGGAAGATTGGGATTATCGGGAAGATGACAGCCCATCAGGGACGAAACTCCAGCTTCACTGTGCTATCAGACCATGTGAGTTTGAACAGCATTGCGTCCTGTTTGTCCTGAATGAACACTGGTATGGAAATACCTGACGGGACGTTATTTGCAAGGGCCCACTTGCCTTTGACATGTAGCTTCAACCAATCGAGAATGGCAGAATTGTCAATTGCTTCAGCGCGCAACTTTTGTCGATTATAGAAATGACCACCAGGCATGCGGAAGGTGTACCAATCCAAGCACCCCATGGACCACTTAACCGGCTCACTCACTGACCACCCCAACGAAGCTTAAACGTCATCGCATCTTGCTTGTCTTTGATGTAAAAGGTGACCTTGACAAAATCAACTCTAAAAGTCCACTGTCCCTTTAGGTTATCGTTACACCAGCGACCTGCATCTCTCCCTCGTTCCCGAGGTTCGATCACGAAGGTATGCCAAGCGGCGTGGCCAAACTTATTGCCCTCAATCCTCAGGAGATCAACGAGTGGGCCGGCAGGAGTGGGAAGGCTCAATGGACCGTGTCTCCATGTTCCCACGCTTCAACAACGGGGAGGGGTGAGAAGCGACGCTTCAATTCTGCGTCATGAGCTGCCTTGGCTTGGCGTTCTGCGTTCTCGCGCTCCCAAGCTTCGTTGTCCCGACGCTCCTTCTCGTCGTAATAGTGAGACCAGCTGCGGTACTCGATACCGTCGCGTTCGCTGCGAGCCTTGAGGACAGCGGCTTCACGCTCCAGTTCCTCATTCATGGCCTCCTCATAGTTGTTCATGAAGAAGACCTGAGCCTCCGGAGTAGTGGGGCAAGCCGAACGAGTGCCATAGAGGCTCTTGGCGAGGTCGGAAATGATATCCTGGACTTCGTGGATGTTTTCCAGCGTATAAAGATACTTGGTCATTTTCCGATCCCTCTTTGTTGCTGCCTATGTTCCAGTTTTAGCACATAGGTGGATAGCGTCAACCAGAATTTTGAACTTTTCCATTTGGGAAGAGTAGCTGAAGTTTAGTGCGAACCTTGCCGTGCTCATCTGAAATGCGACGATACGTTTCGCCGTTTTTGACGGAACGATTCTTCACAAATTTGATGCGAGCTATTTCCCTACGGATAGCAAGTCGTTGCCTCAGCGATTCGAGTTCATTGAAGTCATTTGTCAGCTTCAGCTGATTGAGAAAACGCTGGGATGGCAAATGACTCACTGGGTCCTCCTCGGTTATTCACCTGTCTAACATTTCGGTGAGGTTTGTCAACCAAAGAAAAACCCGATCCGAAGACCGGGTTTCTAAGCGACCGTCGAGTCGAGATTACTTGGGATTCGTCGGTACCGGAATAGCCTGCTGAAGCTGAGGTTCACCCGGCGTCTGCGAGGGATCAACGAACGGTTCGGCCGATGCGTTCATGAACTTTGTCCGATTGGGCAACCGAGCATCAGGAGCCAAGCTACCGTCGGCTAGCTTGTAACGGCCCTTGTTATTGCTACCAGGGCAAGCAAAGCCAGTGGCCGCGAAGAATGCGTCAGCGTTCACGGGATTGCGAGGGTTAGTGTCCTGACACATACGCGCAACAGCAACGCTACTCAGACCCATTGTGTGCCATGCTGCTGCGTCACTGCGACGGGTGCAGGCTTCGTCTGATCGACCAAGGTTCAGAGAGAACCCGATAGGACCACCGGCAGCACCGCCGCCTGTACCGACGAGACAAGGATTGGTACCGCCGAAATAGCTGCCTGCGACGCTCGGCGTAGTCCAAGTGTGGCCGCTATAGTCGATGTCATTGCGCTGGGGCCCGGTCGGACCTTGCGCGACAGCAACGACATTCACTGTATTGGCTGCATCCGCGTTAGCCGTCTGCTGACCAGTTGCACCCGTAGTTGTTTGAGCTGCTACTGGCTGCGCAATGCCAACGCCAATAAGCAAAAAGATAGCGAGCCTCTTCATGAGATACCCTTTCCCGTTTTAGCTGAAAAATAAAGGGGTGGATAATTCCACCCCTTTATCGAGAACCTTAGTTCTCGAAGCCGAACGTACCAAACACGCCCTGGCCGGAGAAGTTGACGTTCGCAGCCTGAGCCTGATTTTCCGAGAACTCGAAGGAGTTTTCACGGCTGTAGTCGAACGTGAACGAGTTGGTGAACTCGCTCTGGCCGAAGTTCACGACCTGGCCAGTCAGCGAACCATTGCCCTGAACTGCGCCGTTCAGATCCATGTCGTTGCCGCTCAGGCTGTAAGCAGCATTGCCCAGGCTACCTGCGAGCGAACCCGCAATGCCAGTCATATGAAGCTGAGCAGCTGAAGCGCCGGCGCCGAGGGTCAGGTCACCCACGAAACCGCTGCCCGAAGCAGCTGACAGAGTGTTGTCGATGGAAACGTCCAGCGTGGTCGAGTTCACGACATCGAGGCTGGTATTTGCCGAAGTGGCGAGATTGCCATTCAGGTTGCCGATACCGATGGCGCCAACGCCGGTCTGAGCCAGTGCAGGGGTTGCCATTGAGGCAGTCGCCAGGATGGCGATAAGTGCGAGCTTGCGCATGTTCGATCTACTCCTTGAACCGTTCACAGGTTGTTGTGAACGCCGTTAAAGTTATATTAATGTCGAAGGTCGTCAACAAGTTTCAGCAAGTTAACTATAATCTTTTGGCGTTAACTTTAAGAAACCTACGTAAACTGCGACTTCGCTGTAATGGAAAAAGCCTCGGGATCTTTCACCCGAGGCTTTATTTCTAACCTACGTTATAGGTTAAGCTGTGGCCATTTCCACATAGCTCATATCAACCTCAGGCTCCTCGCTGACCGGTTCCTTGTTGGGGTCGGTAAATTTGATCCAGAACTCCAAGGGGAAATTGTTTTCGTTGACCATGCGTTCGCTAACGATAAAGCCCGGCGAGCAAGGGCACATGGAACAGCCTGCGTAGGACGAGAAGCGCAGCTTGCCCTCAAACTGCGGGTAGGTCTGCTCGATCATCTTGCGCGCTGCGTTGATCTGCTTCCGGAACGACAAGCCCTCAAAAGCCTCGTCCTCGATCCGAATGTAAATGCGAGAGGGTTTAATCCATTCGCGGTGTAAAGCGCGACGATCGTAGGCCGTAGTAGCAGTCCGTGGGGCTTGGCGGGCGCTCTGCGTGATGGTAACATTGAACGTACCGAACTTCGTTTCGCAAACCTGACACATGCTCGATCTCCTGTGCTGCATTTCGTGTTTCCACTTTAGCAGAATAGGTGAATGCGTCAACCTCTTTTTAGACGCCGGCTGCTTCCAGGAGCATTTTGAGGTAATATTCACAAAAGGACTCAACAGTTTCCTGACTTCCAAAACCCAAGTAATTGGCAAGGTCTTGGAAGCCAAAGTTACAATTTTGAATCTTAATATTAGACCCTTTGAAGAACTTGATGTTGGCTTGCCAGATCACCCGGCTAAGTTCCATCTCAACCTCAGCGGGAACCTTTGCTCTAGCGCGCAGACTCACAAAGGGCATCAAATAAGGAACCCTCATCATTCTGCCTTCGAGAATAACACTCAAGCCACCATAACTTGATCCAACAAGGAAGTCCCGCAGATCCACAACATCAAAATACTCTGTGCCTGCATATTCACCAAAGTCGGAAAGAATTACCTGATCGGTAATCTTCACTTCAGGTGGTAGGTTTTCAGTAATGGCGCGAATAGTATCGCCCGTTACAGTGTCGTCCTCGACTAGCACATATTCGCCCGCAGGGACCCGAGAGAGCTGTGTCTCGAGGTCAGGGTGACCAGCACGTTGCGCGCGGAGCAAGGGCTTAAATTGAGCGTTGTAGGGTTCGAAGTAACGCGTCATATCAATATGATAATGACCTTCGAAGAACGGATCCAAAGAGATTGTCTTCCGCTGTCCGATGACCTCGCGAGCTTTGATTCGCTGATCGCTGACATTCATCAAGCAGACTTTGCTCTTTAGACCGGCGTTTTTAAACAACTGGGCAAAGCCAAGTCGAACCGCAGATTGGAATTGAACCCGACGCCTCGTTAGCTCTTCCTTGTCAAGCTCAATTGCCCATCCTGCGATCGCAAAGTTCTCCTCATTGCGAATCAAGTAGGGCAGCTCAGTTGTGTTGGGCTTTTGCCAGTTCTCGAGATAATCCCGAACCCTGGGATCCAAATGATCGTGATGACCTTCGCGAGCCATCTTACTCGACAGTGAGGTTCGTTCGATCATTATCGAATTATTGGGAAGAGCCTTGCCGAAACCTTCATTGTCTGAACCGTAGACGTAGAAAATTTCTACCCATTCATATTTTAAACAACTATAGAGGTAGTCGAAGATTGCCGTGAAGTTGATTTCAGAGGGCATGTAGCGAGCAGCCCACGGATCGCATTCCAGCCAGTTACTGTCTTGGACGGCTAGCTCAACCATTGCACAACGATGTTCCGCAGGGATAGCAGCAGTGCCGCCATACTTTTGTCCCACATAACTATCATGCCCAGGGCAGAAAAACCCACCCACTACGTCGTAGCCCTTGTCTTCCATGATCCTCTTGGCCTCTTCCATCATTTCGATGTGACCATTGTGGATCGGAGCCATACCACCTGTCGTGAAGAGTACCGCCCTTGGCTTAGAAGAGCCCGCTTTGATGTTTTTGTGGACTTTGCCGAAAGGTGTCACCGTCGTCCGAAGATTGTTAGACTTATATTCGGAGGGAAGCTTAGGTAGACCATCATCGAAGAACCCTGCATCAAAGAGGGCTTTGGTCGACCTTGTCTCTTTGTAGACTGCGTTGTAGTGACGATCACTCAATGCCTTCCAAGCATAACGCTGGTCCTTAGACATTCCAGTTTTCCGAAGATCATATCCAAGGAAGATGGCTTCCGTCTGTGAAACATCCTCTCCTACCCCGAGGATCTCATAGAGGTCACCCTCGGGGCGGTGCATCGTTATGCCGCAGGCGTAAGTGTCTGTCATATCACCACTTTACAGGAAGTTGGACGACAGTCAAGCCTTGGCTTTGGCTTCTTCAGACTTAAAGCCCGCTGCCCAGTTCTTACCGGCGAGGCTTTCCCCATAGGGATTGGATTCGAGATCACGACCGTTAAGGAAGGCCGCACGACCTTCAGCAGTCGAGGCGCAAAAATTCTGCGATACTTCCCAGATGGGCTTGCTCATAACTGATCTCCTGTTGTTTCCTATATCACCACTTTAAAGGAAATAGGTGAGCAGTCAAGCGTTTTCTTCGCATTCTTTCTGACACTTGCACTCGCAGGCTTCCGAGATTGTCGGGGCGAGCAGCAAAGCCACAAAGAGGAACCAACCCCAACCTGGGCCGTTAATAATGGCAAGAATTGCCGCTGCTATGAGGCAGAAGCTGACTGGCAAGAAGGCAAGGAACTTGGTCATAAAGCCACTTTATAGCCCTATGACCAAGTTGTCATTATTCAGCCGACGATGAGCTTGGTATAGAGTTGCGTGAACTTTTCGAAGGACGGAACTTCCTTCGTATCGAAATTGACGGGGCGCCCTTCGCTCGGAGTCAGGATTGCCCGAACGTAATGGACCATAGAGTCAATGTCGCCCTTATCGTTCAGGACGAATGCCTGTTGGAAAAATTCCTCAACAGTTGCGCCACTTGCTTTGCCGTCATTCTGAGCAGCCTCGTCCTTGATCTTTGCGACCAATGCCTCGATGTCGGCGTATTTGATGCGGCGCTTTGCTTGACGGAAACCATAGGCCGCGCCGAGCGTGATGACGTTGCTGGCGACCAGCTTGATACCTTTGGACGAGAAGAGATCGTCTGTTGCTTGCTCAACTGCCGAGAGTTTCAGCTGGTCAATATTGTCGCAGTTCACACTGGCGTAGAAGTTATCAGACTCTTGAGCAAGCTCTTCGCCGACGTTGATGCCGGCTTGCAGGATTTCCACGACCGTTTCGCCAAATGGGCGACCTTGGATCACACCTTCGATGAGAGTCTGCCGGGCATTATCAGTCTCGCGTCCAATAGTCATTTTCGATCTCCTTGTTGCCTATGTGTCAGTTCTAACACATAGGCAGCTTGCGTCAACCAGTTTAATCCTGGAGGGCTTTCATCATCAGCTCATAGAGTCGAGCCTGGGGCGTATCAGGGTAAGCAAGATTCACTGCCATCCCGCAACGGCCAGTGGTGTGGCACATTGCTGACCAGAGAGCCGTGTGGAGCATTATCTCGCCTTCTTTGCGCTCTTCTTCGGAAGGGTTAAAGGCCTTCCCACCACGCTGAAGTTCAGCATAGAGGTTGGTCAGTTCTTCACGCTCTTCGCGGGTCAGGCTCAAAGTTTCCTCCATATGTTGAGACCCTTGCGAGTCAGCTCAAGATGAGCACCGGGTTTGTCTCCACTTATTGTCCAGTGGATCAGACCAGCAGCAACTAGTCGATCAATTCGATAAGCAAAGAAGGGCTTCCAGCTTTTAACGTGGAAGCCCTTGCGGGGCTTCACACGCCGGAACAATTCTATGTCCTTGCTGCTGAGCATTAAAGCACCTTAGTGCCATCGGGATGAGTCCAAAGCGACCGAACCTTGCCACGAACGCGGGCAACTTCGTCGGCCATATCCTGGTCGCCCAGCATGGAAAACAGGTCGTGATCCTGCTCACCGTCCAAGACATTGCAGAGTGCGTTGATCAGATCCTGAACCGACACATCAATTTCGTTGCCGTTCGAATCAACAAGAACCGCCTTCGTGGGGTTTGAAATATTGTAAATGATGGACATGTTTCGATCTCCTGTTTGCTTTGTCGGTAATCTGGTTATAAAGCCTACATTAGAGGAGTCAACCAGTTTTCCAGAAATTAGGCCTGCGACAATTCCATGCAGATTTCAGTGAGACCATCGATGCGACGCTTACAAGTGTCATATGCTGCCTGGTTGCAGAGCACTGCGCTGGTTTTCTGAAGTTTCCGCTCAATACGCAGCATCGAGCGCGCCATTTCGAGATCAGCAGCTTTTTGTTCCGCCTTCATCTGTTCGGTAAAACTCATTTTCGATCTCCTGTTTGCTTCTGTTATCCAGACTTTAGCAGAACTGGTGAATGAATCAACCAGTTTTAGACTTCTCGCCAGATAAATTCCCTGGGGTTCCAGTATGCTGACTCAAACTTGCCCGGATTTGTCACAAGACCATAGAACTCAAGGGCTTTTTCTTCGGCCTTTTCAAAGTCCGGTTCGTTGGTCCGGAAGTCAGGCAGGTCGTTAACTGTGAATCGATATTCTGGTGGATTGCTAAAGGTGCCATCGTCAGCAGTAACTGAGCCGATCGTGATCCTCTGGCCTTTCTCGTTCCTTGCATCAAGGAGGAAATCGGTGCTTCCGCTTTCGATTTTATCTGCAACCATGCGGAGCATCTTTGCGATGTAGGCTTTACTCGAAGGTGCGATGCTGGATGAAATATGCTCATCCAGCAGGGAAAATTCGACCATAACTTTCTCGCGCATCATCCCAACACCACAATCATTCCAAAAACCTTCCGACCCTCAGGGATCTCAGGAACGACCATTGCGGTCCACCAGTCCTCTGTGTCGCTGAAGCAATACTTCTTCGACGCGTAGGCATTCATATCAACTGCGTCGGGCTTTTCCAGCTTGTGAGTGATGATCTTCTCCAACAGCCCATCTACGTAGTTGAGCTCGCCATCGGGGATTAGATCCAGCTTCTCCAAATCGAGCAGCGCATGATAATCGCGAAGGACGGTATCTTCCTCGTAATCATCTTCGCCCTCGAGGACCCACTTCTCGCTAATATCTAGCACGGGGAAATAGCCAAAGACTTCAAGGATCTTCTCCTTGATCGCGAGACCGAGATTCTCTTCAACATCCTCAAACATCGGCTTGCGCCCGATAACTGTAATTCCGTGCTTGCTCACGTAGCTGTTAAACATCTCGATCTCCTCATTTCTTGCTTCCAGTTTAGCAGAAACTGGAGATAAGTCAACCCCTCTTAGCGTTCTCCAGTTCTCTCGAATGCGATATGGCCACGATACCCAGGCACTGCGGTGTCGGATACAAAAGTCTGACATTCTCCCGGATCTTTGGGCATTTTGTATGAGGGATCGGTAGCTGCTCGCGCTTCGTAATAGGACCGCCTTGCTTCGTATTTGTCCATTTCTTTACGCTTTAGCATAACAGCTAAATAGAGCAGACGAGCTTCCCGGTTGGTGAGCTTTTTGTCTTCCATGAAAAGGGCAAAAGGCTTTTTGTAACTGGGGCAATACTTGGACATGAATACCATATCCTCGTAGTCACGAGCATCGGCTTCGAGATTTGCCGGCCCACGAGTCTTGTAACCTGCTGCTACTTCGTCAGCGGCCTCTTCCCTCTCCTGTTTGCCGAAGCCGTGAGCTCGATGATCATTACTGTCGCCGCAAGCCGCGAGACCAACGGCCAGAACCAACACCATCATTCCGATCTTCATGTCTATCTCCTTTTGTTGTCACCACTTTAGCAGATATGGGAATGGGGTCAACCATTTAGGTGACCCCATTTGCCTTTACTTCTTGATAATATCGAATTCGCATTGATCACTATTCGTCTTGAAAATATGAATTTCCAAGCCATGCTTCTTCAACATTTGGTCGACGATTTCCAAGACGCTTTCTGGATCTTCCTTCCAATCCACAATGCCTATAGAATCATACCACGCATCTTCAGAAGCTGCATCAACATGTTGTGGAGGCTTCACTTTGCGCTTCATTTTACTGCCTCCCTTAGTGCCGAGTGTTAAGCTGGCCGCGCGACATTGCGCTGTAATACTGGCGGGGCATATCGCGCTCCAGTTCAGGAACCAGGGCGGCCATGCTGTTCGGACCCATTTCCATGTAGCCCTTCTCCAGCTTGCTGCCGATCAGGTCGTGCGGGATGCCGTTGATTTCGGTCTTGAACTTCAGTCCACCGTTGCGACGACCCCAAAAGCGAACCATTGTCGTGCCGACCTTGGCCAGACCCCAGACCTTATCATTTTTCGGAGCGCCGCCGTTACGACCACGTGCGCCTTCGTTGTAGAAGTGGGCTGCTACGAGAATCTGAACCTGTGCCATTTTTCGATCTCCTTGTTTGCTGTCTACTCACCTGTTTTAGCATATAGGTGAGCATAGTCAACCAGTTTCTGGATTATTTCTGCTCGCGATCGATCTCGCTGATCGCTTCGAACGTAACGTCGTAGGTGATGAAGTATTCAGGGGTTTCAACAGTTACGATATAATCATCGAAGTCCTGACACTTAACGAAATCGAATGCCGCTGCTTCAGGAGTATCAGTGTCAAACTCTAGCTCTTCGAGACCTTCACTCCGAACAACAAACTTGGTCATTTCGATCTCCTGTTTTTCTCTTCCGATAAAACAGTGATAACAGAAATAGGTGAGCAATCAACCAGTTTCTGACAACAAGGTTAGAATTTCATCCCAATCTGTCTCGGGATCAAAACCCGCTTTGTCATCGAGGAGGATGCTGAAGTAGAACTTCTTCTCAAAATTACCCGAGGGAGTATTCTCAATCTCAGGATTCTCGTTGAAATAGTCAACAGCGATTCCGTGCTGCTCGAGGAACCCAATGATCGCTGAGTATTCCTCAGGATGACACGACGACCATAAGATGAGTCGATTGTCCGGCACTTTGGAGATAAGTTTCAAAGCTTCGATGGCGCTCGGGGTGGTGAATGTGTAGCCACCTTGTTCGTAGTTGGAGCAGAAGACCACCCCGTGTAGATCAACCGCCCAATAGATCAAGGGCTCGTTTCGTTCAACTGAAATGCGCAAAGCGCGCTTAATGGCTTTGATAATGCTCATTTCATTCTCTTTATCGTTTAGAAAGGCTAGCAGCTTTGGCGTCACGCAGACCATCAACGATCTCGGTCAGGTCAATACATTTGCGACGGCGGCTTGCCCTCATAGTTGCCATATCGTCCTCGTTCAAGAGAACGACCGTTGAGTCATGGATCCGGTTGAGGAAGTCTGTGAGTTCTCCAACAGTGATATGGACGGCCATTATCGACTGAATCCTTCCTTGATGGAATGGATGGAGATGCCCCGACAGAGACGACGGATTTCCGTTGGAGTGGTCTTCCGAACCTGGATGGTCCGATGAAGCGCATAAACGACCTCTAGTCCAGCATCCTCGAGGGCGCCGACCACCGCCGCACGATCACCTGCGTTAAAGTGCTTGATTGTGATTTCCAGGCTGCGCTTCATTCCCATCGTTGATCTCCTCTTGCTGACCTCTTGATAGCAGGATAGGTGATAATGTCAACCACATTATCACCTATTTGTCAGTCGAGGCGGCTTTGCGCAAAGGCCTGAATATCGTAGCGGCGCAAGATGGTAGCAGCTACTTCAGCGCCGGCGAGGTGGACGTTCACGTTCTGTGCGTTGATTCGGCCGGGCATGTAGAGTTCGTAAGCCTTGCCATCCCAGGTCTTCTCAAAACCTAGAGCCTGGAGAGTTGCCCGTTCAGTGCGGCCCAGCTTAGTGTTGCCCTTGTGGGTGGGAATAACCTTCACCCATGCAAAGCCACACATTGGGCGATCCTTGCCTTCCAATACCTCATTCAGGTATTTGGTCGCAGCTTCTTTGGCTTCGAACTGAATCAGGTTCTTGAGGTCTCCGAGTTCCATGCCGATCTCCTTTGTTTCCTATGCTGTCATGATAACAGAATAGGTGAAAGTGTCAACCAGTTTTCTTCGGGGATTCCTGGAGGGAGGCTAGAAAGGCCCACATGCCGATGGCCATGAAGATCGCAATCGCGTAGGTCGGACGGTTCAAACCGTAGGCCGGAGGTAGCGGAGGAAACAAAATGAGCATAGCGGCCAATCCCAATGAGGTCCACTGGAACAACCAAATGAGGTTCTGGATAGCTTTACGCATGTTTCGATCTCCTTCCTAGTCACGATAACAGAACTGGAAGGATTGTCAAGCCTATTCTTCCAGTCATGATTATGGGGAGGATTGCTCCTCCCCATAAGACCTACGAGCACCAGTAAGATTCACTTGCCACCGAGCAAGCATAAGATGTATTTTTGTCTTCCTGGACCCAGACCTGGGTCATCATGTTCCGCACCCACTTGTTGCCGTTTTCCAGCGCGGGCAGATCTTCCTGCTTGGTTTCCTTGGGCATCGTCGAAGGCGGGATGGGGCGTTCGATATCAATGCAGGAAACCGTGTAACCCTTGCCCTCAGCATACCGCTCCCAGCGGTGGAAGGTCGCAACGTCTGTGAATTGCTTTTCGCGTTCGATCAACCGGCTCGGAGTCATGTAATGGGCGGTGATGCGCTCGACCGTTGCGGGATTTTCGATCTCGGTCTTTACAAACTTGGTCATTTGCTATCTCCTGTTTTCGCTTCCGATAAACCCAAGATAGCAGAAAGAGGTGAAACGTCAACCGAAGATTCACCTCTTTTTAAATTTTAGAAATCCATCATAAAAGCGCCGTCTTCGTCGACAAGGTGCCAGCAAACCTTCCCATCGAGCGTCTCCCGGCCTACAGCCCACACGGGATAGGTCGTCCCATCCTCCCGTTCGAAGGTGTATTTCTCGCCCATCTTAAAGTCCTGGCCTGCGACGTGACAAGACCAAGCAAAGCCCAAATAGTCCGAGCCGGCGCGCACGAAGTCCAGTTCTTTGATCTTAAAAGTGGTCATCGTCGATCTCCTGTTTGCTTTGTTGTCCTCATAATAGCAAACTGGATAAACGTGTCAACCACTTTAAGCGGTACCGGCGACCTCCCACTCAGGTTTGAGAACCAATGTTGGAATACCTTGTGGTTGCCCGTCGAGCATCGCACAGTAGCCATGGCTCTTTGGGGAGTCCATAGTGTGCCAGCCGCGATCACAAGCCGTGCAGGTCGATTGCATCTTTTCCCGGCTAGACCAAATATCAGCACCGATACAGCCACAGGGAAGCTGCCAAGTTGTGCTGATCCGTTCCCATTCGGAACGAGTTTCGGTAACCTCAGTCACCACTATAGTCATCCGATCTTTAACCACAATCATCTTCCTTTACTCCTTTGATCCTCAGATACTCAGCAAAGGGATCTTCAAAGAGAGCAGCGGGACAGATATCATCCTCGCCGTATTTGCAGGAAAACCGATGAAGGCCATATTCGGGGGTTCCGTAGTCGTCATCGACTAAGCCGTAACAATGGCTCATATGAACCAAGTAGTGATGGCCGTCCGGCTTGATGCGATCCCCTGCGGTCTTCTGTGCTTCAACGACGCGGAGTTTGTTTGTTATATCCGCCCTGACTACTGACAAGTTGTTGATAAGGGCTTTGAGGGCTTCTCGCTGTCCTTCCAAGCCGTTCTCCTCAATTACGCCGGTAGCTTTGAGGAAGAGGTGATAGCGCTCTTGGTCGTTCAACGCAGGCGCTCCTCACAATAAGCCTTGTAGCGACGTTCGAACTCATCCATATCATCGCGGTGGATGCGGACGCTGTGGTAGTCGCTTGCGTCTAGATCTCGGGTCTGACCATTATAACCCTTGCCGTTGTTGAAGCGCAGGCCCTCGCCTAGGTTGGGATATCCTTCTAAGCGCCCGTCGATATAGCGCGAACCGTATTGACATTGCTGTCCGAGTCGCGACCGGCAGAAGTCGCCGAAGGAACTGTAGCCGCCGTCGTTGAACTCGGGATGGATAATATTGCAGAGCACTGCGCCGCCATCTTCGCTCTCGTCGGTTTCTTCCACCACCATATTGGGGCCATCCATAACTGGCTCCACAATACCGGCGTCGTGGAACATGATCAGGAATTCACGAAGCAACCAGCACTGATTGGGTTGTTCAACGCGGAGTCCACGGGCACAACAATATGCCAGGATTACACCGTTCATTCGGCTTTCGAGGGTAAACATCGATCCCAATTCATTGAATCCGACCGCAACCTGCTGACCTTCATCGAGCGTATAGGCAATCTGCATTTTCGATCTCCTGTTGTTTCTTGCTGTCACGATAGCAAGATAGGTGAACTTGTCAACCTATTTGTCGCGGAGGAGATTCTCATAGAATGCCGCAGTCTTGGGCATCCCACGTTCTCTTGCGCTTTCGGCGTTCTGTCTCCAGAGGCGCCGCCGTTTGGCTTTGTGGGAGATTTCAGAGAGCCAGCACATTAAAGGGCATCCTTGCGTTCGTAGAGCCAGCCCATGATGAGCTCAATGTCAGTGGACCGAAAGCCTTCCATTTCCAGGCAGTTCTTCAAGTAGGCGAGGAAACGGACTTCGTCATCAAACATCTGCGGCATCGTCTCGAGAGTATGCAGGATGCCGTTTGCCTTCCAGGTCTTGAGGTAGCCTTGACCAAACGAATTTGCGTAGGTCTTGAAATCGACGATCAACTGTTCCATATTGCTCACCTTTGATCTCCTGTTGTTTCTTATCACCACATTAGCAGGAAAGGTGAACTTGTCAACCGCTTTTAGGAGTCAGCCCCTGCTGCGTCGAAACCTTGGCGAAATGGGCCAAAACGGCCCAACCATTCGTCCTTCATAGGGACTCCATTCATATGGTATTCGCGACCGGAATCGTAACCCTCTTGGTATTCGTCTTGCTCGCGTTCCCAGTTGCGGATATCATCCTCGAGTGCGTTAATGTCGCTCTCATAGTTGTTGACATCCTCCTCCGAGAGTTCTCCCATCATTATGGCGAACTGCTTCTCCTGAATCTCTTCGCGAGCCTGCTCGATCTCTTGATATCGGATCATATCAGCCTCCCTGACTCATCATCCGAACATACTCAGGATCGAACTGCTCAACGGGTTCAGTCCGGATGGAACGAACGCTAAACACTTCAGCATAGGGGCCAGCAACTTTGCGAACTTCAGCTGCTGGATTTGCGTCGTCCTCGATAGTGATCCTCTTGGATCCTTCGGCGTCTGCGTAACCCTTTGGCCAGTATTCGACAATCTTGCTCATGCTGTCCTCCTGCTGTTGTGCTCACCAGTTTATAGCAAACTGGTTAGAAGTCAAGCCAGTTTCTTGTTCTCCACTCGAATAAAAACATCACGGGCTCTCTGGGCCTGTCGACGATTGGCCTGATATACTGCTTCGTCAGCGTTAGGTTTCACAGCAAAGCCTTTGAGTTCGGTTTCGCTCTGTGCCCAGTAGGCACCACGTTCGTAACCTGCTCTCTTCCACATAGTCGATCTCCCGTTGTTGTGCTCACCAGTATAAAGGAATAGGTGAACTTGTCAACCACCTCTTTCCTGGCTATCTTGGTATTTCATCCAAGTCTTCATATTGTGAGAATTCATGCTCTTAACACGATGTGCAGGAACGTTAATGAGCTTCACACGATCTATGGATTTCAACACGATATACTTTTCACCATCCCACCTTGCGAGTGTCCAACAACGATTATTCTTAACCGGAACATCAGTTGGGCAGTGAACTTTACCGTGGCTCGTGAAGTTCCAGTGGTCACTAACCCTCAAGCTGCCTAGTGGGGTATTGTGCCAGTCCTTCTCACCAGCATTCACGTTATAGTAGGAGTGGCTATAGGGAGACTTACATTTGGCCTCCCATGACATGATCTCTAGGATGAGCTCTTCCGGCATGTGCCAGGGAATGTTATTTTCGTGGACAACTTGCTGGGGATTGCTCATTGGTATCTCCTGTTCTTACCACCTTAATAGCAAGATAGGTGAGCACGTCAACCACTTTAGAAGGAAAATGCGCAACCCAGCTGCTCGAGGATTTCCTCAGCCTCATCAAAGTCCATGTCGAACTCATCGATCAGAAAAAACAAAGAGGGTTCCTGATGGGTTTGACGAAGACGCAGCTTAACCTCATCCAGCTTAGAGGGCTTCTCAATTGGCTTGGGAGGGGCAATCGGGGTCCGACCCTTCCGGGCTTCAACAATACCCTGAACCAGTTCATCGCTCACGAACGCACCATGGACGCGCTTCAAGCTGTTGCCCTCCATGAGCAACATGTCGCCCTTGCCTAAGAGGTTCTCTGCGCCTTCCTCTCCCAAGATTGTCCGGCTATCAAAGCCGCTTGCTACCTTGAAGCTAATCCGAGTGGGGAGGTTGGCTTTGAGGACGCCGGTCACAACGTCCACAGAAGGCCGCTGTGTAGCCATAATGAGGTGGATACCCGCTGCCCTTGCCTTCTGCGCAATACGCTGGACGAGCCCTTCTAGGGCTTTGCCGGCCATCTGTATTAGGTCCGCAAACTCGTCAATGACCACAACGATGTAGGGCAGCTTGTCGGTATGGTTTTCATTGTAGTTCGCTATGTTGCGAACCTTTGCGCTTGCGAGCAGTCGATAACGATCTTCCATCTCCTGCACGATCTCGCCCAGTGCCTCTATGGCAACTTTGGGATCGGTGATCGTCGGGCGGAGCAAATGTGGAATACCATCATAAACTGACAGTTCCAACATCTTTGGATCGATAAAGAGGAATCGACATTGCTCAGCGGAGAACCTGTAGAGCAGGCTGAGAATCATGCTGTTAACCCCGACACTCTTGCCGCTGCCGGTTGTACCTGCGACCAACAAGTGGGGCATCGTTGCTAGATCGCTCACGATAGCTTCTCCCGTGATCGCTCGACCAAGGATGATCGGGAGAGCAGCACTGGAACGCATAAACTCAGGAGACGCTAAGAGGTCTTCGTAGGGGATAGACTGGCGCTGCTCATTGGGCACCTCAACCGAGAGGCTGTTCCTCCCAGGAGTGGTAATAATCCGAATGCCCTGAACTCCGATACAGCGCGCCACATCGTTGGTCAGCGCCACGATCTTGTTAGCCCGAACACCGCGCTCAAGTTGGATTTCGTAAGTTGAGACGAGGGGACCGCTCTTCACTGATATGACTTCAACGTTGAAGCCAAAGTCCTTGAATGCTTGCTCCAATGTGTTGGTGCGGCTCATCTCGATCTCCTCTGTCTTGCTTCTTTTCTAGCACAAAACAGGTGAGCGTCAACCAATTTTTCAGTAGCTTATGTCAACGATATACTGACATTCGTTGTTGCTGCCGACCTTGATCGTGCTATTCGCAGTTGCGAATATATTAGTATCCCATTTCTCGATCTTGGCCAGCTTTCGAACGTGGAATAGATCTTCACGAGGATGGCCGAGCAGTTGGCGAATTGCTTCGATTAGCATATCAGCCTGGGCATGACGATCACACATAATGAGGATCGGAAACTTCATTTCCTTAATATTCATAAGTCGATCTCCTATTCAGTTGTCCTCATTTTAACACAGAATAGGAGAGTGTCAACCGTTATTCCTCAGCAGCATCTCCGAAGAATTGAACCTCGATATCATCAACGTCGTGGAGTAACCAGGCACGAATCTTCTTCATCGTAGTGTGCCATTCGTCGACAGGCTGAACGATTTCGTCAGGGGTATCGGGTATCCAATTACTCTCAAAGGTAACTTGGCCCTCCGAAATATCAGTGACCTTGAAAGTATGCCATCCCTTACTGGTTGATTCAAGAGGAGACATTCGAGCGAACGCCCATACCTGGCCTACTTCGGGATTCTTATACGTAGACGTTTTCCAGCGATAGAATGAATACGGAACCCTCCAAAACTTCCATACGGCACCCACACCTGTGAGGATGGCTCCGGTGGTCAGAAGAGGCATCAGTCAAACACATCAAGGAGGTCAAGTTCGCCACCGGTCCACACCAATAGGCCGATGATCACACCGATGATGGTAGGAAGCCAAGCGAAGAAACCTGCTGTTGCTAGGGTGATGTTGGGGTTAATTCCCACAATCGCCGCAGTGATCAGGAAGCCCACAGCCATACAAAACAAGCCGCCTAGAAATTGTCCCATTTTTATGCCTTCTCAAACATGATGTCAGTGCGGATGATGATCTTCTCAGGATCACCTTCATTGAGTGGTTCGCTATCGTGGAGCATACGATGACCGAACATCAAAGCCTTGCCAGGATGCGGCGCCACCCGCAGCAAGACTTCGTCGTCATTTCCTGCCCGATCCCAATCAGCGAAATCATATTCACTCATCGGTTTGCCCAATTGTTTATCAACTAGGAAGCGGGTAGCACCACGTTGATTGTGAGTCAAGTAGATCACCAGAGACATCAAGGTTCGACGAGTATCACTTTCCTTGAAGGTCTCATCATAGTGGCCGACCAACTTGCCACCGTCAGCATACCTGATGTAACGGAAGAGGGGACTGACGCCCACAGGCTTCCAACGAGCATGTCCGTCATGATCTGTTGGGCTACGTGCGTCGCAGATCGCATAGTCGGGGAAGAACTCTCTAAGGCGCACCCAGAGACGATCCGCAAAGCCGGGATTCCAGTTAGAGAGTCGATAGTTGCCGATCTCATCGTAGGTATGATCAGCACGACCGTCCAAGCCAACAGCTTGCCACTTGTGTTTATCGAGTTGCTTCCGCAGCATGACAGCAATCCGAGGCGTCAGCAGACCATTCACAACATCGATCCCAGTGTCAGTCTGACCGATCTCGAGGATTTGTCTGTTGGGAAGACGACCTTCCCAACCACCCTCGAGTGCCGTCTGAACCTCAGGATCAATTTCGAAGTGGTTGACGAAGTTGCTCTTGTCGACCATTAGAGCTGCGCGATTCCTACGAGCAGCTCTGCGTCGTCCCAGGTGTTCTCATGATCAGCAGCACCGTGGCGATCAAGACCCATATCGATCAGGACGTTGACCGACGAAGTTTCTGAACCGTTGCCGTCATTAACGATATCCAGGACGGTCGAGGCATCTGTCGAAGTGCCTTCGAGTTCCGATTCCTTCACGTCGCGGCTGATATAGATGAGTTCGATCGCTCGGGTGAGGATTTCCTGCTTCGTCTTCATGCCAACACTACCTTTCCGAGACCTTTAGATTTTTCAACTTCGACCACAAAGTCGGTGAGTTCGACTGTATAATCGCCGCGGATTACATAGCAGCGCTCACCGAGATCACGAGCGTCCTCCGGGGGAGGCATATTGGTTGCTGGATCACGATCCTGAAATGCGCTCCCAGTTGATTGCGGAACGGGATAAATGCTGAGGGATTCCTGTTCGATCTCTACCGTGCTCGTCGGAGCATGATGAGGAAGAGCCGAGAATCGTCCATATTCAAGTTTCACCTGCTGGATGATCTTGAACAGTTTGACACAGACTGTGGTCATTCGGGCCTCCACGCTGGATTGTTCCATCCGTTAGTAACACCAGTTTGGAGAATGTCAAGGTGAACTGCGGGCGACCGCCCCAGATATTTGTGGGCGTTATAGCGATGCATCCGCTCCAGGTTCTCGACGAACTCATCATACTGTCGATGCTCGTCTTCGCTTGCGAGCTCCTCCATACACTGGTCAACCATCGCACAAGCATTGGCGTCCCACTTCATGTGCGTGAAGAGCTCGACGAAATCGTAGGGCGCGCCGAAGACCACCTCGTCAGTGGTTGCATCAAACATATCACCGGTCGGCGCACGATCGAGCACTGCCTGCGGCACCCCGAGGAGACGACCGACTTCGTAGACTTCGCTTTTGAAAAGGTCGCTGATCAGCTGAATGTCGACCATGCCGTCGCTGGCCTTGCCGAAATATCCCAGGTAGCCGCCTTCGCTGAGGTTGGTAGTGCCGATGACCAGACCAGGCTTACCCTGTGCTGCTAGGACGCTAGTCACATAATAGTAGGTTGGGGTTCGGGCATAGCTAGTGACCTGACCTCGGCACCAATCTTCCTTGTCTTCCTTGGGAAGACCAATGCCGCTGTAGAGTTCGACTTCCTTGATGATCGCGTCAGTGATGGCGCTCATATTGACTTCGAAGAATCGGACGCCAAATTCCTCACAGACTTCCTCAGCCAGTGATGCTGCTTCGTCCTGCCCCGTAACGCCTTCATTCTGTCGATCAGGCATTGTGATCGCTATGACGTTCTGGATTGGGCTGTCTTCCTGTCGGCTAGCCATGTCCACAATCCCTAGGACCACTGCGCTGTCGATCCCGCCCGATACTGCGACTACAGCACTCTTCAGACCAGCCTGTCGGTAGTAGGCATTGAGTAGATTGATCTTCTCATCCACATAAGTCGCGGGGGCAAAATTGCGCTCTTTCCGCACCATCTTGAGTGCTTCCTTGAGGGCCGGGCCGAGAACCATGTCGGTCGAGTGATTACGAATTTCCATTAGCGGTTCTCCTCAAGGAATGCTTTTGCGGCTTCAACGTCTCCGCCGCGGCGCTCGACGCGACGAAGGAAAAGTTTCTCGCAGTCGCCGTCGCTGATAGGACCACCTGCATAGCCTTCATGCTCCTCGAGGTAAACAACCTCGCCGTCCTTGAACTCAAGGTGGAACCAGACCTTGCTTTCCGGTGGATTTGCGAAACGCGGCTTGTCGATAGTGAAAGTTTTCAGGTCCATTTTAACCTCTTTCGATCTTTGTGGGAACAAACTGATCTGTTATTGCGAGACGTTCTCGAACTTGTGATTCAGTTCGAAGCTGGCGATCTCGGAATGTGAGTTGGAGACGTTCGATTGAATCATGGAAGGAATAACCGTAAACCTTCCATTCTGGTCCGTAAAGTTTATCAATTATTCTACGGAACACTTCGATCTCCTGTTTGCTTCTATTGGATCACAATAACAGCAAACAGGTTTGCGTCAACCAGTTTATCGGCTTCCGCTGAGCTTCATCATAAGAGCCGTATCCTTCAAGGTCATAGGCATCTTCATGATCTTGTCAGTCTGATTTTCGACGAGAGGGATGCGCTCTAAGGCACCATTTTCGCAGCTTTCGAGAACTACTCGCTCATGATCACTGTAGCCCATAACCTTACAGACATCCAAGCCAGCACCATAGAGTCTTGCAACGACTACTAGGTCCCCAGCGGCAACGTCTTGACCTAGTCGGTCTTCAAAAGTCGCTGGGCGCTTTGTCTCATCCAAACAGAAGACTTCGGGGCCATCATAGTCAATCAAGAGACTGATCGAATCAGTAACATCGCTGTTCATGAAGCCTGGGAACAAAATACCCCCATTCATCTTCATCATTTCTAAGCTACGATCAGACCAAAAATAATAGGTTAGCCTCCTATCGCAGTATTCATATTCCTTCTTTGGATCATACTTCTTGCCGTAATCTCTGAACTTATAACCACGACTAGGGCGATAGTCTTCTGGATTAAACCACCAGCCCCTGACTGCATCTCGATCAGTCTGAGCTTTGACGATGGTTCCCTTATTGATACCTTTAGTGAACTTGACGAAGACTTCAGACTTCTTTGCCTCATTGATCACTAAATCGATATTAGCATCACGCTCGGCAAGCTTCTTAATCTCGCCAGGGGTGAGGTTTTTCGTGGGAAGAACGTCCGAGGTTAGACTGAAGGTCCCTGAACTTTTGAGCTTGATTTCTTTCATAAGAGATAGGTAGCGAACCACCTATCTCTACGTCAATATTCACGCGCTAGTGATATTCAGGTCCGGGATAACAACACCGTAGAGAACGAAAGCACCGACGATCAGGGTAAGGATTGAACCAAGCATTTCGAACTCCTTAAGTGACTTCTTCCCACCTTTTACTGTATATTAGGTGAATGTCAAGGTGGGAATATGTTCTGTTCGATCTGGAGTGCGACGGGTTCAAACCCAAGCGCATCTGGGTGATTTGTCTAATCGACCTCATCACTCGTGAACGCAAGTCGTTCGTTGGTCCTGACGCTATAGCAGAAGCGATTATGATCCTGCAAGCAGCAAAATTGCTTGTGGGTCACAATATCAAAACCTTTGACGTGCGGGTGATTGAGAAGATCATGGAAGGTGCGGTTACATTTGATCGCAACCTCGTCCTCGATACGCTTCACTTGAGTAAGGCTCTCGTGAATATGTCCAATCACAGCCTAGAAGCTTGGGGAGAGATCCTCGGGGTTCCCAAACTCGACACACCTTTTGGCTGGTTCAAGTTTGATCCCCGAATGGTTCCCTACTGTGAACGCGACGTAGACTTAAATCTACAGGTCTTTCTTGCCCTGTGGGCTATCATGGAGAACCGCCATGGGGACAAGATCCCACCCAAATGGCAGATGCTTACAGAGTATCGCAGCGCAATTAGCGCGCCACTAATCCAACCCCTCCAAGGATCTTCCCCTCTTTGAAGAGGAGGTCACCTAGTTTAGCATCAGACCAGTTTGGTGCACCAGAATGTCCGTTCATGATCTGAAGCACAAGTTTCCATTCCCACAAACTACGCAGCGGACGGAAACATACTGGCATCTCTCCGCCTTCACGGACGATAGACAACCTGCTGATATCCATAACAGTCAGGTCTTTGAGATCCGCATCGCGCCAATCAGTTCCATCCCTAGCTGACCAGAAGTCTTGTCCATAGGTAGCCTTCTTGTATTGCTCGCATTGTTCCTCAATTTGAAGAACGAGAACCGGCTCCTTCTGAAACATCTTCTTGAGGAGACGAAACCGAACCTGTCCAGTCATGAAATATCGAAATCGAGTGTTGTCGATTTCTGAATAACGATAGGAACGGTCTTGCTTAGTGGCCATTATGGGATAATCTCTACAAATGCGCGCTTCTTGCGTGGTCCAAGTTCATGACGACCGAGCTCAAGCGGCTTGTCCCAACCGTTCTTGCGGGCCTGACTCACTGAGGGAAAGAAGCCTAGGTCGACCATCAAGTGAGCCATCAAGGGCTTGCCCTGAGCTGTCATCTCCTCGATGCTGACCTTCTCTGCCAGCTTCTGAGGATCACCGTTTGCGTCAATGTCCCACCAACCACGCTCGGCACCTTCCTTGATGTCGAAGGCATTGCGGCGCTTCAGATCCTCAAACCACTGCGCTTTTGTGCGCGGGTTGCCGTCATCGTCTTCGCCCCAGAACTGTAGGTCATCCTCGCGGACGATCGTGACAGTCTTATCATGGAATGAGAAGTTTCTCCGCAATGGCTCAGAATTATCCTCAGCCAAACCAGGATCAGGCATGTCGAAGAAGTGAACCTCATTAATCTTCTCAACCGAAGAGTCGATCAATGTTTCGCCTTCCCACTGCTCAGTAGTGATCTCCTGAACGGTGTGAAACTCCCTCATACCAGGCGTGACAAAATTTCCAGACGGGAAGGTAACGCGAATGGGTCCTTTTATTTTACGTTCCTGCATTACATTCTCCTTTCACACCTGCTCTATAGGCAGAAAGGTTAGATGTCAATCGGATTTAGATTCCCGATGAACGTTAACTAGAACGATCAGAGCGAACATCAAAGATGCAAAACCGAGGCCAATTTGCAAATTAGGAAAGGGACAAGTTGCAACCACGAAAGACCAGATTCCCGAAACCACTGCGACCTGTCGAAACTCCCAACGGGTCATGTCTTCTAGTAGCTTGCGCTTTTTGGGTTCTTTTAGATCCATGGATTGAGTCCCTTCAAAATGTCTTCACGGTCGTCAACATCAATCGGCCCAATACCAAGAGCCGTAATCATCGGCCTAGGGAAGACTGTCTTCCCTGCATCCTTAATCAACGCCGTGCCACACTTGTCTTTGTAGAGACGGGACAATTGATGTAGAGTCTCCTCATTGGCAATTAGGCAGATCTTAGGCGTACCTGATCCGAGGATATAGCGGACAGCCAATTCAATGGCTTTGAAGTTGAGGCGAAGGAATGGAGAGACGAGAGCGCCGCAGAACGCATGGCCAATCTGGGCTCCCATTTTGCCACGATTGCCGTTAGAAGCCTTTACCGCTTCCTCACTCACAACACAGTAGAGCCTAATATCTTTCATTTTCTGGTAAGACTTTCCATGATAAGTTGCTGCGCGAGTTTTGGGTTTCGAGCACTATAGAGTTTGGCACCAGTTCTAAAGACCAACATGTCAAGACGATGCATCTCATCATCCATCCATCTTTCCCTGAAATTGTCTTGGAAGGACCTCACGTAGAGATGGGTAAGGTGCCACAATTGACGCATTGGCATCCGCTCATACAATCGAGCAATCCGTCTATCGCCGGCACGTTTATTGTGGTAAGAGCGGTATTCCCTCATTACCTCTTTGAACTCTTCCCTAAGGGCAGTGATGTGATTAGGACGGGCCATTACGTCGCTTTAGCGGTAGAATTCCCGTTAGTCAATTTTTGAGGAAGTCTGCGACCTCTTTACAGCATTGGCCACATTTGATCTCGCAACCAAGCATCCTGTAAGCCACACACGGGCTCTTTGCGCCGGCTGCTTTCACCCTAGTGAGCTTCTTGTCATTGATGTTATTACAGGAACAGATGATCACAAACCTATTTACTCTTTAGTGAGTCGCCATTCTACTGCGGCCTTGATGCCGTGTTTCTTAGCATAATAATAGAGTTCACCGTCTTTAGCAAATTTCACAATTAAATTGTGATACTCTTCTCTGAAACCAACTCTCCAAACATCTGGTTGCTCGAGATCATCTACATATTTCTGAGCAAAGACCCAAAGTTCCCGCATGTTCTTATGAGCAGGATTGAATTGGTTCTGTTCATACCAAAATCGAAGATCAGTGTAGCTCTTCTTCAATCGTTCCCGTAGATCGTCAATTGTCATAGGAAAGCTTCATCAACATAGCAGACTGTAACCCGTACTTCTTGGCGTGATAGTAGATCTCACAGGCGCGATCTAGCTTCGACAGAACTTCATTGTAGTGATCAGCGTTGAGGTGACTATTGAGAACGCGCTTATTGCGCTTCCAAACCTGTCGCATTGTGCCAGGTCTCTTCGGTTCCGGTTTATACATTAGGACATTTATTTCTTTGCGGTACTCCATAAAGTCTGCAAATGCGGCAGTGGCGTTATTCCGCAAATCCTGAAGAGTAGTCATTAGATCTTACCTGACATGCGTAGACGCCGAGCGCGTCGAAAAGCCCAAGATTCAAATCGAGCGAGACGATTATCCCAAACGAGCCAACTCTCTGTTAATCGCTTCATTTCCCGCTTGTAAGGTTGATACGCACGAGCAACTCGTTTGTATTCCTCACTAGTGGGAAACTCTGTAGAATAAGATGGTCGACTAGCTCTAGCGGCGGACCAGAAGCGATCCAAATAATCCTTGCGGGCTTTTTTCCGCAAACGATATGCTAGAGTCAAGGGAGAAAAATACATCACTCTACCCAATTATGTAGGTAGAGGTGAACTGTCAAGAGCTTTTTGGACGAACCTTATCTGCTTCTTCGGCCAGTTTCTCGGCGGCCATATGGATCCACATCGCAAGCCGGAGCATTTTCTCATACGGCTTCATGTCAAAACTGGATATCAGAGCCTTGGAGTCATTCTGAAGTTGGATCTCAACATTGTTGTCGAGAGTCCTCACAAGGGTAAAACTTGCGAGCACTTGCCCCTCAGAATTACTTTCCGCCACTTCTCGCTTCCTTGTTGGTCTTAACTGCGACCACTATAGCATGGTAGAGAAACTTTTCTAGCCCCGGCCGTGCGATACTTTTGAGCTTCTCTTCCAAGACAGCTTTGACCTCAGGGACCATCCCGTCGCCATTCTTTATATAAGTGGCAAGGTCTATTTGAGACACGATAGCAAAGCGGAGCATGTCGTCGCTTTCGTTCTTGAAACCTTCAAGAAGAGGATGGTCCCGATATTCCATTAGATTCCAATCCCACGCCTAGGAGTAACAGGCGCTTCGCTTGGGGTAAACTTCGGTTCCTCGTCGGGAGCGTCGCCGGCAAAAGGATCACCCTTTGCACCAATGGACCGCATACAACGCGCCATCGCGAGTGTAGCAGCACGAGTTCCAGAGAGACTCAAGTTCGCGATCGAGGTGCCGTTCCGACGAATGTGGATAGTATTCGAAAGCGCAAATTCGTAGAGGAAATTGTCGCCATCGCTGTTGGTCTTGATGCTGCGAATAAACACCAAGCCGGGACCGTCACTGTCGATCCTCTTTGAGGCAACCGATGTTACTGTCCATTCGCCCAGGTTGTCGAACTCGATATCTAGCTTGTAGACACCTTTGTCTGTAAGTGACGTCCACTTGTGGTTCTGAACTGCAAAAGTGAGCTGTTCCTGTGCGACGTCATCGGCTTCGGCGAGAACTGAAAAGGTGCTGCCACCCTCAAACGATGCCCAGAGGAAACACGCATCCGACGAGCGCCTGAGATTCCATCCGCCTACTTCGATAACATCAGCAGATGCGGGTACTGAAGCAAGCAGAACTGCTGCGGCAAGAATGCCCTTTACGATCTTCATAAAATCCTCCTTTGTTACCTATGTGGTAACACGAATAGGAAGGATGTCAACCTTTTGGTTGGGACATTCTTTTGAGGATTTCAGCTTGAATTAGAACTAGTCGGGTAAACCATGCTTGAGCTTGCTTATTAACATCAGCCCCAATTTCCCAGCCTTTGGCAAAAAGCAGATCATCGATTAATTCCAAGTTAGACCGACTCTCAACATCGTAATCCTCGTCAGGCATTACAGTCATAGCTTTTCCTCAATCCAAGAAAGCTGGGCCAGCATTTCGAAGGCCATTTTCCTTCGCAAGCTCGCGCATATATTCCTGAGCATCATATTCGTAAATGAACGTCTCACGCGAGGCGAGGTCCCATTCATCCTTTTCGTAATCGCGCACCTGTGCAATGTCGAGACACGACCGATTGCCGCGAGGATAGATCACCATCCAAGGACACGAATGGGAAGCCTTAAAGCCTCGGTCCTCGGTGAGGTTCTCTTCCTGCTCAGAATAGCGACGAGTAGCCATTAGTCTACCTCCCTGAGATAACCACCCATGAAGCATTCGACGGGTGAGGCATCTTCAGGAGACCGAATAGGCTGCGCTCCAGGATGAGGTGCTTCATCCTGATAGCCTACACGTTTCCAAGCTTTGTCCCAACTGATGAATTTGCCCTTGTTAGGGAAGTCCTCAGGAAACGGAACAAACGTGACTTTCTTTCCGGGTCCTGACAAGAGGAGTTCCTTGATCTGCTGCTCGACACCATCGTTCATCACACTAAATCCCAATCCGAATCCTTGACATCCTGGCGAGCATCAAACTTCGCAAACATGACCCGCATATCATCGAAGAGCTTGGGATCGCCCTGCGTGAACCCCTGCCACTGATCCTTCTTCTCCGCTACCCACTTGCGCGCAAAGCCCGGATCGTTAGCCACGATGCTCGGCATGTTGGACTTCATATCCGCCAGCTTGACAGTCTGCTGCGCTGGATCAGCCCTCCAAGAATGCTCTTTATCCTTGTTTTTACGGAAAGCACGGTTGCCATCAGCGAGATCGCTAATGTCAGTGACCTGATAAACCCCTGCGACGATCTTTTGCGCAACATCACTGCCATACTGTGCAAAGGCTGCACCCACATCGCCAAGCGTTTTGTAGGTGTCCTCGACCACATCGTGACAGATCGCAACCGCAACCGTGATTGCATCGCCGTGAATGCTCCGGGCAACCATCTTAGCGACTTGGATGGGGTGAACCATATAGGGAGCACCACTATACTTGCGACGCTGGCCGCCCAACACTGGGTCCGGCTTGAGAGCGTGGTTCTCATGTGCGTCTGAGGCGAAACCAATCGCGGTCAGCACAATGGGATCCTGCATTACATCATATGTGGTATCGTTTGTCATGTAGCCACAATAACACAGGTGGCCAGTTTGTCAACTGTATGTCAGCTTAAAAAGCATCGCTGCCTTTGGATCATCGAAAAAGAAATGAGCCACACGCTGTTGACCCATAAGCCACTGATTACTGTATTCGAAATGTTTAATCCGTCCATCATCTATCCAAGTCTGAACCTCATCCACTGGGATCGTTTCAAAAAGCAATTTCTGCATACTGAACGAACTTCCCGGCTTCTGCGGAACATCGACTATGGTCTGTTTGCTCTTCATGGTTTTATGAAAGGGCACGGAAATTTGAATAAGGTCATCCATATTCTGACTTAACGGCTAGAAAGGTGTATTGTCAACCCCAAGCCAATTTGAAGTGGATAGCCCGCTTACGATTAAGGAAACTAGCACAAAGGACATAGGTCAGAGGTTCAACGCTCATAAGCGAGAAGGATGTAGAGGCCGCATAGTTGTCGGCAAACTCAGAGGCTTCTTGGTATTCTTCCTCCGACAATACTCGGCTTTCGAGGATAAAGGACTCAGACAAAATGTTCACTCCAAGTCATCTTGAACCACGCTGCTGTGCTCTTATCATTGAGGGTGATTACAAAGACTTGAGTTGTGAGGTCTCCAAGAGCAATTCCCAAAACACCTAAGTGATTGGAATTCGCCGGATCAGGTTTTACATCTCGCTTCTCGACTCGAAGCCCGTAGAGAAAGTTCATAGCCTCAAGCCACTTAACAGCGGGATGAGTTTTTGCGGCAGCTAGACGGGCTTCTTCCCAGCCCTGAGGATTACTCTCCAGGTTGCGAATATGTCTCAATTCGGAGACCGCATCGGGTAGAGGCATTTTGAGGTACTTCGCCTTCTTAATGAGGGCGCGTTCCATTTGTTCGATCTTAATTTTCTTAGGAGGTTTGACGACAGTTTGGTCTAACCGTAACGCAAACTCATACATGATAGTTGCTCCACTGGTAGACTCCTAACCCGAATTAAGGATCTCTTCAGGCTTATCTCTCAAGATAGTCCGTTCCAGATCCAAGTTTGCGATTGCGTGATGAACCAACTGTCGAGCCTGATGGGTGTAAAACATCGACTTTGGATCAACAGTATCGAGGAATGCTTGGCGACCTTTCAGATAGGCTTCCTTACCAAAGCCCTGATATTCCCGCCAAACATTCTTCGCATAGTCGAGGTAATGATGATCAGGGCACAGGAAGATGTGCATGTCTGCGTCACTCATCATCTTGTAGATCAAGGACGCATTTGCCTCGACCTTGTGAGCAGCGGTCATACGAATCAAGTCAGCTACTTTGTGACTACCAAGGAGCAGCTTGCCATTCAACCCGGAGGCTTTTGAATATTCCTCCCAAGCCTGAGCCGACAATTCCTCGTTGTCTTTTCGATTCACATCGTAGAAAATATCGTGATAGAACAGAGCGAACTTGACCAAAACGGCGTCACTGCCTGATCCATAATTGCGATTTACGAATCGGATACATTCGGCAATATGCTGAAATGTATGATAGAAACGACCAGGCTCACTATAGGCCTTCTTGAGTTTCTTAAACTCGCTCAGGGAGGGCCAAGCACCCACGTGGCGATGTGCCTTATACCACTCCCAGAAAAGAAACAAGTCGTTCTTCATAATCACTCTCCGACCCATTATAAGTCTTTTTGGACTTTATTCAATAGGCTTTTCGCCTATGCTATTAAGCATGTTGTCTTGGTCTGCTAGAAAGCGTCGATCCCTGATCGCGGAAGTCATATCCATAAGATCGTGGCACTCCCTGTTGGTAAAGACTTTGTCGGCCTTTGCCTTCAGGATAAACATCCTTACCTCGGGGTAGGCCTCGTAGGATGACTCGAAGATACTGTAGCAGGAATAGTCTGCTCGTTTGTTGTCATTCTTATGCCTTGCCAAATAGTTGATTCCAGCAACAGTGCCGATAATCACAGCAGCAACACTCAGACCTAATGCAGGCGGCCAAAGACACCAAATCAAACCACGAAACGACGACTTCATTTAACAACTTTCCTCGACTGTATATTGGCGCAATAGACCAATGGTGTTTTCCAAACCATAGGCTTCGACGAATGCGCCGAACCTCGGACCATCGCTCGAACCAAGTAGACATTCATAAAGTGCCTGGAACCAGGAGCGTAGAGGAGAAAAGTTATGTGCCTTTCCTACTTCATAGACTTGGAACTGGAAATGCTCAGCTGACATATTGGGCACCATGCCCTCTAGTCGATTAGCTAGGTCTTCAAACGCAGCTCGCTCTTGTTCCGTTGGTGCTCGACAATCGCGATCATACAATCCACAATCAGCAGCATAGCGACAAACCCGCTCAGCTAGTGAATTAAGGATGACCTTTTCACTGTGAACTAGTCCCCGACTAGTTGCTAGATAGGCCAACAAGGTCTTGGCATCCCGACTCTGACTCACAATAGCTAGGTTGAGAAGGAGGCCAAAGTTTACATTTTCGACCGTTCGCCAGCCAGTATAGGTTGCCCTCCAGAACCAACTTGCGTCGTTGGGAGAAGGCTCACCTTGCTCCTTCAACTTGATCGCCGTATCCTCATTTTGAGGAACAAGGTTAATATGGAGAGGCTTGGCAGCCTTGGGGTTCTGGAACAGGAAGGTCATCAGAGATTCCTTGGAACCATAGGTCAGCCACTCCTCCATCGAGAAGCCATTGCCTACAGTCTTGCTGATCTTCTTGCCCTCTGCGTCAAGGAAGAGCTCGTAGGTCATTCCAGCCGGAGGGGTCCCGCCAAGAATGCGACAAATCTTTGCTGACGCCTTTACGGAATCGATAAGGTCCTTGCCTGACATTTCATAGTCCACATCAAAGTGGACCCAGCGCATTGCCCAGTCGACCTTCCACTGAAGCTTGGTCTGGCCATCGTGGATGCTGAGTGCAGCGCCATCGAGGGAGTCCAAAACGATATAGCCAGGATGGTCATCCAGCTTAACGCCACAATCAATGACCTTGCTACCAATAACCGGCATGAAGGGGCTATAGGCGGCACGACGCTCCTCACCTAAAGTGGGCAGCATTACAGCCTGAATCTTATCGTAATTGTCCCACACGCGATCCAGCATAGCATTAAACTTGCCGGCCTTGTAATACTCAGTTGAGCTCACAAAGGAAACACGCGAACGTTCAGGGGATGAGCCGACTTGACTACCATCATAGTCCTTCAGGATATCATCCACAAATTCCAAGAGCTTCATGTTATTGTCGGATGCGAATGTGCCAGAACTCAAAGGGTCTGGACTGGGCACAGATGACAGCGGCTTACCTAAGTGGTCATTCATCCACTCGGGCAATCCTTCAGGGACCTTCCGCATTGCGTCATAGTCGTCAGAGAACAAGATCAGACGAGTCTTGTAGGCAGATTCCGTAAGGGTATCAAATGCCTTCATAACCCAAAGGGTGCGGATCACTTCTGCGAACGTGCCAATATGCGGAGGACCGGAGGGTCCATATCCTGTCTCGAAGGTCACAACGTCGCCAGGCTTCTTCCCCTTGCGCTCGATATGAGCCAATAGGGTTCGGGCTTCCTGAAAGGGCCACGATCGAGCCGGTTCTGTCACTTTTTCCTCCTTAATCTACCAAAGCAACGTAAAGCTATTATGTGAGCTGTCAACCAATTTAGGGCAAATCAGAGGATTTTACGTAACCGTTTGGCGCGGCCCGCTCGCCTCATATTATAATCCTTATCCGACTTATAAGCTTTGAATTCCGACATAGTAAATTCAATTTCAGGCCATTTAGCCAGCTTCTTCATTATATGGGCTTCTACCCTTTTCGCGTAGGTGCGGTAGATTACCTCATTGGCTGTATGAATCCTAAGGCTCTTCTTAAGGCGTATAACCTCACGCTTTGAAGGCTTAGCCTTCCTTCCCTTGTATTCTGGATCAAGCCTCCTTAGACCACGGTTTCTATCCCTAGTCATAGACTGGCTATAACGGTGATAACTGTAGTAGGTCAACATGTAGCCCATGAGGCTCACGACCTTTGCGTGGGCGTTTTCCATACCTGCTTGCTCAAGTAGAGGGATGAAGAATGTTGGCTTCTTATAAAGCTGCTCAATAGAAGGTTTCATCAAACTACCTTTGTCAAAATGCCGTAAATGTTTTTACGAGCCGTCCAGCCATTCACATGACCGTGGTTATTGGAGATCTGAAATTGGTCCCCACGAACAGCAGAAACTAAGTGAAGGTATTGATTACCTCGCACCCTGCAGAGCACAATGTCTCCTTTCTGAGGATCCCTAGACGCTGGCTCCACGGTGCAGAGTTGCCCGGAGGAAATCTTGCCAGTCATAGAGTTTCCACGGGGACGAAACTCAACGGTTTTGCCCTCTTGGAGATCCTTAATAAGATGTGTTGCCCAGCTCATTTGGCTTTAACGACCTCCACACAGCGATAGCTGCCGACCATCTGACTAGCTTTCTCCCATGACCTACCAACTCGGTGACAGTCAGAGACGCTAGCCAAGTTATCAACAGCAGTCACAGTAGGACTATAGCTACCGCCCATGCTTGCGTAATAGAGGATACAGACCCATGCTTTTATCATAAGACCTACACTAAAGGGTAGGTCAGCTATGCGTCAATTTTTGTCCAAATAATGCTCAAGCATGTTGGTAATACCTAGCTTGATATTACCCTTTCCCGCTGCGGCTTCCATGAGCTGGAAGGTAGTTTCGCTAGGGCTGAAAAGCTGATCACATCCATAACCCTGTGGACCAGAGTTCTTGTGACGTTTAACGACTACTCCTGAATCAATCAGCAATTTTAGTGCCTTATCCACTTCAGGACGAGTTAGCCAATAGAAGGCAAAGCCCTTAAAGTCAGGGTCTAGGACCCGTTGGATCTCCGCACCGTCTGCATAATAGCTCATTTCACCCATCAGCATCTTACGGATTAAAATCAGTCGGATAGCCATAAAGATGGTCACCGCGAATCCGATTTGATGATGTGATCGACGTTTATACCAGAAATCATCCGAGTAGAAAACCCTACTCGATAACATCTTCCGGAAGAATGCTTCGTCGATCTGAACTGTTTCACTCATAAGTTAGCCGTAGCACATTTCGTCGCTTTGTCAGCCTTTTTCTTCCTAGAATACCCAATTTATTGAAAAAGGTGAATCGGAAATGTATAACTATATTAAGAAAAAGAGTTAACCAAAGAAGGTACCATGAAGTTCGCCCCTAAACAAATTGACTTCACAAAACCGATCGAAATGCTCGGTGGGCAGATTCTGCTCAGCAGTGGCACGGCAGCTGACCCTGGTTTAGCGTTTGATGATAGTTCAGATTCTGGACTTTACCTCGAAGATGGCAGCGTATGTCTATCAGTCGGCGGGGTTCAAGTCTTAGAAGCAGCAGAAGATGGTATCCTTCGCTTTACTGGCAACAGGGCGACTAAGGTTTCTGTCGGCACTACAGAACAGAGACCGATTCCTGAAAATGGTATGATTCGCTATAACAGCGATACTGATACCTATGAGATTGTTAGGGATGAATTATGGGATACTTTGGTCCTAAGTTCGGACAGTCGTCTCAGTAACGCGGGACAGGTCATTGTTTGTAAGAACCCCGGTGCTGGAGAATTCTCTAGCGTTAAGGCAGCAGTTGAATCAATCGACGCTGAGGTTCTTTCCCCATCCTCGCAGGTTCAGATTAAAGTCTATCCTGGTGTTTATGTGGAAAATCCATTTAGTGTGCCTCCATATGTTCACATCACCGGTGAACAAGCTGACAACTGCCAGCTTGTAGCAGCAAATCCTGATGCCGATTTCATTGTTGTTAAGAACGCTTCGTCATTCGAGAACTTAATCATCTATGGTGCCAACGGTGTTAATGGCGCTGGTATGCACATCACTGGTGTAATCGATCCCATCCCTGGTATTGATGTTTCTTATCCAGTTTCTCTGCGCAATGTTAGCTTTGCAGATAATATGGTTCATCTGCAAGTTCACAATCACAATAGTGACCTTCAAACTTCAGTTACAGCATCCAATCTCTCGATTACCTTTGTGGATGGCAACAAGCGTGGTATTGAGGTTCTGTCCGATGATGGGAAGGCTTGTAAGCTTTTAGTCAATGACCTCAATATCGACAGTGGTTCGGAAGATCTAACTGAAGCAGTCTATGTTAGTGGCGCTGGCGCAGTTTGCGTCATAAATGGCTTCTCTGTCTCCAATTCAGTCCCTAACCCCACTCCAGTAGAATCTTATGACAAGTATCTGCCGATTGGTTCTGGTATTAGACTACGTGATGGCGCTATAGGACAGTTTTTCTCCGGTGCAATTGATTCTTTCGAGAAGAACATCTGGGTTGAAAATGCCGGTGCAGCACCAGTCCTAATTGCTCAAGCAGTGTCGGTCCCAGGTTCTGGCTCCTATAATTTGCTTGTTGAGCATCCACTAACTATTGGATCATTCAATGGTAGCGCTCTCAAGGATAAGATCTTTGTTGAGAGTCCTTCTGATCCTAATATTGATAGCCAATTTAATCTATCGTTTCAGGATCCTGCGAGTGGAGATTTTGTAAATCTCGGCGGATTGGTTCTAGGAAATAGCTATGACAACTTAGTAGATGTAACTGAGATGATCACTCAGGGTGCTCCTATGGGCATCGTGACCGGTGGTGTTATGTCTGCTGGTGATCCCTTCGAAGTAAATGTCTCAGCAGGCTATGGTTATATCGATGCAGGTGGCACCGCAGCGCCGGGCCATGTAAAGAGGCTCGAATGGGATGATACCTCAATTGCCCTTACTAGTGAGAGTGTAAACTTCGTTTACTTCACCGCCAATGGGGTTTTATCGGCCTCTTCTACAATCCCTGCTCCTTTGGAAGCAATCGTCCTCGGTCGAGTTATTATGACAGGCGATGGTATTGGCCCAGTGATTGAGAATGTTCCAACGAACGCTCGCCATCCTACCAATAGCATGAACCGCATGATGCGTCAGGTAGCTGGTTCGATTTATCAATCAGGTAGCGTAGTCTCAGAAAACGCTACAAATCCTCGCAAGATTGATGTCACACCTGGTATCTATTGGTATGGAGATAAGCGCATAACACCGCAGGGTGGAACAGCCCTAACGATCTACCAAGTCATGAGTGGAGATGGATTCACTTATTCACCGATTACAGTTATTCCAAACAACATCTATGATCTCAATGGGGTCTCTACCCCATTGCCTACTGGCAAATATGTAAAACATGCCCTCTGGACTGTAGGTGAGGGAACTGGCGAATCTTGGGCTTTGTCGCCAGGTCAGGTTGTCTTTGACACTGTTTTGGAAGCTGAGACTGGAGTGGTTCCTACACCTCCTGCTACTTTTGGAAATAGTTTTGCTCTAGTAGCCTTGCTGGTAATGCAGGAAGGCGTAAATGAGATCGTGCAGATCTATGATGCGCGCTCTACCTTTGGTTTCAAGTCGCCAACTTTGAGTGCTAGTGCAACTCACGGAAACCTACTAGGTCTAGAAGCTGATGATCATCAACAATACCTGCTAGCTAATGGCGGCCGTCCTATGGCTGGCAACCTCGACATGGACAGTCACAACATCACAAACGTTGGACTGATCAATGGTTTGGATCTATCCACCCACGGTAGTCGCCATAACCCAAATGGTGCTGATCCATTAGCCACTGGTGCACCTAATAGTGCCTTGACGCCTACGAGTCAGAATGGTGCAGGTATTGCTAACTCTTATGCGAGAAGTGACCATACACACCAGATCACTGGCTTCCAAGCTGAAAGCCTAGAACTGACTGGTATCTCAAACCTATCCACTCTGGGTTTGATTACAAGAACAGCTAGTGGCACAATTACCACTAGGGCAATCACGGGAACAACTGATCAGATCAGCATCACCAATGGCAATGGTGTTAGTGGTTCTCCGACTATTGGATTGGCCAACAATCCAGTGGTTCCTGGTTCGGCTAGCATTACTTTGCCCGGGGGCACTTCTGCACTTAGACCTTCCACGCAGGCTGCTGGTATGTTGCGCTGGAATAGTACCCTTGGTGGACTAGAGTTCTCCAACGGTACTGCTTGGACCTCTGTTGAGACTCAAAAGACTTGGTCGTTTACTGGAGATGCTACTGGTTCAGGCAATGGTTCAATCGCCTTAACTCTAGCCAACGTAGCTACTGCGGGAACCTATAAGAGTGTTACCGTCGATTCTAAGGGACGAGTAACAGCGGGCACTAATCCAACTACTCTTGCAGGATACGGGATCACAGACGCCCTATTAGCTACCGAGGCAACTGCGACTGCCACAGCTAACAAATTGCTCAGGTTGGACGCTAACGGGCTTCTCCCGGCATCTGTGACAGGAAATGCCGCTACTGCTACGAAGTTAGCTGTGGCTCGCACATTGTCCTTCACTGGTGATGCCACTGGATCTTTGACTTTCGACGGCTCTGCTAACGCAAGTGCCGCTCTTACATTGCCGAATACTGGTGTGATTGCAGGTAGTTATACTAGAGTCACAGTTGATGCTAAGGGTCGAGTCACTGCTGGTGCGGCAAGAACTATCACGGGAACAGCAAATCAGATCACTGTGACAAATGGTGATCAGTCGATTGGTAATCCCACTTTGTCGCTAGCTACCGATCCTATCATTCCAGGAACGGGAAGCTTGACTGTGCCATTGGGCACAACTGCTCAGCGACCCGCTTCTCCGACAACGGGCATGGTTAGATACAATTCTACCACTGACCGACTCGAACTTTATAGGGCCGGATCTTGGAAGAATATTCAGGCGTATGATCCAGGACAGGGCGTAGTGGTTCAGGTCGATGCTGGTAACATTCCGGCTCTAACGACTACTGGTCGTATTCCATATGATACATCTGTTCCTACAGTATCGGAAGGGACACAGGTGTTTTCCACGAGTTTCACGCCTCTGAGCAGTACCAGCATGATCTCGATCAATATGGCTTGCACTGTTACCAGCAACGCATCTAGCGTTAACGTGGTTTTTGCATTGTTCCGCAATAGCACTTGTATCGGTGCAACAGTGGCTAGCTTCTCATTCAAGGCTAGTAACAATATGCAGTCAGTGGCTTTGCAAGTTCGAGACTTGCCAGCTTCAACAAACGCGGTTACATATAGTCTCAGGGTCGGTGCAGATGCTGCTTCGACTACCTATATCAATACAGCTCAAACAAATGTCTTAGGTGGCATGTTGTCTAACTCAGGCTGGGAAATTAAGGAGATCACACAGTGAGCGCGCCTAATCCTCTCTATTTGGAAATTATCGCAAGGTATTATCCAGATGCTAAAGTCTACACTAATGTTCCAATCAACTATGCTTATTCTGATCTCATTTGGGAAACTGACCCTATACCAGAAGCCGATTTATTGAATCTGCGTTTGCAGATGATTAAGGATATTATGAAAGATATCCTTAATACTAGACGTGAAAGGTTCTTGAAGACTGGTTTTTGGTATCAGGGTTATCTCTATGACTGTGATGATATCTCGAGGACCAACGTAACTGGTGCTTGCGCGGGTATTCTCTTAGGAGAAGATCTCCCATCAGGCTTTACTTGGAGGGACAAGAACAATAATAACCATCCCTTCGATACAGCTAGGATGAAGCATTTTGCTCTTCAAATGCTCAAATGGATCACAACAGTGTATCAAACTTCATGGTATGTAAAAGAGCAAATCCAAGCCATGACTGATGCAGAAGCCATCAAGTCATTCCCACTTGATGCCTACTGGCCTGACAATAACTTTGACAATTCTAAACCTGCTCCGGGAGATCCCGCTCCTCCGCTTTGACTCAATAAATATGACGTAACTCTATGTGAGGAGATCGTCATATGGCTACTGTCACTTTTCGTTTCGTTAAGCCTGATGCTTGGTATGGTAGGGTTATTTGCTGGAGGTTAGGCGAACCCTGGAGTCATGTCTCTATCCTGTTTAGTGATTGTGCCTACAGTGCCGAGATACCAAGAATTCGTAAGCTTCCCCTGACCCATAAGAATGTCTCAATGCCGCCACGCGAGGGCAAGGACATTGTGGTTCATGTTTCGGATGCCGATGAAGCAAAGATGCGCAAGTGGTGCGAAAGCAAAGTAGGCCAGTGGTATGACTTCCTCAGCCTATTTGGTTGGCTGCTTGGCTGGGAGTGGCTCCAGAGCAAGATGAATACCTACTGCTTTGAGTTTGTGAGGGAATGCTTGGAGCACATGGGCTGGCTCAAGCCTAATGATGACCTCGTTAAGGGAAACAAGCTCATTGAGGATATAGACTGGCTTGTTGCCATACATGTGCTTAGTAGCAATGATAACGCTGAGAGGTCTTCTGAGGGTGCTGAAATCGTTGCCGTAACTTCACACTAACGGTCAGCATCTTCATGGTACCTCCTTACAGGCTGCGGTCTGCGTCGTATTTTACTCGACGGACATTCATCTGAACTAACAGGTTGGACGACTCGGGCATTTCCTGATAGTTGAAGGAAACAAGCTGGTGATTCCGATAAAGGAAGCCCGGGAATTGTTTGGTGCGGAGTTCTATGGGAGTAGTGGAGAGCGCCTGACAACGTTCTAAAACAGGGATACGATCCTGGCATTCATACAGTATCGCATCAATCTCCATAACTTCCATAAAGTCTTTCGAGACGTTCTTGACTTCCACATCGACCCAAAACTCGGGCCGGGAAGAATAATCAGTTCGCTCGATCTTTGTTATGTTAAATTCATAACCCGACGAATCAGTGCCGTCGATCCAAGTCTCGCTCCACGAGTCCTTGGCATATAGGAAGACGCCCCACAGCACCAATCCAATGATTATGAAACGGAAGATTCGGAAAGAGCAGAGGATACCCAAGAGGGCCCCGGCTACCATGAAGCCAAAAATGCTTCCATTTCTTTCCATGTCCGATCTCCTGTCCTGTTTCGTAAGTAGACAATAAAACAGGATAGGAAATTGTCAACCAGTTTGTCACAAAGAATCCCGCCAGCATTACACTAGCGGGATTCATTCCTCTAGGCTTGTTGACTACGCAGTCGCGCTCTGTGCAGATTGGGACTGCTGATTGGTCACCTCCAGCGGAGTACCTAGGGAATCTGAGCTCTTGAGAAGCTGTTGAGCTTGCTGAATTGCTGTCTGCTCGTCAGAAGCCTTGACAGTGAGGGTTGCAGTGTTCTGACCTTCATTGATGTTGAATTGGTAAGACTTCACTGTCATGTCCGATCTCCTAACAAAATTGTTCGGTGCTGTTCTGCACATCAGCAAACTGCGCTTGTAAGACCCTCCAGTCAAATGGAAGCCAAAACAGGTAAGCGCAGAGCAATAACGTTTCATCCAATCACAAGAATGGGCCCCGGAGGGCCCACCTTGTTGTCTAATCAGCTGACTAGATTGAAATTCAGAGTCAATGCGCCGCCATTAGCGCCACTGATCTTGACATCACTACCTAGACCCGCAGCAGCAATCTGATTCGCAAAATCTAAAATCTGTGACAATGGAATGCCATAAGCATCAGCGGCGATCGTGACCTCGGCAGTTGAACCGTCGATCATCAGAGAATGCGAGTTCCAAAGATCCAAACCAGTCTTGCTCAAGATCAGCTTGATGTGCTTTTCCAAGTAGCTAGTGTCTTGATCTTCGTTCATATTAGACTCGTCATCAGCTTCAGCAGCCGTAGCTATACGCTCAACTTCATCATCGGGCAAGCCTGCATGTCGTAATAGGGTTCGATAGTCAGCCATTTTAGTCCTCCGTCGTCCAATTACTTATCGGACTCCTTTGGCTTTGTGCGCTGATAGGTAGAGCTAGGAGTGCCCTCAGAAGCCTCACGAGCTTCGATAATTGCCCGGTAGGCCTTGTAGGTTTCTCGCCCTTCCCACCAGTATTTGTTGTAACCTTGGCCGTTTAGCGGATCTTTACTGTGGTGGGCAAACAACTTGGGCCGTAGGCTCATGATCAAAGTTCGTAAGTCGGATAACCGCAAGCACTCTCCAACACTATGATCCATCTGACGAGCTGCCCAAGCATTGAGTTCATCCTCAGGGATCCTCGCAACTGTGCCCTCTTCAATCCAATATGCGATAAACGTGCGTTGGTATTCACGGTAGATCCGAATATGGACTGACGTATAGAGCGTCATGAGGTGCTGGTCAGAAAGACCACGGGCGAGAAGACGTAGTAGGAACTTTTTCATACCATCCTCTTAGCGGGTTAAAGGAGGTATGTCAAAGACAGAAATGGGGTGGACTAGCCACCCCATTCGTTAAAATCGACGATTGTTAGGCGTCGGTCTTTTCCGTGACCTCGACTTCCGCCTTGGCCGTCACGGCCACTTCTGCGCCATCGACATTGTTGTCGGCGCCGGCTGCGGTCAGGGCGAACCAGCCATACTTGTCGGGACGCAGGCCGAAGGTCGAAGCATCCGCGATCGCATTGGAAGCGCTCATCTTCTCGACCAGCGAATCAGCGATCTCAACACTGAAGCCCTTGCTCTTCGAGCCCTTCAGGTCGACGAGGTGCGGCGAAGCCTTGCGGTCAGTGGGACGAACAAACATCACGCCATCCTTAACAGCGAGACGCAGCTTGGTGCCGCTGCGAGCCGAGAGGGCGCCTGATGCCTGGGAATTGAAAGTCAAAATACGCATTTACCGATCTCCTTCTACAGCGCCGCGACCATGCGTTGCTGTTGCTTTCCAACTTAATGGATAGGATCCAAACGTCAACATCAAAGACCAAGAAAACTTGAAATTTTTGGAATAGGTTAAGCCTGTCTTGAGCAAGAAATCAATGATTTCAACAGGTTATGTAATCATTACGCTTGCCTAGTGTAGGCGAAAAAGATTTATTAGGTGATGTCTAGTCAAGCATTCATGGTTTTGGCCCGGAATGACTTCCCGGGCCAAAGTTGTTAGCGGCAGTTGCGGTCGATTGAGCGACCAGCAAGGGCGCCGGCACCAGCGCCAAGGATCGTGCCAGTTGCGCGATCACCTTCCGTGTCGATGGAACGTCCCAACAGACCGCCAGCTATTGCGCCCAGAACCGTGCCGGTCGAGCCGCTGCGGCAACGCTCGCGATAACCATAACGATATGGACCGCGACGATCATAACGATCATAGTCGCGATAGCGGTAGTCTCGGTATCCGCGATAATCCCGATAGTCACGATCATAATAGCCGCGATCATGATGGTGTCGATAACCATGACGGGCTTCAGCAGCAACCGGAGCCAAGACAGCAAGACTTGCCAACAGGCCAAGAACAATCTTCTTCATAATTCCCTCCTTTGTAACTTGACCTACTATATAACAGGTCGACTATTAACCAAACCTGTATGGTTACTTCTTTTTCTTCTTAGTGGACTTTGCCTGCTCCGCGCGGATTTCTTCGGCTTGTTTGTCCAAATCTTTCAGATGTTGATTGAACAGATAGCTTTGGATGCCTGCTTCCATAATATGTTGTTCCGGCGGCATTAGGGAAACCGCACCGTCCCGGAGTTGCTCTGCTGCTCGCGTGTCGTAGTAGGGCAGAGGAATGTCTGCTTCACCATTACCTTCTTCTTGCCCGGAGAGATCATGATCAAGCATGACCACAAGGCTGTAGACTTCATCGTCGCCCGGAGTCACATGAGCAATACCAGTCGAAATGCCATGACGAGCCTCGCCATCAAGAGCCTTATTGAGAGCATCTCGGAGAGCCTCAAGACCTTTTCGTCCGCCGATGATATAGGCGTTGTGATGAAACGACTTCTGTGGGAAGATTCCCACAATCTTGTCCTGGGCTTCGTGATAATAGTGCTGACTATCAACCCATCCATCAAGTTCCATTAGTCACCTTTTAATATTGATTGCGTGTTGGCTCCTATGTATAACAAGGACAGTTAGAGAGCAAGTCCGAAATGGCATACTCCCTAATTAGACTAGCATCCCTGCTCAGTGGGCCCTTTCAATTAGGGTGACAAATTGAACGTTGTCTGGCCATCGTTAAAGCCCAGGGCTTAATGGGATTGAGCTTATCAATCCTGGGTGTGGGGATCACCGGATTCCCCTAGCACGCTCATTGCTATAAGGGGCGAAGTTTAGTCACCTTCTAAAACGTGACTGCGGGGCAATCCGCCGAAGGCAACGTACCTTCTAGAACCGGGTAATAGTTTAGTCAGCTATTACCCGGTTCGCTTTTATCGCATTGCGTTCATTGTTGCGTTTGTGAGTATAGCAGCGGTTTGATCCATGGTATCTCGTCTTACAGCTTGGTTACCAGTATCTATCTTATGAAGTTCGTTCTTGATGAACTTGAAGATACCTATTGCTCGAGAAGCTGAAGCTTCGTCAGTTTCACTGATAATATTTGACATAAATTTCTCATAAATAGAAGTGACAGAGACGCCTAATTGGTATGGGCGCTTTCACACATCGGGCAGGCGTATCCAGTGAAAGAGTGTAGAGGGTTCAAATCCCTTCCCTGTCACATATAGAAGTCTTCTCGGGGTCCAATATCAGAGAATGAAGGACCATCCGGGAGCAATGTTAACATCACTTGCGGAGAAGCAAAGTTCGGTTGATCTTCGGCTGTGACCTTAATTGACCAAGCCCGATCCAGGATATAATAATTTTCACCGTTGATGAAAATGTATTCGCCCTTTGGCGGAACACAATCCATCATCGTTTCACCAAGGCTGATAAACCGACCAGCATTAGTGCCGTCACGCTTCATCTCTCGATGTGTGCGTTCGCGCCGGAAATGCACTACCGTGGGATAGCTCACGAGGCAAAATCCGGATCAATGGCTCGGGGCTCTTCCTTAGCAGCATCAAAGCCTAGCCGATAGTCGGACGAGCCACTTTCATATCGACTGTAGAGTTCAGAATGACCTTCGCCATAATAGCGGAGACCATCAAGACGTCCGGTCTGATATTCGACTTGGTTGACTGGTCGGGCGGTTTGTGAGAGCATCTTGTTCATGAGTCGATGATATGTCCTATCGGGCAATTGTCAAGTCCCTGCTATAACGAGTGCCTTCACGATCTCCAAAGATGATCAGACCATGGGCAAAGACAGAGAACATATCCCAGTCGTCGCGGTTCTTCGCTTCCAAATAGGCAAGGCGGAAAACGCCATCATCCTTGACAAAACGCGGATCAGTTGCAGGGAAAGAGACCTCGCCGATAATCTTCCCTCCCCTATAGAGGGAAACGGTATGCGCCGAAGCCATCGAGCGAGGTCGAACAAGACGTTCCATTATCGGACCTCCACTTCCACAGCTTCATAGCTGACATTCGCAACATCGGAATAGTTTTCCTCGTCAAAGCGTTCTTTGTCAACTTGGATGATCTTCTTCATCCATTCCATGTAGTTGGTAGAATTGACGACCGAATTGTCTACCGGCCTCGTGTGACGCTCGCGCAGAGCATGACGGGCCGCCTCAAGTTCAGCCGTTGCTGCCTCAACCCAAGAACGAGCAAGTTCTTCCTTGTCCGTTGCGAAAACAAGTTCAGTAGTTTCGCCGCCACATTCATAGCAGCCAATGTCATGCTTGCGAATCACTAGAAACATTTTCGATCTCCTGTTGTTAATTCTGGGTATAAGTCCAGAATCCTATTTGTCAACAGGAAATCCACCTATTAGGAGAGACGTCCGAAACGGCCAATAGGAATGGTCAGATGAGGATTGACTTCAATCTCTGCCGTGTCCCATTCGGGAACATCACTATCGTCGACACGACGGCTATATTGGGTACGAAGTGCAATATAACGCATGACCTTACCGACGATCTCATCCTCGTCGATGAAACGCTGATCAACAGGTGCCATATCAAGCTGGCCTACGTATTCGTCGCCTTTCTTGAACTTAATCTTCATACCATGGTGTTGTTTGCGACGATCATTAATCATTATGTCTTTGAACCCTATGTATCTTCCTGTTGCCTCCTTTTAGTCATGATTACGGCGCCAGTCAATACCAGCGCCGTAATAAAGTTGGGTTGGGATCGCTTTTTAGGCGATCTTGACCGCCGGACCGCGACCCTGATGACCCGGAACCAGGGCAAACCAGCCATACTTGTCAGCGCGGATGCTGTAGGTGCCGGCCGGCTGTTCCATGCCTTCGAGCTCGATCTTGCCGCCGTTCAGTGGGACCAGGCGTTCGGTCGACTTGTCTAGGTTCACTGCGGAACCACGATGCGTCGGCCGAATGAAGAGCATATTGTCCTTCACATGAGCGCGGATCTTCTGTGCGCCCGAGAAACGATCCAGAGCGCGAGCTGCGCTATTCAGAGTAAGAATTGCCATTTTCGATCTACCTTCTGTTCACTGTTCAGTTACAGGAGCGGGATTGCCCCTGCTTGTGAACAGCGAAACTTGCCGTTCACAGCCTGAATATATGTAACAGATTTTATTTGTCAACACCGCCTCGAGCAGATTCCTACGATTTTCTGCTGTTTTGACGGGGTGTCAAGCAAAAAAGTCAAGGATTACTGTGGTTTTTACACCTAAAAATTTTTAGATTTTTCTTGCCCTATACAACAGATATACTACGTTGCAGGTATATTTCAAGAGGGTGAAAGCCTTTTTATGACCCAAAGTTCAATGTCAGAGTTGATGAAATTCACGACTGACGAAGAGATCGATGCCTATATTATTAAGCATGCCAAACACTTCACAGTAGTTCAGATGAACCTTGGTGGCTTTGTGAATGGCAGCAGAAACTATCTACATCATGTTGCTGACACAGTTGACAAAGCCAGAGACATGGCTAGGTCAATATATGACTCTGATGTAAATCGTCGCGGTATAGTGATCTATGCTGTTGCGGATATAGGCTACGTGAAAAACATGAGCAGACCGGTCGAAACCTACCCGGCCATGAAGCCCTATTTGAGCAGAGCTGCTAGAGCCCAATTGGAAAAAGACAAACGCGCCTTAGAGCGTCAATCAAAGCGCAAAAGTAAGAGCTAGATGCTATTACCCTGCAGCATTTTTACTTGCTAGCAGGGCTTCCTAGGGCAGACTAGATACTATTAAACCTGCGATAGTTTCTTAGCAGCTTTGTATTCCCTGCGAACCTTCAACAACACGTCTTTGTCCTCTTGTGTGAGTTGACCTTGTCGACTCAGTTCCTCACAACGCGCCCGCTCTGCTTGATACTTTTGAAAAAGTGGAGTGAGGAAAACATCATCTTCCTCGGGAGGGACTTCAAGATTAATCGAGGAACTTTTGATGATCTCATGCCAAGGACGGCCTACGAATCCTTGTCCCAACATACCACTGTCTACGAGGGCCTGAAAGCCTTGGCTAATGGGCATATCAGCCATAGGACCAAGCTCTTTTAGTGTGAACACACTGTCAGCAATGAAAAAGAGTATATGGTCACTGAGCAGTTTGGACATGTGTTCACCTAAATTGACTATAGGGTTAGTATGGACGTATTCTAACCTATATGTCAAATCAGAACACAAGCATTTACGTTATTGGTCCAGAGGGTGGTCCATTTAAGATCGGCTATAGCGCCAGCCCTAGTCACAGACTTTCCAGCCTACAGACTGGAACGACTGAATACCTTATGCTTCATTATAGTGAAGAGACATCTACCGAGAAGGCAAAGGTCATCGAGAAGATGATTCATCGGACCCTTGGTCACAAGAGGATTAGAGGAGAGTGGTTTGCTGTAACCCTCGAGGAAGCAATCGCAGAGGTCAAGTTCGCATTCATGACATGGGAGGGAGAAGATGACCTCGCCCTCCGATTCAAGCACAAGCTAATTTAGGATAAGATATCCTAAAAGTATGATAATGACCACTTTGAGCAAATCTGAGACCGTATCCCATTTGCTCCGAGTAATCACAATCTCAAGGGGTGAACCACATTCGTCAGTGATCTGCTGTTTCAGCTTATTGGTCGCAAGACCAGAGCCGAAATAAACGTAGAGGTTCACCCCAGTGTAAGCAACAATCGCGAAGCCCACTATGACCTTCGCGATTATCACAATAGCGTCCATCAAGCCGACAGCGCCTGCTTCACGACCGCACTAGCCTTTGCCTTGTCGAGCGAGGTTCCGAACGTGACTGCCAGGTGGGCCATTACGCTGCCCATCTGCTTCATCGTCTTCTCCGGCAGAGTTGCGATGAACGTTTCGGCTTCGCCACGAATCTCATCTTCGCTTGCCATCTTAGGCAGGAGCGCCTCGAGGACTTCCAGTTCCCGCAGGCTCTTCTCGTCAGTGGGCGCGAGTGCCAGAGTGTCACGAACCTGCTTGATAGCCTTCTGGATAGCCCGCAGAGCATCTTCGTCATCGGCCTTGACCGTCGACAGGTCTGCGCCAGCCTTGATCGCACGTTCCTTTGCGTTCGCAGTAGCCAGTGCCTGAACCGCCTGGAACGAGCCGGCGAGCGGATCGCGGGTCTTCCGCAGCTCGAGGGTTTTCGCGTTCAACGCGGCGAGAATGCTCACTTGGGATCTCCTTCTATTAAGTGGACGCTAATTTTGACGTCCAGTTCGCTATAATGGTTTTTGAGCCGTTCGCAAGCAGATTCAGCCAAATCTTTTCGCCTATATTTCTTGGCCTCTTTAGTCTTATCAACTAGCTTGGGGAAGAGCTTTCCCGTTAACTCTTTACGAATCACCAATTCAGGTCGTTTGCGAGGTTTGAGATAGGTCGCAGTGGTTTTCTTGCGTGAATCCCTAGCTTCCCTGGCACTTTGAGGCCAACGATTGAACCAATATCTATCCACGCTTCCCAGCTTACCTGATGGTGGAGGCACTACCACTTCGCGGGTTTCGGCCGTCTCTCCTGCGTAGAAACGATGACCTACTCCAATAATGTAGTGAGAGCCGTCGTGGAGTTTCTCATTGGCTTTGAAGCTCTTACCCATAGGAATGACTCGGATCAAAAGTTAGCTTAGTGAGCACCGGATCGAATTTACATGCGATCCAGCATTTAACAAAGTTCACCACAATATCATGAAGATGAAAGTCGAATCCTGCATCAGGGTAGGGGAGTTCCACTTTGTCATTATCGTTGGCTGCGTTATGCTCAAGCCATGGATGATTCTCAATGGGAGCATCACAATGCCAGTTCAGCAGCCTCTGGTTCAGCACGAAGAGAACGAGGAAGTTCTTCTCCCTCGGAGTCAACTGCTCAAACTCACTTAGACCAAATTGCATCTGATAAGCCTCTAGATATCAATTGGTCATATAGGCTTTGACTTACCTAGTCAACAATGGGAAGGGCACCAAGCTTAACTCAGTGCCCTATTGCCTTACATGCCGAAACCGATGTTGGACTTCCGATAGCCAGGCTTGACCTTGAGTTCATCTTCAATGAGGTCGAGAATTTCCTCAGGAGATTCAATCCCAAGAATCTTGACCTTCTTGGTCACTGTTGCGAAGTCACCCGGAGCAAGGTTGTCAAACCGCTGGATACGAGCAGGGGCAGGTAGCTTGAAATACTTCTCAAACAGCTGGACGCTCTGATCCGGACGCATGAAGTCAAACTTCATCTTGAACGTAAACCGGCGAAGCGATGCTGCGTCCAAGTTCTCCATCAAGTTAGTGGTAATAATGAAGGGCTGAGTGTGGTTCTCCATCTGACTCAACATTTCATTGACCTGGCTGATCTCCCAGCTGCGCTGTGCCTTTGAGCGATCCTGCAGGAAGCTGTCGCCTTCGTCGATGATCAAGACCTTCCCACCCTCACGGGCTTCCTTGAAAGCCTTTGCGATATTCTTTTCGCACTCACCGAGCCACATGCTCTGTAGGTCTGATGCCCGCTTGTAAAGAACCTGTTTACCGAGTTGCTTGGCGAGATAACGACCATATTCGCTTTTGCCTGTACCAGGTGCACCATAGAGGCAGAGCGAGAATGATGGATCGGCAGACTTGAGACGCTCAGTGAATTTGTCTAGGTCTAAGTCGGTGTTGGCACAGGAAACATCATAAGGAGTATCCTTCATCCCAACTTCATTAAACTTACGGGTTTCGCCGAAGTTCATCAAACGGTCAAGACTAATAATGACTTCCGAGATGTCATCGCCCTGAAGATTTGCCATCCCGCTGATTTTCATAGAGTTGTTGATCAAAGCCGGCACAATGTCAAAGCTATTACCAAAGCTTTCAACCATCTCTTCGGTCAAGTTGACATTATACTTTTCAGCAGCAGTTGCCCACATTAGCTTACGAGCTTCGACGGGCGGCACTTCGAAATGAATATTATAGACCATACGACGCAAGCAAGCATTGCCCATGGCCATAACGGAATTCGTGGTCCAAATAATAGGTACAGTAGTGGTCTCGATAATCCGATTGATAAAGGCCTTGGAGAAGGTCGCATTGTTGTCAACCTTAAACAAATCCTCCATTTCGTCAAAGAGAATAACGGCCTTGGGATCCTTCTTGAACAGCTTCAAAGCCAGCTTTAAGGACGTCAAACGCTGAGCGCGGCTCTTTTCACCGTCGTCATTTTCAGAGATGTCACCGACAATGTGGAGGTTCCAATTGTTTTGCTTCGCGAGGGCTAGTGCGAGTTCGGTCTTACCAGTACCTGGAAGACCCCAAAACATCACGTTAGTACCCTTGTTCCCTGATTCCAAGCTAGTGTTGATGATCCGAACAGTTCGGTCAATTTCCTTGGAGAGGTGTGGGTAGCTATCCAGGCTAAGAGTAGAGCTCACATTGCTAGGGAAGAGCTTCTCTTCTAGGGTTTCAAGAGAAAAGTTATTGCTACAGAGGGCTTCTCTGAGTTCAGAAGCAATAATATGAAACTTGCTGGATTCAAGTTCAGTCAAAAGACCAGTACGGAACAAAAATCCTTTCTCCATCTTTTCCATTTCTTCAATTGGAATGTCGAGGAGGATATTGTAACGCTTCGAGATTTCCTTCATGTCAGGACGCAAACCGAGAACGTCGAAGGTATGTGTATAAGACCATTCAACACTCTGGCGATAACGAATCGCCAGATCAAGAACTACTGCTTCGTATTCGTTGAGATCCAAAAGATCAGCAAGTGCCTTAGTATTGCTAGTCAACTCAAAGGGTTCAAGCAAATAAGGGTGGGCTTCGGCCATCGTGGCTGCTACCTTTGCCATGTCTTCTTTCGACATGTAGGTTTTCAGCGAAGCGTAACCTGCATACTCCTTCTTGTCTTCAGGAAGGGTTTCTACCCATTCTGTACGACGCTGGTTGATCAGATCGCACCATTGTTTTGAGAGCGGGTCGTCCATCATAATATTACGACTCATACCGTTTTGGATTACGGTATCCTGAAACCCACGGCCTTCCCACTTGCGAACGAGGTTGTAGAAAATCTTATTGTAGAAGTGAGTGTTCATAAATGGTCCCAACACTGATTCCGATCTACAGGACCTTACTCACACCTTTTAGTTTGAGGTGATAGGGACGTCAAGTATGAAATCCACCTACCTAATAACCTTCATGCCAGGCAAGCTTTGCCCTAACCATATTACAATCATGGTCCACATAGCAGCGAACCATTCGACCATGTGCCTTTCGATGACTTGGATCGTGTATGAAGCGCTCTAGACTGTGGATCAATTCACCAATGAGCAACACCTGATTCCTATCATAACGATCTATAACGAACCGAGCAACCTCTCTTTCGCCACATTCCTTACCAGCATCTTGCTCCTTGGTCCCCCACACTAGCGCGGATCGAACTAATTCGGGAAGTTGCTGGAAGGTCTTGAAGTCAGGTTTAGAGGGAGGGACGGGAATGAATTCAGAAACTCTAACCATCACCGTCCCTTCCAATATGGCGTGAAGATCCGAGGATCCTGCGGTTCAGCAGCCCAAGTGTCGTTGAACTTGCCGAAAGTCATGTGCAGGTTCCAGTTCGTCGGAATATCAAATTCCTCACGGATCTGCCTCAACTTCGGTGCGTTCACGACAATGAACCAGTGAACTGCCTTACGATCGCCGGTAGTGTCACCGGTGAACCGCAAGTCAGGCACATAAGTGAACTCGACCTCTTCACCCTCATACTTGCCCCAAAGGGCATGACGCTCTTCCTTGGGTACGTCGATGAGGTCATTGACACCACGGGTAATCGTAATGTGCGGGATATGACTCGGAGCAAGCAGTCCTTGCCCTTCGACGCCCGTCACGTTGAGGAGTTCACGATCTACGAACCAGCGGTACAGTCGGGCAAGATCCATGTCTACGGTCGCCACAGCCCAATAGTGGTACTGATTGCGATACCTTGACATGAACTCCAATTGATCACGATATTCGTTGCCGCCACGCAGCCTCAGAAGAACCCGCGCAAGCTTCCTTGCAGCCAACTGCGCGTCAACTACGTCAGCGTCCGTATAAGCATAGTGGATAGCTCTGATAGCATCGTTAACCGATAGGATGTCGCTCTGCTTCATCGTGAACTTGCTGAGGTCAAGTTCGTTGACCGCAAAGTTATGAAACTGAGTTGCGATTCGATCTTCTCTCTTTGAGAGAGTAGGATTGCGGTAGGGTTCGTAGTGGATCACACCGCGTCCCACTAGAGCGTCCTTGGGTCGGACCGAAAGAAGAGTTCTCGTTGTCATATCACCTGTTTAGCAGGATAGAACTGCATGTCAAGCGAAAAGGGGCCAAGATTTCTCCTGACCCCTCCCCCGCAAAAGATCTAGCCAGGCTAGATCTAACTGATCAACGTTTGGGTTTCTTAGGCCGCTTAGTGGGCATTTTGATCCCACCATACCCCACACGTTGTATCTGTGCCCCGTGACTCACTACTGCTAGGTCGTGATCACAAGCATTCAAAAGAGCTCGAACGGTAGCCAATTGAGGGAAACGGGTTTCCCTATAGAGCCATTTACTGATGGTCCCTGGCGTTGGGCCGCCACGTTCGTGAACCCGCTTGAGCGTTTGTCCGCTGTTGATCATTACCGCGATGCTGTCATCGCGTATATCCTCAAGATCAACGAGAGGCTTGCGCTCTGTCTTTTCTTCTTTCTTCCTTGCCACTACGATCTCCTTATAGTTTTGGCAATTCCCATTTGATGCGAATACCGCGTATTGGCTTGTTTTTGCGGAAGGCCATAAAGCCACGCATCAATACTTCTACCTTCTGCTCCCTCACGAATGAGCTAAATTCAAGTAGCTTCTCGCGAGTGACATAAGCCGGACTCTGGGCATCCAGACCGATGCCAGTAATGACTTGATCCAAGAAGGCTTCTGCGGCTACTGGATCGGCTTTGCTCATAATGTAGTGGCAAAAACCAATAACGCTAGGAGGAGCAAGTCGCTTGCTCTTGTTACCGTGTCGATAAGGATACTGGCTAGACTTGTCTAGAAGTGCGTCTGCCTTGGCGCGCTCGTAGATCTCGGAAGCTGTGACTCGATTCAAGTGGGCAAAGTTCTGTCCCTCATTGCGTTCATATGCAAGAACAAACCGTGTCAAAGCCGCAAGGGTTGTGGGCTGAACAAAGCCATCGACACTTAGATGATCGTGGGCCCCACGATTAGCCCCGGTATCCACTGTTCGCCTCGACGCACGTTCCACGCCAAAAACAAAGAGAACCGGAATTGCCTTTTGCGTGTCCAAGACCGCGAGGCTTCGATGCTGGCCATTGTTGACAAGGCCTTCCTTACTGATGATGATTGTTTCGCCATTGAAGTCCCAGCGATCTTCCTTGATATCGCTGATATATTGGTTCAACTTGGCTTGTCGGATTGGTCGATTGCCCTCATTGTGCTCCAACATGATGGTAGCCAGTTCCGGCGTCATATCGACTTGAACTGTATGTATGGATTTAGATCCGCGCTTTACTTGAGCAGCATACCAAACCCTTGCCTGGTCTATGTCTGTTAGGTCGGCTGCATCTGCGCCGAGTTCCATCTGGAGGTCTTCTTGGAAATGGGTCGCCGGGAAGTGGTGCTCAGGAGAAGCTTCCTCCTTAAGACCTTCCAAGTCCACGAATGCATCTGTGACGAGTTTCGGAAGTTCACTTGTGACTTCGATCTCTTTCGTCTCAGGGTCGAATACACCTTTGAGGTGTTGGGCACCCATCTCACTTGTCGCTACAGTCATGCCCGATAAGTGGTGCTCTCCTAGCGAACTAGCATAGGCAAACCTTCCAGCTTTGTCTGAAAGCTTAACCCCTTCCTGGCCAATCCGAATGATCAGCTTGCCTGACCTCTGATCAAGCCGAGCATTCCTATACGGTTCTGGGATACGTTCGATGAATTCTTTGTGAACGCCGAGACTCCATACTAGCCGAGGATTGGCTTTGCTTCCCATCCTCAAACTGCTGAGCCTCAAATCAACTGCCTGGTTCATCTTCTACTCCGATCTAACTGTAGCAATAACTCGATCCATAAAAACCCGTTCGGCGGTCTGTCTATCAGAAGTAAATGCGCTCAACGCTTCAGTAAGCTTGGGGTTTATTTGTGGATCGAAGAAAAGCTTTATTACTGTGCTGGCAAGATATTGCTTGCTCATACCAGTTTGTTTTGCCACTAGATCGAGGGCACCACTAGCTTCTTTTGTTATAGCCACACTTGTGGTCAATGACATATTTGCCTCAATTCTGATGCAAAGTAGGAGACGATTGAAGCCCGGATGACTAACCACCCAGGCTTATTTGCTTTATAGTTACGAGCTGTGTCTCTATTAACCACAGGACGTCCGATCTACGAAATGTTCGTAGACAACTTATAGAACGTTTATAGAAAGTCAAGATAGCACTTATAAGTCTTTTAACTACTTGAAAGGCAAGCAGAATGCTTATAAGATATAGCTAATCCGGTAGTCAAAACAACGGGGAGGCCCCGTTGCTGGTTCCTCCCCGTTGGTAGTCGCCAGGGCTATGGATCGTTTATGGCAGGGTCGCTACAACCATATTCTCTCCATCGCGAGCTGCGCTTTGTCGCCGTCCCCCGTTAAAAGCCGTGGCCCAAACTAGGTAAGCGTCTTTGTCCAAGAAGAGCGCGTCCAGCAAACTACAGAGTGAATTTTTAGCAGAAATCCACTAGAATGCAAGAACTTTACGCACTAGTAATGAAATATTCTGTGGATTATTTGAACCGCTGCTTAATAGTCGCGAATATCAAATAGATAGTCATTAGACCATTGAATGCAAGATAACCTATAATGTCATATCGGACAGAAGCGGTTATGAAGTTGTTCAATTGGTTAAAGGAGATAAACTCTCCAATGTTAGCCAAGATGGCACCGAAGACCAAAATGGCCAAACCTACCAATCCAACAAAAGTGGAAAGGATAAGTCCAGTTGTCCACCAACCAAAAGGAGTAGAGGGCAATCCGGACTCTTGATCGAACGTCCAGCCGGAATCTATGAGATTCTTCTCTAGCGAATCCACTATGGCCTTGTTGCCAGTATGATAGGTTACAGAAACCTTAACATCTGAAGCTATGTAGCGTCCCTCATATGTGGAGGGCGCATCAGCTGCCGGATTATAATCCGGCATGATAGTAACGCCGCCTTGACCATTTGGAACCGTCATAACATTCATAAGATCTCCTTCCTGACCGCTTTAGTGAGTGGTAGGAAAAAGTCAACTAAATGAATGTGATTCTCAGATATTGTGTGAAGTTCGCTGTGTGCTTGGCATTATCTACCACCGGACCAGTAATGCTCTCGAGGTAGGCAAACGTGTAGGTCTGATCCTTGTCCCTAACTGTAGACATAGTGAGCTCTCTGAGCTGCTGACGGTCCAGTTCGGGATCCACTAACATACGGAACACCCTCTGTCCGTTATGTTCTGTAAAGTTCGCTACTTTGACATAAACGCCCAACTCGTCAGAGACGACCTGAGCGTATGTGTAATCTGCGGGATATGTTCGACAATCTAGATGCATTCTCGACCTCTAAGTAGGAAGTTGCCTTCCTACTTATCTGTCATTAGCGCCTTAGGCTTGAAGGATCATAGCCTGGTAACGAGTAGCAAAATCATTCCAGCTCTTCATGCCTGAAGGGCTAAAAGTAACCTTATGCTTGGCAAGCAGGTTCCGCATTACCGCGACCGGAACGACCACTTCAAAGATCTTCTTCAGACCTTCTTCAGTCATCGTGTCAGCGTAGTCCCGATCATTAAACAATTTACGGCACTCTTCAAATGCCTCGGCCGAATGATAGTCGCCAGTGAAATTGGCCATCGAGAAGGTCAGAATATTGTCAACCTTGGGGGACATCGTTTCCATATAACGCTCATCCCGATAGTAGGGTCCAGTAGTCTTTTCGATCATGAGCTTATGGATTGCAATCACATCCTGCTGCATTCGAACCATTTCGGCATACTTGTTCAGGCCAGCAGCCTTGGCAAACGATTCAGTGGCTCCGAGAGCGGCACCGGTAATTGCGGCCTTGAGGATGTTCTTCAGAATTTCGCGGCGGTTCATATTCGATCTCCTGTTTCTGTCTATGCCACACGGATAGCAGCAAACAGGAGATGATCAACCTATTTTTCACCTTTGTTGAGAAAAAGGTGACTTATGCGGGAATTTTGACCTGGCCATACCAATCACCAACATACTTGCCCTTCACAAAAGACTTCTTAGCTTCGAAGACTGCTATGACTTCTGGAATATATTGGAACGCTAGGTGAACCTTCCCATTGCTATCGAAAATTTGCCGACCGACCTTTTTATTAGCTGCGGCCTGAATTGAAGGATTATTAATGGCCATTCGGATAAACGGCGCAACTTGCTGGAACTGAGTGTGGTTCATTCCCAACAGTGAGGAAATGTAGACATCTACGGTTGAGATTAGATCCAAGACATGGACCTTATTACACACTCCACAGGTTTTGGTTTCCTTCATATTGAACACATGGCCGCAGCTCGTGTTCTCACAATGCTTCCATACCTTATCACGCTTTTCGTAGCTCTTAGCACACATCTCGCGCTCTTCGCGTTCAAGCATAAAGCCCTTTGCAGCGCGGGGCCATTCGATAGCTTCAACCCTGCCATGTTCCTTCAGATTTCCAGCAAAGTCGAAGATATAACCATAGGGCTTGTCTTCACACTTACGAAGCACTCGTCCGACCATCTGCTGGTAAAACGCAATGCTGCCGACTTTACGGGTGAGGAAGCAGAACTTAGCTAGCTTCTCATCAAAACCTTCACAGAGAGCATTTACGCTGATCAAAACCTCAGTCTTGCCCTCATGGAAACGCTTAAAGATAGCATCACGTTCCTCAGGGGTTTGACCTTTAACATAATTCACATCTCCGACTTGACCCTTACCGGCCGTAACAACTTCGCATCGGATATTTAGGTTCTTAAACTGAGCTTCCAGTTCCTTGGAATGGTCAGTGTCGTCAGTGAACACGATTGTGCGCTTGTTGGAATGACTAGATGTTACCGTTAACCAGGTTTTACCAACGTGGGTATTATGGTCTAGTTCGTCATATTCAGGTTTTGCGAGGTCACCACGTTCGATAAGATCGCTCATCGTGGCTGCAATAATAATACGGTCACCATACCATTCCTCGAGGCTTTCACCGGGTTTATCAGTACCTGCGCGATAAGGAGTAGCAGTAAAGCCGACAATTTTAGCATCAGGCCAATGGTTTCTGATCTTTTGGAATTCTGCCGATGTTGCCTTGTGAGCTTCGTCAAAGATGATCATCGTAGGCACAAAGTTCTTATCGAAGTGCAGGTTATTAGATTTATCAGTAAGACCGAGGGTGTTGGTCATTGTCTGAGGTAAAGTTACCAGAAGATTACGTCCGTAATCACAAACAATAGGGAGTGACTTGGAACCAAGCAAGTAATTCTTAATACCATCATGAAGGGCGGAGGTTTCAATTCCGAAGCCATGTTCCATCGTTGCAACAGTCTGCCCCAAGAGCACCTGCAAGTTTACAATAACAAGAACCCGACCACCTCGGCGAATTTCTTCCTCTGCGGTATCACCCATAACAACCGTCTTACCATAACCCGTAGGGGCTACAACAAGAGCAGACGTGTTATTTGCTAGCAAGCTGTAAACTTGCTTTGTTACGTTGCGCTGTTCTTCGCGGGGTTTGATTCGCATAAACTTTTCCCTGTTGTTTTACCGATCTCTTACCTGACTTATAGGAAAGACAGACAAGCGAGTCAACCAGGAATTCACCTATGCTCGATCTTTTTGCTAGGTTGGAAGCCCCGCTCGTCATCCAACACCGAGGTCCAAGCCCACGCAGGCATACCACGTGACCCCTTCATCCCTCCGACGCACCAGCCGTCCACGCTACTACCTGCAGGACCTCGTGTATTCAGCTCTAGCAAAGGTGAGCATATGGTAGGAGAAAGGTAGAGTCAATACTAGATATGAGTATGGTCTGGAATTTCTCCCAGACCATAAACCTTACTTAATGGAGCCGCCGCAGCCAATAACGCCTGCTTCCAAGGCCTTAATGTAAGCCTTCTGCTCAGCAATAGTCTGACGAAGCATTGCGTTCTGCTCTTCTAGCTTTAAGCCTTCCTCAGCTTTGTCAATGGCAATCTCAGCCTTTGCGATTTCAGCCTTACACAATACAGGGACGGGCACATCATTCTTAATGACCTGACTATTCTCTGGAGGTTTAGGTAGCTTCTCTACGTGATCTCCACCACATGCCGCTAGGGCAAATAGAGTTAAGACTAATAGGTTCTTCATTCTGCCTTCCTCCAATCCTTGATGAATTGATCAGTGGTCTCTTCCTCACGATTGATTCGCTCCTGAGGTGTTCCAGTGCTTGGGTTGGCTGCTTTGTATTTTGCCGCAAGAGTCAAATACTCCTGACGCTTTGCTTCGACTTTAGCCGCTTCCTTGCGAGCATTTGCCTGTGCCTTATCAGCAACCTTCTTCAGATTAGCCACTGCCTTGTTGTTGGTCTCGATAGTCTTGTGATGAAGGACCTTCTCCTTCTCAAGAGCCTTTACATAGACCTTGAGCGTCTCACCCTGTTCCTTGATGAAGGTTTCCTTGTTCTTCACAACAATGCGAACTTGTTCAAGCTCGTTGTGAGTCGCAACAGCGTACCAGCCCAGGAAGACCAAAACGGCCGAAAGAAAGAGGGTTAAGAACTGGAAAGGATATTTGACAGCAAACTTCACAATACCCTTGATGAATTCAAATAATAGAGTTAGCAACAGCTTTCCAAAGCCAAGGGCCTTGAGCGCGATACCCAGAAATAATCCCATGTGGCTCTCCTTTTAGGTAATCTCTTTACCCTATTTAGCCACATAGGAGTTTATGCAAGTTAGCGACTCTTCAGTTCAATCCTAGCTTCATCTGACTTCCAATGATCGTGAAGCCGGTGGAAGGAATCATTATTTAGGTATTTGCTAATAAAGCCTCTACCAGGATCGACGACCTGTTGCTTTTCTCCCAGGTTCTCAACCAGATCAAGGATAAGTGCTTCGTTGGTCCAGATATCCTTAGTGAAGAATTCCTCGTCCTTGAAGACATCATAGGCGCGGTGCTGAGTGGGATAGAGCTTCTGATCTGCGAAGTTCATCGCATAGCCGGAAACCGCGCTTTCAACGAGGAGCATCCACCCAGTGTTACCGTTGAATGTCCGCTTGACCAACTTGACCTTGCTGCTGAAACGCAGCTCAGTGACCGCAGCGAGATGCCGGGCAATCATTGCATGATTGAACGCTTCATCAAACTTCGGGTCATCTCGCTTTGCCATGTTCGATCTCCTGTTTCTGTTATTTAGGTGATAGCAGAAACAGGAGACTTGTCAACCGCTTTTAGAGCAGCGACCTAAAGGTTAGGCTAATCCGTGCCTTGCTCTCAAAGCCAGCTTTGGGAATGCGATGCTGATATGTAGACTGAAAGCCAGCTGGCATCAAACACAGGCTACCATGTTCTAAGGGCTGGTCGATGATTTCCCCATAAGTAGGCTTGCCGTCGACTTCGCCTAACTTCTCACGAAACTGAATGCTGCGAGGCTTATCAACACCGGGTCCACCATACAGCGTCACAACCGCGATGGGTTTTGAGTGATCAATTCCTGGATCATCATCTTCGTGCCAGCCCAACCAATCGCGCGCATCTTCGTAACCATTGAGGAAACAACCCTCGAAGAACGTAGAGACGCGAGGATCCTGGTTCAGTGATTCACTAACTGTTAATATCTCGCGAGTGATCGGCTGGGCGTCGTAGGTCCGAGTACCAGCACCGCGGCCGTAGGTATAGGACCGGTCATACACGTTCGTCCAGTATTCCCGACGGGGAGCATCAGGTCGACGTTCCCAGTTGAGTTCGTTCCACAACGTGACAAACATTTCGTCGGCCGTCAGGGCAGGGGTTCCAAGGTTCCTATCTGAGAGGTGGCGCTTGGATTCCACAAACCTGTTGTGGTTCACAAAGTCGGGAATATAGACAATCGACATTTTGAATCCTTTCACGCCTTTGTAACAGAAAAGGATCCTATGTCAACCTCAGAGCATCTTAAGCTTTTCCATCATCAGCACTTGCTTGATGTCGTCGCTGAGGAGAAGGACTTGGTCGTCCATAACGCCAGGAATCTTAGCTTCTTCCTTGGCGCCAATATGCTTGATCTTAACCGTTCGAGCATCACTAATGTGGGTGATCTTACCCACAATCAAGTGGCCATATCTCTGACCAACGATGACTAGATCCCCGGCCGTTACATCTCGACCGTAACGATCCTTGATAGAGATGCTTGGCTTGACCTTAGAAGGCTTACCCTTAACGAGAACTTCGCCACCAGTATATCCGATGAGCAATACGGGACGAGCTGTCTTCATAGACGAAGAACTGGGGTTCCATTCCAAAACAACTTTGCCGTCAACTGAAGCTTCGCACATTCCATGACCGCCCCAGCGACTAGAGCTCAGTAGGATATTGCCATAAATGTGTGCCGAACCGCCCTTATTGTTCCAGCCTTTGTGCGTAACAATTTTGACCTTGGAGGGAGGGTTATTATCGTCATCACTGTGGATAATATTGCCGGGCTTCTTTGTGATTCGAGCAATTGTGCCCGCTTTAGCGCCTGCTGTTAGCTTGACATAGATTGGTCCAGTTTCGAAAAGATCGCGAATCTCTTGGAGGAGTTCTCGAGCTTTCTCAGCTTTCTCCATCATGGATTCATAACTACCTGAGGTATCCTCATAGTAGAATGAAGTGTCATTATACTGATATCCGCTAGGGAACAGTTCGGTCCAAAGAATCTCTTTCATACCTCATTGCTAAGAGGGTAGAAAGAGAGTTGTCATTATTCTTTTAGGATAATAGAGCTTGGTCCGCTAGCTCTTTCCAAACTGGCTTGAGCTCTTCGATGATTGCGTCGATCTGATATTGCTGAACCTCACTGGGAACGTTGATGCTCATAGCAGCCTTCAACTCTTCAGCCATGATCTCAAGCATGTAGAAAGGCCAGTTCTTCTCAATCCATGTTGGAACCACATGAGTGACCATGCCTACCACGATAGCGTTGACGGCTTCCTCAGGTGTGAGAAACTTCTGAGCTTTTTGCTCAGGGGTGAGGGGTTTTTCCGCAAGCGCGGGAAATTGTATAACCTTTGCCATCCAATATTTAGTGGCAAAGTGCGCAGTTAAGCGTTTTTAGGGATGGTGGACACAGTGGGATTCGAACCCACGACGCAGGGTGTTAGAGACCCCCGCTCTTGACCGCTGAGCTATGCGTCCATGTTCTCATTTATAAGGCAGAGAACGTACCTTGTCAACACCTTATCGGTTGTATCCGCCGCGGTTAGGGAAGGCAAGACCTGGGATCATGATGATTGTCTTATCATACCAATCGTTTACTGTCTTGAGAAGCTCGCCCTCTGCCCCTATGACTTCGTCCAAGTATTCAGTCATAAGCCTGTTAGGGCACATTGCCGGACTGAGTAGCTTGACCTTCTGCAGGGCATCTGCGGGGCTCATACCATGTAGAACCAAGATAGCCATCGCAATAGCAGTGGATCGGCTCTTACCAGCAGAGCAGTGAACGAGAACCTTTGACTCATCAGTGAGTTCCCAGCTCTTCACTTCGTCAATGATCTCTTGCATGACCTTCAGGGAGGGAGGCGTCAGGTCAGCATATTCCTCCGGATCATCTGCCTCAACATCATGGAAATTGTAGATCCCATGATTGTTATGCTGGCGATCAATATAAGTACCGGGCCAATTAGGGCCAGCATCGTTGATCACGCTGATGATGTGAGTAGGCCAATCCTGAGCGATCAGGGTCTTGGCTTTGTGGATTCCCATTACTTTGATTTCAAACATACGATCTATAGGGTGAGTTGCCCCACCCTATTTCCTTAACGGTAGTTAGCCGGACCCATGGCGCAAACCATGTTGGCCTTCACTAGAGCCTGAAAAGTTACGTCCCAGTCCTCATTGGTCCTCGTCCAAGCATAATCGAGGATTTGCTTAGGGATAACATACACGCCGGTGCCTGGAGCCGCGATAGCGTAGAACAGATCATTGTCAGTCCAAGAAACTTCACAGCCACTGATGGTCACATTCATGACCTTGTTGTCAGCTGTTGAGATTGGCACAATGCCGTTTACCATGTGACCAACGCGGATGAGGGTCATCTTCACATGGGAGGGTGGAGTAACGGGAGCCGCAAGTGCAGGGGTAGCAACAAGGGCAGTGAGCGCAGCTAGTGCGCCGATGAAAAACTTCTTCATGGATACCTCCTCGACGCCTAGAGGAATATCAAAGCGTCCATGTATCCACAATACAGGAATTACAACCCAGGAATCATTATTCTTGTTCGATTAGTTCGCCATCTTCTCCGAGTTTGAAAATGCGAACGTTAGCACCAGGTTGGGCCATGATCCCCTGGACTTCATTGAAGAAGTTTTGGAGGAACTCTTCCGAAAGCTTATGAGAATTATCTTCCCAATAAGTTCCAGGTGCCGGCGTTACGGGACGAACCCATCCCGTTGAGTCAGTTACATGCTTCCTCAAAGCAGTGCGCCAATCTGACTGTTTTGTCTGAAGACTGTTATAGACGTCTTCCATCGACATCTCGGTATGCTCATTGGCCAATTCAGCATCATGAGCACGACGGGCTTCTTCATATTCAGGGAGGAGCAGGACGTCGCCGATGATTTCGAATACGGGAAGATTTCTGCGAACCATATTTGACCTCCTGCTGTTGTTACCTATAAGTAACAGAACGAGAGATCGAGTCAACCACATTTCGGTGAACCTATGATCCTCTATATTATGTCGGGCCTTCCTGGTTCCGGTAAGTCAACCACAGCTAATGAGATAGTTGAGAATACAGGTGCTATCCTCGTGAGTAGGGATGAACTTCGTGTGAGCTATCGTAACTTACCTGATGAAAGCCATCTCTCCCAAGCCCTAGGAAATAATGTAAAGTTCTTCCTTGAGCGTGGTTATGACGTTGTGGTCGATTCGTGGAATCTTGAGGTATGGGACGAGAAACTTTGGACTGAGATGGCTCGTAGATTTGGTGCTACATTGTCTTGGAAGCACATTGATACTGATGTTGAGACTTGTGTGGCTAGAGACGCAAAACGCCCTCAACCGATTGGGGCTGAGAGCGTTAGAAATGCGGCAGAACGTTACAGCGAACGTCTAAAGGTATTGGAGGAGGGCTAGGTACTCGAAACCTAAGGGGCTACAAACCCCTCCATCTGTTTTCAAGGCAGCGCCGGCGCCCTGGCCGGTCAACCCTCCATGTAGTCTATTTAGCAAGTTGTAGACTAGAAATCAACTTGCTTGTCGACGTTCTTTTCGAATCTCGCGACTATTAATCACAGCCACGATACCCTTGTTGAGTGTCTCTGTGCAATCGCGATCAATACGCATAAGGCGCTTGAGACGACGATTATCCATTGGCACGCCGTCATAGACTGCGGCATACATTTCCGAAAGAAGCTTATCTAGCAATGCCAATGGAAGTCTCGCTTAGAAGATGAAAGCACCAGCGACGAAAGAAATCACAGCAGTGATAACGGGATGCTCGTGAACAAAACGCTGAACCTGATCCATAAAAACTCCTTTGTTGCCTGTCTGCTATTAGGTTAGTCTGACCTACTTGTCAACTACCTTTGTTCCTTCATTACCTCACAGGCATGAAGATAGATTGCGAGACGTTGTGGATCTAGCTCTGCTTCTGCTAATTCGCGCGAAAAGAAGAAGGGCTGAAGACATTCGTCATTGACCTCATATGGGTCAATCCAATCCACAAAGCCTGCGTAGAACTGCTGGTAGGAAACCGGATGAGGATATTTCCAATCCTCTGGGACCTCACCCTCACTGGTCATTCTCAGATATCCAATGGGAACGACCATTGTCACGTGACAACCCGTTTCCTCGAGACATTCCCGCTTGGCTGCTTGCTCAAGCGTCTCACCGACTTCTACGTGCCCTCCGGGGACCTCTAAGCCCCTCCTTGAGTTGTTGGCAAACACAACCCGCTTACCTAAGACAAAGGGCATGAGAAACGCTGTAGAGGTCAACTCCAAGGGAGCAGGGCTACTATCAGCGATGAACTCTACCTGATTAGGGAGAGGGAGATACTTAACGTCTGTAATGGTATGAAGAATCATACCTTTTACTTAAGGTTAATCACACTCTTGTCAAGCTGGTATTCAATTGTGGTGATTCGCTCGTTGAGCTGACGCTGAACGGTTAGCAATCGACGTTGGTTATCTCGAACCTCACGGAGTATTTCTTTAATCTCCTGAGTGTCGCGGTTCTGGGTGTTCTGTAGGAGGAAGACCATTAGGAAGGTAGCAATCGTTGTACCAGTGTTAATGATCAACTGCCATGTGGCCGAGAAGCCCGCAAAGGGTCCACACGCTGCCCAGATGAAAACCAAACTCAACGCTATGATGAACGCCAAAGGTTTACCAAGACTATCTGCGATCCACTCAGAGAATAGGTCAAAACGGTCTCGTAGAATCTTGGTCATAGCGTGTCACTCCCGCGACTAATTTGGTGTCATAGGACTCCCTAGTGTTGTTTGGAATTGTGAGCAAACTCACGTGATTATTTAGTTAGCGGACACAAAAGCGTATGGTTTACCCTCTTGATACCAATCCGCCGTCCATATCCGGTTGTAGTTAGAGTCATTCACAAAGGCAGGAATGAACCGAGTGGTCATTGGGCTATCTTGAGTCATAGCAAAAGCTAGAAATTTAGCCATATATTCAGGCGATGGGAAGTAGCCTAGCCGGGCTTCAAACTGTTTGATCTCATCCAGATCATAGTCCTTGTAGGTCAGAATACCTCGGACGCCAGGGCGACAAATCCTAATATCCGGCGGGGACTCTACGAATATCCTATAGCCATTGAAGGCCAGCTTATTATAGAGTGAGTTCACGGATAGTTATTCATAGATTCATAGAGGTCGTTCATTTCGTCCATGTTGTCAAACAGGACATTACCAGCGTTGTCGGTCACCTTCCCCACACAGTCGCCGTAGACATTGAAGAGATCTTCGGCAAAATCTTCAGCAGAGGGAAACTCCGCAAGGGTGAATTTACGAGCTAAAACCGATTCAACTGTAGGGAAGTTTTGATGTTCTATAATACGACTTTCATGGTTATAGAACGTTACACAAAAGCCGGAGAACTGAAGCTTATTATAGAGGGGATCAGTCGTCATCGCCGAGGATCTTCCGCTCCATCAAGAGCTCTATGGTCGCTACCTCATTGTCGGGAGCCATCATACATTCGTGGTTGCCAGCAGCATAACCCCACTGGTGCTCCCGATGATCGATCCGAACCTTGCCAGTCTCAATTGCTTCCTGGATCACGCGAGCATCACTGACTCGGCTTTCCTTACCCGTCGACACGCTCTTGCCATAGGTCGTTAGTTCGCCCCGGTAGTAGGTCAGGAAGCCTGCACTGACGAGTCGATGGGCGCCACCAACATCATGAGCGAGAGTCGTGTGTTCCACGCCGGTCATCTTGTTGATCAGCGCAAACTCGCCTTCATCGTTCATCACATACTTGGTGGTCATCTTTGTCCCTCTTGATAGAAAAGGGGGAGGGTTTCCCCTCCCCGTATTAAAACTTAGGCTGCGTAGTAGAAGCTGCCCTGGTAGTCCTGGCCGCCGGTCTTGATCCGGAGGATGCTGGCCAGTCCGATGCTGCGGACGATGATCTGATTCTCGACCTTCAGACCGCCCTGGACCTTCTCGCTCTGCTTGGCTTCGGGCTTCTCATAGCCCTGGATGTTTGCTTCGTCGATGGGCTTGCCGTCGAGGAAGAATTCCGTCTTACCAGCGCGCAGGAAGATCGTATCGAGGTAATAGTTGGGCTCTGCTTCGCCGGCCTTCACATGCTCGATAAACGGGCTGTTGGGAACGCGCTCGCCCCACTTGCGCGGCTTGACCCGGAAGCGCTCTTCAGCTTCTTCGCGACGCTCTGCCTCACCGGCTTCCAGTGCTGCTTCGATCTTCGCGGCCAGTTCGTCGATTTCCTCAGCCGACAGCACATCGAGCAGTAGTTCCTGCGCCTCGTCGGCCTTCGCAGTTGCGTCTGCGAGGATTTCGCCGCAGATTGCGTTGCGGACCATATTCTGGTACGTATTGGTATTCTTGTTCTGGCAGATCAGCACAGTCGATCCTGACACGCGCTTGGTCACGCGATCCTTCATCGGGTTGGCCTTGCCGCCCTTCAGCGGGACGATGGTTTCGATGTCGAGACCGATAAAGCTTACACCGCGCAGCTTGGAAAGCACTTCAACTACATTATGCATCTGCATTCTCGATCTCCTTGTTTGCGTTTCGTGTATCCACATTAGCAGATAATAGGCATGCGTCAACCGCTTTTTGGAAAATAGGTGCCCACGTGATCCTCTCGACTCAACTTCCTTTCTTTCAATTCGTCCTGACGAGTCTTTGACGAGTCGGGAACGAATTCGCACCTCTGGTATGTTCTAAATTGAATTACTGGGAAATCCATGTTATCAAGGGTCTACCCGCTGGCGGGTAGCGTCTAGCTAATATGCTTTCTAGTATTCACTTTTGACCATGCCGGAGTGGCGTTTATATATTAGAGACAGAGATCGATTCTAGGGTAAATAGGTATATGAAGAAAAGAATAGCATTCCTTATTAGTGATCAACATCTTATCCCACATGGCGGCATTGGACAATTCGCCAAAGGCTTCTGTGAAATGGCAGAACGCAATGACTGTGTGGTTGATCTCATCCTAGACACTGAACCCCGCAACGTATTCTTCGAGCTAAAGGGCAAGGTAGTCTTCCCAAAGAACTCCCATAGTCTGAAGGATCATCGCGACGCATTCGCATTCTCAGATTCCTATAACTTGGAACGTGCTGTGAATTTCCGCAATGCCATGATGTCAGCGTTTCAGACTAACATCTATGACCTCATCGTTATCAATACTCCAGAAGCCTACTTGGGCGTTTACCCGTTGGATATGGCTCGTCATATTCCCATGGTCTTCTATACCCACAATGAGAACTTGGTATTCCGTGACGAAGCCTTTAAGGGTGTCTTCAATCCAACCTTTGATTCGTTCTTCATCGCAGCCATGAAGGCAGACGATTTGATCATCGGCACTCAGACGGATCGCAATACTGAGGAATTAGAGGCTGCAGGTTGTTCGGTCCTCACTTTGCCAATGCCAATGCCTGAACGTGGTCTCTTAGAACCTTGGACCGGGGAGAAGTCTGGTCTCCTGTTTATTGGTCGTTGGGAAGAACGTAAGAACCCACAAGAGTTCCTCAAAGTCGCTGCTGCTACAAAGCTTCCCGTGAAGGTCATGACTGCTCAGAAGAGTGTAAAGAAGTGGCAAGCTGAACTAGATAAGCTTGGCTTGGAACATGATGTCAGGGGTGGTATTACGGGGCAGGAGAAAGTTGATTTCATTCGTTCATCTAAGGTCTTCTACATGCCCAGCAAGAGTGAATCATATGGCTTTTCGCTCTTCGAAGCAGCTGGTCATTGTCACTGTGTTGTGCTTGAGCAATATGGCTGGACGAAAAACTGGGATCCAAGCCTCTTCTACAAAGTATCTCAGAAGGGTGCCGCAGAGCTCCTAGGAGAACTTTACAGCAGGGACGTTCCTGAGACTAACCTCGCTACTGTTAAGTCCATAGACCTCGATACGTGGACCCCGTGGGCGCTATTGATGGATGATTTCGAGGCACCTGAGAGCAAGAGCTCAGCAGCGAAGGTCGCCAGCGCAGATGACTTCTACGTTGAGGACTTTATCAAAGATCTGAAGCGTTTTGCCTCAACCGAAGACATTCATTCTATTCTCACAAATCGATCCAAGTTCCAGATCACCTACACGGAGAAGGGAACTTGGATGTCACGTGAAGGAAATCCTCCAGCGAGTGAATCGGATTTATTCAGCTGGTAAGGGAAGAATGGGGAAGGAGATGCGCCGCATGAATCTAAAACGCGGTGCATTCCCATGACGATGGAGCACCGCGCCGTGGGACCACTTTGTCATGATAACTTTGCGTATATAAGAACGAGCAGCCCGTCTAGACATTAAACCAGACGTCTCATTTTCAGGTAAACTGACGTAATACCAACCCCATTTCCAAGGGTTACGATATTCTTGCTGGTTTGGCTGACCCACTTTATTCTCCCTAGAACTGTCGTATTATACGAGTTCGTAACGAGAATTCAAGCGTTAAGCTTGTCCTGAGGCTTATGCCCTGTTAACTGTCTTGTCGAGTCCAAAGGATATTCCCTTTGTCATCCGTAATCTGCTTAACTGTTACGACAGGTACAGTTTTACGGCTAGATTTGATAATCTTTTCGTACCTTTCAATAAGGTAGACAGAAACCCTTTCGGCACTTGGAAGTTCTTCAAAACCTATATCCCGGAGGTCTTTTGCCGAAAGCTCTTCAATGTGATTATACCCGTTTGATGATGTTATGAGTGCGTTATAACCGTTGAAGGACAATTTATCGAGAAGCGGAGAAGTAGAACCTGGGGTTGAATGTATCGCAGCCATTACATGATAGCTATTTTCATCCATGAAAAGTGGTGACATACCGCCGCGACTACTACCCTTCGGGCTATAGTTTAGATAGACGTAACCGATGTTAACACCTTGATCTTTCTGAGACTTAACAAACTCATCCACAGTGATCGTCGTATCGTTAACGTTGAAATAATCCAAGGCTAGTTTTGTATCTCGAAATCGAAGTGTATGGGCTAAGAAACCGTTATTGTCATATATCCTAAACAATAGTTCTTCGCAATTTTCGATTAGAAAAAGAGGTGTTGAGCTTCTATGTAATTCTTCTTGAGGGTCGTCCCATTCGAGAGCAGAAAAGATCATAAGCTCTCCTTATCCAAGTTCCGAGAGATAGTAAGCATCACCCATATAAGGCCGGAGAACCTCAGGGATACGAATGTCATCGTCAATCCAGTAATTCTCGAGAACAGCCACGAGAGTCCGCCCGACTGCTAACCCACTACCATTGAGAGTGTGGGCATAGACCGTCTGACCATCGACCTTGTATCGTGTATTCATACGACGAGCCTGGAAATCACCGCAATTCGAGATGCTGCTGATCTCTCGGTAGGCTTGCTGACCCGGGAGCCAAACTTCAAGATCCCAAGTCTTCCTCGCCGCAAAACCCATGTCACCCTTACAGAGCAACATGCGACGATATGGAAGTTCCAAGGCTTCCAAGATGGCTTCAGCACTTTGAGCCATGTATTCGTGTTCACTGACACTCTTATGAGGTTCACAAATCGTTACCAGTTCTACTTTTTGGAACTGGTGCTGTCGAATAAGACCACGTGTATCTCGACCTGCGCTGCCAGCTTCAGCACGGAAGCATTCAGTTAGCGCCACAAAACGATGAATCGAACCTGGTATGAGAATGCTATCAGCTACAATATTCGTGAGAGGAACTTCGCCGGTCGGAATGAGGTATTGAGTTGTCTCTTCCTCGCCTGCAATTGCGAATAGATCTTCACCAAACTTAGGCAGCTGGGCTGTTCCATAGAGTGCTTCAGCGTTCACGATCACAGGAGGAATAACCTCCTTAAACTTGCGAGCAATATGCCTGTCGAGCATAAACTGACCAAGGGCACGATGTAGACGCGCAACACCTCCACCCAACATAGAGAAGCGAGCACCGGAGATCTTTGCCGCAGCATCCATGCCGAAGTCTAGATCCATTTCCCAGTGAGGGATACCGACCTTAAGGTCTTCGAGGTATGGTCGGTACTCGCGAATCTTCAGATTCTGGCTTTCATCCTTGCCCTCAGGGACCTCAGAAGCAGCAACATTGGGACACTGTAGCAAGTTGTATTCGAGTATCTCGACATTGCTCTTGAGCGTATTTTCCCAATAGAGAAGGTTGCCCTTGTGGACTGCTACTCCGGCCTTTAGAGCCCCGGCGGTATTATGATCACCGGCCTTCATAGCCTGACCAATCTGGTTACTCAGATCCTTAATGAGATTTCGGATCCTGTCGATCTCAGTCTGAGCTTTTCGACGATAGTCATCATATTTGAGGATTACCTCACTCATCGGTTGATGACCTCGAGCTACCATGGCAGCATCAAAAGCCGTTGGATCGTCTCGGATAGACTTGATGTCAAAATGATATTTCATACCAAACTTTTACGACGTTCTGCATTCTTGTCAACCACAAGGAAGCCCCGAAGTTTCCTCCGGGGCCTTCTTAACTAAGTTCTAAGGCTTAGGAGCGAACGTCAAACTCGAAAGTCCGAACCTCACCCGCGAACTCGACCTGCACACCGACCGTCAGAGGAAGCCGACCCTTGATCTTCCGAACCACAGCTTTGCCGCCATATGAGTTCTCGGGATCGATAGTGGTCGTCTGAAGAATCTCATCCTTCAGATTTTCCAAGGTCCGCTGAAGACCAATCTGGCTTGCTGCGATCGCCACACCACCGGCGCCCAAAGTAGCAACCTGGCCGCCTGAGAGTCCCGGTCGACTGATGACCGTGGTCGACGAACCCCAAGAACCGTGGCTGCGAATATAGGTGTTATTATCCTGGGCGGCCGCTGCTGCGCCTGCCAGCATAGCGTAGCCGATCTGCGACCACATCGCGCGGCTCTTCGCCTTCTTCTCGAGTTCATTTTTCGTGAAGCAGGCATATTGTGTGCCGCCGTTGATCACGGAAACGTTTTCGATGCCGAAATTCACCGGCGCGCCGCTCTTGTTGTAGGCCAGGACCATGAACTGCAGACTGCCGTGGTCGAGTGTTTCGATGGGAACAACCCGAACCGAGCCGTACTTCAGATCATCTTCGATCGTCGGAATGCCCTGATGGTACCGCAGAGTCTGTCCTTCTGTTGGTCGCGCCGTGAATTCGAGTGAGTTCTGATCTGCTAATGCTGGCGTGGAAATTGCTGCCAACGCGATAGCAGCAATACTGAAAAGCTTACGAAACATTTTACGATCTCCCCGTTAGTGGAAGCACCAACTTATAGGAGAAATCCTGTTTGTCAACTGTGGATATTCACTCATGGTGAAACCCGGTCCGTTTCCGAACCAGGCTTCATTCATTTGGGGCAGGATGAGAATACTCCTGCTTACACCGGCCTTCGAGCATTATCCCCAAGTATGACCTCGGTTTTCTCTCGATTTCCACTACCAGTAGCCAAGGCAGTCTAGTAGTATCCGGCAAAGCCGCTTCCAATTTATATACCGCTGGCAGTAGCGGTGACCCTGCAATGCTATTCAGCAACGTCTGTTCACGCCAGCCTTCGCAGACTGTTAAGGGGTTGCGCCCCAACATAAACTCTTCTACTGAAGCCGTCGGGATTTCGGTCCCTTCAGCCCCTCTGTTAGCCGTAGCCCAGAGGATTAGGCTTCTTTCGCCCCTAAAAGGGACTAGCAAAGCAAGCGAGTTAGGCTTTCGATTTTTGGTCGTCAGACACAGCAGTTTGACTATTTGAACCCATTACGATGTGCTAACTCAGTGGCTTCATTGGCTTTTGACCAACAAAATACCACACACCACGTATCTCAACCCTTGCGAGGTCTTGATCATTTTTCAGGAACTGTCTAAGTTGCCTTAGCCAACCCCTTAAAATTGCCGAACGCCCTTGGTGCAATCCTCGGACTAAACGACTATCTCTTACCACTCGGTACTGACCATATTTCGCTGGAACCGTCGGGTTGCGAAGCCCGTTAGTAAGCCGCTTGTCGCCACTTACCTTATACCAACTTTCGTTGGAACAGATATCCTATGGTGTCCTACCTATCCCCGCTACCTTGTTTAAGGGCTCGAGGAACTTCCTTTTGGGAAGTAGGTTGAGACTTGCTTGGTGAGTCGACAAACTTACGTCTATCGTGGAACCTATTGGGTTTCGGTTCCTTTCCATTAGGTTACCCTAATGTTACTCAATAGCGGCCCCAAGCGGCCAAACTTTCTAACTCTGTTGCTGACCACTTTAACACCGAAGTATCTAGCTGTCAACAACTTTGTTTCGATCGTTGCCTCTGCGGCACAGAAGCAAAACTCTAGTTAGCCCTCATCGTTTTCCAAGGATAGTTGTTCCCGTTGGAAACTCCCGACCTTGTTCTACTCTTGCTAACCTTCGTAGTGCTCTGCACCGCGTTGGTCTCACTCTTATACGGAAACTTGTTAGGTGAATCAACATAAAAATTAGATTATTTTGAAATTATTTTCACCAGGGTTATTCATGGTTTTGGGCCCCCGATGATTTCTCACCAGGAGCCCAACGTCATGAGCTTTCGCTCTACGATTTCAGGGTGTTGGGTGTTTGGCTCACGAAGTCCAACTGACCTACTAACCCTTATTTTAGCCACTGTAGTGCGACCTACGGAAGCAAACCGATCTAGAAAGCTTCCACTCGTGACTAAAACTTATGTAGTAATACGAAAGTGTTAACCTTCGTTCAAGAACAAATTGCGACCCATCTATTTTTAATATGGTTAGGGCTCTAAAGGGGCGAACCTCTAGAGCCCAACCAAGCTAGCCGAAGCCTGCTCGGTTTTCGTTGCCGTCGGGTACTTTGACACATTCCCAGAGGGAATAGCCAGGGAGCCTCCAGTTGACAACAAAACTCGGTTTAGGCCAGCTAGGTCTCTTCCCACGAAAGGTCAATCTCTAGCTGGCCAACCAACAAGACCGAAGCCTTGTGGCATTTGTGTAGGGGCTCTGCATAGGCCCTAAGGCCACTAAGCGGAGTCTTTCACAAATTCGGTTTAGGGACCAGTCAATCCGAAAACTAACTGGTCCCAACCAACAAAGAATCAACGCGAGCCGAATCTTTGTGGCTTCTGTGCCAGGGATCTACTGTTGCTATGATCGGACCGAAGTCTTCTCAGGGAGTTCAGCAGTCTTTGCACAAAACTCGGTTTAGGACAGTTGGGTTTAAATCAGGAGATCGCTACCCAACTGTCCAACCAGTGAACCGAAGTTCATTGGTATCGGGAGGAGTGCGCGATCAACAATCAAGTAAGCCGAAGCTTTCTTAAACTGTCCCATCAGCAGCAACATCGCTTCCGATAGCTGTTATGTATGCGCTACTAAGATGCCTTGCAAGCGGAGATTACGAAATTTTTACACAAGCCTGTGGATAACTTTGTGGATTAATTTCGGATCCGTCGCCCGACTACCAGCCCTGTTACCGCCATGCCGAACAGGAGAAACATAGGAGGTGCAGGCACATCAGTAGGTGGAGTCCCACCAGAGCTTCCACCCGAACTACTAGAGCTAGACGAGGTGCTAGAACTAGATGAAGAGCTCGAACTGCTAGATGTGCTGCTACTCGAGGAAGTGCTGCTAGACGTGCTCGTAGACACATTTCCAGAACTGCTCGTAACGTTCCCACTCGAAGTTGATACGTTACCACTCGAACTCGAGACTCCTCCCGTTGACGTTGATACATTGCCTGAGGAGGTGGAAAAATTTCCCGATGAAGTAGATACGCCGCCGGTTGTCGATGATGTAGAGCTTGAGACACCGCCGGTTGAGCTGCTCGTTGAAGAGATCACAACAGAACCGCCACCGCTGCTTCCGCCGCTCCCTCCAAAGAAGCCACCCATGAACCCGCCGCTCGAACTGCCACCCCAATTACCCTGATGCGCAGATGACCCACTGGAACCGGATTCAACTGGCATATTGGCAATCGGCGCTGCGTAGTTGTTAACTGTTACGACTACTGGTGCTGCGGTTGGCTTGGCGACGGGTTTACGAACCACCGGACGCTTCTTGACCACGTGGCGCTTGATCGGCTTACGAGCAACAGCTTTGCTCTTGGTTGCCTTCACAACAGCCGGACGAGGCGACTGGGCTACGTGAACTGCACCACCGGTAATAAGTGCTCCACCACAAACGCAGGCAGAGATTTTTGCGAGAGCCATACGAACTGACATAGAATCCTCCTATTCCTACTCTTTATATAGGAGAATTCCAGTGTCAAGTCGGTTAACTATGAAATACCCATCCTGCCTGGCTAGCATTCTCAACTAGTCGATCTCGAAAGGCAAAGACCACTTCTTCCGAGTCACAGTTATAAGGCCACGGCGAACCAGCATATTGGTTCGCTACAGCATCCAAGAGGTATTCCCTCTCATACGTGTCAAGCGTTGGACACTTTGCTTTTCGGGTTATTTCGCCCGAATAACCTGTGATCAAGAGGCGCACTAGAGTAGGATTCGCGATCACAATAGCCGCAATGATTGCTCGATTGGGTGCAATCATTCCTCGGCTCTTTAGCGTGTTATCGCAAACTTCCAAGTGCTGCGGTTTCAAAGTTGAGAGTCTGGGCATAATTCATGGTATCTCCTTTCTTACTTGATTGGTAACATAGGAGATAGATTTGTCAACCACAGATAGATACACCTCCGGTCAAAGGGGGACGATGACCGGAGGTGTTTTACGAGGGACTCCGCTGTAAAGCGCGAGCACATGCTATCTAGCATCATAAAAACGCGAGTCAAGCATACGCTTAAAAATTATTGTTAATGTATGTTAGAAATCAGTTCCCTTACCACATCCACGCTGGCGACCTTTGCCATCTGGACGAGGAACTACTGCTACACTTCGACCTTCGCCACCCGCATAGTCATTCTGAACTTGGATGAATTCGCAGCCGGTTGCCTTGTCCCTAAAGACATATAGGTCATTATTAGCGTTGGGATTCACAAACTCGAGGAGGCGTGATTTCTCTTCCTCTTCCATTTGATTTTCAACTTCTGCCTCGTAGACTTCGTTAGCAGCGTCGATGGCTGCTGCCTCATTGTCGAGCCCGTTAATGAGTTCGCTATCAGCGAGTGGCACGTCTGAAGCCACATATTCTGTAGTTTCAGTCTCACCATCATCTATCGCTTGAGCTTCCTCATTGCCCCTACATGCCGAGAGAGCCAAAGCCAAACATCCAATCAAGAGAACTTTCTTCAAAGATTAATTCCTTTCCACCTACCTTTAACAAAGCGTAGGAAGGAGTCAACCTTTTAGGTGTTTGCTGCCCTCTTGAGCAATAAGGCTGTGAATTCTGCCATATTGGAAACATGACATTTTCGATAGGCTTTGTGGATTTGGGTGCGGATAGTCTGGGCCCGCTTCTTAGTAATTTCGCTGATTTCAGCCGGAGTCTTACCCGTAGTGAGAAGCCTCAATACATCAAATTCAGCTTGACTAAGGTTATATTCATCCTTCAGCCACGCCATGTCATATGGCGTTTCCATATAACACAAGATGTCTTCGAGAAGCTGCCGGGTGTCAGGACTGCGGGCAATTTTCAAATGCGATAATATTCTCTCCTTAATACCTTGCTTTGGCATTGGGAGCGATAAGCTGGTCATATTCCTCAGATCATATTCGCAAGAGGAAGAAACTATCAAGGCATTATGGCTGGTTTGTATCATTTTGTCAACACTCTATTAGACCGAGCCTGTGGCTAGAAGCCATCGAGGATCAGTCACTATACTGAGCATCTCCTCCTGATAATCTTGTATAGAAAACATGGACTCATTGATACTTTTGGTCTTTGTATTTGCCACCACGGTGTAGTGGGGCATTAGCAGCCAAGTAAGGGAACAAAACATCTTATGGTATTTGTCATCAAGTTCTTGGAGACGATTCCGAGCCCAAAATTGTTCGGATGAAAAATATGCTTCAGGGATCCAAGTTGAGATCTTAAAGGTATAATGAACGTCAACTTCGTCCTCTACCTCCAAGGTTGATCTATAGGGTGGCTGAGTAGCCACCGATCGCATAATACCATCCTGGAACCTCAAGCGTTCAATGCTACAACCGTGAATCGTATTTAAACGATTGGTTCGACCTATGTTCCCAAGAAGAGCCCCATTGCTGTATGGTATGAGGAAACGTTCGCCGACTGCACCAGCGGTTGAGGAATAAGAATACAAGATATGCGCAACATGTCTCAACCAGTCGAATAAGTTGTCAGACATATGCTGTAGCGGTTCACGTTCTACTAAGCCTCTCTGGATCATCCGATAGAGGGCATGTTGGCTCAAGAGCACAAAGCAAGAAGTGAGATCACCTACAAGCTTTTTCTTATTCACTGACAAAGTAAACTGGTATAGTTCAAGCATCTTCTCAAGGTGCTGACTTTGATCATCTTCGCCGATATTAGAGATGACCTTGCGCTGACTTAGATCCCAGAACTGATATGTCTTTGCTGGGGAGAATCCAAATTCCGGACCCATCTTAGCTCGCATTGAGAATTCACGGAATGGATTGAAAAGCTCTTTGACACGATGGTCAATCTCGTCTTGGACTTCTATGAGACGTTTAGCCGTTAGAGGGCCTTGGAAATAATAACCCGAATCAGGGCCTCTCTTCTCAATACCAGGCTTGAGGAACTTCCCAGCTAGGTTCTGGATAGTTTCTTTGTTTCGAGGCTTCGTGAGGTGTCGGATCTCTTCCTTCACCAATCCCCAGGCTAACCTGTCGTATTCCTCTTCAAGCACCGTTTCGATCTCCAATGCTACCACTAATAGCATGGAAGTAAAAGGTGTCAAGTTTGGTTTGAACGAGGTATTAGCCCCAGGTTAATCTGCAGAGCATTGCTGATTTAGCATCGGGTAGAACAAAGAAAAGGGATCCTATCACGTGCCCTCTACCATTCTCTACGCGCTTTGCTGCGTATTCCTCGTTGTGCTTACGCATATCAGCTTGTTGCTGTTCAGAGACTTGTAGAGAGAATACCCTATAGGTCCACCCAGGAGCATACTGATCTAGCCAAGCGTGAAGCTCAGGTAAACGACATAGTTCAAAGGATAGCAGGAGGCAGGTCATTCATAAGAAAACCCGGACTGTTTCCAGTCCGGGTTTTCTGACTCGCATCGGGCGTATTGGGAGACTCATCGCCCAATTTAACCAACTCCGACCGCACGTCTAGCAGCGAGGGAAGGACTCGAACCTCCGCCGATCCAGGCTTCACGCCCGGACGCTCTACCAACTGAGCTACCCCGCTATGGTTGGGGTAGGAGCTCTTCCTCCTTGGACCTATTGGTCCGCGTAGGCTATTCCTTCCTACCCCTCAGTGTGCGTCGCTTAAAGCTTGCACCTCCGCTGTAATGTTGACTATAGGACTATGTTGCCTATGTCAACAACTTTTAATCAAAAATTGACCGAGCCTTTTTGCTCCAGATGAATGGGATAATGGCTAGCGTAACAAGACTCATGCTAACAACCATTCCAAAGAGGGGCCATAGCGGGCCAGCACGAAATCCCATCCTCCAACAAGACATTAAGAGATCAATTGATCCAATACCACATCCTAGTCCGAAAAGGAAACAGACGAGTGTACCGAGAACTTTCAACAACGTAACCATCAGTCGTCTGCCTTCACACCTACGAGGCGTAGAATGAAGAGGAACATATTGAGGAAGTCGAGATACAGATTCAACGCACCCATAATGACTAGACGAGACTGGTAGTCTTTGTCAGCTGTGGGATGATAGGCTTGCTTGAGCATCTGCGTATCCCAGGCCGTTAGACCGGCAAAGAGCAGAATACCCGCAATGCCAATAAACAGATTCAGACCTGATGAAGGCATGAAAATGTTCAAAATCATCAGTCCGAGTAGGCCGAACAGTGCAAAAACCAAGAACGAACCAATTGGACCGAGGTTGCGACGCGTAGTGTAGCCGTATAAACTGCAACCTGCGAACCCGGTAGCCGCTGCGAGGAAAGCCAAGATAATGGAACCTCCGGTATATCGGCTCAGAATCAAACCAAGACCGAGGCCTTCGATGACCACGAACGCCCAGTAGAGACCATAAAGGGTGGAAACCTTCATAGTATTCGAACCAAAGCTCATTGCCAGCACGAGCAACAGTGGGCTCAACGCGACGCCCCAAAACAGCGCGCCGCCCTGCTTGAGAGTTTCAACCATGCCGCTAACATCAGCAAACCAAGCCGCACCGGCGCTGACGAGAAGTCCCAAGAGCATCAGATTGTAGATGCTTACCATATAAGCACGAAGGCCGTGATCGACCGGCGCACTTCGAAAGATTCCTATCATATTCATACCTCTATAACAGATTACTACCTATTATAGAGTAAGATGCCTTATTTTGTCAACCAAGGAGAACATGAGTGGCAGACAAATTGGTTTTCTCAACCGATTTCAAAGATCGAGAAATCACGCCTACGGGCAAGAACAAAGATGGGCAACCTTGTTTTCGTTCACGTTTTGATTGGGGTAGATATCAACACGGGAATGATGAACTTGCGGCTTATCTCGATGCTTCTACTGATCCTGTCGATCCACATCCTATTGTGGATGGCGTGCGTCAACTTAGATGCGGAGTTCTTCCAAAACCTCTTTACGAGGTAGCTAGTGATCCATCGAAGTCCCGGGCACTTTCCTACTTTGGATCAATGATCACAACCCAGGGTTTATTTGGCTTTAAGTATGGCACCGTTGAACTGGTTGCCGCAGTAAGACCCGAGAAGGGTATCATTCCAGCTTTTTGGATGATGCCAACAAATGGTAAGATGTTCCCAGAGTATGACGCTTACGAGTTCTTCGGGGATTCGCCACTCCATAACAATCTTCACGTTCAAGGGCCAAATGGGGAATGGGATCGAGTTCAGGTTCCTATTCAGACCTCTTGGAAGTCTGATGGCCAGAAGCATACCTTCACGATTGTGTGGACAGCTGAATATATCGTGTTCAAAGTCGACGGGGTAGCGGTTGCTGAAAGGCGTATCTCAAGGAACCAGAGGGTTCCGGATACTGAAATGTATATCATCCTCAATACTGCGGTTGGTATGTCTTGGGATGAAAAGACCAAGTATGGCCCAACATGGGATAATGCCACTGGATGGCATAATGATACCAGCCTCTATAGCTTGAAGGTCTGGCAAAAAGCTTAAAAGCGAATGGGGCGGTTATTCCGCCCCATTTCTATGACAAGTACCAGTTCAAAAAGACTAAGATAGCCACAATACAACCTAGAAAGTAAAGCGGCATTCGGTCAGCTTCTTTCTCTAAGTAGTGCCAATCGTCGAGTGAATCTGCTGCGCGATCAGCATGACTGCGAGTATCCTCACTCGTCTTAATCACCCGCTTGCGGTCCCGAACTCCAAAGGAGAAGCCACCACCTCTCATATGCGTGAGGTCATTGATTCTAGAAGCCTGAATATGATCGTAGTCAAAGGCATAATGGATCACAATCCGGCCAGCGAAATAGATAACTAATCCCCAGCAGAGGAAGATCACTAGGCTTTCATCCATTAGATATTCACCCTTGCTGCGTCACTACATTCCTCAACCACATCTCCTGCATCAACTGGGCGGTAGCCTTGAGTTGCTGATCGGACGCAATTGAGAATGAATTGCTGTCGATCAACTGACCGCTTCTGGGATGCTTCATAGGATAGGTTTTTACAGCCCACTAGAGCAGTTGCGCCTAAGAGAACCATAAGGGTTAGGGTAAACTTTTTCATTTGATTTGAACTGCTGCCTGTCTGCATTCCTGCATGGAATCGATAGTTGATTTACCGTAAGCGTTTCTCGTGACAGTGTCTACGCAAGTGAGATAGAATTCACGAGTGCTCTTCCGATCTTCGACTACGCGCTCAGCATTAGTTGTCATATCACATGAGCCTAGGACGACTAGACATAAAAGAAGACCGAAACGAGCAGTTGTCATAAATTGACTTTACTGTCGTTTCGGTCTGGATTTCAATATTTGTGCTAGGTGTTGGAATCAAACCAACTCGGTCTTTCGACGACCCGTTATGAGCGGGCGGGCTCCTCATTTGCCTTACCTAGCAAGGTGTGACGGGCAAGTAATCGCTAATGGATAGAGTCGGATGCTCTACCGGACTGAGCTATTCCCGAAGTGTGATCCTCGGAAAGTGGGATTTGAACCCACGGCCATCTGATTGGGATAACCCATCAACTACGGCCCGTCACATCTATTGGCTATAATAACGCCAATGCTTAGTCAAGTTATTTTCTATGTGTAATCGAGATTATAGCAACTTTCAAGTGCTGATTTGCTTTAGGCGTAAAAGCACCGATGTCAACTAATTCAAAAGTTTGAGGATTTCGAGTAGAAACAACCTCGTATCGGTGACCTGTTTGGAAAGCCTTAATTTTCTTAGGAATCCAAAAGTCAATGGAATCACTAGGCTTACTAGCATTGGCTCGGTCAAAAGTCTTAGTGCCAATTACACCAGGATAGGGCGGCTTATTCTTTTCGTCAAAGTGAATAAACAACCGACCGTTGATTTCGTAAAAATACGAGTGGGTAGCATGGACCCTAATCCAGCCGAGAACATTAGTAAGCTCGACATTCCCAAACGCTGAATGGAAATTCTGTATCAAGTAAGCTGTATTTGAAGTGCCCTTAGCATCATCTTTGTCACGCTGACGCACTAGTGTTCTAGTTAGCTGCTTTGTGCTAACTTTGTTTGCGTTATTGCTGTTGCTGTTGCTTAAAGCGTTATGATGCATTGTTGTCCCCGACACTCAATTAGTATCAATAGGGATAACATCAGGTTAAGATTAGAGCAATAAAGAAACCACCACTACTAAAATCTTTTTGTGTCCCTGGTCGGGTTCGAACCGACAACATGCGGGTTTTAAATCCGCCGACTCTACCAAATTGGCCTACAGGGACAATCTCTTCTACTTAGTAGGCGCTACGAGACTCGAACTCGTACGGATTAACCGAGGGATTTTAAGTCCCTTGTGTCTACCATTCCACCAAGCGCCCAATATTACTTCACACCAGCATCCTCTACAGCTTTGCGGAGGATCTCAGTAATGAGCTGATTGAACGTTATATCACGCTTATGAGCTTCCTTGAACAAGGCCATCAAAATGTCATCATCTAACTCAAGAGGGATGATGACCCGACGGTCAAAGTCCTGATTGGCCAAGACTGCCGTGGCCTTCTCCATGATATCAAGCTCTACGTCGAGATCGACAAAGTCTTCCTCGCAACCGCTCCCCTCGAGTTCAGCCATGTAGGCTGTCTTGTAAAGAGGGTTGATCCAACGGTAAGCAACCGGATTGTGGTTCTTGTCATAAGCCGTTTCGCTATTCAGCGTAAGATCCAAAACTTCTAGAGTCTTGGTCGAGAATGTAATACCAAACGATCCATATTCACCCAGGTGATCATAATAATGGGCATCAGGGAAGATACCCCACTCTGCTTTGCCGCCGTCATCAACCTGATAGTTGATAACCTGCATGAATTGATGAAATAGTTCGTTCATGTATCTTTGCTAACAGGTTGATCCCTTGGGGTCAATTTACCATTGGGCGTAGTAGCAGATAGTCACCAAATCGTGTTCAGTGACTATCTACGGGCATCTCTGATAGCTATTAGATGCTAGGCTTGTCGCGGTTGCTTTCCATCGCGATCCGGTCAGCTTCGGCAACAGCGCGCTTTTCAGCCGGCGTCAATTCCCGAGTCATTGCGTTATCGTATTCGTTGATTTCGGTCACACTCATGCGCGACATAACATCAGCGCGAGCCACTTCCATACGAGCAATCTCTGAGCTCTCAGGATTGTAGGATCGGAGACCAGCAAGGCGACCATCGATGCGACGAAGATAGTTCTGGTTTTTCGTAAACGACTTGGACATATGTTCTCCTGTGGTTGGTTAACCTTAGGTAGAGCATAACTGTTGCCTTTGCAACCGAAAAACACCCTCTAGAAAGTGATTTTGAGCAATTTTCCCTATAAGTATGTGGCAACGCAACAAAGTGAGGTCGCTATGTTTACTTTTCAGATGTTTGTATTTTTCTACGTCACTGCATCGATGGCAATGAGCGCTGCTCTGAGCAAGCACTATCCGGGTATCGCAGGTTGGGGAAATTTCTCGAGGGGCGTTGCTTGGCCCGTAACCCTGTACGAGATTCTCAAGGGCTCGATTGAGGAATAAGCGGGAAGCAGTGGAATTGAACCACTCGCCTGTAGGGGTTAGAGGCGCTCGTAGCTAGAGCTAGACTAGGACCATCCTAGATTACTTCCCAGGTATATTGCGGTTATAGAACGTTCTTAGGAGATCGTTCGACATCTTGGCATAATAAGAGCGAGGATACTTGACCGCAATATTATTCAGCTGATTTGAGATCAGCTCAGCATCCTTATCGGAAATCTTACGATCGTTGATCCACGTAGCACCATTATGGTTACGTAGATAATAGTTCTTATCCAATTCCCAGAGACGCATAATATCCTCCAATGTATAGGGATATTTAGCTTTCTGGGCGATACACTACTTTCCAACCTATGAGCTCTTTCTTTAGCTTGGCTGCTAAGTTGGCTCCACATTTGTTGAATGCCTTGAGGTCAAAAGACCTAGTTCGTTCATGCGGGGAAAGATAGAATTGGCTTTTTTCATACCAATCAGTCCAACGCACGATAGCATCGTAGAGCTTGCTAGAGATTGGTAGTTCGTCAAGATCCATATTCGAGCCACTCTCATTCCAAACACCGCTGCTGGAATAGTCGGCCATTAGTTTAACGAACATGAGCTTCCTTGGTTTTTGAGGGCAAGTTGTTGTGCTGGCTTTTCTTCCGCTGCGTCTGCCAATTCCGCCACCTCGCCCATATGTTTGCTAGTGGGGAGGGAAGGGCTCGAACCTTCATGACCTAAGTCCGCGGTTTTACAACGATAACCCAGAACTTCGGCCCTCAAAATAGATCTATTAGTTCGACGGGCAAGTGTTGCGTAGGACTTTTACAGCGTCCTGGACCACTAGACGACCTCCGCATAGATTGGCGCGGAGACTGGGATTCGAACCCAGGTTTCAGCCTTGACATGGATAACCCTATGCTATCGGCCCGTCGAACTAAAAACGTGTTAGCGCCTAATTGCCTGTGTGTCAAGCAACTTTGGCTAAACTTTTTTCAGGGATACCATAAAGAATGTTGCCCTTAGGGTAGAAAGTCTTACCCTCTGATTCTACACTCTCAGTGATCTCAATATCCCAATGCGTGTAGTCGTCAGTATAGTGACGCTGGTCAAGCACCTTGGCTTTACCTAGGCCAAACTTCGTAAGGAAGACGACTTCTTGATTTTTCGTAAACATACCGAGATACTAAGATTATTGTGCCAGTATGTCAAGTGCTCCGAGGTGGATTCGAACCACCAAAAGCCGCTTTAGGAGAGCAGCACCCGTCCATCGGCCGGAGCATAAGTAGAATATGTTTAGATATCTAGAACCAGGTGAAAAAGGAGATTATTGGGGAACCTCGAGCCTCCTTGAGTGGATGACAAAGCTTCTTAAAGGCCATGTTGTTCCGGAGGATGCAACCATCCAGCATATTGAATTCTTTCTCCAAGAATATTATGCAGATGCAAAGAAGGCAGGGCCATATGCCCTTATTACATTCTATCCGTCAGCTATCCGCTACCTAGGACCTGAAGGTCAGGATGGAACCACGTTTGACGGACACCGAATTAATATCAATTACGATGCTAATCGGGTAATTCAAAGTATCAGTTTAGGATAATTGTTCTAGAAGATGAACCCCAAGACCAGTTTCCGCACCTGGTTCCTTTCATCCCACTCCGTCTTCCGTAGACGGCGGGCTCGCCCAACAGAACTCAAAGATACTCAATCGGGGCGAAGGTACTAGCAACCTAGCCTTATCTCTTCTTTCTCTAGGAGCCCTCAAGGGGTTCAGTGCTCGCTGGAAGAATCGAACTTCCGTCTGCTGTGTACGAAACAGCCATCTTACCACTAAACGAAGCGAGCATGTAGTGGAGTGTTGGTGCCGGCACAGGGAATCGAACCCTGGATTGATGCTTACAAGGCAACTGTTATACCATTTAACTATGCCGGCATGTGAGTGATCCAACGTCTCGAGAGCACAGTCCCTAAGGGACTTCGTTGGATCACTATGTAGTCTGTGGTTAGACCAGTGACCGTGCCCCACAGCGTCTTCCCAGGAACGATAACCTCGTAAAGTCCCAAGGAACTACTGCCAGCGGCGGATTGCCTAACCCTCCCGAATAAATCCGAAAGGACCGACTAAAACAAGAAGGAAGCAGTTTATCACCGCTAACACCTCTTGTTCGATCTAATCTTAACACCAGTACATCCGTGGTGTCAAGACTAAAGTTGGACTTTAGGCAGTACATCCGTGCCTAAAGTCCAAAGAGCTCCCGGAGGGATTCGAACCCTCTCTCGGACGTTCGAAGCGTCTGGTCATAATCCATATGCGGGAGCATGAGCTTCATTGAAGTTTATTAGCCATAGGTCATCTTAAATGCCATGGCATGTTTCTTCTCATAAAACCAAATCTCACGCGATCCAGTTTCGTAGTCGAGAATTTTGTGGGTAGGTATCGTACCGGTCATCCGCATGAACCATTCCGCAACCTCAGGCTTGAAGAAACGATATCGATATTGATAATCTCTCAACGATAGAGTCTTATTACTACCATCAAAGGGTTCGAAGAGCTGATCAGTTTCTTCGGCGTTTAGCTCGAAGACAATAACGTCTTCCTCTTCAAACATCTGCATATCTGCCTCCTGCTAACTCGCGTTAAACAAGAGACAGATATGTGTCAACACCAGGTGTTACTTGTCCGAGATTGCATCCTTAGTAGCAAAACGTAGCAAGCCGGTCATTACACCAACGCCTGCTAGAATTGCACCATAATGGTCTCCAACGAGCCCCTTGATGAAAGGCATGTAGATCTCAACAGCACCCATGACAGTCAGGGCAGTTGAGAACCAAACGGTCTTGGACTTACCTGCCTTGAGGAGCCAATCCTTGGCATTAATACCAAGGCTCTTTAGTGCGTCGAGAGTAGGAATAACGTCGTATGCCATAAGCCGATCTCCTTATTGGGGGACCAGCTATTTACTACCGGCGGGTTTCCTCACCCCGCTCCGTCCCGGATATATTCTCCACCCTTCGATGGATCTCGGCTCATATGTCCGAGTTACCCGCTTGGGACATTGCTCCAGACCCTGAGGATCTCAGCAGTAAAGAGTGAGGGCTAGTTGGTGACCTGGGGGTTCATCATAGCAAGATAACCCAGGACGTCCGGCCCTCGTATTCTGTTTAGCAAGAGGACTTCTAGGCGTCAAGCCCTTTAGGCTGAACCCCTACAACTAAGTCCAAATAATCCAACGCAGCTTTGACGGTCATTCCCAAGCCCCGTAGCTTGGCAAAGACATCTGCTTCGCTGATCAAGGATGATCTATAGAGGTCAATTAACGTGACGATGCTGTATCGTTGACCAATTGGAAACTGGACATCGTCGATTGAATCAGTATCAGAGCTTTTTGGCTTATAATGGATCATTGCCGTGCCTCGCACTGGACGGATCCAATATAGGCTTGCGCAGCTGGCAAGCTAAATTCAAGCCCGTGTAGGACTTGAAGCAGAGATAGTCTATCGCCATTGGTCTTATAGGACTCAGTGGCTCGATCTAGAACGTGTCTTTTAACTGACGCAATTCTACTTTGCGCGAAACTAGTCTGCATGTCTACTCCCCTCCAAAGGAAGACTTGCAACCCTGCGGGACTATTTTAGTCCTCGCAGTGCGTATAACATTACACGAGCAGTTTATCTACGTTAATTTTACGTTAATATCCAAATACTTGTCTTTGGAGGCGGGAGTGGGATTTGAACCCACGACCTTCAGCTTATGAGGCTGACGAGCTACCAAACTGCTCTATCCCGCAAGTGCAACCCGTTGGAATCGAACCAACATCCTCGGCTTTTCAAACCGGTGCCTGAACCATCACGGCCAGAGTTGCATGAGTTGGGAGAGGGTCACCCCTCTCCCTTTTCGAACTTTGCTTTCAGCTGTTCGTAGAGCTCTCGCTCTGCGTCTAACTTTGCTGCCTTCCTTCGGGCATTGGCCTGACGGCGCTTTTCCTGAGAAGCAGCTTGCTTGGCTCGTTGAACCTTGAGCTTTTCGAGCCTAGCATTATATTCATCGTCATTTTCCAGACGATTAACACCAAGTCGAATAGTTATCGAACAATCGTCGTAATACCAGTCAGTCTCCACAAAAAGGGTTAAACCCTTGCCGTATTGCTCAACTAGCTCATCAATCCTATATAGCTGGTCTATTTCTAGATTTGCTATCTGATTGTTGATTTCGAGACGTTCTAGGTCCTTTTCTTTCAACAGTTCCATACTTTCCTCCTTGCTAAAATCAATCCTTAGCTTGGAGGTATTCTGTAGTGTTGGAGGCCCCAGTGGGAATCGAACCCACGCAGATCCGCTTTGCAGGCGGTCACATTTCCCATTCTGTCATAGGGCCAAGGAACAGATCAATAAAACGACACTAGCAACTTCTCACCAGTGACCCGCTTGTATAACCTGTCACACACCATAGTAGCAATCAGGTTATCAACTGTCAACAACTTAAAAGGATGTTTGGGTTCCTTACCATCAACAAAGTGACCAACATCTCGAGTGCCACAATAGACAGTCTTGATGTTGTGTTCTCCTAACAGCTGGGAACAGCTACAACCTTTACGGGATGACATATGTGGATCTTTGTCAGCATTAAGGCTACAAGGTTCCAAGGTCGTGATCATCACACAATCGTCGGGTATGGATCCATAAAGCTTGAGAGCCTTCTCGATACAATCACGTTCTGCGTGAGTCCAGAGGTTACCTTTACGGTAAGAATGTCCCCAAATAGGCGGACGTCCAGGAATGATCAACCAGGCACCTACATGGCCTCTAGTTTGACGAAGGCCATAATGATATGTGTTTGGGTTAAGCATGATTGCCACATATGCTTCAACCAACTTTACCGTTACAAAGGTTACATTCACCTATACGATCTCCTCTTGCTAGAAAAACACTAGCAGGAATGGAAGATTTCGCAACCAAATTTTGGAGCGGGTAGTGGGAATCGAACCCACCTCATCAGCTTGGAAGGCTGAGGTAATCAACCAATATACGATACCCGCAAGTGAGGGGTATTTCACCCCTCAGGCAATCACTTAATGATCGCCGAAATTGTTTTGCCTTCAGCAATGCCGGTCAGTGTTTCAATGAACCCGCCGATTGCACCACCATTGCCATTAATCAGCCCCATGACTTCATTGGCCGCATCGACCATTGAATTCTTAGCCAAGACATCTAGGTTTGCTATATTGAGCATCTCTTCTGCCTTAGTCAAAGCAGTCTTAGCAGAATTAACTGCCGAAGTTATCTGATTCACTGCAGATGCTGCCTGGTTGGCTACATTTGTTGCTTGACCCAAAGCAGATGCCGCAGCATTGACTTCACCTACAATAACATTCAGGGCTTCACCTGCTACGTTATCAGCTTGTGTTGCTTGCTCTAATGCCGCTGCTGTATTGTTCACAGTCTGCTGTAAGGAATCAATAATACTCTGTTCCGAACCATTTGTGATAGCAGCCGCGAGGTTTGCTTCAGCTAGTGATTTAGCCGAGGCCGCATCATTCTTTGCCGCTGCGGTAAGAGCCTTAGCAGCTTCCTTCTTGACCTTCTCGTCAAGCTTAATGGCATGGACTGCTGCCTTCACCGTCTTGGCTTCATCAGCAATTTTCTGCTCTGCTAATTTAGTGGCTTGTTGGGCAACTTTACCTGCATGGTCAGCCAGCTTTGTTGCTTGATCCGCAATAGCATTCGCTTGGGCCGCTACTGAGGCTACTTGTGCCGTCACAGCATCTTCCAATGACTGAGCGGCGTTGCCAATCATGTTAGCAACCTGAGATTGTAGGCTACCAGCTAGATTCCCAAGTAAGCCAGAGGTATCAAGATGCTGGAGTGACTTGAATGTGTTATAGCCGGGAATCATACCCATTAGCTTCTTGAGCATTGTCTGCCCAACTGAACTAAAGTTATAAGTCCTCAAAGAGGCGGCAACGCTTCCCACTGTTACGGGATTTGCGGCCAGACCAGCTACTAACTGAGAAACGCCAGCATACTGGGCAATAAGGTCGTCATCGACCCTATCTAGACGGGCATGAATTGCCTGCAACTGAGTGTTGAGATTATTGTCTGCCATATCATCCTCTTATGTTTTATTTTTAGGATAATAACAAAACTGGCAACCAGTTGTCTATATGAGAAACACTTGCCCGACCCCTGCCTCGGCTCTTCCACCCCACAGGGTGACTGTTTTACCTAACTACTAAACTAATCAAATGTTTCAGAGCGGGTAGCGGGAATCGAACCCGCCTCAGTGACATGGCAAGCCACTGTAATCAACCAATATACTATACCCGCATTTTATATGCGTGTCTCATTTGTACCAATTCTTGATTGGTAACTACATGCACTTTCACATCTGGTATATAGACCATGAACCATGCTGCGCTAATGAGAAACTGGTTCATAGATACTCCAAATGTTTAGTCTTGAGGTCCGTAGCCGCGATCCTGTTCTATGCTACAATCTACCTACCGGGATACCTTCCCAGTGCCTCGCCATTACGCGATGGAGACTTACTGCCTCCTGGCTGCACCAACCCGTTCCTATAACTGGAGAATTGCCAGGAACTGTTTGGCTTGCTGGCTTAATCACGGTGGTCTCTTCCCTTACGGACAGCTATGCCGCCTCCCACTCGTTCTCCACGCCAGTCGCGAACTTCCTCAAAGCCTTTCGACCCTGCTGTAGCTCGACCTGCAAGACTAGTAGGCCCTAAGTGAATCGAACACTTGTCAATCCCTAATCAGGGGACCGCATTACCACTATGCTAAGAGCCTATATAGACGTTATGTCTGAGCGGGCAATGGGGCTCGAACCCACGACATCTTCGTTGGCAACGAAGTGCTCTACCACTGAGCTATGCCCGCATTGTTTGTTCACTATAAAGGAACAATTATTGGAAATCAATATTCTGGGGTGACCGGCGGGAATTGAACCCAGCACCTTCGGCTTCACAGGCCGCTATCCAGAACCGCTAGACCACGGTCACCATGACTCACATGGGATCACCCGTGCGAGCATTTACGATCTTTGCCCCTGCGAAGACCGCTACAGCGCCACTCTCTCCGCCTTGGAAGTAGGCATCGTAGCCTTGCTTCTGGAGCTCATTGAAGAAGGGAGGCAGCTTATCCATCTCTCCATAATATTCATCAATCTCTTCATCACTGGGATAGTAGGGATTATGAACATCAATGTAGCAGGGATAGATTATCGCATCTGCGCCATAGATCCTCTTGCCCCACGTAGGGAGATCCGAGAACCACAGCCCGGCAGCTGAACGTTTGAAGGTTGTGATCCCCTCCACGTTACTGCCGTGATACATTACATCCTTGAACTTGGATGCAGGAAAAGGGTTTGTGATAAAACCCTCAGATTCGTCTATGATGTCTTGCCAGCGCATCACATATTTATCAGTGGACTTGTGGGGAATCGAACCCCAATCAATCGCCGTTACCCCTTACCCTCATTGACCTTTCTGCAAGGCGATTACATCGAGGGGTCAAGCCCGTTATATTTCTATAGTAAGGAACCACACAAATAAACCAGTAGCTGCTAACCATATAAGAATAGTCGCATACCTAATCAGGTGTAATGGTGTGATACCCTTGGATTCCTGTTGGACTCCTGGAATGGTTGCGATCAAAGACATGCCTGCGATAGCGCAAAAAGGCATATACAAAAATATTGTTACTAAGATCTTAATACCAATCATATTCCAATATTATAGGAATATGCCCAATTGTCAAGCGACCTGTAAGGGAATCGAACCCTCCTCGTTCCGTAGACAGCGGAATCGCCTCACCAGATGCGTAACAGGCCATAGTCGGTGGAGAATAGGGGACTCGAACCCCTCACCTTTTGTCTGCCAGACAAACGCTCTCCCAGATGAGCTAATTCCCCAAGGCGTAGCAATTAAACAAGTCATCCTCACGGGTAGACTTATCTCTGTAGACAGAGATCAGCCAATATTCAATTGCTACTGGATGCCCCTCGAGGGATCGAACCTCGGTTACAACATTCAAAGTGTCGTGTCTTACCATTAGACGAAGGGGCAATGGAGGAGAGCATGGTAGTCGAAACCAAAGGCTTTCGCCTCCAATCCGTTTCCAGCGGATGGCAAGTGACCTGCTTGCGTTACTCTCCATGTTGATGGTCCGACATATGCAACCATCTGCTGTCTGTTTCATGACAGGCTTTAACCTACTGACCCGAGGGAGTTCGGACGTTTAGGAGGAAGGCTGCGTAGTCGAAACGCAAGGATTGGTTACCTCATCCGGAGTTCGAAACCGGTGTGGCACCCTGGCCACTTAACCTTCCATTCGGGATGACGAACCATCCTTTAGTGTTTGGAGCAGGAATCGAACCCACATCAACCAAGCTTCACGCGAGGCGCCTAACCATTCAGTCCATCCAAACATAAGTGACCTGAGCAAGTAAATGCGGCGAGGGGTGAATCGTAAAAGGATAACCCTCAATGCTTCGGCTCAGGTCTCAGCTGGGGAACCAGGATTCGAACCTAGATCACTCCTCTAAGTTACTTGAATCATCAAGTTTCTTAGTAGCTTCCTCAATTTGTTTCTTAAATGATTTAAGAAGAGAGTCGCCTAATTTCTTGGCCTCTGGAAGATTTGACCACTTCTTTTGCCAGTCTTTAACTTTCTTCTCTACTTCGTCGTAAATCCGAGTGCCGTTGATCTTTTCAAGTTCTTTAGTAGCTTTTGCTAGATTCTCTAAATGTTTGATTAGATCATCCATACCCTTAACTGACATTACTTTCTCCCTTTATTTTTAAGGAGTTTAGCAAGAAAGTAAGGATCTAGCCAATAAAAGATTTAGCCTTTTCAATCCAATTCTTAGAATTCAAGCATACCTCTTTCCAAGGCATACGCAGAACTTTCCAACCGGATTGTTCTAATAAGACATTTTTAGCAATGTCTCGAGCTTTCTGAATTTCACAGCGTTGATGCTGCTCGCCGTCAATCTCAATACAAAGCTTGATATCAGGCCAAGCAAAATCCAAGCTAAAGCGCCCAAATGGCATTTCTCGGATATAAGACTTATTATCAAATTCGTTTTCTATGACCTGAATAAACCACTTTTCAGGGTAGCTAGGCTCATTGTTCCATCGGCTTTTACCAATATTCCAAGCCCGACCTTCTTCATGAGCAACTTTCATACTCTCAGAGATCTTAGTCTTAATATCGTCAGTCATTTTGCCAATATTTGGATTCTTAGCACGGGCTATCTTTACACCTGCGCCGGCAGAACGAGCTACAAATTTCTGAGCCTTTTGAGCTTTGAAAATTGTAGCACTCGACATTCCGAATTTAATCCGAACCTCAGCTAAACTGTGACCCTGGTCATAAAACTTTTGAATATCTTCCCAACAATATTTGCTCATGCCATATTTAGCACAGCCGGCTCTCTTACCGCTAGAGGATACCCCAATGTTGACGAGCAAGTTTAAGCTAAGGGGTGTGGATTCGAAACCACTGCTCAGAGTGTTAGTCTAAGTTTTAACCGATAACCCTTAACATTCGGCTCATCTGCTGTCTATGATGGAATCGAACCATCTTCCTTTCCATCACTCCCTTGTCGTCCACGTTACCAGGGAATCGAACCCTGCAAGGTTATCGGATCGCTCTTCCAATGAGCTAATAGACAATATGGCTCCTGAGGAGGGACTCGAACCCCCAACTCTCTCGTTAACAGCGAGGCACTCTACCATTGAGTTACTCAGGAATGGCACTCTCGAGAGGACTCGAACCTCCTCACTGGCGTTCGTAGCGCCGGGTCCCATCCAGTGGGCAAGAGTATGAAAGTATCAGTGAGCGCCGTGGGGATTGAACCCACCTAGTTCTGCTTGTAAAACAGATGTCATCACCAGATGGCTAGACGCCCATATGTTGGTACCTGATGACGGGATCGAACCGCCGGCCGCTCCCGTGTAAAGGGAATGCTCTACCGCTGAGCTAATCAGGCATGTGACCTATATCTATTAGGTCTTGGTGGGAAGTTGCAGAGTCGAACTGCGCGCCGAAGCCGGTGGGTTACAGCCACCTTACCCCGTCCCGGGGCTGAAACTTCCCATGTTCTCTTTATAGAGGAACAAGACATCAAAGTCATTATTCGTAGCCCCACCGGGGCTCGAACCCGGTTTACCGCCTTGAAAGGGCAGCAGCTTACCCATAGAAGATGGGGCCATGGTGCTGTCTAACAGCTTGGTGGACGATACAGGGCTCGAACCTGTGAAACCTCTTCCATGTCAAGGAAGCGCTCTACCAACTGAGCTAATCGTCCATGTTATTCCCAAAATCGAGGTTGGGATACCTTTTCTTCGAGAATCTTCCCATTGCTGTCGAGACCACGCTTACCATGAGATTTATAAATCTCATTAACTGCGGCCTTGATCCTCAGCCTAGGAAAGTCCTTGATAAACAGAGTAAGTTCATACCGGAGATGATCATCTCTGCCGCCACCGCTGCCAGTGTTGATACCAATACATCTTAGGTGATCAGTTTCAACAAGGCGATTAGCCTTTAGCTTGCCCTTAGGGAAGAGATGAATTTTACCCCTCCATCCAGCTTCAGCAACGTGTGGATTATCTTTAGACCAACCAGTATGCTTTTGACCAAGAGGCGCAGCATGGGTTGTAGAACATTTGTGATCAAAAAGCAGAGGATCAATCACAAACACTACCCGATCTTCCTCTGTGGGAATATAGGGCTTCCTAGTTGGGAAATGAGGGCCGAAGTGAAGAGCAATCTTTACATAATGCTCTGTCAACCAAGCAGCAATCTCATCCGTTGTTCCCAATTGATAAAGGGGAGCCACGAACTCATCGAACTTAGCAGCAAGGCGGGCCTTCTCGCGTTTGAACTTCTGTTCGGTACGGACCGACCTGAGGTGCTTGCGATATGCTGCTGGATCTTCAAACAGCTTGCCAGTCCAGGGACACTTATCAACGGTGACTTTCATGCCACCCTAATAGCAGTCTAGTATCCAGTGTCAAGCATGTTGCGGGTATGAGAATCGAACTCATCTACGTGGCTTATGAGACCAGGCTGGAACCACCTCCAGTCGAACCCGCGAGTGCCAAGGGTCGGGATCGAACCGACATCGTGAGATTTTCAGTCTCCTGCGTGAACCATCATTGCTACCTTGGCATGGTCTGGCCGCTACCCAGTGGATTATACTTGACCCTTATGGTCTGGCCTAACCCAGGCGCTGCGCGGTCCCACAAACTTTTGAAGGTCTGCTCGATATTTAAGGAGCCCAGGGAGTAAATGGGCTCCAGGATTCCAAGGCATCTTGGAAATCTTTGTGCGAAGTCGGAGAATCGAACTCCGTTAGCCGGCTTATGAGACCAGTGCGATGACCATCACCGCCCACCTCGCATGTGAGAGAAGCTCGAAACTCTCAAAGTTGATTTGCTACGCTGGATCAATCTTCACACCTAAGTGCTGAAAATCCTCGATAAGCTTTTGGTATCCCCTGTAGGAGTCGAACCCACGTTAACAAGGTTAGAACTTGTCGTGCTACCGTAACACTTAGGAGATATTTTATCTATATAGACAGTTTCAATATTATTGCATTAATTCTATTACCCTTAATAGCAATAAAGAACCGACCGTCTTTTTCTTGTCCGAAACAAAAAGGTATTTCAGCAAGGTCAAGATAGACAATCAATCTATCCATCATATCCTTTTGACTGTCTGTGATCCATTCTCCTCCGGGCATCCCCCAGGGGCCATCTTTGATTATACCCTGGACCAATTCCGAAAAATACACAGGTATGTATCCTTCAGGGATTATTAGGTCATAAGACAATAGAACAGGAAAATGTTTCCAAGACCTACGAGTTTTACTTAAATGAAGATTGAATCTTCGGTTAAATTCGATTCTAAATTCCGGAGCCGATTCGCACATAATAGATATTTAACAGACTGTTGCTAGTTTGTCTATATTGCAGGGGTAGTAGGAATCGAACCCACAAAGACTGGTTTGGAGCCAGCCATGATACCATTTCATCATACCCCTATGGTAAATTCCCGGAGATTTTCACTCCGACTAACCGCTCGATGCGATCGTGCTCGGCGGGTTAGAGCCCTCCTCCTTACACTAGGAATTTAGGAGGCCCAGAACGAATTGAACGTTCACTACTGGCTATTCACACCAGCTTGCTACCACTACAACACAGGCCCGTCCACGTGCTGGGAATCGAACCCAGATCCTCTGGGTGGAACCCAGTATGCTAAACCTAACATCATTAGTGGATGGTGGGTGAGTATGGAGTCGAACCATTCCCGTGAGGCGCGGTTTTACAGACCGCTTGCTAGAACCGCTAGCTTTACCCACCCATGTGTATTAGAGGACGCCGAGGGAATCGAACCCTTTAACGAAGGCTTAAAAGGCCCTTGCCGTCCCAGACGACTTTCGTTTCAACGTCCATGTTGAGTCAGGGTGAAGGGACTCGAACCCCCACGATGTCCTCCTTCCAAAGGAGACAGCTTACCAATTAGCTCACACCCTGATGTGACTTTGTTGGTCGTTCTACCAAGATTCGAACTTGGATCTGCCGATTATCAGTCGGATGCACTACCATTGTGCTATAGAACGAAGTTGATGAGCAAGTGTTGAGCAGGACCGTTTACTAGCCACCGCGACCAGACCCATAAAGTGGATCTGCTGGGAGTCGAACCCAGATCGTTTGATTCAAAGTCAAAGATAACCCTATTCTATCGGCTCATCGGTGCCTGTGGTGGGGGTCGAACCCACGCTGGATGCGTTCTGAACGCATTGCCTCTACCTTTGGGCTACACAGGCATGTTGTGTGGTGCTCCACCTGGGACTCGAACCCAGACCTATACGGTTTTTGAATCCGCTGCCTCTTCCAATTGGGCTAGTAGAGCATCGGGCATATATGCCCTTTGGTGCTCGGAGAGGGGGTCGAACCCTCGCTGGATACGTCCTCAACGTATTGCCTCTACCTTTGGGCTACCCGAGCATTACGAGGCGTCAATATTAACGACCTTTACTCTTACCTCCCGGAACGGTTATGCGGGCGGCCTCGTATCTGTGCTCCTAAGAGGAATCGAACCTCTGCTCCATCCGTACCAAGGATGTGTGCTACCATTATCACTATAGGAGCATGTTGATTGTGTCAACGCCTGACTATGAACTCTTTACAATTAGCCGAGTTCGTAATCCAAACAATGCGGTCTCTCGAAATCTCTTCCTCGAAGACCTCAGCCTTAGCTTTCTTTTCATCGTTGGATTCTTTATTCCACTTGCTATCTCGCATCAAGTCTGCCTTCAAGTTATCACCGTCAGTGATATGTTGGCGTGCCTTGTTGTAGATATTGTAATATTCAGGCATCTCTTTGTTGCGGACATAATAACGTCCACCAAACTTCAAAAAGCCAGTCGCTTCATACTTTGCGACCAACTTGTCGATCTCTTCCTCAGGCGTTTCCGGCTTGAGAAGTGATTTCCATTCCAATCCGTAACGCAAACCGGCGAAGAGCTCAGCAGTTCGTTTGTCAGAGGACCAAGAATGCAGGATGCCTTTTTCCCACGACTTGAAGGAGTCATCTTTAATGATGCCACGGTACAATGTGATCGTCTCTGGCAGCATCTGTCTAATTGGCTCGAACGCTGTGTGTATTTCCTGAGCAACCTCATCATTGGCCGCGATATGCTGCTCTAGAGCACCACCAGTCCAATTAGCAGTTTCCCAGTGGTCAATAGCCGACTTTGCGTCATGGCTTAATGCTTGGTAGGCTTTCTTTGCCATACCAAAGACATCTGACTGTGGGGCTCGTTCTAGGATCTCACTGTAGCGCATAATCCTATTTATGTAGCTGGTGCGGGGGTCGAACCCGCGCTTGATGCGTCCTAAGCGCATTGCCTCTACCATTGGGCTAACCAGCCATGGCGGAAAGCTAGGTACTCGAAACCTAAGCCTTGCGGCTCGCACTCCTTAGCAGGGAGGCCCAGCACCTAGCTGGTCAACTTTCCATTGGCCGGTCTCTCCCTGGTGTCACGCCATTATGAAGAGCTCTTCCGGCTTACGAGTTGCTAGCGTCGCAGAGCTCGTGAATTACTTTTTGGCGACCTTGACGGGGATCGAACCCGCCTCACTCCGTAGACAGCGGAGCAGCCTCACCAGATGCTTCCAAGGCCATTTAGTCTAATGGGCAAGTGTTGCCGAGGATGTTTTTCCTGCTCTACCAACTGAGCTATCTCCCCGTAAGTGTGAGTGGGGAGAGTTGGATTCGAACCAACGACACGGAGCGTTTCAAGCGATAACCCTTGACTATCGGCCCATTTGACTGTGGAGCATATGGGAATCGAACCCATTCTTCCGCGTTGCAAGCGCAGAGTCTAAACCCATTAGATGCCCCATTGGTTCTCTGCTCTCAGAGTGTCAAGCCTGATCTGGCGGCTTTCCCTGCGTGGACAGTCTGGGGTTCGAACCCAGGACCTACGGTTTAAGAGACCGTCGCTGCTACCGACTGAGCTAACTGTCCATTGGGGCATAAATGCCCTTTGGGGTGAAGGACGGGAATCGAACCCGCGGCATCCAGGACCACAACCTAGCGTTCTACCATTGAACTACCGACACCATAAAGAACTAGTGTGCTTCTACGCCAAAGAGGGATATGGGCAGACAACCATCAAGCTGCCAACCCTCTCACTTTCCGGTTTATCCCGTGCCACAGGTCTTACCCTTTTACCGGGAGACATTACGCAGCAGTCGGGCCTTCGCCTCACTCATTATAGGATGGCTGCTTCTAGGCCAACCTCCTAGTTCTTGGATGCCCGACTAGGGTTCGAACCTAGAACCTTCTGAGTCAGAGTCAGACGATCTACCAATTGATCTATCGGGCAATGTTTGGTGACCCATGGGGGAATTGAACCCCCGTTCTCGCCTTGAAAGGGCGCGCTCTTAACCACTAGAGGAATGGGCCATGTAGGTTTAGATGCCCCTCGAGGGATCGAACCTCGGTTGTTGGTTTCAGAAACCATTCTCTTACCATTAGAGGAAGGGGCAATATTAGGGATATTTAACGACGCGTACCCTTGAGATCGTCGCAACATAAAGTTGGTAGCCCGACGGAGGATCGAACTCCGTTTGCCGCGCTGAGAACGCAGATTATTACCAATATAAGACCGGGCCATGGTCAAGTTTGAGCCGGCCGCCTGCCAGCGGAGCCGAGGAAGTGGCAGCTTCCAACAACGTAGCCGCTTTTCCTTCGCGACTTTGCCATTTCTTGGAGGACTAGGTGGGGTTCGAACCCACAAGGGATATTATCCGTCGCATTAAGAGTGCGGTGAGCCAACCAATTGCTCAACTAGTCCAAGAGCTGATTCACAGCTTAGAATTATTCAGCGTGGGCAAAGGGGTTTGAACCCTCACAAACAGTTGGGAAGACTGTCATGCTACCGTTACATCATGCCTACATGGTCAACGGGCAAGTGGCGAAGAGGATGTTTTTCCCGGCTTTACCAATTTGCCTATCCCCCGTCAAATGAGCACAAGTGCTGGTCGGGGGAGGAGGACTTGAACCTCCAAACAGGGTCTCCTAATGACGATAACCCTCAATCAATCGGCCCGTTGGAGCTCTAGAGAGGACTCGAACCTCCTCACCAGCCTTCGCAGGGCTAGGTCCCATCCAGTGGGCTAGAGCATGTTTGGTCCCAGGGGCACACCACTTGAGCAGTTAATTACTCTGCTCGTGAAGGCTTAGTAGGAGGTTCCGGCTGATGATTTCAGTCTCCAACGGCCCCTGGAATAATATTGGTCGCGGTGACAGGACTCGAACCTGCAATCTCTTGTTCCCGAAACAAGCGTGATACCACTTTCACTACACCACGAAATAGCCCTATGACAACTTTCAGGGCTTGTTGTCTCTGGCTCCCAAGGAGGGACTCGAACCCCCACGCTTTCGCACCTGGTTAACAGCCAGGCGTATCTACCAGTTTCACCACTTGGGAATGATTTGTGGGCAAGTTGAGGATTGGACGTTTTCGGTGCTACCACTACACTACAGAGTCATTGCTGACTCTGCTAGGACTCGAACCTAGCCTCGCTTTTTTCAAGAAAGATAACCCAAGCCATTCGGCCCACAAATTCAGTCGGGATAACAGGGTTCGAACCTGTGACCTCATGTCCCCCAGACATGCGCGCTACCACCTGCGCTATACCCCGATGTTAACGGAACTTCATACCGAACAAAGTGTTACCGCGCCGTTTGCGGGCTTTCTTCTTCGACATTGTTCCTCTGTTAATGGTCTTTGGAGACCATTGTGATTTATCATGCTCTGCATTTACTGTTGCCAGTGATGGAGCATATTCATTGTCTTTTAGCATCTTCCGATGCCTACTTTTTGCTGTCTTCTTATACATTTGTAACCGATCAATGAGGAGTGATATCGTTCTCCTCAGTCGACTAAGCATGTTACCACACTTTGTCAACTCTTTTGGATTGCTAGGACGAAGCCTTCACAATCCCAGGTGGTCGTATAAGGATATCGACCACCGCCAACCCAGCCGTAGCTAGTTAGCTCTCCTTTTTACTCCGGGGGTAATTTAACCGCCCCGTTTCATCCGGCTCATGCGCCCATTCAGGTTTATTTAAAGTGGCTATCCCGCGGTCTCGTTCCGCACTTACCACTTGACACTTCGTAAGTTCCTTGTTACATTTACTTACGGAGTAGTCTGGATCATTACGTTACCGTAACATCTCCGATCTGTGTTTAGCAGCTTCTAAATCCGCTGTCAACAATTATTTTTGCTGACCTCTAAATTTATTTTCTGCTGTCGTTTCCGACGGTTAGTGTTGAATAAAAAAGCCCCGGAGTTTCCTCCGGGGCTTTGTTTCTCTGGATTGTTGGAAGACCTTAGTCTGTCCATCCTTCCTGGGAAACTGCCCCGGTCATATCAAGCTTATAATTGCTTTCTGGACGGGCTGGAATTGTACCGCTACGCTGCGACCATTCGGTGCCCATAGCGACGACGGTAAAGGATGCAGCTTTCAAGCTGGCCTTTCCGCATAGCATATGAGTTCCTTGGTTCAACATAGAAAGTCTCAATTCCTTTTCAATTTCGTGGACACCGTTGTGGTGACCGCTCTATTTATTATGCCATTCAGTCTAGCTGTCAAGCACAAATTTCGCCACGCTGTAGAAAAAGTTTCCTACGTTGTGTTCGGACTGTATAATGCAATCCTACTAAGAAAGTTGCAGAAGCGTCAATTTATTTTTCAACGTTTCTACTTTCAGTGGAGAATGTCGGACTCGAACCGACCACCTCATGCTTGCAAAGCACGCGCTCTCCCAGATGAGCTAATCCCCCAATAACTTTATGCTACCAACACTCCCGAACCCTCTCGGTAAAGCCGTGCTTCTCACTTGGCGTTTGTTAGCATAGGACGTTGCCGCCCTTTAGAAGCGTTTAGCAAACTGCTTCTTCGCTTCTATTTATACTTTATAAGCGCAACCGAACTAATAAGCAATAAAAATGTTCAATTCTTTTTACTGCTCGTTTCAGCACCGAATTGCGTTAACGTGCCTCTATATAAGCAAGGACTTTAGACCACGTCAACATCTTTTCTGAAAGTAATACCACTACCACGTTGTTTTGTATCTGAACCAACGCTATCTTACGAGCATCTTTCTCCATGAGGTATGGATTCTTAGGATCGAGATACACATTATACGATGAGAGATAGAAATCGGGATAGTATTTTCGATTCACACCAGTGTCATCAGTCCACGGCAAAGGAGCAGGTCTCGTCCAAGAGATTCCATTTGCATCTAGCTCTTCTGCCATTTTTAGCTCATAGCTACTATCAAGAGCTATACCGTTGTATATAATCTGTCGCCCAAAATTTTGTCCACCTAAACCTCTCCGCTTGGCATGGTCAGACATTATTTGACGAGAGGTATCACTAAACTGACGTGGATACTTCTGGTTATTAAGAACCATAGCATCACTTCGAGATAGCGAGTTAAACAAACCTAGCTTACTAGCTTTGCTTAGGCTTTTAGTAGATGTATTGTAAATCTCACAGAGCTCGTTCCAACTCTTACCGGAGTCATACGAAGCTTGTATAGCAGACCAGTCGTAGTCTTTCAGGAGAAGTCTAGGCATTTGGATCTACTTACGGTTCTAAAACAGATTAAGACCAAAATAAGTGAGAACTGGCTTCCATATAAAATGACTTGTTAGTTTTGTGGTCAGAAGCCATAGCATACCGACAAACAAGACAAGAATAAGAAATAGTAGCCCACACATAAACCTAATCACAATATTAGCCATATGCGCCTGAGCTTGACCTTTAGGATCCGTCAACTTTATTAGATCCTCTAAACCAATTCGCTCCTCAAACTTCTTTATTTGAGGCTGAATTGCTTCAAGGGTTGTATCGGTTATAAAAGAAGCCGGTGATTTAGGCTTTGGCATTGTTGGATAGAAAACAAACCAACGGAAAATCCTAAGAGACTGCCAGATGAAGGCAGTTATAAAATTCGACCATAGGATTAGCTTAATAGGATCAATAATAAACGCCTGAAACGGACGATCTAAGAATGCCCGATTCCAATTCTTCAGGATAAATTTCTCATGCTCTGAAACTTCCTTTAAATGTTTGCGCCAGAAGCTATCATCGTCCACGTTCATGACGTTGTAAAGCCCTTCTCGTGAAACTTAGCCGCGACAGTTACCAACTTAGCAAAGGGAACCTGAATTGTTGCACGACCACCGCTCTTGCAATGCTCGATGATCTTCTTAGCTTCACGGATATGACAGCCCGTAATATCTCTGATCATCATTGCTAGGCCAGACGTGTCCGTCTTACCATCATGCTTGTGGATCGTCAGTTCCGCCATAAACTTCTTCCTTGTTGTAGATCGCATAGCCGACTACCAGGAGTAGACTAAAGCCGAGATCTAAAATCATTTCCCACATAGGGGTTTCTCCCCTTATAAGTAAAGTATGCGTATTAGAGACTTCATTTTAGAATCTTGGTGGAAAGACCTCGATCCTGGTTTCTTGTCCATGATGGGCTATAGTAGTGAGGAACCTGCTGCTGAGGCAGAAAACCACGACACTTTGGCTCAAGACGTGAAATCAATTCGATCTGTTCATCAACCCAAAAAGCTCTAACGCTTCTCGGGTTTAGATTCAATATCCTTTGCTGCCTTTCGCGCTTCTGCTCTCGCGGTTGCTTCGCTGCCAGTTTTCGCGTGGTGGCAAGGCTGACATAATGTCTGAAGGTTCGGCAATTCCCAATAGCTCATATCACCCTTTGCTTCAATCAAGGGCTTCTTGTGATCCAAATGCCAGACGTCTTTACCGCTCTTGGAGCATTGGTGACCACACGTTACACAAACACCTTTGTCGCGCTTAAACACTGCTCTACGGGTAACTGCGGGCCAGGCTACTAGCTTGTAGGCCTTCACGCAACTAGGGTGCCAGTTGGCCCTCTTATTAAGCGTCTTGTTATCAGCTTTGAAAATCAGCTGACCACACCAGCGACATTGACCCGGAAGTGGATCATGGTAGTGAGGAGGTTTGGGTGGAACTCTATGATCTGCCATACCTCCTATTTACCTAGAAGTCGTCCTTGAGATGATGAACTGCAGGGAATTGCTTCAGAGAAGTCATCTTCAGTGCCAGCTGATATTGCTTCCAAGCTTGAACGACCTGCTCACTTGCCTGATCTTCACCCGTAATCGTTGGCGCGAGATCCATCCAGACCGCATCTTCGGCAACAGGGCGAGGATTATATCCATATGTGATACGAGGTTGGAAGAGCTTGCGATCAATGATCAGCTTCTGACCATAATCATAACACTTGCCTTCATCCAAACCCATAAGGTAATCTGGACGACGTAGATATTCTTCAACCACGTAGTCAATTTGTGACGAATCGTAGATTGCCGTGCGACTGACAATAAGGTAGACATCATCGTAATGAACTGAACCATTTACGATATCGCGGAGGCAGCGCCCAAAAGAGAATCCTATCTTCATACCACCTTTATGCGGCAAGGCAGGACTCTACGTCAATTTAATCTCGATCTTCATCCAACCACAAGCCGATCACAGTCTTGGACTTTCCGCCCATGTAGACTTCAACCGCATAAGCTTGCTCTTCGCAATAATCCTTATTGCCCTTGTAGCAGACTTCCGCTTTTACGGTCGCCACAGGATATTCTTCAGCCTGATAGTCATCAGTAGGTTGACTGATGTGGAAGGGGCAACCTATCTTTGCTGCTGTGGTTCTGCGGGTATTGAGATCGGTAATACCGGCCAGCTTATCAACGGTTGCCTTATCAGCTGAGTTGCAGATGTAAACGCCTTGATTCACATCAACGGTGTCTGCCTCGTAGGCAAAGCTAGGAGCGACACTAGCGAGCAGAAGAATCGTCGCGATCATAGGTTATCCCCTATACCTCTATTGTAATACCCTGCGACGACCAATCAAGCACTTCTTGCCCGGCTAGCAGCCCTGAAGCGTTTGGTCATGCTGGAGCGCGCATTGGCCACCTGCTTCGCATGTATGGCGCGTTCGTTCTCCTGCAATTCGGTAAACAGCTGGGGATCATTGAAGATGGCCTGTCGAACTTCAATGGAAGCATTGGCCAACTGGCTGAGCTTTACTCGATAGAACTTACCGGCAGCATCCTGAACCTGGAAGCCGAAGAGCCGGGTATTGTTGGGGTTACGACCCGCAATGGTGTATAGCCGATTGCCAATGTGGACCTTTAGCCCTTTGATCGAGATGTCTCCCTTAGCCTTCATCCGATCCTCAAAATCGTCCGGGACGATAAAGTTCTTGCGAACTGCTCCGAACTTACCAGGCTCGATTCGATGATTGATGAACTTCTCACGAAACTTCCGATATACAGCGCGGAAGAATGATCCGTGGTTGGTTTCAACTTCACCCAACCCCTTGATGGTCAGATGTCTCGCATTATGATCTGCGTCAGGATGTTGGAAGCCGAACCGATTGATATGGAACTGAACAATATGTGCGAGTTCGTGCGCAACTACTACATCAACAAACAACTTCCAATCATTGGTCTGGAAGCCGCCAATCACAGGATGATGGTTGAAGCTCGCATATTCCTTGAACCCGATCAGTTCATGCCGAGTCAGGTCATATGTTGAAACCTTGATCCGGAAGGTGCGCTTGCGCGTTTCGCTTGCTTGGCCAAAGGGCGCGGTCTTAGTGTCTGCGAATTGCAGATCAGTGGAGAGCTTGGGGAGTTTGAACTCTGTGCGAGCCCACACAAGCATTTCAGAAAGGGTCGAATGTGCCTGAGTCTGAATCTGCTGTTGGGTGGGAAGCATTCTGTTCGATCTCCTGTTTCTGCCTACCACTCCTAAATAGCAGAAACAGGGTGAGTGTCAAGAGGAAATTAGAACTTCCTGCTATCCATGTATTCCTTGACCTTGGTTTGTAGGGCAACCATCTCTTCCCTCAGGGTCGATGCCTTTTTCTCGAGCTTGTTGTAATGATCAGATACTAACATCTTATACTCATAAGTCTTAAGATCAAGGTCATCAAAAGAATCGCCGAGAACGTCTTTACTTCTCATTACACCTGACCTAAAATCTTCGGCGCGATTTACCTGATAGCGAAGGGTATAGGAAACAGATGTCACGTTAGCATGTTCACTCTTCAGCCTAGTGTAATCTTCAACATAGGTCTGAATAGCAGCCGGATCCAGATCCTTCCACGAACCCACGTATTTGGTAGAGCCTTTGCCTACTTGATCGTAGTTGAGCTTGAACCAGATAGCGTTCTTGGCTTCTTCAATGGATACGATATGACCATACAGCTCTTCCTGCAGATCGACCTTTGCTAGTTCGTTCTGGAATGGATACTCACTATGTGGGAGGATCGAATAGCGGTTCTTGATACCCTTACGGAGCAGCTCGAGATTGAAGTCGCCCCTCTTCGTGTCCTGCTTATAGCGGTTGCGATTATTCCACCTATCCGTGGAGTGACGTGCGGCTTTGTAGAGGAAAATGAACATACCCTGTTGTAACGAATCCGGGTATCGTTCTGTCAATAAATAGAGTAAAGATTTTTAGGAGGTCCTATGACTGACGCAAACAAGATGCGCGGCTATCTCAAGCTATTTGAGGCAGAAGCACCAGACTACGTGGGCCCTAAGGCCTCCGACACAGTTTCCTACTCAGCTGAACAGACCAAGGGTAAGCTGAGCAAGATCACTGCTTTCTTGAAGTCCTATGACTCAGGTCGTTATACTAAGTTGGGTCGTAACTTGCTTCGTATTACTGAGCTCACAAAGGAAATTAAGACTCTTCAGGATGAAACTAAGCAGGAAGCACGTGAACTAGTTGCTGATCTCTTCCATGCTGAGGATGCTGCCTGCACCCGTGTCGTTGACACAATGGGCTTTGTATTCCATATGAGCAAGGATCCAGAAGCAGTTGGTTCTGTTTCTTATTCGAAGGTTCTGAAAGAACTGGAAAGCCACCTGTCTCCTGAACTCTTGAACGTTCTGGAAACTTTAAAGGCAAAGCATACCAGCGAACCAGTTCAGAAGGCTGCTTCGCTAAAGGCTACCGACAAGAATGCTCCTAAGTCGGTTGAGACCGAAGAATCCATCAGCGAAGGTATCTTGGCTGAAGGCATGTTCGACAAGCTCAAGGGTTTCTTCAAGAAGGTTTATCAGGAAGTTAAAGCTTGGGGCGTAGGCTACGACAGCAAGCTTGACGCACTGAAGGCCGAAGTTGGTATCTCAGAGAGCATTGCTGAGAGTGACGACTGTGATCACGAATGGGTCGAAGGTACTGATGACGAGGGTCATCTAGTCGAACCGGCCTATGATGTCTGCATTAATTGTGGTGCAGTTCAGCACTAAGCTGTAGGGATACGGTGTAGAAGCTTATTCTGTGTATCAGTAAGCTTCCTCAACATCTCATACTTCTTAAAGGCTTCATCACGAACACCCTTGAGGCGAGATACTTCTTCCTCAAGGGTTTTCTTTTCACTTCTAAAGAAGAAAGCCTTGACCCTGCTGAGTTCCAATAAGATCTTCCTCCTAGCAACGTAGGCAATTTCAGCTATGAGGAAATCCTTGAGCAAGCCGCGCAAATGGCCATTGTCTCGAATGACCTCAAATGAACTTTTGTTGAGGACGGCACTTTCGATGATGTGACTCTTTTCCTCATGACCCTCTTCCATGTTGATTGCACGGAGGAGAGTATGATTGTCACACACGAAGGGTTCAAAGGTGCCGTCCCACATTGCCATTAGTTTGCGCGAATCCTTACCATCCAAACATCGGCCTTGACTTCGATGCTCTCGCTCTGGTCTTCTTCATTGACCACTTTGACATGGCGCTTGCGACCATAAACGCCGTAACCATCCTTGGTCGAATCTTCACGGCTAACAATGAACACACCTGGGCCGTTCATAGTCATCGAACCCTCAACAGTGATATTCACACCGCCGAGCATCCGCATACCATCAGGGTTAAGGGTGTCGCCGGGCAGTAGAGCACGACCAGCCAGTTCACTATTGTAGGGATAGTCCTTAACTGGGATTTCATCCTGCTTCAGACCTGCATCATCGAGGGCCTTCTGAACCTCTTCCGGCAGTTCATCGAACGGGGTGAGATCTTCGTCCTCGACCAGATCAGCACCACGGAAGATGCCACGATCACGTTCACCACGTGCCTTAACATCTTGCTCCTTGCGAGCCTGCTCACGCTTGCTCTTCGCAATAGCAGCCTGTTCCGCTTGGTGTTCAGCGCGGGCAGCTTCCGCGTGATCCGAGAGAGTCGGACGGCTCATACCTTCGCCACGACGCTTACGGTCTTCGCCCTCAACGTGAGTAACAGCATCAGCCGAGCCATCACCACGCAGCACGGCCGCGAAGTCTTCAGGGCTGAATGCTTTGCGACCCTGCTTCTTCTCAGAAACATTTGCCTCATGGGCAGCCTGTCGAGCAGCCTTCTCAACTTCATCGACCTGGCCGCCAGTCTTGTGGGCCATGATCGAGTCAATATCGAAGCTACCATCTTCGTTGTGCGAGCCCCTGATGTCTTCGACAAAGACGTTACCATTGTCGGCCTTGGCCTTCTGTGGCACATTGTCGTCATTATAGACGCCCTGAATATCAGGAACGCCAGCTTGGGTCAGCTTTTCCTTGAGTTCGTCGTTGGTCATGGATTCGAAATCAGTATCCTGATCGTCGAAGGACTTCAAGGCATCAATTGCCTGAGTGCGACCATATGCACCAGGAACATTGTTGGCGCCCGGACGTTCACGAGCTGAACGCTGCGCATCAGCACCGCCGAAGGAATCGCCCGACAGTTCGCCTGCCTTGGCCATTTCCTTCATCTTTTCCTTCATCTTACGATCCTCTTCCTTCTCCTCTTCGGAGCGGCGGTCCCAAGGATCACTCTTGTCCAGACCAGTGCGTTCCTCAATGGTCATCGCAGCTTGTTCCGGAGTTTCAGTTGCCAACTGATGCTCGACCTGCGCAACATGGAGCATGTCAAGCTGACGGTCACGCAGGGGCTGGCTCTGAACTTCCTGGATATTCCATTCGGCCCAGAAAGCGTCGCGTTGTGCTTCGTCAGTATGGTAAACAGCGAGGACGCTATGCTTGAAGCCCTTGTAGAATGGGTTCTGCATATGATCGAGGAAGTTGGACGCATAGGTTTCTTCCCAATTGCGTTCTTCCTGTCCCTTGACGGCATCAAGCCATCCAACGAATTCGGCGGTCGTATCAGCAGCACCAACTATTGTGGCGATGCGATTACCGTCGAGCACTTCCTTTGTTCCGTAAAGCATGAATGCTCCTGCTGGTGTGTAGCGCACTCTTGTAGCAGGATAGATTGCTGCGTCAATACCTTTGTGACATTAGGTTAGATCATCGAATGTCAACTGGTAGGCATTTTTGCTGTTTTGAAGGTTCTTCACATTCAGATAGTAGGTAGGGCTACTATTGAGGAAATTGCGCTCATCTTCGTCGTTTTGACGTAGGAAAGCGTCATAGATATCACATTCTGTTGTGCGGCGTATAGGGCGTAGTCTTCCAAAACCATGCTCCAACACAATACCATCAAGTGGCTTCTCAGAGATCCACATCACTAGCGAGAAGTCCTGGGTGTTGGGGAGAATATGGGCACAGGAAACTTTCACACCTCCAAACATTGGAACCCTAAAGGGGAAGATGTGAGTATGACCGGCCAAGATAGGATATTGACCCCAAGTGTCTCGCTGGTCAATTTGTATGGTTGTGATCGAAGTGTCCATAGTTGGCACTCCCGGGGAGATTCGAACTCGCCACATTTCGGCTTAGAAGACCAAATGCCATATCCAATGGCGGGAGCATGTCAGCTATTTAGCTGCGTCTCAGAAAGGGTCTTCGAAAGTTCATAGACCCTAGATAGCAAGATGTAGAACGCATGTCAAAATAAATATGACTATGAGACTCTGGGAACTCCTAGCACCGCGAGCACATAAGCTCAATGAAGATGGAAAGATCGTTCCAGGGGTAAACACTACCTGTGATGTGGGTCCCGGGGAAACCCAACGACAAGCCGCAAAGTTTGGCAACACCCTAGATAGCAAAGGTCGTCCACCGTTGCTCTCGGGAAGCTACGGGGACGACACAGCGCGCTTTTCAGCGAATCAAGGTGACCCATTCTATGGGCCAGATGGCACTCGCTTACCTAAAAATCCTAAGTGGACTTAAGGGCGGACGTAAGTGATCTTGTGGAAGCCCTCATCCAATGTGGGCGCCTGGTATCGCTTCTGCATTGACATCAAGGCAACGTAAGGGACGCTCTTACCTGTTGCCTCTTTTCGAGCAGCCATTCGACGCTTCAATTCAACATCATCGACTACAAAGACTACAGCCTCAACCTCCGTGCCTTCTGGGAGGTCCTTAAAGTAGTCCTTTCGGTTCTTCGCCGACATAGAAGTCCGGTCGATGATGACATTCTTTCCCGCCTTCAAAGCATTCCTATAGGCGTACTTGAACGTCTTGTTGAATTCTCCCCAAGGAGCCTTCGAATGAGCCTCGTCGTATGTCATGCCGCGTTCAGACGCCCACGCATCCACAAGATCATCAGTAGACGCCACTATCCACTCATCAGACGTACCGGCCAAAAACTTTGCGCGCCAGGTGGACTTACCGCTTGCCGGCGGTCCGATGAGAATGATTAGCTTTGCCATACTCTTTGTCTACATAGAGTAGACTTAGGTGTCAACCTCTAACATAACGTTTCCGCAAGTTAGATTCCAAACTATTAAGGAAATCTAAACCGAAACCTGGATTGGCCGCATCCAAGGCATCATAGAGGTGTTGTGGAATATCATTCTCAATATCAGGACAGAGGGAGGCAACTGCTACAGCTACAGCGGCAGCGCTATCTGTATCTCCTCCACGAGTTACTGCGTCCTTAATGATATCCGTTAGCGAATCAAAGGTCGTTACCGCATAAGCCATATAGGCAGAAATGCTGCTGGCTTTGATGCTCGTGCCAAGACCCCGACTATTGAGATTGACCTGTTGCTCCCACTGGAATTCAGCTTCACTACTTGCCCTCCAGTCAGCAGCCATCATGAGCCAGCCAACTAGATCCTTACGATCACCCTTTCTATGAATAAAATAGTGAACGGCTAGAGCTACCAGTTGGGCATGAATAGCCGTCTCCGGATGATGCGTCGTGATTGCCTGAATAGTTGCCGCCATCTTAACCGACGAGAGCGTGGGGAGAAAACCCAAAGGTGCAACGCCCATTACACTACCATTGCTGGTTTTGTTCCTAGTAACCTTCTCTAGGAATCCCTCACCAGTTGCTACACTCTTAAGAAGAGCCTGGAAACCACGACTATATCCTTCACGAGGATCAGTATAATAGGCATTCACATACGCGCGAGCATACGCCAGTGGGTCATAGACGTCCATGCGGTTAGAATAGCTGAGCATCACATTAGTGTTCGCTATAGCCCGCTGAGTGTCGTCAGTATATTGACCAGGTTTGAGTTCCAGATAGGTCGGATGCTGAACGAATGCACTCAGATCAATCGGGGCAGGTTGATGCTTTATTGAGGTAAACTCCCAACCAATCGCATAGGCGTCGGCAACTGCCATTTCAACGAGCATGATGCTCCTCCCAGCGGTTGTTATCCTCGTCCCAGTGTCGGGTATCATACATCTGAGCAGCTACCATGAAGCCCAGTAGTGTCAGAGAGAATCGCGGACCAGCATGATCCGAGCCTGCCCAGTCGACATCAATTTCAAGTTCAAAGAGACGTCCCCATCCCCAATAGTCGGTTTGGACTTCCCAAGCTTTATGCTTGCCTAGTCGGCCACTATCGGAAAAAGAAAACCACTTGAGGGCTCCGGTGATAAAATCACCACGGGCGCCGATCCAATTCGGCATACGGATTGAGAAGCTAATCATATCCTGTCAATAAGGACATCAGATAGTTTTGTCAAGGGAAAGGCGGAGAAGGCCCAACCCAACCCCGCCTTATGTTAGGCCGCTAGAGCCTTCACATCAGTCCCCGTGGAAGCAAAGATTGCTTCCCACTTTGTTACATCCTCAACCTTAGGAGGATGGTTCTCAATATGCTCACCGTTCAGCTTTACACTTTTGACCCGACGCATATCAAAACGCCGCATCCCTAACTCGCCACCTGAAACCTGATATCCGTAGAGACTTTCCTTGCCATTCTTGGAGCCATAAATCCAGGGCTCGACAACACGTTCACAAGGTTCGTCAACTAAGCCGTTCTCGCTCTTGTAGCGAAACACGACTTGAAGTCTATTCTGGATTGCGTCAACTAGGGTGGGATGCTTTGGCGGCATGCGGTACTCCACTTGCTTTGCTGCGCTTGCTATCAAGCACAACCATATTAGACTTACAAGTTAGTTCAGCGCAATAAAAACGCGCTTCGTCGGATTATTCCTTGAGTAGCTTCTGCTTAAAATTAGGAGACTTGAATCGCTCCTTACAAACCTTAGTAGGACTGATATACTGTGTAGCAACTCGGTCTATATAATAATCGTAAGCGAGGGACTGATTGGGACGTTTCAGCTTAAGAAGTATCAGCTTAGTTTCCTTCCAGGTCCAAGCCAACTTCATCATCATGATTTCGGATTTAGTGAAATCATAAGCCACGAACATTTTTCTCTCACTGGCGCCAAAAGCGGTCCCGTTCTTACCATAATAATAACCCGGCATCTCTCTGAACTCATTCAGATGAGTAGGATATTGTTTCCTGAGCCAGTTTACAAATAGGCGCTTGTTAGCTCTTAACTTCCTATCTGTTTCGGTAGCCCAAGCGGCATAGTCAATGTAAATGTTGAACTTACCGTTACGTCTCTTGTAGATTTTAATCTCACCTTCCAAGTGGTTCACTTCTTAGACTCCGTCTTCTTTTCTAGACGAGCCTTCAAGTCGTCACTAGGTTCCAAGCGCTCTGTTTGGTCTAACTGCCAAACATTCATGTCATAGGAATCCTTACCACTTAGTTCAGCTTTGGAAGAGGTGAACTGCCAGGATAATTTGATTCGCATCATGTCGTTACGAGATAGATTATAGGCAACGAAACATTTATCGGCGTTGATAGTCTTGTAACGGTGGTGATAATATCCTCGGTAACGAGTATCCCTGACTCGCTTCTTAGACATATATCGAAATTCGCTAGGAGTATCCTTGAAGGTACTCCTCAACCACTTGCAGAACTTCCTTGTATTATCAGCCTTGTTACGCTGCTCTAGGTTATATGCAGAATTCCAAGAGCCCACTGCATTATGGGGTATAATGATCGTCGAGGTATCGTCTTCGTTCTCTAAGACAAAGACAGGGTAATCTATGATATTCATTACTTGAATTCCGAGGTTACTTCTTGGATCTCATGCGGGACATGATAGACCTCAAAGGAATCAAAGACCCTCCACATCTCCCCTTCACCCCAGGTATCGATTAGTTCACAGAGCAGTTCGACGTAGAAGTAATCATCACCATTGTCGGGCCGAACCCAATCCTCTGGCACGGAATTACCTGCTTCTCGCCATTCCTGGATCTTTTGATCTATATAGACGTTATGGTCAACTGAGCGACTACTATTGCGATACGAGGACCAAACATCAGTATTGCCTAGAGTCTGGCGACCATTATTGCTTCCAGAGTAGAAGCACTTTGCTATCATGATGTAGAAGCGGACCTCGTCCGCAGTTAAGCCATCTAGGTCCTTAGTGGCATAATTGTCTGCATCATTCTCCCAAGTCGTAATCTTAAGGAGATAACCAGGTCTGATTGACATCGTAGATCCTCTTGTAACCGATCTACGAGCTTGCCCGTTAATCGACCATAAAAGGTCAGCTGATTAGATGTCAAATTATAATGCGCTTGCGCTTCTTGATCTCATCAATAGTGATCACGGACTTGGAATCATGTGATTCCAAGAGTGACTGACACTCGTCGAGTGATTTCTTGTATGCTTGGATCAAGGGTTTGTCGAAGTGATCACGAACTGTGAATGCTAGATTCCAACCAATTAGGAAGGCAAAAGCAACCCACCAACGACTTACGCCCTTGCGAGTTTGTCCACCGTTAGCGCGCTGATCACGTTCTTGGATAACTTGGTCGTTGACTTGCATTCTTTGATCTCGACATCGTCTTCTCGATCTTTCGTGTGGATCTTGACCACACGAACATGCACCTTGCCGGTTTTGCCGATGCGAGTTACTTTACCCACAGAAGCTGTCGGATATCCAGCCCAATGAACAAACATCAGAAAGTCCCCGATGTCTATTTCGTCACCATGTCTATCCTTGGGCCAGCGATGACCCTTGGAAAGTTGGATGCGTTCCGGCTTATCCGACTCTTCTGTCATATCATGCCTTTTTGATGGTCTTCTTCTCGTCAACCGTATAGAGCACATTCCCGCCGGTCTTCTTGAAGCAGATCTGACCTACCACGACGCTGTTGTCTTTCTTCGTAGCAATAAAGCCCCGACCCTTGCCCATCGAACCGCAGGAGAATGCTTCCCTGATAGCTACCTTGCTGTAACCCTTGCTTTCGAGGTGCTTATAGAGATCATCGCTGCGAACCATAGGCTGCGATCCACAAGCCGCAAGCGCGAAAGCAATAAAAATAGAAAGCTTCTTCATGTTTTCTCCTATCAACCCATTAAACTTAAAGCTCAGGTCTTCTAGAAGTCAACAACTTCGAAGAGTTATGCCGCAGGCTTTGCGATCGCCTTGACCTTCGGGGTGCAGGGGATGGAAGTCAATCCAAAAACAGTAGCCATCCTATATCCTCCTCGGAAAGCATTTCCAGGGACTCGATCAGAGCTCAGACCCGCAACAAAGCAGAGATCCGTCCGAACATCATAGATGTAACGAACCTGAACCTCCTTCATTTCGATTTGCTGTTTACCTGCTTCTTCTCTAGCAGCTTGCTTTTCTTTTTCACTCGAACAACCTGCAAGTAGAACCGCAACAGCGAGGACAAATCCGATCTTCATTTTCTATCTCCTGAGTGTGTTTCGATAATCCCAACATACACTCAGGAGATAGGTTGTCAACCACTTAGGAGGATAGACGAGCCAACATTAACCGGTCCATCAAATCCTTAGACATGATGACTATGAGGCTGTTATCTTTGATCTTCTTCTCAGCCGACTTATCAGAATCCGTGAGCTTGATGTTTGTGGCATACACGGTACCATCAGCTTCAATCTTGGTCACCTTACCATAGTAGATTCCGGCATTGTTGCTGTCGTTGTCAAAGTTGTAGAGGATGTAGGATATGAAATCACCCTTCTGGATTTCACGACCCAACTTATCCTTGGGAATCACGAGAGGAACCTCAGGCTTTTCCCACTTCCATACAGTACCACCTGTGTGATTAGGGAGCCATTCCAAAGCCCAGCTGTTATTGGCATCAACTTTGTTGCTTCGACCATCCCATTTCACGTAACCATCAAAAGCTATAGTGGAGAAAGCGTCTGCCGGTGGCGTATGGGTATCAGGATCAAGCCATGTCCGAATACCAGTATTCCTCCCCCATCGATAGTCATATCTGCCGTAAAGAAGGTTCTGGATACATTCATTCTTGAGAATCAGTTTGCCAATTGAACCAGTTCTGCGAAGATCTGCTTGTTTAGTAAACTGAACATAGATAGTTTCACCGGCCTGATACCTACGATACAGTTCAGCCATTTGGTTCTTCCAAGCAGGAATATGGCGATTAGTATAATGGTTCATTGAAATTACATCAGGAAGTTTAGTCATAACTTCAATCCGCAGAGAGACGAGCCATAGTCAAGCGGCTCATCAGTTTATCATTAACAATCACGAGGGCACCGGCTTCATAGGCTTTGAGCTCTTCACCGGCTGAATCACCGTCGCGCAACTTGAGTGTCTTTACAAAAACACCACCTTTATCGGTCAGTCGAGTCACTGAACCAAACTTCATAGACACCCGTCCATAGAGTCGATGGACAAAACACACGAACTGGCCTACTTCAATTTCCTGACCCAAGTGATCATAGGGAATAACTCTGGGCGGTTTTGGCTTTGATTCTCCCTTGGTCCAATGCCAGATCGTGCCTATCTTCGGATCCCAATCGGGTAGATACTCAACTTCGCCGGCGTAGGGCGAGCACTTATTCTTGCGACCATCCCACACAACCTCAAGGTCTCGGACATACAAATAGTCGTTAGAGTTCCAGTATGAAGAGTGGCCAGGGTGGTAGTTGAATGTAGCCGTAGATAGTCGACCCACTGAACCCTTGCGACGCTCGTCTAGGATCTGAACGTAAACTGGTTCACCCTTGGTCAACTTATCTTCAATCTCGTTCTTGAGATTGAGATAATGATCTCGATTCGACGCCGTTAGGGTGCTGCCCCAAGTCCCGTCCGAAAGCGCGACTCCTTCTTCATAGAAGCCTAACGTTTCAGCTTCTTGATCGTCTTGTTCTTCCAACATTATGCCTCACCAGGTTATTCGATCTGGCTCGGCACATATGAGTGGAGCATCCCGTATGTTTAACGGGATGCCCACCTATTTGTCTATATTCTTAGATAGTGTGGTCGATAATCCGATCGGGAAGAAGAATCCAGATTCGTGCTATCTCTGGGAAGGGCTTGCCCTGTTGTGCCATATACTTCTTCCCGAACTCTATATCTGTGAGCACATCTCGAATCAATTCGTCATCGGTGCGGGTGATTTCAATATAACCACCATAGACCTTCCCACGCTTGATGCACTGGTTCTCGCCATCCATGTAGTGAACGGGTAGCTGTATGCTCATGCTGGCTCCGCCGCACTATGAACTGCCTCAATGAATTCAATCTGACTGTTGAGGATATGCTTGATATTCTCGTAGGCGTTGACCTGGTGCGGGAAAAGTCGACGGGCCTTCTTCAGCATGGGGAGGAAGAGAACGTGAACTTCCTCAATATAGGCCTTCTGCTTCTCTGTCTTAAACACACCGACCATCGTTTGAAGATTGTGCATCCTATCACAACCTTTGGCAATGCTTGCGATGGGATCCTCAGCCATTGCTTCAAAGAGAGCGTTCTCATCCTTCTTCAGACCCCGGAACTCCTTGGTCATATTTTCCACTGCCCGACTTACGCGAGCAGCAAATTCCGGATTCTCGAAAAACAGGTCTCGGATCTCTCCATCCGATACACCGTAGTCTTCCCGAACGTCATGGAGCATAATAGTTGCGATGACTTCTTGCCGATACATGAGGTCGGGAAGTGTCAGGGCAAAGAGAGCAATCTCAACTTGATGTTGGAACTCGGGAGTAATGCCATCCTTGCGGGTTCCAGTATGGAATCGAATCGCAAATTCCAAAGCAGCCAGCGCATGATGGTAACGGGCTCCGATGAGCTGGTTACGCAGCGTCAGCATCTTCTTTTGGAACTTGGTGGTCATCAGCTTCTCCTCTGTTGTGACCTAATAGAAACATAGGTTACACCAGGTGTCAACCGATTTATTGGCCGCCAAATGTTAGCTTGTAGATAAGGGCATCACTCTTTAGTTCAAAGGTCATTCCATCCTTTTCATAGGAGTAATTGCCCTTACAGTTCTTTTTCAACCAACCTGATCGTTTCAAGAGGGTCTTGCCGAAAACTTTGTGCTTGAAGCCGGCTTCGGAGAAATACTTAGGATCACGCGCATAAGACCATGATCGAGTTCGCTTCAAGAATTCATCAAAAGTCTCATCCCCTTGGCGCATCCCAGGGTCTCGAAATAATCGAAGAAAGCCAGTTTCCTTTGCTCTGATTTCATCAGGTGTTGTCGGCGGACTTTTATAATATTCGTCAAGGAGACGGTCTCTTTCCATACGAGCATCTCGTTCTTGAAAATACCAGTCGCTTAGGTCCGTCATACGATCTCCTTTCAACTCTGAATATATCCAGAATTCTAGGAGTCAACCGATTTATAGATAGGAGATTATAAAGAGGTAGCCTCGACCTTCGATCATATTGCCCGAGATATGACGAGCGCCAGGACATGCTGACAAGATGTCATTCATGTATTGCTGTTTGGTTTTGCCCATAAAGGGCGGTGGAACCATCATGTGGATAACACCCTGTCGACCAAATAGGATCTCATTAGGGGCAGGGCTAAGGGCATTGAGACTATCGTAGAGAGTGCCTAGAGAAAGCCCTGTGAGAAAGGGTCGGTCTAGGTCTTCCTCGCTTACATTGGTCGACGTGGTTATGCGCGAGCGGGGCTGTGCGGGCAATTTAGAGCGCAAATTATCCAGTCGGGACAACGCAACCAAGCGAACAGTTTCTTCGGTCCCTGGATGAGCAATTAGCTCTTCAAGTTTCTCGATTGTTGATCGGTTGTCTTCAAATAGATATTCTCGAGCCCGCACGACTATCCCCTGTGTAGATTAACTACACATATTTAGTCTAGTCCTCCTCGTCGGACTCTTCATCATCGAGGCGATTATATTCCTCGTCGATGTGACCGTTCTCTATGGCTTGGTTCAGTGCCTCTTCCACAATTCCCAGATCGTGAGCATAAAAGCCTTGACGACTGTGGAAATCGATAATCTGGTCCAGATCCGTGATCTCTTCAAGACCAACTGTGTCCCAGAAGTCTAGAGTGACTTCACTGTGCTTACCCGCAAAGTCAGTATAGCAAGCCGAATGGCCTGAAAGGGCATTGTAGATCTTAGCCCACTCTTCCTTGTCATAGATCTGACAATCTTCGATTTCTGCCACACGACCATAGCGGAAGTTAATTTTTACCAAGACGCTTTTGCGGAAGCGGAAGAAATTCCTCTGCTTGTCAACTTCCTCCCAGGTCATGGCAAGAATGCCAGCGACCTCAATGCCTTCTTCAGTAATCCCAATATCAGCCATCAACTTCTTCCTTCAGAGTTTCTAGATCCAGAGCCGTAACCTTGAGGTTACCTTGGTAGGCCAGCTTAAACATCAAGGCAGCACTCTTATTTGCGAAGCTCACTGCCAGAGACTTGTGGTCAACGGCTTGCTTGAACGTGCCCTTCTTCAGCTTAAGGCTCGCTACGGCACTAGCAATCAGCTGCTTCTCCTCTGGGGTGATTGCTGTCTTGTCGCCGTGGTATCCAATAGCATCTAGCTTGTCTTCGTTAGTTTCGGTGAAGACAACCATTCCCTTCTGGCTATCAAGCAAGTTGGCTTTCTCGAGTGCCTTGTAGCAAGTGCGAACCGATGACCCAAACTTTACAGTGAGGGCACGAAGTTCCCAAGTGCGCTTGAACCATTCATGGAAGTCTTCAACTGGACCGATTTCCTTCCGAGCCAGTTTGTCAAACTTGACCAGTTCCCAATCTTCATCGAGATTGAATGTCTTACCACCCTGATCCCATTCAGGCATTGCTTCATCAGAGCCAGGCAAGTCTACATAATATCCGGTCATAGACAAGATGCTTGTCTTGGCGCGACCAAGGTTGTCCCACTTCTTGCCCTTCATAAAGGTGTCGACCATTTCCTGATCGTTCACATCGAAGGGTTGGTCGCCATTCTCTTCCCAGCGATTATAATTGGAAGCCTTGTAATAGGTCTGGGTAGGCTTATGGCGCAGAACCCAAACATCAACAGTCGGGATGCTCTCAGCCTCAATATAGTCCTTGATGTGACTATACTCCAGACATACCGCGTTCTTTTCGCCGTCGAATAACGCAACTGCGGCGTTCGTGTATTTCTCACCATAATAGCCATAAGGCATAAAATAGGTGTGGAACTTGCCACAAACTGTGAATATCTCACCGGCCTTGATGCTACGATAAAGGGTCGGGGTATATTCGCCGAGGCTTTCCTTCAACTCTTCCATCTTTGCCAGATGGTCTTGGTGCCATTGATGGTAGACCTTATATTCGGCATCTGTCCTCGTATTACTGGGACAGGGATTTGCATCCTTCCATTCCGTCAGAGCTGCCTTATACTTGGGGTTCTCGGCACCATACATGATGTCCACGTCTTGTGCGAACTTCCAGCGGCTCTTGTTGACCATCTGTTGACGCAGATTGACCTTCGGTTGCTTCTTGCGAGCCTCTGGCTTCTCAGCGAGTTGCAGATGCTTTGCGAAAGCTGCTTTGTTGTCATTCGTCCAGAATACGATCACATCATCGGGAGTAAAACGAGATTCACCGAGTTTGATATATTCTTCACGAATAGCAGAATCAGCTTTGTGGTTAGCTTGCCAAGCGGCTGACCATTCTTCTTCCTTCTCCGGAATGATTTCCATACGATCATATGCGTCGTAGGTATAAGTCCCACCCCGACCGTTATTGACCTGACGAGCCGGATAATGAACTTTGTGGCTCAAAGAGAGTTGGATCTTTTCGAGCTCATTACGCAGTTCTTCTTGACGTCGTTCCCGTTCGTCCTTCTCTACCTGCGTCAGCATGGTTTCTGCATTAGGCAAAGCCGTGTGACTGATCTCAACAGTAACCTCTTTGCTTGTAACACCCGTAGAGGTGCCATTCCAGCGGTTGATAAGAGGTGTGCCCTTAGGGACTTTCACGTAAAGGCCCTTTTGGAACGGGCTGCTATTGAGATCCATGACGACTCCTTTGAATACAAAGGGACATTAACACCTAATAGGCAATTCGCAAGTAGAAAAAGAGCCCCGATCTGTTTCCAGACCGGGGCCAGAGAGCGGGAGCAAGCTCAACCGCTACAGGAGATACTCAGGCTATTGTCACCCGCTATTGTCGGTAGGTCCGGGTCTTTCCACCCATTCCCTAAGAGCTTTTCGGCTCCGTTACCCTATCGTTGCGCGTTATCGTCGCCACATCACCTTTGTAACACCGACAAAGATAGAATCAAGCACTTTTTCACCTTATGTGAAAGAATGTCGAGAAATATTTGCGAGGTGCAAGAGAACCTTATTGGTACCCTCTTCGGTGTTGCTGAGTTCGCGTGGCGTTCCGCCCAACGTTGCGGACACATGATCAATCCAATCGAGCGCCTTTGCTTCGTCGCCCAACACATCAGTGGCCTTGTCGATAATCTTCTGTAGATTGTTAGTCATGTGTTCCTCCACATGCTGTTGTTTTTACCATTATAGCAGAAACACCTTTGGATTCCACTAAAGAAAAACGGCCCAGGATTCCTCCCAGGCCGTCCCCTCCTTATAACTCTGTTCCCTTAGGGGACCATACAAGCAGCCTGAAGGATGCCGATGCCCAGGGATACACCGCCGACGAAGACGCCGCTTGCCACACAGTTATCTTCGATTCGCTTCTCGATTTCCGGGAAGAGCTTGGCGAGGATAAAGAACGTCACAAGCTGAACGATGAGCACGACCACGCCCCAAAGCAACATATCCAGGATGTTGACCGAGTGGCTGATCACTACGCCCATTGGAATTGCGAAGCCGAGGAAACTGCCGACCAGCTGGGTAGCTGCCGCGTTGTTGCCGCCCTTGATCAGCGTGAGCTCCTTGTGGGGAGTGATCAGCACATAGAGGGCAATGAACGCTACCGCCATAACGGCCGCAATGCCGAAATAGCCGAGGAAGTGTGGAATCGCGTCGCCGAAATATTCGATCACTGGATTTGCGACCTTAGCCGCGGGAACTGCTGTCATGATATTCTCCTTTAAGCTTCGGGCAGGAAGTAGTGGGGGATGAAGTGGCTCAGGTTACCCGTGACCTCACTAACATCTTCACGGATGCCCATACCCGAAGGGCGACCGCCGACAATCCAGCTACCGATGATGGGCGTCATGCCATCAAACTTCGGAAGCGGGAGGTATTGCTGGTAGATTGGAGCAGCGAGGTCATCATAGCCGCGCTTCACACCTTCGGTGGAAACCTGACCATCACGGATGACCTTCACATCAGCACCTTCGCGAGCCAGCATGGGCTTTTCAACGTAGGTGCCGCCCAGAGGGGTGCTGCTCCAGTAGCTGGGAAGAAGGTTTTCGTGACCCTCGTAGAGCTCCCAAAGGATGGGAAGGATGCCCTTGTTGCTGAGAATCAGCTTCCAAGCCGGCTCGAGAACGTCCCAGGGTTCCTTGATCATGTTCTTGCCGAACTCTTCGCGGATCAGCCATTCCCAGGGGTAGAGCTTGAAGATGGTGTTGATGGGCTTTTCGTTCAAATCCGTGAACGTGCGACCGTTCCAACCAATATCCTCGATATTGATATATTCGGTCTTGAGACCGGCCTGCTGAGCACAATCCCGGAGATATTCAGCCGTGCCGAAATCTTCCGAGTTTTCAGCGACCGCTGCGAAGAAGAAACGTTCGTCAGGTCCGAGCAGCTTTTCACCGACGTCCTTCATGACTTCGACCATGCGTTCGTGGATGCTGTTGAACTGATCCAGCGTCTGACCCGACCGCTTCGCATATTCTTCCATCCAGAACCACTGGACGACCGACGCTTCGAGCAGAGAAGTCGGAGTATCAGCGTTGAATTCCAACATCTTCGGCGTGCCGTTTGCGTCGAACGCGAAGTCGAAACGACCGTAGAGATCCAGGTCCTGTCGTTCCCAGGACTTCTTGATCAGGCCGTGATAGTCTGCCGGAATAGCGAGCCGGCTCATCATCTCCGGACCCTTCTCGACCACATAGTCGACGGCAGAGAGACACATGCGATAGAGGACTGTGCTAGCGTCCTCTACCTTTTCGATTTCCGACTGGGTGAATTCGTAGGCCACAGTCTCGTCCCAATACTTGGGATCCTGACCCGGCTCGGTCGCAAGCGTATGCCAGTTGAAGCCGACCTTTTCACATTCGGCTTGCCAATTCGGCCGCGCTTCGATCTGAATCCTTTTCATTTCAACTCCTGTTTCTGTTGTGTCCACATTACAACATAGACACCTACAGTCAACCACTTTCTGGCTTATTGTGGCGTGCCCCGAGCGGTTGTGATTATCATACCTTCTTTCCAAATATCTGTGAAGACCCCTGGAACTTCACACGTGATATTTGTTCCCGTGCCTACCACATCGGCCGTAACGTAGGTACGACGGTTATTGGTATCCGGGTCGTTTACAATCATGCTGATAATCCGGATAGGACGAGATCCTTTACAGACTGCCTCTGGATCAATTGGCTGAAGCCATTCGGCCGGATTCTTGTAAACCGTTACCTCTTTGACCTTAGTGACAACCTTGGGCGGTTCTTTGTATTTCTTAACCACTTCCTGTATCACGGTTTCCTTACGGGTAACCGGAAGCATATTGGCAATCAAGATACAGAGACCGATAATGCTTCCAAGAGTCAAAGCCGTAAAGGCAACTAGCCGGAAGCTACGGGCATCCTTTGGCCACCAAATATAGCTCAGAGCCAAAATGACCAGAGCCAATCCGGGTAACAAAAGGACGCCCATAATGCTCACTTAGTGGTTGTTTCAGTGGGCTTGGTTTCGGTGGTCTTAGGCTTATCCACAACATAGTGGGGACTAATGCCCACAGGGTTGAGACCAAGACGCTGGCCATATTCCTGCAAGCCGATACCTTCGGACCAGAGAATGCAGGTTGCTGCTGCGTTGGTGTAATAGAGGGTCTGTGAACCGAAAGTAGTCACCGACGTACCTTCGCGATACACTCGAACTCCGGCTCGATCAGCTTCAGGAGTCAGAAGCCTCGAACGAAGATCGCCGACAAGCTCGTCAGAACCAGGATACATACCGAGATCAGACGCCGGGATACAGCGGAATGCCTTATCGCCGATTGAGATCGCCTGAACGTCGACCTTCTGGGTCTGGCTCTGGGATGGAGACTGAGCGCAAGCGGACAATAGAAGTCCGCTTGCGATCGCCGAGAGGGAAAAGAACCGAATCATCCGCCGAAGCCGCCGCCGAAGGAACGACCCGAGCCGCCGAAGCCGCCGCGCGAGCTGAACGAGCTGCTACCCGAGTAGGACTTGCCGCTTGAAACACTGCTGCCCGAGTAGCTGGAACCGGACGAGAACGTCGAGCGACCAAAGCTGCTGGGGTTGTTTGCCGCATAGCTAGACTTGAAGGAAGTCGAAGGCTTAAACGAGGTACCAAAACCACCACGCTCCGAAGCCGGCGGAGTCATAGCCGTCGAGCTCTTCAGCGAGCCCTTGGTCGAGATGCCGGGCTTGGAGCTCACATAAGGCGCCTTGCCGATGGGAGCCGAACGAGAATAGCCGCGGCCGCTCGAATAAATCGGAGCACTGTAGCCGGAGCCATAACGTTCACGATCGCGATAGCTGCCCGGGCCGTAGTAGAGGGGAGCCGGCGTCGACATTGCGCTGCCCAGCATATAACCGGCCATCAGCGGAAGGAAGACGTTGCTCGAGCCGCCATATTCGGAAGCCGGACGGCACATGTCTGCACCATATTCGGCCACACATGCTTCGCGAGTATTATACTTGGGTGCGTTTGCGACGTGTTCCTGACGAGCCAACTTGTCAGCCGCATCGCAGGTGTCTTGATCGTAAACCGCGACGCATTCTGCCTTATTGGCAAAAGTGCCGCCGGTATCGGGCTGGGTCGTGGACGTCGTCGGTGCTTCGCCGCAAGCCGACAGCGCCGCCATTGCGCTCACACTGGCCATCAAGACCAATGATACGCTTGCGCTACGCTTCATAAACTAGTTTCCCTCTCGGTTGAGTAACATGAGGAATTCCGTTTGCTGGCTTTTGGGTAGTTTGTCAACCATTTTTTGGTTGGAAATCCACAACAATAAGGTTGTCGATTTCCTCAATGATTCGGGGTGTGTCTTCCGACAAATCCTCTTCTTCTATTCCTAGATCAAGGTGTAATAGAAGAGATTCCGCAAGTTCTGCAACAGTTGTATTATGTTCCCCATTGCAGAGAAAATAATCCAAAGCGAGCAAGATAATATCCAGCTCTTCTAGTGTCAAATCGTTGATATTATGTTTCATTAGCTCACCAAAGTGGGGAGAAGTTTCCTCCTCCCCACTATAGCAGAATAGGTGAGTTAGAGCAAATTAACCCTGCCAACCCTTAGGTGGCTTGCAGCCTACCCCTGCAAAGGCTGAGGGAAATTCATTGAGATGACGAACTTCCTTCTTCACTACTTGAATGCCACGCTTCTCGAGATTGCGACGGCTATCGTAGAAGAGTTCCATTGTGGCTACAATCTGATCACGCTTGAAATCTTCCAAGGTGGTCTTGAACTCGCTCTTCTCACCAAAGCCTGCACCCATTTCAAATGAGTTCTCAATAGGCGCTGGATTGCTCACAATGCCATCAGATGCCGTAGAAGTAGCAGTCGCTGAAAGAGTAGCCGAGGTAGCCGAAGACCTCATTACACTGCCGATTGGGCTATTATATAGGGCACCATCTCCTACCGTCACAGTATCCGACCATGTGGGACCCCATGGGTTGCTAGGGAAGGCTGGACCTTTTGGATAGGAATGTTGACCATGGTAGATGTGTTGGACTACTGGCTTCTCATTATAGACCAATACGCCAATTACACCAGTGATTACTTCTTCACCTGCTTCAGCCGTCTGTGCGCTGTAGGACTTTTCTTTGTCCTCAAAGGTAAACTTTGCCACATTGCCCTGATCAAGTGTCCAACCTGGAATACGGATCGAACCCCAAGGGCGAACGATATAGCCCTTGCTGTCAGGGGTCGCACGTTCACCATCTAGAACGCTCTTGCCGTCAACGCTAGGAATGACTAGAACCTTCTGGCTTGACTTGTTCTTGAACTCAAGTTCAAACTCAGAGCCTTTACGCCCTTCAATGAAGATCCTGCCTTCGTGGTTATATTCGGTGATTGGCTTTCCGCCAATGAGGATGTTGAGCTCATAGGCTCGCGAGTTATTAAACATATTTCTCTCCTTTTCGGGACTTCTGCTTGCCTACGCGCAAGACTCCTGCCCGACTAACACCCACTCAGAGTAGGGTGGTTTCACTCAGCTCTATTTAGCCAGAGCCAAAGCCACAATGAGCACATAAGTTGCCTGATGGGCTAATTGATCCAACCCAACAGCATTCCAGAACGATTTGTCCTTAGCAGACCAACACATCCACCTATTGACCTTCATTTTCAAGTAGTCAATGTGGTAATGGATCATTGTATCTAGCACAAATGCCTGAGGTGCAATCTCTTCTAAGCCAAACAAACCTAAGACGATTACAGTTCCACAGCCATGAATGATAGCATGATGGATCCCACCCTCTTCAAAGTAGGTTCCTTTCTCCTCCAACATATATTTGAGTTGGAGGGGATAGTCACATATGAAGTGTTTGACTAGAAAGGCAGACATCAACCAAAGTGCTAACATAGAGCTAGCCTATGGAAGATTAGTTCTGTTTGTCTATATCTTTCACATCATCCTGTTTGCTTAGGAGCAAGGGCAGAATGGCAAAGATGATCGCGAGGGCAACCATGATCTTTGTCGGATTGTTTTTCGCACTAGCAGCGGCTGCGCTGATTACGAAGAAAGCCAAGATAGAAGTAGAAACGGGCCGGAGACGAAAATAGGTCTCTACCTTATCGAGTAGATTCTTGTCCTTCTCGATAGAAACAGCAATCGCCTTTTCCTCATCCGTCTGAACGCCCTCAGGGTTCTCCTTAGTGCGGTTCTGGGGGTTCAGAGGATCATACTGCATCCTGTTAAGCTGGCAGTGTAGTGACGCTACAAGACGCCGGAAGGGATAGAAGCGAAGCAAGAAGAGCTCATACTTTTTCAGTAGGCTCTTCTTGGTCTCTTCTACCCTATTGGCAATTTCATCAAGAAACGTCTGAGGTTTCATCGAGAATCTTTTTCACCTTTGCTACAACTCGCTTCATACGTTCATCGGGCAAAAGTGCTGCTTCGTCAAGTGATTTCCACTCAACTGCGAAAACTTCCTCTTCTTGTGCCTTGAGCTCAACCTCTTCCATCGCAATGCCAAGGTAGAGGAAATCATGATGGTAATGCTCGACTTCAAACCGAGTTGGTCGGGCAGGAATCAGATGCGTGTCAACATCAAGCGCGACAAAGTCCTCATGTCTCAACCAATCCACCTTGTCCTCAGGGAAACCAGTTTCCTCAGTGAGTTCACGTAGAGCGGAAATCCTCAAAGGAACATCACCCTCGTAGTGACCACCGGGGCAAAGCCACTTATTAAGACCCTTGTGATGAATCATCAGGATCTTAGTCTTGTCCGGGCTGAGGAGCATGAACGAGCTAGTCGCATGACCGGGGTAGGTTTTGCGATTCCTCAAATCATGACCTTCGTCAATCTGTCGCTTGAGTAGGTTGAACTCTTGCGAGTCTAGCTGGCCTGTTGAGATCAGATACTGCTGAAGGTGCAGACCAACCAAGTGAGTATAGTTCAAGGCACAACCCCAAGCTGGGCAAGAATGTTAACTGCGACCTGGCGCTCTAGGGCAATCTGATCAGCTGTCGGATGCTCAGTGAATCGAGCAAGGTTGAACTTGAGGATCAGGGCTACTTTTCGTTCGTATTCTGACATCACGCAATCTCAGCAATCGTCTTCAGAGGATGCTTATACTGACGAGCAGCCGTGTTGGTTTCGTAAACCTTCTGCTCGGCTACTTCCTTGGTATAAGTGCCCGCAACACCACGACCTTGATTGTGGACGGCCTGTGTGAGTTCAAAAGCTTCTGCAGCAGATTTGCCGAAAATGTCGGTGAGAACGCGGATTACAAATTCCATTGGAGTGAAGTCGTCGTTCAGCAAGACAACCTTATAAAGGCTTGGAACCTTCAGCTTGGTAGTTGTCTGCGTTTCAAGTGCGGTGCTCATTGGGGTCTCCTTATTTCCACCTTATATAGCGGTGTAGATCAGGTAGTCAACATCCAAGGCGTTGGTTGTTGATATGATCATTGAATGTTGGGAAGGTAAACGGATACTCGAGGGTTTTGAGCCAAGCCATGAAGTCATTCCAATTAGCTTGACTCCTCAGAGCATGTGGAAGTTCATGTTCCTCATAGTCGCTGATATCACCTTCATGATCAAAGTGAATTTCAGTATGACAGCTGGGACAGAGAACTATACAGCCCATAATATCAACGAGCTTAGTATAGACCTTGCGAGTGAACTTTTCCGGTTCATAAAAGTTTGTAGAGCTGAAAAGCTTACTAGGATCAGGTCCTTCTTTGTTGAGGGACTGACGATTCGAAAAAGCCATATGATGAAGCTGACCCAGCCATCGAAGCTTACCAGAGCGACGGCTTGGAATATCTTCAACCCCTCTACCACAGCAGCCGCAGGTGACTTTGGTTGTTTCGCTTCCCATGATGAATCGGCGCAAAACTTTCAGACTACCTGCTTTATTGTTCTGAATAGTAACCTTACGAACTGCTTCCTTTTGAGCTTTTAACATCGGGTCGAAACGTATATAACCCTTCTTGCCATCATAGCGATGATGGAAGCGAGTGATGTGAGCAAATACTTCTTCATCCTGATAAGGAACAACTCGAAAAAACTCAACCTCACTGATACGATCTAGTGAAATGCCTTTCTTCTTACCAGAGGTGTCATAATCAACTACCTGCCTCGCCAGTGATTCCATATAATCATAAGCATCCTCACCCTGGCTTACTGGTAGATTCCTAGGGCCATACCAAACACTTTCCACCTCTTTGTAGAGAGCCATGCGAGTAGTGGTATGACGGACAAGGCCACGAGCTTCTAGTTCGTGCGCTTTGAACGCATCTTGTATTGTTGTCATTTACGTCCCCTTGGGATCTATCTTGGCGGCTTTTACCGCGTTATCTTATTGGACGCTTATACGAAGACGTTCACCTGTTTTCAATATTTAGGTGAAAAGAAAGGGCAGCATTTCTGCTGCCCTTTGGGAAGATCTAAGATGCGCCTTGCTCCCAGCAAGCCCGTTTAACACCGCGCTTTGTGTTACACATCTTCCAATGTGGTTGCGCTCTCCCGAAGCCCGAGCACCGGGGAGGGGAAACGGGACCCTCCGCTAACCTTTGATTTGACTCTATGGTTAGCGGAGGGCGTTTGTCAATTACTCAGGATCGGCAATCTTGATGTAATAATCTCCGTCAGTTGAAGATGCAGGAACCTTCAGAGGCAAGCGGAAATAGCCAGCTTCTGGTAAGAGTAGGACAAAATTAGCTGCTGCGCCATTTACCTGGTATCCATAGCCTGGAATATTAGAAATACCGTCAGCATCCTGACTTAGATTATATCCACAGAGAGTCCATCTAAAACCATCTTGAGAGGAATACACACTTGTAGAGCTTGATTGTATAGTAGTAACACCATTGCCATAATTTCCGTAAGCAAAGAAGAAACCATCAGCAAAGATAATATCCTTAATGGCACCGCGACCATCAAGCTTTGTTTGACTCCACGTGATACCATCTGGGCTTGTGTTAATAACCGCATAGGTAGTCGTACTTGAAATAGTAGAATCACCGCCGCCGATTACGAACTGACCATTTCCGAAAGCTATACCCTTATTTGTGTTTGTTCCCGCAGGAGTAGCAGATGCTGTCCAAACTAGAAGATCATCACTAGAGTAAGTAGCAGTAGCCGTCATTACAACCACACGACCATTACCCTCAGCAAACCCAGTTGGCAAAGCAGGGAAAGAAACAGTGGTCCAATTTACAGAATCAGTGCTGTGAACAATAGAAGAGAGTGAGCCATTAGAAATCAGCCAACGATTGCCGGTCCACATAACGTTCCAGTTTGCAACAGTGACCTGTGATGACAGTACCTGAGTTACATATTCCCACGTGCTAGCATCGGTGCTGGTACAAATTGATCCACTAGTTGTGACAGCTAACCAGTATGAGCCATTATAAACAATCTTAGCAACTGTCTCAGTTGATGGCATTCCATAACTAGTTGTCCAAGACAAACCATCAGGGCTGGTCGAGGTCAAGCCTGTATTACCACCTAAAACAAAAAGTCCATTGCCGTAGGCAGCACAGGTAACGTAGCCTATACCGGAGGTAGCTAGAAATTTAGCATTCCTTCCTTGTCCTTCCATGTAGACTGGAAAGGAGGATGTTGCCGTACTAACAACTGCTACCGTTTTAGAAATTCCATTCATAAAAGCAGAAGCAACCCATTTCCTGGAAGTTGCACCGGACGGATTTGCTGTATGGAGCCAAAAGATGTTAGATCCAGAATCTGCCGTCAGCGCAATAGAAGTAGAAGTGCTAACACCAGAATACAACCATACTAGAGAATTTGTAGAATCTAACAATATCTTATAAAAAGATGGTTTCCCGGAACCTATTAGATATGATTGCTTTGCCGTAAAAGTTGTTGATCCTGCAGGAGCAAAGCTTATTGAACTACCATTATTAGTGTAATCATTCACAAAATAGGTACCAGAAGCATCAGCTGCTACGTTAACCTGGCCACCTGCAGCAGACGATAGTCCCGAAACGACAGCCGTTTGTGCTGTCCAAGTGATACCATCAGAGCTATATGCGGTTTGACCACCGGTACATCCAACGTAGAATCTACTAACCGATGGGGACCAGGCGAGACCGTATGTGCCAACTGAAGCAATCGGAGTCCTATTAGTCCAAGTAATACCATCAGGTGAAGTTTGAACACCTGGCACGGTTGCGCTCAATGTGCCATTGGCAACAATCATTGAACCATTTTCGGCTACGTTCTTGATCGCAAAGCTAGTTGTGGTAGCTGTTACCCTAGCCGTCCAAGTTGTACCATCAGAACTAGTAGCCACTAAACCAGTAGGACCAAACAGAATATACAGACCAAGTCTAGAGCTAAAGTAGGAATAGCTGAGGGAGGCATAAGCAATGGCGGTAGTTGAGAACGGTGTCCAATTTATACCATCAGTAGAAGTAGCACCAGTACAGGGAGCCGTCGTACCATACCAAGCAATAAACCTACCATTTGAATAGTTCATATTGCTACTTGTATTAGATACGATTTGAGCAGGGAAACTATTTGCTGTGGTAGTCCAAGTCAAACCATCTGTAGAAGAATATGTTGTACCGGAGGAGAATATAAAGAACTTACCAGCATGGCGGAAAATCTTCTGTGTGATTCCTATTGTTACCGCGGCACCAGTTAGCGTTACTGTGGATGAGGTTTCCCCTGCATTATTAGTATGCCAGATAATAGCCCCGTTAAAAAGAGCAATGGTATTTGTGCCATCAGTCGCCATATCATACAAAGTGCTAGAAGTTCCACTAACTGTAGAATAGGTAAAAGGCGACGCACCGACACCCATTAAGTTATAGCGGTCACCGATGACACTATAGAGATCTGCGTATTCAGTTGTGCTTAGAGCCGTACCATCGGCTTTGTGGAATTCTGCAGGGTCTTGAGCTGCATAGCTCATCTTCATATCACCAATAGCCATTGGTTCTCCTTCGCCACCTGGACCGGAGGCATTTAGTAATTCTTGGATTATGTCTTTGAGTTTGCTTTCGCTGACGTTTGATAGGTCGGCCAGTGCGAGTGGGTTACCGCCCATTGTTGAGCCATCATGAACGCGAAGCGTTTTCACAGTGGTATCGACGGTAACTTCGCCTTCTGGTCCCATAAACAGGTCATTGTCGAGGGTAGAACCTCGACGCATTCTAACTTGTTTTGCGGTAGGCATGGATTACTCCCTTAGGTTATCGTGGGTGCTTTTGGAAGCAGACCCCACTCTTCAGACTCTCCAACTTCGTCGGTCACGAGTCCTCGATCTTCAAAACGCTCTTCAGTCTCGGCAACTAACCACCAATCCTCAAAATTGAGCCTTCGAATCTTTATTTTACCTATAGGAGTGAATTGGCCTTTGAAATGAATAGGCATGAGTTTTCTCCCAAATAGTTCGATCTCAGGGAGGGAGAAAACTTAGGGGAGGAATCCCCTCCCCTAAATCTTATTTTAAGCAGTTACTTCGTAAGTGAAGACAACCTGATCTACGTTGTCTAGAGTGTAACCCAAACCAGTGAAGGTCACAACCTTAGAGGTAACATTGTAGGCGTAGACGTCCTGCTTGACCACTAGACCATTAACGTGAGCAATGATCGAAGCTGGAATAGTCTTAGTGTCTAGGGTGAAGGTCTGGCTACCATCAAACTCGCTACGAGTTTGGGTAACTGCTGAGCCGCTAGTTGCTGCCGCAATATCACCCTTAGTGGCGATTTCGAGGTCAGGATCGTTAGCATCGCTGGCGTAGTAGATCTTACCAGTGCCGCCGCCGTTTAGAAGAAGGTTACCAGAACCTTCACCACCGAAGAGAGCAAGGTCTTCATTATCGTCGGCCTGCAGGATGCCGCCACCTGCGTTACCGATCACAACATCGCCGCCGCCCTTTGGAGCAATCACGATGTCAATGTCAGTTGCCGTACCAACTGCCGCAACAGTCAAGGCACCAGCAGCACTGCTGAACTCAAAAGCTTCATCAGCAGCAGAACCGCTCTTGAAAGTTGCGAGATCAACCGCAGCATCGCCATCAGCATTCTGAACTGCTAGCTTGACGCCAGTAGTTGCTGCCGTGACAGTGTTGAAAGTATTTTCGGACTTCAGGTTATCATTAACAGACCATGCTGGCTTGCCGTCGACAACGCGAAGGATTTGATCAGCCTTACCAGTAGCACTTAGTGATGTACCAGTGCCGCTAGCGCCACCGACGAGCAGATCACCTTCTGCGGCCAGCTTGAGCTGTTTTGCTTTTAATTGAGACATGGAAGAGTCCTCCACTGTTTGAACGTTCCCTATATTTATAGAGAATCGGTCAAAAAGAAAAGAGGGGTGATAAAAGAACCACCCCTCTTTTCTGTCTCAAGTGAGTTACTTGGCTAGTTTGAATAAGCTATTGAACTGAAGAATAGCCTTACAAACTGCGTGGGCAAGACTTGATCCTTTACCCACAATATTCAACCCGGCAAGCTGGTTGTGAGTAACTGTCACACTCCAAGTTGAATCGTCATTTGCTGAAATCTTGAACGTGCAACCATGTGCCTTATATCTTGCAACAAGATTGTGAGCAGTTGTAGTATCAGTTGAATATGGAGGAACAGGAATGAACTTCTTATTCTTTACATCACGCAACTGATACTCGCCGGTCTCGGTGTCCATGATGACCACAACACCGAGAACCTTGCGAGCAATTTCTGCATCAAGATCAGGACCAGGAAGCATTAGGCAGGCTGCTGACGCAGACGCTTCTTCTGGCGACGAATCGCTTCCTGCTTCTTCTTGCGACGAATCTGACCTTTCGTCTCAACATACTCCTTACGACGCATGTCGCGAATCAGACCTTCCTGAACGACACGACGCTTCAGCGTCCTCATTGCCTGATCCAGGTTCTTCAGTGCCTGTTCTGGGGTATGTGCTGGCTTGACTTCAACAGCCAATCCACGCTTGTGGATTTCACGGCCGTTGCCATTGTAATGACTTCCCACTGTGGGATCTCCTTGTTAGGTTTACTCTACTTGTTTAGCAAAAATGGATAGTAGATTTCAATATTCTGGTTGACGTTCTTGCACTAAGAAACTACGGCATTCCCGAAAGGAGATTCCAATGTATGCTATTGGCGATATTATCTTTGGTATAAATCTCACCACTGATAGCGATGTCGCAAAGGTCTTTCCGGGATTCGAAGGCGATGAACTTGATGAATTCCTCGAGAGCGGCGAAATCGAAACAAGCTATTCCGGCAACGGTGACCAACCTCGCTATTTCGGCATTGACATGAGTCAGATTGACGAATGCGATAATGAAAGAGGTTCTGATATTATCGCAAGGTTTCAGGTCACCACACAAGTGAAAGCTGACTGGGACAAAAAGCTTGCAGACTTCCTCGCTAATGAGGAATGGAGTCAGGAACTTCGGGATAAAATCAAAGCTTGTGAGCCAGACGTCTGGCTCCTTTGGGGTTCGAGTTAAGAGGGAGAATGAAATGAAAATCGTAAAGAGTATCGGCGTGGCTCTCGCACTAGCGAGTCTTGGAGCATGTAGCTTCCCTAAGAAGTATGACGAGCAAGTCCGCCAGGTCGAAGTGGGTGAGACTACTGTGGACGACTACGTGGAACCCGCAGATCTTCACGTAAGCATCACTGACGTTGAATCGGGCAAGAGCTGGGACGTAAATCTCGGCGACGAATGTCGTCAGTATCCTCTACCCAAGGGCGAACGCTTTATGACTCGGTTTGACCTGAGCCGTTATGAGCAGCCCAATGAGGACAAGAATACCTATATTGAGCCGCAGACGACTCCGATCTGGAAATATTTGTGCGGCTAATCGTCGGCCTGGCCGCACTCACATTGTTATCAGCATGTGATAACCCATGGGAACCATTGCCTGATATTCAGAAGGATGTCAAGGTAGTAGCTGTGAATCCTCCAAAGCGTCTATACGTCACGCTAAGGGATGAATCAAATGGTCAGGAGACTAAGGTATATGTGGCGAAACGATGTAACGGCTACGAGAGAGTTCCAGTAGGTTCTCGCTTTAAGATGCCGTTCATTGTATCTAGGCATAAAGAAACCAAAGAGGTCGTTGTCGAACCTAATAGGAATTTCCTCTACCAAAAGTTCTGTGGGTGATTACTAACTAAGTTCTCCACGAACTAAGGCAGTTATATCCTCCTCGATTTTCTCCACGGAGATTATTGGGGAGGATATTATTTTGGAATGGCGAAGCGACAAGTGAACGACAAGTGAGCGCGTTAGTGACTTGCAGTAGGCAAGAAAGACACACCTTTATCCCCCGTTACAAAGAAACAGACAAAGAATCTGCTTCCTCATAACGAGGGACTCAGTATCTTGCAGTTAGAGGCTGTCAGATCACTTTGAAGCTAACGCTGAATTACTTCAGCACCGGGGTCACATTGTCGGTCTTGCGGTTAGGAATCCTGGGATTGTGGCGGCGTCCTATTAGTAACACTTCAAATTGCTACTAACAGGCAGAGAGGTAGTTGCGGACGAACTAGAGCTCTCTTCCTACGAAGAGCCAGAGCTGAGGGGAAAGCATATTTGCACCCACAGTTGCCTCTCGGACTACCATCCACGTTTTCCCCGTGGACTCTGTTTATACTGGTGCGTCACCCCCGAAGGGATCTCTAATGAGAATGCCAGTTCGCGCCTAGCCGCTACCATTCCGTCTTCTTCCGGACAAGGTTCAGGTAAAACTAGGATGTCGTGCCTATTTAAAGGCTAATAGAACTGAATAACGCATTAGACATCCCAATGTCAATTATCAGTTTTGAACCCTACCTCTGCTTTCGATAAGGTCCCCATACATATCAACAAATTCAATCCAGGCCGGACAATCTTTGCCCTTAAGTGGTAATCTGTGAGTCATAATCACTGAACGCATAGCTAGGATTGCTAACTCAGGTTGAAGAGTCATCGTCCAAGTAATCAGACGGTTCATCTGCTCCCAGAAGAGGATATTGGGTTTGCCGTATTTCTCGATAAGAGCCTTCAAAGCAGTCGCTGCTTCTCCCACCACTCGGACATTCTCTTCAAAGGTTTCCGCAGGGCCCCTAGCTTGCCCGCTGAGAACAAGATCCCCTGTGAGCTGCTCGCTATCGAGATCAGTATCAATCTCTTCGAGCAGGGCTTCTAAGCGCTCCTCTTGGGTGCTGCCATCGAGGAAGACCTTTGGCCAGTGGTACTTGGTAATATTCTTATAGTTCAGAGCCTTGTAGGACTTGCCTTGGAAGACCTTTTCTTCCAGAGGTGCAAGACGAACGGTTGTTTTGTCATCGGCCAAGATTTCAACATCGTACCGACGACGAATCAATTGCCAGGCATAAACTTGGAAGTTAGGATGGATGCCGCCTAGCCAGAGGGCAAAGTTGTTAGCCCAGTTGCTATATTCTTCGCCGTTGCGACTTGCGATTGTGATCTTGTCGGCTGCTTCGTTTATAATCTCAAGCTGTACCTGAGGCTCGATAGAACCTTCAGGCCATTTGCCTTCAAAAATCTGATCAACTGTTGAGCTAATATCCATAAGAAACCTCCTGTATCACATCACTGTAACACAGGAGGCTCTTTTGTCAACCCATTGTAGTGAATTCCATACCGTTTCTCGATCCCACATAAGGCTTTCGAGTATCGGTTCTATTGAGATTCAAAACAATGTCGGTTCCCTGCAATGCGACCCGCAGGCTTTTATCACTTCGCTTGAGAATGTCTGCCTTAACTGATCGGCCCGATTCCGTCGAGCTGACCAAGCAGGTCTCCAAAAAGTTCGTCCGTGTCGTCATGCTTTACTGGCTCCCCATAGCCGAGAGTGAGACGCAGCATATCAACAAATACGCTCCGATCCGATTTCTCTCCAGCGGATCGATCTAGCATACCTTGGACGACATAAGAGACGATCTTGTAGTCGTTGCGGACATTTTCACATTCAAAATCTACCCCATGGATAGCAAGAACGGTATGAATCTGCGCATGAATTCCGGCCGATTTATCTACCGGCTTGCGGAACGAGCTAATCTGAACAACATTGTCCGATGCTACGTTTCCGTTAGCAGCCTCTCCTTTTGTGTCGTCGCTTTCCATTTTGCGACTTTCTAGATAAACAACAGTCATAAGACACAGCGTCCCCCTTTAGGCTATTCATGTATGGATTTGAAAGGAGCGACCCTCTTCTCATCCCACAACACAAATCACACCCTCAATTGCGTCTGTGCTGTAAAGGGCAGACTATGCGCTGACCCCTTGGGAGTCAAGCAATTTTAACACAAATGAAGTGGAAAATTAGAACTTAGGAAAGCTATTAACCCTGTAAGAAGCTGAAATCTAAGCGTTTCGCAGCTTTTTTGTAGGTTAATGAAACTGTATTTTTAGAGTTAACAGGTAACTGGTGAGGTCCCTGTTAACTCTAATGATTAACTAAGGCGTTTCCTAGCTTATCAAGGCGTTAGTTTTGCGCACTTTTCTTGCCCGTGGGAGCAATAATCGCAAACAACTGCCGTTCGCTGCGTGCCACTGGGCGTTCAAACTTGAAATCCTCGAGATAGCTGAGGAATTCTTGCATTACAGATGCACCAACATCCAAATGTGTAATCTCACGACCCTTGAACTTGATAACAACCTTGACTTTGTCACCTTCTTCTAGGAAGCCCTGAGCACGCTTTGCCTTGACCTTGAGGTCATTATTGTCTGTGGTAGGTCTCAGCTGAATTTCCTTCAGCTCAACTCTCGATTCCCTAGACTTCTTAGCAGCTTCCTTGGCACGACGACTCTCGTCATACTTGAACTTGCCATAGTCCAGAATCTTGCAGACCGGCATACCATTTGCCATGTTGATGGCAACTAGATCCAGTCCTACCTGACGGGCTCGGTTACGAGCTTCAATCAGTGAGATAACACCAATCTGCTCGCCGGTGTCACCAATGAGACGTACTTCTTTAGCGCGGATCTGGTCGTTCACCGCATACTTAAAATTCACAGACAATCGTTTCCTTTCATAATGGTAGAGTGGTCAATATATTCCAACCACTCTACCTGTCAATATCATGCTACGTTGGGATTATCATACAGAACAACAGGTTCTGCGTTACCCTCAATAACATCCTTTGTGACCTTAACAGTCACAGCACCCTGATCCTTAAGATCAGGAAGTTCGTATTGTACCTTGATGAGACGCTTTTCAATGACGCTCCTCAAGCCACGCGCACCAGTCTTTCGGGTGATGGCATCAACTGCCACTGCACGGAGAGCGTCTTCGTCAAACTCAAGAGCAATGTTCTCAAGCTGGAACATTTTGTTGAACTGCTTCACAAGAGCATTCTTAGGTTCAGTGAGAACCTTAATAAGCTGATCCTGGTCTAGCTCTTCCAAGCTAGTGATGACTGGTAGACGTCCGACTAGTTCAGGGATCAAACCGAACTTCTGAAGGTCTTCTGGTTCAACGCTACCTAGCAGCTTGCTAGACACCTTGTCCAAATCATCCTTCACTGAAGCACCGAAACCAATGCTACCCTTGTTCTTGTTCATGCGCTTGGCAATGATTTCATCCAAGCCCACAAAAGCCCCGCCAACAATGAACAAGATGTTCTTTGTATTCACAACAGCCATTTCGGCGTTTGGATGCTTGCGGTTACCCTGTAGGGGAACTCGAACTTCACTACCTTCGATGATCTTCAGCAAAGCCTGCTGGACGCCTTCACCCGATACGTCGCGTGAGATGCTAGCCGAGTCGCCCCTGCGAGCCTTCTTATCAACTTCGTCCAAGTAAATGATGCCACGCTCGGCCTTTGCAACATCATTGTCACAGACCTGTAGCAAGCGAGAGATAATCGTCTCAACGTCGTCACCCACGTAACCTGCTTCAGTAAGCGAAGTAGCGTCAGCGATTGTGAAGGGAACATCAAGCAACTTTGCGATGCTCTTTGCCATTAGGGTCTTACCCGAACCCGTTGGACCGAGGAGCAAGATGTTGCTCTTCTCAAGTTCAACGTCATCAACCACTGGGTTGGCAAGACGCTTATAGTGATTGTGGACAGCCACAGCCATGACCATTTTGGCATCATTTTGACCGATGACATACTGATCTAGGAATTCACGAATCTGACGAGGGCTTGGGATGGTGCCATCCTTAATAGCCATCTTAGTAGAAGATGAATCATCTTCTTTCAAGATATCAGCGCAGAGCTGAACGCAGTCATTACAGATGAAGACGTCAGGTCCAGCAATAAGCTTCTGGACATGCTCCTGCTTCTTTCCGCAGAAGCTGCAGGTTAGTGATTTCTTATTCTCGCTCATTACCGACCTCGAGTATTCAGTTTTACCTGATATTTAGTTTTTGTCGATCAAGGGACCCGAGGGCGTTTCCGAAGGGCACCTTTACTTTATGCCCTTCGGAACTAGATATCATTATAATCCTGGTCGATTCTGTCGCATACTTTCTACGACCTGCACGATGTCATTGACGATGTCTGGATTGAGCTCCAGTAGCTCAATGATCAATTCCTTCGGCGTCCTGGGATCATCCTCAAAGGACGGTGTGTTGGATTCTGGTTTCCATGCGTTGATAGCATTCTGCTGCTGCGTCAGCTGGGCTTCCCACTGCTGTAGGAGTTCACGCTCGTCATTCAAACGAGCTTCCATGTCGAGCAGCTCTTGGTGCGCCTTTGAGAGACTCTGCTGATCAGACTGAATAGAGGCAGATACCGAAGCGTATTCTTGTGCAAATTCCTGACGCTCTTTGTCAAACGCCGCACGAGCTTCCGCGAGGTCGTTCTTGAGCTCATCATACTTTGTATCTTGCTCAATTAGGTCCTCAAGCTTCTCCTCAAGCTTCTCCTCAAAAGTCTCAGCTTCTTCCTCAACAGCTTCAATAGGATGATCTAGAAGATCAGATACTGGAACCATTTCGACCGGAGGTATGACAGCTTCGACCTTAGTCGCTTTAGCTTTCTCCTCCCTGAGCTTTTGAAGAGATATGCTACCCATGATAAACATAGAGATAGCAAGGGGATCAAACGCAGCCATGATAAGGGAAATGATAATCCTGATTGCTTTCTCACCGTCCATACCAAGAGCTTCGGCAATGAACTTTGCCACACCGAGTTCGCCCTCTACATTACCAGTTTTGATCTTTAGCGGAACAAGCTTCTGAGTAATGTCATTGATCACAGTATTGTTGGCGTCAATGGACTTCTGAATCTCTGCGGCTTCTTTCTTCGACTGGTTAGAAGCACGAAGACCTGCACGAGCATTGCCCTCTAGAACCTTATCGGTGATCTTGCTAATTTGACCCAAGCGAGCTTCTAAGCGAACGTTCTCATCTTGCTTTTGCTTCAACTGGGTTTCCAACTGTGCGACCTGAATACCAAGACCTGCGAGGGGAGCCTGTTGCTCAAGGTGTCCCTTACTCAAATAGCCGTAGATACCAAGGCTCGTTATAGCCATGAGACACGCGACAAAAAAGCAAAGAAGACCTCGGAAGTACCAAGGTGCTGAAGGATTTCTCCAGTTAGTGTGAATCCACTTAGCAGTCACGATCTTGCCGACCTCAAGGGCGGCGCCCATAATGACTACGCCCCAGAAGGTAGCCGCAAAGATGCTACCTAGACCTACTAGGGAGAAATAAGCCGCTACACCACTGATGATTGCTGCTACGAAAAAGATGAATAAGATGAATGCCATAAATGCCTCTAGGGTTCTGAAAAGGGTATATAGACTACCGGAGTAGACTGTCTACTTATCTCTTCAGAACCCAGAGGTTCAGGCGAATAAAGCCTTTAGCTTCTGCCAGAAAGAAAGCTTTGGCTTAGGAGTGAGGTCCGTAAGACCATTATAGCGGTCAAGGAACTTCCATGAGATGTTCTTAGCGCCGAAGACTTCCAGGGCCTTGAATGCCATCTGGGGATCGAGATCGCTACAGGTGTAGATATCGAACTCGATAAATGGCTGCTCACATTCGTCCCAAGTGTGAAGAATCATGTGCGAAGTTGTGATGTAAACACCAGCGGTCATGCCGCGATTGCCTACCTGCTCACAATATTCCGCAGATGCTTCCTTGAGGACTTCCATGTCCATAGCGTGAACGATATCGGTGAGCCATTGCTCGACGAATCGCTCATCCTTCTTCAATGGTGGATTGTCCACGTGAGCGTGGACGATAAGGTGCTTGTGAAGCTTTGCCATTATAGACTCCTAATCAAAAGATCGCGCTGTGCGAATAAGCGTGTCTCAGGAAGATTAGGAGATCCGCTTCTTCCTTCGTTTCACCTTTCAGAAAAACTTTGCCGTAGCGGTGATATTTATCGGATTAGGAATTTTATCCCAACCATCCCGCAACAGGTCATTAGAATTCACTGGCTTGAAGCCAGCTTCGCGATCTAACGACCAGGTACAATGATAGGTGCCCCCGTCCGGACGAACGGTAGAACCATCGACTTCTACGACTAAGCACTCGATGCCTGCGTCATTACAAGCATAGCCCACGACTCGAAAGTTGCTGGCTTCGGGCAGAGGTTGATCAGACTTTGCACCACGCTTGAACGTGATGTGATGTCCAACAAACTCCTCAAACTTGGGAGGGAAAATAGCTGCCAATTGAGAACGACTCGACGCGCTCAATTCGAAGGCCTGGTAACCTCCCTTTGGCTTGCCAATGATCTCATTTGCTTTCAATTCTTCCTCCAAAGTAGAGCATTGTCTATGCGAATTTTTCCAACCTGTGTCAACATCAATCTTCAAACCGATAAATTAACCTGTATCCAATGTGAAAATTGACACGTTGGGTTCTAAATCCATAACGTAAAACAAAGATCAAGGGTTAACCATGTCCAACAATATTAAGAAACTTACAGATTACCAACATGCGCGTCTCAGGACAGAAATGTACCTGGGTAGTCGTGCGCCACATACACAGACGATTCTTCAGATTGTAGATGGCAATCCTCAACCTGTTGAAATGACCTGGGTGCCTGCACTATATACGGCTTTTCGTGAGGTTCTCGATAACGCACTCGACGAAGTGATTGGCCATGGACATGGTAGCACTGTTAGAGTTAGCTACAATCCTTTGAATCGTGAAATGTCTATCGAGGATGACGGTCGCGGTATTCCGATTGCATATGATGAAGCACATAAGATGCACCTAGCAACTCTTGTTATGACCGAAGCTCGTGCGGGTCGTAACTTTGAGGAACGTGGCGAAGTAGCAGGTACTAATGGTATCGGTGCTAGCGTGGTGAACTTCTGCTCCGAGTTTTTCCGCCTTGACATCCAAAAGGACGGCGAACGTTTCCAGCAAGAGTTCACTCAGGGCAATGCAGTCTTTGGTGACGAGTTACAGTTTGGCAAGGCAAAGCTGTCCAAGAAGACAGGCACAAATGGCACTAAGGTAACCTTCAAACTGAGTAGCGAAGTATTCCCTGATCTAACGCTGCCGGAAGAGTTCATTCAGAGTCGTGTTGTTGAAGTTGCAATCTGTAACCCACTGGTCAAGATCTTCTACAATGGCAAGCAGATCAAGGTTAAGCCACGAGCTGAGCAGACCCTCTTCCCCGGTAGGAAGCCAATATCCATTGAGATCAAGGAAGGTAGCTTCCGTAGCCGTTTTTGGATTGTGCCTAACTGGACAACTGGCGGCGATCATGTTCACACCATCGTGAATAACATTCCGGCTTTCAACGGCGGTGTCCACATCGACACTTTCCGTCGACTCTTCTATGGTAATTTGCTAACTGCGCTTGAGCGCGAAAGCAAGCGTCGTAAGCTCAGCCCGAACCGTAGTGATGTTACCGAAGGTGTTCTGATCTACAACATCACAAATATGCACGGTCCTAACTTTGATAGTCAGTCCAAGACACGACTAATCAATGAAGAAGTCGGTAAGACGATCAGGACCTATCTAGAAGATCCAGAACTCTACAAGGACTTCATCAAGAAGAACAAGGACTGGATTGAGGAAATCTATAAGCGTTGTGCTGAACGCACGATGAAGAAGGATGCCGGTGATCTCGCTAGAGCGGCCAAGAAGAACCTGCGCAACAAGGTTCCCAAGCTTATGGACGCAAGTGGCAAGGATCGCTCTAAGTGTATTCTCTTCCTAGCTGAGGGTGACTCGGCTATTGCGGGCATGGGCAGCGTTCGTGATCCTGACTATCATGGCGGGCTTGGCATGAGGGGTAAGGTTCTCAACGTCAATGGCGAATCTCCTAAGAAGGTTGTCGATAACAAGGAACTTGCAGACATTATGAGCTGCTTGGGTCTGATTATCGGTCAGAAGGCAGACCGCAAGGAACTTCGCTACGGCAAGGTTTATGTGGCTCATGATATGGATCCAGACGGACTTAATATTGGCGCTCTCTTGATCAATTTCTTCCACACTTATTGGCCTGAGTTGTTTGAAGATCAGGATAATCCGTTCGTCCACATTTTCCGCACTCCCTTTATCATCGCAGAGAAGGGTAAGTCGCGCAAATACTGGTATGCTCATAACTACCAGGACTTTAAGCCAGAAGACTACAGCGGATGGACGATCACTCGCGCAAAGGGTCTCGGCACTCTTACTCGTGAGGACTGGGAATACTCTCTCAAGAATCCGGAAGTCTACCCAGTTGTGGATGATGGCAAGATGGGTGAGACACTGGACCTGATCTTTAACGGTAAGCGGTCAGACGATAGAAAAACCTGGATTGGCCTTTGATAAACGATCTTGGACCTAATTATGTTTATGTGAGCTTTAAAGGGGAGGATGAGGATTCCCTTGAAAGCCAGATATACCATTGGTTTAAGCCAACTGGTCACTGGATTCCATATCAGAAACTGATTTGGTCAGATGCACCTCGTGGCATAGACCGAAAACTCCTTGGCAAATGGTATAGCGTTGTACGCAATACAAAAGGTTTTATTTGGGACTACGAAGATTACGATCCCGATGTGGTTCTCATGTTCAAACTAACTTGGGGCGGGGCCTGATGGAAGTTTCTCTATGGTCCTTTGGAATTCATCCAACTACAAATGAATCCCTCGGGTGTGTGACTACTGACTCACCTGAGGTGTTTAAACTCTGGTTAAACTCTGCCTGTCCTAATCACCAGGTGATACTAGAATATGAACGCTCAGAAGGTGCCATTCGAGAAGAGGGTGGCCACCTTTGGAGATTGAATGTTAAGATGTTTTCTCGAAAAGAGGCAGTTCTATTCAAATTAAGATGGCATGATAACAAATGACCGAATGGTTTTCATCTGGACGTCTAGAAGTATCAGGCTTCTACCTTAATGAATCTGGTTGGCTTGTTAATCTCACGACAACTGATCCACTTGAAATTGAAGACTGGTGTTGTGATAACATTAGAGATGACTGGGAAATAAGAAAGATGCAAATGAGGAGCAGGTCTAAAGATCAGGAATGGTATGTCACCATCAAATTAGATTCTGACCGAGATTATATGCTTCTCAAACTTCGCTGGCAAAACGTATGAACAATCTTGATGAAACTTGGTATGAACCTTCGCCGGATGATCATATCGCGTATATCACTAGGCAGAGGATCATAGAGATCGGGAACAACCCTTCTGGTGATTTCCTCTTAATGGGAATCGCATATCGTCAAGGTTTCAGCATTTTATCCCGATGGTGTAGAGTTAATTGTAAGGACCCCGGCAAACCTGTTAATGTGCGCGGTGAGACAGGTTGGGCGTTTAACAACAAGGATGATGCCCTTCTCTTTAAGCTAACTTGGGGTTGAGAATGAAACGCACAAATACCCTCTATGATCTAGAAACCACTGCCAAGTTCTGGTTGCTCCAACTGCGCGGTACAAAGATCCAAATTAACCGAGATAATGTTTCTTCTGCTTATGAGTGGTGTAGCTCTAATGTGAAGAAGCAATGGGCATGGCATCACAAGCCTGATCTAATTGATGATAAGACTCTAGTTCAAAATCTCAGATACCATTTCACCAGAGAATATACTGAAGATCAAGCTCTTAGTCGAATGGCTGAGGAAATAAGCGAAGATCTAGATCATGAGATCCTTTTCAACTTAGGAGTGGTTGCTTACAAGCAGGCATTTTTCTGGTTTGAAGATGATAATGAGGCTATGCGGTTTAAGCTGTCGTGGGGTGAAAGGTGAAAGACTACGATTTCGTTACAGTCTATGTGCCTTACGCCGGTAGGACTGGTCGAACTGAATTTAGCCATTTGATCTCTGAGGAAGTCATTGCTTGGCTAGATGAAAACATAGGTAAGGGAACAATCTCCTATCGTCACTGGCTCCTCGAGCACGACAATGATACCTATGCTTGGACCTATAAGGGAACTTCCTACGACCCCTCGACCAACTATACCAAGATAGTTCGCGAGTTCTGTTTCCGTAACATGGATGATGCTACTCGGTTCAAATTAGTCTGGGGCGGCTAATTAATAGATGAAAGCAGTAAATTACGAAGTCGTCACAGTCTACGTTCCTAATTCACCTAAAATTGGTAAGATGAATGGTAAGGATTCTTTCCTTTGTGCTGAGCTAATCGAATGGCTTACTATGATGTATGGCTATCAGGCTCCAAACAGCTATCATTTCATTGCCAACTTAGATAATAATGCCTATGGTTGGGCTTGGGGTCGTTCCTCAGAACCAATGTTCGTTCAATCCGATCCTTGCTGGACTTTCATGTTCAAGAAAGAGTCAGATGCCCTCATGTTCAAGCTAACTTGGGGTGGACATTGAATCAGATGAGGTTCGACGCATTTGAGATTACTCGTGTTATGCGAGAGCTACAGTTACCTTGGGATCATGACTATAAATCTTGGGAACAAGAATGGACTGCTAATCTCACCAGAGTTATTGACGTTCTGACTCAATGGTGTAAGGATAGTGGCATAACGGGTCACTATAGCTTTGGCTTCACTCAGATCGAACTTTGCGTAACCTTTCAAGAGAAGAAGGACGCAATGTTGTTCAAGCTGAGGTGGCACAATGGAGCGAGAGCCTGAATCGGGTTATGTGAGATTTACCCCTCCTGTGGAAAACAGGAGTGATCGTTATTTCCGTGTCTGGGAAATACTAGACGAAATGAATCTCCGAAGACTAGTAGCGTTCTGCTACGAGGGAAATATGAAATTGGTAGGTCTTTGCTTTCCCACTAAGCAGGAAGCAATGACTTTTAGGTTGAAACTCTAATGGCTACAGTTCACAGAAACGGTATTCCTCCTAAGCGTCTACTTCACAAGAAGATAGAGACCTTCTCCGATATGGAATTCAAAGAAGATCAGATTGTTGATTGGTTGAAAGAGAACATCGATCACCGTGTCCAATATGACTACACAGTATTCAACGGATCTAAGGGTAAGCTCAACCGAACAATTGAATTCACAGTTTGGTTCCAGACCAAGCAGGATGCTGAAAAGTTCTCCGAGGTATGGAAGAAGTGAATACTAGGATTTATATCGTTGATCGTGTTGATCAAGTAAAGTGGTATGTGGATGAAAGCCAAGCTACCACCTTCACACTTCAGCTTGAAGACAATCACAAAGCCATCAGGGAGTGGCTTGAGCTCATGACGCAAGATATTGTGGTTATCAGCGGCCAAGGCGTTATGCCTCGCGTGGGCACGGCTGATCATCCCACAAACGTCTATGCTGCTATCCAGCGCAACCAGTATCGTCTATATTTCGCCAACCCCGACGACGCGATGCTATTCAAACTCAGATGGGGTGGTGAATAATGCCTAGTTGTAATCTCTATAAAGTAGCCCTACTGAGTGATAGAGTCGAGGGTCCTAATGTGCTGGTATTCTACGCCTATCACATGAGCGAAGCCAAAGCCAAAGCCGCAGCAATTCGTTGGGGACAAGCTCAACATCCTGGCGCTAATATCAGTGTGGATAGGATTGACAAAGCCACATAAGACATTAATGTAGGCACATGAGCTTAAGAAGCTCTAATGTTTAATCTTTGGCGGCCAGTGAAACTCAGCTATCATCCTTTCCTCAGTCCCTTCCGCCCTTATAAGGTTGTGTGGCGTCTTCCATATGACCTTGTAAGTTCGCACGAACGTGGATCTCCCTATGGGGAAAGGAATATTCAAGGTCATCGTTGGGTGATTCGGCGAGATGCTCAGGATTGGCTAATGGCTAGGGCTCCAGCAAAGTGGCTCAAGATCTTCAACATTGCATCTGTGAAATTCTACATCAGAAGTGGCTTGATTCCTTTCACCCTCAAAGCTAATAATGGGCGATTGGAAATGGGAGGGAAGCCTCCTGCGATATGGTTTGCTCGAAAGGCAGATGCTTTGATTTTTAAGTTGACCTATGGTGTTAGGGATGAATGAAGATCCTGAGATTGAAGAGGTCTCAAAGGTATTCTGCCCCGCTGGATTGAAGTTCACTCGTGGGTATCGTCTTCGGCTTCCAGTTGGGCCTGTTCCAATTAATCACAAGCAAAATGGCTACTTCAGACATGGCTTCAAAAATGAAGTCCGCCATTGGCTAAAAGCCAACGTGGGAGAGACGGTTAGTCACGCGGAGTGGGAACTTGAGGGTAAAGGCGACTGGTTGTTTGTAGGTAGTCAACAAGCCAGCTTTGAGAGTCAGTATGCTAGGCAAACTCTAGTCAACTTCTTATTTGCTGACAAGAGCAAAGCTATGATGTTTAAGCTGGTTTGGATGGGCAGGCTGTGACAGTCTACTGTGCTAAAACGGGCCAGGAGCTCATAGAAATCTCCGTAAACTTATGGGATAAGGGCTTCAAGTTTAAGGCTGATGAATTCTTCGACTTAGTAGATAGTTGGGCCATTAAACAAGGTTGGTCTATTCCTCGAGATTGTCACCATATTAGTTCAACCCATGGTTACCAACTCCGCTTGCAAACCTTCTGCTTCAGAGACCCTAACAAGGCTATGATGTTTAAACTAGCCTGGGCTTAACCAGTTTATTGACATGCCTCCTGTGCGCTAAGTAAAATACGCACAGAAACAAAGGCATCTCAATGACTCAAAATAGCTCTGATTATATCCTAGATACTTCACGTGAATATTCTATCTACGTCTGCGAATCTCGCGCCATCCCTAAAGTGACCGATGGTCTTAAGGATGCCCAACGCAAAGCACTCTGGCTTGTAAAGGGCAAAGCTGATAAGATCAAGACTGTTTCCCTTGCTGGTGAAATGATCTCAAGCGGTCTTTACCTACATGGCGACGCATCGGCAGCATCTTCGATCTCTATGTTGGCAGCACCCTATGTGAACAATATTCCTTTGCTAGATGGCATTGGATCGTTCGGTACTCGTGTTGCGCCCGTAGATGGCATTGGTGCACCTCGTTACACCTACGTAAAGCGCGGTAAAGCAGCTCAGGAACTCATGTTTCCTGATATGGATATTGTCCCAGTTAAGGAGAACTATGATGGATCTACCATCGAGCCTCAGCACTTTCTTCCTCTTATTCCCACGGTTCTTCTCAACGGAGTCAGTGGCATCGCTGTCGGTTGGAGCACTGAAATTCTACCCCGCAGCTTTAAGAGTCTCCTCGACGCTACTCTAATGATCTTGGATGGGAAGAAGATCAAGCGTATCCCTCCTTCCTACGAACTCTACAAAGTCGGTGTAAAGCACCTTGAGGAAAACTCTTGGGAGTTTACAGGTAAACTCAACATCGTTGATACCTCAACGATCAAGATCACTGAGTTACCGCCTGAACTGACTTTAGAGAAGTTCAAAGAGCGTTTGAATACGTTTGAGGATGAGAACAAGATTTCCTCCTATACTGATCGCTCTACTGACACCATCGATATTACGATCAAGATGGCACGAGGCGCCTGTAAGGGTTGGCACGAAACTAGAGCTATTGAGTATTTCAAGCTCAAGCAAAAGAAGTCAGAGCGTATCGTTGTCATCGACTGGAATGGCACTTCTATTCGCCAATATGAGAACGCTGAGAAGCTCATTGAAGATTTCGTGGCTTGGCGTTTGAACTGGTATGTTGTTCGTTATGAGAACAAGGTAGCCAAAGATGATTATGAACTTGGCTTCTGGAAGGGTGTGAAGCTTTGCTTTGATAGCAAGCTGCCTGCTCGTTTGGGCACAATTAAGAGTCGAGCCGAACTAGATGCTGATGTTCAGACCACTACTGGAAAGCTTAACTTAGATTCAAAGCGTATTGACCGCATCGTAAATCTACCTGCTCATCGCTGGACCAAGGATGCGTATGGTGATGTGTTGGCTAAGATCAAGGAACTTGAAGCCAATATTAAGGAATACAAAGCCATCCTCAAGGATCCTGAACGTCGCAAGGCAATCTACCGTGAAGAGCTCGAAGCTCTGAAGAAAGTTAGGTTTTGATGGCGTCTAACCCTCTTGGTGAAACTAGGGCCTTGTTTGAGATTGCCCACTTGAGTCTCAACATGCCTGCTCTTTTGAGAGATGCACCAAAGGGTGACGGTCATCCTGTTATTGTGCTGCCTGGTTTCTGCGCTGGGCAGCACAGCACATTAGTCCTCCGCTACCTACTCAACGAGTTAGGTTATAAACCGATCGACTGGGGACAAGGCGTCAACTTAGGTCCGAGTGATTCACAAGATGCTGCCTTAGATGCACTCTTGGCTAAATCTTCTGAGCACCAGCAAGTCAGTTTGATTGGGTGGAGTCTCGGCGGAATGTATGCTAGAGCTCTAGCAAATGAGTTTCCCGATAAGGTGCGCAGAGTCTTTACCCTAGGAACCCCGCACAAGAGCGATCCAACATCTAGCAACCTACGTGCTATCTTTGAGCTAGTTAGTTCTAAGAAGCTCTCAGATTTGGATTTAGAAGAGGTTCTCAGGATGATCAAAGATCCCCCAGTCCCGCTAGTGAGCCTCTATACCAAAAGTGACGGCGTGGTAAACTGGAAGGATTGTATCGCGGATGGTCCTTTGACAGAAAACGTCGAGGTCACAGGAAGCCACTTAGGACTTACCCACAACCTCGACGTCCTTAACGCCCTGTTGGAGCGGCTACCTCAACGGTAGTAGGTAAACTCCAAACCGCTCGCAGTCTTAATCGTCCGCTTGAATCGGTGCATGTCGTTGGGCAGATCCTCAACTGAGGTATCAATATCCGTGCCTACTGTCTCGGTATAGTTCTGAGCGTAGTAGCCGCTACCACGAGAAGCACTTCTAGTTTCAGCTAGGATGTCACCGGTGTCTTTGAATACATCTTCCAGGATATGAGTGTATCGTGTGGTCCAGTTGCCCTTGAGATAGTGGGGATGGTGATTCGAACCACCTGGCGCATATTGCTTCTTATACATGTAGTCGCCTACATCAACAAGAACCATCTGGCCATTGTAGTTCGAGAAGAAAGAACCTTGAACTAGATAGCGCCAGAAATACGTAGGGTTGGTCTTCAAATATACTTCATTCTCTTTGCTGAGATTTGAGGTAATATCATCCAAGGTTGTGAGCTCAACTTCTTCCTCGAAGTTGTTCATATCCAGCAGTTCGATGGAGACCCCGATAACACCAGCATAATGCTGCCCGGCTTCGTCAAAGCTAACGCCTTCCTTGATCTGGCGGTTAACTTCAGCTTCGGCTTCCTCATGGGTGAGTTCCTTCTCACCGGAGAATAGTTCAGAAAGCTTTGCCGAACTAGTGGCTTTGAAGAACTTATGAGACGAAATCCCATCTCTACCGGGAGTCTGCATCAAGAATACATGACGCTTCTTACCAGTCGTAGAAGCCTGTTTCGTTAGACCGTTGCCATACTTCTCATAAGAAGTAACATAGAACGCACCATAGTAGATGCCTTCGTCGCCGTTCTGAAGAATCGCAGTATCACCCCGCTTGATATCCTTCATGCTAGCAGACTTGCTAATCCGTTCGGTATTTCGAGCAGCATTGCGATAAACGTCACTGTCTACGGGAACGAGAATGTTTTCATTGCCCAAACGAGCCCAAATACATTCTTCGAGAATCTCGCCCTTTTCGAGGGTGCAGAAGCTAATGATCTGCGCAAAATTGGGAGAGGAAATCTCCAGCTCAAACCCACGAGGGTCTTCAATGCGCCACTTCACATTGCCCTGTCCCCAGCCGTAACCGTGACGAACGCTGCGACCCATCTTAAAGCCGATCATAGGCGTGTTGTCATAGGTCTGCGCTTCTTTGGTCTTTGAAGCCCAACCATCTACAGTAGACTTGCGCTTCTCGAAAGCTTTGTCTGTACCATGTGGTGTCATAAAGCCAAGTGGAACCGAATCCTGGCCCTCTCGACTCTGGAACCCAACATAATGCTTTGCGGGAAACTTGATACTCTTGTTGTCAGACAAATCTTTTCTCCGGATAACTTCAAGTTCAGTAGCGACGAATTGATAACATTGCTGTTACCTTGCTGGCGCCGCGTTTCCAGCCGATCTAATCTGAACCTTTAGTCACTCCGGTACTGGTAATCCTTTCTAACTTGTCAACTTGATGACTATCGCATAGCGACGTTCAATCTTCTCGATTGCTTCCAAGTAAGGCTTAGCTGCCTCGTCTGCGGCTTCCTTTTTGGCTTGATTCATCTCGCGCTTGAGATCCTGAATCTGACTCCAAAGAAGACGAGCCGCCCCTTCTTCCGCTAACGCACCTGCTTCGCCCGTAGAAGACGACATCAATTCCTTACGGACCTTTTCTAGAACCGAACCTGTCTTCATACAAACTCTGCGTTAACTCCGCATTGACGGAGGTAGTTGACGCTTGACATGATCTTAGTCTGCCAAGACGATTGCTCAGTGCCTTCTGGCTTCACGGGTAGCGTGATATCTACCCAGTTACCTACTGCGCTCTCAACCGCGTGTTTGGCATCAACCAATCCCATACCAGTCACAGCGCGAAGTTCCTTGATCGCATTAATCTTCTGGTACGAGTTATTGTGTGGATCAATGCGGATCCGCAGATGACGAACGTTTGGGTATTTGTTGGACACAATGCCGAGAATCAAACGAGCCTTCCAGTCCTTACCCAAGACAGGAACCAGTGCCTCCATAGCATCAACCGCAGTATCGCGAGTGTAATGCTGCTTGATAGCCCGTAAGAACGCCGCAGAAGCCTCATCGAGGAATGCGAAACCGTCATCGGGTGTATCTGGATCAATCAGTGGCACAAAAACTCCTTTACCTGCACTCTCATTAGCACCTAGACTACCTGTGTCAACCCTTTCATATAAGTATTGTGCTGGAAAGAATAGCTTGTTAATATGAAGTATGGTTTGGACGTTTAAACAACGCATCCATAGGGCATGCCAAGCCCTAATAGATCGGAGTGCTATTGAGGAGTCTCAAGTCGAGACACTCAAGCGACCGCTCTACTTTGGCAGATATGCCTATGGCGTAGGGCTTTCTCTCGATCTTAAGAAATGGGGAGATTGGTTCGAAGTCAAGGATCAAGTTCACGCTTTACTGTCTGATCTTGATTGTGCGATACAGAGCAACCGAAAAACCTACCAATTCAATGTATTCTCCAGCGATCCAAAGGTGCTGCGTTGTTTGATGAAGTCTAAGGATTTCACAATCAACCACGTTCGCATTGTGGATCAAACTTGTTGGCATCTCAAACTCCCGAAGCCAAAGCCCAAGGGCAAATTCTACGGAGAGTTCGGATGGCGGTTCGCTTTCAAGGACCGCCATTGGGGAGATAAGCCTGAAAATTTAGAAGTGCTGGAGACACTCTCGGGAAGCTATAAACTCGTAGTTCAACCACGATCGTTTCTCTATCTTTCTAATATCTCAGACGTCCTGCTTTTCAAACTCGTCGCGAGCGAGCAACTGTTGAGCTTGGATGATAGGCACACCTTGTAGCCTAGGTTGACAACCTAATGTCCACCAAGTATAAAGAAAGATAGTATCAACAATTCATGAGGTGATGGTTGAAATTTTTAGGAGTGATAGTGCTCCTCTTGTTCTGTATGCTGACGCCAAAACCAGCCGAAGCCGGAACACTATATAGGTACCAAAATCTGCATACTGCGGTTCGTTCGATGGACACACTCATCCCAGAGGTCCGTCAAGCCAATCGAACCGATCAAGACCAAATGTTGTGCCTTGCGCTCAACATATATCATGAGATTCGTGGGGGGACACCGCGTGATCAGTGGGCAGTTGCTTTCGTTACAGTAAATCGCACCAAGCGTAGCGCCTTCAATGCGCGCAATGTTTGTGATGTAGTTTGGGCACGAGGGCAATTTAGTTGGACTGTATGGGCAATGAGAGCACAGTTGCCACGCGAGAAGGGTTCATGGATGGAAAGTCAAAGAAAAGCTGTCCTCGTTCTCGCTGGTGAGAAGATGAATGACCCTACGAACGGCTCAACGCATTTCTACCAGGCAAAGTTGAATCCTGGTTGGGCCCGGCGCTTAGTAGATAAGGTTCGTATCGGAGCACATATGTTTGCGAGACTTCCTGGCAGAAGTTAGGGTATGCCCATTAACTCAAAAGAGAAAGGTAGAGCCCGCCGTTTCCGGCGGGCTCTTTGTTTCTGCAAAGCTGAGAAAGCTTACTTCTTAAAGTTCTCAATACAAGCTTTAATCTTGTCTATTGACAAGTTTCCAACATCAACGCTGAATACCTTACGGATACTATCAGCTGCTTGGGCAAAGAAGAGATCTTCCGTCATCGTCATTGGGTTAGTTTCTACTGGATCAACATCGCCGTAGTAGACGGCAGAATTAGCGCCATGTTCGAAGCATTCAACGCTCACTAGACGAACGTCAGGATTGACCGCATAACGACCGAGCTCGCCACTCTTCATCTTCTCAAGAAGCTCAACCGACTTCTCGTAAACCAGCTTGGCGGTCAATTCACAGCCAACACCAGGAACAATTCGGAGAGCACAGAGACGACCGCGTTCGTAGGGCTTGGCAATCGTGCTATTGCCAACCTGGTCAGTTTCAACGCTAGACGGCTTCACACCATCATAGTCATCAATCGTAGATGCACGAGCAAGGGTCTTAAAGGTATCAAGAGCCGGATCATCCTCAGCAACCAAGATCGTATGATCGAACATATAGTCCAGGTATTCCTTAATAGGCTTCATTCCGCCGAAATCAAAACACCAGTTCTTTTCATCAAGCGTCTCAGATTCCCAGACGAACTTGAAGCCTAGGCTGTAGCCGTGAAGGGTAGAGCAGTGTGAGTGATTAGCTTTCCATTGACGGAAGCAGCAAGATAGTCCACGGTCGTTGCCGTAGGTTTTAGTAGATTGAAACTTTGCCATTTTTGTTCTCTTTATCTGGCAACCAGAATCTTTAGAGAGGGTTGAGTAAATGTCCTCTATACCTCTTTATAACAAAACAGGTGATTAAGGTCAAATATTGAACTCCAGAGTAGACGGCGTTATAGAAGTCTTATGAGCAAGGGTTTGTCAAAGGATGATCTAGAGGCTTGGAAGCAGGTGACCAAGGATGTGACACCCCTTGGTAGTGCCCCTGTGAGCCCCGTAGAAGGCCTGCCCTGTGTTAGGGTGTCAGCGCCTCGCTCAGTAGAGTATCACCCCCGTATGGACTTACACGGGGCAACAATCCATAATGCTTACGCGATGGTACAAGAGCATGTGCTTAAAGGTGCTATGCTGGGTTATAGAACTCTGACCGTTATCAGTGGGAGGTCTGGTCAGATCAACATTGAGATGCCCCGGTGGCTTGAAAGAAATCCGCACGTTAGATCGGTCAACCCTAAAAACGGCGGCGGAGCCTGGGAAATATGTCTCAAGAGAAAAGATACGTAGACGTCAATAAGCTGAAGAATGCCCTATTGGGTATGTATCCTGCGGTTAGTTCAGGTTCATATTCTAGTGGCCAGTTGGATCAACAGGTCCAGCAACTTATTTCGTCGGCCCTGATATCAACCCTTAACGATTTCAAGATGCAGCTCGCCAGGGCTATTGAAGAGGCTGCAGAGCCCTATAGTCAATGTATGCTTTGCACCCGCAAGTCACATGACTTTGTTCCCGAGCACCCTTTGGGCGAAAATCGCTAACTGATTAAGATCTCAATATCACCGCCGACTTCCTTAAGGTCTTTCATAATTTCAAGACCGAAGTCGGTGAAGTGATAGGTACTCTTATAGAAACTATCATTGACAGGTCGCTTGTCTTGCCAAAAGTGCCGGTACTCGATAAGGCCAATGCTTATCAAACGGTTCAAACTCTCGATCTTAAAACCCTTACAAAGAGGGGCTACTTCCTGGACGGTGAGGAAAATCTCCTCACCTGGCTCGCTAGAAAGCTTCTTCATTAGAAGCTTTGAGTTCATGGCCTTTAGGAAGCGATGGGCAGATGAGTCTTCACAGATGATTGCGTAATTGCGACCGTCAATTACTTCAATGTCGTACATTACTCAACCTTCAAAAGGCGGGCATGTTAAATCGCCGCTATGAGTGAGCTTAAACAGCACAGCATCGTTGGCTACCTCGAAGCTCACATTGCGTTGAGTCAAGCTGATCTTATCAACTGAATACTTTCCAGTCGTGTTGTCATTGAGCCATACTATATCAACAAAGCTGAGGTTTCGCTTAATCCCTACTCGATATGTGAACTTAGCGTTGATTCTGCGATGAGGATGACGAAAGGTATTGATCTTCTTTTGATCAGCCTTTGTCATCTTCTTAAGGATAGATGTGATCGATCCCTTCACTTGCCACCCCATGCTAATTTGAATAACAGGGCATCACTAGCAGATTCAAACTGGATGTAAAGCTCAAAGTGGGAGACAACTGGGAAATTAAAGATCGAATCCTTTGCTTCTGCCTTAGCAGGTTCAAAGATAGCAATCCAGGTTGACAAATAGGCCATTTTAGTCTGGTTGCTAGCTAACCAATCAATCAAGAGTTGAGTTGGGCAGACTTGCTTCTCAACTTCATCCCAGAAGGTAAGAGGACCGAAGTTGTCAAGCATGACCTTATGGAGAGTTTTATCCTTAAACTCATCAGTCTTAAAGTCGCCATCCAGGCAGCCAACCCGCAAGCGGGGCAAGTTGTCTATTTTTCTCACTAGCAATACCTAAGCTTAAACAACATCGCATCCCGCTTCCTCACAAACGCAAACCGAAGGTGGCTCGCGATGTAGGGGAGAATGAAGATCTTATTATCAAAGAGATTGATCTGAAGATATGCCCAACGAGCATATCTATAATCCGTGTGACCATTCCAGGCCTTCTGACCTGTCATAGTCTCACAGAACGAGGCCAACTCTGGATTAATCAAGTCAATGTTTTCTTCATGATCATCTGCGATATATCGGGTAATAATCTCAGGACCAATAGGAACGTCAAAGAAAAACCGATACCTCTTTGAATCGAAGATCTGTGAGTTCGGCGTTGAAGCCGGAAGCATTGAGCTCATTTGCCACCGAACGTGAGCTTAAACATCGCTGCGATATCCCCTTTAGACTTGGGAAAAAGGAAGAAGGTGAAATCCCGATAAGAGCTATCAAGCATCATGAGAACTGGCAGATTATGCTGTTCATAAAACTCAGTAGCCTCTGGTCCACAAATCCTATCGGCCGTATCCGGATAGTCCGTTCTCGGTCGAAGGACAGTGAGTTCGTATCCCTTAATTGGAACGACATGGAATTGTTGCTCCATAGTGGATACGAACTCAGTATAATCGCAATGGTCAGTCATTCGACCTCCAACAGTTCTTCCTTCGACTTGGACCAGCGCGAGAAGGTCCAAGCCTGCTTCATGCGATTCAGCCTCTGACCCATTGCCGGACCAGGCTTCATACCAGTTTCCAGCAGGTCCTTGCCCGAAACCGGGAAGGTCGGGATCACGAAGTTCCTCGCATAGTCGGCCAGGATAGTTTCACCCTGAACTTCAGCAAAGCTTACAACATGATCCCGAGGAAATTCGTCCCGAGTCAGCAGCACTTCAATCTTCTGCTCATCCAGGAAGACACCCCGATTGCGGATCATATTCCGAACCTTGGCTTCCTCGTGCGAGCTCATCTTCCAGAACTTGAAGAACTTCTCTTCGTCAGAGCTGGCAACCAGTGTCGACAGAGCAGCCAGGGCATCATCGGCGCGAGACAGTTCAGCAGGATTGAAGCGGAACAGACCCAGTGCCCGATTAACCCGAGTCTTGAAGATTGCATCAACAATGCGAGTCCGACCCGGCATCTTGGGATCCAGCAGCTTCTGCATTTCCAGCCAGAACCGCTCGACACTAACGACGTTCAGCTTATCCAGCACCTCACCCTCGGCGAAGATATCCAGCGTCTCCTGATCCATCTTAGCATCGAAACGGGCTGCGAACCGGAAGAAGCGCAGAATACGCAGGTAGTCCTCTTCGACCCGCTTGCGCGCATCGCCTACGAATCGAACCACACGATTCTTCAGATCTTCCTGGCCCTTGAAGTAGTCGAATACGTTACCTTCAAAGTCCATCGACATTGCGTTGAAGGTCAGGTCACGTCGCTCTGCATCCTCTTCAAACGACCTCGTGAATTCAACCTCAGCATGACGACCGTCAGTCTCGACGTCGATCCGCAGCGTCGTAACTTCGAAGGGTTCTTTGTCCACAACCAGCGTAGCCGTGCCGTGCTGGATACCAGTGGGAATAAAGCCGAACTTGTTGGTATCGGCGATCACCTTCATCTCATCCGGCGTTGCGTCGGTGCAGAAGTCCACATCCTTAGCTTCGACGCCCAGCATGGCATCGCGGACACAACCGCCCACAAAACGAATCTGGAAGCCTGCTGCTTCAAAAGCAGCACCCAGCTTGTTCGTTTCCGGGGTCATCAGTTTGTCCAGCACGTCGATCTCCTTGTTGTTCATGCTTTGCTTCTAGCACAAACAGGTTAGGAGTCAACCGCTTTGTGGCACCAAGTATCCCAAGAGAGTCTAGCCAACATAGCGGCTTTTGGATCTAAGAAGAGATGCCAAGACATTATGCCATCCTCCTCTGCCATTGATTTATACCACCTCAGGTTCACATCACGCTTGCCACTATAATGGAAGTCCCACGTAGGGTCGTTAGCTTCAAGCCAGTCGCAGAATGAATCAAATTCGTCCGAGGGGACGTTGACTGTGATGTGAACCTTGTTAGCTGACATCGACGAGATCCACAGGACTATTGCGGACCTTCTTTTCCCAATTGTCTCGTCGAACTTGATCCCTACGGGCAATCTCAGCCAAGACTTCATCCACGGCAGACTTCCACTCGGGTTTCACGTAGAGCAAGACCGCAATCTTCCACGTGAGGAGTTCCCTCTTCGTGACCTTCTTCTCGTCTGTCTTAACTTTGCGTTCCTTGAGCTTGGCAGCTTTCATCTTACAATAGATGCGCCATGCCTCTGGATTCTGTCGTAGCTTGAGGAACTTATTGAATTTCATTTCGCCGCGCAGGTTATTACAACCCGAACAGGTCATAACCACATTGCTCATGTGGTCAGTGCCACCTCGACTCTGGCACACAATATGCTCAAGAGTAGCACGTCGATTATTCGAAAGAGGAGTTTGACCCGGAAGCCAAGTCTGCTGACCACAGAAGTAACAGAGCCCACTTTGCTTTTCGAAAAGCTTGCTGGTCTTGTTCCGCCGGGCAATGGTGAACTTAGCGTACCACCACTCCTTATCCTCAGGCGTATGCCACTTTCTGCGGACTGCTCTGCCTACGACTTTACCGTAACTCTGTCCATCAGGCCGTTTAGCAGGTGCGCTGTTTGAAACTCGAGCAAAGCTGAACGGGTAGCTTAATGAGGTCGACGAGACCGATAACGGTGTTGACGACAACGGAACCGATGACAGATCCGGCCACGATACCGAGGAAGAGGACGAGCCTTCCAAAACCGATCCGCTTACGTCCAAGATTTTCTACTCCCATAAGTACCTCCATTTCACCTACCCTTTAAGCTATTCTCCACCCCATGTCAACTTGAACATGAGTGCATCCTCAGGTTTGGTAAAACTGAAGATTTCCTTATTATCCTTATGTCCTGCGTAGGTATAATCATCAGGTGACTTAAGGTTCTTCTCATTAAGCCAGATGACAACTAGACCAATTCGGTGACTGTCTAGGATCTCAACCACATGCCCTGGAAGCCCTTTAATCAGCATGGTTGTGGTCCTCTCTTATGAGGGTGTCAATCCATTTGTCGTCGTCTTCGTCAATTTCAACTTGCCAACGAGGATCATTAGCGTCGGTCATTTGAAAATCACGTTCTAAGATGGAACATGAAAATACATAAGCTGGCGAGCCGTCATGGTAGGTATAAATTGAGGAGTCAGCGTATATACCTAGACTACAAAGACCTGCCTTCATGGTCTTATAGTTAAAGCCTGTATCAACTAACGCAATAAGGTCAAAGGTCCAACCTCGCCCCTCGACTACTTCTTCCAAGCCTTCATACATTACGATATCAATATCTACATCAGAGCAGACATTGCTAATCGTCACTTTCTGAAAAGATGAGTAGAGACGCTTGGAATCAATGATACTAGCCGGATTAGCCTGAGTCTCAAACCGATGCTCACACATCCAACGCTCGAGAGCCTCGAAAGTAGTGAGAGACTGAACGTGGTCTCTGATTGCAACATATTGTTTCGTAGCTAGTCGAAGCCTACGATACTGGTCAGCATCCCTGCCCCAATCGCCAAGTTCTCTGAATTCCCAGAACCAGTCTCGATAATATCGGACTAGATCTTCGCGATCTTCTACTCGGACGTTTGAGAGAACGTTCCTCACTTGACTTCCTTCACACGGGTGAGAAGAGTTGACTTCTTGTCCTTGTAGACTTCGTGCTTCTTGACCGTGCCCTTGATCCTAACGCTCTTGCCAATCTTGTCTCCAAAGACCCGCTTAGTTGCGAACCACTTGTAGGCATTACCATGTGCGTCATGGAACATATGGAGGTAGCTGTTGTCAAGGGTGCGAATCTGATCGACCATAACTTCAACTTCTATCTTCTGTCCCTGAACGCCTTGGAAATGACTTTCCAACTTTGCGGGACGATTGCGAGAATAATACACGCCTACGATAGAAGCCGCAATGCCAATGCTCCGTTCTTCCAGGGATTCACTATTTGCGACCACATAGCAGTTGTGCTCATACTCGGAAAGTTCACCCTCGAGTCCCCGTGCCCAGTCAAGAGCCGCATGAGCGAGGTTCTGAGCTGCGTTACTCACGATGGGAAGCTGATAGCTCATTGATCCCCATACGTCATCTGCGGTGCTAGGCCGGCCAGTTTCCTTGCTGGACTTCTTGCTCGTAAATCCATGCTGGAGAATAGACTCAGCACAGAGCATCATAAAGTCCTCGGTATCGATCCAGCGGTAATCCCGAAGATCTCCTTGAACTCCGGTGTTGCGACTACCACGCACAAACTCGCCAATGCTAGCGACGACCTCGGCCATCTTGGCCCATTTCTCTGCATCGCCGTGACCCAGGAAGTCCTTGAGGCATGAACTGCCAACTTGCTTGAAGCCCTGCTCTTCATGGAAGACCACGAAAGTATCACGACGACGGCGCTTGTGATTACAATGATCGCAAGAGGGATCAGAATGTCTGTAGTGTTCGGGAAGGTCACGAAGACCAGTGGTGCGCACAATATTGCCTGCTTCACTGGCATGATCGATTCGAGCCACAAACTCCCAGCCGTCAAGCTTGGGTTCAGGGAAGGCCACGAATACTTCGTTGATGCGCTGATTATAGAATTTGGAAGTTTTATCCTCTTCCTTGTGGAAGCCCACAACAGTGAGGAACAGGCGTTCGCCCGTAAGACGCTTGGCGCGCTTTGCGAGAGTCTCGAGCTTGGTCTTGAACCATTCAAAACCAGCAGCGGGAATTTCGTAAGTTTTGCCTTCGGCCACGTTCGATCTCCTGTTGTTATGCTTATAACATAACGCCAGTTTGGCAAACGTCAACCAGATAAGGTGAACCCCCGCTATGGACTAGCAGGGGTTCTAAAGGATTAGACTTCTTCTTCTGGAGTGAAGTCGTCAGTGTCGACTTCTTCAGCTTCCATTACGCCTTCCGATGCGGCTGCGAAGGACCATGCCGAAGCAGTACCGTCGCCGAAAGTAGCCATGTGAGCCTTGATCTTTACAGCGTTCTTGACGTTGTCATCTGCATCCTTGAGCGCGATGGTCATATCGCCAGCAGCGAGGGTGCCTTCTACCTTGTCAACTAGATAGCAAACGCCGGTATCAGAACCGACCTTAACAACAAAACGCTTCGAACCAGTCTGCTTTACGATGAAACCATCGCCTTCAGCAGCAGAACCGATCTTAGCGCGAACCTTGAACTGATTGCCAGCACCAGTACCGAAAAGCGACTTCTTAAGTGGACGTCCCATGATAATCTCCTAAATAGGCGTGGGTTTAACCTATTTAGTGGATTTTCGGAGTAGAATGTCTATATGGTTAAGCGAAACAAGACCATATGCTTCGGGGTATCGGACAATGGGGAATCAATCATCTGAACAATCAAAGGGGTGACCTTAATAGCTCGTTCGCTACAAACTTCATTGCTTCTCTTTAGGTCATTGCTGACCATACCCAAATCAATCCAGCGACAATAACCCATATCTGTAAAGCTACTAGGTGATACCTTTATAGCATAGAGGTAAGCGTGAAGATACGCAGCAACTTTAGATTGCCCATGCTTCTCGTGAAGTTCCCAGAGGTTCCTACCCAATCGAGTGCAGGTCTTCTTCAATCGACCTTTCTCGTAAGGCGTGATACCTAGAGTGTTTACAGATACCTCTTCACATTCCATCTTGTCCTTGATATCAAGAGCTAGGTTACGGATAAGACGGAGGTCTTTGATAATAGTCTTATAGAGCTCTGCAATATCCATTACCGGTATCCCAATTCCTTGATATCATTGCGCACCTGAGTCTCAATCTCGCCTAAGTCGTTAGAACCTTGCCAAGTGGATCGGCTCAAAGCCCGAGGATCATTGGCCGCCAAGCCAATACCCCAAACTCTGTCCCATGGGGACGCTTCCACTAGAGTCGTGCCATCCGTAGCCAGTAGCCAATTCAGGCAATTGGTATCCTGAGTGAACTTGGCAAAGTTGGCTCGATATACGATCAGCTTCCGGTTAGCCTCCCATTTGGACGACACAAAACCTCGTACCAAGCGACCAGTGGCTTTCTGAACCTTGGGATTGTCACTTTTCATAATGATGTCAAGGGCGTCATCATCACCAAACAGTCGGGCTTTCTCAGCCATCATGAACTGTTCCGCGCAGTTGTATTCCACACCCTCTATGGTAAACCAGCTAGGATACCACTGGCTTCCAGGTCCACCATAGAAGAATGTGAATTGCTCGCTCACTGGCACCAACCTGCCCGCTTGCCGCCAATATAGGGACGAGCATAACCACGAGCAATCAACATATTAGTGAGGCTCTCTCCGCCCACGAACACATCAGCATCAACGCGCCCGCCATACTTGTCCCACTTGAGGTTGGTCAGCGTAACCTTGCGACCAGCAGTGAGGATCACGCGAGTTGTAAATGCCTTGGCCGCTTGTGCGTTATACTTTTCTGAAGGGCACTTGCCGCGCATCTCAGGGGTATCAACACCACGAACCCGGACGCCAATCCGGCTCAGTTCAGGCGGCAGACCAGTCATCTTAATGTAAAAGGTATCTCCGTCATAGATACCCACAACATCGTAGGTATAGGTCGGAGCAGCGATTGCTGGGGTTGCGACAAAAGCCGCAAGAGCAAAAAGGGCGTTACGAATAATCTTCATAACACCCTTTTTACACATTTAGGTTAGGCTGTCAATACCCTTAGCGGGCATTAAGCTGTGCCTGTCGCTGTGCTGCCGAGGCCAGCGATTCCTTGAGCTTCTGCTCTGCTGCGATCAAACGCTGCTCAGCATCGGCGCGCTTGGCCTTACCTTGCTCTGCGAGATCGATGGACTCATTGATCGTAGCGATCAAGAGTTCATTAGCCTGTTCCGCTGCCTCAACATCGAAGATGCCGCGCTCGATTTCCTTGCGGGCAACTGCGTTGCTAGTATTGAGCTGCTTCGCGGACTGAACGATCAGCTCGTTGGTGAAATCAGTAGCCGTCTTAGTGGCCTTGCCGGCTTCTTCTGCGCGCCATGCTGCAATGGAAACAGCCATAGTGCGCTTCCAGAGGGGCAAAGTATTGAGCAGCTGACTCTGGATCTTCTCTGCGAGACCCTTATCATTTGCCTGGACGATGCGGATGCTAGGTAGCGCCTGGATGGTCAGGTTACGCGTCAGCAAGAGATCAGCCCGCTTGCGTTCCAGAGAATCACGAGCTTCGGTCAAGTCCCGCAGATCCTGCACATCTGCCATATCACCGCTGGCATCGGACTTAGCCTTGGCGGCCGGGATCATATTCGTGTTAACGTCCTCGAGCAGGTAGTCCATAGCGGCAATCTGCTCATCGAGCGAATCCAGCAGACCCAACGTGGCTTCGTATTGCTTGTCGAGTGCCACAATATCCTTGAGCATCTGGACGCGATGCCCTTCAAGAACGTTGTAGGTCTTGAGAATCTGACCTTCGACCGTCTGGTAGCGATCCAGGAACTTCTGCAGGACGCTGGCCTTACCTAGCAGCTTTTGGAAGAAGCCAGGCTTCTGACCAGTAGCAAGAGCCGCAAAATCCAGCCCCTTCATTTCGCGGACCATCTGGTTCATCGCGTCGCCGACTGGACCAGTATCCTTGGTACGAACGCCCTGGAGCATTTGTTCGGAAACTTGCGTAGTTGCCTTCTGTGCTTCAACGCCGAAGGTGATAATCGACTGACTATCCTTGAGGTTGATCTTGCTTGCGAGCTCCTTGGCACGTTCGCGCGACACCTTGTTGGGAATACGTCCGGCCTGACCATTGAGGCTGACAATATCCTGAGATCCGATCTCAGGCACGGTCAGAGCATTTTCAGCCGTCGGTGTGGGGAGAAGTTCACCGGTCAACGACGGGGTCGCCGTACCGATCTTTGTAGGATCACTTGCCATTTTTAGATTCCCTCGTTGTTGAGTCGGTTCTTCATAACAGTCATGTTGACATCAAAGTCCATGACATCATTTGCCAAAAGCTTGTCGAGCAGCTTTTGGAAATTATCATCGATGGTGTCGAGCATTTCGTCGAACTGTGCCATCTGCTTCTGTGCTTCGAGATTGCGAGCACCGGTCCGGCTCAGCTGAGCATAGCCCTTGACTAGTGTGATCGTTTCATCCAAGTAACTGTTGAGCCAGCTTTGAGCCAGCAAAACGTCCTTGGGATCAACGCGGAAATCCTCGATGATCTTACGACCAATAGCATCAATATGCTTGATGCGTCGGATTGTGTTGGGGCTCTTGATCTGGGTAGCTTCCATGAGGATCCGGTCCAGCTTGTCACTGCCCATCTTGATCGCTTCCACGACCAGCTTCGTATCCACGCCCGAAGTACCTGCTGCGATATCGTCAATATGCCGGTAGAGATCCTTAATGTCTTGTGCGGTTGCCGGGCGCCGACCAGGGAAGAAGTACCAAATCCCTAATCCAGTTGCTGCGCTCAACGGGCCAGCTAGTGCGAGATCACCGATAAAGGAAAGTGGGAAAGCAGCCATGCCGCTTACAAAGACACACGTTGCGCCTCCAAATGCTGCTAACTTACTCACTAGATCTTTGTTCATCGGTTCCTCGCTTAACACTGGCTCCTTTATAGCAAGGTTTACCAATGTGTCTACCACTGATTAGAAAAGAAAGGGCGACATTGCTGCCGCCCCTTCTCCTATAGGTTAGTCCAACTTAGTCTTCTGGGTTAATACCAGCAAGCTTCTGGATCTCAGCCTTCTCGCTAGGAGCAAGAGGAGCCTCGATTACCGTCTTAGCTACGCGACGTGCTGCTGGCTTTGCAACCTGCGGAGCACCCACGACTGCCAGACCTTCATCATCCAGAGGAGCAGCAACCGATTCGACCAGACCATTAAGGCCACGGCTCAGGTCAACGCCAAGCTCGCGAGCCAGTTCGTCAACAACCGGAACCTGCAGTCGGTAGCCCAGCATCGAGTTGGTCAGGTCAGTAGCGAGGTTTCCTGTAGGAGCCGACTGACCGCCGAAACCTTCGCCATTGGAATGACCGCCCAGGCCACCCATCTGAACTACGCGGATGCTGTCGACCTTCTCCATCGGCTTGGTCATCTTTTCCATGATGGCCGGCAGAGCTTCAATCAGAGCCTTGCGCATGTTGTATGCCATCTGGGCAGAGCTTGTCACGTTAGCAGCTTCGTTGAGGGCGCGCTGACCTTCCGATTCAACTTCGTAACGCTTTGCGTCAGCGTCGATGAGGCGTTCCTTGGCCTGTGCGCTTGCGTCAGCAGCAGCCAGTTCAGCTTCAGCACGGATACGAATACCCGCAGCTTCTTCCTGAGCCTTAGTCTCAGCCGCAATAACAGCAACCTTCTGGCTACGTTCTGCCTGTGCCTGTGCCTCAACAGTCTTCACCGCTTCAGCAGCCTTAACAGCTTCCGCGCGAGCAGCATCAGCAGCCGCACGGGCCTTGGATTCCTGCTCCGACTTCTCAGCAACCGCAATACGTGACTGCTGGCTAGCAATCTCGAGAGCCTGCGCTGCTTCAGTTTCGGCTACCTGGATAGCGCGCTTCTGTTCGACGCGAGCCTGCTCAGTAGCACGAGCAGCTTCAATTTCTGCCAGATCAGATTCACGCTTACGGTCGGCGCGGGTCTGGGCCAGTTCAGCTTCCTGCTGGGCACGACGGGTTTCAACTTCGCGCTCCTGCTCCAGGGTAGCGAATTCGTCCTGCTGCTTAATATCCAGCGAGCGCTTGTTGGCTTCGAAGTTCTTCTGCTCAATCGCAACGCGGTTGTCAGCTTCGATGTCGTTACGCTCCTTCTTGCGAGTCTCAGTAACCTGAGTCAGCTTCGCAAGACCTTCAGCGTCGAAGGCGTTGTTGGGGTTGAAGAATTCAACCGAAGTCTGGTCCAGACCAGTTAGCGACACCGATTCAAGTTCCAGACCGTTCTTGCGCAGGTCTTCAGCAACAGTTGCCTGAACCTTCTGAACAAACTCAGCGCGCTTTTCGTGAAGGTCCTGCATATCCATACCAGCTGCCGCAGCACGGAGAGCGTCGATGAACTTGCCTTCAATTAGCGAAGCCAGCTGATCAGGAGCCAAGGTGCGGCGACCAAGCGTCTGTGCCGCAGCCGCAATGCTCTGCTCATCTGGAGCAACACGAACATAGAACTCTGCCTTCACGTCAACGCGCAGACGGTCCTTAGTGATCAGCGAATCACGACCCTTACGTTCGACACCGAGACGCAGCGTCTGCATGTTGATGGGGATGGTTTCGTGGAACACTGGCAGAATAACAGCGCCACCGTCCTTAACGACCTTCTGTCCACCCATACCAGTACGGACAAAAGACTGTTCCTTGCTTGCGCGATGGAACATTTTGGTCATGATCAAACCGATGACCATGAAACCTACTAGGAAGACGCCTAGCAGAATACCTGCAAATTGAAGAGTCACTTAATTCTCCTATGAATTAGATCTTACGCACCATGTGGGCGTGATTAATTGACCTATGTGGACCGGTTAGCACCGCAGTTTCACCCACATCAATATTTTCTTCACCATCGGCAAAGACATAAACGTAATGATCAGTACCATACTGATCGGTTACCCGGATTGAACCACTCTGGGTATTTGAGACTGGTCCGACAACAATAGGACCGGATAGATTAGATAAACTTTCCAGAGATACCGCGGATGTAATATCTCTAGGCATTAATTGTGCAGCCACAATCGACCCCCAACGAACAAAGGGGAGCGTCAATGAGAACACAATAGGACAACTGAGCAACATAGGAGCATAGGCACCTGTCAGGCCTTCATAGACCCACTGTGCGCTATATCCAAGGATTGTGAACACTGTGCTGAAGATCACAAGGAAGATCATCACTGGAACACTTCCAGGATTAAACCAACCTAAGATGTGAGAGTCTACTTCTAAGTAGTCGGGAATGCCGTTCCCGTTCAGATCCGCAGAGAAATCTATATCATGATGGAATGAGCTAAAGCCCAAAATCAATCCGATGATTTCAAGAACCAAAATAGCACCGAGGAGACACGCACTCACAAGGAATGGTGTGTTGGCTTGTGCTAGTAAGAAAGTAGAAATGTTGTCCATATACCGGCCATAACGAACCGATATCTAAACTGTCATTATTCTTTTGGTGGGAGAGAGTCAGCTAATCGTGCGAGGACGTTACCGTGACAAGGAGAGGGTGAACACCAGCAACCTAACTTTTTGCCTTTGAGTTCATAGAGGGCATCCATAAGAGCTTTTTGCTCTACTACCCACTCAGCATATTGCTGGATACATTCTTCTCGGGTGCCGTCACGCCCGACCACGAAGGGATTGCCCCACTTTGTCTTCCGGTCGATACGAACGTCGTAGTGATCTTCTTTGAGATTAACTACCGAGGTTCCGGGCGGGGGCCATGAAAAGAGATCGTCTGCCATCCTAATACTTATAAGGTGACCCAGAAGTTTTTCAACCCCTGGGTCTGCTTCCGCAGTGCTTGAGGGTAACTGCTCGGCAGGTCAAATATGTATTACTACGGAAGTATTAGCAAGGGCAGATTGTGCTTTAGGTGCGTTAAAACGCATATCATAAGAAAAGGTAGACCTAGGTCTACCTTTTCTTACTGTGCTGCTTGACAGGATTGAACTGTCGACCTCAGCCTTACCAAGGATGCGCTCTACCACTGAGCTAAAGCAGCATGTTGTGTGCTCTCTTTGTAGCACCTACATACCTATTTAGCAATTTAAACTTTGAACTCTTTCTTCAAAGCTTCTTCCATTTGAGAAAAGGAGAGTGGCTTTTCTAAGACTGTGAAGCCATGGAAGGCTTCCGGAAGCTTATGGGGATCACCGGTGCAAACAATCACAGGGGTGAGGCTATGCCGGAGGTGCTCTGCTACTTCTTCAGTAGTGCCATCTGTGAGCGTCACATCAAGGACCACCCCGGCGAATCTGCTATTTTCCACAAGCTTTATGGCTTCAGGAACTGTTGAGGCAAATCCCGCTACTGTGAGACCGACCTCATCGCATACTTCTTCCCAGTAGATTTGAAGATATGCTTCATCTTCAATAATCAGGACTTGTTTGCGATTTATTCCAAACATATGAACCCCTAGAACATACTCAGCTTTGCTAACATGACTTGGTTAACTGTGCCGCCGTCTAGGATCATCGCGCTAGTTGGCTTACCAACACGAACAAGATCGCCGGCTTTGTTTCCCTGGGCGCTCTTAAAGAGCTTGGCGTAAATTGCTCCCTTGTCAGAGATCTTCTTCACCGTGCCCATAACCATATCAACTCGGGCGCCTTCTGTGCCGCGAGGGAAAAGGATAGTATGACCAATCTCAATAGTGCGTCCCATGAGATCATTGAAGCGCGGAGTGGTTTCGCGATCTTCTACAAAATGCGTCCCGCCCTTCCAATCGGCCAGATGCTCGAGCTCACTGCCCTTCATCCAAAAGCTGCGGCGGCCATTCACAGATAGCTGATAATCATGAGCGCTGTAATATTTGGAGCGGACGCTAACGACTCGTCCAACAGTGCCTTCCCGGACGCCTGAAATGATCCGCACAAACTGTGGACCATCTTCCATGCTTTTAATCAAAGACGTTGCTGCGTGATAGTTATTGAGATTCATGCGAAACCCCTCGTAGTCCGATCTAGCAACGATCTTTGGGAAGGACCCTAGGAACGCTTATTTTTATTCGCAACAAAAACAACGCTTTGTGCGTTATTTGCGTTGTGCAGCAAGTTACGATAACTCTCCACGCCAGTCTAGTCTACACCTATAAAAAATCTAGACTTATCAAGTCTTTCCATATTTGTTGGACTTATAGTCACAAAGAAACGTGAATTGCGCCAGCAATCCACGTTTTTCTGTTAACCCTTTTATTTGATTAGGGCTTCGTCAAACTGTAGTCGAAAACGGAAAGCGTCACTGATTTCAGAGAAGATCAATTCAACTGACTCATCGTCAACATCAACAATGGCCTCAAGATCGCCCTGCTCTTCAACGAGCCATTCTTCGACTTCATTTTTAGATGCGGCATCAACCCGCAATGTCCATGTGCTTGCGACCATTTGTCCCTCGTCTGTGTTGCTAATAAGTCTTAATTAGCGTCCTACAGCCCTTTTTATCAATATATAGTTTACCAATAAAATTAGGGATAGGTGATCAAGCCAAAAGAAAATGCCCCGTTTCCGTTGATCAGTCGGGGCCACACTGCACCTAGAGAGTTGATCCTCTAGGGATTGTGAGGCATAGGAGTCTACCGAAGCTTCTTCCTAACCTCGCCGCAATCAAGCAGCGAGCGCCTCGACAACATTGTTGTCATTTGCATTTACATGCTTGGTCTTTTAGAGGAACCACCCTCGTCATCTCTCGCAGCCGTTTGCTCCCACGTCGATCCTAAGCTCAGGCCCATCATAACCGCTCTTTGCAGAGCCAAGCCACTCCTTAGGTAAAGTGACTCTCAGTTATGGTGGACCTGCCGGGTACCGCCCCCGGGTCCGCTAGTCGCTATTAAGCTTTGGTCATCAATAACATCACTCTTATAACATTGGTTTGCCAATGCGTCAAGAGCTTATTCAGCTACTGCCTGCCTATATTGCTCAGCAGCATCTTCCCTTGCGATTGCGGCGCCAACAATGTGTTGTTCGCGGATATCAATTTTACCCTTGTTCGCAGCAACCATCCAGGGTGTAAACATTACTCGAGTCTGTGCCGGATTCTCAGGGTTCTCTGCCATGACCATAGCGAGTGGGTTCTTGACCTCAATAAAGCCCTGAAGCACATCTACTTGCTCGGCAATGATTTCCTCACCGGTGATCAGCTTATAGGCCATAATGAGTGGCGTAGCCGGTGCCTTTTCCTTCAACATATCTTTTCCTTATATTTTGTGTTTCTGGTTCAGCAGGGCACGGTGGAACCCCTTGTAGAGATCAAGAGTCATATAGCCTACGAACTTGCTATTCTGCATCAAAGGGTAACGATCAAATGCACCAACGACGACTACACTGTCACCGAAACGCACATAGTCGTCATCTACAATGAGAAAGCTATCTTGAGGTTCGACTAGGATTTTCCAATCTTTGTCGCCGCGATTGCTGCCGAGGTAAGCTTCTCCGCAATCCCAGATCCGAACTTCATAAGTTGCTGGGGGGATTGACTTTGCGACTTGATCAGCTCTATCGCATTCTTCCAAGATATCATTTAATCTTTCCTTTTGACCCTTACCGCCCGAGGCTTTGAGGATTTTTAGTGCCTCTCGCACCCATAGGGGCTCACTCAGAACATCTATCTCTTCTTGCGACATTTGCCCCACTGAATCAACCAGAGCTTGTAACCGTGGCTTTTTCTTTGCCACGGCTAACAACATCTCATCTTTTGAGTAGTAGGATCTCATGCGTTCTTAAAGTGAGCATCCAGTTCAGTAAAGCCACCGATATATTGCTCACCTAGCCAAATCTGAGGGACTGTGCGAGGGGCTGCGCCAGTAGCAGCAGTGACCTTTTCAATCAATTCTTCGCGCAAGTCAACTGCGCTTAGTTCAACATATTCGATACCCTTGCTCTCAAGCAAATTCTTAGCGCGAACGCAGAATGGGCAATTGGGCTTGCTATAAACTGTTGCTGACATAATATCTTTCCTTGAGTTTTCTTCATACCAGACGAATGTCTTACGTTTGGTTAGATCAACCGGGCCAGCTTCCAAGAGTGCTTTCTTGGTTGCTGCCCAGTCTGATTCAAATAGTTTGCTCATCAGAGCTTGAAAGTGCTGAAATCGTCGTCACTGGCATCCTGCTTGACGCCGCCAACCACATAGCTCGAAATCTCAGTTTCCTGAGGAGCCACCTGAACCGACTTGCTGGCGATCCAGCTAGAAGTCCATGGCAGAGGATTACGAGCAGGAACACTGAACGGAGCCTTGAGACCAACACCGCGCATACGAGTGCCTGCGATATAGTCCACATACTCATTCAGCAGAGCTTCGTTGAGACCGATGATGCTACCATCCTTAAACAGGTACTTGGCCCAAGTCTTTTCCTGATCAATAGCAGACAGATACATCTGAACCGCTTGTTCCTCAGTTTCCTGAGCAATCTTGATGTAGTCAGCATCATCTGACTTCAAGATGTTACGAAGCAGGTTCTGAGTGGCTGCTAAGTGGAGGTTTTCGTCACGCGCAATGAACTTGATGATCTTTGCGTTACCTTCCATTCGCTTGTTTTCCGCGAACGCCCACGAGCAAGCAAAGGAAACATAGAAGCGAACACCCTCAAGAATGTTGACGCTCATCAGGGTCAACCAAAGCTTCTTCTTCAGTTCATAGGTATCAACCTTAACTGTTTCGCCGTTGACCGTGTGAGTACCTTCACCTAAGAGTTGATACCACTTAGAAGCCTCAATCAAGTCATCATAGTTGGCAGAGATATCTTTAGCGCAATCTACAATTTCCTGGATTTCCTTCATTGTGTCGAAGACTTCGCCGGGATTGCTGTAGACGTTACGAATAATGTGGGTATAGGAACGACTGTGGATCGTTTCAAAGAACGCCCAAGTCTGTGCCCAAGTTTCCATTTCAGGCAAGCTCGTGATACCGCCGAACGCTTGAGTGGGCGAACGACCCTGAACCGAGTCAAGCAGAATCTGACGCTTGAGGTTCGAGGTAAAGATGTGCTTCTCATGATCAGTCAGCTTCGCGAAGTCACCACGATCAGTGTTGAGATCGACTTCTTCAGGACGCCAGAAGAAGCCCAGCTGCTGACTGGTCAGATGTTCCAGTTCAGGATACTTGACCTGATCGAATCGCTGAATGTCTACAGGACCCGAGGGATCGAAGAACATTCTAGCCGTTAAGTGATCGACCTTATTTAGGTTAAAGACGCTCATTTGGCCCCTTTCAGTTTGTTGATTTCATATTCGATTGTGCGGAGACGAACAGAGATATAGATTGCCAGACTTCCTGCTAGGCATTCACGACCATTGGCCAAAATGTCATTGGGAACCTTCTGGTTATCAATGGCTACCATGAAGGGTAAATCTGGTTGACCCACTTTGTAGATCATCTGTTTCAAATATTCTCGCTCTTCTTCGAGAGCTTTTATCTGGGCGTTCATCGCCTTCTCCTTTTCACCAGAATACTAGAAACTGGTGGGAAAGTCTATCTTTGACAGACAAGCCCGCGAGCGAAAATCACCCGCGGGCTCATTGACCTCAAAGCTTACAAGAGTCGCAGTCGTCGTCTTCAAGAAGTTCCAACTGACCTTCCTCAGTTTCAACCTCAGGAGTATCCTTCAAAAGAGTGATATCTTCCTGACCATCATAGGTGTTGAAGTAGTAGAGGTTCTTACCGCCATACTTGTAGAAAGTTAGCAAGTCAGTGATCATATCCTTCATCGAGATCTCACGATCAGGATAATGCTCTGGATTGTAGGAAGTGTTGATGCTCGCACTCTGATCCAGGTACTTATTCAACACACAAGCAATCTTCAGATAACCACGCGGGCTCTTCTGATCCCAAAGGAGTTCATACTTGTTCTTCAGCTTGCCAATCTCAGGAACAACCTGCTTCAAAACACCGTGCTTGCTAACCTTCTCACTAACTAGCGCACGAACTGGCTCAATGCCGTTTGTGGAGTTCGAGAGCTGTGCAGAAGTCTCAGCTGGCATGAGTGCCATCAGTGTGGTGTTGCGAATGCTAGTGTTGAGCAACTGAGTGCGAAGCTCTTCCCATGGCATACGGAACTCGGGAGCAACTAGCTCGTTGACTTCTTCCTTGTAGGTGTCGATAGGCAGAATACCCTTGGAGTATTTGCTCATGTCAGCCCTTGGAGCAGCACCTTTTTCTACTGCCAAATCAGCCGAAGCCTTGATCAGATAGTAGGACATGCCTTCCATGTATTCATCAACTAGAGGCAACGCACCGTCATCATACTTCAAGCCATTCTTAGCCAAGAAGTAAGCTAGGTTAATGATGCCCACGCCTAAGGGACGAAGTTCCTTGGTCGCAAGTTCAGCTGCCTTAACGGGGTAGTTCTGATAGCTGAGGATCTCATCGAGGAATCGAACAACCAGCTTGGCTGGCTTTTCGAAATCGTGAGGTGTCTTAACTCGACCCCAATTGAGAGCACTTAAGGTGCAAAGGCTGATACGACCATTAGGGTCATCAAAGCTCTGCATTGGCACTGTGGGAAGAGTGATTTCCTGACACAGGTTGGACTGTGTGATTGGCGCTAGTTCAGGAATATAAGAGCCATGCGAGTTGGCATGGTCAATATTCATGAGGTAGATACGACCAGTTTCCTTACGCTCGGTCATGAACGTAACGAACACATCCAAAGCCTTCATGGACTTCTTACGGATCGTTGGATCGTTCTCATACTGAACGTAGAGTTCGTCGAACTTGTCCTGATCAGCGTAGAAAGCATCTAGGAGACCTGGCACATCCTTAGGGCTGAAGAATGTGATGTTACCACCTTCAACGAGACGCTTATACATCATGCGGTTGAAGAGGAAGCTGTAGTCCAACTGACGGATACGATTGAATTCAGTACCCTTGTTGTTCTTCAGAACGACCAGATCCTCAAACTCGTAATGCCATAGCGGGAAGTGAACCGTAGCAGCACCACCACGAACGCCACCCTGCGAACAGCTCTTAACTGCTGCTTGCATCCAGCGCACGAAAGGCAGAAGACCAGTATGCTCTGCATCACCGTTCCTGATCTTGCTACCAAGAGCACGAACACGACCCATGTCAATACCTAGGCCGGCCTTCTGGCTGATATACTTGATCACGCTGCTATTCGTGGCAACCAGAGAATCCAAGGAGTCATCAGTCGCGATAGTAACGCAAGAGCTGAACTGCTTCTGGGGAGTCCTCAGTCCTGCCATAATGGGCGTAGGCAAGCTGATGTCAAACTGGCTAACTGCGTCGTAGAAGTCCTTAACATAATCCATACGAGTTTCGCGTGGATAAGCCATGAACCCGATTGCGCTGATGAGAACCAGAGCAATCTGTGGAGTCTCGAAGAACTGACCAGAAACGCGATCCTTGACAAGGTATTTGCCGCGCCACTGTTCCATGCCCGCATAGGCGATCAAGTCATCGCGCTGATGCTTGACAATCTTCTCAATCTTCTTCCAATCATCTTCGGAATAGTTGTCGAGCAGTTCCTGGGTATAATGACCCAGCGAAACGTTCTTCTCAACAACCTGCTTGACTGTCCATGGTTCATAGCGGCCATAGACTTCCTTACGAAGCTGATAAGATGCGAGACGACTCGCAACATACTGATAGTTTGGAGTATCTTCACTGATCAGTTCACTAGCACTCTTAACGAGCAGCTCGTGAATCTTAGTGCTCAAAACACCGTCTTCCAACTGTAGCTTGGCGCGGAGTTCAATCTCCGAAGGCGAAACGCCTGCAAGTTCTTCACAAGCCCAGAAGACAACCTTATGGATTTTCTCGAGGTCCAATGCCTCTTTTCGGCCGTCCCGCTTGACGACCATAATTGGTGTGTTGCCCATACTTTTCCTTGTTCTCTTTTATCTTAGGGCAGATATTTAGTGAACCCAATTTCTCATTCTGTAGCAGGTTAAAGTGCTTATAGAACTGCTAATTAGACTTCTTCGTGGCCGCCCTCAGGGTTAACACGATAGCTTACCAAATATGCACAATCCAGGCGCTCGTTGTCAAAATTGATAACGCGAGCATGGAGATAATTTAGCGCCCACTTGTTATCGACCAGGAGAACCATAGTTTGGAATGACTCTTTGGAATTACGAACATAATGTAGGCGCAAACGCTCAGGTGCCCATCCGGCTAGGACGAGGGTCTGCTCCATCAGATATGCCTTGGCAGTATCATCGAAATCACCTTGGTTCAAAAGTTCCCAAGGAGTTGGCCATGCGGCCGGTTGATCATAATCTAGAACGTACACAGACGTCGGTGCTTGGGATACCCATTCCGTAACCGCTTTTAGCTGGTCAGCTTCTTCTAAGTTGGTTAGACTTTGACGGAATTCTCTCCAAGCAGTGAGTCGCTCACTAGGAGACTGTAGAAAGGGATTCATGATAATTCTCCTGGGAGAAAGACGTTTAGACTATAGGGGTGGACCATTCTCGACCACTCAGCGAAAGCGTTAGTTGAACACCGAAGTTGTTCCTAAACGCAAGCCAAGTTGTTCCAGTGTCACTACCTGTTAGATCATTACGGGTGAGCTGGAAATGTGCCGACGAACTTGTTGGTAGATTGGCAGTACCGCCTGGCCAATTCATTGCGCACATCGATCCAGGGGTAAGATTGACCACGGATGCATCTGGGTTACTGGGATGGACACATACTGTCATAATACCCATTAGCTTCACAGTGCCATTAGCATCAGAGAGACTAAAATCATAGGTAGCAAAGTCTCGTTCATGGTGAGTGAATAGAGGAATAACACTCGTCATCTGATTATTAGCTAGACACTTAACAGCAACCAGCGGTCCGTGATAATAAACATCACCACCAATACTACGCTGAACATCTAGTTCAGTCAGAAGCTTAATATTTTGGTAAGGATATGATTTCCTACCAGAGACGCTTGGGTGATTTTGCGCACCAATGAATACCTCTCCGGTATCCGTTGTCATGCCAATCTCACCATCAGCTAGAGCAGTAGGGAGTTCCCCACTTGTTCCTCGCCTATGCTGAACCCTCGAGATTTGGTAAACAGCCATGTTATCCTCCAATTTACCCTATATTTATTCACTTGGCTTGACTTCTATCCAAAACTTGCTACAAAGTTCATATGAGCAATTTTGTTGTGCCAGCGATCGGAACCCGAGTCGAAGTTCTTTCAAGGTATCGGCTACCTTGGATGAATGAATACCGTAAGCCAACTATTGGCACAGTAGCCCATAGTAACAAGTGGGATGCACCCGGGACGTTCAGACTCATCAATGTCCAACATGGCCCCTTCGAAGTTACTATTTCACTTGACCGAATAGAATACATCAAGGTTGTGAATACATCCAAGACTTCCGACAAGCCACTAGTCTCGGATGTTGCTTCCTTTGAAATCGAGGGAAGCAAAGGAGACATCTATATTGTGACGCTCGACGGAGACAAGTCCAAATGTACCTGCCCCGCCGGGACACATGGGCGGGAATGTAAGCATGTCAAGAAGGCGCGGGAAGAGCTCCATTCTTAAAGAATATGTCTAGGCGGTCTAGCCATTCCTTAACAGCCGCTTCAAACTCGTCACCTTCAAAGACATATTCCTGATAGCTTAGATCTCTAGCTACCATGAAGATCACGCCACGCTTGATTTCGGTGTCGAATAGCTCATTATGGGCTAAAGCATAGGCGGCGAGCTGACAAGCATAGTTGTTGATCTTGTCCTTGCTCTTCATCTTATTGGTTGTCTTGTAGTCCATAATGGCAGGTTGACCATCATGGATGCCAATTAAGTCAGCGGTGCCTGCATACAATCCTGGGAAGTAGAGCATCTCTTCCATAGCCCATACTTCAGACACTTGGGTTAAGCCTTGGGCAATAATGACATCGGCCATATTACTAGCCATTTGCCTTACTACATTTGAACCACGTGGGCGTTCTTCACCCATCATGTAATTTTCCAAATGTGTATGCATCAAGGAGCCTAGACCAGCAGCTTCGTCACGAATCTGATCAGCTTTCTTGTCACCAACCCAAGCCCGCCATTCCATGAGACCCTTCTTATCCTCAGTAGCACCAAGGATTGTGGTCACACTCGCATGTGGGATTTGTTGGTCACAAATATAATGACGGGTGCCATTTTCCTGCGTGACTCGTTCAAGGGTGGGATATTTGTAAAGTTTGTTTAAAGGTATCATGTCTTTTCTCTTTAGCTTACGGATTTTGGGTGTTTCTTGTCTATATCCGATCTAGCCCAGACATGGTAGGGGCGGGGAATTGCCTCCCCGCTCCCTATTTACCTTAACGATCGTAGGACGTCTTGGTGATCTTCTTGGATTTACCAAATTCCTGACGAGCAGCCTTCTTGAGCTCATCCAAGCTGCCATATTCTAGCTCAGCTTGCTTGATGATTGCTTCGTGGATTGTTTCGTTATCCTGAAAGTGCTTTTGACATACTGCCCTAATGGCCTGGTAGACACTCGCGTGTGGATTTGCCTTGATGGTTTCACGGACAATACGTAGAGCTTGGGCCAACTGTCCTTGGGTCAAATTATGACCAGCAGCTTCCTCTAGTTCTGCCTCTTCCTCTTCAAGTGCTTCAACGAGCCCCTTAGACAGGGCCTCAAGACGGGCACGAGTTTCATGGACGCTAGGTGTACCCTGGTTCTGATAGGACCCTTGCTGAACGCCTGCGAGCTTCTGAACCTCTTGGATCTGCTGAGAGAAGAATACATCATCAGTCGTATCTTCTTCGACCTTTTCTTCCTCTTCGACTTCCTCGTGGAACTGACGGTATTCACTAGTTGGCATAACATCAATACCTAGGACGTAAGCGCCTTCCTTAATGTCGACTTCTACTTCTCCAGCAGCAACCTTGGCCGCGATAGAACGAGCAGCGCCATAATCAGCGAAGCCTTCCTGGATTAGCTGAACCTTAGTACCAGCAGTAGCCCAGCTTGGATTCTCAGCCGTGCCAATGTTTTCCATCATCTGGGTGTGGACCACCACAACAAAATTATTGGCCTCCATTACAGGCTCCTCCTCTGTTTCTTCTAGTGATTCCTCGATATCAGCCAATGGCATGTTATCGTTGTCGTAATCATCACGGATCTCTTCATTAAGACTCTCGTGGATTTCATCTTCAATATCAGTTGCGAGCGCATCTTGTTCCATCACATAGTTGAGAACTAACTGATGAAACTCTGCTTCGCCGAGTATGCCATTTTCCTGCATATATGGCGTATTGACATAATGTCCATAAGCACGGGAGAGCACGGTCTCAATTGGAAAGCCCTCATTATACCCTGACCAATCCAAGCATTCTACCAAGTCACCCTTGTAGATTACATCACCGATAGACTGAAGACCTTCTGAAAGACTCTCGCTGATCTTCTTAGCAATCATAATTGGACTCTTGATCCCAGTAGTGATCAGACCCTTCTTCTTGAATTCGCTGTAGGTCTTTTCGTCAGTCAACATCGCGCTGCTATTCGAGGCAGAGAATGCAATGACCTGAAAGTGTTCCATATCGAACTCAGTGCAGCCACCATACATGACATTTGGCTTAAAGGTAACTTCCTTGAATGCCTTGATAGCTTCTCCTTTGCTCGAATAACCAAGCATGACTTTGTCTTCGTCAAACTTGCTTCCATCAACAGTCAGCTGATGCATCACATAAACCCTAGCATCTTTCTTGGGGTTCTTCCTCAGATAACAATCGAGGTGTTCTCCGTCAGGGCTATGAGTGCCTTTGATATAGCCATAGTGGGCTGGGATCTTTATAGCCCATTCCTCACCGGTCTTTTTGTTTTTGCCGCGGCGATAACCGTCGGCGGGCACCTCAACTGAGATATCTAGGCCTTCAAAATGTTGACGGCTGTGAAGTTTTGCCTCATTGAGGCTCTTGAAAAATTCCATGCTCACCAGAGGATCCTCCAGAAGAATGTGTTACCCGTGCTAGTGTTCTTTAGCGGAGTGACCTGGTAGCCGAGATCAACAAAGTTTTTCTGCACAATGTCAATCTGCTCTTTGAGGCTGCGGTTATCAACTTCGGCGAATAGAACGCCATAATAGTCACGGGCGTCGGTTTTGGCTTCATTGGAGGGATCGTAGCTCTGTGGATCAGTCATCGGGCTGACTACAGTTTTACCAACATCGACGGATAGTTCACCTTCCTCAATGGCTTGGTAGATTGCCTGTTCAATGGCACGGATCTCCGCATGAACCGCAAGGTTGTTGCGCGATCCAGCTCTAGCTTCGGAAGCCGTAGGGAAAGTCCTCATAGTTCATCACCCTTCCTGTCAATCGAACGGAGAGCAGCGCTCTTGATCGCTTTATCATCTTTCTCAGCTTGCTTTTGATCTACTTGACGACCAGCAGCTGGATTGTCGATAAAGATGCTCATCTGACCAGTCTCTGGATCGGGGGTAACATTAATACCCTGGACTCCATCTAGAGCTTGATTAACTAGCTCAGGGGAGGCAGCTGTTCCTTCGAGTTCTGGATTAACCGAAAGCTGATCTACGACTTGTTGAACCGTGATAGTTTTGGCACCCTGAGCCTTTAGAGAAGCCATAATATCAAGGATGAGGTTTTTAGCAAGCTCTACCACTCCTATATCTTCGGCAAGAATCTCATTCCAACGCATAGCGCCCTCCTAATTTATCCACTATTTACTATAGTCATGGTAAAGCCCCAGCGTTTCCACCGGGGCTCCACTTCTTACTTGTTCAGCTTAGGATTAATCGAAACTTTCTTCGAAGGTGTAGGGTTAATTGAAACCTTCTTCGAAGCAGTTGGATTAATTGAGACCTTCTCAGAACCCTTTGGATCAATACGGACTTTTTCAGAACCAGTTGGATTGATCGAGACCTTATGCGAAGGGGTCGGGTTGATTCTAGTTGCAGCACCTGCTGAAGCACCGGCCATAGCAGCGGCAGCGCCCATGCCAAGAGCTGCCTTCTTCAGCTTGTCCTTCAGACCTTCTTCGAGATCTTCAGACTCTTCGACCTTCTCTTCCTTTGGCTCTTCGGCCTTTGGCTCTTCCTTCTTTTCCCAAGGCTTACCACCTTCTGGAGCCGAAGAGCCCTTGACTTCTTCAGCCTTTGGTTCAGCAGCTTTTTCGCCACCTTCGGTCTTAGCAGAACCTGCTGGGTTAGACTTTAGCTTCTGGTAATCAGTTGAGAATGGCTCACCCTTATACTGACCCATAGTATCTACTGGCCAGTGAGCAGCATTGATGTTCTCTTCCAAGGACTCGTTAGTTTCATCATCAACCATAGCTGAACCGTTAGTCGCGAAGTCACCAACGTTCTTTGGGTTCTGACCGTCCTTCTTCATGTTGTTGATCATCTTCTGAGCAACACTACGTTCTTGACCATCGAGACCCTGCATTGCAGTAGAGATGCCCTTGTTTGCTGCGCTCTTGTCCTTAGACATGTTAGCAGCAACCTTGCCCATCACGCCAGCAGCGACTTTCTTGTCCTGGCTAGATAGAGCGTTGAACTCACGAAGCTTGCTTACGCTGTAGGATGCTGGGCTCATACCGTATTCGGCCATGAAGGACTCAACAACCCAAGTGTGGCAGTTTTCAGCGCCTTCCATCAGACCGCCGGCACTTGCCATCTTATTAGCAAATTCGGTGACAGTCTTGCTTGCCATGCCCTTACCGAACTTCTTGAGGTTACCCTCAATCAAGCCAGCGAGAGTGCGAGCAACTAGAGCGCCTTCAGAAACAGCGTCATCACCCTTCTGCTTCTCGCGACGTGCCGACTTGCGAGCCTTGAACTTTTCTTCCTTGTCGGAATCTTCATCATCAGAATGACGGAAGGTCTTACCTTCTTCTAGTTCATCATCGCCCTTCTGCTTTTCCTTACGGGCAGATTTGCGAGCTGCGAAACGATCAGCCTTGTCTTCGTCTTCGTCGTCACCCTTGCGGAAAGTCTTGCCTTCCTCGAGTTCGTCTTCGCCCTTACCCTTTTCCTTGCGAGCAGACTTACGAGCCTTGAAGCGATCTTCCTTATCGGAATCCTCATCATCGTTCTTCTTGAAGGTCTTACCTTCAACTAGGTCAAGGTCAGCAGACTGGGTGAAGGTTGGCTCAGCGAGCTGTGCCATTGCGGCCATACCGTGCTTCTTCTTACCAATCCAACCAGCAAGCTTAACTGGATCCTGAGCAGCCTTCTTGGCAACGCTCGAAGCAAAGCTCTTGAAGTGATCTTCTGGCATACCGAGAGCAGCTTCATTGAGAACCCAATCAATCAGTGCGTCAAGACCTTCGGTCTCAATCAGCTTCTGACCAGCAGCTTCAAGGATGATGGACTCGTTGAGAGCCTTGCCGCCTTCAACGCTTTCCTTCTTAGCACGACCCAGTGGCTCTTCAACTGGACCAGCAGCCGCATCAGCAGCACCAAAATCGTCCATTGCGCCATCGATGTCAGCTTCGCCGCCCATGTCATCACCGGCTGGTTCAGCAAATGGTTCAGCAGCAGGTTCTGCGCCAACATCAGCAGCCATGTCGTTAGCTGGCAGCTTGCCCTCTAGACGCATAATTGCGTTGCCCATTTCGTCCTTAGCGGAACGAACGCTATTCATAGCAGCAGTGATAACACCCTGAGCTGATTCCTCAAACTGGTGGGCACCGTCCTGGCCGAAAGTTGCCTTCATCTTGTCCACTAGTGGGAAAAGATCCTGTGCGTTCATCTTAGCGAGATCTTCAGCCATGTTCTGCAACTTGTGCATCATGTCCTGTGCTGCTAGGATGAGTTCTGCCTGGTCTAGGTCATTTTCAAGAAGGGTTGCCATGCCGGTTGGCTGAGCAGCTTCTTCCAGCTTACGAGCAGCGACGAGACGAGCCTGCACGGTTGCAACCTCCTCCTTGATCGCCTGAAGCCTGTCAATCTTGTTCTTGTTCATACGATTTGCTCCTTAAGCGGAAGTCTTTGTTCGCTTGATACGCTTTGGCGCTACTTCACTGAGAAAAATGGAAATGGCTCCCTGGATCAAAACAGCCTCACTATAGTGGGGATTGTCATTGTAGGAATTAAAAGCAGACTCAGAAATGATACTGCTACGCTTTTGACCATATGCCTCATAGACACTCTGGAGTTCAGCCAAGCTATTAGCTGCTTCAAAGTCAATCGTTACCCCATGGGTAGATTCTAGGATATTTAGAATCCTAGACAAACGATAACTTGAGCTAGTGTTGAGGTCATCGATGACCATAAGCATCCTTCCAGTTAGCGCGCTGCGTTAGTTCACATATTTAGCGCGGATGCCGTTCAGTCAGCAGGAAACAGCTAACATTATGCTAGCCGTTCCTTTCTATTAGCGGAGGGATTCGTTAATGGACTTGATAGTATCCTGAGCCACTAGCGCATTTGCTTTAGCGGCATTGAATCGGTCCTTGAACACGTTAGCGGCAGCCGTTTCACCTAGTTCCATAGAACGCTGGTAACGAGCTTTGTGCCTACCAGTTTCGATGCGATTACGGTTGAAGTCCTCTTCTAGTTCCAGGACTTCCTGAACCTTGGATGAAGAGAGGTCATGACCCTTGTTCATCAGCTTCATGATCGCAGTAGCAGATTCCTTAATAACTAGGTCACCTACTACGTCCTGACGAGAAGCATCAACAACAGAATAACGGTTTACTTCTTTGCCATTGCTTTCCTGGATGGTTGCAAGAACCGTGAAAGGTCCATTACCCTTAGGTGCTGAGGTAAACTGAGAAGATTCAATCAATGGCTGCGTCTGGCGAGGAGCCGAAACTTCATCACCGCCTAGAGCATTCATCTTCTCTAGCAGGTTCTTCATTGCATCTACTTCTTCACGACTAGTTCCGTAGCTTGGCATATATGGCTGCGCCGGAGGTGCCTGACGAGATTCGTGGAGAGGACGCTGAGTTCCTGCGTATCCACCGCTGTATTGGCCCTGCTGTGGTTGCTGAACTGCAGGAACATTTGTACCGCCGCCATTGCCACCATTCATGATTTGTAGAAGACGAGCCATCTCTGCCTTATCAGCGTTACTAGGGCCCATAGGAATTAGGTTTGACATGTTATCTCCAAAGATCGTCGAGTCGACTCACTATATAGAAGAGAGCACCATCACGCTGGGTTCTTTCCAAAACACCACGGCTGACCATCTTTCTGGCAACCTCACGTTGACGTTCATCCAACTCACTACGTTGGATAAAGCCTCCTTCTTGAGATTCAATCAAGTCAATCAGTCCCTGTTCCTCAGAGGAAACAGGGATCTGAATCCCGCCACGAATCTCTCGGAATCGCATAGTTTACTTCTTACGGCGTTCGCCGAGGTAGTCACGACCCATCATCTGCACCTGATTAGTCAGATCCTGCAGCTTCTGGATCAAGCTTTTGTATTCGGAAAGGCGAATGTCTGCCAGCATGGTCTGAATGTTATTCAAGCCATCTTCAATCTGCGACATTGCTTCACTCTGAGTTGGAGCCATTGGCATCTCACCTGGCATACCAACTGGTTCAATTGGGTCAGTACCAATAGCGCCTGGAATACCGGCATCGTCTGGAAGATCTGAACCTAGTTCAGCATCAAGATCGCCACCCATATCTACTGGTTCTTCGCCCGCCGGCGCCATCTCAGGAGCATCAAGGTCACCAAGGTCGTCAGCTACATCACCAACCGGACCAGCAGCTAGAATACCCTCTGGATCAATCTCAGGGGCATCTGCAACTTCAATACCTGCGATGTCATCGTCCATGAGAGGAAGACCTGCGAGTTCGCGCAGGCGGAAGAGTGGATTTACTTTGTTCATACCAATTACTCCTTCGTCTAGGCGGCTCACTTCAGTCTCAGCTACCATTTCAAGCTGGCCGTTCATAATAACGCCGATGGTTCCGTTTGGTCCGTGAGGGATCTTGACCTGGCCAGAAACTTCACCGACCATTACATCCTCACCAATTGCGAATTCGATCTCCTCGTCAAAACGACGACCCTTGTGCTTTACGCCACGGCCATATTTGTCAGACTTACGAGGGTCCTTACCATCAGCATGGGCGCCTGAACGACCAGCTACTGGCATTGCTGCTAGAGGGTTACGTGGCTTCATATCAGCCATCTTTGCCTTAGCGTCATTGACACGCTTATTAGAATTCTTGCTCATCTTTTCCTCAATTTCCACGGAATCACGCACCGTTGGCTTACGGAGGATCTCCGATAGAGCGCGACCAGTGCGATACGCTGCCTCGCGATCCATACACTCAATGTTGTAGGAAAGCGGGCTAGTAGCCTGATACTCTACTTGGTTTTCATCCAACCAGTCAAGAACTCGGTCGCGGGTCTGTTCGGAAACTTCAACAGCATAGCTGAAGCCTTCATCCACTCGGGTCATCACACCAAAGGTCTCGTCTAACGCTTTACCTTCGCGGATGCTTTCCCATTGTGCGTTCAGAAGATCGTCGCTCATTGCTGCCTCACTCATAATCTTGATACCATATTTACCTAGTCGTGAATTGACTCGAGCAGTTCGACCAGACTTTATGTCATCGACAAGACCCATTAGTTCATTGCCGTCAATCTGAGCCTTAACTTCGGTTGCCTTCTTCTCGTCAACACCCTTGCTCACAAGATAATCAGCTAAGTCGAACTTATCCATTCTTCTTGCCCTTTCTTACGTGGATGCGGGTTTTGATCTTTGGACCACGGCTTTCCTGAATGATCAGCTCAAACTGGTGAGCCCAAAGACTTTTAGCCTGCTCAAATGTAGCGGCAGACAATTTTAAAGGCTCATCGCCAAATAGCTCAGAAAGAGTCATCTAATACTCACTCAGTTCATGTTGGATCTAGTGGTATTTAGCTTATTGCCTACTCTTCGGAGCAAACTTGCTAGTTAAAGCAACACACCCGAAATCAACACTTTACGGTAAATAATCGTAACAGCTCGCGAACTAAGGAGACTACAAATGGGCGATCTATTTAAAAGTGTAGTCGAAATGATCGCGAAGGGCGAAGCAGGTTCACTGACGGCTATCCTTCTAGCTATCATCGGGGTTCTGGGATGGTATTGCTACCGTCTTATGAAGCAGGTGGAAAAGAAGGACGAGAAGATCTACAAGATCATCGACGAATATTCCAAGAACAACATTACCATCACTGATGCGTTGAATGGTCTAAAGACTGTGTTGATCGAGATTAAGGCAAAGCTCTAATGTGGTTCAATAAGGATAAAAAGGCTAAGAAGCAGCAAAGGGAAGCAGTTCTAAAAGCTGCGATGGAATCTAGCGAAGCTTTGGAAAAGGCCGCTAAGGGGACCATGAATCTAGCCGAAGATGTTACTAAGACTCTTCAGAGCCGAATTGATGATTATGCCCAGCAGATTGACCAAACAGCCCGCCTCCTAAGTGATGCCCTCATGCTTGTTGATGATCACGGAATCATTGAAAGCTTCAACCAAGCAGCTGAAAGCATGTTTGGTCATGCTCGTCGTTCAATTAGAGGCAAGAATCTTTCTACCCTTTTTGAATTCCAACAAGACACAAAGATCACCCCAGACTTCATGGAAGAGCTGATGAACAAGGTGAGCGAGAATGATCTCTCTGCTACTGTTCATTATGAAGACTTTATGGGAGTCCGCAAGGATGACACGAAGTTCTATGTTGATGTAGGCGTAAGCAAAATCATCCGTAGCAATTCAAAAGTCAAGTATATCATCCTGGTTCGTGACGTAAGCCAAAAGGTCATGAATAGCAAGATGCTAGAAGAATTAGCTCAGAGGAACCAAGAACTCCTAGCAACTATCGATGCTTCAAATACTGGGTTCATCATTATTAGTCCTGATGGTAGTGACTTCAAGATCAACTTCGTGAATGAAGGCTTTAGTCGCCTAACTGGTTATTCGAGAACTCAAATACGTAACATGAGTCTAATGGACCTTCTTGGCATAGAGCAGACATTCTGGTCAGTGCGCCGCAGTCTATTGGAGCACGTAGAAGCACGTCATGAAGTTCAGCTAGAAATCGGCAACTGTCAGACTATTTGGTTCGACGTTCAGATTACACCGGTCTTTCAGAATGGTGTGTTGAACCAGTGGATTCTAGTATTCTATGATACTACCGCACTCAAGAAGGCCTATCACGACCTACGCAAAAGCGAGTCGCACTTTAAGGCATTCAGTGACGCTAGCTCTGAAAGTATGTTGATTCACAACTTTGGCCAGGTGATTGATTGGAATGATCGACTCAATAAGCTGACCGGCTACTCTGACGAAGAGATCGAGCAACTCGGTCCACTAGATTTGGTTCATCCTTTAGAGCGTGAAAAGATTCGTGACGAAGTTCATCTTCTAGGTAGTAACAGCTACGAAACCCTCTTCATGACCAAGCAGGGAGACGTTCGAGAAGTAGCAGTGAATAGTCGTTCAATTGAATGGGAAAATGCTGACGCTCGTATTGCTATCGTGCGTGATGTAACTGAATACAAGGATATCGAGACTCAGCTAAAAACAGCTAGAGAGCGTTACCGCACTGTCATTGATAACACAATCGACATGGTGATCTGCTTTAATGCCAATTTCGAGATCACTTTTAGCAACCAGACCTTCCGAGACTACTATGATGTAGAACTCGAAGATATTAATGGATTCTCCCTCCTAGAGATTATCCCAGAGCCTGATCACCGCAAGTTCATGGAGTATATGTTGAGCATTACTCCTGATATGCAAGTTCGTCGTGGAATTCATCGCGTTCAGCGTCACGATGAGGTTAGAATGCAGGATTGGATCGATCGTGGTATCTTTGATGAAGATGGCACCTTGATCGAAATCCAAAGCATTGCTCGAGATGTAACGAGTCTACTTCCTCCCCCAAATCAGACTTGACGTTCTGGAAATTGGTGCTATTCCTATCTTATAGACAGATAGGAGGCAACTTTGGACGACGACAAGATTATCGAAGATACGTTCGACGATGCATTCGAGATCATTCGGGACGGCAAGTTCCGAGTGCGGAAGAATAATGCGCTTCTAGCTGATATAGCTCGAGAACGCCGACTGAACCAGCTAAAGCAAGAAAGCCGATACCGGCATGATGTAAATCGTTTTGCCGACCAGGTCAGGAAGGTCGCTTAAAGACAAGAAACCCCGGTAGTTGCCTACCGGGGTTCTTTGTTTCGTTTCTAAGTAGAACTTAGAAAGTGAAAGCTGCTACCACAACAGTGAAGCCGCAAGCGTTCGAAACTTCAGTGCTGAACGCAGTCAGGTCACCGAAAACTTCGTTGTGCTCAACAGCAAAACGCAGGGTGCCAGTGGTGGTGTTACCAGCTGGGGTGCCCATGATCACTGGCTGTGCGCGGATCGAAAGTGCTTCGATCAGCTTGTCCAGCTTAACGTTGTGACCTGCAGTTGCGGTCAGGATGTCACCAGTTACGGTGGCAGTGAACATCTTCATTGCGCCCGAAAGGAACTGGTCTGGGGTAGCAACGAAGCCGTTTACCTTATCAGTCATTGTAAATCTCCTCAAAGAGAGTTTCTATTTCTCTTATTTATACAAGAGCGGATTTAACGACGGATAATTACGGTCTCATTCTTAGCTTTACGCTTCTTTTTGCGCTCAGCTGCGTCGTAGATTCCTTTGTGCCCATTTGGATCAAATCCAGCACCGATGCCACCGATACTAGTGGCCACGCTACCTGCTGCTGAGGCGCCCGCAGACGCTGTCTCGTTTATAATTTCTGCCCAACGCATATCACACCCTCAAGCCCATCTTTCTAAACTTATCGACAGGGATTTCTGCCTTCAGACTATTTAAGCGCTCAAGATAGATTTTCTTAATTGTTGCTACTTCTTGGACTGAGAAGCAGCGAGTGACTGAATACCAGATCGCTTCAAGAGAATCTAGGTCAGAGTTACGGAAATAGTTTCCACGAAAGATGAACTCTTCAACTTCCTTGGGGTTATCAATGACGGTCGCCGAAGCTGTCAAGGCCGAGGGGTAGATAGCCAAGAAGTCATCCTTAGCTAGTTCAGCAAAGTCCTTCACTCGACCCTTTCCATCTTTCCTCATAGGGCGGTGACGATAACGCCAAACTATACCACGATCATGGAAGAAGGTCGGACCCACTCGGGCAATGACTTCTTCATTCTCTTCCAAAACCCAGTCACTATTGAAGGCAACTAGAGCCTTGATTAATTCTGTTCGATAAAGACCCTTAAAGTTAGACTCGCCAGATCCCAAATGCCACCAGTGGGCAGGCTTAATAGGCATACTAGGAGAATAATAGGAAAACGCTTGCCAGGCATAGTTTCCAAACATGAAGTCTACTTGAACGTAACCATGCTTCTCATTGCCTCTAATGGGCACCGCAGTGAAGATCTGATTATTACCAGGGCGAGGCTTAACATGATCTTCTCCCAAGAGCGTAGTCAATGCGTTAGCTACCTCTTCTTGGTTATAGAGTTCAATATTCATGTTGAGGTCCAGGTCACCAGAATCGATGTTCTTACCCGCACTGCCTAGGAGGTGATCAATATAGTCACCGCCTTGAATCTTAGACCCAGACCAGTTAGCTGTTAGCCAATTAAGAGTCGGCTTGATCTCTTCCTTTAGGATGCGACGGGTAATCCCCTCAAATGCCTTACCGCCCATTTTCAATTCTCTTTCTTGTATCGTAAAACATACCTAGGGTTCGTAGATGTAGAGACCCGTCATACCTAATAGACCACTTCTTTCTAAGGAGATGAATTTCCTTAGTCAGTTTTGTGTGATGCTTCAAATACCGCTCTAATAGCATATCTAAGCGGGCTAGTCGCTCTGCTTTTGGCCAATCCTTTGTTCGACTCAGAAAGCTTGATCGAGCAGGACGGCGACCTCCAACAATCCAGTATTTTACCCTGTGGGTAAACAGATTCAGGTCCGGAAAGACCTCACGATTGACGATCTTAAAAGTCACGTCGTCAGCTTGAACCACAAAGCCTTCCTGGAGGCCAGTAGTGCTCTTGACCGAACCTATCCCCTGTCGAGTAAAGGATTCAAAAACACTTCGTATGAAATCATATAAGATATCATCATATGACTCTTTTAGGAGAGCCTTCTCAGTTTTGATCTCTTCTTTTAGTTCGGCCCACTTTCGGTCACCTGTCATAGGATGCTTTTTAGCCAAACTAGCTTCCATAACATCGAGAGCTGTTAAGCCAGTTATGTTACTTTTCCGAAAGAGGAACTGCTTTAAATTAGATTCCAACACAGATATCGGATGGAAGAGGTTAGCGTTATATTCACTGAACTTGCTAAGGATTGAGAACTTCCAGTTCCACTCAAGGCAGTAGGTTTGCGGGTTTCTTCCATCAAGGGTAAACAATGCCCCTGGAGGGGACATAACGCTGAATGACCGTAATATGATCTCCACATCAGTAGAGATTTCAACATTAGAGCCAATGATAACAATCCGCGCAGATTCACCCGCCCCTAGTGTGTAGGGGATGGTGTTGGGCATAGTTCCATGGATAATTTCAGCCTGGAACTTGTGACCTTTGTCTATCAGGTCCTGGCTAATCAGTTCAGCTATTAAAGAGCCTGCACAATGGTGAGCCATCCGATAGGTAGAAGCCCAACACTCAAGAGGCCATTCATCAATTGAATAACATGCAGGAGCGCCTTTGCGCTTGGAGAAGAAACGACCGTCATCGTCGAGACCGAACTCGAAAGAGGATCCGTCAAGCTTTTCACTGATAGTCCAGCTACCATGAACTAGCCTCAAAAGCGTTCGAGGAGGAAGATCACCTATGTGCGGTATGCTGGTCATGCCTGGCTAATAGCACAAGCATGACCAAAGATCAAATTAGGTTCGGCTGCGAAGGAGTGCAAAGCCGATCATTGCCAAGGTTTTCTTTTCCTTGTCGGTGAATTCGCTAGGCTTGTTGGTCATACTGGCCTTGCGCAACATAGCAGAAACAGTTTGTGGTTTGATGCCCATAGCATCAAGAGCGCGCATCATTTCCTTAGTGTCATACTGTCCGCTTGGCTTCTTACCGCCTTCGTTCGGACCTAGATCAGGATCTCGACTCGAACCAAAAGTTTTTGCCTTGCCGGCAAGACCCATCTTAGTAGCCTGAGCAATTGCATCAGCCTGGTCGTTTTCTGGACCATTATAGAGATACTGGTCATTGATACGAGCTGCAGAAAAGTTCATGATAGCATCAACGACGTTGCTGGACAGAACATCGCCATCACCAACAGCAACCTTTTCTTCAAGATCAATTGACTCTTTGGCAGGTTGACCGACCTTACCGTAGTCACTCAACTTAGTATTGAGATCCTTGGGAATTGGACGACCATCTTCCTTGTCAGCAGTGCTAGAAGGAGTCTTAGGAGAGGGTGCGGGTTTCTTTTCATCTGCTGAATCATTAGAAGCCTCGGGAGAAATCTCTGCCTTATGCATCACAAAATCAATGTCTTCATCATCGAAGCCAATCCTGTGAGTCATGAAACGATCCATGTCATCTAGAGTTCCTTGACGATCAGTCTGACCCAACCAAGTCGTCCACTGTTGCTTCAGATTCTTAGCAAGTTCCTTGCGCTCTTTGTCGCCGAGATTACGATGAATCTTGTTCTTGAGGTTGTCTACCCAACCTTCAAGCAAAGTCTCTTCTCGAGTTTCGAGGAGGTCTAGAACTCGACGCATGTCTTGACTGTCATTTGCCATTCTTTTTCTCCTCTTTTCTGAACTCGCGAATCTTCCTATTAAATTTGTCAGGATCTCGGTTCTTGATTGCACCTAAGAGACGACGCTGAAGTTCGTCTGCTTCCTCTTCACTGAAGCTTTCAGCAATAAGGTTCATTAGGTTGACCGCACTAGCGATGACATTGCTCGCTCGGGCCTCTAGAATTTGGTGCTTATCCCTCTGGGGGACGAAGAGATCAAGCTCTTCAATTAAGCTTTTGACTCGAGCGTCTTTCATAGCTCTTACTCCTTGGAGAATCCAGAATAGCGTTCCAATAACCTTTCCAGCATATTGGCAGCGAGTGCTAAACCCTCTTCGACGCCGCGAGCATAGTCCAGATTACCATCGGGTTCACTGTAACTGCGGAGTTTAAAAATCATATCATTTACATCTTCAACTAGGTATGGAGTACCATCGAGGTCAGGGACCTCGATGCTCTCTAGAATCATGTCATCCTCAAGAGACATGGAAGTGCTTTCAGTTAATCTGAAATACCTCCTAATGTCATCTGGTTGGCTGTCCATCCATGACTCTCCTAACTGGCGCGCAACCCTATTTAGCAATTACCTACGGAGGTTCTTTGCAAGATTCCGTAGATTAGCGCCATCTGCTTGAGCCTTACCTACATCACCTGCTGCTACTGGAGCAGAATGTTTCTGTAATATGGGATTATTAGCCGCTGGTCCCTTGAGGGCAGTTGGATCTTTCTCTTGATTATACGAGGTGCCGATATTCTTAGGCACTACCGTTGAGATGTTTGCCTTCAGACCTTGTGTAATTGCCGAAACCCCTGAGCTGCGCCCTTCTGCCATTTCAGCAGGTGCGTCAGTGATCCTAAGGGTGTTGGGATCAATCTTCAAGAAGATCTTCTGACCTACACCAGAGGATGAACGCGTCTTGAGGAACTGAATCTGGTACTCACCACGTTCCTTCATAGCAGCCGTAGTCAAGATGGCCATCACGTTATCTGCCGTGTTGATCTTCGAAATACCACCTGCAATGTGACTTGCGTCAAAGTCTTGTTCCTGAATAGAAGCACGATTAAGCTGAGAAGCTGTCGCGCACAAGATGTTCCATTCAACTGCTAGGGCTCGTAGTTCTTCAGAGGTGAACTTATCCTTGATGAACTGATCCGAAACGTTGATCTTACCACTATTGGGATGCATCAAGTCCAAGTAGTCGACCACGATTGCGTCGGGACGAGCACCGGTCTGGATCTCAAATTCCTGCAAGTAGGCTCGGATATCATTAGCAGTCGTACCAGCCATGGGCAGCTTCTTAATCTGAAGCTTGCCCCACTTATGAGCCTTACCACCTTGCTTGCGCATCATACCGAGGCGCATCGCAACTTCATCAATGTCTTTGAAGATCTGCTTAGTGGGCATCTCAGTGATCATTGCGTCATAACGCAAGCCCACCAGTTCTTCAGAAAGTTCCATTGTGATGTAGATAACGCTAAGACCCATCTGAACCCAGTTGAGTGCTAGGTTCTGAAGGAAGAGCGATTTACCCGTACCAGGTCCACCACAGAAGAAGCTGATTTCACCGCGGTTAAAACCACCATACAGCTTGGAGTCAATATCCTTCCAACCCGTCGGAGTAGTGTCAGTCTTATCCCTCATGCGCTCAAGGCGCTCCTTGGGATCCATGAAGTAATCCGTACCGAGTTCAGTCTGTAGACTGATCAGCATGTTCTCTTTGGACCGGCGTTCAAGCTCTGCGTAGTCACCCTTGGAGATCAACTGTGGACCTTCAAAGACAAGGGCTTCCATGGCTTTGTGTCGACAAAAATCCGCAATTGTGTTTAGGAACCATTCAACGTGATTCGATTGAACATTGGGGATCGTAGGAGTATCAACACCTGTCTCTGCCTTTACCTGTTCAGGTGTGGGAAGAGCACGGTATTCGTTTGTGAACTTCTGGATATAACGAACAACCGGGCGAAGGCGCTCATTCCAGTAATCGGGCTTTACAATATTCTGACAGCGAACGTATGCGCTGTTATCGGTAAGCATGAACTGAATGAGGACCTTCTGGACCTCTTCGCTATATTCCTTGAGCTCTGTTTCTTCTTTTCTTTGGCTCACAGGACCTCCTGGTCTCTTATATTAGACGTTGCCGCCTTACACCTATTTCTAGCTTATTCTTTGTCATGGCATCAATAATTGACCACACCGTGTAGAGTTTTCCGTAAGCTTTTACGGCATCCGCAGCGTCCTTGATGCCCTGGTCCCAGCGAGGGAAGCTAACGTGCCAGCCTTCACTGAGCGCAACATCAACAAGCTTACCGCCTTGTTCTACGCGATCGGGAACAACGATGATCTTTTTGCCAGTTTGATTAAGCCAGCGTGCCTGGTCAGGCATGACTTTGTCACCTAGCATCGCTATACCATTTATCGCAATACCGTCGAAGGGACCTTCACAGATGAAGATATATTCCCAGTCATTCTTGATTGCGTCGGTATTGAATAGATAGCGAGGCTGAACCTCACTGAAGTACCGCATAGGTGACGAATTGTCGATCACACGAGCAGTCCAACCTACGACTTCGTTTTCCCAGTAGAAGGGAATAATGATTCGTCGGTTGAGACTGTTCGCTTTGTTTGGTGTCCAGTAGAAATCCCCACCTAAGAGGATGTCATCTCCTCGACTAGACAAATAGGTCAGTGCGTCTTGGAAATCCGGATCTTCCAGTCCATGCTCTAACCAATACGAGATCGGCTTGGCATCCTTAGGCAAAGCTACTGACTTGAACGTCAGTTTCTCTAGGAGCTCACGAGGGGCTAACGAGATAGCTTCGCCCTTGTTGAGCATATCCTTTCGGAGTTCATCAACATAGAAGCCCAGCCAGTCGAGTTCCTCCTTGGGCATTCCCAGCCACTGAAAATAGCTGCGCCATTTAGAAGTTAATCGACTGCCCGGAGACCAAGACGTCTTAAATCCACAGTTGAAGCAGGAGATTGTTGTTCGACCATCAAAGTCAAACATCAAGCCTCCACGCTTCTTAGTATCAGGACGAGACTGACCGTTGTGAATACAGCATGGTCCATTAAACCTCATCCACCTACTAGGGGTGACTTGCGCCCTAGATATGTGTTTGATCAACGCATCGTAGACAAGGGTTAAATGGGACATTAGAAATCAAACAATCCATTGTTGACAATCTGAGCTTCTTCCTTTTCCTTAGGATTAGCCAAAATAGTCATCTTCTCTTCAGTTTTAATAGCCTTAACGACATTTCGGTGAACCTTAATGTCAGGCATATCGAAGTCCACTAGAACCTGCGTTCCCTTTTCAGCATTGTCGCTTGCTAGGTAATTAAGGACCTTACGATTCCTTTCCAGGTAATCGTAATAGTTCTCAACCTGAAAGGCATCTTCCACTACACCCTTAAGCTCTAGCAATTGAGCTGGAACTTTAGCAGGATCACCTTCGTCGTAGAGATCCTGAGACTCATAAACCCCTTCCAAGTGAACTTGGACGTTGTGATTCATGAGCATCGCGTAGGTCACAACGTCCCATGTCGATGTGAACTTAGGATCCACATTAACACAGATGTCACCCATTGTCAGCTTTTCGCCGATTGCGGTGCGAACAAAACGTGAACCTTCCACACCATCTAGACGTGCATGAAACATCTCTTCCAAGACATTAAGGAAAGGACGATCAGCCTCTGGCCCACGTGGAGGAAGAGGAATCTTCTCACCATTTGCATCAAGCTTGTATTTGACTCGACCTTTACCCGTACCTAGCATCTCATGACCAATGAGCTCAACTTCGTGCTCATCATCTTCATTGATCTTACCCATGTAGGTATTAGTTGGCAAGTAATGACGTCCGTCTAACTTCTCGCCCTGAATACTCCAGCTTTCCTTATTCAAGTTGTAGCCGAGGAAGACTTTTCCATAAGCTGCTAGAGTGAATGGAGAGCTCACATCATAGGAGATAGTGAAGTTTGGATTTATGCTCTCACGTACCTTGCGCTGGATAGTTGTGTAGACACAACCATGCTGGAACTTACCAACACCTAAGAAGTGCATCCAATCCTTGTCCTGGAGAAGACCATCTTCCCGCATATCCAAAATACGTCCAAGAGCCATCTCAAAGTTTTCCTTGTGATGACTTGCTAGCGACCAACCCTCAAAGGGATAGTGCTTGACATTTTCATACCAGTTCTTGGATTCGTGCTTGTTACGACCCTGCACAACATTCAAAAACTTTGTAGCCCCCGGAACCCGGTTAGCCACAAAATAATCATTGTTGATCAAAGTCTGTAACATACAGGTGTAGAAGAGACGATCGTTAATATCGTTGATATCTCCACCGTTCTTAATGATCAGAGCATCAAGTGCGTCTTTGTTTCCAGAATCAACAACTGCTGGATCCAAAGGATGTTCTAGACGCTTCAAGTGCTGGTCAATATTACCAAGACCGATACCACCAGTAGGAAAGTCGAGAACCATTGACCAATCACAGTTGGCTTCCATCCAGCGCATCATCTTCTCGCGGGTCTTATCACCCTCGAACTTGATTGCACCAGTCTGGATCTGGAAGCCTCCCGAGTCACCCAACACTGTGGTCGGAGCGCGATCTCGTCCAGTAACCATATCCTTGCGATGCGTCACAGCATTGCCCTTAGCTGCCTGTCCTGCAGAATACAGAGCACAAGGTAGGTAGAACAAAGAAGTGGTTGGATCAAAGAAGTTTAGTTCTTTGCGAGGGATAGGTGGTTCCCTCTTAGGGTTTTCCGCATTCACATAGCGGACATACATTTCCGATATGGCCGGAGTGAATCGCGCATAATCGCGATAACGCTTGGAATAATCAATTCCGGACATTAACTGCCTCTCTCTTTATAGGGTTAACCACACTATAGGCTAACCCTACTGGACAGTCAATTTCTAAACGCTATTTTGGTGATTTTACCTAGGTCAGCAGGAAGGGGCTGAGGCATTTCATCTAACTGTTCAAAGCGGTTATAAACCCAGACACGAACCCACATTAAGTTTGCTTCAAAGGTAAAAGCTTCAGTAGAGGTTTGATGGTCATATTCTTTGATCTCAATATCAAACCAGTTCGATTCAGTAGGAGTGCTTGGTTCCAAACTACCTTGAATTCTGATCTTACCAGAGAAGTTATCTAAGGTGGCTACTAAGGTGTGAACCCCGGAGGTGTTATTCCTCTGGAGAGAACCCTGTAGAGCAGACGAAACACGAATAGATGTATCTACACCGTCGATCTCTTCACTTGTTTGCGACAGAGCTTCGTAGGGAATCTCAATGCTAGGTTGGGGATCAAAGATCGGCCCTTGTGCTAACTCGAAGAAGCCAGTCTGACTCTCGAAGGTATCCATATAGAGCAAGTGAGTGCTGCCATCAACATTGGTGACTTGAACGCTATAGGAATAGGTCTGTAGAAACCAGTCGGCCGTAACATCAGGTAGAAGCACTAGCTTACAGATACCCTTAGCTTCGTTAATGACTTTAAGGTCTTGCTGATGCAAGAGGGTATTGGTCTTCTGATCAAATAGATTGATCTTAGCCGATCTACCCATCATATTAACAGGCTTGCGATCTGCATTCCTAACCACAAACTCGACGTCATTTTGGACGTCCTTGAAGACACGGAAATCGTTGCTATTCATAGGGAGGTTCCAATTCACGACACCGCTGGGAAATTCCCTCAGGGTCAGTTCAACTCGTCGCTTTTTATCGTAGAGAAAAACTGTCATATGGTCCCCTAGGAAGCCCAAACTAGGATAGGCTAAATACCCCGTATTTATAGCAATATGTAGGTCGTTATAGTGTTGCCTCAATTAGAGAAATTTCCATTTTTGACCCTAGGTCGATACCTTGATCAAGAATACCTTGGTATCGTGGGCAACAGTGATAACCAAATCACATCAATGTATATCTACAACATGTTGCCAGACGAAGAGCACAAGAAGCTCTTTCTTCAGCTAGGTGACGAATGGTGGTGGGAAACGAATAGAGAAATGCCTATCAACGTTACCTTAAAGGATCGTTGGACTGTATTTCGCCCATACTTGAAAACATTCATAACAAGCGACTTTCAGATCATCCAGGGGCCTTGTGTGAGCCTGGATACCGTTATGGTCAAGCGAGTTCGCCGTCGTCAGATTCAGCTTGTTCGTAAGCAGGACTAAAAGGACAGTTTGAACCTCAAGGCATCTGAAGAATCTTCAAACGTCCAATAAATTTTCAGATCATGAAGATGTTCCATTGTTATCGTGAAACTCCAACCACTGTTCGTATTGGCTGCTATCCAATTCACTCGCTCTTCAAAGAGCGAGTAAAGTTGACGAACAGTATCGAGGTGATCAAAGTTAACAGTCGTGATCACTAAATTGTCTTGAGCCTCTTCCCTGAAATGAATGAAACGATTACAATTTAGACTACGTTCGTCTTCCTTCAGCTTCAGCATCTTTACGCTGTAGAGCGTCTGAGAATGTGGATAGAGTGTTGAAATAACATCGACCGCTAGCCAGGGTCCTTCTGGCCACTGAGTGCTTATTACCTTCTCATACCGTCGGTTCTGAACCATTGGCCTTTTCCACAAGAAGGTTTAGCTGAACCACAATCACAAGCGCATAACTCAGGGCATGAGCTCTCTTAAAGCCATAGAGACTATCGTCACCGGCTTGCCAGATCTCTGCTTTGATCTCGTCCCACTCTCTACCTATAAGGTGCTTCTTACGCGGGCGGAGAAGTGCTAGGAAGATTGCTAGGTCATCTAGAGTTTGTGGCTTATAGGCTTCGATGAGATCATAGGTAGGGATACCGTCGATCGTACCACCTAGCTGGAAGAGCTGCTCACAAATATCTTTGTCATAGAGCAAATCCCACAAGGGTGGCCTAGCGACTAGTTGATTAAGATGCTCTTCATCCCTGACATCTTTGTAGACGTTTAGGTTTAGGAAATCCAGCTTGAAATAGCCTCGCTCCTCAGCTTCCTCGTAGGGAAGGCTAGAAAACCCCGTAAGAGGATCCTGAGGGATGGCTTGGAAATATACACCCACGTTATGTCGGCGTAGCTCTCCGTTCTGTATCATGCTCGCAGGGATAGATAGAAGCCCCTTAAGAGCTTCTTCTCGATTAGCAAAATCGATGTCAACGTCAGGGACAAACTTGCCCATTAGATAAACCTTAGCTTGAATAGAGCCGCGAGGGCGGGCATAGTCTGAAAATCGAGAACGACAATGTTATGTTCTTTCTCGAACGCAGAGGCATCACCATGAAGAACGACACTCATAGCGTTACTTTCGGTCAGCCAGGAGTGAATCTCTCTTGCTTGTTCCTGATCAATGTCAGCCACATAGGAAAATACAAGAGGGTTGGCCTCGTCTTGCATCACCTCGGCTAAGGTCTTTAGAATATCATCAATTGAATAGCTAACCATGCAACCAGTTTACGGAAGCAAGTTAGCGGGCGTCAATCTTATTCGCTAGATCTCGGTCAATGTCACGAAGCTTATTCATCATACGATTGTTGGCTTTAATGAGACGGTTCATCTTGTTTTCCATATCCTGAACCTTCTTGCGAACTTCCTTGAGTTGAGTCTCAAGTTGCTCCACATACTCGGCACGAGGAAAGGAATGATATTGTCCGTCAATCTCAATCGTCTTCGTATGGGCGTTCTGTGCCTTCAGGCCGCCAATTACTCGACTAGCAAGCTTGTCCTTAGAAACAGTCGTTGAACTAGTAGGGGTCTTTACCTCTTTACCGTGATAAAGGTCCCCACCATACATTGAAGAATAGAAGTTGTCATCGCTCATAAGTCTACTTATCAGTCTTCTTTAAGCCGAAAGTCGCTTTTAGCCGTTCCACTAATGATTCTGTCGTCTTAGCTTCCTTTGGTTCATCCGTAGCCCCGGTCCACGAAGAGGAAGAATAAACTGGGACAGGTGGAGGAGACCCAGCTGATGTAATTTTAGGCGAACCGGCTAGAGAAGCATTTGACGTCGACACAGGAGGATTATAGACAGTATGACGCCTTGATAAATTAGCTTGCGCACTGGTCCCAGTGTGAAGCGTAGTAGAGCCTACATTTTGCCACCAGATCTGCGCGTTCTTTGCTCGAGCAATATTGTCAATCTCTTCTGAATCAGCTAACTTGACCGTGCTTGCTAGTTTACGAGCAGCACGATGGAGAGCAGTCTGCGCATCTTCGAAATCCTTGAGCACACCTTCATAGAGTGGGTTAGTCAGAGTATTGCGCGCAAAGTCAACGATGATCTCGAAATTTTCGATAGTATCATGACCGCGGGGGAATATAGTTCTTAGAGCTTCAAGACGCTCCTTGTGCTCCGCTTCCGCTAATTCCTTTTTACGACGGTATTCGTCCATTCCTTCCATGTGCTCAATCGAGTCAATGGGATAACCAACACCAGTGCCATCGGAAATGTAGAGCTTGTTAGAAGAATCATCTAGATACACTGATCCAGCCACATTTAGGGGATTAAATCCAGGCATTCCCGGCGGTCCACCTGGACCGCGTGGACCAGTTGCTCCCAATGCTCCATAGACTGTTTTGCTCATACTCCTGCCTCTTCTAATATCATTTTGATCTCTTTGACCTCTTCTGCGTTGTCACGGATCTTACTGTTCCAAACCATTGGGTTGATCCATTCCTTGACCATACCTAATTGTTCATCCGACATGCGATCAAACAACGGTTGACCTACACCGCAGTAAAGGAGCCACGGACTAATACGTCCCTTTCGAATCCAAGTAGTAGCTTGCGCGGTTGGAACCTTACGGAAGAAGTCTACCCAGTTCTCGTCATACTCTCGGCCCCACTGTTCCATGAGCAAAATGTTTCGCTCAACAGCTTTCATAGGAGACTCTTTCTTCGTTAGCTCTCGAATCCAAGATTCGTACCAGATTTCATTCGTCCAGTCGTCTAACTTGATATTGCTCTTAATGAGCATCTCAACAAAGCCCGCCACTTCAATAGCACCAATGTGTTCAATGTACCGACCAAACTTTGTAAAGGCTGTAAAATACTGACTTTCCATAAAGTCACTGTAAGTCTTTTCCTTCTTGGAACGCAGACTCAAAGTGTAGAACTTCTGAAAGGCCATAAAGCCAATCCTGATATACTTCTCATCACGCCAAAGCCAACGGCGTTTCTTTTCACACATGTGATTGATGAGACTTTTCTCGCGAACGAAGTCCTTCTTACAGAATTCACAAGACCACGAGGGCTCAATTACCTTAGGCGCTTCTTTGGATTTACGAGGCTGTTTCACCTTTGCTGCTGAATTAGCCATGTGTCTTCTTGAAATCATCAATTAGTGGCTTGATATCTACGTCGGAGAGAGCCATACCTCTGAGGTATTCTTTCATGGTTTCGACAGTATATTTGCTCTTCAGGATAGAGAGCTCGTCATCACTCAATTGCGGATGATACTTTAGAAGAACCTGATCCAGCTTACCGATGACTTTTCTCTTATGAGCCATCGCGACCCAACCGTGTCGTTGGGGCTGACCACAACCTGCTGCGCACATTAGCTTCCACTGGAGTTCAGGATGCTTTGAGAGTTCCCAGAAGCCCACATTAACTAGATCATTGGCCATCTGAATGTAATAGTCAGAATTTGGTCCCTCAACTACGCTAAACCACTTCATAGCCACGAGCGGGCTAAAGGTCTTGGCTAAGTCGGGGTCCATGCCTTCAAGCCAGTCGAAGCGTTTCTTGTCAGCCCAATACATCTCATCCTTAATGTCCAGGCTTGGCTTCTTTTCGGCCGGTGTTTTCTTAGCTGTTGTTTTCTTCGCTGCCATTATGTCCACACCAAGTTAATTTAAAGAGCATTGCGTCCCTAGGGCATTCAAACATGCAGAGCAAAGTCGTCCGACTAATATGCTCTGCTTCGATGGCACTGAAGCTAGGTCCAATCTCCAACATCCTTGCATCATTGCCGACGGCCAGGAAATTATAATAGTGGCTCAGATTATCTCTGCACCATCGATCCACGGGGCCGCTTCGACCTTCGTGGTCCCACCAAACACAATAGGGTTGAGCAATCTTTTTCATAGCTCAACCCTACTGCTTTCTGGTGCTTTACGTCAATTTATCGGATGCGTTTGCTTCCAATATAATTCAAAACCGTATTGCGCCAATGATGAGTCCAACGTCTAACATCTTGAGGCCGGAAGTCCCTTTCAACCAGCTGGATGTCAACCCTCCAAAAGTAGTCACGAACTTGTCTGTGCCATTCGGCCAAGCATCCAGGTTCAAACTTCTGTTCGACGAATACGACTGCGATTTCCTTCATCATCATCTCGCTGATTTCATCAACGAGTTCGGCCCTAGAGGGTGGATTGAGATCCACCCCCGGAAGAATAATCAGCTTGCCCATTAGACTAAGTTGGTAATATCCAAAGCTTCTGGAATCTTGTTTGTGTCTTTAACGAAGAAACAACACTGAGGAACAGGTGAATCATCGAGTGGCACAGATAGCAGATGTCCATACTTCAACTTAGGGAAATACCACTTAACGTCAGGGAATACGTTCATGATCTCAATATCATGGAAGTGTGGCATATAACCGCTAATCGGATTGATTGAGAAAGCTTCGAAGGGTCGGTCATTAATCTGCTTCAAAGAGATAATTTCCAAATCACCTGTATTCTTGTCACCAATCACAATGCTCCAGTCCATTGGCATTTGGAGCCTATACTTACCTAGTCTTAAATCAACCGCAGGACTATTAAAGGACTCTAGGAATAACAATGGAATAAAGATATAATCTATGTTCTGTTGATCAGAATAATCTAAAACACAGTAGCGGATATCGTCTACCTCATCTGGGATATTATTCATCTCAAATGTAGTATTGTCGGTGGTTAAGATTCTCATGATAATTCCTTGAGGTAATCCACTTTCGTCACAGAGTGAGGATAGTTGGCTTCCTTATAAATTTTCTTACGGGCTGTGACGTGCTTTGCTGAGAACTTACAGGTTGACGCAATATCGTAAATTTGGACATAATCTTTGTCCTTTGCCTTACGAATACCACGACCAATACTCTGAATTACTCGCACAAAGCTCTTGCCGGGTTCAACTAAGATTAGGTTGAAAATACGTGGGATATTGATACCCACGGCCGCGACGCCATAGCTAGCGATAACGATTTGGTTAGTGCCCTGACCAATTTCCTCATAGGCTTCCTTTCGGTCAGAAGCCTTAGATGCACCAAAGACGAAAGTAGCTGCTGGCATACGCTCAGCAAGCTGCTTACCAGTTTCAATACGGTTGATTAGAACTAGTGTGTTACCAGTTAGAGCCGTTTTTTCCGTGAATTCACTGATCCAGTCTAGATGGTTAGGATCGGTTACTAGGAAGTTGTTTTCTTCATGGAAGGAATCAAATTCCACAGTATCCATGAGCTGTAGGATATCCACGTGACACTTAGCCAAGACATCCATGTCCATTAGTTCCTTAGCAGAGAGACGGTTCACAACGTCACCCAGTGATGCTAAGATGGAAGTGAACTCGTGTTCTTCCTTGGGAACTGTTCCAGTTAGGCCCCAGCGGATTGGAACATTGGCGAATGGACCACAAAGCAAAGCCTTGAGCTTATCCGCTTTTGCCATATGAGTCTCGTCGACCATGATGGCAACCACATCCTTGGTAAAGGTGTCAATGTCTTGCTGGGTTGGCTTGAGGTTCTTCTTCTTGGTATTTTTGTCCAAGATATCAAGACTCTGCCAGGTGCAAATCGTATGTGTCTTACCATAGTCTTTACGGTCGCCATAATAGACGCCCACATCTAGACCTAGGTTCTTATAGTCAGCTTCTGTTTGATCCACGAGGCTCTTGTTGGGAACGATAACAATCGTTCTACCATGTGCCTCACATAGATGACTCAGGCTTGCTGTTAGGAGGGTCTTACCCGCGCCAGTAGCAATTTCCTGAATACATTGTGGATTCTCTAGGAATGATCGGATGATCTCAACCTGGTAGTCCCTCAGCTTAATTGGCTGACCTTCTACCGGATGACCCTTTGGCCATACTGGGTTAGGAGCATTGTTGTAGATATACTCTTCATCTACAAACGGAAATTCAAAAGACCTTGCGACACGATGGTCTTCAAGTTCAATTTCATAACCCGCTTCGATCACGATATCTAGGATCTTATCCAAAAGATTAACGTGAGTGTTTCCATTGATAGCAAAAAAGCTGACACACCCGTCCCACCTGCCAAGCTTGAATGCTGGCATGTGACGAGCAGCGTGGATGAAGAACTTCAGCTTCGCGTTACAGGCGCGACGAGTAGCTGGATCCAAGCCTTCGAAAGTGGCATTAACTTCATCACGGATGATGAGTTTACATTTCTTAATTGTCATGCGACCCCTTTTTGTTCTTTTCTTGCGGGTCGTAGGAAAGCCCTACTGTATGCTCCAGTATATGGAGTCCAGTAGGGCTCTGTCTATAATCTGGAGGCGTTACCGCCTCATATTTACCTAAAAATTACGATTTTTCATTGAGTTGTAGGAATATTTCTTCCTCAATCGACGAGTCAATGATCGTAAGAATGATCTTCGTTCCGCTAGACTCAGCAGCGTCACAGATGATCCTGTAGTCTTCTGAATCCAACGGGAGTTCAGGCAAGTAGAGGTAGTTCGTGTATTTGAGTAGATCAGGTTGGCTAATCATATCCTCAAGGCTAACAATCAAATTCTGAATAGGCTTATAGGTAGTCTTAGCCCATGGCAAAACATCAGCTGTTGTATTCTTAAAACACATCAAGTCGTAATCTGCATCATTCGGATCAAATACTGTAATAGCCGGTCCAAACTGAAGCCTTAGAGATCGGATGAGGTCTAGGTTCTCTACTAGGAAGAGATTCCTAGATAACCTGTTACTCATAGTCCCTTGAACACTCTTGAGGTGCTGACTCTTTAGGGTAGCCCACTGTGCTGTTTTGAGTGCCCCTATAAGCCCCTGCGAAGCCCTGTCACCACTCAAAGCCCTACGGGTTAACTCGGGTAGCTTCAAACCCTCTGACTGCTCTAGGTCCCTCTCACGGGCTTTAATTCGCAACAAACCTGAAGTGGTATTCTTCGACTCCAATAATGTTGTCAAACTAGTGTCATGGAAGACTAAAGGCTTATTAGCCGCATTACCATCAAGGAGATCAGTAGATACGCCAATGAGATTGAATAGCTTGAGTATATCAACACCCGAATAGTGGTGCTTTGCTAGATAGTCTTCAGCTTCCTTAACACCTAGAAAGTTATAGACTGCATTCACTGGTGTATTGGGCCAAAGCAAACTATTGATTAGTTCAGATAGAAACTGAACTGCGGTGCTAGTTGGAGAGGTCAAGCTAGCCATAATATCACGACCAGGCTGGGTAGGCAGGTGATTGATATTCTGAATGAATAGTGGGCATGGAACTTCGTTGAAGATTGCTCCTACCTGATGAGTCCACTTATAGGGTAGAGCACCAGGTGCTTCCATCTCCTCTACAATGGTCCTATCTACAGTCATGTGGGAGAAGAAGTCATTCCACAATAGGCCACTATAGTTGGTGATAAAGATATCAGCCGTAAAGTCTACCTGCTCACTAAACTTCACTCCGTCGGGGTAGACAGTCGAAGCATTGTGGTACCTAGGATTGCCAAAGACTGAAATCTTAGCATCAGGTCGGATCTCTCGAAGTAAATGAGCCCATTCACCATAGGACTTAGTTTGAGCCATGATGAGGATCTTGGATGCAGGTTTGATCCAAAGGTCAGCTAAAGCAACCTTCCTGCCTGCATCCGTGCTACTACAGAGAAGCATTGCTCGACCATTCCAATCCCTAATGTGCTGTAAGGCAGGGATTGCTTCCTCGGGTAAATCTAGAGGGAAAGACTCTAGATCAGATACTGAGATCAAATCCTGCATCGCGAGGTCAACTAGATCTTCGCCAAACTGTAGACCCTTGATCTCAGAAAAGCGAACCAGCCGTCGAGCCAAACTAGGAGTGGCTTCTAAAGTCTTAACGTCGAACATTAGCCCTCCATGGCCTTGATGCAATTGAGCCAACTATCCAAGAGACTATCGTCCTTAACTGTGACTAGAATCCTACCATCCTCTACCTTAGCCTCACTTAGCTGATTCTCAGCGTTCGAGACCTCCATGAAGAACTGGGCAACTTCGTCATCAAAGTCAAACTTATATCGCTTGATCACATCCATAACAGACTTCCAGTTGCCTGAATTCACATCAACAATCCAAAGCTTGTTGTCATGATCAAACACCGGATTGCGTTCTTCGAACGGATTGTTGCCCTTACACTTCTTCAGGTCGTTAACGATGTTTTGGTTGTATTTGCATCTAAAGACCAGCTTGTTATCCCCAGCCCATCGAACTTCGCGAGGTAAGGGTGCAGACTGATAGGGGGGCTTGCGGTACTTAGGTGTCTGGATCACAGAATCTAGATCACCTATTTGAAGGCCGACGGCGTGCAGATGTGGCTTGTAACGGGAAACAAGTCTGAGAACTATTTCACCCTGTGAGGTGCTGATCGCGTTTCCCTCGTAGGTGCGCCGCACAACATCGAAGATGAATTGACGGTCCCAGTTATCCTTAATCTCATATGTGACCTGACCAAGAACTTTTGGCTTGTCACATATCCGCTTCAGCTTTTCTAGACACTCTTCGACCGTTAACATGCTCGACCTTTACTATATCCGCAAACGTCATACGGATTAGCATAGCGTCATCGGCAGATGCAAAATTCATATAGAGTCGGTAGCAGAAATCCATCAGCATAGATTTGGAAAAGACTTCATCCTCTCCGAGGTGCCAAACCCAGTGACCCTTGGCGATATTACCAACCTTGTTTAGGTTTTCCTGCAGTCTAGCGCCGAATGTCCCAACATCAAAGAGCAAGCTAGATCCGAGATCGATCTTGTAGGTATAGGGCTCAATAAAATGAGCCAAATAATCTACCCTTTGAACCAGAAAGGGCATACCTATAATGATTTGAGGGGTTAGAACTGCTGGGCCGGAATATTTGTCCATTCCTAAACGGTATAAGGAATGGGAAATTTGTCAAGAGGAAACCGAGAGAGTCACAGAACTCTCTCGGTCTCGAAGTTAACGGTTGTTATTACCGACTTCGTAATCCTCAAAGCCAGCTGCCTTAAGGCGGGTCAGGTTACTGATCTGCCAGTTCTTAGCATCTAGGCCTTTCATGATGGCTAGATACTGGTTGCGCACTAGAGCAATCTGGTTGACTAAGAGAGCAATCTCAATCACCTTATCATCAGCATCAGCATACTTCTCAGCATCACGAGAAGAAAGGCTACGCTGATAATGCTCTAAATACTTCTTGAACGCAGCGCCCTTGACCTGATTCATACGAATCTCAAGATAACGCAGGATGGCTTCAACTTCTTGAAGCTGACTGAAGCGTTCAGTTGTGATACCAGGGAGGCGGCTGCTGGCCTTCTCGATGCTACCCTTAAGCTGGGTATCATACTTTGCTGCTTCTAACTCCATTTCATAATACTCAATAGCATCTATGAGTGGTGAAAAATCGTTAGGATCAGCAGTTACCTTGCTATACCACTTGCTCATTTGTTTTCCTTATAATGGCTTCACCTAATTTAACAACTAGGTGAAGCCATTTCAATATCAATCCTCGTCGTCGCCGTAGTCGTAACCGTCTTCGTCTTCCGACTCGTCATCGAGCATCATCGTCAAGGCTTCATCGATATAATCACATTCGCCTTGGATATCCAGCTTCTCAATATCGAAGCCATACTCTTCAAACATTCTCAGGAGATGGAGGGCTGCGTCCTGACGCTTTGCCGCTCCAATCATATCCCTGAAGTAATCCCACAGCTCAACGACGAGCTTGCTTTCACTATTCATTCTTATTCGCCTTCAGCGTCCTCAGCGGCTAGACGGGCAAGTTCTTCCGCCTTTGCTGCCGCTTCTGCTGCTTCGCGACGCTCCATGTGAGTTGGAAACTCGAGCATCACCATATCCAGCAGGTCATTGTTGATTTGCTTGCGGAAATACTTATGCTCAGTTCCATCGAGCGCAACATACTTGAGTTTGTTACCATCCTTAACGAATAGTTCCTTCTTCTCAAACATATCGAGCAGACCACTGTATGGGTTCATACCAGAATCCCAAGGGATTTTGATTTCGACGGTTTCGAATGGCTTGTTGTAACGGGTCTTCATAACCTTGACCTGGCTACGAATACCACGAACTTCGCTAATCTTGTTGCCATCATCGTCTTCCTTCAGCTTGAGCTTACGCATTGCGCAAACAATCGAGGAAGCGTAGATGAAGCCCTGACCACCAGTGATCTTGTCGTCCGGGTCAAACATATCCTGAGAAGCGTAGGAGTGGTTGGTACAAACTAGACCAATATCCCATTCGCCAAACATGTTGACGCAGTTACGAACTAGTGCGTTCAGCGCCTTAGGCTTACGACCCATGTCACCCTTCATTTCACCAGCTTCGAACTGGTTAACGTCAGTTGGGGTGAGCAACATACCAAGCGAGTCAACGATGAAGAGAACCTTCGGACGGTCTTCACGAGCTACACTCGCGTAGGTCGACTTGAAGTTCTTCATGAAATCGCTGATGATCTTCGCAACGTCGTCAATCATAGCAGCATTGATCTTCAGCAGCTTGTCTTCGCTAACATCAACGTCAAGTGCCGTGAGCCAGTCTGAATCAAGTGCGTTCTCAGAGTCGATGAGAACTACGAAGTAGCCAGCATCCTGAGCATTCTTGACCAAGTTACCAGATGCAATGTAGGACTTGCCGCTACCCGACTGACCGGCGAACATTGTCACCTTACCCAGTGGGATACCTTTTGTAAAGTCTCCACTAACTGCATAATTGAGGGCAAAGTTGCCCGTCGAGACCCAATACTTTGGATCGTTAAAGCCAACGGAAATACCGTCTAGGCCCTTTGTGATGTCTTTCCTAAACTTTGCTAGATCGACTGGTTTCATGGTTATGTTTCTTCCTTGTCTGGAGCCAAAGTGTCATTGCCTTCTATTTCAAAGGCATCCTCCGAACCACGCGACATGACACGCCCGCATAAATGTGGTCACCAGGACGATCTAAAAATTTTGGGAAGGGTGGGAGAGGGAAGTTATCCCTCTCCCGAAAGTATTACTGACCTAGGCCAGCCTGCTTTGCCTTGATCCTTGCGAGGATGTCAGCAGCGTCAGGGACGCCTGCAGGACGGGCAGGAGCAGGTGCTTCCTCAGCAGCAGGTGCAGCAGTCTGAGCGCGCTGCAAGGCAGCGAACGGATCAGCAGCTGGAGTTTCCTGGGCTACTGGAGCACTAGCAGGAACCTGAACCGAAGTCTGAGCCGGAGCATTGTTGTTCCAGTTACCACCGCCAGCTGGCTTGTAGAACTGTGCGAAACGTGCCGGATCATAAGCTTCGTCATTAACCGAAGCCTGGAACATTTCCTTGATTGCTTCAAGCTGCTCAGCAGTTGGCTTAGCAGGCAGGAAGTCCTTCAGGTTGTTCAGACCGTGCGACTCAATAGCACCAGCTTCTTCAGGGCTCAGCGAACGAGTCTTGAACGACCAGTTCGAAGTGCTGTAGTTGGCGAAGCCACCCTTGCTGGTCTTGACCAGCTTGAAATCGCGACCGCTGACATAGTCAGTTGGCAGGTCTTCCATTTCAGGGTTCATCAGCGAGCTCTTGATGATTTCGAAGATGCTGGTGTTGATCATGAAGCGACGGATAGGATTCTCAGGAGTTTCCTTTTCCTCAAAGCCGCTCTGAACCACATAGCCCTGGAACAGGTAGGACTTCTTCTTCCAATACTTGCGGGCTAGAGCCTGCAGGCTGTCATCCTTCCACCAAGGGCGGGTTTCAGCTAGGATTGGGCAAGTTTCGCCATACATTTCCATGCAGGGAACCTGAACCATAACTTCACGGTCATGCTCGCCCTTCACGCCTTGGAAAGGAAGCTTGATGACCAGTCGTTCGGCCCAGAAAAATGTGTTGTTGGGATCGCCGTCGGGAAGGAAGCGGATCATGGACTGACCGCCTTCAGGTAGGTTCCAGAACGGATACATGGAATTGTCACCGCCGGTGCGGTTGCCGTTGCCTTCGCTCTTGGTCTGCTGAGCTAGAAGCTTCGCGCGAATCTCATCTAAGGTTGCCATATTGGGAGGTCCCTTCTTTATCTTTATTGGGCTATTTTTGAGCCATTTGTTGTGCTAAAACGCAACAGCCATTCCCGACTGTTCCGTATATGTATTTATACAATCAGGTGCTCCTAGATTGCAAAATATTTCTGGTGTAACCTAAAAATTTCTAGCATTTCTGCCGGGTTATCCAGTTAACTATGTTATCATACGAAAATAGGTGATAGGTTGTCTATATAGAAAGATAGCGTGGTTCAGTCTCCCAAACCACGCTATAAATCTTACTTGCGGAAGTTTGCGTTCTTCATAACCCTTTCAAGTTCTTCACGGAACTGCGCGTCGCCCTTATCAACCTTCACATCATTGATAAAGTCTTCGCTCTTGTCCCCGCCTAGAACTTCTTCAGATTCTTCGTAACGGTCACGGAAACGCTCATATTCGTAATCACCGCGATCATCGTTACGAGCGTTAAGTTCTTCACTGATCTGTTCCTTTAGACGATCAATAGTTCTTTCGTCCAACTGATCAATAATGTCCTCACCGTTATCCTTGCGGGTTACACTGTAGATCGTGATACCACCATGGAAGTTAACATCTGGTTCCGCAGCTTCATCTTCAAAGCTAACCATGACTTCAATGTCATCTTCTAGCTCAGTGCTGACATAAGCCTCGATAGTGTTTGGATCAGTCTTAGCTTCGTCCAGAGATTCATCCCAGCTATTCTTCTGAACTACATCAAGTTCAAGAACTGCATCCTTGAGATAACGAGCCAGAATCTCAGCCAAAGCATTCCTGAAGTTGTATTCCTCTTCATCAACGTCGTCCTGGCCGATGCCTGGATCAACGCCGAACGATTCTGGATTAGCTAGAACCTGTGAGGCAAACTGCTTCAGCTTTTCTAGAACTTCCGAGATCTGAGAGTCTTCAATGTGGGCAGCTTCCATGACACTATTGATTGCTTCTTCAACCGATTCCTTACGATACGCACCGGCCTTAGTCAAAACACCCTTATGCATCGTTACAGTCTTAGAGTCTGGCAAACGTGCGTGGGCATTGTCAAAGGTAACCTTTGCATTCTTGTCATCAATGGCTACAACTTGACCTGCACCATAGACCTTGTGGGTTACGCGGTCACCAACTTCTAGTTCGCTCTTGAAGTTTGGGTTAACCGGAGCAGCCTTATCTAGGACTGGCATACCATATTCCCAACGTGGACCGGATTCCAAGACTGACTCCGGAGCAAAGCTTTCGAACCACTCAGATAGATCATTCTCTTCCTGAACTCCGCCAAGCTTACCTACCTTATCCATATCGTCAACGTGCATCTGCTTAACGCCACCGTTTAGGAATTCCACAGTAGCAATATCGCCATCAACATCTACAACGCGACCTGAGCCCAAGTCAGTTGAAACGTGATTGCCTACCTCAATACCGTGACCCATTGGCTGCTGGTCTTCTGAGGCAAACTCATACATGGATTCAGAAATCGTCCAACCGTTCTGTTCGAGAACTGGCTTAACCTTCTTTTCAAAGAGATCCTTCGCTTCGACAACAATGAAGCTTTCAGTGCCCTGGTAACCCGTGATATCATCATCTTCAAAAGCCTTCACGATGTCGTGACAGATGCCCTTGATGAAATAGTTTGCTTCCATTGGTTCAGCCTGATCAGCAGCACCTAGGCTACCGTCGATGAACTCCCCGTAACCACCATCATTGAGGAAGGTTTCTGCGTCAAAGTTATCGCTGAACTGCTCTAAGCTGTGCTCGACCTTTGCGAAGTTTCCTTCTTCGTCATCGTATGGATTGCGGCCATAGTAGGACTCGTCCATCTCGTCACCGTTGTCCATGAAGTTCTCAAGCGCGTTTACCAGCTTGGTCTTCACAGTCTGCTCAGCACCGTCTAGCTTCTTACCTTCAGCCATCTTATCAATGATTGCCGAAACATAGTTGAGGGTAGGAACGTTTGCGAGCTTGTGCTGGCTAACAAAGAGATCCAGGTAGAAACGTTCCCTAGTGTCTTCATCAGAGAAACCAGGGAAGTGATCTGGGAGATCAGGAATCTGGATCTGGTCGCCTAGGATAGCACGAAGACCATCAGCTAGTTCGTTGATGCTTGCCTTCTGATCCTTATCCATGTTACCCGTTTCACCCGATGCCGCAAAACGAGCATTGGTCCACTGAGTAGCATAATCCAAGAATGCATCGTTCTCGTTGATCCGGTAAGCAGATTCCAAGATGTCTAGATAGTTCTGAGCATCGAGGAAGGCCTGATCTTCCATGAAAGCAACGTTCGAACCCAAACGCAGCCAATTAGCAGCATCATGGCCATACTCAGAGGCAAGTGCTTCGACTAGTGCGTCAGCAGCAGCATCCTCTAGAGTGATAACACCATGAAACATTTCATTAATGTTGGTCATATCTTCACCCATTTGTAGCAGAGCGACTGGCATCAAAGACTCTGCCAGAGCATGGTTAGAATCAATCTTGAGTAGTTCCTGGAGACGAGCTATTTCTTGTCCCAAGGAATCATCCTCAGATAGAGTAGTGGTCATAATAGGAAGACCTGCTTCCTTGACCTTTGAGTAACCGCCGGGTCGTGCCATAGTCACGAATGCCTTGCGGATTTCCATAATCCTAGACTTAATAGTTGGGCGGAGAGCAGAAGCACTCTCATCCAACGCATTCCTAGAATGTAAGATGTAGCGGTTTAGCTTAGAAAGCTGGAGAGACTCACGAGCAAGCTGAACCATAGCCAAGCTAGTTTCATCATGAGGGGCACCACCCTGCGCAATATGTTGCGCAAAAGCACGACCAGCACTCAAGTGGTTTTCAGGGAATTTGAAACGCTCGCCTTGTGTCGTCTCAACAAACAAGCTCAAGATGTTGCGACCACGGCTTCCAATTACACCTTCACGGATTGGAGCAGTGTGGCGTATGATTAGCTTCGTAGGGCCAATCTTCTGATAGGATGTCTTTGTCGAACCCCACATTGCTGCCTCGGTAACCGAAGCCTGATAGGCAAAATCCTTTGGACGCAATTCACGACCAAACTTGCGGACGTTCAACATCACATTGTATCGAGTTGTGATCTTACGGAGAGTGTTGATCAACTTGCTTGACTTCTGGACGTCCGAGGACTGGCTCAGATAGACCTTAACTTCACTATCCGAACCTGCCTCAATAACACTGATCATTATGTTGCCCGGAGTAGCAAAAACTCGACGAGCTTGGGAGGGTTCAAAGGTCTGATTACCATCTTCGCTATAGAGCGTCAAAGTCATTCCAAGACCCTTTAGGACTTGGAAGAGTTCTTCACTAAGACTATCAAACAACGCGCTCATAGACACCCTCCACTAAGTGTGATATTTAGCAGAAGACTTGCCCTTAGAAAGCGATAGGCATTGGCGCAGCACCGTCGTCCTCGCCACCACTAACCGACTTGAGATTATATTCAATCTCTTCTTCCCAATCAGCACATATCTGAAGTAGACGCACAATCTGTAATGTGCTCATAACCAAGTCGTCATTTACGCCTATCTTGCCCTTGTAGGAGCCGCCACCACGCACAAAGTTCTTGAGCTCCGTGAGAAGCGCCCTTGACTTCAAGGTCATGCGACGGGTTTCTATGAGCGTCTTAAAGCGACTACATGCGGTTAGCTTTGAACGTGTGTTTGTGTTTAAACCCTTACGACCTTTGCCGCCGCCGGTCTTTCTAGGTTCATGGGTGAATACACCTGGGAAGTTCTCTTCGCCGATATTATCAATCTGAACCAATGCTGCTTCGCCCAAGCTATTATTTTCTACTGACCAGTAGATCTCAGGTTCACCATCTTGATCCGGATGATTCATTAGAGTGTGATGGATGTAGAGCAGAGCCTTACGGAGGATATCTACTTGATCCTGAGTAATCGTTTTATTATGACGCCATTCGGCAATCTGAGTCATTGTGCTCAAGTTGAATACTTGGATAGCAGCAAAGTCACTTCCGGTTCCCATACTAGGATCCAAGGTAGCACCATAGATATGATTAGGAGTAGGCTCTTCGAACCAACGCATCTGACCAATCTTAAAGATATGTTCCTGAGGACTCAAGTTAGCGAGAGTGATCGGATTTATGAGTGTCTCATCTTCAGAAACGAACTTACATTCGTATTCTCGCTGGAACTTTTCCTCACCTAGCTGTTGACGTTGTGTAGTCGCCCAAGCTTCGTCACGAGTTGGATTCTTGTCCCACGTGATTTCTAGCGGCTTATAACCATTGCGACCCAGACCATTAGGGATCACTTCGCCGTTATCATCAATGTTGTTCTTTGCACCGAACCAAATTTCTGCAAACTGATCTTCGTCGTTGTTTGGAGTAGAAGTAATGATACAACTACCACCAGTTGATAGGGTTGGCGCAATAGCTGACCAGAATTCAACTGCTTTGTTTGGCTGCACGAACGCAAATTCGTCCAAGTAGAGTAGGGAGATCGAAAGACCACGACCTGCGTCCTTAGAGGTTGCTCGACTAATGATCCTCGAACCATTGTCAAAAGCAATCGTGCCCTTGTTGTATTCCACAACACCACTACGTAACCAGTTAAACTGTTCAAGGTTTTCATATGCGAAACGGATACGATCCATAATCTCAAGAGCAGAAACAAACTTGTTTGCTGCGATAAGAATAGTCGTGTCAGGTTCAAACATTGCCTTCCAAAGTAAGAAGCCGGCCGCACAAGTGGTTTTACCCATCTGTCTCGCAGTCAAGGCAATAGTGTATCGATTCTTATGGAAGGAATCGATCATCTCTTCCTGATAGGGCCATAGTTTGAATGGAACTCGTCCCTGCGTGGGATGCTGGATCTTGACGTAGTTCTTACAGAAATAGATCGGATCGCTCATACATTTGCGGAGCTCTTCAATCTGATTGATATTGAAGCGGTCCTTAGAGTAACCCTTCTTGATAATTTCGATTTCTTTAGCCATAACGAGAGGGACCCAGACGAGGGTGTCTGGGTCCTAAATCTTTCCTATCAGTCGAAGGTCTTAACAGACAGCTTCTTAGTTGCTGTAATACCGTGCTGGGCTAAACGAGCCTCAAGACCGGCGCGGTCATTATTGTATTCGTCCATAGTGAACGAGTCCACTACTTTACCCTCACGATACTTCTGACCAGAAGATGTAGGAGTCACAACAGTAACCATAGTGCCTGGTTTAGTAGAGTCATGACCGGCCACATAGTTGAGGCCCCACTTACCGCCACGATTGATTGCTAGGATGACTACACCGCCATGACCAAAGTAGTCATGAGTACCAAGGTCATTCAAGCTAGCAAAGCCACAATCAGTGTTGAGGAAGAAAGCTGGTCCATATTGGCGCGACTTACGCTGGTAGGAATCGAAACGATCCTGACGTCCATATTCCTGCAGTAGGCTCTCGAGAGTGATCTCTTCCTCTACTTCAACGTCTTCTTCAACATTGCGCTCTTCAGCTTCCCTCACATAGTCGGCAAAGGTCTTTGGCTTAGCGGATTCGTCAATGTCTTCGAAGTCCATATCATTTAGGTAAACGATAGACTTACCGCCCTGATGGCTTACTAACCAGACGCCGTTCACATAAGGATCCGGCTGGGCAGTTGCGTTAGTCATGTCATGGCTGCTCATAAACTTCATGAAGTCAATAGCACCTTGCTCAGTATCTGGGAACTCGCCCCTCTTGTCGTCGAAAGGACCTTCTTCAAGAGGATTGTCACCGGAACGAGCCGGAACCATCTTAGTATCTGGCTGAACTGGCTTGCGATCCGCAATACCAGCGTATTCCTCACCGGCTTCTTCAATTTCAATGTCAGCAATTTCGTCATCGCCTGCGATAGACAGATTACCTTCATCATCAATGGTTGCATCCACAGGTTCATCCATTGGAGCAACTTCTGGTTCAATAGCTGGTTCTTCAACAGGAACAATCTCTGGTTCAACTTCCTGATCTGCTACAGAAGCAAAATCTGGTTCCAAGAGCTGCATGATAGCGCGAAGGCTTGCTGCCTGAACTGAACTCGACATCGTGCCGTTAGGAGTCTCAACATCTACATTCAAGCTAGCTGGACCATTGAACTCATTCGAGTTACCAGCCACGCCTGCGTTCTTCAGCATCGCGGCTAGTTCTTGAAGATCGTTTGCGTTGAATGTGGTGTTTGAAGATAGCTCACCCTGCTGGGTTGTGACGTTTAGGTTAACTGCCTCGTCGATTTTCTTCTTATCGGTCATGTTAGCCCTTCCTCTTGACGTTTTCGTCATAGTTACCATAGACAGCAGTCAAATTGGGCTTTTCGGCCTTAGCGCCTGCTTTCTTGGTATTTACATGAACTGGCTTCACAGAGTCCTGCTCAGCATTAAAATCGTCTGCTACAGAGCGATCCTTTGGATTTAGCCAAGAAAACTTGTTGGTCTTTTTGACTTCTTCAATCGCTGGAACAGTTGTGTCTTCAGCGTCTGCTTTGAGTTGAGCTAAGTAGTTCAGGAACTTCTTGTTGTAGGCGTCACCATAGGCGACTTCCTTAGGCTGATCTTCTTGCTCATACATGCCGTCATTGAGTTTGGCGTTAGCTTCGTCGTCCTTGAGGATCTCTTCGATCTTCTCAGCTTCTAGCTCAACTGGATCATTCTCAGCGCGAACGATAAGTTCAGCATCTGCGATCTTGAGAACTGAACGCAATTCAGTTGCTAGAACGTAGGAGGAAGCAGGAACAGAAGTCTCAATATCCAGGATCCAAACTTCAGCCATCGTGAAAGATGGAAAGTCCATTGGCGTCTTCTGGGCCATAAGCTTCTTTGGAGTGCTGACGTTCTTAACGTCATACTTGAACAGGGTCTTCTTCAAAGTCTCAACGAAAGCATCATCAATAGCCACAATGGACTTGACACGATACTTAAAAGACTTAGTCGACTCTGCCAGGTAGTGATAAAATGATTTCATGGCGGGTCCTCACACTAGGGATTCCGCCTATTTATCGTAATGCTTAAATTTCGCCCTTGCGGATCTTTTCCATCAAATCATTGCGATTCGCCACGATGGAATTACCTGTCTCAACAATCTCACCATCTTCGACGCCTTCGCCCATTTCCTTACGGTGCTTCTCTTGTTCCATGATAGCTTTGATCTTTTCCATCTTGCGATCAGTCTTAGACTGACTAGCCTTCAGGGCGATCTCCAAGGCTTTTAGGGCCGGAGCAAACGCATTAGCACCTGCGTTCTTTGGTTCCATATTGAAGCCAAGATCAAAGAGATCCTTATAGGCACCCATGGCGTATTTGATAATCTCGTCTGCTTCAACTTCGTGCTCTTCTACACCAGTAACATCAGAGCGTGAGAGTTTGGATGCATCAACGTGCTGAAGCGCATTTGCCATCTGCTCAACTTCTAGGTTGACTGGCTCATCAGGTTGCTCATCAGCAATAGCTTTGAGGGCATCCTCTAAACGAGGAAGATTGAGTTCGTCTTCGATTGCCTTTGTCATACTCTTACTTACCGCCACCAGACTTATATAATTGCTTCTCAGTCATAATGCGGAAGGTAACGTTCTGAGACTTGCACCAAGCGTAGGCAGCTTTCCACTTAGCTTCGTTGAGTATGATAGCCTCTTGATCCTTGCGGGTTCTAGCCGCTTCTGGGATAGACTGGGATAGTGGCTTGATCTCAATGAGCTCAGCATGTTGCTGGCCATTCTTATCAATGTAGATGATGAAGAAGTCTGGAATGTAGTTACGCTTCTTTGTTGGATCGAAGGGATCCATATAGGGGATCTTGATGCTTTCGCTGGCCCACTGTAGAATGTTTGGATGATTGTCACACACATTCATGAAAGTTAATTCCCACGCAGAGCGGTAGGTAATTGGAAAGGTCCCAATATACTTTTGCGGATTCTTGGGCTGGAAGGCACCTTGATTATATGAAGCCATTAGAATAACCCTCCAGGTTTATTGAAACCCTTAATACCTTTGACTAGTGTCTTGATTCCTTGCTTGGCTTCAGTGAGGTTACCATTTACAAGGTTCTTGATACCCTTCACACCAGTCAGGCCTACCGCAAGACCGCGATTAGCATCATAGGCATTCGCCACTTCGGAGATTACTCCACTAAAGTCACCGTCGGCAATGCTAGAAATATTCCTACGAAGGGAATTGAATACCGTATCCCCGAAACTTCCTCGATCCTCATTAGGATTCAACGAAAGCCCAGGGTTAACACCTTCCGGAAGTTCGTTCTCAACGTTCCAGTAAAGTCCTCGATCGAGTCCGAAATCAGCTGCCATGTCAGGAGTGAGCTGGTCTGGTTCAGAGAAGGTAATACCCTCGTATTCAACAGTGACTTGAATCTCTGCAGAAGCAGCACCTGCATAATCCAAATCATCGGGATTATACATGGTAATCTTAGGATTAATCAGTGTGAACTTTTCATATAAACCCTGGTATAGCTGGTAGACTTCAATATGGCTAAAGAAGTAGCCATAGTCTTGATCAGCTAGAGGAGGCAAGAAACCCCAATTACCTTGTTCATACTGTTCTGGCATCACAATGTCATAGACAGTGTTTGCGCCGTTGCCGTAGGTCTTGCTATCAGCGTAGTAGAACTGGTAGTATTCGACAAACAATCGTCGAAGAGCAGGATCTACTGTATCATGGAACCTAAGCTGTAGAGCTTCAAAATCGTGCCCTGTCTGAATCACTCGCTTGCGATTATACTGATTAAGTGTCTGGGACTTAAACGAGATGCGAGGGCGATCTAAGGTCTTTACAGCAAAGCTAATATCCTTGGACCAATCTGATCCACCGTTGGAAACTGGTCGGATAAACTTAACAAAGAATAGGAACTTATTCTTAGGAACATTCGTAAACTTTGAACCGGTCATCCCAAATGTATTTTGGGCGTGGTGACTGTCCCCCAACATGAGGGACAGTCCATTCGCATCTTCGGAACGAGATCCGGTAAAGCTATCGGCCATTTTCTAAGCCTTAGATACGGACGCCTGGGATGAGTTCTGGCAGGCTGGTCATCAGACCATTGGCCAGAGTAGCGTTGTCGTAACGGATGCTTAGAGTGATAGTCTGATAACCGCTTTCCGAGTATTCGAGTTCGCCATATTCAACGTTCTCGAGGAAGCAACCTTCTAGGGTCCAAGATTCCACAACAGTATCGTTACCACCGTCCATAGTTTCGATGATAGTCACGAACTTGTAATTAACGCCTGCTGCGAAAGCAGTCTGTTCATAGTGGTTGAGCTGCTTCTGGATCTGGTGACCAACCATCTTAGCGATGTTGTTCGACAGATCATCCTTTAGCGTAACGCTGATGCTTTCCCACTTGTGCTTACCTGCATAGTAGGCAGTCGAGTTGTAGGAATGAACTTCAACAGGCTCATGTCCAATTTTTGGCTTGCTAACGCTCTGGACCTGCTGGGCGAAGTCTAGACCACCAGCGATTGGACCAAAGTTAACAACGCGAACGCGGAAACGATGCTTAATCTTGAGTGCCAGGAGACCACCACGGCCCTGACCACCACCAAGGGGAACACCGAACTTAGAGAGAGTTTCCATGGAGACCTCCGATCATAAATGAACTTCTTCAGTTTATTTATGCGGCGGTCAAATATACGTGGTTAACGTATTAGGAGTCTTGTAGTCATGGTAATGGCCCGGAATTTCTCCCGGGCCATTCTCTCTTTACTTCGAGAAGAAGTCGCTCATGATCTGCGGTGCCGAAGCATCGAAGCCCACGAAATCCATCATGCCCGAATCCTTAGGATCGGCAATCGTGAATCCCGTCGAGGTCATACCCAGTACCGCCAGCTTTGCAGGGATACCCATGCTCTGACGGAATGCCTTCAAAGCCTGTGAGGGCTGCTGACGACCAGCGTAAGTCTCGTTGTCCGTGTAGACAGCGAAGTTCTCCACGGGCAGCTTTGCGCTCAGCGCGTGAACCATCGGCAGCGAACAGTCAGTACCACCCATGTTCATCCGGTTGATCGTGTTAACCACGTCATCTAGCCTCTGACGGGGGCTGATCTTCAGTTCGCTGATTCCGTTGTTACCAGAAGTGAACGCCATGAACTCGTAAGAGGTCTCAACGTTCGCCGTGATCAGCGCCATAGCGGCCGAACCAACCCGAGGGGTCAGTCCCTGGATACCAGCACAGTTCTCCCAGGTCATGGATGCCGAAACGTCCAGTGCCAGAAGAGTGTTCTTACCAGTCGGCGTAACAGTCGCGAACGAACCGTAGAATGCCTGATCCAGCGCATCAACAATGCCACGGACCGGAGTCCAAACATTGCTGCCCCTAGTGCCCTTGCCCTGACCATAGGTCAGGAAAGCCGCCAGGATCGCAATCGGGTGCAGACGTGCCTTACGGATCACATCAGCATCTGACAGCTTGCTCTTGATCAGCTTCTCGGCATTCGACATAGGCGTCAGCAAGCCAACGCTCGACATCTTACCGAGGTTGCGGATCATCGCGTTGAGCGGCATGTTGGTCAGCAACGCTTCCCAGACCTTGGGATCATTCAGGAACTGAGTCGGGATAGCCTCACGGGGGAGGTTTGCATCCTGGATCAGCTTGATGATCTCATTCGCCTGAGTTGCCTGCTTCGCAGCCTCGAATGCCTGGATCTGCGGGTGCAGGATTGCCGAAGCATCGTTACGCGCAATGGAAACATAGTTGCCATTTGTCAGCGAACCATACACATAGTCCTTACCCTTGACCGCAGTCATACCGCCGGTCATCCAGCGCAGAACAGCCTCACGCTGCGCATCGTCTGCCTTGGGGTGAGCGAGACGCAGCATGTCGCGGTGCGACCAACCATCACGTGCCTGGTACTTGATTGCCTGATTGGCCAGACGATCAACCGGCATTTCCAGGTACCAGTTCGCTACAGCACGACGCAGAGCACGGCCCCAGCCGCGCAGACCGTCGATGAACTCGGCGAAGTGGAACAAGTGGGTGCCGATACGAGCAACCTTCGGCAGAGCCTCAAGAGCAGCCTTACGAGTTGCCTCATTGTCTGCGGAAGCCGCCAGTGCCAGCACAAACAGCGCAGGGTCGTTCTTGGGAGCGCGACCTGCGTCGCTGATCTCAACCACGCGGTTTACAACGCGAACGCCGTCCTCGTTGATGAGGCGGATCACGTTCTGAGCATTCTGCTTGGTCAGCTTTTGCTCACTCACGTAGTAGGTGCCGCTCTCGGTTCCGAGAATCAAGAAACGGTCAAGCTGGTCCCACGCATTAAGCGTGAAAGAGAAGCCACCGGCGTTGTTCTTGGACATGTCGGCCTCGCGACCAGGAATTACCTGAGTCTGCGGAGTTGCCTTGGTGTTGATGGTACCAGACAGAGTCTTGGTGTAGTTGGTCATAGTCTTTCTCCTTCTTCGGCTCGCGAAACCCACGAGCAAGGTTGGTCCCTGACATTAGGACCGGATATTCGATCTAGATGTTGCTTATAAGATAGCGGACAGTGTTAGTCAAGCGCCTTTTTAAGGGCGCTCAAGACTTCCTCGGTGCTGTTGAAGACCCCGCTGATCATTGCAGGCTTATGAAGCACGACATGAATACAGTTTGGACCAAAGAATCGAATCAAGCCATAACCTTCGAAGCGACCGTTTCCGGGCTTGCGGTTATTCCACCTGGTTCGATAAGTTCCACCGACAGTGAATTCATCGTAGCGATAATTGTTTTCCACGCCGAGCAAATCTGCGACGTCTTGGTAGAACTGCTCTACCGACTCATTTTCCTTTTCCATGTTTCTATTTAAACACAAGAAAGGAATCTTGTCAAGTAAGGGGAAGAATCTTTCATCTTCCCCTTACTAGTCAGTTACTTTACTAGACGGAGCAAAGTAACCGAAGCAGTCAGACCGACCTTTTGAGTCAGGTCCAAACTCGAAGCACCGCCCATGTCGGCACTAGCCGCGACAGCATACGAGGCAGATTCCAGCATGATACCACGGCTATTAGCCATCTTCATGCGAGGTGCCGAACCGAACTGAATCGTTCCAACGCGCCATTCATACGCAGAACCAGCACCTAAGACTTGGTTAAGAAGCAAAGCTTCATCCTGAGCCTTAATGTAAAGTTCCTTGCGTAGATTGGCCACAGCCTCATCCACAACATTGCGAGCCGGATTGTAGTCGAGATCACCAATCTTCAACTGAAGGCCTTCACGACTTGCGTCCTTTGCCTTAGCGGCGAGGCCGGCCAACTGACCTTCAGCAACTCGAACGGTTGCAGTTGCTTCCACTTCTTCCAGACCTGACCGATTGGTCGTGCGGTCTAGCTTTGCGAAAGCCCAGTCGGCATCAAGGAGCGTTTTCAGCGAACCCAGGATCGTACCACGCACATCAGTGGCATCTTCTGCCTTAGTGGCTAGAACTACTTCAACACTGACCTTGACAGTGTCGCTCACAATAGCCTCTTCGGCTGAGAGCTCGATATAAACCGAGTCTTGAATTTCCTGATTGCTCATGTGGTTTCCCTCCTACAAATCCGATCTAAAAATGGAGGGGGTGCCGGGCAGGGCGAACCATACCCGGCGGGGTTTGAGATTGCTACACAGAGTGTAGCACCCTACTATTTCAACAGCAACAGCGCAGCCTTTGAGCACAAAGCTCGAGAGCAAGTATTGTGGTGGACCGGGTCTTAGCGGACATCTATAGAGCGCCGTAGCTGTCTATAGAGCCTAACCCTAAGTTAGACCGAAGTCTATTCCACGCTGTTGAAGTCTATGTTCGGGTTCTCTCTATTTGTCATAGATAACCCACCAACATCGGCTCTTCGATCTCTGTATAGAGGATAGCAACCAATATGTCAATAACCGATCTCGGTAGTTGAGGCAGGACCCAGATCTGGGACTTACGACCAAGGCCAGCCCACCTGCTATTATTCGCTCCTTCCAACTTGGGATTCGCCGGCGGAACTACTAGACCCAATCCATGATCACTTAGAATGGGGTTAGGGGTGATATTTCCCTTACTCAACTACCAAAGGCCTAAAAGGCCGTATCACTAGAGACGCGCTCGACGCCTCGTTACACTTTACCGAGTTAATCCTCAGCCACTTACAACCCCCCGGCGCCACCCGGGCCATCCTTTATGTGTCAGCACACATCCCAGTCACCGGCTGTAAGCTATATGGGTTCAGGAACAATGTCCCTTAGTGCCAGTAACTCTTATACGGCAGAACGGTGATGGGCGCAATATCTTTCTAAACCTTTTATTCATGGGAATGACCCGGACTTTCATCCGGGTCATTCTCTTTGTCTTACTGGAACAATGCGCCGAGGTCATCACCAGTTGCGACGATACGAACTGGAATGTAGATGAACTCGATTGCCTGCACTGGCTGGATTGCGATATCAACCCACAGTTCGTGACGATCAATGCGCTCTGGAGTATTGTTGGATTCATCACAAACCACAACAAAGTCGTGAAGACCGCGAAGACCAACAAGGTCAGCCAAGAAGCGTTCGAATGAAGTCCTAACAGCATCACGAGTCTGGAAATCATTTGGTTCGAAGAGGAATGGCTTCGAGAGATTATCCAGGTTGTAACGCAGGTAGTTGATCAAACGAGCAACGTTGATACGATCCAAAGCAGTGTCTAGGTTGTGACGGGTCTTCTGACCATACATAACCAGACCACGATTTGGGATATAGGCAATTGGGTTAATCTTGTTGCTGTAGAGCAAATCACGCTGACCGTTGTTCAGCAGAGCTGCCTTGAACTCGCCCTGATCATCCAAGTAACCAACGCTCGAAGCATTAGTGACAAGACCGCGAGTATAACCTGCAGGTGCCATCCACTGGTAGCTAACCGAGTCGTTGTAAGCTAGAGTGCGGAGTGCGATGGTCGAAGGTGGAACCATGATCTCATTACCATCGACGTTGGTGCTCAGACCCCATGGGTAATACATGCCCACGTATGGGTTGAAAGTGCTTACGCCCGACTCAGTGTTGCCGTTGGCAGCATTAGTCGCGAAGGTAGTGATCGAAGCACCATCTGGCTTCAAGCGAACAGGAGTATCACCAACGATGAAAGCAACTTCCTTCATATCGGTATTTAGAGTGACCATTTCGTCAATCAGCTCAATGTAGCCAGGGGCTGCGAGCAGGTTGAAGTAAACGGTTTCTGCACGAATGTCCTCGTTGCTCGAGATAGTTTCAGCAAGAGCCTTAACAATCATCTGGCGCTGTGCCTTGCGGCCGAAGAATGGAACACCGTTAGTCTGGTAACCAGAAACGTTTGTCCAAGTGCCAGTTGCCTCGACATACTGCTTAACATCATTGGTCGAAGCTGAAAGATCATAAAGCTTCATACCTTCAGGGAAGTTCAACGCAGTGGTCGAAGCAGCTTCACCAAACGCAATACCATCAATTGGATCAATGTTGTCTGCGGTGTTGATTGCCTTCCAGAGACCATTGTTGTAACGGTACATCTTTGGGAAATTCTCAGTGTCTGAGGTATCTACCCACAGGTCATTCTCGACCAGCGGAGCACCAGTCGACTGAGCAGTAGGCTGACTACCAAGAAGGATAACACCGTTGATGTCAGTCGATGAGTAGTAGGTCTTATAAGGGACCCACGAACCACCATCGTTGACCTTGATGTTAACCGAGATGCTGCCATTGTTGTACCACAGAGTACCATCAGCTGGAGGGCTAGTTGGCTCGGTAGCACCGGCTTCTTCCTTGAGGGCAACCCAGTTTGAACCGTTATAACGACGGAATTCAAACACTGCTTGGTCTGCTTCATGGCTCAGGTAAACCGAACCAGTGATCTGACCCAAGCCCGACTGCTTTGCTACGCTGTAGATAGGAACCAGGGTCTCATCCCAAACACCAGTACCGATGTTAAAGGTCTTCAACAACCAAGTTGCCGCAGCCGAAATAGAAGTAACAACGCTTGGAGTTTCGAGAACCAAAACGTCACCTACGCCGCCAGTTGCTGGACGGTAAGTGTTGTAGAGTAGCTCTGCGCTACCACCCTTGGCAGTCTTCCAAGCAGCCGAACCAACAATCAGCCAAGAATCAGCTACGCGCTGGTAGAGAACCTTCTTATCGTAGAAGACAACCATAGCAAAGTCGCCATTGACTGCTTCAGTGATCTTTGGAGGCAACTGACCAGGGTAAACTTCAGGTGCTTCTGAATCCAGCGAAGCTAGATCATCAACAACCCACAGGTCACGCTCTGCCCACTCGCTACCGGTCCATTCGTAAATGCCCCAAGTATTGTTAGTGGTGTCAAGCCAGTTGGTACCGTGTTCTGCTTCAGAAACCGGAGCAGTAGTCCTTGGCATAAGCTGAGCGAAATCGATCGCTGCGCGAATCACAAATGCGCGGTTAGCAATACCAAGGTACTGGTATGCCGCATGAAGACCGAACTCGTTGAGTTCGTAGCCGTGAACGGAAGTACCGTTACGGGTGTAGAAAATTGGATTACCAAACGTCTGGAGGAGTTCGCGCTGGCTCGTGATTGGGTAGAGCTTGTTCGCGTTCTCTGGCAGCGTGCCCTCAGCTACACCACTACCACTTGGTAGTGACTTGTATTCGTGAGTGCCGATAATGATCAGCGGAACAGTGCCTTCGCCAGCCGTTGCGTAGTAGGATTCGTCGGTGACGGTAACAGAAGTACCGGGCGACACTAGAGGATATACCATAAACCAGCCCCTTTACAAACGGTGGATTTTCGTTACTGGTATTTATCCACCGGGCCGGTATGTGGGGCGCATTATGCGCTAGGTTAACCCTACTTAACTATTACTATGTTGAAAATTTTCTGTTTCTGGTTTAATCCAGCCAAAAAGATTGCGGATTGCCCATTTTCCAGCATCGTTGAGGTCACGAGTTCCTATCCCTGCCCAAATACCTTGTGGCTTGGGAGGGCAATCAATTGGCTTCCAACCAGCTTTCCACTGAAACCATTGTTTTTGCTCTTGGTCATAGACATAAGCCGGGATTGGTTCAAATTGGGCTTGCTTCTCAAATCGGTCTAGGAACATCTGAACTGCCCAACCTGTGCCGCCTGCAACACAACCCTTATGATCGAACTTTGAAACCGCATAAAGGGAATCAGACCAAGCAATTTGGTACCAATTGCGTCGAAGCAGACTTTTGACCTTCTTAGAGAAGTAATCCTTAAACGGACGCTTGATACCTTTGCTAGCACGCCTCAGAGCTTCATCAGCCCTGATTAGCTGTTCCTCAGTAAGCCTGACTAGTTCTTGTACCGGAGCCTGCGATTCGTGGTTCTCAAAAGACCAATGAATCACAGACTGTCCATCACGACCAGCATTCATCCCCCACTGGAGGTCTGCGCCGATGGCACCTCCACTGAGACAGATATTGCCCTTCAGAGCTTCGAGAAATGATTCGTCAGCAGACATTCAACTTTCCCATAAAGATCAGCAATTGTTCCGTCATTTTCAATCAGAGTAGCAGGCTCAGACAGCCATGCCCACTCAGATACATGAACTGTTGGATAAGCAAATGCCATGTCAGACCTAACTGGCGAATCATCTAAAGCTGTCTTGACCGCGAGATCAAACCATTCAGGTTCAGGACCACGCTTTACGCGAAAGAGCAAACCGTCCTTCTGTGTTACGAGCTTACATTCATTGGGAAAGCGACAGTCAGTGATTACAACCTTGTCCTTGCCACGCAAACGAGCTTCTAGGCTTTTGATCCACAGATTCCGGTCAAAGTATTCACGCATCACATCAGTGCCGATAACCTGCATGGCTACTCGAGGAGTGAAGCGACCAAGATATTTAAATGGTGTTTGATCCCATTCCAGCTTGGCTTCCCACCATTCATCAGGCATCTCTCGCCAGGTTCTGGAATCAACCGTGTTTCCCTCAAGGAGAGCACGATCCCAACCGAATACTGCTGCGAGTAGATCCTTCAGTGGATTTGCGAAGCTTTCAACGACATAGCCGTGCTCGCGAACCAAATATTCGCCAACAGTATCTTTGCCCGAACCCTTGAAGCCAAGGATTCCGATAACTTGAACCATATATCACCTGTTATGTTTTTCTTCAACATAACAGGTGAGGGATAGGAAGTCAGTATTTAGGGTAAGAAGTCCTTGAGGCGCGCAATTGCCTCACAATGGATAGGGACGATAAACAGCTTCCCGCAGAGGCCCAAAGGATCTGCTGGTTTCTTGAGCTCTTCGATCATGAGCTCAATATCCGTCGTGGCTACTGATTCCCCGGCTTCTAGCTGCTGAATCATCTTAGCTGTATCAAGCTGAACCTGTGGGCGAGGGTGTTGCTTGCTAAAGTCGCGGGTAAATTCCATCTTCCCGTCGATAGGACCCAACCCATCAGTGATCGGGATAGTATAGACCCCACCTAGCCGAGAAACCAGCGTAGCGGGGTCATACCATTCCGGAGCCGCGTAGGGATCTACTTCACTCATTCGGGGCCAGACCGAAGCGAGCCAGCAGAACCGTCAGCTCTGCCTTGTCACCGAAGACATAAGCAGTCGTGACCTCATTGCGGAAGCACATGAAGCCGCCGTTAACCCGAACTGGATCCAGAGTGTGGATCGTCTTGTCGATCAGAGGCATCAGCTCTGCATCAACAAAATAGGGGTAGGTAGGATCAACGACCAGATCAGCAACGAAGCCCATCTTCTTAGCGGCCTTAATCACATCCTGGATCGTCGACAGAGGCAGCTGATTGTCCTTACCCAGCGCAATGGTCGTGCCAAAGCCCTTGGCCATCTTGTGCCACTCGATCACGTCTTCGGCAGGAGTCTTGCCCTTCTGGAGAGGCTCAACAACCTCACGCCACGTCATCTGATTGCCGGCGTGCATCGCATGAGCATACGCCTTGCCCGGCCCCAGTGAGGGCATATCGGTCCGAACCAGCAGGTAAGCATAAAGGTCTTTCAATCTGTCCTCCTGTAAAGTTTCCACACCTATAACACAGGATTCCAGCTTGTCAACCGTTGAACTTCTCCAGATAGCGAGAAGCAAACTTTATCGCGTCTTTTCTGTTAGCAAACAGATCCATCATGAGAAAGGCATGCTTGTTATGAGGTCCTGTGGAGAGATAAAGGTCGCTAACTTCTCCTACAAAGTCTTCCCAAGCCTTAACATCTTGAATAGTTTCCAGCACACCGTCCTTTGTAGAGGTTAGGTGAAACTCACGAACAGCCCTAATACCGACACCTATACTGCTCTCAGGAGAGCTACAAGTTACGTGATACACTGGTGTATCAACTACACCTAGGATTTGCTCAGGGAAGATGATAGCACTTCGATAGTCTCGGAGACGAGACTCACGTTCTTTGTAGAACTGTGATAGATGTGGCGAAACTGATAGAATCTTCCACACCTTATACTTGCGAGTGTGAATCTTTTTAAAGTCTACTGCCTCAGTCATCGGAAGAGAATCCAGTAATCTGAATAGTCTTGTTAGCCCAGTCGACATCAGCGTAGCTGCCGCATTGGTGACCGAATCCATCAGGACCAGAGGTCAATATCCAACCACAGGGGCGCCAGTTTTCAAAGGACAGTCCTTGAGGAATATTCCATCCCTTGGCTTCTAGATAGCCACGAACGTCTTCATCTTTGAGGTCGAGGATTTCCTGAAACTCAGGATGCTCTGCTGCCATTTGCTCGATCATCTTAGCCTGGGCCGCATCGTGAGCAGCTTTCAATCGAGCGTCAGCCCATTCTGCCTTCTGCTTCATCCATTCCTGATATTCCGGAAGAGTTTTGATTACGCCGGGCTTAGGAAGTTCAACAAATACTCGCTTGCGGGATTTCGTCCCCTTACGAATTGTATAGTTCTTGAAGGAAGGCGAGAACGGATAATCAACTAGACTGTATTGAGACCACACTGCCCGGCTACAATCAACCTTGGCAGTGATCTCTTCGCCCTCGCTAGTCGTAAGCTTCAGCTCAATCTGATCAAGCTTGAGAGCGTCAAATTCCTGGAAGACTCGAGCGCGCTCTGCCTGCATAACTGCCGTGCCCTCATGATAGCCATAATAGGCTCGGTAGAGGTCTTCAACAGTAACGGGCATAACGATCTCCTGCTTTGTTAGTCCCAGCACTTTAGCACCAGGACTATCAAAGTCAAGAGTTATCATCCAATGAGGAAGCCGTATCCGATACTCTGTTCAACAGAATTGGCAATCTCCTGAAGGAGCGCATCCATCTCCTGCTGACCCTCAGATTTCAAAGCATCGCCGTTTAGGGTCGTACCGCCTTGTGGACCAACAAAGGTACCAAATCGGGAACGGGCTTCGCCCAACATAACCTTACATTGCGCAGTTGCAAAACGTAGGATCCAAGGACGCGCATAAGTGTCGCCGAGGATCATCTCTTCAGGGCGGTGATTGTAAATCCAAAGCATGACTGTTTCGACGGCTCTTGGCTGACGAAGGATATCAAGTCGATGCTCGGTAGGGTGCCAATTAAACATGATGTGAAGACCAAACATCGTGCCCACTAGTTCCTGGAACCCGGTGAACAACTCGTAGGTCACTAGGCTGGGGAGAGATCCAGAACCTCCACCCAAAAGGGTCTGGTTAGCTACTGCGGCAGAGAATGGATCAAAACCTGAGCCTGAACCTGTAACCAAGCTACCATTACCGTAACGCATGATCTGACGAACTTCGATGACTTCGTTAGGGAGGATATACTGGTTCTGATCTGGTTGTAGTTCAAGGAAGGTAAAACGCTCTTCCACTGAATTGCTAGAACGTTGGCGATAGGTAGCTAGGGCAAAATCAATAGCATCCTCATAGTGGTCATCGGTCAATTCAATATCAACCATACCACCACCAAGACGACGGTAAACCTCACGCTTCAAAAGTTCTCTTTGGGTCTTCATAGGTCCGATCCTCCCATTGTTACACCTATTTACCATAGACTAAATATGATAAAGCTCTGGAGGATCGGACATGTCAATGATGCAAATGTGGAACCGTAAAAAGGGTCATGACCACGACTTCATTGATCGACAGGTTCGTGAACAATTCCGAATCGGCGGTTGTGAAGTTCTTTGCCACAAATACCTAGGCGTTCACGACCAAGGTGAGACTGGTGATGCTACTAAGCCTAGTGCTGCTAAGTCTAAACTAAAAGGTGTTCGTCAGATTCAAGACTTGTTCTTTCTAGAGAACAGAGATCGTCACTATGATGAGAATGTCTATGAGCTGCGAGGTGCTTATAACGTTCAGGATTACGAATTCAATATGTCACAGTTCGCATTGTTCCTAGATACTGATACACTCTACATGGAATTCCACATCAGTGATACTGTCCAGAAGTTGGGCAGAACTATTATGAGTGGAGACGTATTAGAGTTTCCACATCTACGTGATGACATGTTGCTGGAAGAGGATGCTCCTGCGGTTAACAAGTTCTACGTAGTTCAAGATGTTAGCCGTGCTGCTGGCGGTTGGGCACAGAACTGGCGTCCTTACCTCTTCCGAGTAAAGATGAAGCCACTCACTGATAGTCAGGAATATAAGGATATTCTTGAGAAAGCCGCTATCGGCCCTGATGGTGAAGATAGCGGGTTTAATATTCGAGATCTAATTGGCGACTTCCGAGATGTTATCGGTATTTCGGATGCTATCGTGGAGCAAGCAGAAGCAGACGTTCCATACCGAAACTTTGAGACAGCTCACTTCTATGTTGTGCCCGGTGATGAAATGGGCAAACAGTATCCATGGATTTTTGCCGGTGACGGTAAGCCACCTAACGGCGCAGAGCTAGCAGGCACTGGTACTAGTTTCCCAGACCAACCAACTGATGGTGATTGGTTCCTTCACACTGGTATGGAGCCACATGTCTTGTTCCAGTTTGTCGGCAACGTAGAACTCGACCCATTCGGTGATCCTCAGCCAGCAAGTGGTGGATCCTGGCAGCGTCGAGAAGTTGATCTTCGTAAGAAGTGGAGTGCTGCTCATAGGATTCTACAGAGCCACATTAACAACGATAACAAAGCAATTATTGGCGGGGAAGAAGTCAAGGAAAAGCAGATGCTTTCCAAGGCCATTAAGCCGCGCGCAGACTTCTAAGGAGGGGATATGAAGATCGGAGCAAAGGGTATTGCGCTCATCAAACAATTTGAGGGTTTTAAGAACTCTGCCTACCTTGATACTGGAGGAGTGCCAACCATTGGTTATGGTACTACCAAGGGCGTTAAGATGGGACAGATCATCACAGAAAGCAAGGCCGAAGAATACCTCAAAAGAGATGTATCATCGGCCGAAGTAACCGTTAACAAGAGCGTTAAAGTGCCTCTAACTCAGAATCAGTTCGATGCACTTGTCTGCTTTGTCTACAATGTAGGTTCGGGCAACTTTAACTCTTCTACTCTTTTGAAGCTTTTGAATGCTGGCAAGTATGATCAGGTAGATGACCAGCTGCTTCGCTGGAACAAGGATAATGGTAAGGTAATCGCAGGCCTCACCCGTCGTCGTCAAGCTGAGGGCGTTCTTTTTAATACAAAGTGAGATAAGACATGGCCTTAGACTATTGGTATGATGGACAGATGCGCCGTTACTGGCTACAGTTCTGTCGAATCTTTGAGGGTTTTCAATACGAAAGCGGTGTTGGCGCTAATGGCATTAAAACTTTGCGCACGTTCCCTGTTGGTCTAGCAGGTAAGAACCGTCAAGTTGGTCACATTCTGAGAAATGGTAGTGAAAACACTATCATGTCAACACCTCGCATCACTTGCGAAATGGTTGATATGCAGATGGCCCCTGAGCGTCGACAGAACCCTAATCATGTGAGTTCAGTTCAGGTGTTTGAACGAGCAATTGATCCTGAGACTAACCAATATACCAACCAACTAGGTAATACCTATACGGTTGAGAGGTTTATGGGTATTCCGTTTGAAATGACCATGAGGGTTAATATCTGGACTTCTAACGAAGATCAAAAGCATCAGTTCATGGAACAGGTTCTAGTGCTATTCAATCCAGCTCTCGATATCCAGACTGGCGACAATCCTATCGACTGGACATCATTAACTTATGTGGAACTCGATGGAATCACATGGACGAATCGAGAACTTCCAATCGGCACAGATGAAGATATTGAGATTTCAAGCCTAACCTTTAAGATGCCAGTTTGGCTGTCTCCGCCAGCTAAGGTCAAGAAACAGAATATCATTAACCACATTATCACTAACATTGGTACAATGAGTGATTTAGATGAACAAATTGGCGGACAAGTAAATTACAACTTCTCTTCTAAGGATCTTCATACCCGAGTGATTGTATCTCCCGGAAATCATCAGGCTAGAATGGAAGTTAATCGTATTCCTGATCCATCAAACCCTTCAGCTTACATCACGCAATTTGAAGCTATTCTTCTAAGCCAAGAAGGGCTGTTAACTAAACCACATTCTAATGAACATTATAGTTGGAGAGAGTTGCTTAACTCATATGGTCAGTATCGAAAGGGTGTAAGTCAATTCCGTCTCAAGACCACCGATGATATGGATGATCATGATTCAGACATTATCGGAATCTTCGACTTCCATCCAACCGAAGATAATAGGCTGTTGTGGACTCCTGATATGGACACCATTCCACGTAACACTCTTCAGCCTATTAGTGGTGTGATCGACTTGGATAATCCAGTAGGTGATCAACAAGTTGCCCGTTATCCAGGTGATGGAATTCTACCAGAAGCCGTAGAAGGTCAAAGGTATCTTCTCGCAAGCCGCTTACCCGAAACACCTCTTTGGTCAAATCTTGTTGCTGACGTCAATGACATCATCGAATTCAAAGATGGTGCTTGGACAATTAGCTTTGATGCTAGCACCAAAACTGATGGTGAGATACTCCTCAATACCAGGTCGGGCAAACAGTTGCGCTGGACTGGGGAGATTTGGGTAGACGCTATATCGGGCGACTATATGCCAGGTTATTGGAGAGTCTTCATGTAAGATCCTCCAGGATAGAGGCACACTTGTAACTAAGACGCTAATCCAGAGGTACCCGGCAGTCCGGTCAAGTATCTGGTGTAACGTTTTTGTGTGCCTCTATCTGCTCAATATGCCACTTCGTCGAATGCTCCGCTGAGCAAAAATCAAGCCGCACTTCTGTGAACTTATTGATCTTTGGATCTGCCCAATAGAGGCCATTCCCGCTCTCACTCTTGAGATAGTTGGAATTTTCCAAAGCCATCCCACAAACAACACACCTAATTCCCGTGAGGTTAAACACCTAAATACCTTTATTGACTAAATCTCTTCTACCCCTTTACAGGTTAGCAGGAGAAAGGTCAAGGGTTATGCAGGACAGCGTAGAAACTAAGGTTGTTTGTCGATTCATCGACGAGGATAAAGATGTATGCTGTATCAGCTATGTCTATCGCACCGCATGCGGTGATCTAGAATTTTCAACTTCCTACGGCATTGAAGAAGCTATGGATCTGAGCGAATTCTCTGAAGAGGAGCAGTATGATCTCTTCATGCGGTTCCAAGAGCAGAATAGCGATTATGATTGTGAATTCATCAAGCTCACGGTCACGACTAAAGTAGAGAACATGATGGAAGGCAATGATACCCTCAAGGAACTGCGCCAAAAACATGCCCTTTCCAAACTAACAGAGCGAGAGGTCAAAGTTCTAGGACTTAGCAGCATCGCGACCTACATCAAAACCAAATACCATAACGCTTGAGTTGGATCCTATGGACAAGACTATTGTTTACAAAGTGAAGAACCTTAAGACTGGTAGGTTTCTAACGAAGAGTTGCTGCTGGCATAAAAGTGGTGCCACTTGGGATTCAATCGGTAAGATTAAGGCAACCCTCGGTAATATGGGTTATTGGTCTGGCTGGAATTCAGAAACTAATTTCGATGAGGATGTAAAGATCATCGAAATTGAGGTAGTCCACCACGAAGGCAACACTTCGAATCTGTCCGAGCTCGTCGAGCGAGAGCGACGTTACCGAGCTCTTGGTAAAGAGTATGGAAGCAACTTCCAGACTCTCGTTGAACGTATTGAAGCGCAAGGTCAGAACGAGCAGTTCCAGTGGGTCTTGGTTGCTAAGAGCACCTATGATTACGATAATGATTGCCATGTTGGTCCTTTCGCAGAAATGCTTGAAGCTATCAAGGAATTGAAGCTCAAGCAAAATAAGGATTTCAAGAAGGCTAGCTCTTACTACAGTGGTGGGTGTGTGGCATTCTCGAGTAAATCAACCGCAATGGCAGTTCGTCTGAGGATGAGCGGTCAATGTACCAGCATTGACATCAAGAAATATGTAGAAACAAATCTTGACGAGGACGACGATCCTAACGTATAAGTAACAACATAGCAGACGTGGATCGCAAGGTCGCACCGAAGCCTAACCATAAAATCCTATCGAAAGGTAAGGTGCGTGATGAGTCAGTATAAGTTCGCTGTCGTTCAATTCAATCCCATCGTAGGTGACCTTGAAGGCAATTTCCAAGGTCATATTCAACACATCGAAGAAGCAGTAGCAGCCGGGGCAGACATGGTTGTCTTCCCTGAGATGTCTTTGACCGGCTACCCCTTGGAAGATCTTGTTCTCCGGCATTCGTTTATCGAAGCTGTTGAGGAACAGACTCAGAGGCTCATTGATGAAATTAAAACCCGGTGGCCAAACATCGGCGTAGTCTTCGGGGCACCTCGTTTCCGTGCTGGGCGTCAAACCATCTACAATAGTGCTTTCTTAGTTCACGGTGCTGCCGAAGGCGAATGGACTCGACTCCAAGTCGTCGACAAGCATGAACTTCCCAACTACGGGGTGTTTGACGAGAAGCGTGTATTTGCCCAAGGCGGCGAACCCTATCCCGTTACATTCAAGGGTCATCAAATCGGCCTTCTGATCTGCGAAGATACGTGGTTCCCCACTGTATCGCGCACCCTTCACGAAAACGGAGCAGTAATGCTGCTCAGCATCAACGGCTCGCCCTATGAAATGGGCAAGAACGTAGTGCGTCGGAAGGTCGTCGCAAATCGTATCAAGGAAACTGGCCTGCCGCTGATGTATGTCAATATGGTCGGCGGACAGGATGAACTCGTGTTTGATGGTGGTTCGTTCTACTGGGATGGGCAGACTTTGCAAGAAGCACCTGCATTCAAGGCCGGCATCTTTTACATGGATGTCACGCTCGATAAGGCAACCAGCTACGTCAACAGGGACGGGCGTGTCGTTGGTCGAGTTCGGGACGATGGAACTTTTTCGGGATGGAACGGCGACACTGACGCTATTACTCTCGAGGGCTATCCGGAAGTAGAACCTTCGGGAATCAAGGAAGTCTACCAGGCTATTCATATGGGCCTCAAAGACTACATGACGAAGCAGAAGAACGCCCGTAGTGTTCCTGTATTCGGCCGGGCAGTCCTGGGTTATTCGGGCGGTGTGGATTCGGGTATCGTGGCCGCAGTAGCATGTGATGCGCTTGGCCCGGAAAATGTCCACCTCGTTCGTTTGCCTTCGAAGTATTCGTCGGAAGGTTCGCTTACTGACGCAGAAGATGGTGCCATGAGGCTTGGAGCGCCAATGCGGACTATTCACATTGAACCGATAGTCGATGCGCTTCGTCAGGCTTATTGGGGAGCCCAGGGTGGATGTAATTTCTACACCTATCGCAATAGCGAGCTAACTGGTGTCGCGGATGAAAACATTCAGGCACGTGCTCGTGGCAATATCCTGATGGCGATCTCGAACCAGGAAGGCCATATGTTGCTGACCACTGGCAACAAGTCGGAAGTCAGCGTTGGGTATTCGACCCTCTATGGCGACATGAGCGGCGGCTACAATCCCATCAAGGACGCATATAAGACCACTGTGTGGGATCTGTGTCGTTGGAGGAATGCTCTCACGCAGGAAGAACTCAATGAACTGGGCTTCCTTGGTCGTGCTACCGAAGTTGTGCCCGAAGCAATCATCAGCAAGCCACCGAGCGCAGAGCTTCGTCCGGATCAAAAGGACGAGGATAGCCTCCCTCCCTACCCAGTTCTCGATGCTTTGCTCAAGGGTATGATTGAGCTGGAGAAGAGTGTTGAAGACCTTGTCAACGAAGGCTTCGATCGTGAGCAGGTCACCAGAGTTAGGAATCTGGTTGACAATGCAGAATATAAGCGTAGACAGGCAGCACCGGGTGTCAAGCTTACGAGCAAGATTCACGGGCGTGATCGGCGCTACCCGATTGTGAATGCTTGGAGGGCTTAAACGATGGTAGATCTTGCACTTAGGGCGCACAACAAGAATTGGCACCTTGATCCCATCGTTCGGTCGCTTCTTGATACTGACTTCTACAAGTTGATGATGGGACAGTTCATCTTTGAACGCTATCCCCTACATACCGTGACGTTCGGCTTGAAGAATCGTACCAAGAGCATCAAGCTTTACAAAGATGGAGTTATCGAACTACAGGAACTTTTCCGCCAGCTAGATCACGTGAAAAACCTCAAGTTCACAAATCAGGAACTCATCTGGCTTCAGGGTAATACCTTCTACGGCCAGGAACGAATCTTCAAGCCTGCTTACATTGATTTTCTTCGCCGACTCAAGTTGCCTGATTACGAAGTCGATAGCGACGTTGAGGGTAATCTGATTCTCACTTTTACTGGATCGTGGGCGCATGTTACCTTTTGGGAGATTTACGCTCTCTCGATCATTAGCGAGATGAAGACGCGTTGGGCTCTTAGCTCGCTCAACAAGTTTGAACTTGATGTGACCTATGCTTGCGCAAAATCCAAACTGTGGGGCAACCTAAAGAAGATCAAGAATGCCGGCGTTCGAGGTCTTTCGGATATGGGCACCCGTCGACGTCATAGTTTCCTCTGGCAGGAATGGGCCGTTAATGCAACGGCTGATGTGTTGGGCGAAGGCTTCATCGGCACGAGTAACGCCTACTTGGCTATGAAGTATGGCTATGAGGCAATCGGCACAAACGCACATGAACTGCCTATGACTCTAGCAGCTATCAAGGCCGGTCAAGGTGCCTCTGATACTGCTATCAAGGAAACCCAATACGACGTTCTGAAGGCTTGGCAGAATCAATACTCGGGCAATGTGCTCGTGGCTCTGCCCGATACCTTCGGTACTACTCAGTTCCTCAATGGCGCACCGCAGTGGATATCTAACTGGAGGGGTTTCCGTCCCGATAGTAAGGCACCTGACGCCGCAACTGAAGAGCTGATCGCGTGGTGGAAGCGTATGGGAGTTGATCCTGCGAAGAAGCTGGTTCTCTACAGTGATGGCTTAGATGCTGACGAAATCGTGCGCATCTGGAATAAGTGGAACGGCATTGTGCAGGTCGGTTTCGGTTGGGGAACTAACTTGACCAACGACTTCAAGGGCTGTCACCCGCGCGATGAGCACACCTTGGACCCGCTGTCGCTGGTATGTAAGGTCACGACCGCTGACGGTCACGCGGCTGTTAAGCTCTCCGACAACTATACCAAGGCAACTGGTCCAGAGGATGAAGTTGCTCGCTATCGAGATATCTTCGGAAGCGAAGGTATGAAGGACGCACCGGTATTTGTATGAAGGGTAAGCATCTTGTCTACAAGCCAGGGCCTGACGGTCAGCCAGAGTCCTGGTATTGTGGTCTCTCTTGCTACATTCGTGGTAATATAGGTCCATTCACTAATGTGAAGGAAGATGCTACTTGGTTAACGCAGAAGCAAGCCAAGGTTCTCATCGATAGTATGCGGCATCGAAAATATGATGTCTATGCGGAACCCTCATTTACGGTTGTCTACTAATGCCTAAGCCATTATTCAAATGCACCACCCCCAACTGTAATGCGAGGAACTCTCGCAACCTACTAAAGGGCAGCAATGGGATTTGTCCACATTGTAAAACACCTATGGCCAATAATTCTTGGCTAGGAGGAACTCCTACATTTGGACAGATCCTTTCTATACCCAAAAGTGAAGAGGTCGAAATCAAGAGGCTGGCCGAAGCTCTAGGTATGTATCCTGAAAACATGATCAGCCTCATAATATCATCCAAGCTTCAAGAATGGCAGAAAGCCGAAAATATTGATAACAAAGCTAGCACGGATTTAATGCTTGCTAAACTTTCAAGGAGTTAAGCATGTATAAGGTCGAGGGCGGAATTTTCACCAATACGAGCTTCTCGGTGCTTGAAAAGGGCACCCAGGAGTGTTATGGACCGTTTACCACATACGAGGAAGCATTCTCGAAGTGGCACGGCGCAACATGGGCTAAGGTAGATATTTGCTGCCATAGACTCGAAATTAAGGAGGTCTAAATGGCTTACATCTATCCTTTCCGTATGGCAAGCGGCACTGCTACCATGCTTCCCATCGACGCTAAGAAGAACCGGGTTCTTCTCGGTGTTCGTTCAAAGACTGCTTGGGTCTATCCCAGCAAGCTCAGCCTGGCCGGTGGCTTCATGGAAGCACGTTTCGTAGAAGACAAGGAAAACAACCTGCTTCGCGAAGTGGTCAATTACGTCCGCGGTATGCTAAAGATGAAGCTGATCGCTGACGAATTCCACGAAGGCGAGAACCTAGAGGAATGCGCAGCTCGCGAGCTCAACGAAGAGATGAGCCTCGATGTTGCTCTCGAGCAACTCAAAATGTTTTCAGTTCGTTCCAACAGCCGGACTGATACTCGGGCTCACGTGATCAACGCTTGCTACTATTTCGAGATGACCGACGAGCAGATTGAAGCCGCTACTGCGGGTGACGATCTCGAGTGTCTCGAATGGCATGATATTGCGGATTTTGATCAGGGTCTTTCTTTTGAGGAAATGAATGCCAAGTATGATATGGCGTTCAATCACTTCGAAATCATGATCCAGGGCTTGGAAGCTTGGAAGAAGGAACGTCGCTTCCAAGAACTCGAAGAAGAGGTCAAGAATCTTCGACGTAGAGTTCGTGATCTCTCTATCGATAACGAAGACCTGCAAGGTTTTGGAAGGGTTTGCTGATGGGTAAACGAACCGCTCTAGCAATTATGCGTACCCAGCCCATTCATCTTGGGCATACAGGTATCGCAAATATCATGATCAACAACTACGATGAAGTTATCATCGGTAGTGGATCTGCCGACAAGCCGATTAGCATCGCAAATCCTTTCCCTATTGAGGTTCGACTTCAGATGTGGAAAAGGATTCATGGCGACCGCATCAAGCTTGTTCCACTCTCTGACTTGGGTGCTACTCAGGATACCAATGAGTGGTGTGATTATGTGTTGAAGAAGATCAAAGGTCTAGGTCTTCCCGACCCAACTGATTACTTCACTGGATCGCCTGCTGATGCAGTATGGTATCGCGGTCGCTTCTTCAACAAGGAATGTAACTCGCCTGCCGATGATGATACGGAAGAGTTCATCGAACGCTATATGCCTAATGGTGTATTCCGTCAGCTTCATCTTGTTGATCGTGATAAGAACTATATTCCCAGTGCCACGGAATTGCGCCAGTTTATGGTTACGCGAGATGATGGTTGGAAACGATGGGTTCCTGCTATTATACATGATCTAGTCGAGGAACATTTCCCCGAAGAGTTTAAGGTCAAGCACGGAGATCACTAATGGGCGATATGGGCGAGCTGTTTAACGATCTCAAGCAGATTCGTAAGGAACAGCGATCCGCTCGATCTACCCAAGCGGGTTCTATGGTTCATGATGTGGAGAAGATGGTCGACAAACTGACCGTTGACCCATCGGGGACCTGGAACCTTGTGAAGGGCCAAAACAAAATACAGTTCTATCCCACTAAGGGAACATGGCAGCATCGAGGAAGGATGTTGCGTGGAGGGATTCATTCCTTTATGAACTGGCTAGAGAAACTGTAAGGGAAGACAATGACCGCTATTATCCAGACTGTTGAATCAGTTGAAGCTTACGGCGAGAACCTCTCCATTGTGACCACGAGCGAAGGTCATAAGGTCATCGCAAACAAAAAGGAAGACGGTAGCTTCCGTTGGGAAGCGGGTGAACTCGTTGCCTACGTGAGCGAGGGTTCGATCATTCCTGATGACGTTCTCAAGGAACGTGGTTACTGGGACGAGGAAAAGGATCGTGGTCTGCTTGATGGCGGGAAGCGCAATCGCGTCAAAATGAAGAAGCTTGCAGGTTTCGAGTCTCGCGGTCTGCTGTTTAAGGTCGAAGATAAGACCTTTATGGGTCGGACATTCAAGGCGGTCCTACGGTCTAATCCTCCTGGTGAGGATCTAAGCGTCTGGAGAGGTGTAGAAATCGGCCATGATGTTTCCGAGTTCTTTGGAATTACAGAGTTCCAGGGGTGACAGAATACCGCCCTTCTGACGAAGCTATTCTCGCAGCTTCTAAGGTCATCGAAAACTCATTGCGATTCCACGGACACTTCAAAGGTCTCCCAACCTACGAAGAGATGCTAGTAAGCGATCCTATCGGGGCTAGCGAATGGGGCGGTGTCATTGAGCGGGCACTGATGGCTGCTCACGAGGCCGAACTTGACAAGACGTCCAGTTCGTAGTATAATGGTTAGGTAAATAGAGATGGCCTGCTAATCAATTGGTTGAGCAACCATCCCAGAACCTCAATGAAAGTTGGAGGATAAAATGAAGAAGTTCCTTGTCGTAATCGACACACAATATGATTTCGTGATGCCCGATGGCGCCCTCTACGTAGGGACTGCTGAAGAGATCATTGTTCCCGGCATCAAGTTCCTCGCAAATCTGAACCCTGATGAATACACGGGTGCTCTATTCACCTACGATACTCATACCCCGAAGGTTTATGAAGGTTCGTCGGAAAGCGAGATGTTTCCCATCCATTGCGTGAAGAAGACTCCCGGATGGGCTAACGTATTCAACGACTGTTTGGTCCACAAGAATATCCCAGTATTCCGCCTTGAAAAAGGTGTATTCAATATGTGGGAAGAAGACGGCCTCAAGCTAGAACGCTTCGATCGTTCGACTTCGATTGTGCGCCCAGTTATTGATCTTTTCATCCGCGATGAATTCTTCGACCACATGAATCCCAATGAAGTTACCATCGAGGTATTCGGTGTTGCTTCCGACTTCTGCGTCAAGTGGGCTGTTGATGGTTTTGTAAAGCGTGGTTTCAAGGTCAACGTTGTGGCCGAATTGTGCCGTGGCATTACATTGTCGGCACCTCATGTTTTTAACGAGACTGGTTACGAGAACGTCACATTGATCTAATCAGGTTGACACTTACTCTATTCATGTTACAACAAAGCATGAATACGCCACCCAAATATCCATCGAGTCCTCATTGGGTTGATTCTCCCGAAGTTCATCGGGACGATTCAACCCATCAAAATCCCGAGTTCTTCTTGGGTCGTGAGGTAGTGATAACTGAGAAGCTTGACGGCGGTAACACCTGCCTTAACGCAGGTGAAGTATATGCCAGATCAACAGGTCAACCTGCTACTCAGAGTTGGTTCGCGATGGTTAAAAAGCATCATGCTTGGCGGACCATTGACATTGATCCTCGCATCTCAGTTTATGGAGAAGACCTTTACGGCATTCATTCCATTACCTATGATGCCTTGAAAGAAGATGAGACTTATCGGGTCTTCAATATCCGAGAAGATGACGAGTGGCTTTCCTTGGATGAAAAGATTGCGTTCTGTGAAGAGCATCAGTTCATCATGGTTCCCATTCTCTTCCGAGGGGTCTTCAACAGCATCAAGGAAATCACAAAGTGGTTTGATAGCCACGTTAAAGAGCCGAGCGCCCTTGGTCCAGAGCGTGAGGGTTTTGTGATGCAGATTACCGATCGTTTTCATAATGACAACTTTGCGACCTCGGTAGCAAAGTATGTCCGAAAGGGCCATGTTCAAACTGATGAGCATTGGACTCGCAACTGGAAGCCTGCCGCTCTATTGAAGTAGGCTTCCCAAAAGGGAAGCTTATGTTCAAGCAGGGTAAATTCTACGCAATTTCGGGAACTGATAGAAGCGGCAAAACAGTCTTCCTAGAAGCGACTGCTCATTATGACGATCATAAGCATCGTCTAAAATCGATTGCTCGAAAAGCTGCTCGCTACTCAAGCAATCTCGATGATTTTGATTATCATGATGATTATAGCTCTCCAGTGCAAAAGTCCGATAATCCCTTCGAAGTGAAGACATGGCCAGCGGATGCTAACATCAAGATTATTATCAGTCACATGAGGATGATTCGTCAGAACGCAAGTAGCGCCGACGTTGATCCAAACAGCCTCAAAATTACCATCGTAGAAACCAGCGTAACTTCCTATACACCAGAGAGTCCAAGTGAGGAGGAAACTGAACTACGTCGATACGTGCTGGAAAAGCTCAGTCAGGAAGAGAAAGAACTCCTCAAGGTAACCCACTGGGAGGTCTATAACAAGCTTGCCGATCGCTCCATGCTGGATGACGAAACTGAGGAATAGGTTGACACTATGGATGATTGGCATATTAAGAAGCAGATATCCTTAGGATCTCCGAAAGGGAAAATGTTGAAGAATCGCAAGAAGAGTTTAGTTACCAGCACACCATCACCGGCGTCTGGTCAGACTAACGCGACTTCTCCTAAGAGGATGGAAGCAATCCAGACTGCTTTCGGCGACATGATGGAAGCAAAGAACCGAGAGGTTCCGCGTCAGCCTACTGTTCCCGTGAAGCGAATCGTCCCTATCCCGTCATTCTACAAGACCATGGGCGAGAAGCTCAACATGTGCCCCTATGAGCTCCGTGATATCTTAAGTCACGAGTTCGATGATGACGATGTTTTGGTTATGACGCTTTTTAAGAAGTTCGTGACCGCAGCCAAGATCAGCGGACTCGTGGATTTCACCGAAACCAAGAAAACTCTACGCGAAGTTGAGATTCGTCACCAAGACGAAATGAAGTGGTACCAGGAAAGCTTGGATGCCCGGCAAGCTGAAATCGCTAGAAAGGCCGCAGACTTTTCTAGCAATCAAACCTTGCTGACTAAGAACTGGAATGATCTGCTGATCGACTTGGTTCAAAAGATCCAGCGCAATCCTGATATCAAGAGTCTCGGCACCCTTGATTATTGGATGGTCAAAGCAATCAAGGTCCAACATCCTAAATGTGTCAAGATAGACAAGCAAGATGTAGCGACTATCGACTTTGTGGCTTGTCAGAAAATAAAGCCCGAAGACGTTCAACGGCTCTTCTCAACCATGAAGCAGCTACAGGAGCAAGATGCTGAGAATAAGTTCTTAGCGAAGCTTCGTGGGGATTCTTTGGATGCTCTACAGCAGAAGCTGGAGGAGTATAGTCTTAACGATGATCCACGACTACCATATGTTGAGGATGAAATTTCCCGTAGACTAGGCAGGAATATCTCAAAGGGTTATTACGATGACCCTTGGGACGAATATACCTCCTACTACCGACATGAAGAGAAACTATCAGTGGTTGCTCAGATCCTCGCATCTATGCGGAATGGTTAAGAATATAGACTAATCGGTGCTCACCACTTTACAGCTCACAAGAAGGTTTTAAACCTCTTGGAGTTGTAGAGTGTCCGAAGAAGATCAGAATAAGGATGACAAGCAAGCTGCCAAGGACGAGCTAGAATTAGCATCGATCAATGGCATAGCTTATATCCTCACCCACTTGGCCGATCATTATGGTCAATTAATCAACGACGAAGCTGAACTCAATAACGTGTTCCTTCGGGTTTTGTCGACCCTTACTGGCGAAATGTTGGCCCATTACCCTGAGGCCGAGCGTGACGATGTGCTGAGTGCTATGGTCACTGATATCCAGCAAATCATGGATACCGTGGCTGTTGAGCTGGAAGAACTCAGCTTATTGGACGAGAAAGAAGATGAAGCTACTGGCGACGATATCCAGAGTCTTACTGATCAAATCCTAAAAGGCCTACCAGGTGATTTGACGAGCATGAAGCCAAAGGGTAACTGCTAATGGCTCAGTTCTGCTACAAAGTTAGGGATACAGCCACAGGCAAGTATTGGAATGGAAGCACCTATCGAAGCGTCTTCAATGATCAGGGTTTTACCTGGAAGACTCGAAAGCAATGTGAATCCAAGATTGCCTATTTTGTTTCATACCGAATCAAATGGTCCACTGCTACCAATCCTGTTTCAATTCCATCAACTTGGGAAATTGTTGAGATTGAGTTAAAGCCGGTTGAGAAGACAACTTACGACACAAGCAACTTCCTCAAGGGTCTTCAGCTTAAGGGTGAAGTCACAAAGTTTCACCCTAGCTTGGGCTATTTCGTGGAAAAGATGAATAGCCGCAACATGTTGGATAAAATTGAGTTCTTGTTCAAGCTCAAGCCTGCTGAAGGGAAAACCTACGTAGATATGGACCGTATCAAGGAAGCCAGAGCACAATTGAGGCAGCTAGGAGTGAAGACTCGCACCTTCAAGGAGTCTAATGGTGTATTCGGTATGATGGACCGATCTCAGGCTCTGAAGGCTCGTCTCGTTTTAGATATCGAGCACTCAGTTGATCTATCAGCTCTCCGCAAACAAGTAGGTCTCTAAAATACCTTTGCCTTTCTGGTTGACAAGAAACCTGTTTCCTATATGTTCAGGTTATCAGTTAGGCAAAGGAGATCGAATATGGGAACTACCACGCTCAAAGACTACGGTCGTCACTCCACTAAGCACGGTGACATTCCTTTCTATTACGGCTTTCCCTTCCGCTTTTGGTTCGCCGAACATCAGCTGGCTCCCGAAGATGTCGAAACGTGGTGCCGGGAAAATTGCAAGGGTTACTACAAGACTGTTTCCTACACGCACAAGGATTCGGTACGCCTTCGAAACGGTCAGTTCGACAGCAAGGTCATCTACATCGACAAGATCTACCTCCAGGATGAGACCGACGCCCAGCGCGTTGCTCTGCAGTTCAATGTCAAGGACACGGTAGTAAAGCGCGTTGAACGAATGAAGCCGCGTCGGAAGAAGCGGGCCAAGAAGGCCTAAGTATCCAATAATACAAGACAAAAAGGTCGGGATGAAAATTCCGACCTTTTCTTGTGAAAAGATATTGAATAAACAATCTATCCTCCATATATAACGTTCTATCCAATATGGACATTTATTGAAAGGAAAGTTCATGAAGGCATTTCTTATCGCTGCTGCGGCAGCTCTGGTCGCAGTTGCGGCTCCTGCTTCGGCTCAGGATTTCACCGGTGCTCGTATCGGTGTGACCGGCGGTTACGATAACATCCAGGACCGTGAAGGCGTTACCTACGGCGTCGTAGTTGGCGTTGATGCGCCTGTTGCCAAGGGCGTGACCCTGGGCGTGGAAGCTACCCTGGAAGATTCGACTGCTGACCAGTCGGTTCTGGAAGCTTCGCGCGAAATCGGCGTTGCTGCTCGTCTCGGCGTGAAGGTTCTGCCCAAGGCACAGATCTTCGGCAAGGTTGGTTATACCAACGCTCGCGTTGAACTGCAGGGCACCAATGCTGGCGTTTCGCTGGAAGGTCTGCGTTATGGCGGCGGCGTTGAATACGCTGTAACCGAGAAGGTTTACACCACTGTTGAATACCGTCGTTCGGAATACGAAGACGGCGTTGGCGGTCGTGATGGCGTCCTAGTTGGCGTCGGCTTCCGCTTCTAATTCGTTAGAAGTAAGCAAAAAAGGTAGAGGAGAAATCCTCTACCTTTTTTGTTGACTTTTGTGTCTTGACAAACGATCGACTTTGTTGTTTATAAGAGCTTCCCACTCGTGGGACTGAACTCTACAACCGAGGAGAAATACAAGATGCATCCGCATGACGCTTTGAGCCCCAAGTGGCGTATTGAACCAGGCTCGATCAAAGTCATTTATTCCAACAACGACTGGGCACTTGCCGACATCACATATGATGGCGTTCCTAGGACCGGTATTCGTTGGAACGGCGATATCAATGATCGCAATGACCTCGGCTATCCTAGTGCCCGTGGTAGCAACGGTGCGTGGTTTATGCTTCCCGATGAGCTCACAGTGATCGTGAAGGCCATGCTGTCGCTGGGATTGACGCTTCCCAAAAACATTATTTGATGAAGTAAAGGGGCAGAAGTTCTGCCCCTTTCTTTAGACTCGGCTAGTGAACTTACATTCATACTGCTGAGTGAATGCCTGAGCCGTCATCTGAGATCGAGTTCCTGTTTCCCAAGCCGTATCGCGTTCATTATGTAGGTACCATGGTACCTCTATACGTTCTGATGGAATGAGGGTTTTCGACCACATTTTGTAGAAAAGGCCTTGATCATAGTTCGGTGTAGATTGTAGGATTGTTTTCGAAGATGGAGCCAAAGCTGGTTGAACGCTATTCCAGAACTCTTGCTCTTTTGAGTAGGAAATGAAAGCAGCATCAAAGACAACCATAAGATCAATAGTTGTCCCTCTAGCACAATCGTCCGATACTGCTCGAGCAATTATCTTAGAGCCATTGTTGAATCGGATCGAACCCCTAGAATATTCATCTAAAGCTGGCAATTCAACCTTAGATGTATCTATAAGATTTCTAACTTTGCCAATAGCATCTAAAGCGCCTGCGTACTTAGGTGCTAGTAAGAGCACAGTGGAGTTCGGCTTAGTTACTGCTTCATAGAGGGCGTAGCAGGCTAAGAGGGTAGATAATCCCATCTGTCTAGCGTTATTGACAAGAACTAGACTTTCCGGTGTATCAGCTAGAGTCTTTAAAATGTCTTTCTGGAAGTCATAAGGATTGAAAGGTATATGACCTTTCACCGGATGGAAGATATACTGACGAGATGCAAAGTCGACTAGAGAACGAATATTCATCCAGTTAACTTTTTCTTCAACCTGAATAGCACCAGGTGCTTCCATATGATATTGGGAGATTTGACGGGCTGCTTCGATGAGAGCCGAGACGTTTGTGCTGCCCGTGAGTTCACGAGCAAGTTTCAAGTATTCTAAATTATCCATTTTATCCTCTTGTCATTTCTGCAAGTTGGTGTAAGGTCGTTTCCGCCTTACATTTCTACTTATCACCCCTACGGCTACCACTCGCTAGGTAGATTGGGTTAACTGTTCCAGCTTACAGAGAAGAGGAGGTCATGCTGATAGAGCTTTACAGGGGCTCATAGGTAACTGGTTTGATTGCTTGACTTTGGATAACTGATCAGTATAGTTGCGTCCAAAGGAGTAATGTATGTCTGACCGTATTGAAAAGGCGTTTAAGGAACTCGTCGACGCTGTTACCATCGAAGCAACCGAGCAGGTTGAACGCATTCGCGCCCTGGCCGAACCGTTCATCAACCAGGTAGTGGCTCAGGCCACTGAAGTTATGACCGCTGCTAAGTCGCAGGTCGAGGAAATCCTGAAAGAAGCCGAGAAGGAAACCGAAAAGGAAGTTTCGGCTCCTACCCCTGAGCAGTATGTGGCAATTGTCGCGTTGCGAGGGCTGGGAAAGAGCGATGCTGAAATTGCTGAAACTGTCGGCGTTTCGATCCTCACTGTGAAGAAGGCTGTTTAATCAAAAGTAGCCGGGTTAAATCCCCGGCTATTTTCTTTTAGGAGATCGTATATGACAGAAACTATGGCAATTACAAAAAGCACTTTCCTTGATATAATTGCTAGTATGGGCGAAGGGAAAGCACCTTCGATGCCAGAAGAGGCATGGTATCCCCCTTACGATGATCTACAAGCTTATGTTCGTTTCTTGTTTGATGGAAAACAAGGTAAGGAAATTGCTGAAGGTCATCCGGCAATCTCTGAGGAGGATGCTAGTGATTCTGATCTAGTGCTCTCTCCCGAACAAGCCATGTATGCTATTTCGGTCCACATGGCTTACCAGCTGAAGGACGAGTTCAAGTTGATCAATCCAGGTCGTAACTGGAAGGGTATTCGAACGAAAGAACAAGACAACTATCTACGGCACTTGGACAATTGTATAGGTTGGTTCATGAAGAATGCACCAGATCCTTTTATTGTCTTTTGGGCTCGCACCACTCTTGGTATTTTCCGATTGACCTTTGATCATACTGTAATGAAGAACTGGGACGAATTCTCAGACAAATACCAGGATATCATACTCGCGAGCAACTAGTCATAAGAAAACCGAGAGCGTTTCCACTCTCGGTTCCCAATTCCTTGTTCCTTATGGAACCGGGCCGTAGCCCGGAACCAAATCTTAGAGGAACTTCAGGTTTGCAGTGTTGATACCGACCAGACCCAGGTAGTCTGCAGCGTTACCCAGCGACGATGCGCTGTTGGTGAGCTCCAGGTAGCCGTAACGGGTCATGAACGAAACCACTGGTTCGAAGGTCTGTGGGTCGATAACGACGCCCGACGAGGTCAGAGGAACGTATGGGCAGTAGTAAGCAGCAGCGTCGATTTCGCCCTGGCCCTTGTAACCAACTAGCACTGGAGTGTCGTCCTGTGCATACTGGTCAACGTAGACGCGAAGCGAGTTGTTCAGGGTACCAACATACTTGGTGTTGGTTGGAGCCTCGAACACACCTTCAGTGGTGCGAGCGAATGCCGAGGTGGTTGCCGACTGCAGGATGGTCAGAGCGGTTGGGCTCACGACGATCCAGTTAGCAGCGCCACGACGGGTGCGCTGTGCGATCAGGTTAGCCTGACGGTTGATCAGAACCGACAGTGCAGCATGTTCGTCACCAACGAAGGTCGCGGTGCCGGAAACGCCAGCCTGGTCATAAACTGCGGTAGCAGCGCCTGGAAGCATACGCAGCGAGTTCAGGATTTCCTGGTCGATTTCTGCGGTGATTTCCTGTGCCAGAGCAGCCATGATTTCTGCTTCAATGTCGATGCCCTGCTGAGCCTGTGCGTCCTGCTGAGCTTCGAAGGTCCAGCGAGCCGACAGCCTGCGGGTCTTAGCTTCAACAGTTTCCTTCAGGATCTGGATCGACAGGCGGTTACCTGGACGACCTTCCAGAGCTGCGGTCGAAGCAGCACGTGGACCGTTTGCGTTGGTCACGCCGTTACCCGAGTATGCCTTAGCAATCTCGAATGGGCTCAGTGCTTCTGCACCAGCAGTAACGCCAGCAGCGTTGTCTGCGTAGCGAACGCGCAGGGTGTGGATCTGAGCAACTGGGCCAGTCATTGGCTGAACGCCGATGATTTCGTTAGCAATAACAGTTGGCATAACGCGACGCAGAACTGGAAGGATAACCTTGTTCAGAGTAGCAACGTTACCAGCTGCGGTTGCACCAGCGGAAGCAGTTTCCATCAGTGGGTTACGACGCATCAGGTCCTGACGGGTGTTCTCAAGAACAACGTCCATTACCTTCTGCTTGTTTGGGTTGGCACTGCCATCCATGTTGACGAGAAGGTCACGACCCTCGCAGAGAGCTTCCTTAGTGGCCTTCCAATTGCTTTCAAAGAGCTTAGACATCTTTAGTTTCTCCTATTATTCAATACCAGCCAGTCGGCGTAGCTCTGCACGGTCATTTTCGGACAGGGCAGCAACTTCCTCCGCGCGGGCAGATTCAGCAAGTGGGTTGACGCGGTTGCCAGTAACAGCTACCGTCTTCTTAGGTTCGGCGGCTTCAGCGAGCACGCGACGACCCTGGTTTGCATTCCTCATGCCCTCGTTGAGGACAGTTGGAAGGTACTTCTGGAATGCTTCCTTCAGCTTGTCAGTCTTGACAGTCTCAAGAAGCTCTTCCATAACGTTCCTCTTCTCCTTACTTAGCGGAGAAAGAAGTTCGTTCTTGATCTGGACGCGAGCAGCACGTTCCTCAGCCAGCTTTGCGCGACGTGCGCTTGCCTGAACTTCGGTGTCCTTCTCTGCCAGAATAGTGTTGACCTTAGCCAATGCTTCAGTCGATTCATTTAGCTGCGCCTGCAGCTTACGAATCTCAGAACCTTCGCTGAGGTAGCTAGTCATGAACTCGGCCTGGAAAGCTTCAAACAGTCGACGACCGAACATATTGTTACGGGCTTCCTGAATGTCTTCCTTCAGCTGGGTCAGTTCGCCGCGGATTTGAGCTTCAACAGTCGATTCAACTAGCTTGCTTGCGCGAGCGATGAATGCCTTCTTGGTCTCTTCCAACTTTGCCTTGGACTCAGCAACCAGTCGAACGCGAGCCTCAACAAGAGCATTCTTGTCAACTTCTAGTTCGCCGATTTCCTTGTTCAGCTGCTCAAGGACAAAGCCCTCAAGCTTGTTGATGCGAGCAGCGGTTTGTTCATTCATTGCAATGCGGTGTTCGCGTAGCTTCTTTGCATCTACGACGCGCTGTTCCGACAGTGCCTTTTCCTGAGCCTTAACTGCCGAGATCTCTTCCGAGAGCTTCGACATAACAAACTGCTCAATCTTACCAACATGTTCAACTAGCTGGGCATCGTAAGAAGCCTTAGCTTCCGAGATTTCCTGTGCCAGCTTAACACGCTGTTCCTGCATCGCGCGGTGATCTTCGGAAAGTTCCTTGATCTCCTCAGCCAGCTGCTTGACTACGAACTGTTCCAGAACACCGATGTGTTCTGCAGTCTTAGCCTTGTATTCAGCACGGGCTTCCTTGATAGCAGTGGTTAGCTTAGTGCGCTCTTCGTTTAGAGCCTTGGTCGCAGCAACCGACTCAACTGCATACTGCTTAACAGCGTCAGTGAGCATGTTGTCCATAGCTTCAACAAGGTTACCCTTGTCTGCTTCGAAACGAGCCGAGAACTCTTCACGGATCTGCTCTTCAACTTCCTCACGGAGAGAAGCGCGGACCTCATCAAGCTTTACATTCCAAGCTTCTTCTAGTGCGGTCTTAGTTTCCTCATTGAGGAGACCGGACTCGAGAAGCGAATTTAGTCCATTTTCCATTAGACCACTCCTTAGGCTTTGAGATTATGGATCCAGTTCAGGAGTTCTTTTGCAAGATGCCCCTGTGCCTTCGGATCATGCTTCACGGCATGTGCCAGGTCTTCAATGACTGCACCGCGACGACGCATATTTAATGCTTCGTAAACGGCCTTTGGGTAAGCTTCTGGAGCCGATGGACGAGCCACGATATCAACGGTAACAATTTCGAAATCCGAAACATTACCACGATCGTCGACGTTACCGGAACCGCGGCTGCTAACACCTAGTTTCACACCATTTTCTAGAAGGGTGCGAACGATGTTGCCCATTGGAGTAGGAAGGATCTTGAGCTTGCCCATACCATTTGGACCGTCCATATACATCTCGGTGATCATGTGAGAAACACGGTCGATGTTAATATTCAGTTCTTCTGGATGGTCTGCTTCGCCCAGGACGCTTTCGCCCCTACGCAGAGTATCATTGATGCTATCCACTGCCATACGAATTTCGTTGACGGGATAGACACGCTGGTTATGGTTCTTGGTTCCACCCTGGACGAAAATACCACGCATGAACAAGTCCTTAGGCTTGCCCTCGATGGGATTTGCGGCCTCTTCGATTGAGCACTTAGCTTCGTCGAAGTTCATTCTTTCGGTGAGTACCAATGCCATGTTGCTTACTTCCTCTTGAAGTCCGAACCGCGCAGATCAGTTGCCTGACCGATTGGGCTCTTTGGCGAATCGCTACCGAAACCTTCCTTCGAGTTCAGCATTGCAGACTTGTCGCCTTCCTTGCTGACCTTAGTACGGCCGTCGGTTGCCTTCTTTACCTGGTTCTTCAGGAGTGGCTTGCTCTTGACTTCTGGAGCAGCTTCGCGGTCGTAACCAACGTGCTCTTCAGCCTTGATCTCAACTGCTTCACCACCAACGCGAGCGTCAGCGTCGTGCTCAGGAAGTGGGCTCTTTGCGTTCAGTGCAACCTTTGCACCGTCTGCTCCGATTTCCTTACCACCCTGCAGGTTTGGATCCTTAACTGGCTCTAGGGTCCAGCTCTCTTCGAGGTCAGCAAAGTCGTCAACGGATTCCGCAACTTCTTCCTCTTCCTCTTCTTCCTTCGATTCGAAGGTCAGAGATTCGTCAGCAACGACTTCTTCTTCGCCGCCGAAATCAACAGGCTCACCAGCGTCAGCATCGACGTCCATTTCTGGACCTTCAACTTCAACTTCGCCGTTAACTTCTTCACCACCAACGATCGCAGTGAACTCTGCCTTCAGGCGAGCCATAACTGCTTCGAGGTCTTCGATAGTGTCGCCGAGTTCTTCCTCAGCGGAAACTTCTTCTGGGCTTTCAATTTCAGCACCGGCTTCTAGTTCGTCGCCAGCAACTTCTTCTTCACCACCCTCAACGTCGCCGTCCAGCTCTTCGCCAGCGTCTACATCAGCAACTTCGTCGTCGCCTTCTGCTTCGCTGTAGAACTCTTCAGCCTTGATTGCTTCCTGGTCATCCTCGATGTCCTGGGAAAGCGTATCGTCTTCCGACATTAGCTCTTCGTGAATCTTCTTCGAAGTTTCAACGAACCATTCATGCAGAAGGCCGGAAGCCTCAGAATGCTCTTCATTGACGAGCATTTCGAGAACCTTGCTCAGGTCTACTGTCTTCATAGGTTGCTCTCCTTGTTACATTGAACATCGCGTGGCTCTGTTCACCCTATATTTAACCTTTTTTCATTTTTACGTTTAGAAAAGGGTTAAAAAGTGCGTTTTTGGGCTCGCGAGGCTCAAAATGGAAAAGGAGGGGAAGATTACTCCCCCTCCGGTTATAGTCTCTTACTTTTTGAGACCTTTCGCACCCTTGCCACTGATTGGGCTTTGGGTATTCACAGAACCATCCATTTTGTTTAGGAGCGCGCCCTTTTCAGCGCCGACCTTCTTTGGATCGTCCTTGGAATTCTGAACGTGACCCTTAACAGGTGCGTCCTTAACTACTGGAGCCTTTTCTAAGGCATGTCCCTTGTGCTCATCAGCCTTGATCTCTACAGGCTCACCACCGACGCGCTTGTCGCTCTTCTTGCTTGGGAGGGTAGACTTCTTGTTGACCGGAACCTTGCCTTCTTCGCCGACCTGTGCGCCTTCAACATTCTGAAGCTTATCCGAAACGGTCTCAAGACCCTGGAATGCTTCATGAAGTTCTGCGATTAGGTCGTCAACTGACTCTTCAACCTGTTCTTCAGTCTTCTCTTCCTCTTCGGATTCGATAACCGATTCAACAGCAGCAACTGGCTCAACCTTGAGGATTTCGATACGCTCTGGACCATCCATAGAGCCACTCGAACCTTCTTCCCACTCGTGTTCCCAAACTAGCTCACCAAGAGCAAACTTTGGATCACCGTCATATTGAGCAATCTCAGCCTGGGCCATTGCCTGTGCTTCTTCGGCCGAGGCAGCATGGAAGACCTTCGATGCCGATTCGTAAGGGAAATCGCCGTGCATATCTTCCCAAACAAAATCTGCGGTAACGCGGAATGCCGAACCTTCTGCTTCATACTGAAGCGAAGCCTTTTCACGACGAGCCTTGTTGGCAACCATATCCAGACCAGCAACACGACGACCGACCTTCTCATCATCAGCCGAAGAGCTATCACGGTCCTTACGGGCCTTCTTTGCGTAGGTCATCATAGTGTCACGGGACAGTTCGTCCACTCGGTCTTCATCGAGATCTTCCGAGTCGTCTTCAGCAACAGCTTCAGAAGATTCTTCAACCTTCTCATCTTCAGCTTCATCTTCTTCGTCTGATTCAACGACAGTTTCACCAGTCAACTGAGCATGAACTTGCTTGGCTGAATCAACAAACCACTCGTGAAGAGCAGCAGAGACATCATCGATGTTTTCGCTATCCAGCGACTCCATGATGTCCATAAGGGTAATTTTCTTCATTATTAACTCCTTCGCGAAAGGGGTCGGGAGGGATATATCCCTCCAATTTCATTATCTCTTATTTAATTATTCTGATTGAGAGGGTTTGCTTGACAAGCCGATTCTAAGCCGTAACATACAGGCAAAGGAGAATGACGTGTCTATCAATCAAAGCCTCGTGAATGATGTGAAAGAATTCCTCGATAGTGGAGATCGAGAGTTCCTCACTACCCTTCAAATGGGTCCTCGCGACGACATTGAGGGACAAGCTGTCGTGCGCTACTTGATGCAGCTCAAGCATTGGCCTCTTACTCCCGATAGTGACTTTGCGAAAACCCTCGACCATCTCTTCGGTGAATACCCCGAACGGAAGAAAATCGAGCCAGAGACCTATCAGGTTACCACAGAGAAGCTGATCCTTGATGCTTTCAACTATCAGTGTGTTGAGGTAAAACCCGAACCAAAGCCGGTAGTAGAAGAGAAGCCAAAGAAGACCAAGAAGTCACCTAAGGAAAAGGCTGCCGAAGAGGGTGAAAGTGGTTCGAAGACATTTAAGCCTCTAAAAGATGCTTGACTAGGTGCACCTTAGTTGCTAGATAGGAACTAAGGAGTCGCATTATGTCTATGGATACAAACAAGATTAAGGTTATCGTTGCTCAGGCAAAAGCTCTGACAAGTGGCGAAGAACAACCTCAAAACCTCATGGACATAATGGTCAGGGATATGGCAAAATCGCCTACATTCGCCGTGGCTATCATTCAACATCTCAAAGACAAAGGTGTTGATCTGATGAAGGAAGGTGGGGAAGCCGCTGAAGCTTTTCGGGCAAAGTTTCGGCCGCAGATAGAAAAACTGGGCGAACGTGAATTCGCCCAGATTCGTAAAATTTCCTCGAAACTGTTTGGTTAGATTTCGCCGCCTTCTTCGTCTCCACCTACACCATACATAATACCAAGAAGCTCTTGCTTCTTGATCATCTCTAGGTTCTTGGTAGAACGGATCTTCTTCAGGCGGTTGATCATCCTTAGAGTCAAACTAGGCTTACGAGTATCACCTAGTTTGTGGCCATTAATAGCGTCTTCTTCTGGATTATAGAAGCCTACTTCTTCCTGATCGTCAGGGACTTGTGGGCTTTCTTTTAGAATCTCAAGATACCTCATAGACCTGCATCCTCTCCACTATCGGTTGAACCTTCATCACCGGAGATTGGGCTAGCATCACCGGAAGGTTCATCCATACCTTCCATGTCTTCACTACCCATGTCATCGCCCATGTCCATTTCGTCCTGTGGGCGAATACCAATACCTTCCATACCAACTGGTGTGCTTCCTGCGAAGCTATCGTCGGCACCGGTTCCCTTAGTAATGTCACGGTTTTCTTCACGCCACATGCGTTCGTTCTCGTTGATCTGCTCTTCGGTAAGACCCAAGTATTCCATCATGAGCCAACGCTTTGAGAAGTGCTTAATCTCGGCCAAAGGCTGGTAGACATTAATAGCCGCAGCATCTCGTTCAATCTTCGCAAAGGTGCCAAAGTTCTCTGGCATATTGAAGTTGAGATCAAACATCGAGACATCAATGTTGTCAAAGCCACGACGCTTAACAAAGAGTTTGAACTCATCGTCAAATGTTGGAGCCAAGAGGTTCTGAAGTCTCTGACAATACTGAGCGAAACGGAATTCCTGAATGTAAGCCGTGCCCACACGACCATCATTAAAAGACTGAGTGCCATCTTCTGGACCAGTCGGGAGATAGCTTGAAGGAACACGCAAGCCACGTAGCAGCTTGTTAGTCCAATACTTCAAGTCATCAATCTGACCTAGGTTCTCACCAGCTGGAAGAGTTTCAACCCTTGAACCACGACCTTCAGCCGACTGAGCAAAGAAGAAGTCTTCCATCATCGACATTGGATTGTAGGTTGCATCGCCCATATTAGCGCCGCCACCTGTGCGGCTTGGGAAACGACGCTGATGAATCTCGTTCTTGACCTTCTCAAGATATCCACCAACCTTGTGAAGTGGCATACCACCAACGTCAATGTAGAATACACGACGTTCTGGAGCGCGCTGAATTCGGTAGATGATGATTGCTTCCTCGAGCAATCCCTTTTCTTTCCAAACCTTGAAAACACTCTCAAGAATCGAAGTTCCGAATGGCCAATTAGCGTCGAGACCTTCACTGAGCGATAGATGCACCACGTGAGTAGCTTCCACAGCCGTCAGGGACGTCTCACCATCAAAGCGACCCGTTGAAGGGTTACCATTACCCCAACGCTTAGAATCCTTTGTAGGGCGTTGGAAGGTCATCTGACTAGCACCGCCGACTAAGTTGGTGCCATACTTTTCAGGAGCCGTAGCTGTGAAGCTAGACAAATTGAGGTCTAGGTCACGAAACACATAAGCTTCTGGTTGTTTGCCTTCTGCTTCGTTGACGAGGATCTTTTCTACTTTCGAAGGATCGACATAAAACCAACGTAGGGTTTCTGGATCGCGAACGAAGAACTGGTCACCATATTTGAGGGTGCTACGAAACATCCTCCAAATGCGCCTCTTGAAATCGTTAATCTTAGACCACTGCATCAAGCAGGTCTTGAGAATTTCAACTTCAGTTTCGCTTGCTTCCTTGCGGTAGTTAATTGTGAAGACTTCGTCAGTTTTCACATCCTTCTGAGTGCAGAAGTCCGCAATAGTATCGAGAGCAGCATTAACTTCCGAATCATTATCCATTGCGTCGTATTGACCATAGCGATCAATACGAAGTGGAGAGCCTTCATAAACTTCTGGGAGAGGGCTGGAGTAATTGGCTGAACTGCCATTGCTAGACAAATCCCCAAAGTCTCGCGACTTTGCAAGTTGCCGTTGGAGCAACTGCTGAACAGGGACAATCTGCATATGCTTTTTATAAGACATCTGGTTCCTTAGGTCGTAGATACCAGATATTTAGCTTAGGCAGTATGGTCCGCTATGGCCTTCGTATTTTTGTTATTGTCTTCGAGTAGACGTCCCAAACGATCGCTCATAGTCCTGATTGCTGCAATCTCTTCACGCATTAAGTCAGTCTGCTTATCAGTTTGGTCCTTAATACTCTTGAGATAGCCAGCAGATTGCTGAGCACTATCCATGATTCGATTTGTCATCTGATCCATCGTGAGTGTATTTTTGCCTCTCTGTGAAGGAGAAGCATTAGCAGGAGCAGAACGCTGAGTAGTCGGACCTTGTGGAGTTGGAATTTTTGGATTTCTAGCACTTGCCGGCTTTGTGATATCATCCGCACCAAAGATAGCATTACCCAACATATCGCCGGCCTTGTAACCTGCCATGCCGCCGGCAACGCCAGTAACTGCGCTAGCCACACCGCCGCCTGCTAAGCCACCAGCTAGACCGCCTAGAGTGCCACCAGCAACCCTTAGACCTGATTTAGCCAGGTTCTTAAAACTTAGATCTTTATTACCAGCCAGATAATCATAGCCTTCAAACAAGCTACCAAGAAGAGCATTGCCTCGAATGCCACCGAGACCTTTAGCCATAGACCCTGCTTTGCCGAGGACATTCTTACCACCCGACATCAAACCTTTAAGAATAGTTCCGCCACTTCCTTCAGCAGCACCAGCAGCAGCACCTAACCCACCACGTTGAGACCTAATAATGTCCATAGGACCCCTAGGAGCGTTTCTACCCAGAGCTGCAGGGCCGCCTCCACCCAATATACCTGCAATACCTTTGACTGCTCCTAGGGTCTTAAAAGCAGCCGTAGCAGTAGCAAGAGTTGCCAACACACCCGCTACACCAACACCGATAGCACCAACAGTAGACATTAAGCCAGTCTGACCACTTAGAGATATTGCTGTTTCGTTTAAGCCTCGAGCAAAATCGGTAAGCGCAGGATTAACAACATCTCGCAATGTAGGACCAAACTTATCAACCATTGGATTAATGACCGCAGTCATCATAGCATCCTTAGCAGCAGCAAATTCCTGTGCTACTTGGTTTAGCTGAAGAACACCGACACCTGCTCGCTGCTCGTCATTCTGATTCTGATCTGAAGGGCGAGTAAATGTGCCATCACTTTTGAGGTCTTGAGATAGAGCAGAACCACCGAGACTATCAGTGAATACGCTGCCCATACCGCTAGCATTCAAGCGAGCCAGCTGGGCAAACTGTTCAGTCCTACCCTTGTCATTGAACTGCTCTCTGCCGGCCTTCTTTAATTCAGCAGCTGATTGACTTAGGAGTTCTGAACCTTTAGCCCCGCTATTAACCAAGTCACCAATACGACCTAGAGCTCCCGAAGCCGTAGGGTCAATAGCAGCAAACTGAGCAGAAGCCGGACCAACTTGACCAAAAGTCAGCTGATCCAAGAGACGGTCTTTACCAGACTGTCCATAAGTTGCCTCGGCCATAGTAACAAGAGAACGGGCAGTATTCTGATCAATACCTTTGGCGCGCATAACTGCGTTGAGCTGTTGATCCTTAGCAAGTTCTGCCTGAGCCTTTAGGGCATCTTCACGAGTAATACCGAGAATATGAGCAGTAGTCTCGCTACTCTTCACAATACTCATGATACCATCTGCCATCTGAGAAGTATTCAGACTGTGACTCTGACCTTGTAGGCGTAGGATTTCAGCGTAGGTGCTAGTTACTTCAGTAATCTGATCCGGCAACATTCCCATGTAGCCAGAAGCTTTACTCATCTCAACCACAGACTTACGGACATCAGCGAACTTGATAGCACCAAGGGCGCGAGCGCCTTGGGTACCATTCGACATAGCTTTAGTGAACTGATCAACAGTTAAGCCCGCTTGCGCAGCCCTGCGACCCAAGTCCTGCATGGAAGAAACAGTACCTTCGCCAGACGCTAGAATTTCCCTATAGGAATCAGCCCTCGACATTGCGACATCGGTCATTTTACCCAATACCGCACCCAACATAGTACCAGCAGTTCCGCCGATTCCGCCGCTCTTTAGTTCCTTGAAAACACCTTTGAGGTCACGTTGCCCTTGGGCCAACGCATCATTCATACCCTTGAGGTTTCCAATGAACGAACCACCTAGGCGGTTCTGCTCTCTGGAATAATCATTTAGACCAGTCTTAGCATCCTTGAGTTGCTTGATGATCGTTTGACCAGACTTATCCTCATTGGTCTTAACGTTCTTGAACGGATCTTCTGATTTCCAGCGGCGCCAGAAATCATCAATATATTTCTTTGAATCAGGTTCTTTGCCAGACTTTGCATCATTGGACATCTGCTTGTTGATAGCAGACATGATGTTGCGGATTTTGGACAACTCAGTATTTGTGAGTTGGTCACCCTTAGTTCGCTCTAGTCGATCTCCGAGGTTCTCGAACAACGTTTTAAGTTGTTCAATATCAAAATCAGCCATGACTCTCCCCTATTCTCTATGGTATTTAGTGACCTATAAAATACGCGCTTAATAGGCAGATAAGTAGCTATATAGAAATAGGAGAGTTCCATGGAGAATACTAACCCACTAGCTCAATACTTTAGAACCCCAGGGGTTCACCAAAGCCTGCCTACTGGTGGTCAATTTTTGGATCCCTCTGAGATTGAACTAGCAATCAATGGAGAAGTCGCAGTATTACCAATGACTGCCAGCGATGAGATTGTTCTCAAGAACCCTGACGCGTTGTTGAACGGAGACGCACTTGAGAAGCTATTCAGGTCATGTGTTCCTGCTATCAAGACACCGCGTAACATCAGTATTCCTGATTTAGATGTTCTTCTCCTTGCTATCAAGCTAGCCAGTTATGGCGATAGTCTGGAACTTGCGGTAACTTGTCCAGAGTGCAAAAAAGAATTCGAAGTTGAAACTAGTATTCGTGGTTTGCTCTCAGGTGTAAAGACTATTCAGCCTCATGAGAGTGTTGTTAGGATCAGCGATGAGATCGTAGTGTATGTCAAGCCCTACAGTTTTGAAAGCAAGACAAAGCTGGATCTAGCAACTTTCGAAGAAGCAAAGCTGTATCAGTATCTCTTAGATGCTGCTATGAGCGACGAAGACAAAACTAAAAAGTTTAATCAGTCCTTCGAACGAATTGCTGACTTGAACCTAGATATGATTTCCGACTGTATTACGAAGATTTCCACTCCAGTAACTGATGTTTTTGATCCCATCTTCATTCGAGAGTATGTGAGGAATTCCAGCAAGGATGTAGTCAAGATGATTCGAGACCGTCTGACCGCACTTTCTGATAATGGCATTAACAAAGAACTAGAAGTGGTCTGCCCGAATGAGGAATGCAAGCACGAATGGAAGACCCCACTAACATTCGATCCTAGCCATTTTTTCGAATAAGGCTCTTGAGCACTCCAATGGAGGAGATTTCTGATCTCCTCCAAACGTATGCGGACGAGGCAAGAGCCATTGAGAAAAGCCTGATTAGGATTTCCTGGTATATGAGGGGTTCTGTTGATTTGGATCAAGCATATCGAATGACGTATCGTCAGCGCAAATACGCATTTGCTTTGATAGAAGAGAACTTAGATAATACCCAGAAAACTGGGATAATGATGCACTAAAGAGCACCGCTCTCTAAGTAGATGCCGGCAAGATTGGAATCACGAAGAACATGACGAAATTCAAGTTCAATACCCTGAGACAGTTGCTTGAATTCTTCGAAAAGGCCGGCAAGCATCTTGTTATTGATCTTCCAAGCACCTTGAGCCTGCATGATCGCGAGCTTACTGTCTCCGATCACAACACACTTCTCGAGGCCATTATCCTTAGCCCAGACAACCGCCCAGATCAAAGCTGACCATTCCGCAATATTATTAGTTCCCTGGCCGAGGTTCTTCATTGTGAGAGCTTCGGCTTTCTTTTCAAGGTGACAAATCACAATACAAGCAGACATCTTGCCTGGATTAGGAGAGCAGCCGCCGTCAAAGTAGATTTCCATGCTGTCAATATAGCATCCTGAACTACTGAGAGTCAACCAGTCAGCAGTGTCTCCGACCTCTTTGATTTCTATTCTTTTCGGAATCTGAGTTCTTTATGTCTATCTCGAAGCCTTTGGGGCTTCGAGAGCTTACGGTGTTTCTACAAGCTAGTAAACTAGCTTGTCTGCACACCTTCGCATCTACCTTCGGTTGAACTCTGGAACTTAAAAACGAATTATTGTGAATCTCCACGATTGCTATGTGGTATTCGATCTTATAACCTAAGTAGTTAGCTCAGAACGAACTAATTAGAAAGGAAGTAAGTGCTCAGGTCCCCTGAAGCACTTCGGACTTACGCAGTGATTGAGCTTGCGATTGAGCAAGTAAGGCCGTGATCCCTTTAAGTAATATTCTCCAAATCATCCAGTCACACTGACTTCCCCCGTTCCCGGGAGAAGGTCAAAAAATATATGGAAATGTTAGATTTCACACAATATGACTGGCGTGGACAATTCGAAGGATCCTAGGTCTGCCATTATATCCTGCACCTTTTCAGTGCTCATTGCCGCTTCTTTGATACTAACTCACCAGCTGGTGTAGCTTTCTCTACAGGACGGTCGGTAGAATTGTTAGTTCTACCACTCAACGCTTCCTTTGCTCACGCCAGCGGCTCGGGAAGCTTGCTTTCTACTTTTCATAGAAAGTCTAGTCTTTGACTAGGGCGCTCCTTCGTTTGGTCGAGTCGAAGCCTGCCTAGCTTTCCGCGGTTGAACGAGATACCACTTGCCAATCTAGATCTACTAGATCGTCAAGCCCGCCTGGTGTTTTGACCGCTTGCCAAGCTAAGTCCACTTTACCAGCCCTTGCCGCACCCGAAATCCGCGGGAAGGGGGTTTGAGGGCATGATCTGCCGCTCCAGTGCCTTTTTCTACAACTCCGTAACCAAAACGGGATAAATAGTTGTGCCAAAAAGCAGTATAAAATTCGGGTGTGCGTATAGGTGTGTTAGCTGTTGCCTGTATATTAGAATAAAATATTTGCTTTGTAATGCCCGGGTTGGAGGTCTTTCCTCTTCCCGGGCTTATTTTTTGGGTTTGTTATAAGGTCTAAAAAGTAGAAAACTGCTAAGTTTCCATTAAGGGTATTTATTAGCAGATAACCTAAAGAGGTTACGAATCAGCTACATCTGAGTTCGATCTATGGGATACCGAAGCATCCCATATAGTTAATACGACTTTTTCTTCGCAATTGCAAATATCTGTCCAGTTCTTGGACGATCTACATCAGCATAACGAATCAAGTAGGGTACAGGAGTATGCTTGACTTCAACGACCCAAGGCGTGCTGGGAACAGCTTCAACGCCTGATTGCTGGTGAACCATCAGGAAGTTCCAGTGATTATTAGATTCAAGGTTATGGCCCTGAATAATCAGCGGGTTCTCACAATAGGGATGATAGATGTGCGTCTCTTCGCGTTTGTCTAGATAACGAACGTCATTGAGAGCAGCACGAGGAATCTGAAGATGTCGCTTCGTAACTAGGTCATGGCTGACTAGAAGATCGATGGGCTTTGCGTAAACATCCTGATCACCAAACGCTTCTTCATTGCGCTTGATCAACTTTCCTGATTGTTCTTTGTAGAACTCAAGGATCTGGGTTGCCATTCCCCTACGCACTAGTGGGTGGAGAACAGCAGGAGCAGTGGCTACACTCATAATGCTAAACATGCGCTCATTAAGAAAACGCTCACCCTTGGTATTCTTGCCCAACAACATCTTGCGATGTGGTTCATAGGCTTCAGGAAGATTTGCGTCTTCCTTCAAACGATCGTAACCCTTAATGCTCTTACCTTCAGAGGCTAGAACTGCCCAAAGATTTTCCCAATCTTTGTGTAGGGCCAGTAGAGTATCAGGGAACGTCCGTGCGCGTGGTCCCAAGCCTTCAACTAGAGCATTATAGTAGGCCAGTTCCTGTTTCATAAACTCTTTGAGGCGAAGCTTGTCCTTTGATTGGACGTCTACCATCACCGTCAATTCGCGAAAACGTTCGTTCATATATGCTCCTTTGTCTACTGACTAACATGTGGCAAAGGGGCATCCGATGTCTATAAATATGCGTATATTCAAACAGGAGATATCGGTGACTAGTAAGGCTAAGGCAAAGGGTAACGCATGGGAGAGGGAGATTTGTAATTTCCTCGGTGAAACCCTAGGAGGTAACTTCCAGCGCGTTCCCAACTCAGGTGCTTACATGGGTGGTAAGAACGTCTTTCGTAAGGAATTCCTCAGTGATGGTCAGCAGCGCGCTGCCAAGGGCGACATTATTCCACCCGATGATTTGCCAAAGCTAAACTTGGAAGCCAAGAACTATGCTGATATCGCATTCCATCAAATCATTGATGGATCGTGCAAGCAACTAGACGCTTGGATTGATCAGACTGAGGAACCAGCTGATGAAGATGATTTGAGCTTCACGATCTTCAAGATCACACGCAAAGGAAGTTGGGTTGTGTTCAAGGCAAAGTACCTAGCAGACTTTGATCTCGCTGGTCTTTCCTATGTGACTTACCGCAAAGCTTTTGGGACACCTGAAGCAACTGATTATGTGATTGTCACCCATGAGGAATTCTTCAAACAGAATGTCGAAGCTGTGAGGAAACTAGGTGGCACGGTAAATTGACATTAGCTGATTGAATTCGCTAAACAGAGAGCTACCCAAGTGGTAGCTTTCTTTTTCTTTGGAGTCCCTATGAGCAGACTTAGCATAAAGACCTTAGAGCGTAAGTCTCTGCCTTACGGGAAGTTCAAGTTTATGGTCCTTCTCGAGCGAGACATGGTCCAAACCTTCTACTGCCCGAGCAATGCCTCACAGGTAGAAGAACTCAGAACTCTACTGAGGACTACCTGTAAGGGTCACTATCGTTTGGACTTTGTGCTTAACAGCAAGAAGAAGCGAGTCTATACCCACTTATACCTCATGGAGGCTATGGACCTTGCTATGATAAAGCTTGTCCATCTGAACAAGCTTTTTAAGCTCTATCGGATTAAGGTTCAAACACCTGAAGAATCTTAATATTAGGTTCAAAGAACATCCTCAATTCGAAGATGACTTGAAGGTCATTTGTTGAAACAAACGACCCTCCTACTTTGTAATCGCTAGACAGACGCCCAGAGAGCCATTGACTAGCTTCCTGGGCTTTCTTGTTATCGAAAAACTGAGCTTGGTAAGTCCACTTACCCTGGATTTTGTTCTGGACTTTCTGAAATTTCATCGGGTGTATCCGTATGCTGTTCCACCCGGTCAAACAGCTTACTAAATTCTTCGTGATTCTGGAGTTTCCACATGAGAAGGATTCCCGAACTCTTGAGGTAAACTTCGACCTCGTTGGTTCTTGGGTGCGTCTGCACCATCCAATCCACGCCTTCCTCGCCGACTTCTCGCCGCAGCCTCTTGGAAATCCTAGAGCGCTGATCAATTGCCGTGATCACATCTGTTGTGCCTGCGAGAACGGCCCGGTGTGTAAAGCCTGAAAAGATTGTGGATGGATCCCAGTCAGCGTCGTAACGGTTGACCTTAATAATTTCAAGCCTGCTGCTCATCGCCTACTCCGTATTTAACCTTTCTAGGATTTAGCATAGGATAGGAATTAGTCAAAGGAATTCTAACGTAAAGCGAATGGCATCTATTCGCTCACATCGAAGGGCATAATCTGGTGGATTTGGATCTCTGCGAATCATTACAATACGCCAATCTCTGCCATATTGTCCGATAGATTCCGTACACCAAAGTTCAAACTTCCTACGAAACCTTGGGCCTTTCTTTTTCTTCGTGGCCCAGGTTAGGAATTTCTTATGATGAGATGTAGGAATGATTACGTCAAGCATGAAGCCATGCTAACAGGAATTATAGCCAAGTCAACTTGAATAGAGTCGCATGTCTGGGATCAACAAAGTATATAGCGACTTCGCGATCTTCTCTAAAGTGGTCCCACCACCAAAGATTTCTACCAAATCTCTCACCGAGATTGACTTCCATCCAATCACGAAAATCTGGGGTGAATATCATATCACCCCAAATTATGTCACCTATACCTTGTTTCTCCCAATGAGAAACAGTGTTATGGAAGGAGATTGGGAGCATCGACAAACATTCCACATGACGCCTTAACATCAAATCCAACTCTAGGCACAATACGTGATTTCTCATTGCCAAAAGCTTCGGCCAAGTAATCAAAGTTGCGTTGGATGATCTCTTCGCTGGGTTCTTTACCCTGAGCCGGGCTATAGGGATTATAGCGAACGAGATTGAACTTTACATCAATGCTTCGAACCAAGATAGCGCGAATGATCTCTTCCAAGACCTCCAAACTATCGTTCTCACCTTCGATAAAAGCCCAATGGAGGGAAACTAACTCACCTGTCTTTTGCTGCCAATCAACAAGCTTCCAAAGAGCTTCGTGTGGGTTTATGGCTTTAGGTAGCCAACGTTTGCGAAATTCCTCCCTCATACTGTAGAGGGAGTAATAGATCTGAGCACCAGAATCACCAAACACCTCATAGAGGGAACGGTCGCTCATCTCCTCAGGCATAATGGTGCTGATGTTATATTTGGCAACGAGCGCATGTTGCTCTGCCAAGCTCTGTAAGGGCCTACGAACGTCATTCCACGAGGTGAGCACACTAGGGTTAGCTAGCGGCTCTCCGCGCGACATGAAGTTAAAATTCACCCTGTGGGCATCATCAAATTGCCGATAGTGACGAAACACCTGCAAAGCCTGGAGTTCATACTCACTAGGGCTTGCCGGTGTCATCATAGTTTGACGAGTTTGGGTGAGATGGCAGAAACGACAAGCCTTGTTACAGCCAGAATGACTAGACAGGTAGGCAATGAAGTAATCTTCTTCACGCCTCACGTAACGAGCTTCGAGTGCCCCACCATCTTGGTGGGGCACTACAAAGTTCACACTAGCATCTTCTGAACTGTAGAGGACCTTAGTCATTCTGCTCCGTATCCGTCACAAAGGATGTGAAATTGTTTTCGTATTGAACCAATAGCACCCTTGGTACCCTAGATGTCAATTCATCTTTGTGGCTGATAAGGAAGATGTTCTTTGAACGTTCCCTAGCGTTCTTCTTGAGAATCTCAAGAGCAAGGTCCATGCCCTTACTATCCATACCAGAGTCCACTAGTTCGTCAATCATGACCAAGTTGAGAGGCTTGTTCATAGTTTCCCAAACATCTCGGAATGCCCAAGCAAGTGCTAGAACGACTCGGTTCTGTTCGCCGTTACTCATCTGCGCAAAGTCATATTCCTTACCCAAACGTGTAATCTCAACACTCAAGTCGCTCTTAAAGGCAACCTCATGAGGAAGCTGAAGCTTATCCAAGTAAGAGTTCAGACGAAGGTTCAAGTAGCCGAGATTCTGATCAATGATCTTCTTACGGATAAATGAGTTCTTATCAGTCAGCAACTTCTGCAAGAATTCCTGATGTTGCTGGAGAACAATTAGTTCGTTCTTGTAATCCTCAGTAATCTCTTGGATACCGGAGGTTGACAAGTTGGCAATCTGATCAATGAACGGGCTATCGAGCATAGCTTCGCGCTGGAAATCACTTTCCAGCTTATCTAAGGTGTGACGATGATTGATCGCTTGCTCCATCGTATCATACGATGTAACGGGCATATCACCTAAAGCTGTTAGTTCATTGATAGCTTTCTCAAGGTCACTACCTACTGCGAATAGTTCTTCCTCAGCAGTTTTACGGTCAGCTTCATACTGCTCTTTCCTTGCCAACAAATCAGCAAGGATTTCAGAGTGCTTGTCATCGTGAACGTCTTGACCACAAGTATGGCACTTCTTTTGCTCAGCTGTTTCCAACTGAGCTTCGACACGCTGGAAACTCGAGACTGCCCCGTTGTAGGATTTCTCAACCCTAGCAGCATCACGTTCAAACCGCATAACTTCTTGAGACAAGCGAGTGAACTCGACCAAAATCCTCTGGTTATTGATCTCTGTCTCGATATCAATTTCCTTGAGCTGATCAATTGCCTTCTGAAGCTTTTCCAGCTTCTTTAAGTGCTCTTGATCCCAAAGCTTACCCTTGAATTTGAGTTCGTTGATCGTCTTCTGAATCTTCTCATTCGAGTCCTTAACGGTCTTGATGCGAATCTCTTCGCCCTTGATCTCGTCCTTGACTTGCTTCACGAGAGTCCTAAGAACTTCGGCCTTGGCTGACAACTGAGTAATACCCAGTAGTTCTTCAATGACCTCACGCTGATCCTTAGCACTCATGTCCAAGAATGGAACAGTCTTCGAGTGAAGAGCTACAATGTGCTTAAAGAGCAAGTGGGAGCAACCTAAGACCTTTTCGATTTCTTCTTGAGTATGCTTGTTCTCACCATGTGCTTCATCAGTGCCATCAGCATTAACTAGGCCATCGTTGACATAGAAGCGCAGGAAGTTTGGTTTGCGACCACGTTCGATGCGATATGTCTTGCTACCAATTTCGAAGTCAAGGCTAACAACCATGCCCTTCTGATTGATCTTATTCACAAGGTTATCACGCTTGATGTTTGTGAGAGGAAGACCATAGAGTGCGTAACAGATAGCCTGAATCAATGTAGTCTTACCTACGCCGTTACGGCTACCTTCACTACCCTGGTCAACGTTCTCACCCAAGATGAGAGTCAAACCATGTTCATCTAACGTAACAGCCTGAGTCGTATTGCCTACGCTCAGGAAATTCTTCATCGTTACGGTGCGAATTCTTATCATTATCTTTTTATCGCCCCAATTTTGAGTTTACCAATCCAAGACCTGTAATATACTGGGTGATTTCACCTTGGAAATTGATCCCTGTTGTGAGCTTCACAATAACAGGGTTAAAATCAATCGTTTCTTCAGTGAACACATAGGTTCCAGCGGCATACATTAGGATAGCGTAGTTTACACTCTTTTGATCCAACATGTCACATATTGACATATAGGAAGCCTTGAAATCATACCTCGTCATCGACTGATTGTTTTTCACAAAGGAGTAAACATGCTTGAAAGGCTTAGGAGACTCGTTGTTCTCCTGAACCTTTGCTAAATCTAGAGCCCAACCATCGAATGAAAACTTCTCAACCTCACTCACGAAAGACCTCGGTAAATTTCGATGAGCAAGTTCTTATCAACGGTCAAGGAATCAATACCCTTGAGACCTTCGATGACAATCTGATCAACTGACTGGAAGATCACATCGTCGCCGAAACCTTGTTCCTCAGTTTCCTTAGCACCTGGCATGATATCAATCTTGCGAGGACCATAATGGGCTTGGAAAGTTTCCTTGATAAACTGAGCTTCATCATGGTTGATATTGATATCAGCTGTGATGCGAGCATAAGTGCGTTCATCGAGAAACTCATTAGGGTTCTCTAGAATCTCACTGATCTTGAGAGTGCGATACTTAGGAGCACCTGGCCAATTAATGAACTCAGGTTCTTTACCCCATTCCAAAAACATCATCCCGCGTTCATCATCCCACGCATCAGCGAAGTTGTGTGGGAATGGATTACCAGGATAGCAGATTTTGTTCTTAGCCTGACGCTTGTGGAAGTGACCCGAGAACGCCCAGTAGGTTACATCATCAAAATGTGTTGCGTTTAAGCCACCATGGTCAGGCATCTCGACCATCGCATTCATCATGAAGTGCGGCAGTTCGAAGTGACCAAACATATAGTCAGACTTCTTCGCCAGCTTGTTGACTTTCTTCCAATCGTCACCGACTAACCAAGGACAGAAAGTTACGCCACCTTCAGTCAAAAAGTCGTTGATGATAATCAAGTTGTCAAGGTTGCGACCAATGGCAACGCTGGAAATCTCACGCTTCTCCTTGTAGTAGAGATCGTGATTACCAGGAATGAAGTAGAACTTTGGAAACGCATTAGCGAGGCGCTCCATATTGCTCAAACTGTAGTTGAGCGTAGACACATGAATGGCGTGACGGTTATCATGCCAGTCACCGGTGAAGATGATCGTGTCAACATCACGAGCTTGTGATTGCTCGATAAACCATTTTACGAACTCTTCACAATCCTGATTGTGCTGACGGTCATTGTTTTTCTTACCGAAATGGATATCGGTGAAAAGTGCCGCCCGCTTAAAGAGCTGATTGCTCATAGCTTGCCTCCTAATTTGTGCTGGCTTAGCACCCTAAACGATGAAAAGTCATTATTCAGGGTGCCTAGACGTTAAGCAGACTTCTTAGGAGAACCCTTACGAACCAGCTTCTTCTGCTCAGGAACTTCTCCGTTTGCGAGAGCCTTCTGAGCCAAGCTATTGTCAATCTGACGAGTAATCGATGGGGTAACACCGTGCATCACAAGTAGGTCATCTCGAATGTTTTGGTTACGCTTTTCCAAGTTAAGCACTCGGGTAAATGCGTTCGAGACCGTGACAGTGTAATAGGCAAATGGGTTGTCGGAACGTGCTTCATTGAACTGAAGTCCGACGCTCGAGAGCTGAAGCAAAGCCTGGCTACGCATTTCGTCAACGTAGGTGTAACCACGCCAGTTGCCACGTTGGCTATAACGCTCGACCAGCTTCATGAACATAAGAGCAAGGCGGTTTGTTGTCTTACCATGATCCTGACAAAACTCACCATTCTCTAGAGCATAACGCCAGTGACTACGACCTACTTCCTTAGCACCTTCTTCTTCAGTAACAATATAATGCTTAAAAGGAGGGAAGATTAGGCGAACGTGATTATCAGCAGTGCGCTTTGGGTTCTTTACGCGACCATCTTCAAGTGGAATATGATCGTAGGTCATGACACGCCACACAATATCTTCGACTGCGATACTCTGTGGATCTACATCCTCTACCTTAATCTGGTGGTTCTTAAACCCTTGGTCCTTTAGGGCCTGCTTTTCGGCACGGGTCATCTTCTTTGCTTTGGTTTCACGGACTGTTTGGATCAACTCTACAGTGATTTCATCCAAGCTATCAACGATATGGTCATAAGCAGAATATTTTGGGTCGACGTAGTAGGAATAGGTGTTCTTTGACTTGTGGATCTCGCTTAGGAGTTCCTTGTTGGTCAGATAATTTACTTTTTGAGTTGCCATTTGGTCTTGCTCCCTTTTTCTTTTCTTATTGAGCAGGAAAAATATTGTGCCCCGTATAGGTTACTGCTATCAGTTAGCACTCTTTCTTTCTAACAGATCGGATACCCTAAATCACTATTCGTGTGACTTTTAGGGCACAATCTATCGCTTTCTTGACTTTCTTCTGCCCACTATATAGAGCAGGAATAGGTTAGTTAAAACAGCATTTAAACGGATGGTAAATATGAGTGGAGGACTAAACGACGGAGTAGCCATTGCGGCAGGTAGATTAAACCCTCCTACCCGTGGTCATACCGTTATGGTCCGAGAGCTCAAGAGAACTGCTGCTAAACTTGGTCTTCGACCCATTCTCTATATTGTGGATGGTGAGAAATCAGGAAAGGACAAGAGCAAAAACCCTCTAACTGCTAATCAGCGTTTAGAGATTGCTCGAAAGCTCTTCCCAGGTGTTACGATTGATATCGTGTCATCGGCTTATCAGGTCTTGGATGTCTTATACGTTCAAGGTTACAAGGCCAAAGCCTGGGTTGCTGGATCAGACCGTGCCTCCAACTACCGCAAGCTCGTAGCTAGTGAGAAGCTAGACTGTGAGATTGTTGAGGTGGATCGTGAGGCAGGTGATGCTGATGGCGTGAGCGCTACAGCGGCCCGACAAGCGGCCCTAGAAGACAATATGGAAGAGTTCTCTCACCATATGCCAGATACCCTCAACGATACTGATCTTGCGGACATAGCAGATATGATTCGTGAGGCAGTAAATGGCACTGAATGTAAAAAGCTTAAACGATCAACAACTTGAATTTTGGATAGCTGAATACACTAGCAGAATCCCAGGGGACAGAGCTGATGTAGACAATGCTAAGAGGCAGGTTAGAGAGCAGCAAGAAGTCATTAGCCAGATGGTTTTCAACCATGCGGTTGCAACCAATCTTACGCCTGCCCAAGAACAAGAATATCAAGATGATTTAGCACAAGCAAAAGCACTACTGGGGTTGCTTCAGGATCATCTTAAAGACCAACAGAAACTATTAGATTCTGCTACAAATGGCCTGGCTGAAGTCAGAGCTGAAATAGCCTACAGGGCTAATCCAGTAAAAGAGACTCAACGGGTTCAAACTGAAGCCCTTGACTCTACGCCTAAGCCTGTTTCTACACCTGTAAAGAGTGGTAGTGGTCAGCCCTCCACCTCCTCAAGTGTGAATGGCGAAGCAGTTGCTGCGGGTGATTTTGCGTATGGTGATCTCGGTAGCGGAACTGCAGGTGGTATGGGAAATGCTGCTCTTCTGAGCACTACCACAATCCTACCTAATACCAAGCGAACTAATGTCAGCAAAGCTGAGATGGAAGCAGCTGATAAGAACTACACGACTGAGATGAATAAGCTCAGTCAGCATTGGTCTGTAGGTGATACTTCTAGTCCCGAATATGAGGAACAGAAGCAAGCAGCTATGAAGAGCCAGTATGAATGGGAACTGGCTAGAAACAACTTGGAAGAAGTAGCAGGTGAAGAACGTGCTGCCCTATCTGAAGCGCCTATTTCAACTACTGGCTTGGATGAAGAACTACAGAGACCTGAACTTCCTTCTTTGGAACCCCTGCCTGGTGTTGAACCTGCTACAGAGAGTCCACCGCAGGATGAGATCATTGTCACCGCTGGCAAGAACGACGATCGCCTTCGCATTTATGCGAAGAGTGCTGATTATCCTCTGCTCTACACTGGTGTTATGGCAAAGCTACAAGAAACTAATGGCGTAGTCTTCCCCTATACCCCAACGATCACACACCAGCACAGAGCTGAATATAACAAAATCTCTCCAACACATTCCAATACTGACTACTACACCTATGTGAATAGTCCAGCAGTATCGATCCAAATTCAAGGTCAGTTTACAGCTCAGAATTTAGCCGAAGCACAATATATGCTGGCTTGTATCCACTTCTTCAGAACTGTGACTAAGATGCATTTTGGTAACAGAGACCCTAGCCCTGGTTTGCCACCTCCGGTTTTGAATCTCAAAGGATACGGCGAGTTTATGTTCAATAAGCTCAATGTTATCGTTACCGATTTCTCTATGGACCTACCTGGTGATGTAGATTATGTTAAAGTTGACATTGATGGCTATGTTGGTTGGGTTCCTGCACTAACTACCTTTAACGTAACTTGTGTGGTTCAGAATACACCTGCTCAACAGCGTGACGATTTCAGTCTCACTGACTTTGCTAATGGTACACTTCTGGATCAAGGAGGATTTATCTAATGTCTACTGTCCAGTATAAACCGTCCAGTCCATATTATGATACTCCTCAGACCTCTTGGTATCTCAGCAATTATGAACCTCGTGAGATCTTTAGAGATGGAACTGACAAGTTGAAGATTCTCGAACCAAAATATGAGAACCGACCAGATCTACTCTCTTATGACCTTTATGGCACGCCAAACTTTTGGTGGGTATTTATGGTATTAAATCCAAACCAGATCAAAGATCCCATCTATGATTTCAAACCGGGGCTAGCATTCTACACGCCTACTATGGCAAGGCTTACTAGCACCTTGGGAGTATAAGATGACCAAGAAGATAGAAGTTGGCAAAGACTATTATGCTAATCTCAAAAACCAAAGAGCATCTGAGACTCCAACTACTGTTATTCGTCCAGTAGATGCTCAACCACAAGTAGCAGACATTAAGACCGTCGACACAAAGGCTAGTGAATCTACTAAGAAGACGGCTCCAAAGACTAACCTTGATGCCGACTTCGTGAAGAGGCTGTATGAGGGAAAAGATGCTGAACTAGCGGCCTCGTCATCTGGTAAGAACTCCACTACCCCATCTACTTCTACCGCAGTTGTGGTCAAAGGTCAAGACCCAAAGAATGCTGAGAACCCCGATGGCTTCCTCAAAGGTTGGAAGCCAGAACCTAATATCATGTCCGAGCTCTTTCAGCCCACTTATCACTTTTCGTTCTATCTAGATAGTGATATTACTTCCGAGGCTGATACTCAGAATGAGTTTGTGATAGCAGAAACTGGCTTAACTGGTATGAACATCCAGGAAGTCAACATCGATACTATGGTAGGTCCAAATGTTAGGACTCGTAACGCTATCACGACTAATATTGAGATCAAGATCTACGAACCACTAGGTGCAATGCTTCCCGACTTGCTCTTTCAAGCTGCGGTTAAGAAGCAAATCTACAATTATCTAAAAGCCCCTTGGTATTTGAAACTCAAGCTTCACGGTTATGATCACGTGGGTAATGTTGTGCCGGTGGGTGATGGATGGACTTGGAAATTATCTCTGATTGATATTCAGACTAAGATATCAGAAGATGGTTCCTATCATACTATTACGGCCCTACCACTAGCCGAGGTAGCTCTCAATAACCAGTATTGTATGTTACCAGATGGTAAGTCACTCGACGGTACAACTGTTGGCGAAGTGATGAAGAAGCTAGCTGAGACAATGAATGATGGGGTTAAGACAAAGTATGGTAATACCCACCCGCCATTTATTGAATATGTGATTGATGACAGAGAATACCCCTATGACACTAAGGTAGGTGTTACTAAGCCATTCGATCACAAGATTACCTCTTCGGTAGAAACCACTTCAAACCTCAGCAACGTTACCACATATGGCGTTCAGACCAGTCAGTATGGTGCTGGATCTGATATTCCCGGCTTGCTTGATAGTTTGATGGCTAGGTGTGAGACTGCGGTTAAGATGGCTCGTCTCAGTAGAGAATTGCCGCCTAGCTCAGGCATAGATGATGAAACTACTATTCGAGATGCTGCGAGTATCCTCCACCGCATTGAAACAAAAGTTGAATATGTTGGCTATGATGTGATCATGGGTGATTATTGTAAGAAGATCACCTACACGGTAAAGCCCTATAGTTCATTGCGCCTTTTGACCTCTATTGGTCGCGCTATGAATTTTGATAAGGAAAAGGATCTCACTAAGAAAAAAGCTGTTCATGCAATCGAGAGGTCTTTCCTCCACAAGCAATATGATTATGTCTTTACTGGTCTCAATACCGAAGTTGAGAAGTTTGACATCCAGACTAATTTCAGGTGGGCTGTCTCAGTTCCTCTCCTTCAAGGCTGGGCTGTTAACCAGACCAACACAGCTAAAGTGGATCCTACGGCACAAGCCAAGGCGCATACTGATCAGCTTGGGTACCATAATTCTACTTTGGCAGAAACCGATGCTAAGATTGCAGAAGCTGACAAAGAGATCAAAGCTGAAGGATTCGACCCTAACTCGGAACAAGGTAAGGCAACTCAGGCTAGAAGAGCTCAACTACAGGCTGCTCGAGACAAGCATTACAATGCTGTCCAGAGGCTCTCAAACGCGGTTGGTGCTGAACGAGATAAGATTAATAAGGTCAATCGAGACAAAGTTGATGCTGCGAGAAAGGCTTTGCCTACCGGTAGAACTATCGATGGCGAAGACTTAGTTTACGAAAATGCCCGAGATGGCGGAGATGGCTACGCAGGTGCAGGTCGCGGAGGCAATAGCTTCCTACCTATTACTATCAACCAAGATGCTGATCGTCCAGCAAGTGAAGCTGGTTACGGATCCTCTAACGATCCTAACTCGAATAAGAGTGTCTATGGTGCCTTGTTGAACCAGCTCTATGGTAGCTTTGACGGTAACCTCCAGAATCTAGAGCTTGATATCAAGGGAGATCCTTACTGGCTTGGCCCAGGTAGCAACGGTGAGATTTATGACACGCCGAGTTCTGGGGTAACACCTAACTTTACGAATGGTGAACATATCTTTGTCTTCCGATTTAAGCTTCCTATAGGTTATGATCATAGGACAGGTACAGTAGCGTTAAGCCAAGGTGCAAATGAGGGAAATAACAATCCCGGCGGTAGCAGCAATATCTTCACGGGTTTCTATGCCACTTCACAGGTGGTCCATCATTTCCGTGACGGTGCTTTCACTCAGACTTTGACAGGAACTCGAATTCAGGGCTGGGATTATGACCATATTCTGAATGGCAAGGAAAACATTGGTGACGACCTCAACTATTCTGATACTCAGAGTCCTGCTAGCCAGACACAATCGGGCGGATCAGGTAATCAAGGTTCGACTACTGCTATCCCAAGCAATATTGATGAACGAACCCTCTTGGCCTTAACCCTCTATGGTGAAGCTCGTGGCGAAGGTGCAAAAGGTATGCAGGCCGTGGGCAATGTTATTTCTAATCGCGTTCGAGATCCAAGATATCCTAATAGTGTTTCAGGTGTCATCATGCAGAAGCGTCAGTTCTCTGTTTGGGCAACTGACGATGTCACAAGAAGAGCAGGAGGAACTACTCCTGCTGCAATGAAATCTTCTATCAATACTCCGGCTGAAAAACAACAGTTTGATACAGCTTATAAGATTGCTGGAGATGTATTGTCGGGTAGTTCTTCAGATATTACCCACGGTGCTACTTCTTACTACAATCCCAGGGGTGCGGCTCCTTCATGGGGTAATAAGGGAACGACTACTGCTGTTATCGGTAACCACAAATTTGTTAAGGGTGTATAAAGATGGCTAATCAAGGTTTTAGGCGCTCAACAAGAACCCCGCCTGGGTATAGCCATACACCTGGCGGTCGTATGGCTACGTTCAATCAGGTTTATCTCGGCTATGTGAAGCACAATGACGACGCCTTCAAGATGGGTCGTCTCAAGGTATGGGTCCCTGAGCTTTCGTCAGATGAAAATGACGAATCACAGTGGTTTACCGTTCAGTATTGTAGCCCAATGGCCGGTGCAACTTCAGTTAGAGATAACGTCAAGGAAGGTAAAAATCTCACAGACACACAGAGGTCTTATGGTTGGTGGTCAGTTGTCCCCGACTTAGAGAATGAGATTGTGGTTATGTTCCTTAATGGCGACCCTAACCGCGGCATCTATATCGGTGGTCTCTATCAGCAGTTTATGAACCACATGGTTCCTGGTATCCCTAGTAACTCTTCTTACCAAGAAGGCAATGAGGGCCAAGATCCTCCAGTGGCAGAATATAACCGTTGGGATCCAAATGTCTCCAATTCTGACAACCACACTAGAGCGCGCTACGATCCCCTACACGAGGCGCTAGTCAATCAGGGTCTCTACAGTGATCCCCAGCGCGGACCATCTACTGCTGGCGCTCGTAGGGCAGGTGTGAGTAAAGTATATGGTTTTCTCAGTCCTAGTGGCTCCCAATTTGTTTTCGATGATTCTGAAGAGAATAGTTATATCAGGATCCGAACCGCTACTGGTGCCCAAGTCCTTATAAATGACTCTGCGGGTTACGTTTACGTAAACAGCGGCAACGGAAATTCATGGCTTGAAGTTAGCGATGACGGTGTTGATGTCTACAGTGCAAAGCCCATTTCACTGAGGAGTCAGGGTGACTTCAATATCCACTCCGACGCATCTATCAATATGTATGCTAAGAAGTCAATTAACCTCTTTAGCAGCGGCTCAGGTACGATGCAGTTTGGTAAAAGCCTAGATACCATCGTGGGTTCCACGATGAATACCAAGGTCACTGGTGATATCAACCTAGTAGGTAGTGGAGCTCTAAACCAAAAGATCACTGGCGACTTTGGTCTTAAGGTTAATGGTAAAGGTGCCCTAGAGGTCAAAGGAACTCTAGGAATGGGAGCCAGTGGAGACATCATCATGAAGGCTCCACAAATCCAGCAGAATGCAGCCACTCCAGATAAACCAGGCAAAACTGCTGATGCTAAAGGCCCAGAACTATCAGGGGTCGAAGACCGTGAACTTAATGCGGGTTCGAATTATGAGGAAATCTCAACCAACTCTATAGTGAGTCGACTCCCCACACATGAGCCATGGTCAGGTCATCCTAGTGGAAAGTCTGAGGCAGCTAGAGCAAGAGTTGACCTTAATGTCAGCTCACGTAGCCAAGTGGACGGAAATGGCAGTTCGTCAAGTGACTCGGGTGATATCCAGCCGGGTGAGGAAGAAATTATCCCAACTGATAATGCTACCTTTGTTGCTCCGGCTACTGGTCCGATTACTTCGCTCTACGGTCCACGAGGTAATCGTATCCATAAGGGCGTAGACATTGGTATTCCAATCGGCACTAACGTGGTAGCAATGAGGGATGGTACAGTAACAAAGGCCGGTCGAGGCACAGGTTACGGTAACGTCATCTATATCAAACACGATGATGGCTACGAAACCCGTTATGCTCACTTGAATAGTTTTAATGTGAGAGCAGGAACAAAGGTAAAGCAAGGCCAAGTTATTGCAAAATCAGGAAACACTGGTGTAGGTACAGGTCCTCACCTTCACTTTGAAATCCGCAAAGGTGGACAGGCTCTTAACCCAAATAGCAAGTTGAAGAATATTAGGAAGGGCGTCCGATTAACAGCGGGTAAGAACTAATAGGAAAGGGGGCCTAGGCCCCCTTTCATCACTTGTTAGGAATACCCTTGATTGGGGTCATTCCACGAGCTTCTCGAACCATATTGATAAACATGGCTCCTTGCTCAATTGCATCGTCAATCGCCACATGGGTATGTGGGAGATCGTCGAACCAATGCTTTGGCATACTGCGCTTGCTACAACTCTGGAAGTGCTTTCCCATTAGAGCCCATGCGTAACTCTTCACGTCTACACAACGCGAGAAGCTGAATGGGTTATCCCCTAGGAACTTCACAGTATAATAGTCAATCCACTTGAAATCATAGGCTGCTGGATAACCAACAAAAATCGGTTTACCAGGTAGAGTATCTAACCATACCTTGTATTCGGTCATAGCAGTCAAGGGATCACGGACATTAACCCGAGTCTTCTTATACTCTTCTGGAAAATCATTCCAGAATTCAGTAGTAGAAGGATGCGGTTCAGCACCTTCAAGTAATTCGAGGTTTGCCTCGAACGTTCCTATAAGGTTCTTCTCAATGTCAAACGCGGCTGTGGCAAAGCTGAGCATACTCGAGAGACCTGGGCACTTGCCGTCAGCCTCAATATCAGTCATACAATAGATTTCGGGTTTACCGCTCATAATGCTCACCTAAGAAAAGAGCCGGCTTTTGACCGGCTTATGCTTCCTTATCGGATCGCTTTGCTTCTCGAGCTAATGCTCGTCGAGCAGCAATAACCTCCTCTGGATCAGTAACCCACTTTGGGTTCTGTTCATCGGGGCTCTTGAGTTTAGGAACATCTAGCTTGCGACCCTTACCTCGTGATCCCTTTATGATCACTGGATGGGTTTCAACCTTTTCAATGCTCTCGAATTTCTCGCGATCCGCCTTGGCTTTCGCCTTTGGATCGCCATTATCTGGCTTTTCCATTTATCCAATGTATAACAGGTTAAACCCGGATGTCAAGAAAGAGTAATCCATTATATGCTTGGTTTATACACCTATAAATATGCTTATATTGGAGGTAAGCATGGCACGTAGACTGGTTATCGGTTTTAGCACCCAAGAGATGCAAGGCAAACGTGGATGGACTGTCTATGATATTGACCTTATCAAGCGTGACCTCCTGAATCATTTTCACACCCGCAAGGGTGAGCGTGTAATGCTTCCTACTTACGGAACCATAATCTGGGACAAGCTCTTCGACCCATTTACTGAAATGGTAAAGCAAGAGATTGTTGACGATGTAATCAGGATTGTGAGAACTGATACTCGCGTTTCCTTGAAAGCCGTAGATGTAAGCGTTTCTGACCACGGAATTAAGGTGGCCATTGAACTAAAGTATGAGCCTTGGGATGCAATTGGCACCTTTGCTCTCGAGTTTGATCGCCGTTCTCTTGAGAGGATTTAAGAATGTCGCAATCCCAGCGCCAGAGTGAGTTGTTTGCAGGTAATGACTGGTTGGCAGTCTATCGTGCGTTTACTGAGGTAAACCTAAACGCCTTTGACTTCAACTCTATCCGCCAGTCAATGGTGGATTATATCCGCCTCAACTATGCTGAAGATTTCAACGACTGGATTGAATCTTCGGAATTCGTTGCTCTTATTGACCTTCTGGCTTATCTGGGCCAAAGCTTGGCCTTTAGAACTGACATCAATGCTCGAGAAAACTTCATCGATGTTGCTCGTCGTCGTGAATCGATTCTGCGTCTTGCTCGTTCGCTTTCATATAACGCGAAGCGAAACTACCCGGCTCGCGGCCTAGCTAAGATCACTGAAATTCGAACCACACATGATGTTTACGATTCAACCGGCAAGAACCTCAATAACATTTCGATCAAGTGGGATGATGCAAACAATCCTGATTGGTTTGAACAGTGGGTTTTAGTCCTTAATGCTTCTCTGATTGAAACTAACCCATTCGGTAGTGCGCTTAAATCTGAAAGCATTGGCGGAGTTGAGACTCAGTTGTATAGGGTTGATAACCTACAGAATACTCCTGGAAACTTTCCGTTCACCACAAACGTAAACAACCGCTCATACTCCTTTGATGTAGTGAACGCAGACTTCAACACATCGTTTGGTTTTGTGGAACAGACTCCTAATCCTAATTCTAGCTTTCACTTAATCTATAGGTCAGATGGTAACGGCAACAGTTCTCCTGAAACTGGCTTCTTTGTTTACTTTAAGCAGGGAACCCTACAAAGGACTGATTACTCGATCAGTGAACCTCAAGAAAACCGCACTATCTACCTAGATACTGATAATGTGAACGAAACTGACGTATGGGTTCAGAGCGTAGATGACTTGGGATCTATTTTGCCAAACGGTGAATGGACGCGAGTTGGTCACGTTCCTAGTGACGAACTAGTGAAGGTATTCCTCACAACTGAGAACATTACCTATAACAGTGTTGATGCTGACGTTCAGAACATCTACCAGGTAATCACACAGGAATCTGACAAGATTGCTCTAAGGTTCGGTGACGGTCGCTTTGGTATGTCACCAGTGGGCAACTTGCGCGTTTGGTATCGTGTATCGGCTAATGAGAATTTGAATGTTCGTCCGGAAGATATCCAGGGCGTTAACATTGATATTCCATTCTATACCCGCAACAATACTCAGAAGCGTCTCAGCTTGACCTTTAGTCTACAGGAAGCTGTAAACAACGGCATTGCTACTGAGACGTCAGCTGAGATTCGTCGCCGTGCTTCGAGGGTTTATTCGACCCAAGGTAGAATGGTTAGTGGCGCTGACTATAATGAGCTTCCAATTCAGACTAACTTGGCTGTTAAGCTAAAGGCAGTGAATCGCGTTTACTCTGGTCAGTCACGTTATCTAGACCTTAATGACCCAACGGGCAACTACCAGAACACTCACGTATTTGCAGACGATGGTGCATTCTATCTGCTACCGTCAAATGAGAGTATAGAAATTTCCCACACGGTCGCAAGTGTTGATGAAATGATGACCAATTACATCCAGGATGTAATCAGCGGTATCTCGCTGAAGGACTTCTATCACAATTACCTATATGAGAAGCTACCAAGCACGGACCTAATAGGAATTACTAGCTACTTTTCGAATGATTATTTGAAGAAGAGCGAAGTTGCTCGTCAGATCAAGGAAAACCTTGAACTAAATCGAACCTTTGCTCTAGGCTTTGATAACATAACCTCCGGTGACGGTTGGTATGTTCTTACATCAAGTGAAATTAATCCAGACCTTACAGCTGATTACCAATTTGTTGACTCGATCAATCCGGGTCCAAACAGTTGGTTAGTCCACTTGGAATATACCAGTAACTTCTGGCGTATCACTGCTCGAGGCTTGTCATACGTCTTTGAAAGCAAGGAAGATTGTAAGTTCTTTTTCGCATCTGAATATAGGTCTATTGACCCTCAGACTGGTAAAGCAGGCTCGGATACTATTGGCCTACTGAGGAAGCCTAACAACTTCAACGGTGTTAGGATCTATAATTCGACGGGCGACAAGACAACAAATAATTTCCTAAATCCCTTATCACATGACCTCATGTTCAAGCTAGAAGGTATGTTCACTTATCCAGATGGCTTTAATGAACCATCTAGGGTTAAGGTACGATTCAACGATAGCAACAGTGATGGCATTGCAGATGTTCCATATTCCTACAAACTGTTGAAGAACTTGGATCCAACGATGAATACGATTGTTCATCTGGATACCTTCAGCACTGATGGTTATCCGATTCAGAAGCTAGTAAAGCGTTTGGAAAAGGCTTCTAATGGTTCGATCATAACCCCTCTACAACCGGGTGAGTTTGGCTATTTGGAAGACAACAGCCATAATGTAAAAATTTATATGGGCAATAGCGTAAACATTCGTCCTACGGAGACAGATGTTTGTCGTAATCCAACTACGCTTGCTCCGGCAGTTCTAAGTCGTAGCCAAAACTCACAGAGGGTTCTATACCCTTCTAGTGCGCCAACTGGTTCGGCATATTTTACTGTTCGTGAAGGCGTAAATGATTTGATCTTCCAGTGGAAGCACTTTGCTCCATCGAGTCATCGAATTGATCCAGCTATCAGCAACATCATTGATATCTTTGTCCTCACACGAGAATATAATGATGCAATGATTTCATGGCGCAATGCCGGTGCTGATCCGCTTTCGCAGCCGAAGAGCCCAAGTGAACTCTCTTTGAGGACAACTTTTAGTCCTCTCGAAGAATTTAAGATGTTCAGTGATGAGATCATTTGGCGCCCAGTTAAGTTTAAGCTGCTTTTCGGTCAGAGTGCTGATCCATCACTCCAGGCAAAGTTCAAGATTGTTAAGCTAAATGGTACAAGTATGAGTGATGGTGAGATCAAGAGTCGAGTCATCGAGGCTATGAGAACGTACTTTGACTTTGATGTAAATAGCTGGGACTTTGGTGAGACTTTCTTCTTCTCTGAACTAGGTGGTTATATTCATAGGCAGTTGAGCACCGCTATTTCGAGTATTGAAATTGTCCCAGTGTTAAATGATAGTTACTTTGGTAATTTGCGTGAAATCCGTTGCGCACCTGATGAATTGTTCTTCGTAACAGCCCAGGTCAGCGATATTGATATCATCACAGCAAATACTCCAACAAACCTCAGGATCAGGTAATGACCAGTAAGAAAAACCGCAGCCCATTTGCTTTTACACCGATTGTTCTAGATCAGGACAATCACGAAAAGCGCCGCGTTATTAAGCAGCTACCAACTGTCCACCAAACTGAAACTCTACAGAAGTTCTTTGGTGCGACAGCTGATCATCTGTTTGATACAGGTAAGGGTAAGCCAATTAACGGCTATGTGGGTCAGAAGCCACTATGGTATGATCCTGACCAAGATTACTACTTGGAAGAAACAACCGGTGATCGTTCTTTCTATCAGCTTGAAGCAAGCATGGTTAGCAAGAACGAAGAAGGCGAGCTTACCGATCTCCTCCCTTATTCTGATCTTGTTAATCAGTTAAGATTCCAAGGCGCACTGACAAACAACCACAACAGGTTGTTTAGCCAGGACTTCTACACTTGGTGCCCGCCGATTGATTTAGATAAAATCATCAACTTCCGTCAGTATGTCTGGCTTCCTATCAATGATGTTGCTCCTACGAGCACGTTTGAGAATGGCCAGTATGATGGATGGGTTTTGGCTAACGGTCAGCCTGGGCCAGTTGAGGGACCGTCAGCAGGTTTTAGTAAATTCCTTGGTCGTTTTGCAGGATCCAATGGAGATCAGGTCGTAAGCAAAACCTACAGTCTAAATGGTAATCTCACCAATACTGAAATTGAGTTCGACTTCCTGAAGATTGACTCTTGGGATGCAAGTAGCCAAAATGCAGGATCCAATGAACGCATTGTTGTCTATGTGAATGATCAGATTGCCTTTGAGTATATTCCAGTTGGTATCTTCTCCGAAGGCGGTCAGAGCATTGGCTCGGGCTCAATTGCTATCGACGATATTAATGGCACCTATCAGGTAACATCTCCAGGAGCAGACAGTCATCTGGGCGGAAGTTCAACATGGACTGATCGTGTCTATCATGTGAAGATGAAGCTGCAAGGCACCGGGCATACTCTTAAGCTAGGATTTGGTTCAACCACAAATCAGGTGCTTAATGACGAATCCCTCGGCATCGATAATATCAGAGTTAGTCAGAGTTCAAACACTGCTATGGTCCTCAGGGGTCCTACGGTTAAACTAAAGAGTAAGGGAACCACGAAGGAATTCTGGCTCCCAGGCTATGGTCCTAATGGCGATATTGATCTACGTCAGTTTTATGACCTCTCAGTTCTAACTGACAGTTTGATTAAAGTTTCTGTAGATGGTTCAGCTCGTCCTTTTACCTACACTACTGGTCAAGAAAAGATTGTATTCTCTCAGACTCCTGCAGAAGACTCTGAAGTAATCATCAGTGTCTACAGTGATCTTGAGAACAATGCTATTGGTTTAGCATCTGCAAATCCTAAGGCGTTTGGTGGTCTCCAGCTAAGTTCAAATATGCGAGTCTCTGTTCTTCTTGATAAGAACTCGGACTTTAAGGCTGATGAAGTCTATATCATCGAAAATGTTGGTAGCTCTATTGAGTTAATCAAAGAAGAAGATTTGGGTGCAGGTAGCAGTCCAGATTACATGGTTATGGCACGTGGTGCCAAGGATCGTAATGAATGGTCCACACGCAATCGCTGGTTCCATGTCAATACTTTGTCGGAAAACTTTGATCCAGACTATGTGTTGAATCAGAGGGCTGATCGTCCAATCGTAGAGTTTAAGCGTGGTTTGGAGCTCTACAACTATGGTATTGCTCGTCGTCTAGATGTTGACCTGGTGGTCGAAAACATCGAAGACTTGAATGGCTACATGAATCAGAACCCGGCTAATATTGTTCTTGATGGTATTGCAATCAAGGCAATCGGCAGCAACTTGATTAATGTAACAGCCGTGGACCCAATCAGCGGAGTCACCTATGGTGATCGCACTAGCATCCGTATTATGGTACGCAACACTGTTAATAGCCTCCTCAATAATAACGTCCTAGTGCTAGTAAACCAAAATGGCGTTCTCAAGCTAATCCTAGAGACCGATGGTGAGAACCCTAGTGGTATTCCGGTGTATGGCGAAGTGTTCAAGGTCAAGCTGGGAACATACTCTGGCGAAAACCTACACTGGAACGGGACCAGTTGGGTAGTAGGTCAGAAAAAGACCAAGGTCAATCAGTCTCCACTATTTGAGCTGTATGACTTGAACCAGAACAGCTTGAGTGATATTGGTCTGTATCCTAACAGCACATTTGAGGGTTCAAAGCTGTTTAGCTACCAGGAAGATAATACTGGTGTTCGAGTAGCTGATCCTATCCTAGGTATTGCGCTAGTTCACGATAATAAGGGACAGATCCAGTTTGAGAACTACCTAAATACTAAGACTTACCAGTATAATGTAGCGGGTAAGTTCTACGACATTGGTGGCTTCTATTTCCATAGAAACAATGAAGAGAATTCTTTCTCCAATGACTGGTACAAAGCACCTGAAACAACTCAACAGTTCATGATTGATCGCTATGTGAGCGATGGTCGAAGCAAGTTGTTTGACATTAGTCAGAATGCTGAAAAGCTCATTGTTACGCTTGGTAGGATCAATGAGAGTAAGTCTTTTGAACAGACGGTTTTAGTTGAAGACGTTGACTTTATTAGGGTCGGACGTCAGATCATGATCTTTGTTATCAAATCTGGCGATGTAATTGAGATTCGTTCCTATAGTTCGGAGAACCCACCACTTGACGCTAAGGGACATTATGAGGTTCCTCTGAACCTACAAGCCAACCCAGACAATGCTGAAGTAACGACCTTGACCAAGGGTGACTTCTACAGTCACTTCAGTGAGATCATGAAGAAGCAGACTGGCTTTAATGGCGCAGAATACGCTCTGAACAATTACCGAGATACCGCTAAGGTTCTAAACCTTGGTACTCACATTATTCAGCATTCTGCCGGTCTTCTTAAGACTATGCTTCTAGCTAGTAACCAGCAGTTGGATCTGACCGCTGCTATTCGCTTTGTTGAATCTGAGTATTCCAGGTTCAAGGCTAAGTTCCAGCAGAAAATCATAACCTATGATAACCAAGGTTCGTTGTCTAATGCGTCTTCCGATAACGTGTGGATCAATACGGCTCTGGATGACTTAAACAAAGGCAAAACTAAGCAGTTCCCATTCTACCTCAGTGGTATGGCAAAGAATGAAGACAATCAGTTACCTACATTCATTCCACCCACTCCTAGCTTCCTAGGTGTATATCCCCTATATGCCCCTGAGGTTGTCAGTGAGAATGTGTCTGATGATGAAGGTAACGTGGCTGCTGTTTGGTTCGTAAGGGGACATGACGGGTCCCTAACCCAAGCAGAGAACGAAACATGCGCCCGAGTATTGTTTGCTTTAGAGCAGCGCATCTTCAATAGCGTTCCATCTACAATCCGAGATCGCGAACGTCCGGCTTGTGACATCTTGCTTGCTTATGGTGATCAATACCGCAGGAATGACTACACTTATGACGAGTTCAAGCAGATTCTTCGTCCTTCTTTTGAACGTTGGGCTGTAGCTTATCGCTTGGATGTAAGGTCGAATGAAAGCTTTGAGGAAAACAATCCTTGGACCTGGAACTGGTCATCGGTCCCTTCAACTAACGGTGATAAGATTCCTGGTCACTGGCGCGGTATCTATGAAAAGTTCTATGGAACTCAGCGTCCAGACTTGACTCCTTGGGAATCGCTAGGATTCGCAATTAAGCCAGTTTGGTGGGATAACCGTTATGGTGGTGCCCCTTACACAAGTGAAAACCTTGTCCTGTGGGATGACCTCGAAAAGGGCTATATCCACGACGGTGATCGCAAGGGTATTAACACCTCTTTGGCTCGTCCAGGTCTATCGCAGTTCATCCCAGTAGATCTCCGTGGTCGTTTGCGTCACCCTGGGCCACGTGATCTTATCGCTTACAATGAAGTAACCGAAGATACAGACTTAGCTTATGCCGGAGATCCGGAAGCTTGGGAAGACGAGCACGACGACGGGGTGCTAGGCTGCGGTATCATTCCACATGTGCCATTAGTGACCGATAGAAAGGCTGAATGGAACTATGGAGACATGGGTCCAACCGAACAGAACTGGAGGCGTTCGAGCTCATTTGCTTTTGCAATGGCCAATGCTACCTACTTGATGAAGCCAGCAGCTTTTGTTGAGCTTGGATGGAATACTCAAGACATTGATCTGTATTTTAAGGGAACTGCTAACGAACAGTGGTTGAACCAGGATACTATGGGCCGTCCAAGTCATAAGGAACTGCAGGTTCATGGTGAGGTCCTCGATGATTTCAGCTTGGTCACAAAGGTAGGTATCCAGCAGTGGGTCAGTGATTTCCTCACTAACCGCAATTCGGATATTAACACAAACTTGGCCGAAAAGGTCCGAGGTCTAGGAAGCCAGCTTTCCTATAAGGTTGGAGGCTTTTCCGACTCTTCGACTCTAGTTGCTGTGAGTGATGCTTTTGGTCGAATCCCAAGTGAAGATGTTACGATCACAAACTACAGAAGCCCTAGTATTCGTGAAGAAACCTACAGCGGTGTCTTGATTGAATACAAAGGTGATAGCTATGAGGTATATGGATATGATTCACTGAATCCATACTTCACAACAGCTCTTCCTGATGTGAGTGGTCGTCGTATAACTGTTGGTAGTGGAATCAAGGCCTCTACTCCTACTCCACTATGGCGTCCGACTACCTATTACCAGGTCAACATTACTGTCAAGCACGAAGATGAATTCTTCCGTGCTACAAAGACCCACACTAGCTCTAGCTTCTTTGAACCAGAATTTTGGACTGCTGTGCCTCGCCCTCAATATGCAGACGGTGGTGCGTTGACCTGGTATCTAGACGCTAATATCAACAATGCTGTTGATAAGGTAGCATATGGTACAGTCTTCAAGACTCCACAGAGTCTGGCTGACTTTATCAATGGCTATGACCGCTATTTGAAATCAAGGGGATGGGTATTTTCTGCGGTAAATGACGATCAGAGTGATATCCGAGATTGGAGGTCTGCTCTAACTAGCTTTATCACATGGAGTAGCAACCCCGAGCGCCAAGAAGGTGACTTCTTAGCTTTAAGTCCATTCTCTACTTTGGCACAGTTTACTTCAGAGCATGGTTCTATCCAGCCTGTAGAACAGATTGTAAATGGCCTTTACGCTGTGGTTGATCAAAATGGTCAACCAATTGATCCAAAAGATACGCATGTTGTTCGAACAGATGGTAACATTAACATTGCCTGTAATGCAACTAAGCAGGGTATCTTTGGTCTTCGTCTATATATCAGTGAAATTGAACACGTTCTGGTATTCAACAATCAGACTATCTTCGGAGATACTATCTATAGCCCACTGCTGAATATCAAGCAGCCACGTATTCGCTTACAGGGCTTTAAGACTATCAATTGGAAGGGACGTCTAGATGCTCCGGGCTTCATCGTTACCGGTGACACCTTGACACCTAACTTTGAACGAGCAGCAGACGACTTCCGTCGCTTCTTCGAAATTGAAACTATGGAGAACAAGACACTCCAGGATCGTGCCCGTGCTAACTTTGGGTATGAAGAGCGTGAATACCTCAACAACCTATTGCTGACTTCTACTAACCAGTTTGAATTCTATCAGGGTATGATTCAGCAGAAGGGTTCGCCAACGTCTATGACTAGGCTTCTTCGCAGCAATTTCATCCGCCACAACAAGGGTCTGAAGCTGTTTGAAGAATGGGCTTTCCGAGTTGGCGACTACGGCGGTCAAGAAGTTACTCCACAGCTTGATATCCACATCCGTCAAAGTGAGTTTAAGAACAATCCTCAGTTGATCAAGTTCTCAAATGTCGAAGAAGAAAACACCTATGGTGTGATCACGGTAGTGGATACTAAGAATCCAGATGGTTCTCTTGATCAGCTTGATACTCGTTGGAACTGGCGCCCTGATATCTCTGATATCAATTGGCCGACTAAGGATTATGTTGATACCATCGGTTTACCACCAACGGCTGGTCCAGTTAATTTGGATGAGGTAAGGTTTACTGTCTCAACTCATGAGGAATTCTCTAATCTCTATAGCCAGACCTTGAGCAATGAAGAAGAGGTAAATGACCGTGATCGTGCATGGGTCTACGGTATCGGAGAAGGAGATCCAAGGACAGCATGGAAGACCTATAAGTTCAATGATACTGGTTACAAGATTGTTTCAGCTTTTGAATCAACCTTCCCAGACCAGGGTGCTGTAATTCAGCTAAACCAGAACGTTAAAGGCTTCAATGGTTCAAACAATCCTTGGAACTCGACTTTCTACCTCAACCAGCCAATAAACTCAGGCCAGGTCGATGAGAATGGATTCACAATTTCGGGTGAGATGCTTCATCTCAAGAACCTTGCGGGTTCGGACCTCAGTGATCATTTGACCTATGTCCCAAGGTTCAGGAATAGATTAGTAGAGGAATTTAATCAGACCAACAACGCAATGTTGATGGGATTCGTACCAAGCGCAGGACAGTTTATTAAGAGCATTACTGTAGTGGTTGATGAAGCATTTGCACCTGGTTCTACTTTGGCGATAGGTCACACTGAAACACCTGAACTATTCTTGGCTGAAGGTGTATTGAACCTGAGCGTTGAAGGTTCATTTACTATTAGCCCATCGATGTTCCCTTGGAATACTACTTTGGCTAATGGAGCAACCTTCATGACCGTGGACCTAGTGTCCATGAGTTCGTATGGTAGCTTGAGGGTGATGGTTGATTACTATTACACCAAGGGTTTCGAAATCCAGGAAGTGCTCAATGGAGGCTTAGTACCGCATTATGTGAATGTTGAAGGCGGCACGGGCGATATCTTCACTTGGACGCTGACACGTTATCCAACCCTAGCCTCGATTCCAACTCTCTCGGGATTGTGGGATGAAGGTGATATTGTGGAAGTTGATTCAGGTATTGAATCAAATCGCTGGAGCACCTTTAAGCGAGTAAATGGTTCTTGGTCTGAGATTCGTCGCCAGAATCGTAAGATCAACAGCGAACTACTCACAAGCGCGGCGATCTTTAATTCTACTGAGAACAAAATGAAGCTTGTTCTACAGCTTTATGATCCACTAAAGGGTTACATTCCTGGCACTGCGGATCGTGAACTTGAATTCAAGACCAAGAATGATCCAGCAATTTACAGTTCTGGACTAATGGTCTGGGGCAAGGATCAAGTAGGTAAGCTTTGGTGGGATCTGAACTCTGTTCGTTACTTGGATTATGAAATCTATGATAACCTACAGGGAGACATTAACTACCGCTGGAAGAACTGGGGTCGTGTTGCTCCTAATTCTAATGTTGATATCTACGAATGGACCCGTAGTCCAGTTGCGCCTAATGCTTGGCAGGATTATGTGGAAAGCCGTTCTAACCTGAAGATTGACAACAAGCCTACAGGTGAAGCGTTTGACACTACGCCTTATATCATTGATATTGAATGGAATGATGATATTCAGGCTGAGGAAACAGTTTACTACTTCTGGGTTAAGAATCCCTCAGTAGTACCTGGTATCCCTGAGCGCAAATTGTCAGCTCGTCAGGTCTCGAACATCATTGCTAACCCAAGCGCTCAGGATATTCCTTACTTTGCGGTTATTGATACCAACAAGGTAGTTGTTGGTGGTATAAGGCAGCACTTGGATGAAGACAATACAGTTCTGAAAATCAAGTGGACCAAAGACACTGAGGTAGTGAATAACCACCATAAGCAGTGGATGATCCTGCGCGAAGAAGATGAGCGCAATACAATCAATGACTCGCTTTGGAACAAGATGCGCGACTCGATTGTTGGTTGGGACGCAACTCAGGCTTACGTGCCTGATGCTCGTTTGCCAAAAGCTCAGCAGGTTGGTGCTCTAATTCGTCCACGTCAGTCTTGGTTCCCAGTTGATAACACAATTGCTGGACCTCGTCCGAGCCGTGACGCACGTGAAGCTTTTGTGGATATCATAAATGATATCTTGGCTGCTTCTCCCTTCATCGAGCAGTGGACAGATTGGGAAGGTCTATTCAATGTTGGCGAAAGCCTTCCAAGCTCTGATCGCTACGTTGCTACAGCTTTGGATCTAGCAGACCTTGCCAACTTGCTTCCAGCAAGTCGTAATATGGTCCAAGTGGACGAATGTGTTCTTATTGAGAATACTGCTGAGGCTTCGGGTTTCTGGACCCTATGGAAGCTTGTAGAAGTTAATGGCCAGAGAACCTTTATCCTAGAAGATCTACAGAAGTGGAGGATGCAGGAAGGAGAGTTGTGGAACCTAGCCGATTGGTATGCTGAGGGTTGGGCAGCAAGCAACTTCCCCAACTATCGTTTCGCTACTGAGGCAGACCGCACCGCAGCTGGTAACCTAGACATCACCCTCTTGAAGGGCACATTGGTTCAGGTTGACCACAGCGATACTGATAACCGTTGGACATGGGACGTTTATACCAGCACTACAAAGTATCAGGTTGCTAAGGCAAAGAGCACAATGAAGCTGAGTAATGCGTTCTATGATAGCTCGCGCGTAGCTTTTGGTCCAAATGAAGTAAAGGACATTCTTACCACTAACGTAGAAACACGAATCACTCCTAGCAGGATTCAGGAACTCGCTGATATCATCAACAACCGTGATGGTAGCCGCGAAATTGAGTTCATGCTCAACATGTTGAAGAACTCACTCTTTGATGTGTTACAGAGGAACAAGCTGTTCTTCAGCATGGTTAAGAGCGCGTTCAAGCAGAGCCAAGTTATCGATTGGGCATTTAAGACTTCCTTCCTCTACTTGGGTGGATATTCGGAAACCCTGCGTCAAAGTCCAGTGGCATTTAAGGACCAGATTGACAACGTTATTGCTTACTTGGAAGAGGTAAAGCCATACCACGTTAAGATTCGTGAATATGTGCGTCGTCTAAGCTATGGCCCAGATGTGGCCGACTTGGCTATGACTGACTTTGATAAGCCGGTCTATCCAGATGGTCAGGCCAATAAGGTACTGGATCCTAATAATTTGGCTGACCAAAAGATTCTAAGCCTTCAGCGTCCTTGGAAGGACTGGTATGAAAATTACCAGAAGCCAGTTGCTGATTTAGAAGATTGGGATCTAAACTGGAATGGTGTTCGTAAGCTGAAGGTCAAAGTGAAGTTTGACCGTATTGCTTGTGGAACTGTTAATGGATGGGACACGACTCCTTGGGATCCGGCACTTATGGTTTATAGCCAAATTGGTGGCGAAACTCAGAGCCTCAGTTCTCTTAATGCTCTCTACAGGAGCCAGAACACTCAAGGTGATCCGCTCTATTATAGGGATCAGGTTGTCGAGACTATTGAGGACCGTAACTATCTAGTCCGTAAGGGTATTGTGACAGAGGATCGCCCTGGAACAATCGTAACGGTTCTAGCAAGTGGCGAACACTTCATGTGGTCCGGCCAGGAATGGTTTGCTTTTGAATCAATCGGTTGGGATAAGGGACCAGACATGGGTGCTGTTTCTAGAACCGAAGCAGCTTACCGCCCGCTGCCCGGAATGACTAGGGCAGATGACCCAGGCTTAATTGCCGGCTGTGAATTTGACGGAACTGTGATCAGCAGCAATTTCGTACAGGATGAATGGGATATCTTTGAATGGGATTCCACTGGTTACAGTCAGGGTCTTCGCGAACATGTTGGTGTGGATCTGGATACTATCGAGGGCAACACAACGGCTCAGGACGAAAGTGATCCAACTAACATCAAGATCTCTGGCAACGAGTTTGCTCAGCCTAATAGAGATTCGGGTCGCCCGCACGAACTAGTTCAGATTCGTGGTCTAGAAAGCATTGTGATCAATGTAAAGCAAAATGGTACACCTTACCAGAAGAGCTTTATGAATGCTATGCAGGTATGGCAGGATACGAAACTTGAAGCTAACGGTATGACCTTTAGTGCTTGGGATCAGAACCTCAAGACCCTAACTGTTAATGTTAGTGGCTGGTCCGAAGATGCCAATGGATTTACCCCGCTTCATGATCCACAGAACCCATCAACTGGCTTTATCCGCGATATCATGCTGTCGAAAGGCTACAGGTCAGCAAGCAATGTAAACATGACCACGGCTGGAACTAAGACCTTCAAGCTTCGTGATCTTGCCGATGTTGACGGTATCCCTGCAGGTCTGATGGGTAATGGAGTCAAGGTTGCAGTAGTTAATACTCAGGATCCTTCGAAGAGAGCTATCGGTGTAGTGTCTAATACACGCGGTAATGAGAAGACCTGGAATGGTTCAATCTCGGTTACCTTTACCGATGGCTTTGTGGATCTTGGATCTGGTAAGTCTTGGAACATTATTCCAGTTGATATGTTCAATGAACCAGGTATTGTGTGGATTGACAATGCTCGCTTCACCTACACTGAAGTTCAGCGCAACGGTAACCTGGTAACTCTCAAGAATGCGAGACTATCAGCAAGTTCTCTTGGCTGTCTAGAGATTGCCGAAGATAACAGCTTGACTCTGAAGAGCACTAACACCGTTCTTGATGGTTCAAAGCACCGTCAAAACACCTAATAAATACACTGATAATAGGATTGGAGAGGTCATGAGCGAAGAATTCCACGACGATGTTCTGCCCAAGATGACAGGTCACGTTTTGATTCGTGACCCAGAAACTGGTCAGGTAATCCTCGATAAGAAGAACGCTATTCACTATGAGAACATGAGTTTGGCTATTGGCTATGCTCTTGCGAATAAAGGTGAAGGTATCATCTACAGTATGGCTTTTGGTAATGGCGGTAGTGCGGTTAGTGGAACAGGTGCAATCACTTATTTCCCTACAAACACTCAGGATCCAAAAGCAGACCTATATGATCCTACCTACACAAAGAATATCGATGGTTCGACTAGCAACTTCATCGAAGTAAAGCATCTTCTCGGTACACCTTATACTGATATCGTTGTTACCTGCACCCTAGATTATAACGAACCTAGTGGTCAGGCAGCTTTTGACGATGCCTCAAATTCCAATGACTCCTTTGTGTTTGACGAACTAGGTTTGAAAAACTCTGAGGGTATGTTGCTTACTCATGTGGTATTCAACCCAATCCAAAAGGCACTCAATCGTCTTATTGAAGTGGTATATACCCTTCGAATCCAGATGAATTAACAGCGCGCTTTATAGGGCACTAAATATCTAGGATTCAGGAGGGAATATGAGCTACAAAGTCAACAAAGCAGATGGTAATTCAGTTATCGTTGCTGATCTCGAAAAGGAGATCGTCGGCGGCCTCACCTTATTGGGCTATGGTTTCACGAACTATGGCGACGAAATTGCTCAGAACTTTGTCAAGGATCTAGAGAATAATGCTGGTGCAGCAGAACCTGTTAAGCCGGTTCTAGGTCAGTTTTGGTTCCAGATTCCTCTAAACCCTGCTACTGAAAACCGTAACCTTCGAATCTGTACCAGCACAAGTGCATCTACTCTTGATACCCGTTGGAAAACTATATTCAGTATCACCCCGTCGGGTGCCATACAGTTAGATGCCTGGACTCTAAGGGGTAAGGCTCCGGTTACGCCTGGAGGCGGCTCTACGGGCGTTGGACAACCCGTAGTCTTGGATTCGAATGGTAAGGTCAATACTAGCTATCTGCCCTATACGGGCGGAGGTATTATCACCGTCAACCAAGCAACTGGTGTTATTTCCACAGATGGCACAACTGGTCCAATGGGGCCACAAGGTCCGACTGGCGCCACTGGCGCTACTGGTCCGCAAGGTCCTATGGGACCTATGGGCCCAATGGGTCCGCAGGGACCGCAAGGGGCTAAGGGTAATACTGGATCTACTGGTAGCCAAGGCCCAGCAGGCGCTACCGGGCCACAAGGTCCACAAGGCCCGGCCGGCCCATCAGGTCAAGCAGGTTCAGGTATCTCAGGTTCAGGCGGATCTTGGGTTCAATTTTCAAATGGTTTTAAGATGTGTTGGGGACAGATCGCGGTCAAGCCACACGGCGTTGTTTATCCCAATTTTCCTTTCACATTTAATAATATTCCTTCTTTGGTGGTAAGTGGTACCAGTAGTAAAGGTGGTGACCCACAAGTTAACGATTCGTCGACTTACCACCCTGATGTAACAACAACAAGAGCAGCAATTACCAGTGGTCGTGATGAGAACTACACCGCTCACTGGATAGCAATGGGATTCTAATATGAAGTATTTCTACAGTCCATCAGTGGGTGGGTTCTTCATCGAAGGTATCAATTCAATTATACCTGAAGATGCCTTTGAAATTTCTCAAGAAGAACACCAGGCTCTTCTTGATGGTCAAAGCAGCGGCAAATCAATTGTTTACAAGAGCAGGAAACTACAGCTCGTTGAACCTGAAAAAGTATCCAAGACTTGGGACGATATTAGGGCTCGTCGTGATCGCATTCTAGCCAATTGTGATTGGACCCAAATGGCAGATAGCCCTTTGTCGGACCAAACCAAGACAAAGTGGGCTACATACCGACAGAAACTGCGTGACTTGACTGAAACCTATTCTGATCCCAACAAAGTGGTTTGGCCAGTCTCGCCATCTGAGGAGGCATAATGAGCTATACGGTAAACAAAACCAATGGCGACATTGCAACCATTGTTGATGAGTATAAGAAGGAAATTATTGCCGGTTTGGCAATACTAGGCTTGGGTTATGTAAACTATGGTGAAGAGATTGCTAACAATTTTGTTAGACTAGCTGAGAACTTTGCCTATAACGTAGCGCCTTCTAATCCTCTAAAAGGGCAGATTTGGTACGATACTTCGTCCACTAATCCAGTAGTTAGATCTTTCAACGGTTCCACCTGGAATCCACTATTTGCAATTGATTTAGCCAACAATAGAGCTGGTCCATATTATAATGGCAGTCCGGCTTTTCCTGATATCAATCCAGTAGCTGGGACTTTAGTGGTTCGTGGTAGTGACGGTAAGATTGCACCTTCAAGTATCCCATCTGGTTTGAATGCAGGTAGTGCCACAACCTCGAGTCGATTAGATCCTGGATCTAAGATCAATGGTATAACATTTACTGGCGCACAAGATATTATTCTCACAACGGCAAATGTTCCCGAGTCAGGTAATCTGTATTATACGAATGGCCGCGCTCGTGCTGCTCTATCCGGTGGACGTTATATTACGGTAGATACAAATACAGGCCAGATCTCATTCAACGGTCCAGATCCAACGAGCGGTGCTACAGGTCCACAAGGCCCAGCTGGTCCACAAGGTCCTATGGGGCCTACGGGACCACAAGGCCCAGCAGGTGCTAATGGCGCTACAGGCCCGGCCGGTCCACAAGGACCACAAGGTGCTCCGGCTGTTGTGAATTTCCACTACGATACTGCAGGGTATGGTGCTGGCGGCACAGGCTATGCCGTTTATAGTGGCGGTTTACTAGTTCAATGGGGGAGAGTTCGTAGATCTTTTACCGATGAAGGCGCTTGGACTCTTAATTGGCCTGTAAGCTTCGGAGGTGAGCCTATTGCTATAAACGCCACAGCTTATATCCAAACTTCTTCGAAATACCGAGATCTTATCCCGCAGGTTGTTTCAGCTAACGCAACTGGCGCTACATTCTACCTGCAGACATCGAGTTCGGATGACCCTAAGGGTTACGGTTTCGACTGGATAGCTTACGGAACAACTTAAAAGAAAGCCCCGGATTGCTCCGGGGCTTTTTGTATTAGAGCTTAAAGGTTGTCTTAAACTCTGTAAGTTCACGCTTACTCATTCGGAAATGATCCAAGAATTCTGCCTCAGTTTCAAACTGGGCTTGAATATGATCATATGCTTCCGAGAAGCTCAGATCAAATTCATTCGAACGCGTCACTAGAGCCTGAAGAAGCTCAACTTCCATACCCGAGAAGGTCTTGGAATCACGAATGTAATCCTCATAAGCCTCACAAGCAGCAGGGAAGATAGGCTTGATCAGCTTGTAGATTGCACGAGCAAATTCCTGGATTTCCCACTGAGCATGACTATCTTCACGAAGCTTCAGCATGTGGAAGAGGTTGTGAAGGTTCTGCTTCCAGTAGAGCTCAGTGTAACCAGCTACTGGCATAACAGTGCGAGCTAGTTCACGAGTCATACCCTCGTATTCGTCAGTGAAGCCGAAATGTTCCTCAAGAGTTCCTTCACCGAGAAGATTCTTGTAGATCGTATAGCTATCTTGGGTTGCTTTACGAAGCAACTTCTGTGCTGCTAACTGGTCGCTAGCTTCCATAACACCGCCACGACCCTGCTTGTTTAGGGTGCTCTGTGGCTGGATGTTCTCGAGATTTGGTACATACATCTCGTCAGTCAGAACCGAGTAGCGACCCGAATATTCATTCAGACTCGAAGTGCGGTGTCGCACCAGCTGACGCATAACAAAGATGGGAAGCTTGAGATGGAGTTTAACTTCTGCCATTTCAAGTGGGCTGGTATGCTTGTGGCGAACCAGGTAGCGGATAAGACCACGGTCTTCACGAACACTCTTAGTGCCGTCGCCGTAGGATACTCGAGCCGCGCTGACAATTGCGGCATCATCTCCCATTGTGTCAACTAGACCAACGAAACCGTGATCAAGGACTGGGACATAGCGGTCGTTGCCAGCAACATCGCTCTGAAGGGTCATTCTACACTCCTATTATGTTATTCAGGATTGAGTGTTTGTTTCTCAATCCTGAATATACACTCAGAGCGCAATATCCTTCAATATGATTTCGGCGAAATGTCGGATTGTTTCCTTCACTTCGGCGAGATTTAGGATAAGACCAATCTCGTCAATACCTTGATCTTCTAGGCTCTCATCATCCATCATGATCTCATTGAGTTCTTCACGAGAAATGATGTAAGTCTCACCCTCAAGGTCAGTAACACAAGCCCCAGAAACAAATTCCTCAGGCACGTGATCAGGTTCAATTTCAGCTAGGATCTTATCCAGGTCCTCAAACTCCGGTGTCGCCATTGTCGTCACTCCTAACGAGTTTGACCGCTACTTGGTAGCGCTCATACATTGTGCGAACAGCTTCATTTTCTTGAATGAGCTTTCGTTCACTAATGTATTTAATCAATTCCTCGCGAGTGACACTTTCTTGGCTACCGTTATCCATGTGAACCTCAATCTTCACATCATACTTTCCTACACTCGGATTGATGTGGAGAGAAGGATATTCGGTTAGAATCTTCCAATTGATGTTTTTGATATTACTGATGGAAGTGTTGATTGTACTGGGAACATTGTTGTAGGTGATAGATTGCTTAGGCACCATAGCAACCTGCATCTTCTCATACATCTTATCAAGTGCCTGAGTTGAGAAGTAATCATCAGAATACAAGCTAGAGTTGTAGATTGGAAGAGTATTGTCTTCCTTTTCATCCTTGTCTGGATCAACTTTAGGATACTGGGTCATTTTTATCACCTCCGACTAAACGGATAGTCATAACAAGCTTATCCCACTGTGATGATAGGGTCTCGTTACTTTGAATCAAGTCGAGCATCTTCTTGATCTTCTGATATTCAAGCAGCTGGGTGTCGAGGTTGTCTAGGACTTTATCCAAATCAGGTTCAACATCTATGATACTAGTAAGGTTGTGAAGGCGATGATGAATCCTAGCCCATTTAAGTTCTTTATTCGTTACTGTGTTTTCCCGCTGACGAAGCTGCTCATAGGCTTGCTCATACTCTTCACGAGCAATTTTATCAGCTTGTTCCTGGATTGCCCAGATGTCAATGTCATTACTCATTCAGTCATCCTCATCATAACAAGAAGTTTATCCCACTGGGCTTTGACCATTGGATTTGTCTCGAAGGCATCAAGTAGAATCTGAAAGTCAGTGGCCTTAGTTATAACTTGTAAAAAGGCATGGACAAACTCGGTCATATCCTCAGGTAGATGCATGTGATGACCTATACCATCTATTCGAAATGTCTCATGGCCAAATAAAAGCTGGTAGCAGTATCTGTCCTTAGTCTCATCTCTCCACTGGGCAGGTTGATTAGACATCTTTGCCCATTCGTCTCGAATGCGACTTACAGCTTTGTTCCAGGAACTAACCGCATGAGATATTTGTGCTTTGCCTTCATCAATTTCAGCCAACCTTTCTTGAATGTCTGAAATAGCCGCTTGATAGCCTTCATGACGAGCTTGAGCTTTCATCACTTCTAGCTCTTCGCTCATGGATTTCCAATCATTTGGATTTGTCATAACCTGCTAACCTCAAAGCCATCATAAATTTGTCCCAAGTTCCCCTCACGACGTCATTCTCATTGATGGCTTTTATGATAATATTAAAGTGCTCTGCTTTGACTTCGCAATCGGCTAGCTTTTTATTCAAGCGAGCAATCTCTTTGCGATACTCATAACAGTTGGTATTCAGCTGGCTGACGAGTTCCTGGCTTCTCTGTAATTTACTCTCTACGGAGCGCCAGTTGAAATCATCAGACATTTTGAGAACCAGATAGTTTCCTCATCAGTTGGAGATCATCAAACATCTTCTTTATCTGAGGATTGTTTTCAATGTCCTGTGAGAGATAGAACCACTTCAAGGCATGATGAGCCATCCTCTGGTGAGCGACCCTGAACTTACGCTTGATGTGACGAAGGTTCTCTGCCAGCTCTTGAGGTGTCTCAATATCAAGTTCTTCCTGATATCGGAAGTGGTAGCTGTGAAGCTCGCCATTGAATAGATCCTCTGGATCTAGCTTTTCTTCACGTTCTCCATAATAGTCAGATGCCTCAACAGCACAATCATCATCGCCGTAGTCGTAGGCGTCAAAAATGTGAGCGGCCATTTCGGGACCAAAGGGGTCGCTTACTTTTGGAATGACACTGCCATTTGAATAAGCAGGCGTAACGGCGTATGCTTTGCGGTATTTGCTCATAAGAAAATCCTGGAAAATTGCTTTTCCAGGATTTTACACAATTAGGTGAAAAAACTCACTAAAGAAGTTCACCTCTTTGTTTCATAGCAGGAAGATTTTCTAGAGCTGCTAAGATGACAGCCGCAGCTTTAACAAAGTTATCCTCAAACTCTGACGCTTCTGGATTGATACCATTGCGACGAACTTCAGAACTCACATAGTGGCTGATAATAGCCACCCAGTCACCTGGGGTATTCTTAGCATCCCATTCGCTTCCGGGGAGGTCAGCTTGACGCTGACGCTCCGCACGGATTCGTTCCAAGAGAGTATCTAGGTTCACTTCTTAGCCTTTGGCGGACGACCGCGCCTCTTAGGAGCCTGTGGAGTAGCTACCAAGGCATCCTTGTTTCCAGCCGGCTGACCATCCTTACGAGGACGACCTACTGGATTCTTAGGCTGCATTGCGGCCCACTTTTCCTTGTCTTCCTTGTCTTCACGCAGAGCAGCGCGATCCAGGAATTCCTGAATAGCTGAATCAGAGGTATCTACCTGATTGCCTTCTACGTCGCCTTCTTCGATGACAGGAACAAAGCTTGCCTGCGCCGCAGCTAGAGCCGCCTTAACATCATCGGGGAGAGTAGGATCAATAGCTTCTACGACGACCTCTGGCTGCGAGTTCTCAGCTACGTTAAGCTGGACAGCCTCAGTTACTTCTACCTGTTCTACAGGAGCCACAGGGGCTTCTAGGGCAGTAACCGATGCCTCGATTACTTCAGGACTATCCGTCACCTGTGGACGTAGTTCAGGAACCATGCGATAAGCCTGCTCGCGCTTACGCGAAGCTTCAGCTTCCAAATCTTCAGCCTGGCGGATGATGTTCTGGGCAATGTCTACCTGTGCCTGAACCGTTTCGGATTTCTGATTCTCAAGAATCCTGTTCTCAAGCTGAACTTCTGCTTCCTTAGGTGCTTCTTCGCCGTTCATGAAATCTACGATCGTGCGTAGAGGACATGGTGCGTTAGGAGCAGGATACATGACGATTTCGTCAATCCCTACAGCACGAAGCAAGCCATAGGTGTGAAGTGCGTTCATAACATCTAGGCCTAGATCAGGCAAGATGCGGCGCGACAGAAGGGTATGTAGGTGTGGAGTCTGCTGGCCTTCAGTTGAATCAACAATATCCATGAGAGCGTCATGGAAACGATCCGGCAGAGCATCAGTATCTACGATCAGGGCGTTCTGTTCGTTACCAGGAATCTGCATGTAAACTACCACGCAGCGGCGGTCAGTATTCTTGATACGACCTACGTGCTTTTTGAATGTGCTCATTTTTTGAGTTCTCCTTATTGGACGATCGAGAAGGTTCTAGTTCCTACTGGCTTCAGCTGGTCTTCCCTAACTAATGCCAAGCCTTGACCTTCCTTTACATCAATCTTTGCTCTCTCCATTGGAACCACTAAATGGTTCTTAGAGAAAACCTCCTGGTTACCTATCACGATATACCAGGGTGTTGCAGAATTGCCGCCATTCTTGCGAACTATTTCAACAAAACTGGAACGGTTATTGCCATGCTCGTCAGTGTAGACAAGCATGGCAGAAGTGCCCGGCAGATAATTGATATCTGCCACTGCTATTAACCTTCAGCTTTTTCTTCAGCAGCTGGCTCTTCCTTGGGAAGAACCGACTCGAGGAAGGTAGCAATCTTGTCGCGAACTGATCCCACGCTCGAGAGTTCGCCGCCCTTGAACGCACCGCGTTCGGCAGCAAAATCGATAATGCGAAGGGCATTCTGCAGGTCAACCAGAGTAATCTGTGGGGCTTCCTGCGGGGTCTCTTCAGCCATGAGTTATTCTCCTTAATGCGGCTTATTCGATCTCTGGAGAATACTAGAAGATAGCCAAATATTCAATATTCTGGCGGCACCCAACCATATTTAGTCGAGAGCCGCCAGTCTATTTTTACAGGCTGATCTTACGACGCTTCTTGGGCTTCACAGTCACAAGGTCAGGGTTCCAACCAGTGAACTGTGCCCAGGATTCGTGCGGAACATCAATGGGCAAGTTCTGCGCCTTGGCCACTAGCTGGTAGTAGTCAGGACGCTTCGGAGCACCACAGTTGGGCTTCATGCTCATGAAGTGTGCCTTTTCGAGGTTACACTTGCTACATGCCGCCACAACGTTTTCCCAACGAGTCTTACCACCGTGGAAGCGAGGAACAACGTGGTCAAGCGTCAGCAGGTTCTTGTCATGCTTTGCATCCAGACCACAGTATTGACACTTGTAATCGTCACGAAGCAGAACGTTAGAGCGGCTGAACTTAACTCCACGGTTGACCTTCACATACTCACGCAGGAGAAGAACAGCTGGCACTTCGATGGTTGTCGAAGGGCTGTGAACGTCCCAATCCTCATAGGTCGCCAGAACTTCGGCGTTCTCGAGGAACATGAGCTTTATGGACTGTTGCCACGGAAGTGTGCTCAGGGGCACTACGCTCAGTGGCAAACCGTCCGCATTCAGAATTAGAGTGTCAGACATGATTCACCAGATTTCTACGTTTGTTTGTACCCCTACAGTTCTACTTATACAGGACGACAACACAGAGTCAACCTATGAGTGGAGTAAGCGTCACTTTCCTCATAACTTAATGATACTTAAAGTTTTTAATGGAGAGCTTATCACCCTCAAATAAGATATCTGCCGAGGTCAAACGACCACCTTTGCCCGAACCAGTATCCATGAAATAGGCTTCGCCACCCATGGCTCCTTGGACAACTAGTGGCTTGAAGGTATTCCTTATGTCGTGACCTACCATGACGCGTTTTCCCTGAGGAATCCTATCTACCCATTCGTAGATGCGTGTAGGGTATCCATCAGCTCTCGGAGGAGCATTATTATCCACTTCTCCGAATAGCGCCATCGTCTCAAAACGACCATGTAGACGTGGGCTATTGATACTGAACATTTCAGGTTCAGCAGCGCCATGAGTGAAGAGTGTTTCTCCAATAATCCAGTGATGCCGAGAGAAACCCATCAGGGACTTGAACTTGACTTCAAACTTCCTACGTGCATCCAGGCTCAATGACTCGATAGCATTGGTAGTAACCTTGTTACCATCTGACAGCCTAACCCTAACATCATTAAAACGGACCTGTTCTAACCAGCGTTCAATCTTACGTTCATGGTTACCTATTAGACAGATACCACGACCGCGAGTAACAATATTGTAGACGTGATCAACACAATCGAGGCTATTGGGCCCGTAATCCACAACATCACCCAGGAATACACAGAACAGATTCCTCTGAGTTGCCCACTCGGTAGCGTTCTTGAGAGGTTCAACCATTCCATGAACGTCTCCTACTACCATCACGCCTCGATAACCTTTTGCCTCAATGGCTTCTTTCAGCTGGAAGTTGGTCAGCTTTTCAACAACGTCGAAGTCTTCCTGTCTTGTGTCAATCACGTTAGCAACGTGGTCACCGCGTATAATATCTCTCTCGTTGGCGCGGAAGATCTGATCATGCTTTGTAATAGCACCAGTGGCTCCTGCCCTCCAGCTTGTCTTACTCGATTGGAGTTTATTATCTAACTCTTGATTACAGACCACGTAGAAGATAGGCACTCCTACCCTTAAAGCAATATCAGCTAGGCCGAGACGATCTTTCTTTCGCAAGTTAGTAGCATCTACGACTACCCTCTCACCTAACTCAAGCTTCATTTGAGTTCTTCGGTGTATTTCCTTGAACACAATATCGTTGATATCAAGGCGCTGATAGTCTCCCAAGATCTCGAATCGAATTTCTTCACTCCCTAGGATCTCGTAGGAAGAAAACTTCTGATTTGCCCAGTAGGTTTTACCGCCATTGGCAGGACCGACCATGATAACCAGACTGTGGAGTGGAATTTTTTTCATATTTCAGCTTACTTGGTATTTGACTTCGCTGTCAATTTTGCTACATAATAGAACTATAGGTGAGGGTCCGTATGCGTCGAGCAATTTTAATGACGGGTATTGCTGCTGGAACAGCAATCCTATTTACTGTCGGTCTATTTGCTTCCCCTAATAAGGAAGAAAAGATCAAAACGCATATGGACAAGGTTCGCGCCATTGCTCTGTGCCAAAAAGGGTATGAGATTGCAAGCTCGTTCCCTTCTTATGCAAGCCGAAATGTTAAGGACGACTCAGTTCGAACCGAATTGATTGATCAAGCTGATACACTTGAGGCAAAGAGTAAGGCGCTTGAGGAACTTTTAACCGTAGAGTTTAAGGAAGAAGCCAAAAAGCTTGGCTTGGACGATACAACTTATGACGCCCGTCTTGCGTCTATCATTTCCGAAGCAGAATTCCAGGCCGTTATGGCTTTCCAGCAGACTGAGGAACCCCTAGAAGTTCTCAGCCAGCTGGATGAAGTCTGCCAATCCATTACCGAATAACCGCGTTACCCTCAGCATCGATGACCAGGGTGCCACGCTTTACCCTAAGCGAACCCTTGGTCTTTGGGTTATCGGGCGTCTCGCGAGTAGTGAATCCTGCCAAACATTCCATGTGATGGACATAGTAGGTTTTACCCTTAGCCTTCACAACCCACATAGGGATGAATTCGTGTTCCATTGACTTCTTGTTGAAGTGGAAGTCGATGTTCTTGGATTCAACTTCCAGGGGATATTCTTTGAACTGTTCCTTGATGCCCTTCTTCATATTCTTGATGTTCTGCCAATGGATCTTGGCTTCCTCGAGGACGGTCAGAAGCTTGCGAGCAGTTACCTTCTTGTAGGGATGCTCCCTCTGTTGACGCCTGAGTTCCTGAGCAATCTCAGCATAACCCTCATAAGGACCATCTTCGTCCTGATGCTCTTCGAGTTCCTTGGATAGACTCTTGATCTTGGCTCGGCTTTGACGAATGTCCAGGCTGGCGTAAGCATAGAGCTTACGCCATTCTGAACGCCACGCTATATAGCCCTCGTAGTCTTTGAACTGCGGCTTCATACCATGAACGCTCATCTGGACCTCCTTACGCTTCGACGGTTGCGTTGAGCTGTTCATTCTTGAACAACTTCGCAGCTTCGAGTTGGGTCATCATGGCCGCAGCCTTGTTGCGCTTGCGCTGGAGAACGTCCTGCTGGGTTCCCTTACCGGAACGCTGCTCATCCTTGACCACAATCTTGAGGTCTCGGATTTCCTGCGAGAGAGCCTTATACTGAGTGCGCCATTCTGCACGGTAGGCCAGGTAGGTTTCACGCGAGTTGAAGTTAAAAGTAGTCATTAGATTGATCCTCCAAAAGTCAGTTTGAAAAGTAGTGCGGTGTCATGGTTCTCAAAATACCATTTGTCACCACCGCCATTGTGCCAAAAGCTTCCATGTTGTTCATCGCACCACGGCATCATTTCGGGAGTTTTACCCTTAACCGTTACTGTGGTGCATTCTGGCCAAGCTTCACGAAGTCGTTTGCTCCAGTGTTTGTCTCGGGTTGAGTTGCCTACTGGCGGGCAAAATTTCATACCGCATTCTCTCCAAGCCTTGATATAGGCCTGAGTAGCGATACCTTGTGCTTCATTGAAGTCCATCGGTCACTCCACTGCGCTAAAACGCTTGGTGATCTGATGTGCCTCTTCTCTGGTACAAGGACCAATACCGAGGGCAGTGACGATGGGTTGACCATCGAACGCCGTTCCAGGGATAACGTGGTTCTTGTCTTCGATGAGGGAGGTGATCAGACCCGCAGCCTCAGCTTCTTCGAACGCACGCCTGAGGGCGTTTTCGTTCTTAGCTTTGAGGATAACTTGGGTGCCGATGAAGTCTGGGCCCTGATAAACACGCAGGAGTTCAGGATCGCGCCGACTTGCTAGGAGGACACAATTCTTGGCCGCATGACAAGCCTGGCTTGCCAACTTACCTGGCTTCATATCCAGGTCGCCACGAATTATGCTATAAACGCGAAGCTTTTCAGAGGCAGCTTCGAAGGCCTCATAGTCGTTGTCGTTATCAAAACGAGCAGCGGCTTCCTACAAGAACGAGTTACTGAGCATTTGCTTTCCTTTCTATTTGCGTCCAACATCGGACGTCCTCAACATATGACACATCTAGGATGTGTCAACACTTTTCTTATCTCCACCTCAATTTAAACATCATCGCATCTCGGGGAGATTCAAAAACCACGCCAACACTATAAGAACAACCGGTTTCCCAACCTACCTTCTTCCAAACGCCGTGCTTGACATTCTCAGAACACCATTCCTCAACAGGAATAAAGGTGTTCCAAGTAAAACCTAGCATCTTTACAAGATACCAGCCTGGGAATTGGTTGTTGATGGTGGCCACGAAATCACCGTCTTCCCATTCGTCTTCTTCGAATAGGGCAGAGTTTTCGGGTTCTTCGGAAATTTGGCCGTCATGGGAATCGAAATCATCCCACAGCCATGTTACTTCACTTGTCATATAATCCTACTGTCTATTAAGCTTTGATTGCCTAACAGTGGAGGAGGGCCTCTTTGGACCTAGTGATGCTTATTCGTGTTCATGTAACTACTTATAAGGCACTAGGTCCCTAGAGTCAAAATTAAAGTTTGCTGCCCATTCGAGCATAAATCCAGTTCTTTTCCTCAGTGGTAATATCGAACTTCACGTTGGGATATTTTGCCTGGATCTTGCTAACGATCTGCTTTATCTGCTGACCGCTCTCATGAGTCAAAACCTGCCAGTCGTAATCTTCTTCATCTTCTTCACCTTCGGGATTCTCCCATGAACCCCAATCTCGAACTTCGAATGAATCAGATGATGAACGAAACTCTGAATACCTATTCGCAGTCTGTTTGAACGCTGACAATAGTTCAGAAGTTGCCTTGGAAATTTCTTCCGGAGTAGCTTTAGCAGTAGGCTCACCTGCACGAACCGGTTCTTCTTGCTTATTAGCAGATGTGCCTTTAGGCTTTTCAGCAACCTTGCCGAAGCCATAAGTGACTGCACCACGACCCGCAACGTTACTAGCATCGGTGGTTTCCCACATGCCAACAACATTACCCTGTTGATCAATGATGTGGTAGACCCCAAGAGTAAAGCCCATCTTGGAACCCTTACTTTGAACTAGCTTGGATTCATGGTCTGATTCACCCCAAACACTATATATGGCTTTCTTCAAGCTTGGGCGATCAGTATAGGTTGCGTTAATGAACTTTGGTTCATTCGCCTCGAAAATTTCATGAGCTCGCATATTAGGCTCCTTTCTCTGGCCTATTTATTCAAGCAATCCACGGTCAAAGCATTCATTCAAAACGCCTCGATAAACGCGCATATTTGGCCGATAGGGACCGCGCCCGAAATACTTTGCGTCGTCCCCGTTAAGGGCCTTCTCAAGCGCCGCAGCAACCGCCGCGCTCCGACATTGCCCCATAAGACAATGAACGTATATGACGCTCGTTCCCGCTTTATTCATGTCTTCATAGAAGTCCAAAATAGTCTTCGCATGGGAATCGTCAAACAAGATTCGAGTCTCATTCTCCGGCTCGCCGTTCTTGTATGCATCAATATCGTGGAACTTGAGATTGAGACGACCCTGAAGGAATTCATTCTCATGAACCTCAGGGAAGTCACCTTTCTCACAGATGCTGATCAGCGCCCAAGGCTTCTCTGGTGGATTAGCGGCCATCATAGTGGCCCGGCTATAGACTACAAACTTCATATCCAGAGCTTTACTGGTTATTAGGCCTGTGTCAAGCTTCGGACCAAATATCCAGGGCAAGATCTTCGCGTTGCGCTTGCTGCCAGTTATAGACGCAACGGTCAAGACCAAGGGCAATTTCGAGCACAAGTGCGTCTTTCTCGATTAGACCTTTCTTGCCCTGGAAGCGAAGCTTCTCGGGGAAATCAGTCCGCTTGCTGATGCTGCAGACTTCCATCCACTTGTCGCCATTGTAGACTTCAACGTCCATCGTGCGAAGTGAATAAGCGGGAAGGCGGTCTGACTCTACTAGACGAGTGGGCAGGTGAACCATGCTAGCAATCATCTTGCGAACCGGTTCAAGCATTGCTTCCTGATAATCATCAGCGGTATCTGCACTGTAGACGCACTGGAATTCCTGCTGGTAGAACTCCTTAAGGCGCATGTGCTTCGTGGGCTGCACGATTTCCCGACGGAAGCTCTTGCCCGCCTGCCAAACCACGAAGGGCGGCTGAACGCCCGTATGACTATTGAGCAGGTATTGCGCGTAGGAGTAGCTGCCAGGTGTGGTCTCAGGACGCAGGGCGAGGGCACGAGGAGCAGGACGAGTGCCAGCTTGGATCTCTGTCAGTTCTTCCAACGGCACAACAGAGTTCTGTTCCCAGATATCCTGACCGGTATAGTTGACGTTCAGAAGATCTCGCGGTGTAAGCAGCGGTGCTTCGATGAAGTGGAAAGCCCAACGAGGATTGATAGCCAGCAATTGGCTTTGAACCTCACGAGCAAAGAAATCCCGGAAGGTTTCACGAAGCCTGATCTCCTGCTCATTCCAAAAGACCAAGCCATTAATTTCGTAGGGATTCTGCATCAGACATAGCCTTTAAGCAATGAGGTGAAAAGAAGAGACAACATGGCAACTACAAAGAGCAGGAAGAGTGCTCCGGCCCAAGGAAGACCTTTAGTTTCAGTTCTTAACTTAGGCGGTTCAGGTCTTTCGGGCATCATGTTTTCTCGTATTTGGCGCGCCTAGCGAGGCTCGAACTCGCGACCCGCAGATTTAGAGTCTGCTGCTCTACCAACTGAGCTATAAGCGCATTCAACCTTTTTAGGACTTATTTTCCAGCTTGTCAAGTCGCTCGACGATTTGACGAAGCAATTCTGTTTGCTCCCGATCGTTTTCTTTGAGGTGTTCCTGCTCTTCATGTGTGAAGGCGTCGCTGTTAACGATCAGCTGAGCAGAGAACTTGGCGACCAGAAGTGGCTGGATATAGAATACACTGAAGAACATAAATGCCCCGCCAACGAGCTTGCTGATCAACTTTGTGGGATAGAGGTCACCATATCCAACAGTAGTCGAGGTAACAGTTGCCCACCAGAAGCTATTGGTGAGGTCCTTGTCTTCAACAATACTGAAGGTCACTGCCGCGACGGTCATAGCAGAGATAAAGGTTAGAATGAGCGGGAGGGCTTTATTGGCCATCTTCTGTATGAAGTTAAGTTCCTGGCCTGCCCCTGCAGCGGCCTTTAGAAAGTCGTTACCTGCCCGTTCGATCTGTTTACGCATGAATGTTCCTCCTTGCACTCTCGATAACACAGGAGAACAATTTGTCAAGCGAATAGGTGCTAGTTTCCTAGCACCTATCTCTCTAAGCTACTTCGCTATTAGGAGAGTTCGCTATACTTGCTTGCCATGCGATCCGACATCGCCTGGAGCATACCGGAGATGTTCCGATAAATCGTCGCAAACACACGGCTGAGGAAATCACCGAAGAACGTGCCGACGATTGAGAACGGCCAATAAACCATCCAGGTCGTGATACGAGCCTTGTTATTGCGGGCCATACGCTTTACCTGAATGTTCAGGACCTGGACTTCTCGAACGTTATTGAACCGGTCACGAACCGTTGGATCTGCTGGAAAATCCTTGAGCGTTTCGCCATTCGGACCAGCAGTTTTGAGGAACTTGGTCCGAATCATATCGTAGCTCTTAAACAAATCAGGCAAGAAGAAAACTCGCCACTTGATTGTAGCCCAGATTCCGGCCATGCCTAGATAACCTAACAGCCCGTAGACTACATAGATTGGGTGAGCCTTGACCGTGGCAACAATCGGGAGATTGCTGAATAGGACGAGGATCAGGACACTTATAAGGAAGGTGAGAGTTGCCTGACCGGCCTTATCCTGGCTAACCTGAGACGAGAGGATGAGAGTAACGAGGCCGAGGAAGGTCCAAAACAGGATGCCCCCGACGACAAGAAAACTAAAAAGCATTTTACGCCTTCTTCCATTCTGTGCCGTGGATTCCATCGGCAAGTGTGATACCAGCGTCTGCAAGTTGCTGGCGAATTTCATCTGCTCGTGCGTAGTCTTTGTTCCTACGCGCTGCTTGACGTTCGCTTATTAGTTGTTCAACCCACTCTTTGTCAACACCAAAGGTGCGCCATTGGTGAGGAGTTTGGTTAAACAATCCGAGAAGCTGCCCACCCCTAATAAACTTTGCCTTCGCTGGCGCCCCTCCGCCATGCTCAAGATCATCAGCTAACTCATGCAGAGCAGAGAGTGCAGCCGTGGTATTGAGGTCGTTGGATAGAGCTTCTAAGACATTCTCTGGTGCATCAACGGCTTCTGGGTAGTTGAGTTCGTCGAACCTCCACAAGACATTATAGAGACGATCTAGCGCACGATGAGCACTAGCAAGCTTCTCCATAGTAAAGTCCATAGGACTGCGATAGTGTGATTGCAGGAAGAGATAGCGAACCGATTCGCCAGGATATTGGTCCAATAGGTCTCGGAGCAAAATCACGTTGCCTCGACTCTTGCTCATCTTCTCACTGCCTACAGTCAAGAGACCATTGTGGAGCCAATATTTGGCCAGAGGTTGACCAGTCACGCACTGACTTTGGGCACATTCTGCATCGTGGTGTGGGAACCTGAGATCCTGTCCACCTCCATGAATATCAATAGTAGATCCACCATAAAGGCTGTAGATCATAGCTGAACATTCAATGTGCCATCCGGGACGTCCGTGACCCCAAGGTGAAAACCATTTAGGCTCTCCTTCCTTAGCGGGCTTCCAGAGAACAAAGTCCCTTGGATCCTTTTTCTTTGGATTCACCTCCACCCGAGCGCCACTATTCCAATGAGTATGGTTAGCCAGACCAGGATGAGGATTACTGGGAACGTGGAAGAACACCTCTCCGTCGACTTCATAAGCGTGACCATCGTCTATGAGTTTATGGATGAGAATGATCATACTCGAGACATAATCCGTGGCTTTAGGCTCCATGTAGGGAGACAAGCAGCACAAATCTTCGAGATCCTGATGATAAGCAATCGTTGCAGTATCAGTGATCTGACTGATCGGTACACCTCGCTCAATCGAGGCAGTAATAATCTTATCATCAATATCAGTGATATTGCGGGCGTATCGAACCGACTCAGGATAGGTGTATTCGAGAAGCCTATAAAGCTGGTCAAACACGATAGCCGGACGAGCATTCCCTATGTGGGCTGGACCATACACAGTTGGTCCGCAGACATACATTGTGATAAGACGATCATCACGAGGGATGAACTCTTCAAGGCTTCGTGTCTGACTATTGTGTAGCTTGATCATCCGACCAATTTAAGGTGGAATGACTAGATGTCAACCAAAAGTCAGCTTGAAGAGACTAGCAAGACCTTTATTGGAGAATTTTGCCCTCAAGACACACTTAGGAGGCAGCTTCCGCAATACGTCGTCAAAGGGATCACCAGCATCAACAATAAAGGTAAATTCAACCTTGCCTGTGATAGTCATAGAACGAACCCATTCCATGACATTTGAACCTCTGATGCAGAAATCAGGATTCTTCAATACCGCGTTGTGACCTAATATACAACCACGGGTATTCAGTTCAATGGTAGAGAATGGAAGATTGAGTTCCACCCGATATGGTGTGAAAACTCTAGTCCATTTATCTTTGAAACGATAGCGATAGACTCGACGATCCTGGTACGGAACATCTCCGCCACCCCTATAGAATGTCTCTTCATTCCACATTACCGACCACCCATTTGAAGCTTACACAGGACGGCAACCTTAGAATCAGTGAAACCGATCTCTACTGGAATTTTGGCCCCGATGAGATTGTCTCGAGTTGGGTGACAAGTAAACCGCATCAATCCCTTACCATGCTGCTTAAACCATGTCTCGAGGTTGATTCCACCAGCTTCAACCTTCCAATCCATTCCTCGGTATTTTAAGAAGAGTCGGACGTCAGCTTCATGCAGGACGACACGGTAATAATAGCTAGGTCGCCATTGCCAACGACGCCACCGACCCATTACCCGAATGTGAGCATTGTCTCTTCCACGAGTCTTAGACCAAGTCCAAACCGGCCCACTCTCTAGCAGCCGCTCGACTAACTCCCTCAACGACTTTCGCAAGGTCACAAGCATAGAGTCCCGCGCAGCTAAATCCGTTGAGTTCGACAATCTTCGGCCCTTCTTCTGTCAACGCAACGTCGCAGGTGTATGCGACGTCTACTTGCCATCCCTGTTTAGCTACTTTCTCGGCTAGAGTAAAGCACTCTTCTGGCCAGTCGCGTCGGATATCCAGCTTGCCGTCCCAGCGGTATTCTGAACCTGTAATCACTTCCTTGTCAGCGATCACAAAACGAAACTCGCCTTGTATATCCTGGCACTGGTTGACCAGAATCAAAGTATCATCGACCACACTACTGGTCTGATCCAGAGAGGATATGTCATGATCAATCGTACCAAACTTGACCTTATGACCCGCGAAGGTTTTGAGGCCACTATTAGGGCGAATGAATAGCTCTCCTGCATCGAAATTGTAGAACAACTCTCGGGCACGATGCTTAAACATCGCCCAGGTCATCATATTGGCATTTCGATTCATGAACCAATCGAGTGGGAGATTGCTCATGTAGGAAGAGGCTTGGGTTCTAGCATTCACACCTAAGGCACCAGGCTGATACTGGTGGGATTCTACATATCGGGTGAATTCATGTGACCCGTAGAGAACCACACATTTGTCGTTGGCAACCAGGGGATCACTGTAGGTGCCGTCAGGGTGACGATCAACAAAGATTGCTTCGTGACCGGCCTCGCGGACGTAGTGGTCAATGGTATGGCGATCATATGAGAGTTTCTCAAGAATGCCGCGGTCTAAGAGCCAGATAATAGGAACCATCCCTCCTTTGTAAAGAGGGATGGTTTTTAAGTCAACCTATTCAAGCAGCGTAACGCTGCTCAAACGGCAATTCGGTTTGAATTGGTGTGGACTCTGCAATTGGCGTGACCGTCATATTACATTCGGCCATCATGCTGAACATGATCTTTCGAAGCTGCTCAGCCATTTTAATTGCCTTGACGTCCGAATCCAAGACAGCATCGCGCCGAATATTATGTAATTCGGCCTTGGCATGCTGTCTAGCTTCGTTGAGGATCATCGTGCTAAACGCTTCCTCAACTTGCTCCGGAGAAACGGCCTTACCCTCAGCTAGGAGTTCAGGCGCAATATTCTCGATATCTACATTCAACGAAATGTTAAATTTTGGCACGTCGATCTCCACTGAGAAAGTGTTTCGACTCAAAACACGAACCCATATTAACTAATACTTTTTAGTTCTAAGTCGATCTCTTGCCAGCGGTTATCCACCGTAGCAATCTCGATTTAACTGATTACAGGATAGAGTCAAGGAAAATATGACTAAGTTTAAAATTAATCTATAAAGTATTAACTAGTAGATTAAGAAACAGGGGAATCTGCGGTTTGTCATATAGGAGATAGGGGCCTAGCTTGAAATACAGGGCCTCCTTAACATCACTGAACTGGATGCGAATATATACATGATTTTCATGGTCTTTTGGTTGAATCTCTTCAATCTGCTCAAGCGTCCATTCGCTCTTACAGTTCTTCAAAAGCCAGATTTCAATAAAGCTGTATAGGAGATCAACCTTAAGTTTTGCCAGGTGCGTAACTTCGAGAACAACGGCAGCTCTGCTATCTAGAGCTTGAGGGTGAGTTGTCCTTAATAGGTTCATACTATATTTATGAGCATAACATAGCCCACAAATATAGTCATGCCTTAAGGCAGGATGTTACTCCTGCCCCTTAGCATCCCTCAAGTCATACCAGGACAACCCGCCCCATAGATGCCTCACAGAATCTACTCGGCTTTGGCTTGCCAGTTTGTTACCCACGAACTTGACAAGGTATTCATAGAGAGCAGCCTCTCCCTCTTCTAAGCGATCCCACATCCAGAACTTGATGCCATTCAGAATATCATCCTTGCCCTGCAGGTTCTTTTCGGCGAACTTCTTCTTGCTTCCGTTGAAGTTGTCGAAATCGGCTTGAACTTCCCAGTAGAGATCACTTGCGAGCTTCTTCAAACCTGTGAAGATAGTCATGCCAAACTCGTCAGCCTTGGCAACTAGATCTTCAGGTAAGAAAGGCTTGGCATCATCAAGTTTCTCGTCAATGATCAACCGGATGACATCCTTCTCAAGAGTCATGTGCTCCAGAGTCTTGTGGATCTGGCAATACCATTCACCCTTGAGCTTGCGAGCATGTCCGTTAATGTCACGCCATACATCGCCTTCTGCACCCTCGAGGGCACGGATTTCCTCAAGGAGTTCCTGGTCAAAACCAGTCATCTCATAGCTGGCATAGACTAGAGGGATATCATAGGCTTCTGCCTCTTCCTTCATTTCCTCATAGGTCTTATATTCACCGGTGATGTTTTCACGAATAGCCGTTAAGATCAACTTGGAATCAGGATAGTCGATAACAATCCTCTGCTCGCGAGAGCACCATTCAAAGATAGGTGTCCAGCCCTGGCTCATCCAATACTTTGCGAACTCGTGATAGTTGACCTTGTCCTTAGTGAATCGGTCAACAGGCTTTGCCACATCAGTCAAACCCATCTTCGTAGCCCAACGAACTTCTCCATTGATCAACAGAGGAGTGATCATTGAACCATCAAGCTTTTCGAAGCGACGATAAGGGATTGACCAGTCAATGTTCTGCGGCAAAGTCTCGGGGCGTTCTCCCAAGTTGAAGAACTTGTGATACTTGCGTGAGATGATCTCACCCGTCGATGTGCGGAACGTAACACCACGACACTCGCGCAGAATTGCCGTGCGCTCATCGGTCACCGGAGGGAAGGTATCATCAAAGTTTACCGCATAGTTGATGATTGTGTAGTCGTGCTCTTCATTGACACGAATCACAAACTCTTCATGACCTTCGATGGCTTTGAGCACTTGGTCGATATGAGTGATGCGAGGAAACTGGTAAGTCATACGTGGCCCCTAGGCAGTAAATCGATCTGCTAAAAAGTAGGGAGCCCGAAGGCTCCCTACTGGGACCACAACCAGTGGGTTTAATTAGGGACGATGCTCAATGACCTGATCGCCCAGACCCATAGCAACAGCTTCTTCGGCCGAGAGGAAGGTGTCGAACTTCATGTTCTCAAACATTTCCTCATAGGTCTTGCCAGCAGTGTTGTGGCGAACATAAAGTTCAGTGAGGCGCTGGTTGATGCGCTCCGACTCTTCGAACGAACGCTTGGCATCTTCGAACTGAAGGGCCTGAACGTGAACCGAACCCGAAGTGCCACGAGTGCCCGACGACACACGATGGATCATAGTGCGCGACTCGGGAAGCAGATAACGCTTACCGCCAGCACCGGCCTGAGCCAAGAAGGAACCCATGGAGCAAGCCTGACCCATAACGAGAGTGCAGACGTCTGGCTTGATGAAACGCATCGTGTCGTAGATGGCCAGACCAGCCGTTACGGCACCACCTGGCGAGTTGATGTAAAGCCAGATATCCTTGGTCAGATCTTCTGATTCAAGAAAGAGAAGCTGGGCGCAAACAATCTGCGCCATGTGGTCTTCAACTTCGCCATTGAGGAACACAATGCGTTCCTTCAGCAGACGGGAGTAGATGTCGTATGCGCGTTCGCCACGATTGGTAGATTCAATGACTGTTGGAACCAGAGGCATTTCTTGAAAACTCCTTATTGCTAGACCGGTTTATTGCCTAGCTGACCTTATTATCAATATTCTTTTACGAAATTTGCCACGCCTGGTGACCACCTCGAAGTTTAAACATCAAGGCATCGTTATTGTCCTCAAAGCGAACAACCATAGTGTATTCGCCTGACTTCTTGGACTTTGGATGTTGGAAATTATACGAGGACCACTCGCCGGGGCAGTTCTCTTTAAGCCACTCTTGGACCTTCTTTACAGCATCCCAGCTATCGGGAACTATAAACTGAACGCGAGTCCAAGATAGGTTCATTGGACCCTGTTGGTTCAGGCGTAGAAGTTCTCTGGTCGAGACTTCTAAGTCAGTAAATCGGATAACTTCTGGCTGTTTCATATCCCCATATTAGTGGTCTGGGGATCTTAGAGTCTATATTGAAGTGCAGGTGCTAGGGCGGGAGAACCATGTCCTATGGGCTTCGTAGGGCACTCATGATATAGTTGATATGTGAACGAGCAGGGAGGCGCCTCCCTGCTCGTTCTTTACTTCGCCCCGTAGGGCGAGTGAGGAAGGCGCCGAGTTACCGGCGACAACCATCCCTTATGCGGCGCGCTTTGCCTCGTCCTTGACGTAGTAGGCAGTCATGCCCCACGGAGCAACAATCGAGGTGTTGCCGTGGACGATGAACAGCGTATCGCAATATTCCTCTTCACCCCAAGTACCACAGGGGTAGCCGTCAGTGAACATCACGAACTTCTTGGGTTCGATTGCGTCGCCCAGACCTTCAACGTTGGGGAAGCCGTAGCCGGCTGGATCGCGCATGAACTCCCAGTTACATTCGAACATGGTGCCACCACCGCCTTGCGGATTGTAGTCCATGATCTCGTCGATGTTCGCCGAAGTGAAGACCTTCGGGTTATAAACGCGAGTATCGAAAGTCCACAGGGTCAGCTTGAACTCGTCGAACGTTTCCATGATGCCCTTGGTTTCCGAGAGGAAGTCCCGCAGCATTTCGTCCGTCATCGAGCCCGAGGTATCGATGCAGACCGCAACGTCAACAGTGTCCTTGAAGTTCTGACCCGGCAGGATGACCGAAGCACCACCGTCAATCGACCACGACCGCTTCGAAGGACGCGCAAACGTATAGTCGTCCTTGATCGAGGACTGAATGTGCATCTCGAGAAGCGAGCGCCAGTCCATGATGGGGTTCGTGAAGTCTTCGATGAGGCGCTTAACACCAGCAGGGACCTTGCCAGCGCCAACAGCCTGTGCGGCGTTAATGGTAGCTGCCTTGATCTCGTTGCGGATCTTTTGCTTGTCTTCCTCAGTCAGCTGCGGAGGACCATCGGGACCACCCTGAACCGTAACAGTGACTTGCTTGCCGCCGTTGCCGTCGCCGTCCTGCTCGTCGCCATCGCTGCCGTCCATTTCCAAGTGCTCGTCCAGCGTCATCTGGAACTTGGTCTGGTTCTGCTCAAGCAAACGGTAGACTTCTTCCGAAGTCATCTCGTCGGTGTAGCGGTCATCATAGAGGCCGCCCTTGGGCATGGCGCCCAGCTTTTCCTTAACCAGCGTATAGTTGACGATGTAGTCGTTGGCCATGTTCCACAGCTTGTGCTCGCGTGAGCCCTTACGACCAAGATGGTCATAGACGCAGTGGAGGACTTCGTGGCCAATAAGGAACAGCAGCTCGTCGGGAGTCAGTGCCTTAATGAACTCGCGGTTGTAATAGAGCTTGCGACCGTCAGTGGCCGCAGTCTTGCACCACTTAGAAGCGTCCACGAGCTCCATCCGGGTAGCAAGGTTGCCGAAGAACGGCTGATTGAAGAGGAGACCCACGCGCGCCTGCACAATCGCCTGCACCACTGGATCCGACATATTAGCTGCCATGGGAGCCTTCCTTTCTTGTTCTTACTCAATATAGCAGGAGCAGAACTAGTGTCAACCTATTTGCCATAAAAACGGGGTGGAACGTTGCCATTCCACCCCGTCCCGTTAGGCCACGGGAACCGCTTGGATCAAGCGCCCAGGATCAGGTCCTGGTACTTGTCCGAGAAGTCGTCCCAGTTCTTCATGCCCGAAGGATCGAACTGGATCTTGAAGATCGCCAGTGCGGTGCGCGCACCCATGATCACCATTTCCGACTGGAAGTTGGCCATCATGAAGCCCAGGAAGTTGTCAACGTTGACGTTGAACTTCTTCTTGTCTTCGGCCTTGCCCTTGGCTGCAGAATCGAAGCGATCCTTCAGTTCGTAGCAGAGAGCGGTCGTCAGCGCATACATCAGCGAAACGTCGGCGCCCTTCTTCAGGTCAGTGACCTTGCCCTCGAGGATGTCGCTCGCAGCCGGCAGATTCGCAGCATTCTTGCGGTATTCGAGGAACTTGACCGCAATACCGTCACCAACAGCGCCGGCGATCAGAGCCATCTGAACCGTCTCAGGAATGTTCGGGTCACCGCGCAGGATATCCGAAACGCTTTCCCACGAACGAGGAGTCGGGAAGCCGCGCGATGCGCTGGTCGCTTCGAACTGGAACAGTTCGTGCTTGAACGCAGTCAGGTAGCCAACCACTGCCTGGTGGAACTGAGTGTTGAGTGCGAAGTTCTGGAAGTCTTCGAAGTCAACCCGCATTTCAATGTGGGTGAAACGATTCTGCAGGGGCGTCGGCATCTTAAACGTTGCGCCCTTGTCAGTGTCGCGGTTACCGGCTGCCATCACGATCACGTTCGTGGGGCACAGCCATTCACCGAGCGCACCGTCGAGAACAATCTGGTAAGAACCAGCCTGGACTGAAGGAGCAGCGTTGGGCAGCTCGTCGAGCAGGATGATGGCGCCATCATACTTGTGACCGAAATCGTCTTCGATGGTTGCAGTGCCGTTGGCGTTGCCGACGTCGCGCTTGGGAAGCAGTGCCGGGATAGCCCATTCGACGTAGGCCTTGCCCTCGTCGTTCTTGAAGGGAACCGGAATACCGCGAAGGTCGGTCGGTTCCATCTGCGTCAGTCGAATATCGATGAGCTTGAAGTTCAGTTCGTCGGCGACCTGCTCGACAACCGAGGACTTAGCAATACCTGGGGCACCCCAAATAAACAGACCGCGGCGCTTCTTGCCACGCTTTGCGTTTTCGAGGTTGACTTCGACCATGTGCTTGATCGCAATGGACGCTTCCGACGGCTTCACCGTCAACGTATCGATACGAGCCTTCTTAGACATTTGAACTCCTTGTGGGTGGCCTAACGGTTACAAACTAACCTGCCCTCACCTATACTACTAAAAAGTGGTATGTCAACCTACTTTTTGGTTTCTAGGGGAGGAAGTTGTTTGTCCCCGCCGCTGTTTGCTGGTTAGCGGCACCTTATCAGAAGCGCAATAAGAAAATCACCATGTGGTGAAATTTTTCAACTCACAAAGGCTTGAAGGAGAGTATCGAGATTGCCAACCAGCTTTGCCTTCATGGCAAGGTCGGCTTCGAAGAGTATGATCGTGATAGGGAGATATGCAGTGGCATACCAGGGCATACGACATATACGATCCAAATACAGTATATGGCGACTGCTGAAAATCTGTTGCTCAGGGAAGACTATTTCATACTTCTTAAAATAGCTGGTCATGATTGCCAGCCCGCCTTGGCTCAATTGGAGCCCGTGCTTATTGTCGTTCCCTCCACGGAAGTTCACAAACATCAAGCGGATAATCTCATCATCAGTCATGCCAGGTAGCTGCGATACAGCAGCAACAGGTTTTTCAACCATTGCTTTCTTTATCGCAGCTATTATGGCGTAATGGATACTCACTCTGAGATCGGCTTACCACCGGTTAGCTCATAGACCTTGAACTTGTCGGTCTTGAAGAGCTTGTTGAGTTTCTCAGCCAAATTAAAAGCATGTCCAGGGTTGCTGAAGCTTACTTTCTTATACTTTGGACCGGGATAGTTGATCAAACTGTTGATCGATCTTAGGTTAATTGGTTTACCATCATAGAATACAGCGTAGATCGCCTCAGCCTCGAGAACCTGTTCGGCCTTGTAGGTCTTGGGATCCGTGTAATCCAAAAGGATCTTTGGCTTTGGCCTGCTCATTTGTTTTCTCCCTTTAGAGCTTTCTTTGCTTCATGAGCACGACGTCTAGCTTCTGGCCAAGGCTTGCCTTTTAGGGCATCGATAGCTGCCTGTCGAATTTCAGGACGATGAAACGCATTGTTTTTACTAATTAATTTCTTAGTTTCATCAGAATGCTTCTTACCATAAAAGGGGTTTCCCTCTCCTTGGTATTTGGCCTTTTTATCCAAGCTCATTTGGCGTTTTGTTTCTTCAGAATGTTTTCCGAAGGAACCACCAGACATTTTGTTATAACCTTTTGATGGATCGCATGAATTCATTTTAGAAATCCAATAAATCTCTCGGTCATTTAGAACGCTCTGATCGGAAGCAGTTTGCTCAAGAATTTCAAATTTGAAATTCTCTAGCCCATCCCTGGCTATAGCATTTCGAAGATGCAGACTTGTTGACTTGCTACGGTGCTGAGCCCAACGACCTTCAATGCTATGACTTTGGCCTATATAGACTTTATTATCTAGCAGATTAGTGATCATATAGATCCCAGGGGTGTGGCGAGACATTTGCGACCTCTCTTTTAAGCACACGATATTTATCCGTTGACATTTGGATAAAGGGTGTTAGACCCAATGTATGAGCGAATATACGAAAATCGTAGGCATGACAGGCGGCATGGGTGCTGGAAAGAGCACTATGATCAATGTTGCGCTGGAAATGGGTATCCCAATCTTCGATTACGACTACCATGTTCGTAAAGCTTACGAAGACCAAGAATTCGCAAATTTTGTTGGTCGTGCGATCTACCTCAATGAGGAGACCGTCACAAAAGCTATGGTCGCTGAGGCTATCGTGGCAGACCCCACTAAACTTCCAGTAGTGGAACGGTGCGTGATGGCCAAGATTGAGAAAGAGTTTGCAGAGGTCAAAGCAACTAACCCTGCGCCGTTCCTCCTCGTCGACGCGCCTATGCTATTTGAAATGGGCTGGGACCAAGAATGCGATTTTGTTATTGCTATTCAGTGTCCTAGAGAGATTCGCGAAGAACGGGTTATGAAACGACCTGGCATGACAGCCGAAAAGATGAAGCTGCTCATGGATAAACAAATGTCCGAAGAGGATCGTCTCCTCAAAGGACAATTCATCATCCACACAAATCAGCCAGTTGAAAAGTCCATCCGATCAATGGGTGGCATACTAGATCATTTACGGGAATTTTACGCATGAGCACGTTTGGCCTATATGCTGGATCATTTGATCCATTGACACGTGGTCATCTTGACATCATCAGCAAGGCAGCTCAGACGTTTGATGGGCTTCATGTTGGTATCGGAAAGAATGCTGCTAAAAAGGGCTTCTTCGATACTCAGAAGAGAATCGAACTCATCTATAGCGCGATTGAGGAGTGGGAAAATCCCATACTTCAACAGGCGGTCCAGCAAGGTCGCTTAACTGTTGGTGAATATTCCAGCATCTCGGTTATCAAATATGCCAACCAAATTGGCGCCACGCATATTGTCCGAGGGCTTCGACAAGCCGGTGACTTCAATGATGAATTCGCGCTCACAGGTATTGCGGGGCAATTGGATTCAACCCTGATATTCACTCACTTCATCTGCAAAGAGAAGTATCTCCATGTCTCGAGTTCAACTGCTCGAGAATTGGCTAAGTTGGATGAAGACGTGAACTGGCTTGTCACTCCTAGTGTTGCTGCTGCGTTAAAGGACGAATTCAAGAATTCGTAAATACTAGATCGATCGAGAGAAACTCGACGATTGGAGAGTGACATGGATGCTAGCTATCTTTTGACATTTGGATTGTGGCTATTTCTGCTATTCGCAATCCCATCAGCTTGCTATTCTACCTACACGGAAATTAAGGGAAGAACGATGTGTTCTTCCCTTATGATTTCAATGATGATCGCTATCTCGTTCATGGGATACGCATTCTACGTATTCACGAAGGTCTGCTTCCCAGAGGTCAGCACGTCCTTCCTGTAACGTAGATTCCCCAAACCACTTGCGGGGATTACCGCAGCAATAACTGGAACAAGGAGTAGGAGTTACGGCTGACCGCCTGATCCATTTAACTTGATTCCTGTGACCGCACCAACCGGATGCACTCGCACGTTGTTCTGCCCGAGCAATTGAACGCGCCCTCTGAGCGCGTCTCCAAGACCTATCTCGCATGTTAACCTCCACACGCCTAGGCCCCAGCTTGATTGCCAGGGTCAGGGTGTGAAGGGTGGTCCAGAAGTGTAGAAATCCATAACGTTACTTACTGGAAATTTCCAATTGAGTCAAGGTAAAGGGTGGATTTTCCCTCGGATAGCCCCTGGCATTGTTGGCATACACGACACCATCCTTCTCTACCATTTGCCTCTGGTGAGTATGGCCATATATCCAACCTTTGATCTTCTTGTTTGTGTCGGCCTTGATGACCTGATCCAAACAAGTATTCACATAAGAGGGAGTAAGGGCATTCCAGACTGGATTGTTGTCCTTCCACTCCATGAGATCAGCTCTCGGACTCATATGGGTGACCATAACGATGGATTCTACGTTTGCGTCATTTTGAGCGCCACGCACTTGATCAGCAAGATTGAGACTTTGTGTCATAGCCAAGCGAAGTGGCGAATCCTTCCCGAAGTCAGGGTAACGAGAGTCATTGGAATAGGAGTTCCAAGCTCGCTGCGCCATAAAGCTTGAGATACCACGATCCGCATAAGCCTCAAAGTCATACCAAGCAGTGGCACCAAAGAATGCCACCCCATCTAGGATGAGGCTATTCTGTGAATCCAAATAGTAGACGTTTGGCAACCTAGATAGCTCTTCGGCTAAGAACTGCATCGCATTCTCGACCGTCATCTCGTCACTATAATGCTCATGGTTCCCATCGACAACAATCACATACTCATATTCGGCTGCGGCTGCTTCAATGACTTCCTTGGTGGTCATCATGCTATTCGAGGTGTCACCGGCAATGACAAGAACCCTACTATCGGGATTCCTATACTGCGCCCAATCCAAATACAAGAACGTAGACTCATGAGGCTCACCCATCCAGCGACGGTGAGTTGGATCATGAAGTTGAGTAGTCCCGTGCCATGCATCAACATGGAGATCTGAACAGAAATCAATCTTCACTTGAACGATCCTCCATTGACTACAATCTCAGTCATGGTAGATTGGCTCTTCAATTGGCTAATCTCTTGGAGGAGTTCGTTCTCACGTAGGAGGAGTAAAGCCAAGCTATTCGAGAGATCATTGGCTTCGTCGATAGACATATTGAATGTCTTACTCTGGCTTCTGGATTGCTGCCTCACCCGATCGATGAAACGCTGAATAGCACTAACGCTCATGACTTATTACTCGACTGAATGGCTTCTTGAGTAGTCAACATAGTGACATGATTGGCTAGCTCTAACTTGCTTCGGAATGGACCCACTGATTCATAGTCCTGAGTTGTCTTCAGCTTAGGGCAGAGAACCAACGTCCAACCCTTGGGGAATTTGAGACCCCAGTAGCCGGCGGCAAAGATTACCTTACCACCAATTGTGTAATGGGCAGGGCTTTCGCTCTTGACCATGATATGCTCGTGGCGAACGGGATAACCCGCAATGGCGCTGACTTCTACTTCTTCCTGACGTTCTTCAAGCTTGAGCTTGCCGAACTTCTTTTCAACATCAGCATAAGACTCGAATTCAATTCTCGACTGAGGGCTCATAAAGAGATAACCCTCGTCGATTTTGAATAACAGACCTGATGTGCCAGTGTTTGCGCGAATGAGCCAGCTATTGCTGGTCAGTTGGAGCATTTTGCTCATTACGACCTCCAGTTAATAGAACTACCATAGCAGAACTATTAACCAGAGTTCAATAAACTCAGTCGGTTTTGCGATCGAGCGTTTCGGGCTTCTTCCAACCCATCGCCACATAGGCTTCATGGAAAAACGGGCGGGTTCTATCCCGTTCCTTGCTAGGATCCATAATACCACGGCAGGTCAATACGCCCTGAACGTAGCCGATCCACCGGCTGATCTTATCAGCCGGCCATTCGTTGAGGTGAGCAATACACTGGTCAATCATCCAGTGGAGATGCTCATAGCACGTGTCGTCCCCTTCGAAGCCCTGCGCATACTCTTGGTCAAATGTGGGGAACTGCGTCTTAAGACCAGTCAACGTCTGCTCTAAGGCTACTCGAAGGGGCTTGTCGTCAATCACTCTGCGGCTTCCGTAACTGACGGGCGATAATAGTCACTGGAAGAGCGACTATCCAGACGATGATCATCATTCTTGTCGTTGGCCCAGGCACTCACAATGTAGCCTTCACGCGCCAGCACATAAGAGAAGTCATAGTCCTCATGTAAATTGTGGACACGAATAAGCATCTTCTGGATGCGATTCATTGACTCACCATACTCGTTGAGCAATTCATAATACTCAACAAGAGTGTTGGAGGAGTGGAAGATCTCTTCCCTCGTGGGCAAAACAATGATGCAACGCTTGTCTTCCATCAACTGCTCAGCAGCGTGGTAGGTTACATCAACATCTTTGATCTGACCCAAAAACTCCATACACATTTCGCCAGTGTTTTCGGGGAAATAAATTTTATGGTGGTAACGACGAAGGTTAAGGCGTTCACGTGCCATTACTGTGCGATCTCCTTGAGAAGCTCTTCGACCTTTTTACGTTCGCAGAGCCTGCGGTTTTTAAAGCGGCTATCATCTTCAGGGACAGAAAAAACTAGGTAGTCCCTGACAAGCGGATGTAGCCGATCCGGTGGTCCTGCTTCTGCGGGGACCTCAAATTCCGCCATTGCCAAGTAGATGCCTTGTTCGTCTTTGAAGAAGTCGATTTCCCAAACACCTGCGGTATTTGTGCAGGGCAGTAGAAAACGTGTTTTCGAAATCCTGTGATCTGCTTCGCTCCACGCGAGCCAATAGTCCTCCTCTGACATTGCGGTTTCGATCTCTAAACAGCCGGGTTGGCTGGTCAGATCATACTTGTATGTAAAAATGTTCTCAGTGAGGTTCTCACTAAGAACTTCCCCCTTATGGACAGACCAAACTCGACGACGAATCCGGCCTCCCTTGCCCAAATACGCTTGCGCGATTTCGGCCCTCCCCACAATTAACCCGGAAGTCGTAGCAGCTGAAAGCCTCTCCCATAGCTCATCGGGCGAGCGAAGGACATATTTAAATTCACGTTCAATTGGCATTTGCAACTTTCCCCTACGCTCATGCGTTGTATTGCGTCACAGGGGCGGGGTGTCAACACCTTTATTAACTTCTAACACCACCGCCTCTGTTAACTCTAATTCAAACCTGACTGTAGCCTGCTTGTAGTAAAGTAGCGTAGTCGTTGGGGTTTTTTGCCAAATTGTGCAGAGCCATCTCTTCACAGAACTTCAAGAAGTAAATACCCACGCCCTGTTTCCTGGGTTGCTGACAGGCTTGAATAATCACAGAATCCATGAGTTCTTTGACTTCGTCGGGCTGTTGCCTGAGGTCGATGAGCTGCTGATTGCGCTTGTAGGCATCGAGGACTTTGACCATATTGCCTTCATGATCCTCCCACTCATCCTGCATAAACATCGTCCAGTCATAGCCACGACCCTGTCTATCATCGAACGCCTCCTTGATTCCCGGCTTCTTCGAACTTCCGTTCTCACGAACTCCAGGCTTGGCCGACATGATGTTGTCAGTTGCGTCGCCTCTGATGATCTTCTTGAAGAGTTCATACTCTGGGTTAGGAGGTAGAATCTCTTCCTTGATCTTCTTCTTGACCTCGCGAACCTTGCCAGTCTTACCGATGATCTTCTCTATAACGGTCTTTTCCTTAACAGCAGGTTTACCGTTCTCATCCAAGACTGAATCAACGGTAAAGGTCACAGACTTCACACCGTCGTAGATCTTGACGTTTGGAGCAAGTAGCTGGTAGAAGTCCGAGTCACTAGACATGATGATATGCTGGTCATCGGGATGAAGATCAATCCAGCGAGCAATGAAATCATCAGCTTCGCATCCAGGCGATTCGAGGATGGTTACGTTGGTGCGCTTTTTGAGGAACTCGATAAAGAGCTTCATCGTGTCAAAGTAGAGTTCATCTTCTTCGCGCTCTGCCTTAGTCTTAAGAGCGTCTTGAACTCGGCGATGTGCCTTATATTCGGGATAGATTTCTTTGCGCCACGAGCTCTTATCTAGAGCCACAACAATGTGAGTGGCTTTGTAATCACGCCACAGTTTCCTGAGGCTGTTGAAGCAGATGTGAAGCGCCATTCCTGCCTTCGTCACAGCGTCGCCCATAGTGGCGTGCTTACAACGGTGGAACAAATTGCTGACATCTACGATTGCGTAGGTTGCAGTCATAAAAACTCCTGAGTGTCACCTAATGTAACACCCAGGAGTCTAGAAAATCATTATTCTTAACGGTATTCTGTCAGACCATCATCCCGTCTCGTCCTCTGACTACCGGCTAGTGGCATGGGATCATCCGATCCATCATCAATAGAATCTAAGTCTTCTAAGTGAAGCATTTGCCTCATCGCACCTTCGAACCATTTGTCAATGATATCATCAGCCGATACACCAGTGTAGCCTAGCTTTTCGAGGAACTGAATGAAATACTCATTCCAATCGAGTTCAATAGCCATCTGGACGTTATCGCCCTTTATGGACTGATCCCCTCCGACCATGGTCCACCAAGGTTCACGAAGCAAAGTAGCTACTTCTTTATCGTGCTGATTTTGAGAAATGTTTCCCCATTTGAGTTCAAGACCCAGTTGGTCGACCTGATAATCAATTGAGGTCTTGTCCTCAAACTTCATATCAAGCAAGTCGTGATCAGCTTCCTCTTCGGTCTTCTTACCAAAGCGAACATCTAGCTTGAGCTTTTCTTTCTTATAATGCTCAGTATCCTTGGTAGCATACTGAAGCTCAAAAAGCTTATATTCTAGTTCTTCATCAGTTATTCGACCAAAACGCTTTAGGTAATGCGCAATCTTACGTTCACGATCAACATCAGCACTGGTTGGATCATTCTCAATCAAGCCAAGACCGTAATCAAATTCGCCAACCTTATGGTAGCGATAATCCAGCTTTAGCTTGTCGAGACGATACTCTTTGGACTCTTTGTCATCATGGTTGATTTCTAGGAGTTTATAGGCGAGGTCTTCGCCATCCCAGTGATACTCCGCGAGGGCAATCTCTCGACGCTTGCCTGCCATGCCCCAATTTGCGGGCCACCAACTAAATGGGATAACTCTATTAATCTTTGCCATGATTCACCTCTTTTACTGTGTATTTAACCCGACAAAGTTGAGTATCTGAGTTATGCGATCCACCTTTGGATCATTCGTGACCTTAGTGTAAGGAGTCGAAGTTGAATCAAGAAGGTTCTTGATCTGATCGTCTAAGTGGACAGCTTGCTCAGCAGTCTGATTCCTACCAGCAGCCTTATACTCAAAGTCTCGACCAATGAGGAAGTTGTGATTCTCATAAGAGTTGAACACTTCCAAGGAGAGCGGCTTGAAGTTAGAGAAGTAGGGTTCAGGCATATAGCAGAGACCTAGGATCAACGGGCTATCAGTGACAACCCATTCGACTTGTCCCTTGAGACGAGAAAGTCGACGATTCTGCTTTGCTAGGATGTAGAGCTGGTCCTGGAGAACATTGTGACGTGCTTCCCAGGTCAAGTCCTTGGCATACTCGGTTACTAGCTCAACTTCAAGCTGCTGCTTCTTCATCTCAAAGAATAAGCCTGCCGCTGTGGTAGACTTACCTGCCCCTGGTCCGCCGAAAACATTTATGATTTTCATTTGCTAGATACCCTGTCTTCCATCTTCTTGATCTGTGCTTCGATCACTCGTAGGCGTCTCTGGAGAGTATCCCGTAATTCGAGAAGACTCTCCAGATCCAAGAACTCAACATGAAAGCGTTCGTTCTTCACTTCTAGTCCTTAGATGGACGTCACGTCAGTGACTGTGCCCCACAGGTGAGCCGCCACGTTATCACGCTTTGCTTCAATGATGCTGCGGTTTGTAGAATCGTCGGGAAGTTCAGCAATGATGAAACGTTCGCCGATATTGCTCTGAACTACGAGCTGGAGAATGATTCCAGTGCTGTCTTCGGTTGGGGTTTCCCAAATCTCGAGGTCGATTAGTTCGCTCGAGTTCACGATAGAACCGCTGGGAAAGAGTAGTGCTGCCATTTTATTTTGTCCTTATTTGCCAATAACGTTGCCAAAGACCCAGGTATGAACTCGGGCACTCACAGAGTATCCACGTTCAACTGCCTGTTCGGCAATCTTAGCCTGATGGCTTTCCTGCATTTCGCGATCAGCACCAACAGGCATAATCCATACGTCCCAGTTGATACCAGCTTCGCGATAAGCCTCAGTGGCCCGCTTCACTTCATCCCAGGAACGGTCACTGCCGTTGCTTACAAACTTCAGCTGCCCGTGATCACTAATTTTCTTGTATTCAGCTAAAACCTCTGGCTTAATAGCGTTAGACCAAAGTTCACCCGACAAGTAGAGCTTAGGGGAAACCGACCAGAAGAGTTCACCAGCATAGGAACCTGCATGCCAATCAAAATACTTCTGGAATGGCTCACGAGGCTTCTGGGTACCATTAGTCTCGAAGGTCACAAACTTAGGAGTATTGAGACGCGCTTCAAAGTTCTGCATCACATCAACAACTGCGGTCTGGCTCATCATCGGCTCGCCACCTGTGAATGCCATATGGTGCCACTGCTTTGATTCAGGATGAAGAAACTTACCACCGGGCAACACTGCTTCAATCTTATCGCAGATTTCTGCTGCCGTGCTCTTGTGAGCTAAGTGACCAAACTTTTGCGCCCAGCTGTAAGAGCTATCACAGCCACGATGAAAAACTGGAAGAGCTTCCATGGACTTGTATTCCGATGGATCAATCTTCAAGTAATCTAGGTCATAGGTCTCTGGCTTATCAGGCTGTTCTTGGCCGAATCCTGCACATTCAAAGTTACAGCCCCATACTCGCAACCATGCGGTTGGTCGACCTGTATAAGCACCTTCGCCCTGAAAGGTCTGTCCGAAGATTTCGGAGTAACGGTATTTCTTTTCTGTCATAAATCACCACTTGAATAGGTCGGATTGTATCCGAACGGCTTCTCTCGGCTTCGCCTTCATAATATCATCCATAGAATCAGTAAGAATATGCCGGTGCTCAGTTATTCCGAGGTCATCTAGTCTTTTAATCAAATCTTCTAATTCAGAATAGGTCATCTTTTTATAGCGGGTTTCCCACTCACTTACCGCTTCTTTAACAATCTGAATTGCAACATCCTTCGGAACTTTATACCATTCTCCGTGACCAGTAAGATCAGTTTCTGATTTTCGAGAGGTGTAGCCTCTAATTCGTAATAAACTATGAGCTATTGATTCAATCTCTCTCGCAGACTCGGATGCTTTCTGCCAATCAAATTCAGTTTCTACTTTGTGGGTAAAATAGAACTCTAAAACCCTGATATTTCCTTGCTGTAATGCTCGGCGTCTTTGATAGTATGGATCAGTATGATCACTCTCAGTTAGTATGCCAACTTTGAAATAATCTGAAGATATTGCAATATCTTCAGGCTGAACTTCTGATTCACCTAAGACATACACAAATGCTTTGCTCTGGATTGTGCTCATGCCTTCCACCATTCTTCATAGGGGAATACAACCCAGGAGTCATTTTCACTTCGGTTAATCTCTCGACCCACATAGTTGGGATCAAAGAGATCCTGTCCAATGTTGTTCCAAAGAACCGCTGTCTTGAGATCATTTGAGAAATCATACTCTTCAACATCATCAAGGTTACACAGGATCTCATCCAATGTATCTACTACATTACGGAGAGTATCTCCGCCATCGCAAATATCATCTACAAGGAGGACCTTTTTCTTTTCCTTGATCTTCAGAGCCACGTCATTCATTTCAGATGCCTGGCTGACCTTGCGATCACGAAGAGAGTAGTTGATAACCTCAAGAGGTTTGCCGAGATAGTGACTCAACATCGTAGCGGGCACTAATCCCCCGCGAGCAATACCAACGATGATATCAGGAGCGAAGCCCTCAAGAGTCATCTGGCGCAGGATCTCTTGGAGATCGCCGCGCAGTTGGGTATTAGTGTAGATAATCTTTTCGGGCATTTAACACCACTTCAATATACACCAAATGGCAAGTTTGCGGTCCAACTCTACTACCACATATTCATGAACTGTGATACACTGGAACTCAGGACAAACTTGCCAGATCCAATCCATGGCCTCACTTCCTTCCACTACGGCAAAGAACTTTTGACCAAGATGTAAAACCGAGCGCCGCTTTTCATGACTCCGTTCAAAGAAAAAGTTATCACCTAGTAGCTCAGTGGCTTCTTTGGCTTCTTCTTCTGTTAACCCAAATTCCAACATAGCTGGAATGTGGCGATCATAGAGGGCGCTCGGTAGCACAGATCAGCCGTGACCCTTCATGCTCAGCATGATCTTGTAGAACTCATCCTTGAGGGACTGGTCTTCACGGAACTTGCCACGCATAATTGCGGTGGTCATGTCGCTCTCATGTTCCTTGACACCGCGGTGAGTCATACAGTGATGCTCTGCCTTCAGGACAACCGCAACGTTTGGCGTCTCAGCATAGGTGACCAATTCGTCAGCAATCTGACTGGTCATCTCTTCCTGAATCTGAGGACGTTCAGCAATCCAGTGAACTAGACGGTTGAACTTCGACAGGCCGATGACCTTGTCTTCTGGGAAGATACCAACCCAGCAGTTACCCACAATGTTCTGGAAGTGGTGAGCACAAGTTGAACGAATCGAAATAGGACCAGCACAATAGAGATCCTGGTAACCGATGTTGGGGAAGCTTGTGATCTTAGGTGCTGGCGTATAGCGACCACCATAAGTTTCATTGACATACATCTTGGCCACGCGACGAGCAGTATCCTGCGTATTGTGGTCATTGTCGATGTCAATGACGAGGCTACGAAGAACCTCTTCCATCTTGGCTGCTACTTCGTCGACTAGTGCCGCGCGATCGCCTTCCTCAAGGTAAGCCGAGATGTTGTGATTGCAGGAAAACTTTGCTCCTGCTTCAAGGAGGCGCTCACGAATCTTTTCAGAAACTGGAACCTCTTGCCCATGGATGCAGTCATTGGAACCGCAACCGGCGGTAAGTTTGGTATCGGACATTTACTGTCTCTCCTTATTGTTATTCAGCATTGTATTTAGAAAGGCGCCAAAGTGTCAATATCTGGCTTTAATTGCTCAGCTTGTAGAGCACCAGAAAATTGTTGTGGAATTTATCTGCGTCTTCTTGGAATTCAAAGTAGAACTTTATTATCGCCTCGCAGAGAACAGCATCGCTGTCATCCTCATCTTTGATGAGAAAGCCCTCTTCATCAAGCCATGTAGAGGTGTATTCGTAAGTCCAAATACCTTGATTATTAGTTTCACAAAAATCCACGACTTCTTCGACATAGGTATAGACTTGGTCACGGTGATAGCTCTCGATATCCCCATGTAGCTTAATCCTGATCCTATTGGCCGACATTTGGGTGAGGACTTCTGGTTGCTTCTTAATAACCTTGAAATCAACATACTTAGACGACCTTTTTGTTTCGATGAGTTTCATTAGGTACTCAGTTTCAAAACTGTGGCACAGTTCTTGAGGAAAGGTTCAATGTCTTCCTCATTCTCAAAGTGGATAGTGACCTGACCTGTCCCTGTGCCAAGATCTCTTGGACGTCCCGAAGCAGAGTCCCATTCAGTTTCCCGGCGATATGACTTAGTGAGGGTCCAGAAGCCGGTGCAGTTATCATCGCAATAGGTATGCAGATCTTCTAGAACCTTATCGATATCAGCGTGATCCGCATTACTGCTCCCCAGATTGGATGTTGTGAGCCTCATCAAAACCTTATTGCGATGAAAGGCCATCACGAGATCTCGAAAGCCTTCTTTCGGCTTCCAAGTTGGCCAGGATGATAGACGACCGTCTTTGTCAACATCCTCAAAGACATCACGCTCAATGAACCGCGACCTACGAATTACACCGAAAGTGATATCAACCATTGATCAACTTGTCCAACATAGGAGTGCAGGTCAGATACTGATCAAGAAGCTTTTGCTTCTGTAGACCCATAATATCCTGATATAAGGTGTGATTCACCACTAAGTGACGAAGCGCCTTAACCATAGGGTAACGATGAGCCACATAGCAGTCCCAATCAATCGACCATTCACTCGGGTAGAGCAGATCACTGTGGTACATCTCACTGTAGGAGAGACGATTTGGCAAGAAGGGAATTGCTCCCACGAGTGTGCCTTCCATGGCCGAAATGCCTAGAGTTTCCTGCAAGTTAGCAGAGAAGACAACTTTGGCTTCTCCCAACAGCTTGTGGTATTCATCCTTGGACAGTTTCGTATCCTGACAAACCACAAACTCAATATCAGGCAACTGCTCTGCAAGGTCGCGGAAGATATCCACTTGCTTCTCGGGTGCTATGCGATGAGGGAAGAGAACAAGGTCACGCTTAGGCATGCCCTCAAACTCCCTCAGAGCGTCAACGAGTGCGTTATGGGGCTGTCCACTAATCACGCAACGCTTGAGTTCTGCCTCGCGGTCAAGGGGCGATAAATGCCCAAAAAGCACATTGAAGAACAAGTCCCTATGAAACTCAGTTGCGAAATAGTTGAAGTGGCTAGCATAAAACAGACCACGCTCGGTATTGTAGGTCCAGCTCTTATCCTTGATCAAACGACCTAGGAAGTCCTGTGGATCATAGGAGCCTGCATGCCACATGCTGTGGATCTCAACTGGAATACCCATCAGCTCACTCATGTAGCGAACTTGCGTGATACCAGTATGCCATGCATCTGTGAACAGAACTTTATCGCCTGGTTTCACTAGACCAGCTTGGAAGAATTCCACAAGCTTATTGACCTGTGAGTTCTTCCAAATGTTGGTCGCGAAGAAGTCTAAGAAGGCACCCTCAGTGACCTCAGTTGAAGTCTGCTCGCCCGCGATGTTGTGAACACAAACCTGGACACCACGCTCTTGAGCAGTCTGTTGGATCAGCCTTGGAAGTCCATTATACCACTGACCGGTATAGCGGGTATCTAGTGGCTCAAGAGCCATGATGAAAATGTTTGTCATATCACATCCATGTTAGTTTAAACAACATTGCTGCCTTAGGGTCCTCGATATCAAGATAGAATATCAAGTAGGTGCATTCTCCGTCACCCTTGCCTAGGTCACGTCTTTCCTGCATTGGATAGGCGTCATACTCGAGAGACCTAGAATCTAGCCATTCCTTAACCTCATCACTGAGGACCAGGTCAAAATCTGCCGGGTCATCAGGATGGGATAAGTTACGCCACTCATATAGAGGTTTGTAGAGCTCGAAGATCACGCCTTGACCGGATACTCAGCAAAGCTACCATTCTCGCCATCCTCAGATACCTCAATGGTAATGTGACGACCAGGATACTTGTTGGTGATCTGCCCATAAAGATCATCGCTGATCATCTCGCAAGACTTATAGTCGAGTTCGAGAGTACCAGTACCGTAGAGGCTTTCGAGCCAACGCTTGAACTGGATGAATTCAAGATCACGGTCATCGTGGAACACTTCGATCCACACCTTGAACTTGAACATGTGGCGATGATCATAACCTAGGAACTGAACATCTGCTAGGTTGGGATCAGTAAGGGCTGCGGGGTATTTGTGGACACCCTCTTTTTGGAAAGTGACCCATATCATCTTAAAGTCTTCTGTCATACCTATTTGTAACAGAATAGGTGAACAGGAGCAATATTATCTGGAGAGCTTCCTAATCAAAGCAGCACTGCGAAGCTTTCGATAAACTGAGAACTTCGCTAACTCAGGATTGACGAAGATACGGATACCATAGAAATACTCGTGGCGACCTCGAGCTAATTTCTGGTAGAACGGATTCTCTTTTATATCATGATCAGAGAGGACCCGCTGTTTTACTCCTGGTTCACCTACGACTAGGAATCCGTCAGGGATGAAGCGTTCCATCATTTTGCGGATACGCTGGTAGTCTTCAAGGTTAGTTTGAAGCTTGATATACAGATGGTCAGGATGACTACCCTTAGAATAGTTTGTAACTTCTCTGATCATAGCCAGGTCAACTTAAACAAAAGAGCTTTAGCGTCATCATTAAACGTGAACTCGCCCCATCGGTATGACGACACGCGAACGGAGAATGATGCCTTGTTATCTTCACACCATTGCTGAACCTTTGGATACAAGATAGCTGTCCAGGATCGACAGCTCAACTGGTCGAGGTAGCACAGAGGTTCTATACCAACTCTACGATTGGTATCGCACTTTGTAGGGACAAGCAATGTAGTCATGGCCGATAGACTAGTCGCTTATTAGCAATCATCTCATTGAACTCGCCTACAAAGATATGCTCTCTTGGAATGTTCCATTCCAAGGCAAAGTGTCTTGCCTCTTTGATATCATAGAACCTCACATAGGATTCTTGAAGAGCCCGTTTGTAGTGGATCTTTACCGACTTAGGTCGGAAGGATTTCTGACGGATGGCAAACCAATAGATCAGTAAGGGATCATACTCACGATACCAGCGCTTCATATCAACATCGAAATCTCTGGATTCCCAGACCCAATGCTCCCTGCGGTTGAGGATGACACTAACTTCCATAGCCCTAGCTAGCAGGGTATGGATCCTAACGTCATTATTCGAGAATGAATAGATGGTTTATAGGATACCGACTAAGGACGAAGTCAGTTGCAAACTGGATCTTCGCGGTAACCTTAGGAAGTTCCTTGTCGACTACCTTTAGCCACCACTTCTCATCAGTCCTGATACAAATCTCTGGGATATCAAAGATCAGGGCAAAGAGTCGAGCAGCCTTAAGATCGTCGAACCGCAGAGAGACGACCTTCTTGTTACGCTGGCGGTTCTTGGTCCGGTTATTATAGATGGAAGAGACTTTGAACTGAGGCTTATTCTTCTGCGCATTCAACCATTCGTATAAGATGGGATCCATGATCCTATGATAGCTTCCACGATGAACGCTATTAACGTTTGAATCCCACATCCAATGTAGATTTCGGGTTAGGATGATATCTACGCTCATAAGCACCTCAAGTCTGCCGTATATCCATTATACAACAAACCTAATCTAAAATCAAGCTAAACCCTTGAGAAGTCGCTTGATTCCGCGGTTTTCTGAGGTGAAAGGTGAACTAAAAAGTCACCTTTCAGAGCCAAGTGAGCTTAAACAAGGTAGCGTGTCGGGGATTCTCAAAATAGATCGTTCGATGACGGTGATCAGGTGATTCGCCGTATTGGAATGGAATATTTTGAGAAGTTAGCCATTCCTGAATCATATCCTTTAGACGGAATCGACTATTGTAATAGGGGTCGGCAGAACTTTTCCAGAGACGTTTATCCAAGATAACATGTCGATGGTCTAATCCAAGAAGCTGAGGGTTTGAATAAATCACAACCACCTCATCTTAAACAACATCGCGGACTTACGATCTGGTATGTGTATGATACCTTGTTGGTGAGATAATACACGAAAGGAAAATTCCACCTTATGCTCGATTAACCACAAGGTAACCTTACGGGACAAACCTACACGGGTGATAGCATGATTGCTGCTACTATCGACAAACTCTAAAAAGGAGCGATCCAAATCAAAGGCGTTATCAAACATCTTTGGCCTTCTTTGCGTAGGTATTCCAGATCATAAGATCAAAATCTGCGACACTCATTCCTGATTGATCGGCTAGGTTGAGGAAGACTTTTTCTAACTCGGCATACTTCTTTCCTCCTGGAGTGCCCTTCTGGTCAGTTAGACCAAGGTCTCGCATGTGACGAATCACGTGAGTATCTAAGCAGGCAATGCGCTGATTGGGACGAGTATGAAGCATGAAGTAGCGAGCAGTCTTTGCCCCGGCTCCGTGGATTGCTTCAAGGTCTGCAATCGCACAAGTTTTGAGATTTAAGCTCAGGCTTTGGCTGAATGCCTTTGTGAGCTTGGTATATTGACCCAATCGAGCATTTTTGATTGCATCGAGGAGACCGCCGTTGAGATCTAGCTTTGCTGTCATTTCAAACGGGGTCTGATCTCCAATGTGATTATCTTGGAAATATGCCTCAAGGTGCTTGGCTTGTGTGACCGCTGTTTTACCTGCCACACTGAGGCAGAAGAGCCAGAATTCCTGCAGCTCTGCTTCAGTGCGGTCAAACTTTGTAACGTCAGTTGGATCAATCATAAACCCTCTTAGCAGGGTCGGTGATCAGCTGTCACTAGTCTTGTGAATGAGGGGAGGCTACTCTGAGCCGATTAAGGGGAACCAAAGTTTCGCCCCTATATGTCTTTGGTTGTCTGATCCAAGCTGTTGGACCTTCGATGAAGATGATCTCGTAGACTGGTCCTTGGTTCATCCCCAAGTAAACTAGAGTTCCACGTTCTTTAGGTTCTTGGCACCCGGTCTCAAAGGAATAACCAGGGCACAACACATCTGCGTAGGTAGGAAAGCTCATAAGATTTTCCACTATTGTTCGATCTTGGGGGCCACGCCCGCCCCCACCAAGCTGCTCTGGAACTGCCGTTCCTGCGCGAAGAAAGGAATCACCTCCTCAAGAGTAAAGTTTGGCAGCTTGGTTTGTAGGGCCCGAAGGCCCTACACATCACTTCTTGCGAGCAGGAAGGATGAACTTGTATTCGGCCTGGCCGCTGGCCATGGTGATCTGAAGAGCACCACGCGACGAGAACTGAAGCTTGGGATTCTCATCAGCGCCCAGCTTGAGGATTGCCATCACAGGAGCAATACCCCAGTGAAGATCGCCGCCCAGCTCGCCAGAGACGTTGTCGTCAATGGTCAGGTAAGCACGGTGCATGGACGAACCTTCGTCACCGATGTAGAAGCGCAGCTCATTGTTGCCTTCGTCGTTCTTGACGGTCTTGACCATGAAGAAGTTCTCGAAAGTGCTGTAAAGACCAGCTAGAGCCTGCAGTTCCTTGAGCTTGGAAGCCGAAGGATCAACTTCAACGTCCCACTGAGTGCCCAGGAACTTTGCCTGATCAGGAATCAGGTCCTTGGACATCAAACGGTAGGCAGCCGAAGACTTGGTATTCTTGTTTGAGAATACGATTTCCTCAGGAGTCTGAACGCCATTACGGTCACGACGCTTGACTTCAACCTTAACGGTGTCTTCGTCACCCTTAAACAGAGCGCTGGTAACCAGACCCTGTAGAAGACCAAGCTGGGACAGACCGAACTCGCCCTTCAGAGCAGGTTCAACATTGAGCAGCTTGCCCTTGACGATAACGGTACGCTCGTTATCCATTGCTTCGACGAGAGTTTCCTCGTCGCTGCCGGTGATCTTCACAGTGTCGATGAAGCCAAGGCCACCGGTGTGCCTTACGATGTCCTGAAATGTTTCACGCATTTGGGAGTTTATCCTCTTGTTTTTGGATGTTTACTCTATAATATAGAACAGGTGAGTAAACGTCAATTTGTTTAGACTATTTTGACTTCGCATTGGCCACCAAAGCGACCCGTACCATCAGTGAAGACCTCAACCGCGTAGTTGTCAGAATCCAGCTGAGACGCGAATTTAGTAAATGCTTCCATGTCTTCAGTGGGGATGATCCAGTTGACACCCTTCTTGCCATGAGTCTGGGAGATCAAATAACCACCCCAGCGCAAGTTAGGAAAGTCAGCGAATAGAAGTTCTCCCGTCCGCCGTTCGCACCTAGATAGTTCCTCCCGGCTAGGAGTATTCTTACGGTTAATTAGGAGAACTCTATTCATTTCATTCCTCAAAAGCTAAAGAGATCATTAAACGTGGTGTCTTCTCGAGTCTCACTCAAGTCCCACTTCAACACACCAATCAGGTTGTTGATCTTCTTGTCGATGATCGTGTCTTCCATCAACTCAGAGTCGAAAGGAAGTTCCTTATACCACTCTGGCAAGTTGTGCTCGTCAATTGGATAAGCAACGCTATCCATCTTCAGAGGGTTTGGCCTCAGCTTACAAACAATAACCTTCTGACCATCTTGAATTTCCATCGCATAATGGTCATTGTAGAGCTTGCGAAGCGTGTTCCAATGGATCGCTGCTTGAACGTGTCCGGGAACCCTGACCTTCTCCTTTGGACCAGACTTCATGATATCCTTCTTGCCGTCTCCGGCAGTCATGCGGCTAACATAGCCCGTAATACCATTAACCTTCTTAGGGGTGCCCTGCTGGTACCCAGGGAGAGCTCGGAAGTCCTTGCGGAACTCACGAATCATATCGAAAATCAATTCCTTACTACCACCATCTAGCAGAGTGGTGATAATTTTTTCAAGAAATTCCTGCATAATTTTTGGCGTATCGGCGCGCTTGAGATCTAGACCAACGGCCTTAATCTTACCTGGCTTACCGTTAACGTCAAGACGCACGTTGTCCTTGTCATACATTAGGAGCGCATAACGCTTCTTAGTGATGAAGAGACCACGACTTGCAATTAGTTCTCGACCTGCCTTAATGATTGCACCGCGCTCAAGACCAGTATTGAAAGCAGTATCCATGAAGGGTGGGAAGCTTTCATTGACTGCATTACCAATACCATCATAAAGCTCAATCATCGCATCACGATCATTAAGCATGAAGGACAGTTCTGGATCATTCTTCAACATGTGGTATGCTGTGAAGTAAACCGAGTCAGTGTCGTTATAGAGAATTGCATCTCCACGAACGTCATAGACGCCAGTGATGATCTCATTAGTCTTGCTGCTCATGTGCTTGGTAATAGAGCGACCTGTCAGCGTAACCGACTGACCAATGCGAGCGTCGTAGAAGCGACAACCTTCGTTGAGGAGCGCACCATAGAGGGAGTTCAGAAGAATCTTACGAGCCTGCTGCCTCTGGTTCCAGAACACTTCATGTTCCTTGGCTTCCTTCTTGTGAGCATCCTCAATAATAATGAGGTTGTTCTCGATGCGAATAAAGCCATCGCCGACGAGGAAGTCAATTGCATCCTTGTCGCCTGCCTTGATGAAATCAGCTAGGTCGGCAAACTCAACTTTATTCCTACCATGTTCAACACCGGTCTTGAACTTGTCCCAGTCGACTTCAAAGCCCTTACCAGTAGCTGCCGCTTCACTGAATACAGTTTCCTTGAACTGCATTGCCTTACGTTCAGAATACCAGCGAGCCAGTAGACCCGGGATGATTGCTTCTACGTCGGTCCTGAAGATAGTACCATTAGCCGTGATACAGTAGGGGTTGCCCTGAAGGAAGATGTATTCGTATAGCTGATCACCAGTTACCTGAATCGAGTTACCATCTTCAAAGTCAACGGTCATTACTTCGTTGGACTTATCAGCAACCATCTGATATTCTAAAGTGCTAAACAGACCTTCCCAACATTCCGGACCGGGAATACCCTGAGCCAATCGACTGTCAATGAGCGCGTTGGTGCGCTGAAGTCTGATCTGCCCCACAAGAGTCTCTGGACCCATGTTGAGAGCACGAAGTGCTGATGGATACAGGGAGTTGATGTCGCAGCAAGCAATCTCGTCATGCAGACCAATCTTAGGCTTAGCCACATAGGCACCGACCACAGGTCGCTTACCGTCTGCGAACTTGAAACTACTTTCTTCGCCATCCTCATCGTCTTCATCGATATCTTCCTCGATATCAACTTCCCAATCAGGCTTTTTGCGATTAGGCACACATACACCACGCGAGTGAGCCTCGTTGATGATTGCCTGTTCAATCAGTGCCACAGATCCCATTGTTGTAGGAAGCAGAACTGTATTCGTGTGAGCAATCTGATTAGCCAGTTCGATGAAGCGCTTCTTCTGGTCAATCTTGTAGAGCAGAAGAGTGTCCTGGCGGTTGTATTCTAGGAACTTGAGAAAGTCCCTCTTATACAAGTTGTCTAGGCTTCCCTCGTAGGGAATCTTGTTTTCCTTGACCTCAATCTCACCCACATAGTCAAGACGATAGCTGTGGAGTTCCTGAGGATTGTGCTTCTTATAAAGTTCCAAATAGTCAAGGTGGATCCTGCCGATTAGATCGTAGGTGTTATGTTCCTTCTTGAATTGGATATACTTCTTCTTACGTGGACGCTGGTTCCACAAACACATCCTCTTGCTATGATCCTTACCCATCAGCCGCTCAATGCGATTGACCACGTAGGGAATATCGAAGCCTTTGGAGTTCCAGCCACTCAATACGTCCGAGTCCTCAATGAGGTCTAGAAAGATGTCAAGCATCTGAACTTCGTCATTACACAAAATTGTATTAGGCAAGCTCTTACAGATTGCTTCAGCGGCTTCCCAAGTCAGATGATCCTTATCACTTTCTGGCAAGTTTGGCTTCAAGCAGAGAGTGAAGAGTTCATTGTCTTGACTGCGATGGACTGAGATTGCCGTGATTGCGCTGAACGGATCATCCGGACGAGCAAAGCCACGCATTGGATCAAAGTCCACCTCAATATCGAAGAAAGCTAAGTTGAGAACCGGAGTATCTGCACCAAGGTAGTTTTCTTCAAGACATCGAAAGACAGGATTGATATCGCTTTCATGAATCTTACGACTACCCTGCATCCTCAGTTCATTTTGGAACTTCTTGTGCGAGGTAAACGTGCTCTTAGCGACTGGGCGGCCCCACATATCTTTGTAGCGACCAGCACGAGGATCTTCATAGTAGAAAACGTAGGAGGCCGGAATAGAGCGATAAACCCTCTGGCCTTCAACTCGTTCTACAACGAGAATCTCGTCCTTTTCTTTGTCATGGATAGCATCCACGTAGGCCATTAGATTCTCCTTCTATTATGTTCTTGGGTGCATATTTATCATAGCACCAGTTCGATCTAATGTGCGATATTCAGGTGAATTTGAGATAAGAATGGACGCCCCGAAGGGCGTCCATTTAAGTGCGCTTAGGCGCGACCAACGGCAGCGAGGATTTCCTCAACTTCGTTGACGGCTTCCTTATCAGCTTCCAAGGAAGCCTTGTGAGCAGCGCGAATAGCCTTGCTGATTGCAGCTGGCTTGAGGTTCAGTTCTTCAGCAACAGCCTTAACGACTTCGCGGAAGCCACCCTTCAGGTCTTCAACTTCCTGGGTGATCTTCAGACCTTCGTCAATGACGCGCTTTAGCTTCTTGGCGTCTTCGGCGGTAAGAGTAGTGCTCATTTGTGTTCTCCATGCGAGCGTTTGTTTACCCACATTACAGAACACTACTCTCCTATGTCACTATTATTTCCACCTTTTCACAACGCGCAGACAACGCGCTGAGTCGTCATACAGAACGTCTAAAGACTTTGCGTCCAGGATAGCATCCTTGTGTACCGCATTGTAACTCATGTTCTTAGAGGGCGCCTCAGGGTCCGGAAGCCCTGCTTCCTTGGCTGCTTTCTTCGCCTTCTTGTAATCTGCATCTGCGGCAGCTTGAGCCTGATCTGCATCTTCGATGAGTTCATCATTCGAACCCTTGACGACCATCATCCTCTTACTAGCGATGAAATCAACAACTTTCGCATAATCGTCCAAGTTATCAAACTCGATAACCGCAACAGTGCGCTCATCATTGTTGACGAAATCCCAACGACGCTTGAGGGCTTCATGTGCTTCGCGAACGTGGTCAGGAGTCATAAAGGTCACAGAAGTAGCATCACGGCTAACCCAAGGAATGCCCTTATACATCAAAACGCCAAGAGCAGATTCGAGCTCTTCATCGTTTGCGAAGCAGATCGTATTATCAGGTGTCTCGCTAGTTGACTCTTCGTCTTCCAAGTCAGCAACCGCAGCATCAAGATCAACCTCGTCCTCAACGACCTTAGGCTTGGGAGCCTTCTTTGCTCGAGTTTCGAGTTCCTTGACTTCTGGACTGTTGAGCTCCATGTCTTCGGCTACGAGGGCGATAGCTTCGTTGAGGGATTTTCCCTTGCGGGTTAGCTTGCTCACTCGAGCAGAAGCTTCAATGATCATGGATTCAAAGATTAGATCTTTCATGGGAATACCTCCTACAGGTTTCCCGTATTTAATCTTTATGGTATTTGAGCTTGAGGATTAAAGCAATGTTAGGATCGTCAGTCTCAGCATCCATGTATTGCTCTTGGCTACCATCTGATAGACTTCTTACCTTTCCAAGCTGAACAAAGACGTTTCCAAGTTCGCGGATTTCCTCAGCAGTGAGCCAGATAGTTTCTGGATCTAAGACCATGCTGAGAAGCCAATATGGTTTTCCCGTCTTGTCCCGGTAGGAATGGAGTTGTCCACTCAAGGCAGTTGACCATTCCATCGGGTTAAAAACAAAGCAGCATCTCGGGGTTCAGCGAACCATACCCCATCGGTATGCGGATTGTAGTGACCTTTGATCGCAACATTGATCCAAGGCTGGACTTCTTCATCCCACCAAACTGCGAGCTTATCATGGCGGGATAGATCGGTATTCTTAACCATACCCAATTGGGTCCAGAATATCGTAACACTACGAAGAACCAAACGGTGGTCGTCGAACTCTTCCATTAGCCCCAGACCAACTTAAAAATTGCAGCATCGCGCTTGCGACGGAACTTATATCGGAAAGGATTGATCTTGATATAGCCGCTCTTTGAGCATTTATTCACCCAATCGGCGATCTCATGTTTGACCTCATCCGAGCCCTTAAGGCGTTCTTGATCAACGAGCTTCTTAGTATCAACGGTGATGGTAGTCCCGCCGAAGATAGACCACCACTTCATTGGATTTTTCTGCTTTAGAAACAAAGCAGTGAAGAACATCAGGAAGGGGAAAGCGAAGATAAAAGAATCGTTCAAAGTAAAGGGCTTACCTTGAACGAAATGCCCGACCAAAAGCGCAGGCCATCCGCCAATAATACAAGCCAGCACGACCATGATAGTTGGCCCGGCCTCGCTGATCATTAGCCAGTCGATAGATCTACCGAATAACCCCCGTCTGTCTTGCTCGTTCATAAAGTTGTCTCGATGCTACCTGTTTGCCCTTTGCCTCAACTTCAAGATCAGTCCAAGCCAAGTGACTCAACGCCCAATCGTTGCTGGCAGAATTCCAACAACCATAGGAGTGAGCACGAAGCTTGCTGGGCTTAAAGCCTTCTGCATTCAAGCTTATAAAGTCAGGTAGGGTAGAAGAGCAAGCACCTTTTAGCAGTTCTTCTGAACTTGTGGAAAAATGTCCCAGGGGGCGATTACCTCGCCAGCTTTCTTTGAAGAATTCAATCCTTGAGTCAGAGGGTTCGATATATTGACCGCCTGATTCAACCCAATGATGATGGATATCGAGGACGAGTGCCACATGTTTGTGAAGGTCACTGGAGATCATTTCATCAACTGAGCAACCAAACTCATCATTCTCAATCGTGAGAAGATTCCTCAACGTGGGACTCAGTTTATTCGCTATTGTGTCTTTGAGTTGAACCAAACCTGGATCTAAATTGTTATTTGCGTGGATATTGATAGCAAAACCGTTTGAGTGCCAAGTGTCGCCGTAACCCATAGATTCGGCTATATAGGCGTGATAGTTCAAGTCGTCGATTGAATTTTCGACCACATCAGGCTTCTGACTACAAAGTGTGGTAAACTGGCCAGGGTGAGTGCAGAGTCGGATACGATTCGCATCAGCAATATGACGAACGCCAGATAGCCCTTCATCGATCAAGTTCTGCATATCAAGTTCAGCATAGACCCAATCAAAATCCACAACCGTGTAGGCAGGGAGAAAATCACTAGTAATGCGAAAGAGTCGCATCTCTTCTGGCTGCGCTGATATCCAAGCCAGCTGTTTTCTGAGGGTGACGATATTGTGTCGAACTAAATCGACTAGCTTCTCATAAGCAGCATTTCTGCTCATCTTGCGCAAAGCTGTAAGGGTAGTCGACGATTGGTTCATCGACTTTGCTAGGGCTTTATCATCAGTCTGAAACTTACAACAAAAGCCAATACGGGGAGGACCATTCATCCTCCCCATATAGTTAATCTCTAGCAGATATCAACCACAAGTTACCACTGAGCAACAACCTGAATGTCGATGATCTCGCCATATTCAGTAGTAACCTTGCCCTTGAGGGTCTTGCGATTGTCGGCCCAGAAATCGTTTTCATATTCACGAACTTCGCGATCCGTACCGAAAAGCTTTTCGCCTTCATCGTCTTCTGTGGGACGATGCGTGGACAGACGAGTCCAATTTGCCGCATCAAAGATAGCAGGCCAGAACGTAGTCTGCATCTCGCCACTTTGCTCTTTAGACACAATGTTGAACTGATTCCGAACGATCGAGGGATCATCCTGAATCTTGTCCATCAGAGCCTGGAGACATTCCTGACTGCTGAACTTGTGAACTTTCTCTTCAGGACCTACTCCCGGATGGGAGAGGCCGATTCCTGCGAGAGGATTAAAACCACCGGTGCTCATATTGTCTCCTCGGGTTTGAAGGTGTTAATAGCCATTTTCGTGTCGTCCAGTATCTGCGGCAAGAATAGGATACTAGAGAATATAGCTGCCGCAAACACTAGCCAATGCTGGACACCAGTGAGGTTAAGACTCAGAAAAACAATTCCTGCGCTGAAGAACACCACGATGATAGCGTTTGCTAGAATTCGTAGAAGGGCTTGTTTCTTATTCATTAACGCCACTCCTCATTCCAAAATTCGATGAGTTCCTCCTCACCCATTGCCAGATACTGTGTGATCCTAACAATTTGCGCAATAGCAAACGCTATGGTCATAATATTGAACAGAGCCATGATGAACGTGGACTCGTCGTCTTTGACCGGGAAGACAAATACCATGAGGTAGATACACAATGCGAACGCCGCTAGTCGGTTTGCGAGTGCCTTCAGCAATGTCTTTTTATAAAGGGTCATCCCCACTTGGCCTTTGCTTCAACGATGCTGATCACATTGTCGTCGCCAATAAGCTGACGAGCCTTGACCAGCTTTGAACTGTTGCCCTTGGGATCCTTGGCGACCAAGTAAGTCGTGTCCTTGTTTACCGAAGAACCGATGCGACCCGAACGAGCCTCAATCTTCGCTTCCAGTTCCTTGTCACGGATACCAGTAAACACTACGACCACGCCGTCGAGATCACCACCGACTACTTTTTCCTTGGGAGCAACCAAAGTGTAGTGACCGTCGATTTCCTTGAGGAAATCACGGAAGGCAGGCAGATTGTCAACGATGGTCGTCGCAATGATCTGACCAAAGCCCTCAACAGCAGCGATCCTTTTGACCAGTTCAGGACCGGGGAAGTCAGCGAGCACAACATCGTTGCCAAGTGCCTCAATGAGCTTCGTCATCTTACGACGTCCGATGCCGCGACCGAGCAAGTTGGAAGAACCGGCCAGGATACCAAGCTCAACATTTGCGAGCTTTGCGCGCAGACCTTCGTAGATTTTCCGACCCGCGCTATCACCGGCAGCGGCCTTCAGTTCTGCTTCAGTAGCCTTGATGATCTGAGCCGGAGTCTTGAACCCTGCATCATAGAGCTTCTCAATGCTACCCTCACGCAGATGAGGAGCATCAAGACCGCCGGCGCCAAAAGTAGCAGCAATGATTTCCAGAGCCACTGCCTTATTGTTAGACGTATCGGTCATGACCAGATCGACCTGACCATCTGTCCATTCCATTGGACCGAACTCATCTTCGCTAGGTTCCTGCCAGTTAGCCGCTGGTTCAACGACCTTCTGGATGAAGGGAATCACATCACCCGAACGAGTGATCTGAATCTTGGCGCCCGGACCAATCATCTTGTCCCGAATGAACTTAGCGTTAAAGCCAGTCGCATAGGTGATCGTTACACCGACGAGGTCGACGGGCTTGATTTCTACACGCGGCTTGAGATAACCGGCCTTACTGGGATTCCAGTGGACCTTCACAACCTCGGCAATAGCCACATTGTCTTCGCTACCAAGTTTGAACTTGCGCGAATACATCGGATTAATGCTGCTGGAATTACGACGCAAACTATCACGGAGTTCTGCGTTGTCGAGATCAATGACCAGGCCATCAATTGCGGTCTTCGTCTTTGCCCGACACTTCTCCAGCAACGCTGTCAGGAATTCATCGGTCAGTTCGCGACCATAAGCAGTTGTGTATGGAGTAACTTCGTAGCCAGCAGCTTCGAGAACTTTGAACTGTTCCAGCTTGCCCATCTTCGGGCTTACGATCGAGGTCGCAATCACTTTGACCTTATCGTAAAATTCCTGCGGGCTCTCGCTGGCGTTCATCCGACCCGCTACATAGTTGCGCGCATTCTTATAAACGCGACCGCCATCTGCTTCGGCCTGTGACTTCATTGCTGCGAAAACATCATCTTCCATGATGACTTCGAGACGCACATCAGTCTTAGAGAGGGAAGTCAACCCGCCGACAGGCACAGCCTTAATACGCTTCATGTGACGCGTAATATCCGCACCCTGGAAGCCATTACCACGCGAATAGCTGATCTGAAGAGGTCCGCCATGACCATGGCAGTTGAGAGCCGAAGTGCCGTCCTGTTTGTCGGAGATTACGAAGAGTTCGTCTTCCCAGCCGTTGGCCTGGATCCACTTAATAGTGTCGCCCTCATAGACCTGGTCCAGAGAGCCCATTGGATGAGGGAGGTCAATTTTTCCGCCACGAACGTCACTACCCACAGTAGTGAGGAACTTGTTCTGAGGATCAATGCTGCGGAGCATCTTCTCGAGCTCGTCATACTGTGCGTCAGTGAGGAAGCTTTCGCCATCATCGTTATAATACTGATCAGAGGCTATGCTTAGGATAGCAACAAGGTCACTGGACTGAGGATCATACTCTCCAGAGAGGATTTCCTGAGCCTGATCCACAACGCTGGTTCTGGTCAGTTCATCATCTTCTTGCGCGCTCAAAAACATTTGATCTCCCTTTAAACCGATCTACTGCCCATGTTGTAACACAGGCTATTCAGCTGTCAAGCGAATTAGCTCAGTTCGGATGGTTTCCATGGGGAGATATTTGTGGAGGCTTTTTAGGAGGATTCGGCGATACCAGAAGTTCCATTCCTTAGCATCAGCTATTAGAGCAGCTTGCTCGACTGCTTCGTCAGCCGCTTGCCCTTGTAGGTTACCACTAGCTAGTTGCATCGCAAGAGCAAAGAAGTCTCGGAAAGATAGACTGCCTGGTTCTTCATCCTCTAAGTCAAGAGCTGGAACACTGGATAGATTAAATTGCTGGTCGGGAGAAGTAGCTAGATCCAAACCGATCCAGAAGTCCTCACAATCAAGTTCCCAGGCTTGTTGGAGGACTTCTTTATGATCAGCATTTGGGTCCATGAGACTAACAATGATATCTAAGGGTCTCACTTGTTACCTCTTGAGCCACTTATTCAAATCTTCTCTACCTACCACAACATAGCCTTGCTCGGCAAGCATATTCATAAAAAGGTGTGGTAGTTCATAATCAACATTGCGATATTGTTCCGGTAAGTCTTCCCACGGGCGCATTAGTGGATGTTGTTTATTTTTCTCATCTACCTTCAAACCAAATGACCAACCTCTGGCAGATCTTTCTTCATACCAGCGTTGATGTTGGTGTTTAGCCAGCGTTACACAAAGGTTGTTGTAATCTTCCTCTTCCATTACAACTGCGTCAGCTGGACCTTGACGCGCGGTCGTTATATCGTTTGAACTTGTTTCAATTTCGCCCTCGGGATATGCTTCTTCAATTACAACCGTTTCATCTTCAGTGAGGTCACGGGTCAGAGGAATTTCATAATAGTGGGTGCCTCCTTTGGTTTCCTTGTGGACCATAAAGACCACATCAGGTTCGCCTTGGAGATTAGTTGTCTGCACGCTGGATAATAGACCAGAGGGCAGATTGTTCTTTACGCAATGATACCACGCGATAGCCTCCTCCTTAGAAAGAGGCTCGCTTGTTTTTAGTCGGATGAAGAGTGGGATCTCTGTCATGTTAATACTTATCAGGTTCAGCATCTGGGTTATCCACACCAGTGCCCATATCAGGCTGTGGTGCTACTTGAGCAGGCATATAGGGCTGGTATGGCTGAGGATATGGCTGTGGATATGCTGGTTGGTAGTAAGCAGGGGCTGGAGGAGGAGTTGGAGTTGAATCGACTGCGCCCTGCTGTTTGACCTGTTCAATCTGAGCCGCACCACGGGTCCAAGCTGCGACACCTAGGATGGCACCAAACGCAACGTGGAAAAGACCACTACCCTGAAGGGTTAGAGGTTCCCAAGGCGTTCTAGCAGCAATCAAAGCAGATGCAACAGTAGGTTCGAGATCCTTAACGGCTACGGCCATTTGCGCGATAGAAGCGCTCTTGAAGCCCATAAAGGCTGGAGCAATGATAAAATCAAAGAGACAGATAAGCAGGTAGACAACTGCGGCTGCCGGGCGCCAGGTCCTATTGAGCCAAGTCTCGCCACCTTCTAGTTCGAATACATCTCTCTTGCGAGACTTCTTAGTCATAATACCGATCTCCCATTAGGGTTTTTGGTATTTAGTCATGGTTAGAGCGTGAGAAGGAATACCTCCCCACGCCCTGACTTTTAGCTTGCGAAAGCGTAACGTGCCGAAACAACGTCGCCTGGATCTAGGTCGTAAGGCAACATGTCAAGGTCAATGACCAAGTTACGAGTTGCTACAGACCACTGATCATCTTCGATACGCTGACCGTTGATCTCGACCGAAACCGAGTTCGCCTGTGGCACGTAGTCAAAGAAGTTCAAGAACGAGTAGGTTCCAGTCGATACAGTGTTACCAGTGTATTCTACTGCTTTGGAACGAAGGTTCACACCTGCGCCGTTTAGACCAGTAGCACCAATGTAACGGTGACCAACAAGATAGAGACTACCAGTGGTAGTATTCACACCGGCTGGCAAGGAGTTAACAAAACGCAGGACACCTGCGCTGTAGTCAAACACCCATTCAAAACCGCTGCTACCGCCGTTCAGCTTTACGCCGCCGGAAGTTGGATTACCACGATACACTTCAACGAGATAACCTGCGTCAATTGCTGGTGGAATCCAGTTAGTTAGACGCGAAGTCAAGTCGCCCTGGGTTGAGGTAGCAACCCAAGCCAAGTTACCAGAAACTGTTGGATCAACAGTCATCTGGATTGGAGCCGAAGTGGTGTAGTATTGAACAACACTTCCCGAGGCCATTGGAGCAGGAACAGGAACATTCTCTGCCATAATGGTATTACCATAGACAGGTGTACCCGAGCCAATGGTTTCTTCAAAACCCTGCTTGCCCGAACCACCGGTGTTGGTCACACCGTAGATTGTCTTCTTCCAGAGGAAGTCGACCTTTTGGGTATCAGAAATAGCCATGTCTTATTCCTCCTTACGAGATAGTCAGAGCAGTGATTGCTTGACCGGCGTTGAGCTTAAAGCGAACCAATACTTCGTTCAGAGTTGAATTCGAAGACGATTCGGTACCAAAGGTCAAGGTGTAGGTCTGAGTACCGGATCCAGTTGGAAGAGTACCAGCCGCACAACCTGCCGCAGTATCATTAGTACGTCCTGGAATACCTGCACCACTGTAAAGTGCGAAGCCATTCCACCAAGCGCCACCTAGAGCTGCTGGGCTCTTAGTCACGTTGGTCGAAACACCTGGAAGAGCAACCCAAACACCTGCGTAGGTACCAGTTACTGTGACGCTGATCGAGCTCTTACCTGCAACCTTAAAGCTGTAGGTAACATACTGCGAGGCATCCTTAGTAGAGTAGTCTGGACCAACTGGCAAGTAACCAGTCGACAAGTTAGTGCGCAAGTTGCGGATCTGACCACCTGCGATAACTGCTTCATGCTCGTAACCAGATGCATTCAGCAGCTGAGTAGAGCTCCAAGTTGCAGTAGTGATATCCGAAGGAGTATCACCGGTTCCTGCCATACGCACACGCGAAGGAGCAACACCACCAGTTAGGCTTGGTTCACGAACACCGCCAGTTCCCGAAAGAACGATCAGGTTGCTAGAAGCCTGAGTAGAAGCACCAGTACCATTTGGGTTAACGCCTAGAACTGCAACCTTAGCTGCGATATCCTGGAAGTTACCGCTAACAGTGAAAGTCTGTGAGGTTAGGTCAAACGACAAGGTGTCCTTGTTAAGGATGCTTGGAAGACCACCCTGACCAGCAGCAAAGTTAGAAGCAGAACCTGGACCAGTGACCGAAATGATGGTACCTGCAACGTAGGTTTCACCAGCAAGGTTGGTTAGGTTTGCGCTAACGCTGAGGGTCGAAGTACCAGCATAGTGCTCAATACCCGAAGAGAAAGTTCCGACCTTAGTGCCCTGAACTACAGTAACGTTCGAGGATACTGGAAGAGCGGTCAAGCTATCACGGATATAGGTGAGGTTGTTGGTATTACCACTGATCGAGTGCTTGAGCTGCATGGTGTTCAGACCAGTTAGAGCAGTAGCACCAACGACTTGAGAGTCGAAGGTCTGGAAGAAACCATCAGGAGCAGCACCGCCGCCCTGTGCTGTACCGCCCCACTTGTTATCGGAAATGCGAAGAACACCAGTGCTCTTAACGTCGCCGATAGTGTCAGTGAAGGCAAAGCTTTCGCCCTGTACCGCAGCATTGTTGAGCCATAGCGCAACAGTACCTGCATCACCGGTACCTAGATCCTGAAGGATCGTCGAGTTAACCGAAGAAGCAGTTGTGCGAGCAACGTCGGAACCAGCCGATGGACCACCGGCAATCGAGTTGCTAGTGTAACCCTGAGCTGCCTTGTGAGTTGCGCTAGCCGAGAGAGCCAACACGCCAGTGTTGAGACCCGCAGGAGCATTTGGAAGAAGAAGACCGAGGACTTCGTTGATCGAGTCGATCGCAGTCGAGACTTTAGTGGTTGGTTCGAGGGAAACCGCTGGAGCCTTACCACCTTCGTAACGCGAACCAGTATAGGTACCATCTTCGGCGTCGCCGAGAGTTGGAACTACCCACTGGTTGTTGCCTTCACCGTCAGTTGTAAGAATGGCGCCTGCTGGCTGACCGTCGGAGTTGATTTGCTTGATTTTAATCTTGGACATCAAGAGAACTCCTTATAGATGAGGATAGGGGAGGATAGAATCCTCCCCTAGTTCTAAAGAGGAGGAGCCCTAAGACCCCTCCCCTCTATTTCAATTAAGCTGCGTAGCTGTAGCTTACCGAGATGGTGTCGCTTTCGTCAGCAGCATAGCCGTTGACCGAGTCAACCAGAGCCACAACCGAACCAGTAACCGAGAAACCAGTCTTCTTCAGCTTAACGCCGTTGATGAAGACCGAAACCGAACCAGCAACTGGAGCGTTAGCTAGGGTGACTTCTGCGTTAGCAGTTGCCGCGCCAGCCGACTCTTCTTCTGCGTGGATGGTAACGCCGAGAAGGGTCTTGAGCGAAGCAGCCGAAACATACTCAATGCCAGTGCCAGCAGTGTTCCAACGTAGGAAGCCGTCAGCCGCTGGGGTGCCGGTTTCTGCTAGGTCAGAGAAGTTAACGTTGCCAGCATTGAAGGTTAGTTCAAGACCGTCACCGAAAACTGCTGCGGTGCCACCGGTGAGGGTGATTGCATCGTTAGCCGAAGTAACGTCGTTCTTGGTGATCGACAGTTCGAAACCAGCGTAGGAGTTACCGGAAACTACCAGAGCAGTTTCACCAGCAGCTGCCTCGATAGCAGGATCGGTATTGTCGAACTTGACCCACAGGCCAGTGCCGATGTAAGCAACGAAGTCGCCGATGTTAACGTCGAAAGCCTGATCAGCGAAGACAGCCGCGCCAGCAGTAGCGATACGATAAACGTCGCCCTCTTCAGCGGTTGCTTCCATAGTTGCCAGGTCTTCAGCAGTGATAGTGCCGTCGACAACACCCTTGAACACAAGTGCGTCCAGGTTAGTGATGCCCTGAATCTGGGTTACCAGATCAGCAATGTCATCAGTGTTGGTCTTGGTCTGAACGTCCAGAGCCTCAACTGCTGCCTTGAAAGTGGTCTTACCGACAACATAGTCACCGGTGAAAGCAGCAATGGTGCCATCGCTGTTTAGACCAACTGCGGTTTCAATTGCGTTGACTTCGTCTGCTAGCGAGCTGTCACCAGCAATAGCAGCAACCTGGTCAGCAACAGTCTTGATTGCTGCATCGAGAAGCTTGTCTGCGCTCTTCAGAGTGGTTGCACCGCTGATGTAGTGAACACCCGATGGAGCAGTTTCTGAGTTGTAGAGAGTTTCAGCTTCGTAAGCGCCAGTAACAGCAAGACCTGCGCCAGCCTGGGTTGCGTCTAGTTCCGAACCGAGTGCCGAAACTGCGGTAGTGCGAGCAGTTTCTTCAGCCTTCAGAGCAGCGTCCAGCTTACCAATAGCAACGCGATGGTTGTCTGGAGTAACTGCAGGAACTGCTGGGATGACGTTTTCTGGATCAGAAGCATCTTCTGGAATCTCAGCCGCACCCTGAACAATGAAATTACCGTTTGCGTAGAAGCTTGGGGTACCGTCAGTTGCCGAACCAACAGTTGCTTCTAGAGCATCTAGTTCGTCCTGAAGACCTTCCTCAACGCCAGTAGCGCGAGTAACTTCAGCAGCTAGATCGCTTTCCAGGGTGTCGATATCAGTCTTAGCAGTTGCCAAGTCAGTCTCAACGGTGTCAAGACGACCGTCAAGAGCAGTATCAGCTGCCGCATATGCGGTTTCTGCTGCTGCCAGTGCTGCGTCAACAGCAACGATTGCTGCCTTGACCGAAGCTGCTTCGTTAACAGCGGTGTGAGTTGAACCAGTGATAGCAGTGAAGGTACCGTCGGCGTTCAAGCCAACTGCGGTTTCAACTGCATCTAGTTCGTCCTGAACGCCCTGAGTACCAGTGCCAGCTAGATCTGCCAGTTCAGCCAGTGCCGACTGAACGTCAGTAGCAGTCAGACCGTCAATTGCCGAAACGGTGGTGTCAGCTGCGGCGGCCTTTTCGTAACCAAGTGCGCCACCTGCCAGAACCTTAAGGACCTGACCTGCGGTACCCTTGGAGAGAACGGTGCCATTACCGTTAGCGCCACCAATTAGCAGATCGTCTGCTGCTACGAGCTTAATCTGCTTTGCGCGTAATTGTGCCATATATGTTTTCTCCTAGTTGATCAACTTTAGGATTTGTAGATGAAGAACACTTCGTCATCTACGTCGACACCATAACCGGTTTCTACGGGGTCGAATATCAACACTTTTGAATCAGTATCAAAAGTGTAGTTTTCATTTTCAATACCATTGATTGACATGTAGAGAACTTCACGACAATCATCTGGTAATGTGAACGTAGTCTGTCCGGAAGCTACGTCTTCTACATCATATTTATGCGTTTCTGCGCCGGAATTAGTGTTACTTTCTGCCGGACGACCAATTAAAATGGCTCGATCTGGGCGGTCTAGACGCATGTAAATCGGACGAGGATTTACTAAAGGTTTTGAACTAGTTAGCTTGCCTGCATTCTCAGGATCAGCATAGAAGATAGTTCCATGGACGCCTGCTAGTGGTGGCTTTACTCTAGTTACAAGACTTCCAAGTGGTCTGTAGTTGAAGTAATCCAAACCTGGAACGTTGATTCGAGTCACTATACCAACAGCATTAGATATGTTTGCTGCATCAGTTTTTAGGTATCCGCCTAAATTCACTGGATCAGCATAAATGAGATCGCCTAATTCCATACCATGGCTAGACTGTTTTACTAGGACGAATTCGTCCGCGTTCATAGCTAGAAATCGGGCTTCAAGGTCATTGATGCTATTTGTTGATATAAAACCATCAGGAACTGGACCCAACATTGGGAGGCCATCATCGCCAATCTTAAAGATAATACAATTACCTTCAGGGAAGATGCCTAGACCATTCTGTTCTGGATTTGAGAATAGGTTAAATCGCTCAGTATCTTCAACAACGCAGGTTACCGAAGACGCGGAAGATGAAAGAATCTCCACGACCTGGACTGACATGCCACCGCCTCCACCAGCAACCCAATCGTCAACTTCGATGTCATTCCCATTGAATTCAAACGGAGTAGGGGTGCTAGGGCTTGAATGCATCTGGGGTTGTAGGTTGAGAGTGACTTCCCAACGATATGGATAACCGATGAATGGATCTCCGGATCCGTCATCCTCGTTCCAATATGCGTTTTCCTGGTTAATGACAAAAGTGCCAAACAACAGGAGGTTCGGTGTAATAGCCATGTTACTCCTTAAAACATCATAATTCTAATGTAGGCATGACCACCAGCAGTGGTACCGACGTTAGAGGTTGTTGCACTCTTGAAATAGAGCTTAGTTTCATTTAGGTAGTATTCGACTTCAAATAACGCACTAGGTGAACGTTGCTGGTAGTTGGCACCTTTAGTTGGATCTGTTGCAACATAGCCGTAAGCAAAGAAACCAGCTACTGTACCAATGCCCGCAGGATGAGTTAGTTCAAAGCTGTTTGTACCTGACGAAGTATTGATGTTCGAAACTGACCACCCTGCAGGTAGTCCGGTAATTGTTGAAATGATAGGAGTAGAAGCAGTGTCATAATCAATACGGAAGGTATAGATAGTTGGACCACTAGAAGCACCACCGCCTGGGATATTTACCGTGACTGTGCCACTATTATGTGTTGCAGTAACACCAGCACCAGTAAAGTTCAGAGCTGTTGGAGCGGCGGCAATTTGCGAGCCTTCGTCCTGAACTGCCACGATATTGCCATTGGTGCCGTTCGTACCTGCAGGACCGGTAGCACCAGTATCACCCTTTGGACCAGTTGCACCAGCGGGACCAACTAGACTTACTCCTGCACCCGGCCAAGCACCACTTGCCTTTGGACCAAACAAAGTGTTGGTCGATGTGTTGATGTAGAAATCACCATTATTACCTAGGCCGTTGCTTGGCGCAGTGGTGCCGTTGAGAACTGTCTTACCATCTGCACCAGCAGGACCAGTTGCACCGGTCGCTCCCTGTGGGCCAACATCACCAGTGTCCCCCTTTGGACCAGTGGGACCGGCTGGACCAGTTTCACCGATTGGTCCTTGAGGACCCGTGGCACCGGTTGCGCCAGTATCACCCTTGTCCCCTTTGACTTGGCCAACATCCACTGGAGTTGCATTATCGGAATATGTGATAAGCAGATGGCCACTACCATCGATCGAGGTAGTGACAATACCTCGTCCATCGTCACCATCTACGCCAGCTGGACCTTGAGGACCAGTTGAACCCGCAGGACCCTGTGGACCAGTGGCACCAGTTTCACCAGTATCACCTTTGTCGCCCTTAGGTCCCAGGATGCTACCGGAGACATTAACAACAGAGCTATCGCTCATTGTGAGGGTTAGAGTTGAACCTGAGACCGAAGCACTAGAGATGCTCGTTCCCTGAGGACCAATTGGACCCTGGCTACCTGTGTCGCCCTTGTCTCCCTTAACCAATCCAGCATCGGTGGAAGAGGTATCAGTGTAGGTAACAATTAGATGGCCACTGCCGTCAATAGTAACTGAGGCTACGCCCTTACCTGCTGCACCAGTAGCGCCGGTTGGTCCAGTTGCACCAGTTTCACCGGTTGGTCCAACTGGGCCTTGTGGACCAGCAGGACCAGTAATGTCACCAGCATCGATTTGGGTGCTGTCTGACATTCCGAGAATTAAGTGGGCATTAGTGACAGACGCGCTTGTTACATGACGTCCTGCAGGACCAGTTAAACCTTGTGGACCTTGGCTACCAGTCTCGCCAGTATCACCCTTATCACCCTTCGGGCCTCTAACACTTCCTGTAACAACAATCTCATTGCTGTTGCTCATAGTCAGTGTAAGGGTATCACCAGTTACTGAGGCACTAGCAATGCTTGGACCTGTAGGACCGGTAGCACCGGTAGAACCAGCAGGGCCCTGTGGACCAACTTCGCCTTGAATACCTTGAGGGCCTTGTGGACCAGTAGCGCCAGTGGCGCCGGTAGCACCTTTAACTAGACCTAAATCAACGGGGCTACCTAGAGCATCTGTGTAGGTAACTTGAAGATGACCACTGCCGTCAATCGACATTGAGGAGACTTCGCGTCCACCGCTGCTGCCCGTAGCCGAAAACTTAATGCGACGATGACCGTTGCCGTCATCATCTGCCATTGAGATTTCAATACCAGCGCCTTGTTCGAAAATCAAACGTGATTGCGCGCCATAAGATGGAGCATATTGTCCATCTGGATCCCAAATTCCAACATCGGGTCCAAGAGCTCGCAAGGTAAAATTCGAGCCATCTAGATCGGCCGAAGCTGCTAGTCCATCTCCAACATTAACAGTTGAAGGTGTCCAAGCATTGAGTTGCTCGTCTGCGGTATAGGTAAACTCAAGTGGACTGCTTGAATTCCCACCTGCTACATCAACAGTAACTGAATTGAAATTATCACTTGTGACTACTAGCCCAGGTCCGAAATTAAAATTTACGATACCAGAGAGATCTACGTTTTCACCAGTAACTGCTAAGTTGACCGATACAACTCTACCATTTGGGCCTTCGCTGCCCTCGAGTAGAATACCGTTTCCAAACTCAATAAAGTTCGTGTAACCGAAATCTACATTAGAGGAACCAGTAATCAGTCCAGGAACGTGAATGATTGCAGTATCAGTGGAATCATCATCTACTAATAATTCAACACCTGCACCAGTGACAACTAGATTAGATACTGCTTCAATAGGAGTACCGTCTGTTGCTTCGTTATTTTCATCATAGAAACGTTCGACTACTGAAAGAGGACTACCGTCGCCGGCTGGACCTTGAGGGCCTTGTGGGCCTTGTGGACCAGTAGGTCCGGCAGGACCTTGTGGACCGGTATCGCCTTTATCACCCTTGTTGCCTTTATCGCCCTTTTCTCCCTTAGCACCGTTCCCTACTACTGGGACAATACTATTAGGATGAGTGGGACCAGATGAAGGTACCTGAGCCGTGGGAGCCTTTACATAGAGCTTGCCATCACCAGCGCCGATTTCAACACGAACGTCATCAAACGATTCGCCAGGATCTTCGCTACTTGGATTTGGGCTAATTGCTACTTTTCCAGGAACTGGAAGATAGGTACCTGGTTTATCAGGAGTGGGTCCGGCCATGATCGATCAATCCTCTATTCTGTAGTTCCGATATTTAGCCACACAAAGAGGTCAGCGAGCGAGAATAATCTTCACCACATTGCCATATTGGGCTATAAGACTTGGGTCGTTTTCGAACAGAACATCTTCAAGATAAGTGCGATCCATACGGGCACGAACCCAGAGCGCATTGACCTTAAAAGTCCTGCCTACAACTAAAGTATCACCTCCGGTTTCCATGCTACCGGTTGGCTTATTGGGATTTAGGGGGAACTCTATATAGGGAGTAGTTCCTAGAGAGATTGGGAACCAATCTGTTGAACTCGGATTGAGGGCGAGACTTCCCTCAATGTGAATTCGACCAGTGAAGTTTACTACCTGTATCGAGACGGTATGAAGCCCATCACGGTGGCCATACCACCCATCTGCCTTGCAATGAAGACCAGTCAGGTTCGCAAATCCTTGGCTGCTTGACATCATTTCTACGGTGTTGGGCATATCGATCTCCCTTTTCCATATTTAACGAATAATGACTTCTACCCAACACTCCAGTTAATTAGGTGAATGAGCCTTTTTTCTAAACTCGCCCAACTGGGCAAGATGTTCACACTTAAGGATGTGCCGGATCTCATCCCAGTTCCTGAAGAGAATCTGTTCTATAGAAACCTTGATATCCCCGATGGTCCAGGGCTAGACACACTCAACTGGATTATTGAGCAACTACCTCCTCTCGATATGAGAAAGGGTCCATGGATTGCCGGTGGGGCTGTTAGGAGGATTCTTGAGGGCAAGTCATTGGAAGGAGGAGATGTTGACATCTTCTTTGCTTCAAGTGCCCAATATAAGAGGTTCAAACATTGTCTATCTGGATTTGAAAAAGTAATCGAGACTAGGAGGGCAACTACCTTCTTGGTGCAAGGGATCCAAGTTCAGGTAATCTGTAGGCAATTCTACCTCACAGTGGAAGACCTATTCAAGGACTTTGATTTCTCAGTTTGTCAGATTGCAACCGATGGAAAGAAGATTGCGGTCTCTAACCAAGGTTATAATGATATTAGGTCTAAGTCTCTCAGGTTTGCTCCTGGTGGTAAAGTTGCTCGTCAGACTGTAATCAAGCGAATGAACAAGTATTTGGCGCATGGGTTTATTCCCGAACCTGGTCTATATGAGACTATGGTTCAGAGCGGTCTCACTTGTGTCTCGAGCTATTCAATCTTTGAAGGATCTGAACGAGAGTTTTCCTCCAACTATGAAATTGAAGAAGGCAAAGAAGAGCCCCAGATAAATGTTGAGGATATGAGCGCGGAGATTTTGCGCGAAGCAGCCCAACGTCTAGGAATCGAGATACCACATGAATGATCTTCAGAACTTTGTTAAGAAGCATTGCGTCCTGAGCAAGCTATCTGAGAAGCCCTTAGTGCGTCAATGGCAGCATCTAGAGCTAGTCTTTGTCCACGGTTACCCTATGACCCTTCGGGGCTTCTACATGCTTTGTAACAAAGCTGTATTCGGCAATTCGCTCTACATGAGGGGCAGGATATGGAATGACCTTCATGCAGAAACAAAATTGCTTTGCTGGGGACTAGGTCACAAGTTGATTGAGGGACGAGAAGCATTCAGTGTCGTGGATGGGATTAGGGCTGCTATTGGCTGGAATAAAGACGCCGCAGATCAGGCAACCCGTTGGAATGCTGAGCCAACAGATAATCCAATACATTATTGGCTTGAAGAAGTAGAGCGACAAGTAGCCGCTCTAAAGGGAGTTACTCTCCCAGGTCCACAACTTCGATAAGAAGTTTAGTTCCCTGTGCTTCGAAGAGAAGCTGCTCTGCCATAAGCATGAGGGCTTCCTTCATTTCAGGAGTCAAGATGATCTCCTGAACTTCGCCGTCCTTGAGCAGTTTGCTAATCTTAACGACGACGATTTCTTCATGTAGCTTGGCCATTATAGCCTCCTTGTTTCCTGGACCAAATATTTAGTCCAAGTTAGGAAGCTTTCCAGCCAAGCTAGTGAGGTTAGTGCGCACCAGTTCCATCTGACCTACTAGGCCACTAAGCTGATCCTGAAGGTCAAGGATCTGAATCTTGAGCATCTCATTGACACCCTTGACCTTTGACAGCTTTGCTTGGAGGTCTAGACACTCTGCTTCCTTAGCAGTGAGCTCTTCCCTCAACTGGGCAGGAGTTTTGAAGTCGATAACATTGCTCACGAAAACACCTCCACTACCACAGCAATCATCATGATCACGCATACAATTGCGGCCCCTAGAATAAAGGCCATGCCGAGCATCATCCGTTCAAGCAAATCACCCACAATCCTTACTCCGGCTTATATACCTGGCGAGTCTTAGGATCGACGCAGAGGACCTTGTGATCAACTATAAAAGACTCTCGACCAATCCTCGCACAAGCATTCCTCTGCTCTTCTGCCTTCTTAGACAGGGGCACGGGCATGACTATTGCCAGAACCAATAAACAGATGCTTATCGTGGCACCAAATCCAGCAAGAAAGCCGTCCATTAGAATTCCTCAATCTGACGGTTCTTTGGCTTGCGACCACGGCGCTTACCAAGCACTGCCTTACCGCCATCAGCAGTTACGTTATAGACATCTGCAAAGCGAATCGGATCCATACCGTCAATAGTCTCAATGGCTTCTGCCATCACGCTAGTGGGCTTACCAGAGCGCAGGTCAGCAAGCCTAAATACAACCTTACCATCTTCGCGCACAATCGTCTGAGCAATTGAAAAATCACCGGTCACCAAAACTGTGTTGACACTGCAGAGCCCCTTACCCTGATACTTTGCGCGGACTTCAGTCCCTGCTGGCAAAACACCCTTAGCGACCAGAGCTTCAGCTAACTTGTTATCCATATTTGAAACGACTCCACAACGTACCGATCTAAGGGTGCGCCGTTCCGATCTATTGGTCGTTTCTGTATGCTTGATGTTTAGCAGTTCTAGAGGGTAAATCAAGCGTCAAGGTGATCACCAGGTGAGAAAAATCCCACCTGGTGATCTTAGTTCTTACGCGATTTCAGTGAGTTCCAGGACTTCAGCCTCAGGAAGAGGAGTAGCCTGGATATCTAGCACCAAAGCATCATCAGCTACGCTGACTAGCACCATGCCACCACGCTTGAGGTCACTGAACAACATTGCCCGGCTAAGAGGCTGTGAGAGTTCATTCTGAATCAAACGAGCCAGAGGACGCGCACCCATCTTGGGATCATAACCCTTACGAGCCAGATATTCAAATGCATCGTCACCAAGAGCAATTGTTACACCCTTGCTATTAGCCATCTTGTTCAGCTGGGCAATGAACTTCTTCACGATGCGGATCATGTTCTCGCTCTTGAGAGCGTTGAACTTCACGATTGCATCCAGTCGGTTACGGAACTCAGGAGCAAACATCTTTTCAATGACCTTGTCATCGTTGCCTGCAACCGAATTGTCACCAAAGCCCAAGGTGTTCTTCGCAAGCTCACTTGCACCAGCATTGCTGGTCATGATCAGGATCACGTTGCGGAAGTTCACCGTCTTGCCTGCGCTGTTGGTCAACTGGCCATTATCCATGACCTGCAGGAAGATGTTGAAAATGTCCGGGTGAGCCTTCTCAAGTTCGTCGATGAGAAGGACGCAATGAGGACTATTCTCAACCGCGTTGGTCAGAAGACCCGAACCCGACGCACCATCACCAAATCCAACATAACCCGGAGGGCTACCAATGAACTTAGAGACACTGTGCTTCTCCATGTATTCGCTCATATCGAAACGATGTAGAGGAATATTCAGAGTGGCAGCAAGCTGCTTCGCAAGCTCAGTCTTACCTACGCCCGTAGGACCAGCAAAGAGGTAGCTACCCTGTGGTTTGTTGGGATCGCGCAGACCAGCACGGCTGAGGATGACCGCATCATCGAGAGTCTCGACAGCCTTGTCCTGACCAAACACCGCGTTGAGCAGGTCTTCCTTGAGGTGAGCCAGCTTTGCGGTCTCGTCTTCCTTGACCGACTGAGCAGGGATCTTAGCCACTCGGCTTACTTCTTCCTCAATGAGGTCGAGAGTAATAACCGATTTGCGTTCGCCCTCTGGAGCAATGCGCTGACGAGCACCAGCCGCGTCGATGACGTCGATGGCCTTATCGGGAAGCATCTTGTCCGTCACATAACGGGCAGTCAATTCCACAGCAGCATTCAGAGCTTCTTCGTCGTAGGAAATACCGTGGTATTCAGCATAGACGTTCGAGAGACCAGCAAGGATGCGCTTTGCGTCCTCAATACTAGGTTCGAGGATATCCAGCTTCTGGAAGCGACGCAGGAGTGCCCGGTCCTTCTCAAAGTGCTTACGATATTCCTCGTAGGTCGTGCCACCGATGCAACGCAGCTTGCCCTTGGCCAGAGCCGGCTTGAGCAAGTTCGCAACATCGAGAGCACCATTGCTACCTGCGCCAGCACCCATCATGGTGTGGATTTCGTCGATGAAGAGGATAACGGGAACGTCCTTTTCCTCACCGACCTTCTCGATAGCATCGAGAATCTGCTTCACACGCTCTTCCATGTCGCCACGGAACTTTGTGCCGGCCATCAGTGCGCCGATTTCCAGCGAGTAAACAATGCCACCCTTGAGAGCGTCAGGGACATTACCCTCAGCAATCATCTTAGCCAGGCCTTCGACAACAGCAGTCTTACCCACGCCGGGTTCACCGACGATGACTGCGTTGTTCTTGGTGCGCCGAGCAGTGGTCAAAATCAAACTCGCAACTTCTGCCTCACGACCAATCAGAGGGTCAATCTTGCCTTCCAGGGCTTGTTCGTTGAGGTTGACGCAGAACTTATCCAGAAGGCGTTCGTTCTTGGACTTCTTAGGGCCCTTGTCTTCGTCAGCAGTTCCGCCTTCGTCAAGCTTCCTAGTCTCAATAACAGCATCGTCATCGTCTAGCAGGTCATCATGTGCGACTGCTGATTTAACGTCGAAGACATCGAGATTTTGCTTGGCCAGGAAGTAACAAGCAAAATTGCTATCGTCACCACTCTCATTCAAGATAGCAATGAGAATGTCAGTAGCTCTGAAGTCATGCCGACCGCTAAACAGAACCTGGCTAACCGTGCGCTGGACAACTCGACCCAAGCTAACAGTCTGACGAGGCTCTGCCCCATGTGCCTTACCCAACACACCTGCGTTAAAGTGGTTGAGAAGATCAGCACTCAAATCGCTCATGTTCACACCAAGCTCTGTCATCACTTCAATGACACGCTTGTCCTGAATCACAGCGGCAAGAAGGTGCTCAAGAGTCACATACTCGTGATCATGACGCCTAGCAATCTGCATCGCCTGATCAATGATCTCCTGGGCACGAGTAGGATCGAAATCTTCAACGGCCATTACTTCTTCCTTTCACGCTTATCGCGCTTTTTCTTTGCCATATCCAGCGTGAGCTTACTAACTCGGCTGGTAAAGCAAACACCATCCAGATGGTCCAGTTCATGTTGGAAGCACCTAGCCGCCATACCGTTCAGGAGTCCTTCAACTACCTGACCGTCTGAGGTTTGGTATCGAACCTGCACATAAGCTGGTCTTTTGACTTTGAAAAATAGCCCAGGGAAGCTGAGACATCCTTCTTCAACCACAACAGGATCACCTATGCTGTATAGGACTTTCGGGTTGTAGAAAAAGCAGATTTCATTGTCGATCTTCATCGCAAAAACGCGATAGAGAAAACCCATCTGGTTAGCCGCAAAGCCAACCCCGCCATGCTCTTCCATCAGACGAGCGAGCTCGTCCTCAACCGCAGTAGCATCGGCTGGCGGATTCTCGAAGTCCCATTCGGAACTAGCGGTATAGAGAGTTTCAGCCTCATCGGTCTGAAGAGTAAATTTCACTTACAATGCCCTCGCGTTTGGTCGATCTAATTGCGAGTCATTGCGCTTTACCCTCTTAGTATGCGGGATTTTCGTCCTTAATACAAGAGCAAAGTTGAAGAAATCTAACCTAAAAGATTACCTAACTTCTGCTCTGTATCTAAAGACAAAAGGTCGAATGTCAAGACTTTCTTTGATCCCTAAGGCTGATCAAAGTCTGGCGTTCTTCCTCGCTGAGCTTTTCAGGAGAGATGACCACTTCGACCATCATGTCACCACGACGGCCATCAGCTAGAGGCATACCCTTGCCTGCTGCCCTCAATGATTGACCCGGATGAATACCGGCCGGAATACGCATCTTAATCCTAGAACCCTCAATGGTAGGGATTTCTACCTCAGAACCAACCAACGCATCCAAATATCCAATAGATGCAGAGGTGACTAGATTATCCCCTACACGGGCGAAAGTAGGATGAGGGATGACATTGATGCGAATGTAGAGATCACCCGGCTTCACGTTCTTCATAGCATCATCTCCTTTGCCTTGGAAACGAAGCTTGATGCCATCCTGGATACCTGCTGGGATCTTGATCTTGATCTCTTGGGTTTCCTTATTGGGAAGGTTATACTGGATAGAGGCCTCCTTCCCGGTGAAGCTTTCCTCTAACGTGATCGAGTAAGCAAGACGAATGTCGTGGTTTCGAGCATCGTCGCCAAATGGATTCCTGGACCTGCGGATATCTTTGAGAATCTCCTCAATATCAACATCAGGGCTGTATGGTTGATTTGACCAATGGAAGGTCTGATTACCTCGGAAGCCACCGGAACGCTGGGCATCATACTGGGCGCGCTTCTGCTGATCTTTGAGAACCTCATAGGCTTCATTGATCTCTTTGAATCGCTCTTCAGCAGCCTTGTCACCGGGTTTTAAGTCGGGATGATTTTCCTTTGCAAGCTTACGATAAGCAGACTTGATAGTCCCATCATCAGCTGTGGATTGAACGCCTAAAACCTGGTAAAAATCTTTCATGCTCTACTTCTACTAAACCAGCTGCTCAAAGTCAAAATTGACTATCTGGGTTAACAATAATTATCAATGTAGTTAAAGGAGAACTAGATGACTGATTTGTTCAACAAGGTATATGAGACTAACCGCCAGCGAGTCATGGACATTTTCGATCGTCGTATGCTCAAACTAGGCGAAGAATATGGCGAAGCATGTCAGGCCTTTCTGAGTGTTTCTAGTGAAAACAACAGCAAGAAGAAATCTTGGGCTGATGTTCGTGAGGAACTCGTTGATGTCTTGGTTGTCACTCTAGACCTACTCTGTCATCAGATGCCCGATGAAAAGGACATGACAAGAGAGGAGAAGTTCGCTAGCGTGGAAAAGATTTTTGACCACAAGCTAGACAAGTGGGTCAAGAAGATTAAGAAAAGTGAGGACACTAGCAAGTGAAATATGTTCAAGCCCTAAAGCCAGAGAAGCACAACGGCGGGGCTTTCTTTGAGCATGAGATTCACTTCGAGTTGAAGGGCTATGGCCATTACATGGGCTCCCATCAGCTTCGGAAGAACATCGAAGAATTTGTAAACGAACACATTGGTTCCAAACATACTGACTTCCGTGTTTCGGTTCAGATAAAATATGTTCGACCAGATACCTCTAAGTTCAGTCCCGCAGAACCAATTGCCACTGTAAAGGTCAGGTTCACCGATAAGAATAAGGCTTTGCGCTTTAAACTTTCCTGGCCACAATAATATTGACGTTTTCCATGCCGTGATGCTCTAGCAGCGGCATGGAATATCGCTACGCAGAACCTCCCTTTAGACATAACGGCGGCAAATGGTTTGGCCATGAGGTCATTTTGTATGTTAATCCAAAACGCCTAGTTGAATTTAAAGACACTATCACTGCTATAGCGGGGAAGATAGGTGAGGGCTGGCGTTTATCCCACAAGACTCCCTTTAGTGTGTTTGAACATGGCAAACAGATAGTCCGGTTTTTGGATAAGAAAACTGCGATGCGTTTCAAGCTCACTTGGGAGCCTTGTGAGGAAGAAACCCTAGACGACCTACAAAAGCTGTTTAAGAAGATAGCTCTGAATAGCCAGTATGGCTCCATGAATAAATTCAACTTCTCAGCACTTCGAGCAGCTAGCAATCCAATAAGTCAGATAACTCCCTATAGTTCTGGTATCTACCCTCTTATGACCTCGTCGGGTAAAACCATGAGCCAGATTTATCAGGCTAAATCTCGATACAACCGTTACAGTTTGCAGGATACTGAAGCAGCCTACTTGGATTACCTTTGGTCTGATATTGAGAGTAAAACTCTGAATGGTTGTAAGAACCGTCGCGATACGGTGATGACGACTGAAGAACTAAAGAAAAGGCTCGACAATGGAACTGAATCGTAATCGCCCCGAAACGGCTCTAAAGAAGCGCCGTCATTTCAAGGACGGGTTCACCTTCTGGATCAAGCCCAGTCGTATGTCTGAACTTAGGGCGTGGCTTAGGTCTTCGGGTTTAAAGAGCAAGAAACATTATTTGCTCAGCTCTCTAAATAGCACCAGACGTATCTTGCTCAGCAACAGTAACCGACAGCTGGACCTATCTACCCAATACGTGATCTCGTTTAGAGAGAAGGATAAGGCTGCTCTCTTCAAGCTGTCATGGAGCGAATGCGAGGTAGGAACCCCCGATGTTATCTTGCCACTCATACGCAGAGTTATGCCTAGTATTATCGCTCAGGATATTATCGGGGTTTCGCCAATGACAGGACCGACTGGCTCGATTTTTGCTATGCGATCCAACTACGCGGGGAATCAAGGGGCCACGTCGTCCTCTCCCAACCAATCTCTTTCTAATTCAATTCGACCTGACGAGTCAACAGACGAGTCGGGTTCGAATTCGCACCTCTGAGTGTTTCTTAATTGAAATATTACCAAATCCATGTTATCTGGGTACTACCCGCTGGAGGGTAGTGTCTAGAAAACCTGCTTTTGTAAATTCAGTTAAGCAATACTCGGAGTGGCGTTTAATATAATAGAGCCATTTCGCTCAGATAGAAACGAGAAAGAATACCTAATGGAACCAGCACCGCATATCTTTTGTGACTTCGATGGCGTCTTAGTAGACTTCGAAAGAGGCTTCGAAATCCAGTATGGCAAGAAGCACTCTGATGTTCCCGAGTTCGTGATGTGGAAGATCATCAAAGCTAACATGACCCACTGGGAACAATTGCCTGCGATGCCGGGTGCTCTCCAGCTCTGGGCTTATATTGCCCATCGTGAACCAACAATTCTAACTGGTTGTCCTAGCTCTGGATATCAGCAGGCAGGTGAAGGGAAGACGGTTTGGAAGAATCGTGAACTAGGTGAGCATGTTCCGATCATCACATGTTTGTCTCGCTATAAGCCCAAGCATATGAAAGCCCCTGGTGATATCTTGATTGATGACATGGAAAAGAATACAAAGCGTTGGGAAGAAGCTGGTGGCATTGCGGTTCTCCATACTTGCGCGGCTTCTACGATTGAAAAGCTCAAGGAGTTAGGTCTGTGACAGAACATGATTTGGTTGGCGTTCTAATGGCCACAAACTTCCTTACCCTCGGTCTGGTTGCTCTTTTCTGGGCAAAGTCCGAAGGCCTCAAGATTGACCGTGCTCGCAGACAGAGGGTCTTTAGCGGCGATCAGACTGGCGGTAACATTGATATTGCGGGTCGTCACTTCAAAGGCAACAATGTAGTGATCAAGGGCGGTAAGACCTTCGTTGATGGTCGAGATGTCTCTGACTATTTTGACGGCAATAAGGTTCTCGAGATTCGCCTCTCAGGACCTCTGGAAAATCTCACTACAACCGCTAACGTGACTTGTGATGATGTCTTGGGAGATGTTATCAGCGAAGGCAATGTGAATTGCGGAGACGTTAGGGGAGATGCTAAAGCCGGTGGAAATATTAACGCCGGTGATGTTTCGGGTTCTATTAAGGCTGGAGGTAATGTTGTTTGTGGATAAGACTATCGCGTATCGCCTAGAGCGAGTTAAACCATCAAAGGGCGGGATTGCTACCGCATGTGTAATGGACTGTATGGTCACTGGTAAGATGCTCAGTGGCTCAGGTGGCGGTTCTGAATACCTTGCTCCTGAGGTTGTTGACATTCTGCGCTATGACAAAGAAGTCCAGGCTTTGATTCAACAAAAGATTATTGACATTGCGGCTAAGACGCACTAAGGTAATCGAGCAACATCGAGAATAGGAACGTGTCATGATTATATGGTGTAATATTTGGAGATCGGCAGGGTCCTAAGTATCGCATCATATCTATGACGCAATAGGCCACCCTGCGAGTTCAACCTCGTTAGGGTGGTTTATCATGGGCGGAAATGCGTTTCCGGGCCTGCAAATGGTGCGGGTCCGAAGGGAGGATGTTACCTCCACAGTCGATCATGTTGTCAATGCTTTGGCAATGCCAGACTTCACCTTTGCTTATGCGATGGATAACCTTATGGGTAGCGCAGGTAAACAAGCGGACTCGGGTGATCTTGACTTTGCGATGAACAACAAACGGGCTAGGTTTGTTGGTGAGACTGAACTCCCTGTATTCAAGCTACGGGAATTTGCCGAACGAGCTCGATTAGTCTTACCGCAAGGCCATGTGAATACAAAGACTCTGAAGGGTGGTCAGTTTCAGACAGCCTTCCCAGTTGCTGGTGATCCAACGAAGGGTTATGTTCAGGTAGACTTCGTTGAAGGTAATCCCGAGTGGTTGAAGTTTAGTCACTACTCTCCAGGGCAGGATTTTAGCCCCTACAAGGGTGTCTTAGTATCCACTATGTTGGGTGTGCTTGCTAAGATGCAAAAAGACTTTGAGCTCTTCAACGGGGATCAGAGGGTAGCTCGCGTAGGTCTTAGGTTCGACTTGGAGAAGGGTCTCTATAGGCAGTGGAAGTTGCAGAAGCGTGACAACCAGGGCATGTCTGTTGTTTCTGCAGATGAATTTGAGACTGCTGTCGCAACTTCTCCGCGCTTTGCGCGTTTAGAGAGTGTCACAGTGCCTGACGAGGTATTGAGACTGCTGTTCGGAGCACCAGTGACTCACTCGGAGGTTAACACCTTTGAAAAGCTGGTCGCAAAGGTCCGGGAGGTCATGTCTGATCGTTTCGAAGAAGCACGTGAGCGTTTCCTCGAAGCGGCCATGCGTAGCGCCGCCAGGAATGATTATAGCAGGGAGACCCTCCAAAACTCTCCTGTTTGGTCGCAGTAATGGGAATGACTGAGGTGTTGAGTAGTAGCGTCCCCCGTAGCTCAAACTCCACCTCAGTCATTCTTTTATGAGTTGCACCTTACCCTAACTTCTGCTAAATTGATATAAAGATTAGTTAGGGTCACAATGGCACGCCGTCGTCGCAAAATTAGGGGGAAACCGCGCGGTCTAGTTAGTCTGCGATCTATAAGATTTCGCCTGAGGTCTCGCAAGCAATCTAAGCGGGATCGTCGCCGAAGTCGTAGGGCTCGACGTTCTCCTAATTTTTGGCGCGATATCAATAAGCTGACTTTCTCTAAAGCATTCATTCAACCAGATGAATTACTCTGGCTAGAAGTCAATGCCCCAACGGCTAAGATAACTTTGGAGTATGTTCCAGGTTATCAGTATTGTCCCACCTACAAGTTAGGTAAATGGGATGGTAAAGCCTACGTGGTGAGGTTTGATCCAGAGGACGAAACCTTGTCATATGATTTCCGACATACTTGGTGGCACCGCAAATGTCGCTGAGGGGTAAAGCTACTGTCGTGGAATGTCAGATCTCTGACCTGAGTCAAGAAGCCTTGGATTGGCTTAACAGTGATAGTCCGGGTGACCTCTGTTGGGTTAAAAAGAATATTAGAGTTTGGCAAGAAGTAGTCCCGGCCGAAGATTTTACAAAATATTATACCAAGCTTAGTTTAGCTGGCCAACTCGCTAAGGAAGCTATATGTTATTTCTATTCACAAGATAGAGCTGCTGGTCTTCCTCTCAAACTCGATAAGTCGGTTGACGGTTTATTCTTTGCCAGCAACTCTGATGCTGTTTATTTTAAGATGAAGTTTCTATGAAGCCTTTATTCTACATGTTGGCACAACATGGTCCATGGACATGTCATGTGAGGTTTACTTCATCTGAAGCTTTCAATAAGGCTTGTGAGTGGCTATATGAAGGAGGAAAAGTAGAAGCTGTTGACTTTGAGACCCTTGTTAGTGGTATTCAGAATGGCTCTAGGTATGCAGGAGACACGAGCGTAAACACACTAGATCGATTGATCTTTTTCAAAGACACAAAGCTGGCCAGCTATGTGAAGTTGACGTGGGGCGGTAGGTGAAACATAACTTAGATGTATTTAGGAATCCCGAATACCGTGAAGCTGCGGTTAAATCCATACAAGATTTGGAAACAACCAAGGACGGCTATTTGCTCTATGAGATCTTAAAAGATCTTCTGACCAAACAGGGCGAATGGGACTTTGAGCAAGAAGTCAAGGATTTCCCACATGGTTTGGAGATTGATCGATTGGGTGACGAAAACTTCGGGGCAGGTCTGACCCAATGGCTAGATTCTACCGTGGGGAAAGACAATTATGTCCTGATGCCTAGATCAGCGTTTGGCAAATACCATGATAAGTGGAACTGGGTGTTCTTCAAACAAAAAGACCACGCAGCTCTCTTTAAGCTTACGTGGCTGTGATCATTTATATCGGAAACTGATACGACCCTTCGAGACATCATAGGGTGTGAGTTCAACTTCTACTCTGTCACCGAGAAGAACGTTGATATTATTCTTGCGCATCTTACCGCTGATATGCCCAATGATATCAAAATCATTCTCAAGCTTGACTCGGAAGAGAGCATTTGGAAGAACCTCAGTAACTTGGCCCTTCATCTTAATTACATCTTGCTTTGACATTATTCCTCTTAGAAATGGATAACCCAGGGTTATTTAGCCCCGGGTTATCTTCTTAGTCGTTAGTAGAAATTGTCTGATACGACAGGCTACCATCGTTCATCATAGGGACAATCCACCACAGGTTGGGGATAAGATTCTCAGGAAGATCATAGGCCTCTACGACTTCGATGATTTCATCCGTTACTGTCCTCAAATGCCTCATAGCCTCACTATTATGACATGAGAAGAAGTGAACTCGATAGTCTTGCCCTTCTAAAACGAAGCGCGCATCCCAGTCAATATCCACTCCAGCTTCTTCGATGAACTCGCGCTTCATTGCCATCTCAGGCGTTTCGCCGAATTCAATCTTGCCGCCGACTGCATTATAGTGACCAGCTTGCCACTCGGGACGGTTCTTTAGGATGAGGGTGACACGATCACCCTCATCACTATACAGGAGCCCAGCTACGAAATCCATCAGTTGCCCTGTCCCATTACCTTGATTGCATCAGCAGCACCAAGAGCCACTGCATCTTCAGCCGACAACCAAACATCGTGGGGAGGAAGAAGCTTCTTGAGGATCTTCTTCTTCTTGAGACCAGTATGCTTCTTGTAGTGGTTGACCATACGGCTCTGAGTCAGTTCAAATTCGCGCTGAACTGCAAACAGTTCATGTGCCTTGCCGCGTGAACCCCAAGACCATTCGTGGCTCAGAATCGAAGTGTTGGGAGTAAGGATTCGATGACCCTTGGTGCCGGCGATGAACGTGAGGAAGCCGCAGCTACCAATCATGCCCAAGCCGGTAGTGTGAACGGGAATTGCACTACCTTCCATTGCATCGATGATTGCAAAGGCGCTGTTGACTTCACCACCTGGGCTGTTGATGATCAGGTTCAAGTGATCAAAATCATTCCTAGAAGACAAGTTGGCTTCGAGGATCCAAGTAACAACCTTGCTTGCGGTCTCGCTATTAAAGCCACCGCTAAGGAAATAAACACCTTTGTCCCTTAGCGTAGGCGAAGGGTTCATTGGAGCAGATGCTAAAACGGTAGTTGCCTCTGGGGTGCTTTCAACTTCGACACTCTTAGTAGCACCAGTCTTCTTAACCATATAAACTCCCATTGGGCCATTTGACCTGTTATCTCGTTCTTAAAGGTGAGCAGAAAGGTTTGTCAGTATAAAATTGCAGATAAGATTTTGTCATGCTAGCCGGGGGGTTATGAAGCATATAGCGGTTGTTCAAAGTTTTCACACTGGTCGTTTTCTACTAACGGAAAGAGAAGGAGTTTGGGAGTGGCCTAGGGTCGCGGATATAGACGAAAATTCGGCTATGTTGTTTGATAGCATGAATCTCATCACTGATATCACTGGGATAGAATCAGGAGACATGGTCCTAGATTACTTCAGGGGACCTAAGAAACATCAGATCTTTTATTTTAATCTGCAAGGCGAGCCAGCCGTCCCTGGAGATGCGTGCTGGTTCTCACTCTATGACTTTCCCGAGAAGGTGAGTTGCTTCGTGGAAGAAGTTTCTGATTTCTCAAAATTTATTGAGAAATCAATCGAACCTACTATTTGACAAACAAGTTTAGATGTCGCATAAGTAAAAGACAATGCGCCGATGGTGGAATTGGTAGACTCGCTGGTTTTAGGTACCAGTATCGAAAGATGTGTGGGTTCGAGTCCCACTCGGCGCACTCTAAAAGACCTGAGGTAACTCTCAGGTCTTTTATTTTTCAGAGAGGATTTATGTGGCGTTTGTGGGCAAAAGCCTTAGGTGAAAAGGCTTCACCTTGTGATACTGAATCGGATAAGATTGCTTGGATCAGAACCTTTCTCATCCTTCAAGCAGTAATCACAAATTGCTTCATCATTGCTAACTTTGTGATGACGCACATCCTGAAGTAAATATGGGATGCGCTACCGAGAAATCCTTGAACGTGATGATAGTAAGGTCATTGAGAAGCTAAGGGCTCTCATTGATCATCCCTCTACTGAATCTACCATTCGCGCAGCCGCCCAACAGCAACTTGCTAGATTGACTCTTAGAAGCAAAAGCGGTGTTGATACCTCGACTGATGGGATGATCTATAATCGTCATGGTAGGATGCAGAATCCTGGCCTGAGAACTCAAAAGAAGTTCTAGACTCAAACACCTAAACTCTTTATAAGAGTTATATTGGTCCCGTAGCTCAGCTGGATAGAGCGTCTGCCTCCTAAGCAGAAGGTCACTGGTTCGAATCCAGTCGGGATCACAGATCGAATGAAGATCTTTCCTGAAATGACCTGGCACCGTTATCCCAAGGATCGTACCTTTTGGGAGAAGGTAACCCGTAAGTTCGTGATACCACCGGCTTTCGGTAGATACTCATTAGAGCAGTGGTCAAATCGCGACATAAGAATGAAACGGGTCTTTCCGGTTCGTTGGTTCCTAGGTGAGAGCCTCCCTCAAATCTATCATACTAAAATCTGTCGACGTCTTAAGAATGTCAGGCTTTGGTTTAGGTATCGACTCTTCGATCGCTATGATATTTTAAAGCTTGAACTCGAACCCGGTTACTATGATCCTGACGAGCGTCTCCTTCAGGCCAATTTCCAGATCCTAAAGGATTTTGTAGAGATTGAGCTGGCGAGTATGTATGATGCTGTGGGCGAAGATGAAGGTTCACCTGGATTCTTCGAACGCTTTGGATCCAAGTTTCGACAGAGGCGTCGTAAGAATGGTCGCGATCCAGAAGCAGGTTTGGCTCACTTGGATTGGGAAATTGAGGAATGCGCAGGTTCGGCTCAAGCCGAGGCTGCTAAGGAAAAGAAAGCCATCTATTTGTGGTGGACCGTTGATCGCCCTAATCGTTTCGACCTTTATAATGATCCACATCTGGGTTGGAAGGAAGGGGACCGAGGTGATGCTGATTACGACATGCTTCATCGGTTGGAAGACTTTTACCGAGAGCAAGATGAGGAAATGCTCATCAGGTTGGTAAAAGTTAGATATGCTCTCTGGACATGAAAAAAGATATTGCAGGTTAGATATAATGTGCGTATAAATAACTACATAGCAGCTTAGAGCTGTTTCGGGGATTGGCCTAGTCTGGTAAGGCGCCTGCTTTGGGAGCAGGAGATCGTAGGTTCGAATCCTACATTCCCGACATAGTTAGAAAGCCCCACTGACGAAAGTCATGCGCTTCTAACGTTTTAGGCTAGTTGGTCGGACCAGTTCCCACCCGCTATGCTGGAAAAAAGCCGGATCGAAAGGTCCGGCTTTTCTCTTGACTACGTTGCCAATCCTGCTAAGGTTTAGGTATGGATTATGAGCAGCATTATACGGATCATTTGATTCACCTCACATTAGAGGAAACTGATCGTTTCTTTGCTCCCTTTGATCCACATGATCCGGGATTACCGAGTTACCTGTTGAATTCGAGGCATCGATTCATAAAGGATGAACTTTATGAATGGCTTATGCTACACGTAGGAGCAGTTGGTTTAGATTGGAATCATGAAAGACTTGGCCGTGATTGCCGAACTATTCGGTTTAAGTCCAAAGACAAGGCTGCTCTGTTTAAGTTGACCTTTGGCGGTCAGACTTAAACCCTTAACAGAGCAACTTTTTCAGAGTTGATTGTGCTCAACACAACATGGTCTTGTAGGTGTTCAACAAGCCATAGATCCCCTAGCAAGCGCGAGATGCGACTTACATTATGCTGAGCTGCCTCATCGAGACGAAGGGCTTGAGAGAGCACCGCATTGCGCTCAGAGAGCACATCAAACGTGCCAAAGTCCACAAGCTCAAACTCGAAAGCTGTATTGCGACCTTCAAGAACCAGTCGACGACCTTCAACGACCATATTGGATAGATCGCTAGCAGAGAAGAACTCCGTTAGCTCTTCATCAACTTCATCAGAGTCACCTTCCTCAGAAACCAAACGAACTTTGGTCATGAGGTTTTCGTCATTGATAGGAAGGACTTCCCCAGTTTCATAGAACGTCCCCTTCCAGCTCTTAATACCCGTGAGGCCATTCAGGCTATCTAGGATCGCAGTTACTTTCTTGGGGAAGTTTGAATCCCTGAGAAGTTCTACGAATACGAGGTAGTAGCCTTCCTCATTTGGCGCAGGGCTAACGTCAGTGTCAAGGATCGCAGTAGCACCCTTCTGGATAAAGCGATTTAGATCTTGAGCTGGATCTTTATCCTGAACGAAGAACGCGATAACAATTGAGTCATCATCCAACTTGCTATCATACTCGTCAATAGAGATAAGAGGGAAGACTAGTTCCTCGAGATCGCCTTCTTTGAGGCCTTCGAATAGGTTATCCATTATAGACCTCCAGTCTCTTCTTCATCAGCTGGTTCTTCTTCAGCCGGTTCATCATCAGTAAAGGCATCTGTCTCGTCAACGTTTTCATCGCGGGCGTCAGAGACATCTTCAACATCGACGACTTCATCATCAACATGCATCTCAAGATCAGAATCGTCTAGCTCTTCAATAAAGCGACGTGGAATCTGAATATCTACTAACCAGATATCTTCTTCCTTCATTTGTGGCTTCTTATTGGGCTGGAGGTCACTGGGTTCATTGACCTCCACTGCGACTTCTTCTTTGGCCTTGCGGAAGGAAACTTTTGCGCCATGCTGCAGGAGACGTTCGGCACCGGCTGGATCAGGCATATCCTTATACGCAAACTTGAGAGTCATCGACACCCAATAGCGACGAACATTTGGCCCATCCACAACTTCGCCATCGAACCAGTTCTTGAATACATACAAGTCAAGAGAATCCAGGAAGTCTTCCATCTGAATCAAAACGTCCGTGAGGCTGTCTGATTCACTTAGTCGCTTGAAGAGGTTAGGATTTGCTGGCATTATAGTCTCCTTAATTCAAATCTATTTACCAGATAGGTAAATAGAAAATAGAAATCTGATTGGAGCCAAGCTAATGCGTCTTTGGGAACTATTCAGCGAACTCGACGAAAAATCAATTCGTGATGTAGAAAAGCATTTAGACAAAACTGATTACCAGCCTGACGACAAAGTCAAGGACGGGAATAAGCCAGTTATTGACTTGGACCTTTCTAGCCCTCACTTCATTCAGCGTCTGAACCAGAGAAGCAAGACTGCTAGTATCTCACCTGAAGAAGTTGAAGATCTTCTTCATCGTGGTCGTGAAAAGTTTAAGGTTGAAATTGGCCAAGCAAGTCGTGCCACTCAAGCAGGCCAGCACATTGATTTCTATGACCCAGAAACAAAGCTTCTAGTTCCATCGGTCGTTACACCGAATCCTAATTGTAAGCCAAATAGCCAGGGCAAGATAGTTTGCCAGACGGTTAATGGTCTAGAGCCTAAAAACCGATTGGTCGCTAAATCAATTATGAGAAAAGGTGTTGAGGATTAATCGTCTTCGACTTCCATAAACGCACAACCAGGGCGACTATTGAGTTCTACTAAGATCGCCCAGATATCCTCAATATAGATATCGTCATAACGATCCCAATATACCCTAGCTACTCGATTCTCGAGTATCTTAACTACCTTATGCCGTTCAAGTAGATAGATCAGCTGGGCATCGCGCTCGGCCATGTTTTCCAGCGAAGCATCACGTTCGAGAAGCTTGGCCAGACCTTTCTTCATTCGCCCCCACCGAACGCGGATAGACTTCCGACAATCCTTCCAGCTAGCGATGAAGTTTTCTTTCTTAACTTTGAATTGACGAAGTCGTCCCTCGTAGCCAGCCCTTTCCTTTTCCTTACGGGCTGCTAAATCTCGGTCACGTTTTTCGATCTTATCAATAGCGGTCTGACACGACATTTTAGCGTAGAGTAGGAACTTTTTGTATTGGGCAACTAAGAGTGGATTGGTTCCACTTTCCATTTCCTCCCAAGCTGCTGCCTCGAGGGTCCCGAGCTCAAAACCTGAGATACCAAACATCTTGGCTTTGTCGTCAAGATAGTGAGGCTCGGCTCGAACTTCCTTAGGAGAAGTTTTATTCCATTGGGCAATTCGATCTTCAGGTTTCGAGGCGCCGAATTTACAGCGCCCCGCTATATCTAGGAGTACCTCGTCAGAGAAGAACGCATCTCGTTTCAAAGGTTAGTAATCCTATTGTCCTGCTTCTTACCCTGCATCTTGAAGTAAACAAGCTTGCTCTTGAGGGCCTTGAACTCAGGGTCTTGATTGCTAGCAATCAGGTCCACAAAACGCATGTCGATTGAGCCGCGCTCGATCATTTCCTCGTAGAACTTAGACGAAGCCTGGAAGTCCTTGGCGTTCTTCTGTGAGTCCCAGAAGATGCCACACTGCAGGCTATCATAAACCTGTTGACCCAATGGTGTTAGGGTCTTCTCCACAACCCAGTGACCATCTGATCCAATCTTAGGTTCATGGATTGTAACAAAGGGACCGAAAATCCCCACGCTATCAATCTCAGCCTGGTAGACATCTTGAGCTATCTCTTCGGCAGTATCATCGCCGGAGATAGCTTTAAGTGTCTCCATGTTGACTATGATGTTCTTCCGACCTGTAACGACGAGGTTAAGGAAGCTGTGTTCCCTTTCGAAGGGGCGTAGATGAGATGCGTTCTTCATGTCGCTCTTTTAGCACATAAGGTGAGCGTGTCAACCAAAAAGAAACGACCCGAAGATTTCTCCTCGGATCGTCTTTGAATTTAAAGGATTGCTCTTAGATTCCCTTATTGTCTCCGTAGATACCAAGTAGTTCCTTCACAACTGGGTGACGCTCAACATCCTGACGAGCAA